GAGTTAGTTCACTATCATCAATAGTTTCTTATGGATTGTCATCTCTTGGAGTTGGTCCTGCACCTGGTATTAGCTCACTATCGTCTATTGTATCATATGGTTTATCAACAGTTTACTCCCCATATGGGGTCAGCTCTCTATCTTCCATAGTTTCTTATGGCCTCTCAACAGTGGTAGGAATTAATAGAAGTGGAGTTAGTTCACTATCATCAATAGTTTCTTATGGCCTCTCAACAGTTTACTCACCTTATGGAGTTAGTTCACTATCATCAATAGTTTCTTATGGATTGTCATCTCTTGGAGTTGGTCCTGCACCTGGTATTAGCTCACTATCTTCTATTGTATCATATGGTTTATCAACAGTTTACTCCCCATATGGGGTTAGCTCTCTATCTTCCATAGTTTCTTATGGCCTCTCAACAGTGGTAGGAATTAATAGAAGTGGAGTTAGTTCACTATCATCAATAGTCTCTTATGGCCTCTCAACAGTATATTCACCATATGGAGTTAGTTCACTATCATCAATAGTTTCTTATGGCCTCTCAAGTGTTGTTGGAATAGATAGACAAGGTGTAAGTTCCTTATCTTCTATTGTTTCTTATGGATTATCATCTCTTGGAGTTGGTCCTGCACCTGGTATTAGCTCTCTTTCATCGATAGTTTCTTATGGCCTCTCAAGTATTGTTGGCGTTGATAGAGCTGGAGTTAGCTCACTATCCTCTATAGTTAGCTATGGTCTTTCATCAATATCGACATTTGTTACAGTACAAATACAGAAATTTGCAATTTATCTATACTCTGATTATGTTGTATAATTAATACTATTTTAACAAGATATATTTATAGTTGGAAGAAATTATGGCATTTTCTCCAGGATCAAATAAAAATATTATACTTGTAAATACATCTAATGCCTCAAAAACAGTTGTTCTTCCATTATTATCACAATATCCCGACCGTTTTTTATATATAAAAGATGTGACACCTTCAATTATCGGCGGCACATATAACCCTATAACAATACAGACGTCTAACTCTGATTTCTTTGAAGATGGAACTAATAATATCCAAATAACATCACAATTTACAAATTATACATTCTATGCAAACCCTTATAGAAATTGCTGGAATACTCTCAATTATTATGATAGTTCATTACAAGCAACTAAAGATATTATACCACAGTTTTCTAATATTATAGTAGGGCTCTCAAATGTTAACGATTTTCTTAATCAGATAATAAGTGTATTAAATGTAGTAGGTTCATTATTTACTCCACAGCAAACACTTAATTTTGTAGATACAACTTTTAACATTCCATTTGATCCAGTTAATTATCCATATTATAATATTACCATTCCTCTTCAATCTACAATTAATAATCCTTATGAAGTAACTACTTGGTCTTTAACTACAACTTTTAACGGATTAATAGCTTCAAGTGGAGTATCTATAGCTACATATATTAATATTTCTAATACAAATACATATGAGGATATTTCAGGAGAGTTATTTAATATGAATACTCCATATGTATGGAGTATGAGACCTTTAAGTTCAGGATTTCCTACGCGAACAACATTTACATATACTGATAGATATAATACACTTCATCCTGTATCTGGTAATAATGTTTTAGCTAATACAGCCAATTATAGTATAAATATGTATGTATGTATAATTGATGATGATAATGTATTAGGTGGCCCCTACCAGTTTCTTGACGGCCAGTTTTTAGTATCATTAACTCCTATACAAGTATAGTTAGTCTAAAGAGAATCGCATATTCTTTAATAATATGTCCAAACTTCCAGGTTATACTGAAATTGCTCCAGGTCCAACAGACTCCATAAAACCCTGTACATCTATGACTGCTATACCACCACTTCTCAATCGTCGTGTGATTCTAATTGCAACTGCTTCCATTAATGCGCAAAATATCTTCTCCAACGGTCTCTTCCAAAATATCTATCTTATTTATCGTCTCACAGAAGCAATCGGTTGGCTCCCCATTTTTGTTGTCAGTGAGAAGCCAAAGTGCCTAGATGATATACCCAAAGTTCTTCATAACTGTCGTATAGCAGGTATTGATGATATTGTTAAGCAACCACTTCCCGCTTCCATATATCTGGAAATTGGTATGTCAGTTGATGTAAATATGCGCCGATTTCTTAAAATGCTCGGAGCGCGAATCTGTAAGCTGTATCTTGGAAATATTCTCAATATTGATATTGAGACCCCTCTCTTCTATTTCCCAATGACCTTCCTTCATCATTCCATCGGAGAACAAGACGAAATCTGGGTATCTCCTCACTATCAACAGCATGCTCAATATGCTGCAGCGATTAATCATATTGAACCTGGCTCGAAGTACCAACGAGTTGCGCCATATATTTGGGATCCCTCTATTCTTCTGGACGATGGTCGCCGCCAACTTCAGTGGCGCCCCAAGCAAGCCAACGAAAAGCAGATTCTATTAATCATGGAACCCAACATCAGTTTCCAGAAGTGCAGCTTGATGCCACTTATGGCGGCTGAAGCATTTTATCGTAAGAACCCTACATGGGATGGTGAGGTTGTAGTTGTTAATGGCGAGAAGCTGATTCAGTCCACTTATTTCTTACCTTCAGTATACCAACACTTGAAGCTTGTTGAAGATAATAAGGTGAAGCTTGTGGGCCGCCGTGACATGAAGGATATGATGGCAGAGACCCCCTCAATGATTGCGTTGTGTCACCAAGTAAATAACGATTATAATTATATGACAATGGAGTTAATGTATACAGGCTTTCCTCTTATTCATAATGCTGGAGCATGGTCTGAGTATGGCTATTATTACCCTGATAATGATATTGATGCAGCCGCTGAGCAGATTAAATATGTGCTTGATAGTCATTCAGAGCGCATAGAATTATATAAGAGTCATGGGCGGGCTCTTGCGTGGAAGCATTCACTTTATAATCCTGATGTTCAGGCTGCGTGGAAGGCGCTTTTAGAGGCTCCTTAATGGGCTAAAGAAACAGAACTTCTTTCCTTGAAGATGAGGATTGGTATTTCGTGCCCAGTTCGGTTCAGTGTATTTAGTAGCGGCGTTACACCATTTGCTCTAAATCTCTATAAATATTTAGAGGAGTTTGGTCATAGTGTAACTTTGCTTAATACTGGTAGTACACTGAAGAATTGGTATGATGATTGTACACTTCTTGCAGAGGCATTTAAGGTAATATCATGTGATGCCCTGAAAGGGCTGTCGTCTCATGATAAATATGACCTTATTATTGATATTGATGGAGGACTCGCTGGAGATTTTCGCAGGTCTATTGCGAACTATGTAGTCGTTTTTATTCGTAAACCGGCTATTCTGACTGATATTGAATCTATTGTATATCCTGCGAATAAGGCTCCTCGTAGCATCGATAATGTTGATGCAATTTGGGTATATGATTATATTTCTGATTCTGATGTGAGATATTTGAGCCTGTTAACCCATGGGAAACCTATTATACGCGTTCCATTCTTATGGCGGCCAACTATTATTGATGCTCACTATAAGGAGACTGGCTTCAAATGTTGGAAAGGAGATAACGATAGTCTGTGGCAGCCCCATGTTATGGAAACAAATATGACAAATACTTCATCTTGCACTATTCCACTTGTTATTTTTCGCCAACTAGCACTGAAGAAGAGTTTCCCTTTCAAAGAGTTTACAATTCATAATATGGACCAACTCAATAATAGTGAGTATTTCCGTGATAATGTGAAGTCGCATTGTGCACACGAAAACCTTACAGGGAATTTTATTAGCCGACAGCGTTCTGTGGATCTTGTTGTAAAGCCGAAATCGGTTATGGTTTCGCATATTCGATTTTTGCCTTTCAGACCTATTCATTTGGATACTTTGTGGGTAGGAATTCCTCTTGTACATAATAGTGTTATGCTCAAGGAAATGGGGGGTGGTCTTGAGCGATTATATTATAGGGATAATGATATATTGGAAGCGTGTGAGGCGTTTTCGCGGTTAGAAAGTGATTTCAACGCGAAGACTGGCATTTTTACACACGGAGGGCTTGAGAAGATTCGTGAAGAGATTCTAAAACGATTTGGATGCTATAGTGAAAACCAGAAGAAAGTTTGGGCAGATGCTATTGGTCTAGCAGCTGTAGCTGAAAAGATTGCGGTGGCACCAGTAGTAGTTGCACCAGCACCAGCACCAGCACCAGCACCAGCACCAGCACCAGCACCAGCACCAGCACCAGCACCAGCACCAGCACCAGCACCAGCATCAGCATCAGCACCAGCACCAGCAACAGTCAAAAAAGAATATTCTGTTCTCTTCACTGATATGTGGGATAGTTTTAATGCTGAATATAACTTCTTCCTTCTCCTTCTTCAAGAATCATCCAAGAAGTTTCCAGAACCAATATCAGTAAAAGGCTACTCATTAGATACAATCAATAGTATCACTCCAGATCTAATTATATTTGGACCATTTGGCGAAACCTGGAGAATATTTCCTCTTATACCCAAAATTCATTTTACAGGTGAAAATAGTCTTCCTATTACTGAAGAAAATATTAAACTCAATCTTGGATTTTCTCTTCTTGAGCGCACGGATGGTTCCTATATGCGACTCCCACTTTGGATGCTAGAAATTGATTGGTTTGGTGCAAATCCTGATAAAGTTGTAAATCCTAAACCATTACCTGTTGATACGGTAACTACTCCTGTGTCATCAGAGATGGCAGATCATCAAACAAATTTCTGCGCATTTGTTGTATCAAACCCTCGAAACCCTATTCGCAACGAGTCATTCATGTGGCTGTCACACTATAAGGATGTTCATTCAGCAGGTCGCCTTTTCAATAATGTAGGTGATGTAATCTATGCTGGGCTAGGAGGAGGTGGCGGTGAACTCAAGAAGCACGAATTCCTAAAGAAATATAAATTTTCCTTGTGTTATGAGAATTCCTCTGCAGAGGGCTACACAACCGAGAAGCTCCTACATGCAAAAGCTGCTGGCTGTATTCCAATCTATTGGGGCGATCCCAAAGTTGCTCGGGACTTTAATAGTGCTGGCTTCCTAAATGCACAGTCAGTAACAAATTCAGAAGATTTAATTGAACTTGTTCGTTCAGTAGATGAAAATCCTGTGAAATATGAAGCAATGTATAATGCACCCCTCTTAGATTCGTATAGGTTTGAGTTAGTTCGCCGTCGATTGAGCGAACTTGCTCGGCGTTGCTGGAAGATTCTCGGAGCTACTGATTCGGCTCTTCAGCAAATTCCGAAGTTTTTGGGGGCAGCAACAACTGCTGAGGCGGCACAGTTAGCAATAGAAAGGGGTAGCGGTAGCGATATGCTTCTAGCAAAGCCTGTTAAATATGAATCCTCAGAGGTGTTTGAAATGATAAAATCTATGATTTTTGTAACTTTTGTAACCCAAAAATATATACCAGTTCTTGAACTATGGATCCATGTTATGAAACAACATAAGCAACAACTTAAAAATATTCAATGCCATGTGTTTCTTGGCCAGGATGTGCCAGATATTATATATAACCATCTAGTTGAGAAAAACCCAGAATTCTTATTTATCAGAGTACCTCAAATAGAAGTCCCAAACTTCTCCGATTTCTGGGAACCTCAACATTTCGCATGGAAACTCTGGCTTCAGTCAACAGTAGTTTCTGCTGCACCTTATAAGGAAAAACTAATATTCTATATGGATGTTGGTGTATGTATGCTGAATATTCCTTACAAGTATATAATGCGTGTACTTGATAATGGAGGAATAGCAGTTATTAATGATGACGAACAATTCAATAAACATTGGTGCCACAAAACATTCTGTGATGCTCTTAATGTAACAGATGCCGAGAAGGCCGACAATCAGATTTGGGCAGGAAGTATGATTTTTGTTGGTGGTTCTCCACTTGCAGAAAAGTTCTTTTCTGAGAGTCTTGCTTTTGGCAAACAGAGACATATTATTGTAGGACCTAAATGGGAGGGTGTTGATTCAGATGGAAATCATTATGGGCACCGTCATGATCAAAGTATTATGAGTATTCTTTCTAGGCGTATGAATATTGCAAGATATCCTTTAGATGACATATATTGTGCTTATAGTCTTCGCCGCACGCTCAAGAAGGGTGTATCACTTTATGTTCACCGCGGAAACTATATACAACATAAGAATTTCATGAATAAAATTAGTGAGGCACATGTAATTAATCTTAAACGCAGAGGTGATCGTCTTGAGCGATTTTATGAGAATCATCCTGAATTTTATAATGATGTTGTGGTGCAGGAAGCTTGTGATGGCGTTTCCTTAGAGTTGACCCCCTCTCTCAAGCGGCTATTCATTAATAACGATTTTCATTGGAAGAAACCTGTGTTAGGCTGCGCGATGAGCCATCTGAAGCTCTGGCAGCAGTTGGCTACCGATGAAGCTAATATAGATAATTATTTAATTATGGAAGATGATGTGAAGTTCCAAAAAGGCTGGCAAGAAATCTGGAACAATGCCTCTAAAGAGATTCCTGATGACTATGATGTGCTATATTTGGGCGGAATTCTACCCCCAAATAAAGAGGGCTATAATAACCTTATACAGCCTGTCAATAACTACTGGGGTCGCATCAAAGAACATACGCTATTTGGGCAAGCGAGTCCTAATCGGTATTTCCATGTGTGCAACTATTCATATATTTTATCAAAGAAGGGAGCTCAGAAGATTCTAGATAATATTATTGCACGCGGAGGATACTATACTAGTGCAGACCATATGATTTGCAATCAAATTGATTTTCTGAATCATTATTTCATGATGCCTTTATTATCTGGTTCTTATCAGGATGATGATCCTAAATATGCTAATAGTCAATTTAACGATTTCAACAGAGTAGATAATTTTGATAGTGACCTCTGGAATAATAATGAGCGGTTTGATTTTGGCACAGTAGCTGCAGCTGATTCTGGAGAACTTTTTGCAGATGCTCTTCGTGATGCTTTCACACGTCCTGTAAAAACTGAAATAATTGGAAAAGAATCTGTAGTAACTAGTTCTGAAAATCTTGTAAAGGCAAGTACTAATCCTATACCAGAACCTAATAATGTAGCTACCCTACAATATTTCTATACTGTAGGCGACCATAAAATGACAACAAATCAGTGTATGGAAATGACCTGGATTACAGATCTATTAACTATGAATTTAGAACGTGAATTTGGTAAAGGCTGCAGAATTCTAACCAATGATATTAAACATTTAGATTCTGAGCATGAACCATTAGATACAAACCCAATTTTTATTGTTCAACGCCCTTATATAGAGAAGTATATTGATATATTTGCGCGCTATAATAATATGGAAAAGACCTTCTATGTTCTTCATTTAAGCGATGAATATTGTAGAGATGATATTTCATGGTATAACCTTCCATTCTGTAAGGGAATTGTGCGCACTTATATGCGAGAGGGTCTTGATGAAAAAAAAGTGCTTGTTATACCTCTTGGATATGTAAAAAGAACAAATAGATCTCTAACACACCAAATTAATCAGACACCGTCGCTGCCATTTCGTGAGCTAGCATGGTCTTTTCGTGGAACAGGTTGGCAAGATAGAGAAAATAAACTGAAACCCTTACAGAATATTGGACCTTCTAATTGTGTATTTTATAAGGAATGGCTTGATTCTAGCCATGCAAAACGAGAGGAGTATGTAGGGGAAGTATTAAATTCTAAGTTTGTTCCATGTCCTGGTGGAATGAATCCTGAAACATTCCGTTTATATGAAGCTCTTGAACTTGGTGCGATTCCATTATATGTTCGCCAAGAGGGGGATGAGCTATATTTTAAGTATTTGTCTAGTATAATACCATTAATTAATATGGATTCCTGGGATTATGCTAGTAAGGTTGTTGGTCATATGTTGGCCAATCCTGAATTGATGGAAAAGTATAGAGAGAGTCTGTTAATGGGATGGATTGTAGGGAAAAAACGATATAGTGATGCTATAAAGAATATGTTTTCTCAACTAATTATTTAGAGAGGTGGTTCTGTTGGTGGTTCTGTTGGTAGCTCTGCTGGTGGCTCTGCTGGTAGCTCTGCTGGTGGTTCTGTTGGTGGCTCTGTTGGTGGCTCTGTTGGTGGCTCTGTTGGTGGCTCTGTTGGTGGCTCTGTTGGTGGCTCTGTTGGTGGCTCTGCTAGTTGGGCTGCAGTAATCTGTTCATTAATATTATTTATATAAGCCTGTAAATTTTCTGGGTCTATACGAATATTGAAAGATTGCTGATTTCCTGGATATAGAGTATTATATGCTATTATTGTACTAGGAAGAGGTGCTAAAGTTCCATCAGGAAGATTGCCTGAATAATTATATCCACCATTCATACTTAGTCCTTGTGCGTTAAATCCATATATATCATAGCCATTTACATCATAGCCTGCTCCATTATATCCACTGCTATTAAACCCAGTTTGATTAAAGCCAGCACTATTATATCCTTGTGTGTTATATCCTTCTATATTATAGCCCTGTGCATTATATCCCTGATTATTATAGCCTTCTGCATTATATCCTATTTTATTAAATCCCTGTGCATTATATCCGTGTATATTATAGCCATTAACATCAACACCTTGTGCATTATAATAATACTCGCGAGTATCTGCCTGCCCTGGTTCAAATATATTTGATATACTATAATTTGCATACTTTCCTTCTATGGATGAATAAGCTAAATTAAAAATAGTTGATACATTTAGTGTTTCTTGGGAAATTATTATTTCTCCTATATTTTGCCCATATGGAAGAGAAATTGGTTTCGCTCCAGCAAGTTTACTTTCGCGCGATAAATAACCCTCAAAAATAAATATTGCTTGGTAATTACTGTTACCAATTGGATTTATTCTTACATTTATAAGAGACATATAAAGATATGGTAAAGATATGCCTTGTTCCGTAATATAATTTGGGCCAATTAAAATCCCCATTCTAAATCAATCTAAAGAATGAATACAATACAATTTTAGAAGATAATACTATGAGCGTCCCTGATTATCTTAAGAGCCTTGAGGAGTCGCTGAAGAATCTTATGCCACCTAACAGTGAAGTAGCACAGGGAACACCTGCTTCTGTACCTGTTGCACCTACACCTGTATCCATTACAGTCCCTTCTGTGGCTCCTGCCTCCACACCTACTGTTCCTCCATCTACATCTGATTCCCTTCTAAGCAAGGGTCTTTTTGGAACATCCCTAGGTTCTGCGACCAGTGCACCTGGCCAGAAGAAGCTCCGTTTTATGCTTGTTGGCACCCATTGCCACCAGTTTACTGGTTATAGCAAGGTTACATATGGTATTGTACGCCAGCTGGCAAAGCTCCCTTGGCTCCAGGTCACCCACTTTGGTTTCCAGAAGTTCCCCAATGTGCCGCCTCAGTATCGCCCCTATCCTCCCAATGTTGATGTGATTGATGCTGCTGCTCTTGAGAAGCCGTTCCAGCAGGGCTTCGGTTATGCGCAGCTCCCTGACGCCATTCGTCGCAAGAAGCCTGATGTGGTTATGATCTATAACGATATGACCGTTGTCACAAAGTTCCTTGAGGATCTCCGCAAGAGCGGTGTCCCTCCCACCTTCAAGATCTGGCTCTATGTTGACCAGGTCTACAATACCCAGCTCCAGGCTTATTTGGATGTGATTAACCGTGATGCTGAGCGTGTGTTCGTCTTCTCCAAGTTCTGGAAGAAGTGCCTCAAGGACCAGGGTATCAATCGCCCTATTGATATTATTCGCCATGGCTTTGACAAGGACATGTTCAGTCCTGTGAAGAAGGAGGAAGCTCGTAAGATGATGAATCTCCCTCAGGACATCTTCCTTTTCATGGATATGAATCGCAATCAGCCTCGCAAGCGCTATGATCTTCTCATCATGGCCTTTGTTGAGCTGATTTGCAAGTATCCTACCAAGCCTCTTTTCCTGATGTGTATTTGCGACAAGGGTGAGAAGGGTGGCTGGTGGCTCTTTGAGATCTTCGCCCGTGAGCTCAAGCTCCGTGGAGTCCCTGTAGATATGTTTGGTAATCGCCTCATGCTGAGCTCCCAGGACATGATGTTCCGCGATGAGGACATTAACATGTTCTACAATGTCGCCGATGTCGGCGTGAATAGCTGCGAGGGTGAGGGATGGGGTCTCTGCAACTTTGAGCAGATGGGTGTAGGTGTGCCCCAGGTTGTCCCCAATGTTGGTGGCTTCAAGGACTTCTGCACACCTGAGAACTCTGTGCTCGTGAAGCCTAAGTACCGCTATTATCTCCCTATGGCCTACTCATCTGTTGGCGGTGAGGCGGAGGCGATGGACCCCCATGATCTCTGCCTCGGTATGGAGACCTATGTCAATGATTCCGAGCTGCTCAAGAAGCATGGCGCTGCTGCGCGCGAGACGGTTCTCTCATACAAGTGGGAGGATTGCACAGCTGATCTCGTGAAGCGTCTAAATGAGGCGAAGACTGAGCGTGATGAGGAGGCTGCTTCCGCGTAAATAAATATATTTATAGTAAGATGACACGCATAGATAGAAACAATGAGTTTTGGATGGATGTTTGGTTAAAAAAGGGGTCAGATATTTACGACAGCTGGCGGTATGTAGACTCTAAACCCCTTAGTCTAATGAATAAAATAAAAGGTAAATCTATTCAACCGGCAATATGGTTATTCAAGGGACAACCACCGGAACCAAATGTTTATGGAGATTGGGTATTTAAGAATTGGTCTACTAGTTATTACGATGCATGTAGTGGTATGTCATGTTATAAATGGTTATGGGTAGGTCCAGTCCCTCCTGATGGAAAGCCTCCAAAGCCATTTGAGAGAGATTTGTTACCTGATGAAGAACAAATATATGCGGAATATAAAGTTAAATTACAAGAAGAATCTGCTAGAAAAGCTAAAGAAACATTAAAGGAAGAAAGAAATAAAACTGAAAAAGATGTATGTAAGAGAGGATGTGACGCTGCTCTAGCACAATGGAGAATAGAAAACCCTCTACCTCCACAAGGTGGGGGTTCTAAAAAGCGAAGATCTTTAAAAAATCGTCACAAGCGCACTAGACGATATCGTAAAAAGTAACAGACGCTAATTAACTTTAAAGCATATTATTAATAAACACAAGAAATATACTGTTTCTTGTGTTTTTTTAAATTTGAAATTCCAATATGTGTATGTATATACCTTCAACAGTTACAAAGTAGTCAAATATATCATATTTATTGAAAAATAAAGAAAAATACTATATATATAGACATTTTTATTAATATATGTATATAGATATATTAGTTATCTAAATGGCCTGTGGTTGTAACGGAACACGCCGAATGTATGGAGGCTATAAAAAGCGCAAATCACTACGACTGCGTCATAAGGTTACAAGAAAAACTCGGAGGGTTAGCAGAAGTCGTCGCCGCTAATGTATAATGGTGAAGATGAAACGGATCCAATGGAGAAGGCTAAAACACGCAGCGGATATGAAGTAGGCGAAGCAATTCGTGCTTTTCAAGTTACTTTAGGAGAAACTGGACCTCTTGCAGTTGGACGGTGTCTTCATTACAGCGCAGATGTAATTTGTAGTGGGGCCTTACAAGTATGGGTTCGTTATTGTATGGAATATGCGATTGACCATATTGGGTCTGTTGCGCCTCGTATATTTTTCTATTTGAATAAACGATTCAAAGAGCTGAGTACACTCGCATCAGGTCTTGGAACAGAGGAGCTTTATCATAACTATGAATTTCAGATAAAAGTTGGGGAAATAGTTCTTATTTTGAGAGAGTGTCCTCGTCGTACAAAAGTTGCACTTCCGAAGGTTCACATATCTTCGTTTGATGAAGGTTGGCTCCAAGATGCACGAACTGTTCACACAGATTTCTATGTTGCAAAAAAAGTGAGCAAACCGGAAAATGATGCCCCTTGTATGTTAATTGTTGCAAACGAGATAATGCGAGCAATTGAAGAAGGAGCAACCGAGAAGGCTCTCTTCTGGATGCGCTGGTTATTAGATTCTGATGCAGCTATTCGGAAAAAACTGGGTGGAACTGGTGGACTTTCGAACTTTGCGCGAGCACCTCCTGGTTGGCCAGATAAACAACGGACATTTGCAGGGTTTTTCTTGGCAAATCTGGCAGCAGAGGCATATAAGGATCTTGCTATAAAGGGAAAGATCCGTATGAATGAAGAATATCAGGCAATTCTGGATCTTTACAGAAATCCAGTAAAAACCCTTCTAAGTCCTCGCCGTCGCCTAGACTTGCTGTGTCTTATGTTCCAGCTACTATGTGAGGTTCCTCGATGGAAAACGCCTACTGCGCCACCTCTTGTGCGAGATGAAGTTGTTATGCGGAAAGCCATTTCACATGTTGAGCATTTTTTTCGCGAAGTTTTATCATATGAACCAGTGAAAACCGATATTTTGAAGGAGGCAAAGAAGGCAAAAGCTATTATTGCAATAAAGAAGTTGAATGAAAAAGAACAGAAGAAACAATCTCTGGAAGCACATTTGAGAAGAAATGACGATATTGTGATGGATTTATTAAATAAGTAAATTTATACTAGATAGATGGAGGTTCAAAGTCGTTTATCAGCAATAAAAACAACATTATTTTCTGAACCTACAACATTGATTGTAACATTTATTATAGTAGTAATTGTTATTGTTGGCTTATATCTAATAGCTTCAAAGTTATCTACACTATCATCTAAACCTACGGTTGATGCCATTACTGCTGCTAGACTTCAGGTGCTAAATAAAAGACTTGAACCCCTACAAGGAACACAAAAAAGTATTTATACAACTTCTCTCCCCGATAATCAGAATCTTCTTATAAATTATCAAGTAGCTAGTTGTCGTTTAGCTGGTTATTTAGGGCCCTTACAAGATGGTGTATATAAGGAAGAAGATGCTGTGCGATTAGCTCTCGCTGCTGGCAATCGGCTCTTTGTATTGGAAATTAGTGCTCTTGAAGAGAACCCTACAGAACCGCTACTTGTTGCACGTGATAGTGGAGGCTATAAACGAGCTTTGAATGATGGCTCTATTAAGAAAGTATGCTCTGCGCTTGCTTCAACTGGATGTGCAGGTTATATACCAGACCCTCTTATAGTTGTATTATACTTTCATGATGCTCCGTCAGTAACCAAAAACCCATCTGGATATATAGAATACTTATCAAAAGTTGCAAAGGCTCTTCAGCCATTAATCCCCCATCATTTAGGTCTCACATCTGTTGGAAATTTTACGCGCCAAGGAATGGAATCATCTTTATTTAGTTATTCTAGTGATTTCTATAAGAATAAAGTAATTATTATGACAAACGCTAATACTACTTATTTTAAGGACCCTACACAGATTGGAATTAATAGGAAAATTCCACAGAACCAGGATTTAGATTTCTTTGTTCATGCACGCATTTATAAACAAGCGAGCGGAGGCGATCTCGGAATTACAGAGATTGCTCCAGCTGGAAGGAGCCCGCGAGCAATAATAACAGATGACGCATATTTTTTAACAACTCCACCTGATAGGATCGGTGAAACAATTAATTTAACTCGCAATACATTTACAATTGTAATGAAGAAGGATCCTACATATCTGCCAAGTGTTGAACAGGCTACACTATTATTAAGCACTTATGGTGTATCATGTATTGCAACAGATCCATTTAATGATAGTGGAAAGGGGCTCTTAAAGGAGTTTAATAAGAATCTGTTTATTGCTAAACCAATTACTTTACGATTTACGAAAACTGCTCCGATTGTGCCTAGTGTACCAAATCCTGCGTTAGATGCGCGGGGCGGTAATTTAGTTGCGCCATCATTATAGAGAGGGTCATGGAAGAAGGGCTTTTACGAAATATACAATCTAAAATACTGGAGAAAAAAGAAGTTGTAAACGCAATAGAAATTTTAAATAAACAAGTTGAAATTGCGAAAGAGGCTTACGACTTGAAACAAGCAGCGAACCCTTTAGTCAGAGCTGCTATTAAGGTTGTTGAAGGGTTTCTAAAAGAAACAAAACGGCTTTGTTATGGGGGCCAAGCTATTAATGCACACCTTCCTAAAGAATTGAAGTTCTATGATACGAAAAAAGAGATTCCAGATTATGATGTATATACTCCTAATGTTCAGAAAGATATACGAACAATTATGTCGCGGCTCAGAAAAGCAGGATTTCCTGAAGTTGCACATAGGGAAGGTTTACATGAAGGGACATATAAAATATCGGTCGCGTATTATAATGTGCTAGATTTGACATATATGCCACTAGAAGTATATTCTGTATTATGGAAACGCTCAGCTATTATAGAACATATACATTATGTAGATGCTAATTTTTTAAGATCAAATATGTATAAGGAACTTTCGCAACCTGAAGGAGAGATTGATAGATGGGAAAAAGTATATAGCCGTCTAGTTCTTCTTAATACAGCCGTGCCAATTGATAGTTGTGATGAGGCACCAATTGATGGGCTAATACCGAAAGCAATATACTTAAATATATTCCAATTTCTTATGCAAAATAGGCGAATATTAGCTGGAGCATTTATAACGCAACTTTATCAAAAGAAACACAAAAATTATTCTTGGTTACTAAAGGATAATAAACATCCTATATTATTTTTTAGTCCAAATCCTGAAAATGATCTTAATGCCTTACAAAGTATTATTGGTAAAGTTAGTGCTGAACGTCATGATGCAATAAGTGATGTAGTGCCTGGATATATTGTAGTTCGTTTAGAGAAAACGACCGTCTGTGTTATTATTGAAGAATATGCATGTCATTCCTATAATATTGTCCGATTACAAGATAAATCTGAGATTTTAGTTGCGTCTATTGATACTGCTATTCGTTTATTTTATTCTCTTGCACTTGTTAAGGGGGTTATATCAGAAACATCAATACATTGTGTAGCACAAAATTTGGTTGATATTTCTATGAAGATTCGAAGTGGAAAACTCGAGTCTGAGTTTCCTCTTTTCTCTATTGAATGCACAGGGCATCAGCATACAAAAGGATCTCTACTGCGTGCAAAAAGACTTCGTGGGAAACTGCGGAAATATACACGCAAAGGTTCCAAGGCGATTCTTAATGTAACTGGGGCGCAATAAGAGTTCCATTTTCAGCCTGCTGCTTCAGAGTTGTTAATTTATCCATAAAATCATTTGCTTGTGTTAAATATGTATTTGTTGTATTACCAGAATCATCAAAACCGGTTTCCGCTTTTGATATATCTGCCATAAGACCCTTGATGCGTTTTTCTATGATAGCTGCCATTTCTTCTGGGCAGAGATCCTTTGTTTTGCAGCGACCTAATACACCTGTTGAAGGCGCATCTTCAAATCCTTCAGATTCCGCGCTGGGTGCTGGCTCAGGCGCAGTTGTTGAACGAGTTATTGGTGCTGAAGCTGTTGTCCCAGATACACCAGGAATAGTTCCAGTCGTTGCAGCTGTTAGAGTTGCCTTAATATCACTATAAGTCTTCTTCAGTTGTACACTTGAGAACTCGGCTGTGTGCCATAAGCGATAGCCAATATTATCAGGAAGATCATCAATAATATCATACACATCCTTAATTGTAATTTTATCTTTGCTTAACAATTCTTTGTGATGCGCATATGCGGTACAATCAAAAAGCTGTCCATTTGCCATAGAATTTGCCTTTACTTTAGCGCTTACTAAATCAGATTTAGTTATTTCACCTCCTCCTGCAGCCCCTTTTGTTGTTTTCGCAATTCCATCTAATATATAGTTTTCAACAACACATACTTTATCGCCCATAGCTACATACTTATCCAAAAAAGTTCCCACTTCATCACGATGATCGTGTGATATATCTCTTGGCACATCTACAAACCCTTCTCTTGCAGGACATTTCTGCCGTGTTAGTAATAAGAGGAGAACTCCTAAAATTAGTAACACAGATAATATACTTATAAGAGTTATTTGAAATGATGGTGAGCGCGAAGCCATCAGAATCGGTTATCTAAATTAAGGAGAGATGCTTCCGACGGGAGGAAATAGTGATCAAGGCCGTATTAGCAATATACTTGCTCAAGCCCGGAGATGTCAAATAGCAAATTCAATACAAAAAGCAAATAGTGCGTGTTGTATTCCTAAACATATAGGAGCTGTGGCAGTGCCTCCAGGTTCAACAGTTGTAATTGCCGCATCACAAAATAATACTTATATTCCATTATCAAATGCTTATAATACAAATTATAGTATACCAGAATCAATGCGCGTTTCCCGGTTACAGTCGGCAACCTTAGATCTAGTTCCCCGCTTTTCAGAATATATTCGGTATGAGCCACCACCACCTATTCTTGATTTACCTTTAGAGGCGATAAATGCAGGCCAACCGAAAATATCATTAAATAAGCCATGTATCTCAAAAAATTATAAAGTATCTAACTAGAAAATGGGCACAACTAACCGTGATAGTTCAGTCTTAACAAAGCAGCGTGCACAGAAGGCTCTTTACACACATTATTCCGCAAATATTAAGAATGCCGGCAATGTAAAACAGGAGCAGGCGAGCGCCCAATCGGCAGGCGTTGTTGTTGATCGCCAGATTGGTGGATCTGCGTGCTTATGCACAGCTCAAGGCACATACCCTTTTATTGGTGATGCTGGCGCCAATAATGGTGCTAACGCTAATCATTAAATTAAATTATATTATTATATCAAATACTATTACAGTTAAGAAAACAGTGTATTCTTAACTGTAATAATATCTGTTATATCTATTATATTTGCTAATCTAATAAGGCTCGCGCAGTAGAAAGAAATCTATTATATCTTTCAGTCTGAAGCGCAGTTACATTTGGTATATGGTATAGTACCTCCCAATTGCCTCCTCCTCGCAAATGAAGAAAGTTATCATGATATATTTCTGCATATATATTATTATTTTCATTTCGTATATCTGTAATAATAAATGCTTTAATTGATTCTGGGAATGTCTCAAGTAGAGGATCATTAATTAACCACTGTAAAGATGGTTTCCAGTTAACTGGTATTTTTTTCTGAAGTTTTTCTAAAATATACCAACTTCCGCCACCAGTATCTGTATAAATATATCCTTTTTGTATCTGGTCATCAAAACTAAAGGTCTTCCAAAGAGATGTATCTATTGATGGGTCAGCTTTAAAATCAAACATAAGAAATCCATCCCATGCATAATATATACTATATTGTTTATCATCTGATTTTCTGAAATCATTTCTATATAGTAGTGAGTTGCCATCTAACATATCTATAACTGAAAATGGCTGGAAAGGGAATATATCACTTTGTAACATAACAAGATATCTATAATTGCTATAATTTGTCATAAATGTATTATAACCTACTTGATTAGCAACTGCAGTGCGCGATGATGGATTCTTATGACGATATAAATGAGGAGATGCCATTGCAGATAAAAATTCTGGAAAAAGTTTTTTGCGCTTTTCTTCAAAATGAAAATCAGGAGGCACCTCAATATAATTAATATTATTTGCCTTACATGTATCAATCATTTCTTCACGAATATTTTTATTACAATTATTTGTAAAACATTCCTCAGTTTTACCATCCAGTACAGCCAAAAAATCGGTGTCCTCTTTACAAAACTTCTTTATAAGGTCTCGTTGAACTGGAATACACTCTGGGTGATTAATCCAGGTTGAAATAAAAAGAACTTTAGATTTCATATTGTTATTTTAGACTGTTAACCACTTTAAGTAAATAACTATTTAGTGATCAGTATATTTATTAATTTATAGGTCTAAAAGTTCTTTTATTGTATACATAAATTTATTAAATCGCTCTTGTTGTTGTTGAAGGGTTATTTCACTACGAAACTCCCAGTTACCACCCCCACTCAAATGTATAAAACTTCGATGTTTAATTTCTGAAAATATTTTATTTCCATCATTTCTTATATCAGTATTAATAAATTGCTGAATTGGTTCAGGAAATGTTTTCAGAATAGGATCACTATTTAACCATTTAAGACTCATTTTACATTCAATCTTTTTCTTTTTCTGAAGTTGTTCTAAAATATACCATGTTCCTCCACCAGTATCAGTAAAAACATCGCCCCTCTGCCACATATCATCAAAACTGAAAGTTTTCCAAAGAGCTGCGTCTATTGATGTATCAGCTTTAAAATCAAACATAAGAAACCCATCCCATGCATAATGCATAATATAATTCTTAGTATCTGATTCTCTGAATTCATCCCTATATAGTAATGAATTTCCTTCTAACATATCTATAACCGAAAATGGCTCAAAAGGAAAAATATCGCTCTGTAACATAACAAGATATCTGTAGTGAGTAAAATTTGTAAGAAAAGTATTATATCCTAATTGATTTGCAACAGCTGTACGTGATGACGGATTCTTATCGCGATATAAATGAGGAGTTGCGATTGCAGATAAGAATTCTGGGAAAAGCTGTTTGCGCTTTTCTTCAAAATGAAAATCTGGTGGTACCTCAATATACTCGATTTTGCTGTCCTTACAGGTATCTATCATTTCTTGACGAATATTTGTATTACCTAAATTTGTGTAACAAGACTCAGTTTTACCATCTATTATAAGCAAAAAATCAGCGTCCTCTTTACAGAACTTTTTAATAAGATCTCTATGAAGTGATATTAATTCTGGATGATTAACCCATGTTGATATAAAAAGAACTTTAGGCTTCATACTATTTCTTATGTTCCTTATTATTTTAGGCTGTCATATTGGAACAGATCTTGTTAATAATTGCACCATATTTTAATGATGATACAAGGGACTCTGTATTAAGGCAAGTGCTTTCATCAAAGAGCTCTTTATACTTAGCTTCAATAACTTCTGATAATGGAACACCCTTATAGGTGCAGTTGATTAATCTGAACTTTGGCGCAAATAGTGACCAAAGACTATCTGCGCCAATATCAACATCTGTCATATAAATCGCATCTAGGGGCTGCGCAAGCTTGATATCAATTGCTTGCTGAGTGTCATGCGTTATATCCAAAACTTTCAGTGTATTTGGCAATTGAAGAACCTTACAAGGAATATCAAGCACTAGTGTTTCAACTGGACTCGGAATAATGATTGTCTCAATTGGAGTATTTCTTAGATATTCTGGTGGGTCATATAGCTCTAAAGTCTTTTCCGCATGCTCAATAATATACTCCATTTTATTCTGATTTTATCTAGCGGCGAAATCTTTATCAATTTTTCGGTTTAAATATGATTCTCAAATAATATATTTAAGAAGATGACTATGATTAATGGGATTGAGATTGACCATATTCAGATTCCAGAAAATGATATTCATTCTGCTATAAGTAATAATGACCCACTAGATTCAAAACTCCATGTAATTATGGTGATTTCAAATCCTTGTCAATACGCAAGACGCTACATTCTTGCAAGAGAATTTATTAAAAGAATGGAGCTTGAGGCTGATATTATACTCTATAATGTTGAACTGGCATATGGCTCTGATAAGTTTTATGTAACAGACTCTAAAAATAAGCGGCATTTGCAACTTCGTGGCGACGACTGTATTCCTATTTGGCACAAGGAGAATATGATTAATATTGGTATTCGCAAGCTACTACCATCATCTTGGAAGGCGGTTGCATGGATTGATGCGGATGTGGAATTTGAGAATGTTCACTGGGCGAGCGATACACTGAAAATTCTGAACGGCTGCAAAGATATTGTTCAAGTTTTCAGCCATGCAGTTGATATGGATAAGGACCAGAATGCTATGTCTATTTTCCCATCTTTCGGATTCCAGCTAACAAAAGGTAGGTCTTATGGTGGTAACGGTATAAATATGTGGCACCCAGGTTTTGCGTGGGCTTGTACTCGGCGCGCTTATGAAAAGATGGGTGGGCTATATGAAAGAAGTGTGCTCGGAGCAGGCGATCACAATATGGCACTAGCCCTTATAGGGAATGGTGAGAAGAGTGTAAATATTGATACAACACAAGACTATAAGGATTCCGTGATAGATTTTGAATGTAGGGTGCGCGGACTGCGGCTTGGTTATGTTCCAGGTGTTATTCGCCACTATTTTCACGGTTCCAAGAAAAATCGGAAATATTCGGAACGTTGGAAGATTTTAGTGGATAATGAATATTCACCATCTGAGCATATGAGGGTCCGAAAATCGGATGGGCTTTTGGTGCCAACAGCAACATGCCCTCCTAGACTTCTCGCAGACATTAGGAAGTACTTTCAGGAGCGGAATGAGGATGAGGGCTTTTAAGCCAAGTATTAATATATTCATCATCTGGGTCAAGTCTCTTTCTGCTAGCTTCTGGATCGTGTCGTCTAAATGGAGCCATTCCAAAAGGAGCTAGTGAAGATACATTAATCCAGTTCATCATATTTTGAGCTGGGTCATAATCAACAAGATGCTTGGCGAAAAATCGCTCACCCCATCTCCAATAGACCTTCAAATCCTTTACAAGATATGAAGCAACAACAAGCCTTACACGATTGTGCATATACCCTGATAGCAGTAACTGTTTGATTCCAGCATCTACTAATGGATGGCCTGTTTCACCTTTTGACCAGATTTTGAAGTCGGCTTTTGCTTTATCTGTTTGATGGCCTCTGAGATGTGCCACACCTTCAAATTCATATGGTGATGAGTGATAGAGGTCTTCAAAATACTCCATTAGAGCTCCGTGGAAATCTCGCCAATAGAGCTGGCGTATAAATCCTTCCATGAGTTTGGGGCTTTTATGTTTCGCTGCCCAGAATACTTCTCGTATTGATACTGTTCCATAATGATTATGTGCAGAGAGCATTGATGTTCTATGCACAGGATGATCACGAATCTTATCATAATCTGTAGGGAGCTGTTTCAAAAGATGAAGTCCCTCTATTCTTCCACCTTTCACTGCTATACCAGGATTTAATGTAGGTGCAAATTTCTTATAGGCTTCTGTTATTGTTATCTCTCCCTTATAAGGTGTTGATTTGGGTTTTTGCCAGAGACTGGGGGCAATCGCTTGGCCTTTTAATGGCGGCTGATGGATTCGCTTTGCGGCTTCATAATATGGGGTGAACTTCTGATATATTTTGCCTGTGCCTGTTCTAATGGAACCAGGTTCCGTTAGATAGAGGTCATGAGGTGCTTCATAGGATGGCGCCCATGATGCAAGTTTTTTTGCACGCTTCTTCGCATAAGGAGTATAGTCTCTTGTTTCTACGAGACCAACAATGTTATGTGATTTTTTGAGTTCATTAAGTGCATCAACATTGTCGCCATAGAGGAGTAAGAGCCGAGAGCCTTTTTGTCTGATCTGTGCGGATAGTTCTTTGAGACTTTGGAGCATGAATTGAATTGAATTTGAAGATTTGAGAGAATTCTTTTCAGTAACCTGCTCTGGAGTGAAAATGAAAACAGGAAGCACCTTGGCATCAGCCTCTTTCGCTGCTTTGGCTGCGGCTTCTAAACCATAATGGTCCACAAGTCGTAAATCTCTATGAAATAGGAAAATAATGGTTTTGTCTTCAACCATGGCTACTAATGAGAATAATACTAAAAATCCTCAGGAATATGCCCAGGCAGATATCCTAGCTTTGGCATAATATCTTTATGAAAAGTTGCGTCAAACTCAACAATAGCATTATTGAAGTTTGCTCCAGGGAAAAATGCAATTGGCCGCCGCTTCTTAATATATAACATTGCTTCCATAGCACGAGTATGATATGCTGCTATTAGAAACATAGCAACAACTGCTGCGCTCCTTTGCATTCCTGCTGCGCAATGAACCAAAATATGTTTTCCACTTTTATATTCTCGCATTAGTTTATACACAGCCTCTTGTGACCAAAGTGATAGATTCCGAATTTCTTCAGGCTCCAAGTTATCATCAATTGGAACACGATACTGGATCATGGTTTTAATTCCTTGTGTCTGAAACGGTAGATCCTTTGTGCAATTAAATACAACTGATATCTGGTTAGCATTTAAGAACATAACATCTTGTGAGGCATTGAAATTTCCTAACCAAAGTCGCGGGATTATAATATCTGCATTATTTTTATAAGACCGTATTGTCTTATGGAAGTCCTCCATACTAAGAAAAATTGATTACTTTTTCTCCTTAAACTCGCAGGTATCTAGAATGATTGACCAACGCCTTACAAAACATCTCTATCGCGTAGATGAGGCGTGTGCTTCATTCCGCAAAGCAATTCGTGGAGCACGCTATAATGATGCTTTAGCATGGGTTACAGAACTATTTGCAAGTGGATGCCTCGGAGAAGTAAATGTGGTTCTCTTTGAAATGTGGATATTTCTTGTAGGGTGTGAAGATATTGGATGGCTCAAAAGATGGTACAGTTGTGACCAGAGTCTGGTTGCAATTCAGAAAGCAACAGTGAGTCTAATTTATGCGATTAATGAGCGAAAGCATGTAGATCTTATTACTAGTCTTATTAAGGGATCGACTCCAACACCTGAGCCAAAAACAACGCCAGTCGCACCTCGTTTTGTTAAGATTCTGAAGAATTTAGAAAAGAGTTCAAGCTATTCTTATAAACCAGCAGTACAAGCATGTATTAATCTAGCACAATCTAAGGGAGTTAAAGTTCGGCCTTATAAGGATATTGATTTAGGGAAGTTTGAAGTTACTCCAGTAGAAACACTGAAAGTGAGCCATCTTAATATTTATGGATTGAGTGAGCGAGGGCGGATGAAGATAAGCGAAAATACTCTCTGGGAGGTTCGCGGAGACATTGTGGAAACTTTACTTCAAAAGGGAACACCTTATTGGCAAGAGGCTCTAAAAGGCTATGATCCAGAAGATCCTGATTGTATGGAAGCCTTTGCTGTGAAGCATTTTCCAAATGATATTCCTGATGAATGGTCTCTCGCTAAACAGGAACGAACACATGGAAAAGGCTCACTCTTTGAGAGCGAGGAAGGTGCGAGTCTTGTAAAGTTTTGCCGCGGATTCTTCGCAGGAACATCACTTGATATTAATATCATTCCTCATAAAAAAATTACTGGTTCAACCTTATTTGAATGTTTCTGTTAGGTGGTGTATTCATAATAGACTCCATTATCAAGGAATCCCTTTGTAAGCCCCTCCTTATTCATAACAAGTAAATTTTTTTTTACATAGAGATCCTGAAGCGTTGCAGTAATATTGTAGATTGGCTCAGCAGTTTTTGCATTAATTGGCAGCTGTTTTACGAAATGCTCTTCACAATATGAAGAGGCATTTTGACATGGCTTTTTACATATATACCCCACTGAATAATGTGGTACAATTGCCTTACAAGTATTGGTTCGTTGGGTTTTGTTTGTGTTTGTGTTTGCACCATCTTCTACAACTTCTGTTAGTTGAAAGGGAACTTTCAATTGGCCGCCATATACATTTTTCAAAAGGTCCTTATATGGGATATCTAGAACTTTGGAAATATCACGAAGAAAGAGTTTGCCTTGGGCTTCCAGCGATACTTCCAGACTTTCTAATAATATTGCTGGAATTTGCATGGTTGTCATGGGATTAATTTACGGTGACGATATATTTCAATTTTTAGCCTCGCAATATGAGGTAGAAGGTGCCATGAGTCAGCGGGACATACTTGCTGCTCAGCAGTTGGCAAATATGAAGGCGCCACAAACAAGTGAATGGGGTCCGCTAGTGTGGAAAATGCTTCATTGGATGTCATTAAAAGTTGGCGTGCAGAAAGCTAAAATCTTACAAGATGATGAAACTCAAGGATGGATAGCCCTTTTGAAGGGGCTAGGAAACATACTTCCGTGTGCTCAATGTAGAATCCACTATAAGGAATTTTATATTGCGCATATTGATATTAAATTGCTTAAAACTTGCGGAGAAGGTGAAGCAAAACAGAAACTTATTTCAAGATGGCTATATGATTTACATGAGAATGTAAACCAGAGAAAATCAGTTGAATCTGGTATTATATTTGAATCTTTAGGAGAATTGTATAAGGATATTAATTTTTCAGAAGTTCGGACGCAGTTTTCTGATATATTAGTTCGTGCATTACAGCAAAATATTGTATTGCGTGAACATGTCTTACAATGGAAAACAACTATAGCACAACTTTATGGTATATATAGATAAATAAATGCGCTACGATTTTTTAAATATTTTTTAAAAAAAAAGATCTAATATAATGGATTTTAGTAATTACTTAACACCCGTCAATATTGCTATGGCAGTTCTTGGTTTAATTGCGGTCGTTCTCCTTACATATCGCTATATGTATTCACCTCCTCCTCCACCTACAAAGGAGACATTTGGTTCCACTAGTCCAGGCACCTTACAGCAGCTATCTTCAAGCCATGTTCCAACTGAGGAAGATAATGAGCATGGGGACGAGGAGCGCAAGCGTGAAATGGCTGAGTCCGATGATATGACTCACGAGCAGCCTCCTCTTTAATATCTTGGTAAACCCCACCAAACTTCTACAATATGTATAAAGATTGTTAGGAAAATACAGCCAAGAACAATAGCAATGATAGGTTCCATTATTGTTAATTATACTTAAATGAGGGGGCGCCCTCATCTTCAATTTTATTAGTCTGATAAACATACAATCGGTTTATTAGCGGTCGATGATTCAGGGAGAATACGTGCTTGGATTCCAAACACATCTTCTAACCTACCTGCTCCGCAACGCTTCAAAAAGTGAAACCAAAAATAAGCAAGAATAGTCCCTGTAAGAGACGCCATAATTATACCCAAAAGTGTTTCACCTCCTTGTAGCGCCGTTTTTGCCGCTGCAGTGAAAATGCCTAATATGGTTATCATAATTAATGATATTATTGACTGTGACTTACGATTATTAACCTTCTCAGGATCGGCATTTGCACGAGGCTCTTCAATATAAAGTGATATAGCATTTTGAACTAAATATCCAAAGAAAAAGAACATTATTGTAAACCAATATGTAGGTGTTACTGATACAAGCATATTGCTATTTCTGGCTCCTTCTGCCACTTGAGGTAATAGTGGAGTCACATCAGAAAGAGGGAGCTTCCAATAACTACCGTCTGATTTTATCTTAGAATCAATAAAACTTAAGAGATATCCTAGAAGGCCACCTACGATTCCTGCGCCTGCTGGTGCAATAATCGCACAGCCGAAAGCTAACATTAAAAGATTCATATTTCCTTGAGTAATCCCTAAGAATAGGGGGCCAACACTAGTAATAATAGGCAACTCCTTCAAACTTAGGAATATATATTCACGAAGATTTAGGATTATTGATTGGGGGTTAGGCATCCTCACTCTGTTTTCGCACAGACATAAAGTGGCTTGCCTTCTACAGTTTTGGATTCTAGCGTCGGAATGCCTAGAACATTAATGCTCTCTTTTCCAAAGACTGCCATATTCTGGAACATAAGAGCAGTTCCAAGAACAATACCAATAAGCAGAGTCCCTATTATTACTCCAAGAGACTCACAACCAGCAATGAACCTGAAAAGAGTAAATGCTGTTAGTGTAAGAAGTGATAATGTTATTGCAATAGGGATCCGCATTTCCCAAGAGGGGCCTAGTTGTTTGAGTTCATTCTTATATTGAATAAGAGCACCCAACATATATCCTATAAGTGTTGAAAGTAATGCAATAGACCCTGAAGGGAATGACCCTTCTGTTAAGAATCCCTTATAGAGAGCTAGTGTTGCATATGATGCTTTTGATGTCGGAAATCCTGATTCACATACACCAGCTTTTTGAGGAATATTAAGAGGTACTTTCGTATCAGCAAAATATCCGATACCTTTGCCGATAATAGAAAAAATAGCAAGGGCCTCTATCATAGTAAACGCCAGCATGCCATTTGCGAAATTTTGTGTTAAGATGCTAAATAATATAAGAAACACAAAAGTCGCCTCTGGTAAAATTTGAAAGATATGCCTTATATAAGGAAATATAGAACTCGCAATAAATTGTTTGATTGTATTAATCGGGTGCATAAACCCTGTTGCGCCTGAATCTGCTGGCACTTTAAGATTCGGTACACTCATACTAATAGAGTATCCTCTGCTTTTACGATATAAATCTAATGGGGATTCCGTCGTATTACAAGAAATTGAAAGATAGTGTAAAAGGGTTAGTTTTTAAGGAAAAGAACACAAAGACTCAAGGATTATATTTTGATTTTAATTGTCTTGTATACCATGTACTTCATACAGATGCTGTGCGACCTTATCCTGGGCATGAAGGACGCCTTCAATGGGAAAATCATCTTATTGAAGAAGTTGTTAAATATGTTTTGAAGATTGTTGGATTAATTCAACCAACACAAGAGGTATTTATTGCAGTAGATGGTGTTGTTCCATTTGCGAAAATGAAACAGCAGCGTCTACGCCGATTCAAGTCTTCTATGTCAGCGGCAGAGGATAAATGGGATAGAAACGCAATCACTCCAGGTACTTATTTTATGGAGCGCCTAGGAGCTCGCCTCAATAAACTCGGTGAAGACCGCAGTAAAAACGGCCTCAAGTGGACTGTCCAGGATGCCTCGTCACCAGGTGAAGGGGAGCAAAAGATTATGGCATATTTACGAGCAAAACCAGCGGAAGCCTTACAGGATATTGTTATTTATGGCTTAGACGCTGATCTTATTGTATTAAGTCTATTACTTCGCCAAGAGCTTACTGCGTCTGCAAATATTGCCCTATTCCGCGAAAATATTGAGCGAGGTGAAATGGTCCGAGATGGACTCGGTAATGAAACCTATGTATTTCTAAATATTAATCTATTGGAAGCCCATATGGTTAACCAATTAGGTGGAGGATATGATAATCGTATAACAATTCTCAATTATACGATGGCTATGTCCTTTCTAGGGAATGATTTCCTACCACACGGTCTTTCTCAGAAAATGAGTGAAGAAGGTCACCAGGTTCTTATTGAGATTTTGAGCGCTATGTTCCAAGAACAGAAGACACTTATTAACAATAACCTTACATGGAATAAGGATGGAATTTTATATTTCTTCAATGCATTTGGCTCAACAGAGCCAGATGATATCTTCAGGAACCTCAAAAAGAAGCTTCTCGCGCGACCCCCAGTTGAACCCGATGAAAACCCCGATTTCTATCCTGCTGAAAAGGTTGAATATGTTGTATTTGATGATTTTACTCGTGAAACAAAATTTCTAAAAAAGGGCTGGTCAAAAACATACTATGAACATTGGCTTGGCGGACATGAAGGTCCAACAGCTGGCGCAGCAGCTGTCCATTATTATGAAGGTTTACAATGGATTCTAAATTACTATTTAGGACGGCCTGTGAGTAATACTTGGTATTATCCATACAGTCTCCCCCCTCTCTGGAGAGACTTGATTCTATATATGGACGGCCTTCATTTTGAGAATGCGGCCGGTTGGAAGCAAGCGGCTGAAGAACCTATTAAGGCTCAAGAGCAACTCGCAATGGTGTTACCATACGGAAGCTGGTGGTTAATTCGTGATAAGGAACTTAAAACGCTCCCATACAAGGCTCCTCAATATTGGCCATTGTCCCATACAGTCTTTAGTGTTGGCAAGAAATGGATGTGGGAATGTGAGGCGCAGATTCCTCTATTGACTATTAAAACACTGCGTATGCTCTTAAAATGCTAGTACTATATACTAAATAGATGGGCGCAACTCAATCAATTGATGTTGCGCATGTAAGGATATACCAAAATGTTCTAAATATTCAAAATCCTGCTAAACGGCAAGAAATTTTAGAAACTCTTCTTGTCGGTAATGAATATATAGTTTCAGCTAAGAAGGCAAATATATATGGGCATTTGCTTTCACATTTGCAGGCTTTACGACGAGGGGTTGTTCCACCACCACTACCATCCATTAATGGCTCTGTAGTTGTAGCGCCTGTTCCTGTAGGAGCGACAGCTCCCCAACAGAATCAAATAATAGCAGGAAAAAGTTCAGCTGAGACTAAGATTCGCAACCCCAATCAAAAGAATTCTCAGAAGGCGCTCTCATTTTTTTCAACATGTCTCCGAGTTCTCGGTCTTCAAGAGGAGGTTGCTCTTACTGAGGAGGCCCTTAAGAAAGCTTACAAGAAAGCCGCTATTTCCGCACATCCTGACAAGGGTGGTTCAGAAGAGCAGTTTGAATCTATTACGCGAGCCTATGCCTATTTATCAGAGATTATTAAGCTTGTGAAAGGTCAGCGCACAAAAGATGGAGAGCAAGCCGCTTTGCCCGACTTAGAAAATGTCAACAAGCAGCGCCGCGAAGCATCGGTTGTGTTTCAACAAGCAGAACCTGTAAGGCTCAATCCTAAGAATCTTAACATGAAATCATTCAACGAACTCTTTGATAAGACACGAATTCCTGATCCAGATGAAGACGGTTATGGTGATTGGCTAAAAGCTGAAGATTCCGCAGCAGCCTCACAGAAAAAGTTTGGCGGTAAATTCAATCGCACGGTCTTTAATGAGATGTTTGAAGATGAAGCACGAGGGCGCAGTGGGGGCGGTTCTTCACAACTTTCGTTAAGAAATCCTGAAGCTCTTATATTACAAGCAAACTCTGGTGTGGAGTTAGGCCGCGATAGACCTGAAACATATACGGCTCCAGCAAATGCAAATTTACATTATACTGACCTCAAGCAAGCTTACACAAAAGATAACACATTTAGTGGAGAGGTTTCTGGACTTCGTGTAGAAAATAGGAGCCTTGAGACATATAGAGCATCTCGTGAGAAGGCGCCAGATGTTTATAACGACGATGAACGAAGGGCTATGGAAGACTATGAGGCAAAACAGGCGCAGTATGAAAGAAATAGGCAATTGCGTGCTGCTCAAGAGCATGTAACAGCAAATGATTATTTCGAAAGAATGAAGCGGCTAGTAATTCGCGACCAGTAATTATATATCGTTAGCAAAGAGAGAACAAATGGTGTTAAGTAAAAATGATAATTTTTGGTTAATGCCAATTTTGGGGTTAGGCGCAGTGGTGGCCGGCGTGGTATTAGCAAATCGTAGGCGTATAGGGGTGCCCGACCCTTTTGCTGATAGACAGCTTATAAGAAAGGGTATTGATAAACCAACTATTTGGCTCTATTACAATGATAGCGATGTAAATAGCCGCGATTGGCTTGATTTCGGTGCTCGCTCCACACGTGTATTAAATCTACCATTTCTCAATTTATGTTATGAAACAATTCTGAAGCACAACTCCGATAAATATAAGATAGAGGTTATTGGGGGCCTTACAGGATTGCTTGAACGACTTGGAGAACTGCCTGGAACACTTGCGGATCCGAGAATGGTTGTCAATCAGCCTGAGTTAGATTGGATTCGTGCGGCTGTCCTCGCGAAATATGGCGGCCTCTGGCTAACGCCAAGTGCAATTGTGCGGCAGCCATTTGGGGCTCTTCCAGAAGATAAGAACATATTTTTTGGAACAGACTTGGATGATACAATTGCTGGCCCCGATGGGACAACTGTACCTGGAATGCGCGGCATATGGGCTGGTCGCTCTGGGCATCCCACATTTGTTGGTATGGAGGCAGCAGCACGGAAGCGGCTTGATGAAAAGGCTGGTGGAATGCAGGTGCGAAATGATGCGAAGTGGGACTATCTTGCTTTTGCTGCTCAGGATAAAGACACCATAGTGAAACCCCACGAGGAGTTGGGACGCTCTGGATCAAGTGGAAAGCGGCTCCAGATTGAGGACTTACTTGCATCTGGCACAGAAGGCAACTTACCATTTGTTGTTGGGCCTCAAGTGATTTATACACCAATTCTTATGGAAGAGATAACACGTCGCCGCAATTTTGGCTGGTTCTTGCGTCTAAGTGAAGACCAGATTCTGGAAAGCGACTTGGCGGTCTCTCATCTCTTCAAGGAGGCCCTTGGGAAGAATTAGTATAAAGAACTTTTTTTATAAATTTGTATGATATCTAATACTAAAGAAATTATAGACTCATATTTTTATGAAAGAGACTTATTATTAAAAGAAGAACCAAATCCTATGTTCTATTCATCTTTTCTTTTTTTGACAAATGTATTAATAGCATATAATTATAATTATTATACTTATTCTGCATTATTTGCTATATTATTTATAACATCTATTGTGGTTCATTCATATGATATATTCCTTACAAATATAATTGATAAAATATCAGTTATAGCAGTTACACTATATGGAGGCTATATCTTTATAAATAAAAACATTACACTTTTAAAGAATCTAGCAATTATATCAACATTTCTAACAGTAGTATATGTATACACATATGGTTATTACACAAATAATTACTGTTTTCATGAAGATAAAGATACTAGACAATTATATCACCCTTTTATGCATGTTATTTCATCGTTAGGACATCATTTGATTATGTTAGCTTAGCTCTACAAAAACTCTTTACTGTTTCTTTAGAGTTCTCTAAAGAAACTCAATTAACATGCCTTCTCGTGCCCTAAAGCTCGGAGTTACAGGCTCAATCCTATACACAGTTTTCTTCACTCCACATAATACTCGTTCCTGAGTTCGTAAATCAAAATTATGAACGCGTATTATATGCCGAATTACAGTAATCAACTTATCCTTTGTAAGGTAGTCCAAAAATCGTCGTGCCTTACAAGGAATGTAATAAGGTTCCAAAAGCGATACCCATTCATCCACTTTTTCGTCAATAATCTGCTCTTTTGTAAATGACTTCGTATCTGTAAGACCATGCTCAAACCCCATGTTTTTTAATACTATATTTACCAATTCAACCGGAGGTTTTTCGCGGAATATACTTTTCTGTAGGTCTTTCTTATCGGAAAGATGTTGTAGAGATAACTCGTCGATACCACTCATTACTACACACAACTGCTAAATTAAGCATTAAGTGGTCGCCGCAAATGTAATATCAGGCACAATAAACAGGCGGAGTAAATCCAGCAAACTTACACGAGCTCTCACTTGACTTTCCCATCCCCTTGCAAGGATAGTCAGAAACTGCTCATGATGTGGTGGCTGAAGAATCATAAATAAATCAACCGTATTATACATGTTCTCAAGAACATCCTCAAATCCGAAACCATCATACCATACTCCGAGGAGACTATTCAAAAGAGCCTCTTCATTACCAGGAACAATATTCTTAATAAGAGGAATAATCTGTTCAAATGGTGGCGCAGCACAGATTGCACGAATATGTGCAATACTAGGAGAATACCCTAACAAGGACACAGCTCTTGCAAAATGAATATATTCAGCTGGAATACCAAGTGCAGCAGATGAGAGCCATTGTAAAATATCTGGAGAAAGAGACGCAGGATCAATTCCTTCATTTTTAAGAAGTTGTGGACCATAGTCACTCAGAGAAAGCGGAGCTACCTGTATATGAAAGCAGCGGCTTCTTAGAGGAGCAATAAGATCTGCCGGCGATGAAGTAATGAAGAGAAATCGTGTAAGATGCGAATACTGTTCCATTGGTCTGCGGAGAGCCTGCTGACTCATAATTGGAAGTGTATCTGCGTCATCAATGATGATCCAGCGATATACACCAGCAACAATAGGAGCTTCCCTTGTAAAATCAGCCAACTTTGAACGCACTGTTGCCATTCCGCGATCCTTCTCTGACGATAGTTCCATTAGATAATCTGGATTTCCCCAAGAGATCCCATTGCGTTTGAAATATGCTCCTACAAAGTCCTTTGCAAGGGTTGTCTTTCCGCAGCCATGCGGACCAGTTAGGAAAATATGCGGAGGATTATCTATAACTTTATTTAGAATATCTATTGTTCCATCCTGTCCTATTATATTTGTTTCCATTTTACTGGTTACCTGTAGATTCCATATGAAATACGCTTAAGCGGCCTAAGACTCTAGAGCAATAGTTGTTAATAGAAATGGGCAGTGATAACCTCTACGAACTTTTAGGAGTATCAAAGGGTGCGGATAGCGCTGAGATTTCAAAGGCCTACAAAAAAATGGCTGTTAAGCATCATCCTGATAAGGGAGGCAATGAAGAGACTTTCAAGAAGATTCAGCGGGCTTATGATGTTTTAGGAGATGATAAGTCCCGCGAGTTTTATAATATGACTGGGCAGATTCCTGGTGAGAATGGAGCTCCTCAGCCTGGAGAAGGTCATGGTGGCATGCCATTTGGTATGGGTGGTGGAATGCCTTTTAATATGGGCGGCGGTGGAATGCCTTTTGGTATGAATATGGCTGACTTATTTGGAATGTTTGGTGGGCGCGGCGGCGGCGGTAATGGCGGTATGCCAAGGAAGCATCCTGGTAAGGCCCCACCTCGTGTTGAGCATCTTCCTGTAAGTCTTGCACAGCTTTATAATGGTGGCTCCTTTGTAATTTGCTTGAATCGCGAGAAGTTTTGTGGAGGTTGCAATGGTGTTGGCTCAAAGGTTCTCAAGACATGTGATCGTTGTAGGGGAGCTGGCAAAGTTGTTCAGGATGTTATGATTGGTCCTGGAATGGCTATGCGAACTGAAGGCCCGTGTGGTGATTGCGCAGGAAAGGGTGAAAAGAAGGGAGAGCCTTGCAAGGATTGTGAGGGGCAGGGTCTGAAGCGGCAGATAAAGAACCTTACAGTGAATATTACTCCTGGAATGGCTGTGGGTGATAATATTGTATTTGACGGTGAGAGTAGTGATACTCATGAATATGAGCGTGCGGCAGATTTACAGATTGTTTTAGATGCGGCGGATGATGACCATGGTTGGGTGCGTGATGGGAATAATCTGCGGCGTGATATTCATGTATCACTTGCGGAGAGCCTTTGTGGGACGAATGTTCATCTACTAGGACATCCTTCGCAGGTAGGGGGTATTAATATTGATGTGCCACGAGGCGTACATCATACACAGGAAATAGTTGTTATTGGTCGTGGCATGCCATTCAAGGGTCGGCCAGGGTTTGGTAACTTGATTCTGAAAGTCCATGTTGTTACGCAAGATGCGGAGCAACGTGTTCTTGATGAGAAGGGTTCTCAATTAAATGAGCTATTTGGATATGTTAAGAAGAGCCCTGTTGGAGATGGAGCAATTTGGACTGCTCGGAGTGTTACTTAGGACTGATCTTGGAGAGGTCAGTGTCGCCTGCCCAGTCAGGGTTGAGACCGGCACGAGCAGTGGCGGCGGCATCTAAGAGCATACCGGGCATATCGGAAGGCGCATAGCCGAGAGCACCGCCTCGTGTTCTGCGATTCTTGCGTGACTTACGAGAAGCCTTGCGATTCTTCCGTGACTTCCGGTTCTTCCGTGAAGCCTTCCGGTTCTTCCGTGACTTGCGAGATGAACGTCTGCGGCGGCCACCGGCAACATCCTTCATTCCCTTAATGTAATCAAAAGACTCATTGAGCCCTACAAGGCGAGCACTGGCCTGGAGATTCTGGGGGAGCCCGCTGTCGGTAACACCGCCAGGGTAAGGGGCCATGCCGCCGTGCATGCTGCGTGTTAAATCGGCAAACTGGTTACCCTGCGCAAAGGATATCTTCTGGGGGCTCATCCTGCTTGTGTCATTAATATCCTGGGGGGCTAAACTCATGCCACCGTACATACTGCGTCTGTTATTACGGTTCCGGCGACTTGCGCGATTCTTCCGTCTTGTTGAGCGATTCTTGGCCATTCTTTCTAAACTGTGTAACGAAAAAACGCAACCCTAGTTAGAAAAAAATGGCCGAGCCTCAGTGGATGAATTCTATACCTAGCGATGTTATTTGCAATTTCTTCTACTTCTTCTTTGTTATCTATGCTGGAATCTTTGTTCTCGGTATAGTTGGTATGGCTGGTATATTTGCCAGCACTAAACTGCGCAAGTTCATATCTTTACCTGATACGATAGGCGCTCTTATTGCCTTAACAATTGCTGGCACCCAGGTCCTTTTCTTTTATTTAATTTGCTCTCGCGGGCTACTGGAGGTTCGCAAGACTTCTGAGGGATTTGAGGCGAAGGTGAAGGTGACAAAGCCGGTTGCTCACACAGAGTAAGCATCTCAATTTCATAATTATTTGACACTGTAAAGACAATTTTCCCCTTTTTTGCTAATTGCTCGGCCTTTTTCAAATAATGTTCAGATCGTTTTCCTAGAAATACAATTAAATGTGTAGATTCCGAGACAATTCTATTGTCTCGGACAATACCAGCCTTTTTCCCAAGACGAAACCAATCTGTTTCATATGTAATAGATGCCAATCGCATCTTCTTTCCCCAGTTATTGAATAATGCAGATGATGCCGCCTCTGATGGCAAAATAAGCCGCTCAGGCATTCGTCCTAGGGTACCAAGAACCGGATTCAGAATTTTTTCATGAAATATATCATATGTTACATCACTCCGATTTCCCAAAATACCTAACAGAATTGGTTTGGGTGTAAACACCTCTTCTCCGAACTCGTCCATTTGGGTTTGATCTTTTTGTATTTTAATACAATTATAAAACAAAAAGAAATGATTCAAATTTTTATAGTGTTTTCATATTTACTCATCGTCGTCACCAGAGCGGAGGCTAGAAGACTCAATAAGGCGCTTCTGGATCTTGCCGCTCACAATATAGATGGAGTTCGCTGTCATCACCAGGAAATCATCGCCAACCTTGTAGACCTTTTCAATGTGGCTTGTGTACTCAACAGCGCTCTTGACGAGCATCTTCTCCTTTGTTTCCTTCTCCTCACCCATGAAGGCCTTGCCGTTACCAGTCTCAACATAGTAGTCAAGCTGGATCGGCTTATCCTGCTGAATGGCAAGCTTCGCGGCCTGTAACATGGTCTGTGCACCAGGTAGCACAACCTCGGATGTCTGGGCCGGTGTAGGCGTAGGGGTAGCGGCAGAGGCGGTGGTTGACATAATTACTATTGTTAACCGAAGAACTCAAATTATTATTTTTCCGCATTTAGTTTTGCGAGCTCCTCATCCGGAATACGTAGAATATCTCGCGCGTGCTTCACCAGAATATCATTGAAGTAATGATATACCTCCATAATCTGATCCATGTGTCGTGCACCAGTAATGATGATCTTACCAGTCTGGAATACACTCAGAGTAACTCGCTTGCATTGCCCATGCTCCTCGCCGTTCCCTTGGCCCGTGCAAATAGTGTCCGTACAATGGCAAACGCCCTTTGGCTCCAAATGCGCATACTTCTTGTTGAAATAGTATTTTGTATTAACTCCCTGATAGATAGTGCTCTCATTAGTGCTGAATAGGCTATACTCCCTTGTAAGGAGTGTGTGTAGGTCGTCCCGCTTTACTGGGAAACGAATGGTGTAGTCGCTGTTTACCAACTGAATAGAGAACTTGGAGATGACAGGTTCGCCCTTGAACGGATTTGTGGGTAGAGCCTTAATATCCTGAATAAGACTCTGGAGGCTCGCCTGAGCCATAGTGGTACTGGGAATACCTGTCATCTGAATTCCGCCATTTGCGAAAATCTTGATATTTACTTCCTTGAATCCTGGACCAGTTTCGAGCGCTCGCCGCATAATAATTGTGGACTGATTGAAGAATGTCTTGTTGCTAATCTTTCGATTTGTGAATGCATCTTTGGAGCTTGTGCCTACCATCTTATCGCGGTGTTCCATCTTCAGGATTCCTTCTCCAGGATATCCGAGCGGAATGAGTTTCGCATGGATCTGTTGAAATAATGAGATTAGGTCAATTTGTGTGGAGAAGTTTGCTGTGGCAACCATTGTAGAAATTCGAAGATTTGTCGGCTGGAGAAAGGAGATTGGTACAGAAGCGTTTGTCATTTTTTTTGGGGGTCCTGCGTCTTTAAAAGGGTGTAACATCCTCCAATTTTTTCCGATAGGTCTTAATAATTTCTTTTAGACGGCTCTTTAATTCAAGAGTATTTGTCACGCGATTCACAGCAGGATCTGTAATTGTGAGCAATTCTTTCATATTATTCAGATTTAGAATCTTCAGAAGATACCCAATAGAAATTATATCTTCTGCTGTTTCTAAAATGGATTTACGAGTTTCAGGTTCAGCCTCATATGGACTATGCAACCACTGGTAAAGCATCTGCGTTAAAATATTGGAATCCTTCGGTTGCAATAGAAAGTGACGCAAGTCACCCCTCCAACGAAATGCATCCAAAATCTTGGGAGTATTGCGCCCTCTGTCAATTGTTTCAATTCGCTTTTCAAGAGTCTTCACTGAAGGTGGCAAGAACTGAAGACGGAAGAACCGGTGGCGCAACGATGGGTGAATTCCACTAATACAGTTCACAATAAAGATGAGACAGATCTCTCGTGCGGATGTTTCAAAGACTGGGCGCAGAGCTAACTGAGCAGATTCTGTAAGGGTCTCGGCTTCGTCCAGAATAATAAATCGTGGGGGTGTTATTGCTGTAAGAGATGGCAGAATTGGTTTACACTGAATAAATGGATAGATTTTTGCGCGAATTGATTCAAGTCCTCGCTCATCGCTTGCATTCAAGAAAAGCGCTGCACCAGGTGGAATATTTTTTCCATAGAATGATGTGATAATTCTGCGTGCGGTGGTTGTCTTACCGCATCCAGGGGGCCCTACAAGGAGTAAATGATGGATTGTTTCTGGTTTACTGACAAATGACTCAAGAAGTGCTTCGCGGACTTCATCAATTGCGTGTATCTGGTTGTTGTTATTGTTATTGGACTTTTTTGGCTTTACTGTCTTGCTCATAGAAGGGGTGCACTATTATATGACTATGGGGCAAATTTAAGCGGTCTTTAGTTTGGATGTGGGTCTTTATGCTCTTATGCTACCTGTGGCCTAAAGGTTCTAATGATGAAAAGAAATAGAAAACATGGAGGACAGCCCTATACAGAAGCCCATACGAAAGAGGAGAACAAAGCAAGAGATAGCAGCGGCTTTAGCGGCAGCTGCGGCGGCAGCACCAGTGGATGATACATCTAATGCAGCGCAAGATATTAAGACTAAAGGGCGTGGCAAGAAGAAGATTCAGCCTGTTGTTGCAATTGTTACAGCGGATGGTATTCAGGGTTCATTTGATACATTTCATAAACGGCCACTAATTGCTCATCTAGATATTAATATTAACGATATGGTGTTTTATGATCAGCCTCTTCACTATAATCCTGACATGAAGGATTTACTGAAGGAGCCTGAGCCATATGATGCGAATAATGAGGACCCGTTTGTAAGTGTTCTAGAGGCAGTTGAAGAGACTGATATTACAGCTAAAGCTGTTGTGGCACCTGTTGTAGCTCCTTCTACAAGTGGAACTGTGAGTGCTGCAAGTAATACTAGACGGGAGTTTGGCCCACAGGAACTTTTGGCGACTTTTACTGATACGAAACGGACGCATGCTCTCCCTGAGAAGACTGATGTTATGTGCTACTGGTGTTCTCATCAGTTTGAGGGTCGGCCTTGTATTATTCCTCAGGCATGTATTGATAATATTTGGAGGGTCTATGGAAACTTCTGTAGCCCTTCGTGTTCACTTTCATACCTTCTGAGCCAGATTATGGATACGCATGTTCGTTGGGAGCGGATTGCGCTGTTGAATCGTCTATATGGCGCATCTGTTTCTGGACGGATCTACCCTGCACCACCTCGTGAGACATTGGCAACTTTTGGCGGAACATTCAGTATTCAGGAATATAGGAATGTTATTGATGAGAAGAAGCTGCGTGTTGATATTAACTATCCTCCTATGGTTTCAATTCTGGCGAGTATGGATACAAAGCCTATTGATTTCTATGAAACAAGCTTGAAGAATACCTTTGTAAGTGTTACACATGATCGGTTTCATAAGGCGGAGGAAGGGCTGAAGCTGCGGCGGACAAAGCCACTCAAAGATAGGGGGTCTACATTGGATTCTTGTTTGAATATTTCGATTCGTACTGGTGGAGTTTAAAAAATTGTTTTGCATCTAACTATTTTTTGGTATTGTATAACAATACCAAAAAATTGATCCCCTTCTTCCCTCTTTTAAGGGTAGAATTCCAAAAATGACCACCGAACTACCTGACATTCTAAACAGTATTCGCAAAGACCTTCACTCCGAGATTGATCGGGTCTTTACAAATGGAAGTCAGTCAATTTATGCGTATCTCACTAAGAAGCTTGAGGAAACTCATGCTCAGCAGCTAAAGGAGATTTATGATCGCCTGGATAAGTTGTCTGCACCAACACCAGCGCCAGCACCAGTTGCTGAACCGCGAATTCCTGAAGTATACTTTACAAATGTAAATATCAGCGAAGCTGTTCAGAATATTGAGATTGATGAGGAGGATGGAACCGTTCATGAGGAGGATGATGTACTAACTGTTCATGATGATGTATCTCATTCAGAGGTTATTGATGTAGTTGATCAAGAGGAGGATACTGAGATGGTTGTTGGTGAGGTTGTTGAGGAGCTAGACCAGGCTGAGGAAGAGCAGATTGAGGTTGTTGAGGATCAAGCGGAGCCAGACCAGCTAGACCAGGAGGCTGAGGATGACAACAACGAGTCATTAAATGAGATTGAGGTGGATGGCGTCGCATATTACTATGATTCTAATGGTGATGTGTGGGGTCTCAATGAAGACAGCGAGCCTGTTGCCATCATCGGTAAATACAACGAAGAGGATGGTGAGTTTGAACTCTTCAGCCAGGATGGTGATCAAGAGCCAGAGCCAGAGCCAGAACCAGAGGGTCTCCAGTGCGAAGAGTTCACCTACAAGGGTCGCACTTATCTGAAGGACGATGATAACAATGTCTATACGACAGAAGGCGAGGAGACCGGCTATAAGTTTGTAAATAACAAGCTAGTAAAGTCCGTCTAAATAAAAACCTCTATAAATATATATATGGCCGATTTTTTACAATATATTCCACCTTCTATGCTGGTTTATCTTGCTTATATTTACAACCGAGCATATGATATTGCTGCTCCAACAGTTAATCAAGTTATGATGACATATAGTGCGGTATTAGAGAGCTTCCAGTCAAAGACAATCTATGTATTCTTTGAAGATATACCTGTACCTGTGCCTTTTAGCTATACAATTGAATCGAATCGCCCTGTGCAGCCGGTTCAATGGTATTTTTTAAGTGATAAGAATCTTTTTGTTGACAAACATTCATGGGATTCTTTTGATTGCGAGTCTAATGATAAAAGTTTATATAAGAAACTATACTGGTTATCAAGTGAAATATATAATGGTGACAAACTTGTTGGGGAAATGAGTGAATTAGTGGAGACCATTAGATTTATATCACAAGATGGCCTTCCTCCTAGTCCAGATATTTTGATATCCTTGTGGAGTTATCAAGCTGGGTTCGTCCTACGCCGTTCAGATACTACACTTGTGGTAATCTCCTCTGAGGGGGCCGATTATCGGTTCAAATATGCGTGGTCGGCTGATCAGGAGCCAGCGTGGAAGTTGAGCTTAGTTAGGTGATTAAGTTGCCGCCGCAGTAATTACGCCTATAATCATTACACGCCCTGTCATTGAACCAACATTTCCGCCATTAATAACAAATGTCGCTCCTACTGCTGCGCCGCTAACTTGGCATTGAACAGTGGCGCATGTTGCACTAGCAACAGGTATTGCTAATACTGGTGTGGATGATGGAGCGCCAGTAAATACAATTGTAAAGATAGATCCTACTGCACCCAGAATTGATATTGTTTGGGTGCCAGTGTAGGCGGGTGTTACTATAAATACATTTGCGAGACTTGTATTAATTGTTAATGCACTACTTGTTATTGTGGAAATAGTAGACACTGCTTGTTGTAAAGCGCCACCTGTAATAGTTACACCTGCACCAGCAGTTACAGTGCCGCCAGTAAACAGCGAAGGACCCTTGTGCGCAACACCACCAGCTGTCGCATAGCCAGCAGTAGTTGTCACATTGCCACCAGCGGTCAGTAACGCAAGAGATGAATAGTAGAGACCGTCGGCGTGGTCAGGGTTGCGTTCAACCGAGTAGAGAGCTACATTTGGGGAGCTGGGGTCAATAAAACCAAACACCGCCTTGTTATTTGCATCAAGTAGGCTCTGGCCATTACCAGGAGATGTTGTAACTTTACCATCGGTCGCGCTACCATTGGTAAACGCCATCACCTGTACCAAAAATGTTGGCACATTAGGGTTGGGGCCACGATATAACTTCTTGCCAGTCTCAACAAGAATAGTACCAGCAGGGATAGAAACTCCCTGTGTTTGCCCATCCCTATAAGGTGCGGTAAAGGTGCCGGTTGTCTTGAAGTTAACAGTTGATGTAGAATACTGGAAAACTTCATTTCTCATCTCGGCTACAGCAATATACTGGAGATTTGTGCGAACTGACATGTTAGTGGCAAGAGATGTCATTCTTAGTATTATACTCTTTATCTAGAAAAAAAATTTAAATTAACCGTCTAAAGTTTTATTTCAATTATATCATAGGGGAAAGGTAAAGATGGCCGAACTTAGTTTAGATTCACCCTTTCCCAATAATCAATCTTGGACTCTGTATTTTCACGATACAGAGAACAAAAAGTGGACTCTTGATACTTTCCTTAAAGTAACAACAGTTGGAACTTGGCGTAGCCTCTTTCATCTTATTGATACAATTGACTACGATCTCTGGCAGCGAGGTATGTTTTTCTGGATGTTGGATCCTATTCCTCCGCTTTGGGAGAATTTTGCCAATATCCGGGGCGGAAACTATTCCATGCGAATTAACCAGAAGGATATTCTGGATGTATTTACAAAATATATGATTGCTTCTGTAACTGGTGAAGCAACTTCTCAAAAAGATAATTTAATTCACGGAGTTGCAATGACCCCCAAAAAGGGATTTTATGTTATTAAAATTTGGAATAAAGATAGTACAAAGTTTAATAACGCTGATGATTTAGTGGTTCTTGATAAATGTATCAAGCCTGGAGAAGTGATTTATACTCCCTTTGTGGAAAAGCGTATGTAAAGCTGGTTACTTCTTGACTTTTCGTGTCTTCTTCGTATTTCTGAGAATTCGTTTAATAGATTTCATCCGTTTCGTGTATTCCTTAACACACTCTTTCATGAATTCTTTTTTTCCCATTTGGCGAACAATAAAACCAGTAATACCTTTAGCATTTTTGAAACCTTCCTCACAGCCTCTTTTTGCCGTTTGCATTCTACTTAGTCTTCTCTACAATAGTATTTCCTCGGAGCGGTGCGAGTACCAGTTTCACCTCACCCAAATTGGCCACAGTATATCTGATGATTAGAGGATAATCATTCTTCAGATACATTTCAATTGAGGGGCACAGATTTGTGCACTTTGTAAAGAGAACCAGATGCTTTAATAGGAATACACCCTGGACAATCTCGGAAGTCTTGGAGTTTCTTGTAACCTTCATATTAGACTGGTTCTCCGAAATAATTGTCTCCTGCTCTGCGAAATCACCCATACACTTGAAAATAAGTTCAGAACCGGAAGAAGTGATTTCCATGCGCTCTCCATCACCGAGACCGTTCATATCGCGGCAGATCTTCTGGAAGTCACTTGAAGGTAGACCAATAATGCTTGTAAAATTCAACCCAGGAATCTGGATATCCTCAACATTTGTGTCAAAGATCTTCAGTAAATAGGTAGTGGTCGTCGCCTTGTCAGCGTTCTCAATGCGAATGCCCAGCTTATTAGGATTGGATGCAGGTAAATAAAGAGTGAGAATATCACTATTACCAATTGTCTTGATTAGTTTGAATAGATAAATCATGTTTATGCCGAGAACATGCTTCTGGGGGCAATAATACTCATTGAAACGGTCGGAGTGAAGGCGGAGATAAACGAGCACGGTGTGCGTTTCGTCCATGGAAATCACCTTGAGACCAGTGTGGTCAAACTCCAGATTTGCCTCCGTAAGAATCTCCTTCAGAGCCTCAATGAGCGTGCGGAAAGCTGCAGCCTGTATTGTCTTAATCTCAAAAAGGTTGCCATTCGAATTTGACTGTAAGGATGCCATTCGTCTCTTATTGTCTCTTTCGTCGGGACTTTGCTTTAGACCTTGTATGAACGCGGTTTTTACGCACTTGTTTAGCGTTGTCCATGAGGCGATACCCTGCTGCAATAGCAAGTGGTGTAAGCATCCGCGCATTTGCGACAAAAGAGCCCATTACACTTGGCATGAAACCGCCGCTTTTGCGATTTTTTCTAGTCTTCCTATGAGTTCGCCCTCTCATACTTAATATATTACAATAAAATAGGATAAATGTTTACAAGTGCTAGCAATACATTAAAAGATACAACCTTACGATCTGTTGTATTTGGTAAAAAGGATCTTCCGGTTGTTACAGGCCCAGGTGGCCAGATGATTCTTGCCGAGCAGGTTGACAAGACTGCGTTTGATACATATGAACAGGCCTTAAAAGTGATGGCTCAACTTTCGCGTATGATATATTGCGATTCAGGTATTCTTCGTGAAGTTATTATGAGCCCCGCTTTTGGAACAGCTGATGCTGCATCAGTAAATGCTAAAATTACAGAGCTAGATGCTAAATATAATGGTTTAAGACGCACTCCTTCAGCATATCCTGGAAGCAAGGATGGTCGCCCAATGCAATCGTATGTTATTACACCGAGCCAAGGCGCCGGCCCCCTTCTAGGACAATATGTATCAAGCCCAAGTGATCTTACTTATATGTTTCTTAGTGGAGCAACCTTACAGAGTAAGTTTAGCTTTTTCCAGCCAAGCGATCTTGTATTAGTATTCAAGGGTTCCAGTACAGTCAAAAACTTCCAGCATGATTTATATTCGCAGTTCACTCCATCTGATCTGAGCAAAATTATGCCTCCAGGAACTGCTATGTCAACTGGAGCTGGTAAAAACAATATAGTGCCTTCTTCCTTCGTTAAGCCTATTTTAGAAAGTTGGGAGCTTTTGAAGCAGGGTCTAACACAATTTAACCCAACACGCTTGTTTGTTACTGGACACTCTCTGGGTGGTGCTTATGCGTCTTTGTTCACATTTATTATGGCTGAAATTCGCGCGGCGTCTTTCCCATCAATTCAGTCAATTCACAATATTACCTTTGGCGCACCCACAATATTAAGCGACGGTGCAAGAAATACATTCAATGGTCATCTTGATAGCGGAATTGTTACACTTGACCGTGTGACATCAACCGGTATCTTTTCAAAGCTGGCGGATATTATCCCATCTATACCTGCTGGTTTTTCGCATCCTGGATTCCAGCCTCTTCGCACAGAAATGTATCCTGAACTTAAAACCGGTCGCGCGTATACATTTGATACTGTACGCAAAGTCTACCAGAAAGGTGGACTTCTAGGAATTGGTGTAGAAAAGGGTGCTTATGAAGTTGCTACAAAGTCTCATATGCCTAATAAGCTTGTTATTGGTGCAAAAAATAAGCTGATTCAGGCGTTCACTCATGCGGAATATTATGATATGACTTATCTTGGAGCATTTCGTTTAGCTGGAATGAAGAATCCTGGTCTGAAGGCGAGTGATGGAGCGTATTACACCTTTGTTGCTGATTTATTTGCTGATGGTGTGAAGTTTCAGTATGTGCCTACAGAAGCAACTGCAACCGCTGAAGAGCCTACTGAGGCGACTCCGGTACTTCCTGGGGCACCACCACCCAGCGGTGGTGGGCGTCGCCGGCGCAATCGTCTTACTCGCAAGAAGAATCGCAAGCAAAGCCGCACACGAAGCAATCGTCGTTAAAAGTAAACCCCAAAAATACTAACTGGGTCTATCATTTCAATTTCGTTTCTGAATAATCTTTACACCTTTCATCTTTTTTGCTCTATCTTCTAGAGAATTTACCCAACCCTTTTTTTGATCCCACTGTCCATAGAAGATATGGTAAGAATCTTCCCATTGTAGAGGAGTCATCTTTAAGGAAAAATGCTCACGACTTACAAACTTCCTATCAAGCATGAAATACACATTATTTTTTCCCAAAATGACAGGATATGGAACGTCATTGTTTCCAACTAATGAGAAGTATTTCTCTGGCTCGTCATCTGGCATTTTAAATTCATAGATCTCGTGCCCAACAAATACATAGGTATTTGCTGGAGAAGCTAGCTCTAGAAGTATTGAGTTACCAACGAATTCTTTCGCTTGCGCTACCGTATGATCCCCAATTGTACCACCAGTTGATTTACCAACATAGACCTTCTTTACAATAAATGTTTTCAACAGTTTAGAATAATCTGGCTCTTTGTCAAAGTCTTTATTTGTATCCTTATAGATATTTACTGTTGATTTTTGAATAGCAACTTTAAAAGGGCGACCACCATTGTCGTGCGTATAGTATGTTGGCATATCTATTTAGGAAACAAATAAAACACTAAACAATCATCGTTAAAAATCTCAAAGTATTTTGCCCCGGTTGGAGTAGCAAATGCTCCCCTTTCTACTCCATATTTTTGGATATGATATCTGGTTCTATTTATCTCACATTATTCTACATCATCCTGCATTTTATGTTTGGCATAAACAACATCATAGAAATATGAATCCTTATTTCTTAGATGCGCTTGATGGAAGTATACAAGAAACAATAGGCCAAGGATTAGGGTTTTTCGTTCCATATATTTTTTATGAAACACATATATATCAACTAACAGGTGCAGCGACCTTCATATTTATAAGAGGCCTTATGCGCCATGATTCTCGTTGTATATCCCTTATAGGGAATCATCATTTAATTCACCATGAATCATTTAATTATAACTATGGGGAGCCATGGTTAGATTGGATCGCTGGTACTGGACATCCTGATGCGAAGAAAAGGCAATATGGGCTCATTTATTATTAGACGCAAATTGTTGCAAAATTTTTTATAATCTTTATAAAATGCTATAAAAAATTTAAGTATGCGCCTATTGGGAATCGAACCCAAGTTAATACCTTGGAAGAGTATTATTCTACCACTAAATTATAGGCGCAGTGCAGGACAGTTGTCCTATATGTGAAATGTGGAGACGGTTTAGGCCTTTTTTTCTGCCAGATCCCAAAAATTGTTCAGTTCCAAAGGAAATATGGAGCACATAGTGCTACTCAGTGACTTTATCACATAACTATTTTTTATAGCAAGGCTATAAAAATTGTTCAGCATTTATGCCTAATAATTTTTGGAATCGCAGATCCCAAAAATTGATCAACCCTCCCCCCTTACTATCTGGCATAGATACAATGGCAGCTCAATACAAGAAGCACACGCATCGCGAGCACATCCTGGAGCTCCCTGATACCTACATCGGTTCAGTAGAGACTACAGATGAGCACCGCTGGGTATATGATTCCGTAGCACAAAAGATGACTTATAAGAAGGTCCGGTTCAATCCTGGCCTCTACAAGATCTTTGATGAGGTTGTAGTTAATGCTCGCGACGCACTTGTTCGTTCGCAGACCGAAGCCGGCAAGACTCCAGTTAAGCACATCTCCATATCCTGTAAGGATACTTCTGAGGGACTCCTGCTAAGTGTGGAGAATGATGGCGATGGTATTCCTGTTGAGGAGCACCCAAAAGAGAAGGTCTATGTTCCTGAACTCATCTTTGGTCATCTCCTTACCAGCGGAAATTACGATAAGACTGAGGAGAAGCTTGTAGGCGGAAAAAATGGTTATGGTTCGAAATTGGCAAATATCTTCTCCAAGCGGTTCAGTATTTCAATTGTTGATTCGAAAAAGGGGCTCCGCTACAATCAAACCTGGCGCACCAACATGAGCATCTGTGAGAAGCCCCTAGTTAAGAAGGCTTCCGCAGCAAAAGGCACCGTTCTCTGCGAGTTTATTCCAGACCTTGCACGGTTTCTCGGTGTAAGCGAGGATGGCAAGACCGTGTCAGCAGATATGCTTGCCGTTCTAAATACTCGCGCACTTGAGCTAGCAGCACTTGTAGGGAAGGATGTAAAGGTCACCTGGAATGGCGAGACAATCTCTACAAACTCATTTGAGAAGTTTGTCAAGCTATTCATTGGAACAAGTGATGCCATTGTAGCCTATGAGCGTGCTGGCCCTCGTTGGGAAGTAGCAGCAGTTCTTGCTCGCTCTCTATATGATAATGAGGGTCAGGAGGAGAAACACATCTCATTTGTAAATGCAATCAATACTCGCAAGGGCGGCAAGCATGTAGACCATGTTAGCAAGCATATTCTCGGAGAAATCTGTGATGTTGCCCTTAAAAAGCGAAAGCTTACTCTAAAGCCTGGCCAGATTAAGGATTCAGTTGTATTCTTTGTGAATGCATCCATTGTAAATCCCTCATTTGACAGTCAAACAAAGGAGACCCTTACAACAACATCAAGTAAGTTCGGTTCTACTCCTGTATTTGGAGGGAAACTTGTTGAGGGGCTCATCAAAGCCGGTGTGTTGGACGAGGCGCAGGCTATCGCCGACGCGAAGTCTGCAAAGGATGCGAAGAAGACTGATGGCTCCAAGCGTCGCACAATTCGCGGTCTACCCAAGCTAGAAGACGCTCTCTGGGCCGGCACTCCCAAGTCAGGTGAGTGTACACTAATCCTTACAGAAGGTGACTCCGCTGCAACAAGCGCCATCGCTGGTCTCAAGGTAGTTGGACGCGAGAAGTGGGGCATCTATCCTCTTCGTGGTAAGCTGCTGAATGTCCGTGATGTGTCTACAAAGAAGGCGACTGATAATAAGGAACTGTCCGAAATCAAGAAGATTCTGGGTCTGGAGCATGGGCGTAAGTATAAGGATGTGCGCGATCTCCGCTATGGTCGCGTGATGATTATGAGTGATCAGGATGTGGACGGCTTTCACATTCGCGGCCTCCTCATGAACTTGTTCCACTCCGAGTGGCCTTCGCTCATGAAGATCGGAATGCTGTGCTGTCTTATTACGCCTTTGCTGAAGGCGACAAAGGGTGGCAAGACCGTCGCATTCTATTCGGAGTCCGAGTATGAGGCGTGGAAACTAAGCGCTGCTGGCTCGGCGCCAGGCTGGAAGACTAAATACTATAAGGGATTGGGCACGAGTACTCCTGCGGAGGCGCGAGAGTGGTTTGAGGATCTCCACGATATCAAGTATCTCTATGACGACAAGACTGATGAGAGCATGGAGCTCGCATTCAGCAAGTCCAAGGCCGATGCGCGAAAGACTTGGCTCGGAACTTATAATCCGAAGAACTATTTGGATCCTTCTGGGCGTGAGGTCCCTTATACGGATTTTGTCCATAAGGAGCTCATCCATTTCTCCAATGCAGACAATATTCGCTCCATTCCAAATGTGATGGATGGCCTCAAGCCTTCTCAGCGTAAGATTCTCTGGGCAGCTTTCAAGCGGAATCTCCGTAGCGAGATTCGTGTAGCACAGCTTGCAGGTTATGTGAGTGAACAGGCGGCTTATCATCACGGCGAGACATCCCTTACAGGTGCTATTACTGCAATGGCGCAGACTTTCGTTGGTAGCAACAACATTAATCTGCTAGTCCCTGTTGGACAGTTTGGGTCGCGACTTCTCGGTGGTAAAGATGCGGCGAGTCCTAGGTATATCCAGACTTATCTAGAGCCGATTGTAGATACAATCTATAAGAAGGATGACTCACCGGTTCTTACTTATGTGGATGATGACGGGACGAAGGTTGAGCCTGAGACCTATTATCCGGTTCTCCCTATGCTTCTTGTGAACGGCTCTATTGGAATTGGCACAGGTTTTAGCACGGATGTCCCGCCGTTTCATCCGCTCCAGCTAGTGCAGAATCTGCGGTGCCGTTTGCGTGGTGAGGTCGAGACCCTTGCGCCTGTCACTCTCGACCCATGGTGGTTTGGGTTCAAGGGAAAGACAATGCGCCAGGGGACCGGTGTATGGTCGACACATGGCTTATATGTATTTGATGACACGAAGATGACTGTCACCGTAACAGAGCTACCTGTGGGAACCTGGTCAAAGGATTACAAGACATTCCTAGATGAGATTTGCGCAGTGGAAGGGTCTGAGGCGATTCTCAAGGGCTTTGATGACTTGTATAATGATGTAGATGTGAAGTTTGTGTTATACTTTGATCACAACTCCTATTATGGATGGAAGTCCGATATTGCTGGCTTTGAGAAGAAGTTCCAGCTAGTGAATACGCATCGCTGCACAAACATGGTTGCCTTTGATGCGACGAATAAGCTCCGTAAGTTTGCGTCAGTTGGCGAGATTCTGGAGCACTATTATGAAAAGCGCCTGAATGTATATGAGAACCGTCGTCTCTACCAGATTGGTCTGCTAGAGGCGGAGGAGATTGAGACAGATGCGCGGATGCGTTTCATTATTGCTGTGTTGGAACAGCGGATTGTTATTGCGCGTGCGACTGATGAGGCAATTGTTGCAGCCATTCGCAAGGAGAAGCTACCGCCCATTTCTCTGCCTATGGATGGCGCGAACATTAAGGCATATGAATATCTGTTGCGTCTACGCATGGACCGTATGAAAGCGAGTGCTGTTGCCGAGGCTGAGGCAGAGCTTGTAGGGCTTCGTGCGAAAATTACTGCGCTCAAGGGGTCAACAGCCGGTTCTCTGTGGATCTCAGACCTTGCGGACTTTGAGAAAAAGTGGACTCAGTATGCGAATGAACGTCAGGAGACTGGGGCTATTGCAGAGGCTGCAGGAACTAAGAAGACTACTGTTAAGAAGCCGCGTGTAACTAAGAGCTCTGCGTAAAGAGCTAAAGATCACATAAAGGGATTGAGAGGTAATGTCCGTGATCCAGCGGATGACATTGACTGCGGCTGTGATAGGGGAATCGGCATATGGCTGATATCATTCAAATAATAGTGGTAGTATTGTACTTCAGAAAAAATTTTAGGAGCGCACCAATCAATAACAATCTGGTTTAATTCGCTAACCTGTCCTTCAATATTATTCGGCAGGTTTTTTGCGTATTGGTAAAATAATCCACGCATAACGATTTGGAGTTCGTCCACCGATTGGGGATCAATTACCCACTGCTTATCGGCAGACAGGCGGTAAACCTCTGAGCGGATTCCATTTTGGATTGTGTTAATATTTTTCACGCTAAAAAAGGCACTTGTAAGATTATTTGTCTCCCAGTTTCCACGAAGCATATCGGTTTCGGCATCCTTCCCTGCACTAGTGCGGTGAGTAAATACTTTCGCTGCGGCATCAGACAAGAATCCACCAGCGGAAGGTTCTATAGCGAGATTTACACGACCGTTCTGTCCTTTATATCCATATGTTGTGGCCGGAAGCTCAAAATCTGATTTAGTGTGCTCCATGGAACTCTTCTAATTAATTTTATATTTTATCGGCACAGATTTTAATCGGAAACAGATTTTAATGGGAAACAGATTTTAATCGGCAGCTCAAAATAATTTTCTCGGCAACTAATATAAAACTAAATGACCTCTGTTCTCCCCCACATTAAGACAATTGCCTCTGAAAATGCTTACTTTGTTACTATTGCAAGTTTATCGGTATTCGGGAATGGTCAAGCCACTAGTCTCCCAGTCAATGGCGGTGGTAATCAGATTCTAAACTGCGGTGTGGCGGCTGGAACAGCTGTAACAGGTACTAATGCTGTCTTCTCTACAGCTGTATGGGCTTCACAGGGTGCTACCTCAACACTTGTGAATAACTCTGGTAAGGTTCTCCGCGATCTGGGCAAGACAGTTGTATCATCTCTCCGCACTTTCCGCAAGGTTCAGGCGGTTGTTTCCTCTTTCTCAAGCGGTTCATCTGTTGGTGCACCTGTAGGAAGCACCGGTGCTGTTAGTAATTCTGGTGCCCTCGCGCAGACAGTAGGTGAGGAGTTCCTGACTGGTTACATTGAGATCGTAGGTCTCAGCGGCTTTGCGGCTACTGCCACCCCTGCGGCCGTTGCTCGCATGGGTTAAATCACTTGTGATTTAATACAGGCTTGAGACTAATAAAGGCTTGAGGACACTAGGACTATCTAATTAAAAATATATAACACTTTTTTGTTTAATAATTACATTACTAAACAAAAACAAGAAAGCCTTTAATTTTAATACCTACTTATAGATGAACTGGTATTTGATACTCTACATATTTCTGGCGATAGTAATCGGCACATATCCTACCATGGTATTATATCAGTCTGGCAGAGGTATAGCTGCAATTGTATATATTGTATCTGTGCTACTTGTATTAACATTCTACGGGCTGCGTTGGATAAGGTATGGCCCCAAACATGGTGGCAAAGGCGGCGCCTGGCCCCCAGTAATTAATACATGCCCGGATTACCTAACATTTTTCAATCGCCCAGATGATTCAGCCCCTAATGGAATGACCCCTACATGTATTGATTTTTTAGGAGTTAGCAGAAATACAGGTATTTCTAAGTGGCGCCATGATATGCCTCTTGACAATCCTTCATCAGATGACAAATATTATTTTGATCTTAAAACAACCTCTGCAGATCTGACTCTACGGAATCAGGAACTGTGCGCTAGAGCTGTAGAGAAGGGGCTATCATGGGAAGGCATCACAAATGGTGAGAGCTGCTATATACCATCTCTTCCAGTAAATCAAGATGGTTCTAGTGCGGAAACAAAGCAGTGCACACCAGGTCCTACTGCAGGGGCTTAGACTAAGTAACTTCTAGATGTTCAGGGGCTTAGACTAAGTAACTTCTAGATGTTCAGGGGCTTAAATTTGAGAACAGCAAGTAATCTAGAAGATGGATATTTCAGGCACATATTTACTACAACCTGAAGTTGAAAAAGCCTTAGAATCATGGGTTCATAATCGCACAACATCTGGGTTTTTCCTACATGGCCCCCCTGGTGTAGGTAAAACAACCCTTGTATACCGCGTATTCAAGGCGCTTGGCTATCGCGTAGTAGAACTAAACGCATCTCATACACGCACAGGCACCGCTTTTCGCAAGAGCATCCTCCCTTTACTCCGTCATGGAGGTGTAAGTGAATGGCTTACACAAGGCAGTCCCGAAAAAATTGTGGTATTACTTGATGAGATTGATGGTTTCAGTTCAGGAGAGCGTGGTGGACTACAAGAGCTGCTCGCGTTTGCACGAGCCTGGAAGCCAAATCAAAATACTCGGCCTCTAATTTTAATCAGTAATACTGTTGAGGGGCGCCCTATGGAACAGCTCCGCCGTCAATGTGTAAGTATGAAGGTTCGTCCTCCATCCAAGGAACTTCTTAGTAAATGGCTTGTGAAAGATGTGCCAGACGAGTGGGCTGCTATTGGAGATCTTCGTGAAGTGGTTCGTCTTAATACTGGTCTTCAAACATCTTCATCGGTTCTCTTCCAAGAAGATTCCGATGTAAGTGATATCCTTCTTCATGCATGGAGCCGTCTATATGATGATTGGGACCCTTACGAACATATTTGGCTTGCAAATCATGAGACAAATTTAGCAGGACTCGTGTTACATGAGAATCTTCCCAACAGGGTGCGAACAAAAAAGGGCGACACTAGCGAACTCTACGAGAAGATTTTCAATAAACTCATGATAAGTGACAAGGCCGATTTTGTTGCATTTTTCTACCAATGCTGGCCTGTGCTCCGAATTAGCCAAAGACTGAAGCTAGTTGTTCCCCAACAGATTATAAACATGGAGCTTCCTAAAGTAGAACATCCAATTGAGCCAAAGGAACTTATATTCACAAAGGTTCTCGCGAAGCAAAGCGCACTTTTCAATGCATGGAAAGAAATGTGTAAAGCCTATGACCAGGGCTTTGAAAAGGGGAACGAACAAGTGCCTATAAGGCTCTCGTGCGTTCTGGCGGCTGACCCTGCAAAGCAGGGCACTCGGTTTACACAGTTGGCGTTTCCTGTTTAACGCTCACCAGGGTGTAATAATTTTATAACATTTAAATCTTGTGTCCGTCCCAGACGATATGCGCGACCCACTATCTGTTTTTCCTCTTCTGTTGACATTGCATGAAGAAGAACAACATGGCTCGCGGAAATAATATTAAGACCCGCCCCAGAATAGGCCGAATTTAGAAATAATACTCGAGTGTGCCCATCTTCAAACGAATGAAGTATTGAATTTACAACATCTCTATTACCTTTCACTTGCCTTATAGACACATTCTCTGATTCGCATGCAATACGAATCTGGTCAAATGGATTGTCATATCGGCTAAATACAAGAAATCGCCCTTTTGGGTTCTCGCGTATAAGTTTGAGGAGCTGGTCAGGCTTCTTGAGTGGTCTATTTGGGTCTTCAACATCCATTGCTGGGGTTAGAACGGTCTCTCCTAACATTATGAGCTTCTTCGCATTCATGACGGCACGACACATAGGGCACTCAGGATTCTTCTCCATGCTGAGAAGGATACAGCGACCACAGAAAATCTGGCTACAGCAAGGAGTAATTGTAACTGGGTCAGGTTCATCATAACAGATTCCACATACTTCAGACTTGACATTTGAAATACGATCATGAAGAGTTTTGATCTGGCTCTCAAGACTAGAAATCTTCTCGCGGAGATTCTTCAACGCTAACTCCTTTGATGCCGGCGTTGCATATTCAAGTGTCTCCTTGAAGGCCAGCGTCTTTTTATAATTATCTAGTTCTTTTGTTCGTGTTAGATTCACAGCTTGTATAAGGGATATATTATCAGTTTCATTAACACCGAGAGCATTGAGAGCACCCTTTATATCACCCGCATGGAGTAGTGATTTAATACTATCATTAATAAGATTACCTAAAATCATAGATGCTACAGATGGTAAACATTCAATTATCTGCTCTTTGATGAGCGGCATATTAATAGATGTTTCTAAATATTCAGGGCTGCTTGTTAATACAATATTTCCACGCAAAGGATGAAGCGACATATAATCCTTAAAATAATTATTTGATCTTATATTAAAACACCCATAATAATAATTGCTATTACCTACGCTCTCTTTCTTGAGCCATTTTTCAACTTCTGGATGGAATGCGTATTTTTTACAGTTGTCAATTGATTGCTGTGAAAACCGACTATCACGGTGAAATACCATATTTGCCCATGATGCAGTGACAAACCAAATGAAACCAGCCTTAATACGATGAGTTGTTGAAGTAATATGAATTGAATCGGCTTCGTCAAAGAACGCGCGTTTCCATTCTAGATTATTCTTTTTACAGTATTGCATTAATGCAGGATATAATGTATTTGATACAATTGAGAAGTCACTCTTTAAAATATTATCAGCAAGAGATTTTGTTTCTGTTGTTTGCCCTTCTGTTTCTGTAGACTCTGCATCAATAAATAGACTCTTCCCCTTTATGAAGCATGCCTTCAGTGTTGTTTGTGATTCAATATAATCCTGCCACTGCCTATATAAATTATGAGGAACAACTATTAATGTATTTGCTGATAAATCATTTATAACATACTTCTTAATACTGAAGATAGAAGGAGAGTTATTTACTGATGTATTATTGTAATGTACCTGTTGGGTATTAGTTTTCATGCGAGCAATATGAGATAGCACCATTAAGGACTTTCCAACTCCAACGCGATCTCCTAAAATACCGATATTTGAATATAAGGTTTCATTAAATACAGGGCGACCCTTTGCACCAACCTTCTCGGCATTTTCCATAGCATATAACATTGATTTCTGATGTAGCCTTAATGGAACTTTTATTTCAGGGGGGGTCTCACACATCTCCGAATCTTCGCAAATACTATTTTGAAATATATCTTCCAATATAAATAAACCTCGTAATGGAGAGTAATAACTGCTCGAACTTTCATAAAATGTGCCTCTATTTGGTAAAGGTTGTATAATTGTGTTCATCACTGTGGTATTTTCCCTTAAAATCTTTAGACCTGTGATGCGTCAATTATATTCGGTGAAAATTCTAGATGTCAAATATGAATGAAATTGACCCTATTGCAATTGGAACTGTATTTGTGTTATTGTCAATGGTGCTTTGTGTAGCAAGTTCATTTCTTTGTGAGTTTAGAAGACAATATTATCGTGACATACAAAATAGCCAACTTGAAGAAATCTTACTTTAAGCTGATGTAAAAAAGTCACGAATAGATTTATCCTTAATAAAATATTTAATTTTCATCTCTGTTTTCTTAACAAATGGACTTGGCTTCTCACGAAACTTAATTTTATCAAAAGTATTTTCAGAATGGCTCATTACCAGCATAATCTTAAGGCAATCTAATTGAATAGTTGGATTTTGAAACCCATCTAAAAAAGATTTCTCTTCTGCATGTGTTACACTTTCATCGTGGATATGTGTTTTTAGATATGATCGTCTGAAAGCAAGAGTTCCATTTGTTGCATGAGTTGCTGAATAAGGTCCAAACTTATAGATTTCTCCGATATCTGTATAATACATATAGATTTCAGAGCAACCTGCTAGCTCAACTTTTGGATTGCGATTGAACATTAATACTGTATATGCAATCCGCTCAGGAAGATAATAATCATCGTCGTCCATACAAATAATAATATCACCTTTTGCTTGCTTATTAAGAATATTTCGTTTTGCGCCAATATTTGTCTTTGTGTCTAAGGAAATATAACGAACATTTGGAATATGCTTTGTTAGACTTGTGATTAGGTCACCAACCTTGTCGGTTCCATCGTCAAGGATAATCCACTCCATGCGGTCTTTAGGATATGTTTGTGCAGTGTAAATATCTATAAGCGTAGGAATAAATTTTCTGCGATTATAGGTAGGAGTTACAACTGACACAAATGGCTTAGTTGATGCCATATTTTCGCTTCTATATAATAGACGGGTGTGTATTTTTAAACTACCGCAGTAGTAGCAGAAGTCATACCTGTACCTGCGGCCTTTGCAAGAGATTCCATATATTTTGCCCTCTTGTTTATGGCTTCTGCATCAGGAATATATGAAATAAAACTCATAAAAAATCCTTCAACTGTTCCTTCAGAAACTGCGCCCTGCCTTATAGGGATTATAGCATATGACTTAACTGTGTTGCCACGAAGCATTTGGATAAAATAATATATTACAACAAATGGAGCAAAAATAGCTCCGTATATGAAATAGAGAATCACATATGGTGGATCACGCATAACTGCATCATTAGCCGCAAGATGTCCTGAATAGATTGCAAAAAGAACAAACAGAAAAACAAAGAATGAAAATACAATATTCTTAATGATTTCTGTTATAAGACTTTGTGGAGGCGGCGATAAGTTTGTACCAGAGATATCTATATTTCCAGATGCATCCGTTATTGATGTATCACTTGTTTCGTATGCCTCAATCTTGGCTCTATTTGACATCTGCTCTTTAACAAAGCGCTCTGCGTCCGGGTCGGTTGTAGCTTTGTATAATTTATAAGAAATCATATTCTTTATTCTTGAAAAAATGGACTTGATCCCTTCAAGACTCATCTAACAATAAAAGAAGAGAATAGTCATACAATTATAGCGCCCACTTCAAACCACCCATACCACTTGCTACCTCAAACCAATTGATGTTTTCAACATAAACTGCTAAATCATATACATAGTTCGTATTTTGCGAAAGTGGCCATGGATCAACCTCCACTTGAAAGACTCTTACACGACTTGTATTGAGCGAGCCAGTTGGTTGTGTTGAAGGACTTTCAAGAGAAAACGAATATACAGGAAGATACGCAGCCTCTTTTGCAGCGCCCCCATTTTCATAGCGCCATGGAGTAATCTTCGTGAAATAATCAGTTGGCTTCTCTTCTTGTGCTTCGTTACCATCCAAAAGTATGCGCAAATTCCGAATAATCTGGATCTGTGTGGCAGGTTGAATGAGCCCTGAGGAAATTTTATTTGTTGCTATAGCAGACGCCTTCTTAAATGGTTGCGCAGGATAATTCCACCAGTTTGTCCAGTTCAGCACATCATTCTTATATTGAAGACTATCCGACCTCCGTGGAACAAATAATATCCGATTCACAGGATTATGCGTCTCCAAATCTAGAATCTGTCGGTTATACATTCCAGGAAACGAATATCGTGTTGTTTGATACATAAGATATGACAAAGGCTGGCTAGCAAAAGTCTTTCGCTCATCATCTGTAAGGTATGTAAAAGTACATTGAATTCGTGGATTCAGAAACCAGGTAGGTAATACAGGTGGTGTATAACCAAAATCTACTGCAAATAGATTAAATACTCCATCAGGTTGCCCAGACGGACCACTCACATCCATATAGGCTGGTTTATTACCTGGTAGGTCTGATGCACCTGTATTAACTTTATAACCCGGTGCTACACGATATCCATTGACATCTAGAATTGTATAGAGTTCTTGGATTGGCCTTAGAGTAAGTTGTATTTCGCATTCATGGGATTGAAGCGCCACAAGTGGGAGCGCATTTGTGAATGACTGTGTAAACCAGAATGGAAGTGGAACATGAATATCTTGTCCAGGAATACTGGGATTATTTGCCTGTTGACCAGTTGTTCCATCTGATACTACAAGTGGATAGCCCTTGTTAGGAGGGGTGCTTCCATCTATACCAGCATAGAGGCCATTAGCAGGATTATTTAATTCGTACACATCACCTATAAGGCGTTGCCACTTTGCAAATTCATCTTGGTCTAGATCAGCATGGGCTTTTGCAATTATATAATCAGAGTCAAACTCCTGGATTTTTTGGCCGCCAACATGGAAAGACGCATGCTGAATTATATGAGCTCCTAAATATCGCACCCATTGGAAATTAAACTGTTTTGCTGTATTTGGATTTGGAGCTTCAGTATATCGAGCTTGTCTCTGATTATATGGTGGTACTGCTACTGAAACATCCTTACAGTATATATCAGGAACACGAAAAGTAAAATAGAGGTCACTCAGTAAATCGGCTACGCGCTGAATTTTTACACGAAGTTGAATGGGTCTATCATAGAATAGCTCATTCTGGCCTTCAAGCGCAATAGTGACAGACTCTTGACTGAAGTGACTATAACGTCTAAAATTCTTATAGAAGTATGTGAATTGGGGATTTCCGCTTAAAATAGTATTCTGTGCTCCGTAAGACACCAATACTATTAAACCGCCACCTGGCATTCTCTTATTTTAGACTAGTGATTATGAAATTTAGACCCTTAAATGGATTAAATTTGATAATTGAATTCTTAGATTATGTGGAAGATGAATACTGTGTTGTCCAGTAAGCATCTGTTAAATAGTGAGGCGCGTTGTCAGCACCGGCGCCTACAATGTGTGCCGAGGGACCCTTATTCATGAGAGCATTAATCTCAGTGAATGAGAGGGCATAACTGAAGTATTCAAGTCTACTAATCATTCCATTCATTGGACCCTGGAATCGGAGACCACGCTCATCTGCACTGGGAATCTGTGTCTGAGTAAACTCTACACGACGCTGAGAGAACACAAAGAAGTTTCCAAAATTCTGGTAAGGAAGACTTCCATCAAACTTCAACTTCTTCGCTAAGTTCCCATTCAGATATAGTTCTAGAGAGTTGTTGCGACATATAATGGTAAAATAAAACCACTTCTTCACAGGAACATTTTCAACATCAATATAATTATTCCATGTATCACTATTATTCATGTATACGCGAATTGTATTTGTCTTTCCTAACAGGAATACACCAGGGCTCATCAGAGGATAGGCCATATTATAACCCTTGTGGAATACATGGAGAAGAGCATCCTGATCATTAAATGAACTCTCATTTATCTGTAAAAAGAAGCTATAAGAGAACTCAATACCTGTCCGTTCATTATCAGATAACACTACAGGAATTGATACAGGGTCATTAGGGTCCTGTCTTATTTCTCGTTGTTTATCACTGGGATAAGTATAAGGTAATAGAGCGGTGCGTGTTTTTGCCACCTGAGTCATAGAACGATAGATATATTCACTCGTCATCATTGCAATATATACAACTGATACAAGCACAATACCAAGTAAGATTTGTGGAACTGGTGCTGTCCCGTTTAAATAAGAAACAACCGGAGAGCTACTGTTTGTTGCTGACATCTACCAAAGACTTCTAAATTTAAGCATAGAGTTATATTTCTAAATTTAGAACTTTTTACATTATACTAGTGTGGCATTTAATTCATTTTAGGATACTCTAGAGAGCTGCTAGCCTTAGGATCTAATAATGACTTTAGCCATCCTAATAAACTATATTGATAGTTAGGGCCCACCATGAAATTGCGATACACCTGCTCAGGATTCATCGCGTAACCATAGGCATTTACATTACTTATGAAGCCACCGAAGCCTGTCTTATCGAGTAATGTTAATTGGTAGCCAGATGGATCCACCTTGAAAAAGCTGGGCAATACGCAAGAACGTGCCAACTTTCCATCCATATATACATCAACTGAGCGACCGCTGAGAACAACCGTTATGTTAATCCAACGCTGTAATTCAACCTCAACTAAATCACATGTGGGGAAATAACCTGTATCTACACCTTGAGGAGATACACTGAAATCTCTAGCAAATGAAGATAGAGGTAATGCATCCGTTACAGGCCCTGGTGCTCCACTTTGAACACCTCCATCTGCTGACTTAGAGTGAACTCGTACTGACAGCGTGTTCTTGAAGGCTCCAAGATATACCCGAAGAGTGTCAAAGCCAGTTGAGCTAATGCCGCCAAGACTTAACACGTGCTTATTAAGATCGCGGCGATACTTGTAATCATTGATATACATCCATAATGATACTGAATACTCACCACCTTCGTATAATGGAGGCAAGTTTGTAGACGGCACAATTGTTGCCTTACCTATCATACGTATAGCGGACTGGGGCCCGTTAACAATTGTAGCGATAGCTGGAACAGCGTCGCCATATAAATACTGATATAAGTAGTAAAGTGCTACTACTAGAACAACTACCGCGATAATTGTCGTAATGTTTCCAACGAGAGCCATACTATTCTATACTAGCGTATTTTTTAATTATATGGGGTTGTCCAGAACTCTAGAGGAGATGCTGGTGGTGTATTTGTAGTTGGGCAACTAACCCCAGGAGGGCAAAATGCGCCAGATGCAATGGCATCTTTTACCTTAAAGTATGGCTTGCCACGAGTATCCGAAGACCGTGTATGCTCAACAATTACTTCTTGGTATGATAACCGTCTCGCAGCTACACGCACATTGCCGATTACTCCTTGTAGATTTGACGATCCAGAATATAGACTATTTTTATTAACCATTGGGATTCGCTCGAGTCTTTCAGATACAACAGTCTTATTATTATATAAAATATCAAATCTTCGCCCCTCTCGTAACACAGCAACCTGAACCCATGTTTGACGAGGAATTGGTGGTAAGGCTATTATTTCAGGTGTAGCCCTTTGAGTATATACTTCTAACTGCGCACTATCATCGGAATTAGAGACCTGTAAGGCTAAACACTTATCTACATTCAAAATATTTGAATAGTTGCTACCGATCAGCTTAGTTCTCTGACCAGGCTGTAAATAGATATAAAAGACCAATGACCCCCCTCCATTCATGAAGAATGGGTCAATAAATTCATCACTTGTCGCAATAGGAATTGGATTTGATAATAAAATCCCATCTTTTCCATTATCAATTAATGTTTTATTAATTAGAATTTGATTAAGACCATTTACTGACTTTGTATTTGGCCAAATATAACTTATTAAAAAAAATGCCAATGTAAAATTTATTACAAAGGAAAATATAAAGATGCTAATATTTCCGAGATTCATCTGATACCAAACAACATAAAAAATTATGTTAGTGATGCAAGGCTACCTGCGACTGCTGCAGCAGCTGCACATGATGAGGTCTCTTGTAGTGATGTTACATCAAAGTCACTAGTGCTGAGCGCCGGTAAAGCAGTTCGCATTTCTACAGGCATAATAGTTGTAGGCCATATATGAAGATTACGTAATTGAACACCTGGTGTTGGGGATGGCCAAAACTTCCCCTGAACAGGTTTCGGTGGAGTTGTTAATGACCGTGTGCGTGAAAGCATACCATTTGTATAAACCTCTAATGTTTTATTACTTAGAATAATCCCAATACGAAATGCTTTACGCATAGGAACATTATATAATAGGATTCCTTCTGTATTATTATTTTGTGTAATTACGCTTATTTGAAGATCATTTGTATCACGTGTAAGAGCAAATACAAGAGAAGGATTTGTAATCATACTTGCAATAGTAGCTTGTTGTGCGCGCCCATTTGGAATAGGTATAGTGTCATCTCCCTTATAGAAGATTATTCTAGGAGCACCAGTATAATTATGTGCATCATCAATCTGTATATCAACAGTTAAACTGTAATTTGCACTTGAATTTGTAGAGCCTAATGGAGTATTTACTGCTGCTAATGGGGCGACATCGGTTTTAGTACGCCAAAATAATTTATCATTTCCTGCGACGGATGGCACTGGAATAAATCCAGGTTCATCACCATTCATTTTAAAAATAGGATATACCAGAAAATGTATTAATACTAATACAAGTGCTACTATCAAAATAATAAGTATAGCCCTAAATACAACTGATAATACTGTACTTTTCATATCTCCCTGATAGGATTGTTGTGGGGCATAAGCCTGTGTGGTGCTACCTGTAGGGGCACTCTGAAGTAATAATTTTAGTGCGTCCGCCATAAGGAACTCTGCTGTAATACCTGATTAATTTTTCCAATGTACAAAATAAAGAATAGTTCCAACTACTATAATTGCTCCAACACCAGTTGTAACACCTTTCAAATATGATCGTGTGTTTATTTCTGTTAAATCATCTGAGTTCCAAATTGGTGAACGCCCTCTATTGCCAAGTTCCGAATAGTAGTGAATAACTTCTTGTTCTGTTTTTTCCGGTTTATTAAGCATTTTGTTTACTTTGTTATGTATAGCAACAGTCCATTTGAAAAGATCCGCTCGTGTATCAAGTGATACAGATATTGGGGACTCTTTTAGATGAGCCGTATAATGTTCGCGACATACAGAACATGGAATTAATCGTGTGAGAGCCTCATAGAACTCTTTAGCTGCACGCTTATCAGCATATGTTGGCTCTTTAGGATATCCAAGTGCTGCAAAATGCATTGTATTCCAAAAAAATGGACCCCAGACTTCTGGTGAAATATGCATTTAACTATACAAGCAAATATTAAATTTTTAATTTACTAACATTCGTATAGGACCGGTATAATTATCACTTAATGCAAATAAAAAACCAAACCAAGTCATATAATCTCTATGTGGAAAATCAGGTGCTATATCGGCATGATAAGTCTCAATTGCTGTTATATGTTCTTGATTTTTAATTAACATATCAGTATATATATGTTCATCATTTCCCCATAATACTTTCATCTTTTTTAAAGAGGCTAGCGATGTTTGATATAGTTGTGGAAACTGTGCCCAAGCCTTACTTGAGCCAATAATTATTCCACCCCCTATATATGGATTACACCGAAATGAGTTAAAATCATTCAAGTTATTTATAGAAATGTCTCTTCTAAGCTGAAAACAGATTTTATCGCCTATATTAAGTAATTGTAGTTTATTAATATTTGGAAAGGTTGTAAGATATGGTTTTAGTTCAGCATCCATTCTTACACAGCCAATATCCATCCACATATAATACGAAAAATCTGGAAATAATTGTAAAGCTCTCTTTACAAACATATGTTTTTCAGCATATACTTTTATTAAATTAGAATCAATTCGGCGAACATTATGTATTATTGAATACAATTGCGTAATTCTTTTATATTGATTTTCGTTTGCAAAAGAGTGACTATACCATTCTTCAATAGGTAAAATAATAATATGTATATTCTCTCGCATTGGAATAAAATGTTTAATATCTTCTGTTGTAAAAATAACCATTTTATGGGTTGTAGAAGTAATTAATAGTCTCATGAAATAAAAATATTCTTCAAATGGTCTTTTTGAATTTATTTTATAAAGAGCCGATACTGTAAGTATATCCATAATATATAATTAGTCTAAAGGTTTTAAACGTATTTTATTAGTCATATGAGTAATTCTGGGGGAAATTGCTCAAATTGTGGTGATTATGGACATACATTTAAAAATTGCTTATCACCTGTAAGTTCATATGGAATAATTGCATTTCGCATAAAACCAACTAGTACTGTAGTTGGTAAATCTATTCAAGCTGAAAAGTTAACAACTGATACAAAATCCCTTACAGGGTATGAGAATCAGCAAATTGAGTTTCTTCTTATTCAACGGAAGGATTCAATTGGATTTGTAGAACTAATTCGTGGAAAATATAAACTCGATGATCTAACATATATCAAGGATCAAATTGCTGGTATGACACCGAAAGAGCGTGAACGAATTCTTACACTTCCATTTGAAACTTTATGGGCAGATATGTGGGGTAGCAACTCCAATTCTAAGCAGTTTACAAATGAATATGAGAGCTCTAAAAAGAAGATACAACAACTGAAAGAATCTGGAACTCTAGATGCATTAGTTGCTGAAATTCCTGCAGTATACAATACACCTGAATGGGGGTTTCCAAAGGGACGGCGAAATCCTCGTGAAGATAATATTTCATGTGCTATGAGGGAATTTAATGAAGAAACTGGGCTTCGGCCATATCAATATAAGGTTGTTGAAAATATGACTCCAATTCGCGAGACATTTTTTGGAAATAACCATGTTCATTACACACATATATATTATCTGGCGGTATGCCCATCAAATCTTGAGGTTGCTATGAATAAATATGATAATCATATGGTCCGAGAAGTTGGTGATATTTGCTGGGTGTCATTGGAAGATGCTTTGAAGCTAATACGACCTGAAAATGTGGAAAAACGAGAGATTCTGCTGAGAGCATCAAGTATTTTACGAAACTATTGCGCTTTACAAATGGGGTTTCAAACTATTTACAATAAAATAGAGTAAATGTCAGGGGTTGCTCCTAGACCATTAAAAGTTAGGAGACCTGTTGTTATGCAACCTGCTAACAGCGACTCTAATAGTCCTATAATGCCAGTCAATAGAGGACCTGGTAATAATTGGCCACCGTCTCCTCCTATTCATATACCAGATGTTCGTAGTAATAATATAGGAGCATCTTCTGTATCAGCACCAGTACCAGTAATAGGACCTGCACCAGTACCAGGACCAGAGCCAGTAACAGGACCAGGGCCAGTACCAGTAACAGAGCAAGTACCAGTAACAGAGCCAGTACCAGTAACAGAGCCAGTACCAGTACCAGTAGAACCTTCAATACTTAACACAGTAACAAGTACTATTGGTTCTGTTATAGCACCCCCAGAGCCTGTTGTAGCAACAATGAAAGTAAAACGCCCCCCTAGAGTTTATAAAGAACCAGTTATAACTGCTCCTACTGTTCCAGAACCAGTACAACCTTCAATACTTAACACAGTAACAAGTGCTATTGGTTCTGTTATAGCACCTCCAGAACCTGTTGTACAAACAATAAAAGTAAAACGCCCCACTAGAGTTCGTAAAGAACCGGTTATAACTGCGCCTATAGTTCCAACTGATACTATAGTAGAAGCGAATCCTAATGTTGTAAGCACCCCTACTCAATTTCATAATCTAGACAATGATTCTCTTATTCAACAATGGCGAACTGAAAAAGCAGATCTAATTCGTGATATAATTTTTCGTGAAATGAAATCTCGAAATTTATATCCTGATAGTGATATATTGAAAGATGAACGCGATGGTGCAGTATATCCAAGTATCAGCGATAAGAGATTTCTTCAGAAACTTCTTAAGAAACGCGAATTTGCTGAAAGTAAATCAGACCCATTTAAAATGGTAACAAGCGATGAAACAGATCCTTGTTCAACTGATGAATCATTTCAGATAACACAAGTTCAAAAGTTTCTTGCAAATTTATTAAGTCCTCGCACACCATATAATTCTGCGCTATTTTACCATGGAACAGGTGTAGGTAAAACCCAAGCAGCAGTTCAAGTTGCAGAAGGAGTCTTAGAAGTTTATCCTCGTAAGAAAATTCTAATTATTGCGCCTGTAACAATTCAACCAGGATTTTTCCGCAATATTTTTGATATTTCGCGTGTTAGTATAGGGAAAGGCGATGAAGATAATACTGCCAATCAAGGAACTGATGATTTATATATGCGCCTTACAGGGACTCTCAAAGAACGGAACCCATCCACCATAGAACGTAAAGTTAAAGAGGCTATTAATAGGCGCTATACATTTTTTGGATATTTAGCATTTCGCAATTATATTCGGAAAATTCTTGAAAAACGAATTGGAAAACTGCGAAAACCAAGCTCAGATGTTACTACACGAGTACTTCGTGAAGAATTTAGTAATCGTGTATTAATTATTGACGAGGCTCATCATTTACGCGACAATGAAGCTGCAACGGAAGAAGATGAAGAACTTGATACTGCTGGAGCCGGTGGAAAAGCAGATGTAGATGATACTGCTGCAGGTAGTCAGTTAGTTCCATTTCTTAAAAAGGTTCTCATGGCAGCTGAAGGAATAAAACTTGTCCTTATGACTGCAACACCTATGTATAATACTGCACGAGAAATTGTCACTCTTCTAAATTTACTATTATTGAATGATAAAAAGACTACCCTTACAGTAAATCAGTTGTTTGATTCAGCAGGAAATATTCGAAAAGATTCTGCATCATTAGATATGTTACATAATGCTGCATCAGCATATATAAGTTTTATGCGTGGTGAAAATCCTCGCACATTTCCTATTCGTCTTGCGCCAAATCCAAAGATTGTATATACTCTTAAAACATATCCATCCATAGATCCTGGAGGTCGTGTGCAAATTACAGAAGAAGAGCGCGCTTCTATATTAAGTCTTCCCCTTGTAGAGAGCGAGTTATCTGGTTCAGGTCTTGATTATATTAGAACTATTATGGAAGATGAGATTTCAGAAGCTGCAGCCTCATCGGGTCGCTATGGAATTCGCACCCGTGATCGGTTAATTCAAGCCGGCAATATTCTTTTCCCTATAGATGATGATCGTATTGGAGAATCTGGATTTTCGCAAACATTCCGCAAAGAAGGAACTGGTATTGCAGTAAAATATAAATGTAAAGAAGGAATAGAAGCTTCCTGGTTAGCAGAGGAAAATATTGGAGATTATTCACCAAAGGGTCTAACAATTCTAAATTTAGTAAAAGCTGCAAAAGGGGTTCAATTCCTTTATAGTCGATTTGTAGCGTCTGGTGCTCTTTTCTTGGCTCTTATGCTAGAAGCAAATGGATATACTCTTCATGGGCGCGCCTCAAATCTTTTTGGAGATGGAATCCAAAGTCCAGGTGGTAGACAATGTGCTCTATGTGAACGAAAAGAACGAGGTCATACTGGCGGACACGCATTTGTTCCAGCAAAATATGTTCTCCTTACAGGAAATGATGAAATATCACCGAAAAATTCAGACTCTATCGCGGCAGCTCGTGCATCCAGTAATCTAGACGGTCGCCAAGTGAAAATTGTGATTGGTTCTCAAGTTGCTTCAGAGGGTGTTGATTTGCGCTTTATAAGGGAAATTCATATATTTGATAGCTGGTACCATTTGAATAAGACAGACCAGGTAATTGGGCGAGGTATTCGTTATTGTTCCCACTCGCTGTTACCATTTGAAGAACGAAACTGTACAATTCATTTACATGTAGTGACATTTGCTGCAGTTATTGGGCAAGAGACTATGGACTTATATAGTTACCGAATGGCAATGAAAAAGGCAAAACAAATTGGTGAAGTGGCTCGGATTTTAAAGCAGCACGCTCTCGATTGTAATCTTAATAGGGATGCTATCCAGATTATAGGACAAGACCCTGTTAGAATGATTGATAGCCAGGGAACAGTCCGCGATAATGTCAGTATTAATGATGCACCATTTTCACCATTATGCGACTGGCTTGAGCAGTGTGAATATAAATGTATTCCAGATATTACAATAGACCTTAAATCTATAGATGACTCAACATATGATGAATTCAGTGCTAAATATAGAGAATCTCTTCTTAAAAAACGAATCCGCAAGATGTTTACAGATCCTGAAAAAGGGCAACCATTTTTCTATGCTGAAAATTTCTTAGATTCTTTTAATGATGTCCCTCGTCAGGCGTTTGGGCTTCTTCTTACAAATATTTTAGGTAATAAAAATTTTAGATTACAATATAATAATATTAATGGTTATCTAATTTATCGCAATGGTTTTTTCTTATTCCAACGCTATGATTTAAAAGACGAGTCTATACCACTGGTTCTTCGAACTACATATTTCCCTGTAAAACGCGACCATTTTGAAGCTGCCCCTATAGAAATTGTACCTATTGAAAATCAGACGCAAGAAGACGATAGTTTTGAAATTGATGATAAATGGGGTATATTAGTTGAATGGATACGAAGTATTTTATCAGGAACAATTGGAGAGATTAGCGATGATGTTGATAGACTTATTCATACAATTGCAGGAGAGAATGATAAATTATATAAACGCTTAACACAAGAGCTTGAAATTATTTTGGAAATACCAAAATTCTTTAAAAAGAAGACACATCTTGATAAGGTTCTTTTAGAATTTATCTTTGATGAATGGTTGAACCAGAAGGAACAAGAAATGGTTATTAAAGATAATGAGGATGAAGAATGTGGAAATGAAAATAAACTTCGTATAGGGTCTCTGAATATTTTACGATTTGTAAATGTAAAGAACGGAGAAATAGAGTATAAGAATGAAGATGGTACAAGCGTGCCCAAATCTGTAATGGATATTATCAAATCTTCTACAACTGATGAAGTGTTAGGAAGAAGAGCGACATTTTCAACAACAGGAGCCCCATATGGATTTATTACAACAAAGGGTGGTGAATTATTTGTTTTCAAACAAGGAAAACCTGTGAAGGATGGTATAAAACCTGCACGAGGAGCAGAATGTGGAAATGTAAGTGAAACAAATGATAAGATAAAACATCTTCGTGAAATTATCGGAATTTTTGGAAAGGCAAATGTTGATGATAATGTATTCAACAATATTATTACAAAAAAAGCAATTCAATTGTGTGCAGTAACTGATATATTTTTACGGCTCATGGATGCTCAACGCACTAAGGGACTAAGATGGTTCTTCCGCCCTGTTTCAACAGCAGCAAGTGGACATGTAGGAAAAGCCTGAGTTTACTATGTAAACTAGGAAAATTGTAAAAATTGATTATATTAATATATCATTTCAAGTAAGCAGAAATGACAACACTGGAATATCCTGCTATCTTTGAAGAGAGAATCCCTTTGACACCCAAGGATCTGAACAGACTCTCAGATGTCACTGTGGAAGATATTCTAATTGAGAAACTTCGAACAAAGATTGAAGGTCGTTGCTCTAAACACGGATATGTAGTTCCCGGGACTCTAGAGGTTCTATCCCGTTCAATGGGCCATGTTGAGACCGGTCGTTTCACAGGTGATGTGGTCTATCAAGTCCAGAGCCAGGGTGGTGTTATTAATCCTTCAGACGGCACTATTCTACAGGGTGAAATTATCAAAAAGAACAAAATGGGTCTCTATGTTGAATATAAAGACGCAATTCGTGTACTACTTCCACGAGACCTACATATTGCAAACGAAGAGTTTGAGAGTCTACAGATTGGCACAAAGATTGAGGTTGAAATTAAGAAGTCACGATTCCAGGTAAATGATCCTTATATCTTGTGTGTAGGACTTTATAAGAAAATCATCAGCGATGGCGCTCCTGCTCTTGCTCAGCCGACAATTGAAGAAACAGACGAAGAGCTAGACGAGGATGCGGAAGAACTACAAGAAGCTAGTTCGCCCGGCTTTGTAGAAGGTGATATTGCCTAATGTCCCTATCACGTGAAGAATACGATAATAGAAAGACCTTTCTAGAAAATTTAAAAACCTTATCAAAATCGGAAAAGGAACAGGTGTTTCGTATCATTAAAACACACGAGGCTGAATATAGCGACAATAGTAATGGTGTATTTTTTGATGTAGCATCCCTAGATACAGAAGTATTTGCCAAGTTAAGTGAATTCATGGACTTCTGTAAGGAAAAGAAGAAAGAGCAAGAGATTCGCCAGAAAGAAATGGAGAATCTGCGTGGGGAGACCCTACATAGTGATGAGGGCGAGGCATCTAGTTCCGAGTAGATCACTAAATATTTGTATGATTAAGTAAATGTTTTCCATAAGAAAATATTTGGCGCAAAGCAATTTGTTGTATTGCGCCAAGTTTTGGAAATACTGTTTCTATTAACCATTCTGCTGTAGTAGCACGCTTTTTCAAGCAAGCATGTAAATATACCTTCTGAAAAATATAGTCCCAACTAGGTTCACTGCTAAATTCAGATTCTTGGAGATCTGCAAAATATTCTTGTAGACCCACTAAATCATCAGCATTAATGTAATCTTTTGAAATACATATGATAGTATCTGTCATAGTAACTATATTGAGGCCTAAAAAAAGAACACGTCTTATATTTAAGTGAAATGGTTCTTAATAATAAATTTAATACAGAGCAAATGCTCAAGGAGAGGAGTCTAAATCACCAGCAGAGATACCAAAACGAGAGACAGCAGCGTGTTGCACTACAGAAACAGCCTAGAGTATATAATGAAGAAGGGCCTCTTTCAGGATCACAAGAGAAGATTACACTAGAAGCCCTACAAGGTGTGTTACGCAAAAATCCTCAGGCGGCATCAGCTCTTCCAGAGATTCGCGAAGAGAATTTATGTGAAGAGGAAAATTCCCATGTGGAAGAAGAAGGCTGGATTCGCCAGCCTATGGGGCCTGGTGGACCTATGGGACTAATTCTTCGTTATAAGAATCCAATGTTTCGGAGCGGAACTATTTCTATGCAGCGTGTGATTTTACGAGAAGAGGTCATTGAACTTCAGAACAATGTTCCGAATCTACTAAAGGGTCGCAAGTGGCCGACGCGGCGTGTAGCGGAAGCAATAGCGCAGACTCTTGGTAATGGTAAGCCTATTCAGACAGAAACTGCTGATGGTATTCATATTCAACCCGCATGGAACGAGCTGTGTTATGCAGCTTTGTGCGAAATTGAGGGTGTTCAGATTATGATTATTAACTCGGAGAAGAAGACAATTGAGTTTTCGCCTGCTGATATTCGTGTATGGAAGAATGATGTACCGATCTTTGCCCTTACAGATGATGGTAAGCAGGCGCTTGAATGGGGCAGCGGTAGCGGCAGTGGAAGCGGCAGTGGAAGTAGCGGCAGCAACAGCAATGAGTGTGGCACAGAAGAATCATGGCCTCATGCTAAGCTTGGGTGCTGGTTCTCCAAGATGGAAGATGCCAACTGGAATATTGCGTGGCCAATTGCTGAGGGCACAATGGAAGAGCTCCGAGAGATTCTTGATGATGCAAATGTTCCAGTTCAAGGTCGTATGAAGAAAGACGACATGGCTCGCCGTGCTGGAAAAGCCGGTGCTATTGCATTATTAAGTAAATGGGTAGAGTCTAAAAATTGATATAACTATTAATTAGATAGCAGGCAAATCAATATGGAATTGTATCCTGCAGAAGCTAAATCCCTACAAGGGCTTGTTAAGGATTGGTTTGAACATCCTGAAACTGAACTAGAGGCTTCATTTGGTCCGAAAGGCCGCGTAGATGTTACAACTTTCCTTGGTATTGCCGCGCGTCTGCGTGCTAAAGGTTATAAGGCAAAACCTCAGGTTGACCGCTTAAGTGTTATCCTTCCCGACCAATATCGTTTCCAAATCAATGGATTTGGTGTTATTCAGCAATACTGTCGCGATGACCGCATGGCAGGTAAGCCATTTGAGGCTATGATTAAGGACCGCACAGTTGGAGTTACAAGCAATTTAGATCTCCAAGATTATGATGTTCGTGTGAAATCAAGACGCGAACTTCCTTTGGATAAGGATGATCCTAAAATTCAGGAGATTCTTGCTGCATGGGCGACAAAACAAAAGGCATTTCGTCTAATTCGCCGCTGGACATTTCAGACGGAGGGTGTTCGGTTTGATCTTTCTATGGTTCGGTCAACTCCTCAAGATGCACGCGGTAGTTTCCGCTGGGTGCGCCGCTTTGGAGATTTTGATTTAATGTCATCGCCTCCTGTATACGAGGTAGAGGTTGAGATTATTCACGATGAACTCCCATCCGTCGAGCTTGCAATAAAGGCTCTTGTAAGGTCTCTTGGAGAAATTCTTCGTGGCATTCAGAAGAATACTCTTCTTATTCGTAAATCTGTTAAAACTAATGTTCTCGCAGGCTACAAGGACCTTGTAGGAACGGAAGAGTTTCGTGGAGTAGCACCAATTACTATGGAAACGATGAATATGACCGCAACGATTGAAGACAAAATTCCGAATATTCGTGAGGGCTACAATGTTACAGAGAAGGCAGATGGACTCCGTGTATTAGGCTATTGTAACAATAAAGGTGAACTATTCATGATTGATATGGGTATGAATGTTTATAAGACTGGCCTTACAAAGGAGTCATGTAGGAACTCACTGCTTGATGGAGAGTTCGTAACCCGAACAAAGGAAAATAAAGCTGTTCAGCATTTCCTTATCTTTGATATGTATATTGCGCCAGGAAAGGAGGATGTTTCAAAGCTGCCATTCTATGAGGGTCGCCATAAAAAGATGAACGAATGGATTACTGTCTGGACAAAGGATGGAGGGCCTATAGTTGCTCAGGGAATTACCCCACAAACACAGATTCAGATTGCTGCGAAGAAGTTTGTATTTGCTACTCCAGGAAATGACTCTATCTTCAAAGCCTCAGCGCAGGTTCTGGACACATCGTATCTTTACCACACAGATGGGCTTATCTTTACTCCGAATATGACTCCACTACCCAGTGCTGCTGGTGTGGGATTTCTACAACAGTTTAAGTGGAAACCGTCTGAAGATAACACGATTGATTTCTTGGTTGTAACGGAAAAGGAGTCTGAAACATCTCGTGTAGATAAGGTCCAAGCTGGAATTCATCCAGATACAGGTGAGTCTATTCGGTTCAAGACTCTGCGTCTCTTCGTTGGAAGTACGCGTGACCCACTATTAGATGATCCTCGCACAGCTGTGCTATTTGATCATATGGCCCAGACACCTGGTCAGCGGCCTAGTGGACAAAAGCGAGGTGAATACAAACCAGCACTGTTTATTCCAAAGGAGAACCCTGATACAATGGCATCAGTATGCTATTTAATTACCGAACAGGACCCTGATACCGATGAAGAGTATGTTAAAGCTGAACGAAGCGGCGATCCTATTCGAGACCGCTCAATTGTTGAGATGGCATATGATCCAGGACGCTCTCCAGGATGGCGCTGGGTTCCTATTCGTGTTCGTACTGATAAAACTGAACGGCTCCAAAAGGGTGTTCTCAGACGAACACTTAATAGTGAGAAGGGTGCTGAGAATGTGTGGAATTCAATCCATGACCCAGTAACAAGCTCTATGATTCGCACAGGTTCAGAGGAGCCTACCCCAGAAGAGGTCGCCTCACTTCTGAAAGCTGTTGGAGAGCGTGCAGATATTACAAAGAAGTATTATGAACGGAAAGCACCTTCTAAGGACCTACTTCGTGTACGCGGACTCCGCGATTTCCATAACAAATGGATTAAAGATACAATATTATATGGCCCACCTCTCAAGACTCCTGGGAAGTCTCTGCTAGATATTGCAGTAGGTAAGGCTGGAGATTTGCAACGGTGGCGGCGTGGTAAAGTAGGATTTGTGTTAGGTATTGATTATGCTGGAGAAAATATTCGCGATCCTTCAAACGGCGCCTATAGACGCTATCTAGACACGATTCTTACTCATACTCAGGAAGCAGTGGCTCCTATGATTTTCGCAATCGGCGATTCTAGTAAGAATCTTCAGACTGGTGAAGCCGGTTCCAGTCCTGAAGAGCGTGATATTATTCGTTCAGTTCTTGGAAAAGTTGCCCCAGAAGGAAGTGTGCCTCCATATGTAGAGAAGGTTGGTGCTGGACGGCTGCGAGCTGGCGCAGATGTCATATCATGTATGTTTGCTATTCACTATTTCTTTGAAAATAAGAATAAGTTTGATGGATTTATCCAAAATATTCACGAGAATCTCGTAATGGGTGGGTATTTCATTGGATGCTGCTTTGACGGAGAACGACTCTTTGAGACTATGCGTGGAGTTCCTGAAGGGCAATCTCGTATAGGAATTGAGGATGGTGCGAATTTATGGACAATTACAAAGCGCTATTCGGTTGAGGATATTCCAAATGATGATGATGCGTTTGGTCTCCCTGTAGATGTGGAGTTTATCAGTATTGGCTCATCTCACAGAGAATATATTGTACCATTTGGTCTCCTTACAAAGAAGCTTTCAGAAATTGGATGTGAACTATTAAAACCTGATCAGCTTCGTGAGTTGGGTCTGAGTAATAGTTCCGCTACATTTGATGAGAGTTACAAGATGGCTGGCAAGGCTGGAAAAAAGTTTCCTATGGGAGATGCAGTGAAGCAGTTCTCATTCTTAAACAGATGGTTCATCTTCAAACGCACTGGTGATGGAAAGATAGATGAAGAGAAGAATGCACTCGGGGCTGTTCCTTCTGAGACGGCAGTAGGAGAAAATGTAGCTGCACCTATTGAAGAACCTATTGCAGCACCAGAAGTAGCATCCACAACAATAAATCGTAAGTATGCTGCTAGCGAAGTAATTAATTTCTACACAGAGGCTGGTCTACAAGATAAACTAAATATTGGGGATAAACAGTATGCTCGTCGCCTTGCACCATCTGCATACTTTGATATTCCTGACCAGGAGGACCCTAGTATAAAGTATCCATCTCTGGAGCACTTCTTAGCTGCAATGAAATATAAGAAAGCAACAAATAAGCCAGACCTTGCGCGCTCATTATTCTCACGCGACGCTGGAGAAATTCATCAGAAATATGCGCGTATGCGTCTTGGCGAGACAGCTGCAGGGAAAACGGCTCTTAGTGATGATAGAAATGCGGCTATGTTAAAGGATGAAACTGCTGATATTCGCAAGGAGACCACGCCTGGAGCTTTCAAACGCTACAAGGCGACATTTGATGAAGCACTCTGGAGTAGCCTACAGGATGGTTTGCTACGATATGCTATTACATTGCGTTACGATACAGATGGTGCTTTCCGCAAGGTAGTGGAAGCTGCTCGCACACAGGGTAAGATTCTACTCTATTACACTGCTAGTCCAGCAAGTGAGATGGGTGGTATGCGGCGATCAGATAATGGGCGGATTGAAGGCCAGAATAAGATTGGTAAAATGATTATGGAGGTTGGAGGGTTTTAGATAAAATTTCAAGTTGAGGTTGGATAGTTTTAGATAAGATTTCAAGTTGAGGTTGGATAGTTTTAGATAAGATTTCAAGTTGAGGTTGGATAGTTTTAAATAACTTTAGCGTGAAGAATAAAACTTTTTATGATGTATAAGTGTTTGGTATAATTTTTTACAATCTACTTTCATATTATTATTATTTGTCTCTGTATCTATAATTTTTGTTTCTACATCTGTAAAACGTGTAAAATCAAAACCAAAATGCCATGCAATATGTGAAAAGTGGCGAAATTTTGTAAGTGGTTCTCCAAGAATTTCAACAATACTTACAGTAGGTGAACAAAATGTTGTAAATGTTAGAGCAGAACCATGTGGACTAATAATAAAGTCCGCAGTATTAAATATACTAATATGTTCCTCTCCAGTTAGATCCTCCATATATATTTTTTTAAAACCGAATATTTCAAGTACTGCCATAACATCATCCTCATTTGTAATTTGTCTTGTAGTATCTCCTCTATTACGAGATATATATATATATTTTCTAGCTATTATTTGGTTAGACATATGATGTGAAAATACAAAACGCATATAATCATATGCTTCGGGCATCATATAATCAGGCCAACTGGGTACACTTATATGGTCTTTAGTATATGTGTATCCTATCTGTTTTTCATAATGGCGTATCCAATTCTTTGGTAATATATCAAATATTTTTTCAGCAAATCTAGTGCCTTTTGGAAAATAATATATAATATCTGTATTATTTGGTATTCTTCCAAAATGTACAATCATATAAAATAATAAATGGTATGGTATATTTTGGCCACCATCTACAATTTCATATCCTATAGGCATATTTATTCTATAGGATATGAAATTTTCATATTTAAGTAGTAGACCCTAAAAATTGACGCATATTTTTCAAGTAGAATGGGCACTACCACAAATGGAATACATTCCACTATATAAACTCACTGAGAATCGTAAAAATAATACACATGGGTCATTCTCTTATGAGTATACTTCCTGGAAAGACTTTATTTTGCATAATCCATGGCGTGTATGGAATAACTTGGAGATGATAAATTATGTATGGACACATGATAATTTCATTTATATTTACTATAAGGGAATTAATGATGTAAATGATAATAGGCATTTCAAGATTAAGGTTACATACGAAAATGAACCTATTGTTCGTGAATGGATAAAGAGTCAGATGCTATCTATTTGGAAAATTTAATGATTTATATCATTAAAATTAAATTTTTTAATAGGAACCTTATAAAGATTATTAATAATGCTACTAAAATTGGACCCCCATTCATAAAATGAAAATTGCATAATCTCTTTTGCAGTTGACATAAGAAAAAATTCTAACATTGTATCATGTATTCCTTCAAATGATGTTGATTTACCTATATGTGCCTTTTGAAGATTTGAACTTTTTAAATTCTGTTTTGAAAGTAGTTCAGATAAAATATTATTATCAGATATAAAAATACAATCATATATATTAATATTCATAGATATAAGTTTTTTTAAAGTTATAATCATTATACATTGTATTTCAGTTTCGTTTTCCATATTAAGTAATAAATATTTATCACCTGTTCGGATATGAACAATTGTATACTTTGTATCTTCTATATTTAATTTCATTTTCAAGGATTTAATATCTTCTTGAAATTGTAATCTTGGTAATAGTGCACTTTCTATAATATATTGTCTCATAGTATCATCAATATTAGAGGGTATATTCATATTAATAAATATATTGTTAGTATTATGTAATACATTTATATCATAGTTCATACCTGACATATGTTGTATACTTCTTGTATCATCCAATGATTTATATGATTTACAATATAATATTTTAGATAATTCATTATGCGAAAAATCTATATTTAATTTTCTATTATGTGTTTTTGCAAATTCATATAAAAAACAACACCCATTCAGATAGTCTCCTAGCCCAACATATGAAATTTTTGTAAGTTCTTCATTAATATAATATATTTGCGTTATTTCTTTTGACTGTTCCTCTATAAATATATTATATATATGAGTTATTTTATCTTCATCAAATGAATCTAATATTGGAATATTTAAGTTTGAGGAAATAACTTTTATATATTCTTCCTTTTTTGTATTAATTATTATATATGGAGCTGGATATAGTAATTGACGAATACGAATCAAATTATTTTCAAATATATAAGGATTAACTGTTAACATTTCTGTTAAATTTATAATATATATATCTGTATTATTTGTAGATGATTCAACAGTATCATCCAATATTGTTATTCTCATGATATTATATAATTAATATTATGTTTTAAGCATAATATATAAAAATTGATTTATTATTTTCTTAAAGAATAGAGTATATTATTTATTAAAAATGCCTAGAAATCCACAGAAATGGCAAACACTTGCCCATGTAAATAGACATCCTCGTGATTTGGTTATTGAGTTTGATGAGCCAACCCACAAGTATAGTATTGAAGGAACTAGTGAGAAATGGATCTCATGTACTGGATTTATTCATGACTTCTTTCCTCATTTTGACCCCCAGGCTGCTCTTGCTGCTATCAAGCGGAGCAAAACCTATACAACAGGCAAATACTATGGAAAGACCGATAAAGAGATTTTAGACGGTTGGTCCGATTCTGGAAAGCTAGCATCAGGTCTAGGAACTGCTATGCATTTATCTATTGAGCAGTTTATGAATGGGGCATATGGTCTCATTGATGAGGAGGTAAAGACGACAAAAGAGTGGAGCCATTTCAATAATTTTTGGAAAGATTGTGGACCCGATCTGGTGCCTTATAGGATGGAATGGGAGGTATTCTCCAAAGAACATAAGTTGGCTGGAAGTATTGATGCTATCTTCTACAGACCAAGTGATGATTCACATGTTATCTATGATTGGAAGCGCTCGCGTGAGATTAAGACTTCAAATGATTATGAAAAAGGATATTATCCTCTAGACCATCTACCCAATTGTAATTATTGGCATTATACATTACAGTTGAATATTTATAAGTGGTTTCTAGAAACATTTTATGGACTACGAATTTCAGATTTGTATATTATTATTCTTCACCCAGATAACAAGAATTACAGGCGTCTCCGCTTGAACATGCTTCCTGATGAAGTTCAAGCGATGTTAGATTGCCGTCTGCGGGCTCTAAAGATTGGAGCAAAGACTTCTATTGTATTGCCTTGTATGTTAGAGGATGACTAAGCTGGTGCTGTTACAGCTTGAGGTGTCTCAACTATCTTTACACCTGCCATTGGTATTGCATCAACTGCTTCTTCTAAAAGGCCTAACTCATTTTTTGCTATAAATGGATTTTTAGGAGTTTTTCTATTAACAATGAATGCAACCTTTTTATCTTCAAGAATGACTATTAGAATAATTGTTGGTGTTTTACTTGAATATCCAATAACACCTTCATCCGGATCTTCTAAGTCTATTTGCCCAACAGTATGCCCTGTTTGTTTTCTGATTTTATTTATTGTTTTAAGATCTAGTTTTACAACATCATGTTTACCACCTGTAATATTTTTAAGACTAATATTAAAAGCAGATGTTAGTAGTGAATATAAATTATTTGTGGCCCAGAGTCTGAGATTCTCAGAAGGCTCTATTCCAATCATTTCAACAAGCTTATTTGGAAGACTATATCCGCTATTATTAATATTGTTACTTCTGTTTGATGAAAAATCTTCAAAAAATACAGGTCGCTCAAGTGGCTTTTGTAGAGTTTCTTCAACTAATAGTTGATACCATTGAGTATTTACCTCTGGAATAATTGTCTGATCGCCTATCTTAACAATTTTAGTTGGAGCAGATAAATATGACACATCCTTATAGAGAAGTTGCCGCCGCTTTTCAGGAAGTCTAAGAAGTTCTTCAAGAAGACGAAGCATAAAAAATCGGCTTCCATCTACAATATGATTTTCTCCAAGAGTTACCTTACTTGGAGCATGAATTGAACATGTAGAGGTTTCTTCTTTCCATATACAATAATTATCGCATTGCCCCTTTTCAATAAGATGACAATCCATCCTCAAAAGTGTATTTTTAGGAGAAAAGGAGTCGGATGAAGACATCCATGATTCAATAAGTGTGCCTATTAGAATTTCTAACCGCTTTCTCCTCTCATACAATTCTAAATAATCCTCACGAGCTTCATTGTCACGCTCAATAATGCTTTGGATCCGACTTCTTAGACTTGGACCTGCTTTTTTACTTCCTATATAATTAGAAAATGTTAGACGCAAATGTTGAAATACTTCATCCGCTTGCTTTTTCTTCAATGGAAGAAACATATCTCCTACAGATTTATCTTTTATAATAGAGTCTGGAGAAGATGGCATTGAAATCACTTTATTGATAAACCATTCTGGATCTTTTCCAACTGCTTTAATTTTTATGTTAGGATACTTACTAGAATTTGTTATAGATCCTGCAGGTATTAATATTCCATTTTTAAGTTGAACTGCAATTTTATCCGAATACTGAGCAATAAAATCAATTTCATAGCCATTATATAATGAAAATTTATTATTAATATAAAAATTATAAAAACTTATAATATCATCTGTATCTGCAGCCTTAAAATCGTCCCATCCAAAATGAATTCGTTTTATTTCTGCCTTTTTTTTCTTCGGATCCAGATTATTAAGATGAAAATTATCTAGAGAACCATCATCCGCTAAGGGGACTGCAACCAATAATTTGTTATATCTAAATGTAGCCGCAACAATATGATTATATGAATCTCGTACTAACCCATAAGGAGGTGCATCAGCTCCATAAAGAAGTATCTTTTTTGGAATAAGTGAATCAGCCCGAACATCTGTTGTGCTTGTATAAGCACCCAGAGATTTAGAATCACATTGTGTACGAAATTCCTGAATGCGTGAACGAACATTCTCATCTTGTTTGTTAAATTCCGCAGACTGAAATAAAAAATTATGATTATGTATATCTCCTTGACTTCCCTTTGCAGGCGTATTATCTGTGTATATAAGTGGTTCCCATATCCCTGAGGGATCATGTGTTAAGAAGACAATATCATTATCTTTATATTGGTAAGTTGAATAACCCTGTAAGGGACATCTAATATTAATTGTAGTCTTAGGATCATTTGGGTCTCCAGAATAGTCCACAACTATAACTGTTATACCATTATCTGTTAATACTCCTGGCTCTGCAAGAATATGTGCAAACTGGCGCAATTCTTTTGGCCTAGTCGGATCCTCTAAGAAATGGATAAATCTATTATAAGAATTATAAAGACGTTCAATATAGAATTTATTCTTCGTGTTTGTGCTTATTTCTACTCCTAAATGAATTTCCGCCCAACTTTCTAGTTCATTTGCTGAGGGAGGAGGATCTGTAGGATTATAAAATTCAATTACAAGATTTCCAAAGTTAAATGATTGAAATAAAATTGGATACATAGCTTTGCGAATATAATTTGCAACCTGTTCTGCAGTATTTATATTACGATCCATATCACTTAATATAGGGGCTAATGCAGATAATAGTGATACATTCCGATTTTGTATAGAATTTGATACGCCAACACGAAGAAAACCGCGCGCATTTTTCTTAAGATCTTGTTTAATTGCAGTGCGAGTTACAAGAGATGCTGATACTTGCCCTAAATAAGTATCTAGAACTGAACTACATAATCCAACTTTTCCAGCATCAAGAGGATACTTATCAGGCCCAACAATATATTCAGCATGTATATGTTGTTTTAGAAGTTGATAGAATAGAACTGTTAATAAAATTGGTGCCACTACTTTTGGAGCAGCATCCGGTTTTGGAGCTGTTTCAAACTTTTCTTCATATTCGCGGATATGCCTAAATGGTTCTTCTGAAAGTAGTAATTTAATAGGATCTGTAAAACAACATGGTAATGAAAGACCTGCTGGATTCTTCTGTTTTGTAAGAACACCGATAAAGCTGTGGGGTTTGTCCGTCTTTGGTTTATTTTTTCGCTCATATACTGTTTCATTTATACCAGGTTTATTCTTATCTTGAATTTTTCGGCCATAGCAGAATGGACATGTATTTTCAGGCTTAGAATGACCACTTCTATCTAGTTTTCCTTTAAAATCTTTTTTCCTAATAAGAATTTCATCACGAATACAATATAAATTCGGGCATAAATAATAGTTTTGGCGACCCGGGTCTGAACCATACTTCATAATATTTACAATCTCAGCGCCAGGTGGTGGAGACTGAGGATTTGTTTTAGTCCTTATAGGATATTCTCGGAAAAATAATTCACCATTATCTTCATCTTCTTGATATTCATCTCGCATGCGTCTATATTGCTGGTCAGTTAGAGCGACTGGTTGACGATCTTCATTTGCTTGACAACCACTTGAATAATGTTTTACTGATTTATCAGTTTTCTTATAGACAAAAAGTGTTCTATCAAGTTCTTTTAATTTATTAATAAAATAACTTCCTGCAATAATTGGACCCTCTTCTTCAGGAGCTGCTGGAGCAGTAGCAGCTTGTGGGCGAGCTGGACCAGTAATAGCTCTCCCCTCTGGTTGTGGCTGTTGCGGCTGTTGCTGTTGTGGTCGTTGTAGGGCCGTCTCAAATGCTGGTGGTGGAAGTGATACAGCTTGAGCGGGTGCAGTTATATTTGCAGTTACTTCACCTTCTTCAGGTGCTCCTGTTGTATAAAAAAGAAAATCATCCAGATTATCAGTGCCATCATCAGGCTGAACAACAGATGACGGTAAAACTTCTGCTGGTGAATTAGGAGACAATTGCTGCCCATCTCCTCTTTCAATAACTCCCTCAGGGTTTACATACGCCTCTACTGACCGACTAACATCATCTGAGAGAAGAGGTTCACTATCTAATTCATTGTCTGGAATATTAAATAATAAATCAATTAAAGTATATATCCTTTCTAAATCCGTGGAACCTTCTGCTCTATAAATATGGAAATAATATGATGGATGTTGCGGAAAAATAGCAATATCTATACCAGAATTTGATACAGGGCGAATATCATTTGCCGCTGCATCTGCTAATCCAAAATTATTTCGCGCTCTAAACCAACCCTCGACACGCAGCTGTGCCTCCTCTTGTTCAATTCCAAATTCCATTGCAACAAGTGCAGGAAGTTCAGGAAGAGATACTGTTCCATCAATTAATTTTTTTGAAATTACTTGTGTTAAAAATGAAAAAATATGATCCTCATTTGTAAAGTTTGTTACACATTTATAACGAAGCATAATAAGTGGCTGTTCATTTGGTAAAGGCGCGATCTCCTGGAAAAAAGGTTGAAAGCCGCGCTGAAGTTTATTCCTAATAGATTGTTTTGTAATGCGTGCAGATTTTGGCTGTAATTGTAACTCAACAATAAGAGATGCCTCTGCTAAAATAAATGGTTTATTCTCAAGTGGAGTTCGCTCTAATGCCTGTTCTAAGTTTGCCTTAATATTTCGAAGTTCTATATTAGGTGAAAGTACGCGAATATTCTTCGGAGGCACAATAATAAAATCTGAGGTAGTATCTTCTTGAATACGAAGAGTTCCAAATAATGGATTTATTCCTTCATATAAAAGTACCTTTGCAAAAAAATAGTCTTTTTCATTAAAAGGGGTCTTCTCTTGAGCCCATTGTTTAACTAAGTCAATAGAAATATTATCAGAAATTGTAAGAGCTCCTGGTGAATATATCTTCGTTAAAGGCATTCCATCCAAAGGTAGTAGCCGCAAAAATGGTCGCCGTTCATTTGCTGATAAATTATAGAAAAGCTCCTCGCATCCTGGAAATTTATCATTATTATCATTGTTATCATCATTTTTACGCCACATGAATCTAATAAATTTTATTCCATTAAGTAATAATGGAAGTGGCTCAAGCTCTGTTATAAAATGTTCAATATGCTTCACAGCACGCTTCTTATTTGTAATATATAATTGTAATGTCTTAGCAAATCGTATATCATTCTCTGTAGGGGTCATTAAAGAATCACTTGAAAATGTTGGAAAATATGGGGCAAGTCGTCCATTAAAATCGTATTCACTCATTGGTTGTGCAAATGTTCGCATTTGTAATAAAGCTGACAGCGTATATACATGAAAAATAGGGAGTTCTCCATCTCTTGGTTTCAGAAATGCATCATCAATAGTAACTCTTTCTTTTCTGTCAACTTTCAGATTTTGGAGACGCCCACTAGAATCTACAAATCGTTCATCTCCTGTATCATTTTTTAAAACATCAAGAGGAGACTGTAGTAAAAGAGGTATATTTATAGGTTCGCCAGGTTCATGCCATTCAGTATCAGCTCCAATATATTTCTGTTCTGGTTGAGGATAGTCATCTTCATACTGATTTTGAGTTAATACACCCAGAAACTGAAATTTAGGAAGTATATCTAAATCAGCATTCTCATGAAGCCATATTTCTCGTTTAATATCTTCAATTGTATAAAATGGATATATGTTTTTGAATATAACAGGGCTCTTAGGGAGTCGTAGGGCATCACGAATTATATATACCTGTAACCCTTCAGCTGGCATTTGACCCTTAAAGGAGTCTAGCCGCCGAGGATTCAAGAATTGCTCTATTGTATCCTCGCCCTCCATTATCTACCATGTGAGCAAATTAATTAATGGTTAGATTCTACTATTGTACCTATTTGGAAATCAGTTCCACTTCTAGTATCCTCTTGATCCTTAGAAGAATCATAACGAGGGGCATCAGTTATACTAACTCCGCAATATGAGACCGGTTGTGATTTAAAATCTGTATGTCTATATAACCCCTGTTTTTCAGCTTCCTTTAGAAGAAATCCAAAATTATTCCAAAAGTCTTGACCATGCCCAATAGATGCTGTTATCATATGCGCCATTTCATGTAAGGCTACAAAAAACATGATATTTTCATCAACAAGTGATTCATTTGTCTTCTCTCTCTGACGCAAACAAAGATGTACCTTTTCACCCTTGTTTATACTATATGATGTATGGTCTGCATCAGGCGTAGCTTCAAGTAATCTATCTGGGTTTGCTTTGAAATTCTTCACAAGCCGCTGTATTTGCAGCTTATTTGGATATGTTGTTTCAAGATATATTATGAATTTATTCATTTTAATGCGAATTCTTGCCAACAAATCCGCTGCTTTTTGCTTATCAGGAAGGTCGCGCACTTTATAGACTTTATTATCAACAGTACTTTTTACTGACACAAGAGGATATTGTGACTGTAGTATAGACCAGGATGTTATTTTATTAAGCATGTCGTATAGGTCAGACATCCTATATCTTCTATAAGTAATTATGGTTTTTCTAAATTAGATTTCTTTTATAAGATATGTTATAAAAGAAAGTTAATATGTAATTATAAAGTTAATTGGAAGCTTAGACAGTTGTCTAAGCGACCTCGCCGATAGGCTCAGGGAGCTTAAATCTATGATTTAAGCGACCTCGAGGTTGCGGCGATTCACATCAGGCTCAATTGTGCTCTGGTTCCAGACAGACACAGGCATCTGAGGATTTGGGGGCTCACTGCGGAACTGGTAGTTACCGTTACGCAGGCTCTGGCCAACAGTATTAACGCCAATTAACGCACCAGCGGAAAGGAAGTTCTTGCCCTTCAGGGACCCAGTGCCCATGGGGTTCTGCTGCGCCCAGGTGCTGTTAGGATCCTTTGGTAAAAGCTCTGAAGGTGTGAGCTGATCACGAGGGTAGCAGCCAGCTGGGGGCTCAGAGTTGCCAAACTGAGCAGGGCCTTCATATCCAGCTAAATCAGCAAAGCCCTCACCCTTCATAGGTGTCTCAACTGCGTGCTTATTGCGAGTCTCTTCCTCTTTATCTGTAGCACCAGAGTTCATCATCTGCCCAGCCATGGCATCACCAACCGCGGATGGGCCCATATTCATATGGCCTGTAAAGCCACTTGTGTGTCGGAGTAACCCACCAAGAGTAGGATCTAATAGATAAAATGCACCAAATAATAAGGCAACAGCAAAAAAACTTGTTACTAATGTCCGAGTCTGGTCTGACATATTCTCCTTTACTATGACAACTCTATATTTTTTTACTTTATTTTTGAATAGTTGATTTAACTTATCCTAACACCCGCAGAGCATCAATGTTCCGGGATTTCATCCTCATCGTAATATTCTGAATCCTCCCCATCCTCATCTTCTAAGTCCTCATCATCCGGAGGAGGCATTCGTCCAAAACGAGAATAATACTTATCAAGCTCCTTCTTCATCTTATATTTTGCCAATTTGGCGGAGAGGCGAGATTCCAATACGCGTAACCGGTACATTCTTTCCTCACTATCATCCATCAGTCGTAAAGGATTTCGCGATGAATCCTCCTGTAATGGAATATCCCCCACCGCCTCCATAATTGCATTTTGAACCGGATCCGAAGTTAAAACAATATTCTTCATAAGTGGATCCTCAACTGGACTCGCCGGCCGTGAAACAACTAGAAAGTCGGAGGGAATCCTCTCAGAATCACTGAGAATATGACGTAATACAAGCCATTGAATCTCCGTTTTCTTAGAATAAATACATACTATCTTAGGATATAGAACTGCTCCAATAACTAAGCTTTTATCAGCAGCTTTCTGTGAACTATTTTCAATAACAGTATGCTGTAGATGTTTCTTATGCTGTTCAATAGTGGGAGCCTTAACAAAGAACCCAGCAGCAAATTGAATAAATGACTCAAGAACAATATTCTCAATATCTAATGGAATAATTGGCAATTGAATTAGTCCATTTTCATAAGTAGTTTCAATTGTATAGGCTGTCTTATCATTTACCTGTTCAAACTGATAATAGGATGATTGGCCATTTTCAATACGAACTGGCTTCTTAAATACAAGTTCATCAGTAAGTTCGCTCATTTCTATTAGGACCCTTACAAAAAGTCTTTACACTCTCTGCCGCGACCAAATATAAATTATAATTTACATAACCTTTATAAAATGGATGAAAAAGGTGTAATATATAAATGGGTTGAAAAAATAGCTGCACATCTTCAAAAAGAAGAGAATAAACGGCTCATACAACTTTATCTTATTGATCCAATTCTAAATCATGTGCTAGATCGTGTGTTTCCTTACATAATATTAACATGTGCTTTATTTTCTTTACTTGTAATTCTTGTTGGAATGACATTTGTTATTATTCTATTGAAAGTTCCTAATACCGGATTAACAACTGCGGCGTCAATACTCTCACAGCCTATTCCTATAAGTTAGAGAAATGAGCTCGCAAGAGATTGGGACTTGGGTTCGTAATTGGGTACATTATGATAATTTAGCAAGTAATTTAAATAAACAGACAACAAATGCACGAAAAATGCGTGATACATATGAACAACAAATCATTTCAGGACTAAAACGATCAAATATGGAAAATGCGATTATTAAAGTGGCAGGTGCTCAATTATCACTCTCACATGAAAAAAGTCAGCATCCATTAACACTTTCGCGAATTGAAGAAATTACACATAAATACTTTGAACTTCGTGGAGGCCAAGATGAAACAGAAGCATATATGAAATTTCTTCGAAAGAACCGAGGCACAGATGATTCAATTCGCCTTAAGAAAACAAATTTACTTCCACCGGCTCAAGCACCGGCTACACTTCTATAAGGAGCCTAAATAATTAATAATACTATACTATTAGAAATACTATATTTTAGTCTAGTTGCTTTTAGAAAGATGATCAGTTGGAACCAAAGAAAAATCGCGTCAGACTTTGAAAAATGGGTAAAAACTCCCTTATATGATGATGTTGAATACTATTATGATGACAATGATGAACTTATTGATATTGAATACAGTATGAACCGAGGCATGTTCATTTATCAGTTTGTAAAATTATATCTAGAACCATGGCTGAATAAAAATAAATATACTTTAGGAAAAAATCTAAGACGCTTTCCAAGTAAAATGCTGCACTGGTGGTTTTTTCAAAACAAAGAATTTAATTTGAAGAAGCCTTTTACATCAATTACTCCAAAACATCGAAATTTACTTTTAGATTTTGATACTTTTTTCTTTACACTAGATATTTCTAATTTTAATGAGTTTTTAGAAGCAAATTCAACATATGAGTTTTGTGATGATTCTCCATTTGGATTATATATTTATCATCGCATAAAGAGTTTTGTATATTGTTATATTGACATTGATTTAAGTCCGGCTTCAATTGAAATCAATATGATGTTACAAGATATTAAGGATGAAAATGAAAGGAGAAAATCTATATTAAAAGGTAATCATCATCATGATTATGACCAATCAGAATTAGGATATTATAAGGGTAATCGTATTATGAGTCCTTAACTTAACCCACGCTCCTATAAGGAGGGGCGCTCCTATAAGGAGCCCCAAGTTGTACTATTGAACGGTGATATACCAATATGGTCGGCCTCAGATCGGAAGTGCGCAACCTTCTTATCATAATCAAGCATACCAGGCGTCATAGGCTCATTATTACCCTTTGAAATAGTTTTCGCATCATGCTGTGACTGCGCAGGCTTTGAGCCATAGCAGTTTACACCAAATCTCAGCTCAGGATTGTCAAAAAAGCCTCCATTTACACCTGGACGACCACACGTTCCTCTCTGTTCTTCTGGTCCTTGTTGAAGTTTCTCCCATGTTGCATTCTGTGTAGGGTAGCTAGCAACCTGTCCCTTTACCCAACCATAATTACACCAATCTGCTCCTTTATCCCACGCCTCCTTGACTTGGTCATAAGTAGCAAGCTCCGCACCAAGAGCTTTACATAAGGGCTCCGCATCATAATATGTATATCTATTCTGGCTCACATTGAATACTTCATTGCGACCAGGAAGAACCTTCTCAGTAAGTGTTGACCTATCGGGAACTGTATCCTGTGGCGATTCGGGGGCATGTGTAACTGGTATAGTATCCTCAGGATTTGCAAGTTGGCCCTTATTACTTGGTACAAATAACCCTCTAACAGAATCATAAATTGCATTAAATCCAAACATAATATATTTATAAAACACTACTATAAGGGTTAATACAAGTATAATTCCAACAAATATATAAGGCAAAGATCCACCCTGTGTACTTGAACTTGCTCCTATATTCGGTGCAACAACCGCGGCCGTATTTGCTAACACAGAATTTAGCCGATTATTTGCTCTGTTGAGAATACTATTCATCTATCACATGTTACTAAATTAAACCGGTGTTGAGGCTAGGCGATTAATATCTTCATATATTATTGGAAGGCATTCAATAATTTTATTTACAAAAGCTCCAATTCCAACATCTTCATATATTCGCCCATCTACTGTTTTTGTAGTCGGATAGCACATACCAAACCCAAACATGTGTGGAGTTGTTATAGCTTCTATATCAACTCCTATAGAATCTACAAGAACCTTACAGGAATTGCTATTCTTTGTAAATCCAATTGCGCTGATAATTGTATTACATTCATTATAAGCTCTTATACATCCCTCAATATCACTAGAATGAATTAATCGGCATGATTCAGAAGGATTTTGTGTGATTTCATCAGCAAACTGTGCAGCTTCTTGTTTAATTCCTCCAGGAACTCCATCACGCGCATAAATAAATGGTTTTGGTGTTCGATAAATAACACGAACCTCTGCACCTAGCTTCAAAAGATTCTTAAGAACAAGCACCCCACTATTCGCAAGACCAAATAACAGTATTGGTTGTCCTGCTTCAACTTGTCTAGCAAGACGTTGTGAATCCAGAGCAATCTCAAGGGGAATTTGATATTTTGGAAGATTCACCTGTTTAGGATTTCCTCCTGGAGAATACACAATTGTCTTTGCCTTTCGTATAGCTCCATCTTGTAAGGTAATTGTCCAGACATCATCATCTGAACTATAATTTGCGGATATTGCATGAGTTGTATGAGCATCCATTTCATGTAAATATGGTCTTAATGCCTCTCGCAAAATACGACTTAATTCACATACTGGTGTAAGACTAGTGGACTCATATAAAGATATCCGCTCTTTGAGAGCTTTCTGCGCATTTGGTACAGAATCAAGCGCACTAATAAACTGTTGCCAAATAGTATTACTCGTTACAGCTGCCCATCGGCGTCCGAGGTCTCCCCCATCAAATGCAGGGTCTACACAACATATATCATTTGGTTTTACTGTTTCAAGAAGTTTTAAGAGCAACAATGAACCCGAAATACCACAGCCTATTACACATATTTTATAGGTCTTCATTTGTAGCTATTATCTAAACACTAAAAATATGATATTTAGTGTTTAAATATGATTGAGTAAATGCTTACGCGCCATCATCAGGTGCCGTGCGGTTGCCGCCACGGGACGCAATAAACTGTCTCTGCTGAGGGGTTGTGCATACACAGCCACCACCGCAGCTGAAAGATGAACCGCAACATTCAGGCTTGCACTGATTATCCTTAAACATGAAAAGGTTATCAGGGCCAGGAGCAAAATCCTTAGCACCATTCATTAGAGCCTCATTGGGAGCCGTATTACGCCAAGCACTCACTCCATTGGCAGGGTTGAGCTTGACACCATCAAACGCTCCCATCGACTTATAAGCATCCTTTGCTCCGCCAGCATTCTCCATAAAATAATTGGCAAAACCCTCACGTGTAGGGCGGCCGTAACCACCATTCGCACCATAACCAGAAATTAGGAGAAAATTTGAGGCAAGCAGCAACAATAAACCTGTGATGAGGAATCCGAGACGCATTCCGTTGTATTACTATTATGTTGTTTTCCTTTTTTTTTATTTAATAATGAAAGATGTTTCTGAACTACTTCATAGGTTTTATCAATATTCTTGTATCCGACTTCTGTAAAATCACGAACTCCTATTAAATATTCATTTTCAGATATAATACCAAATGTTCCAGATTCAGTAACAAGATTATAGCCATATATACGCTGTGTTTCAGCAGTTGGTGTAGAACATATATCTATTTCAAATGCTTCATCCATTATCCAAGTATTAGTTTTATCTAACATACGAACTCCATCTGTATGCCAAAATTTATGTGTTGGATAACTATTCACATATACACATCCTTTATATATTCCAAGAACCTTTGTAAATTGTCCATCTATATCCAAAATATAGTCACCGCGTTTAATATATAATAATGGAATTATTCCTGACTTTTCCTCACATATATATGTCATTCTTGAAAAGAGCCCTAAAGATTCTGACACATGGAGGGTTCTTGGAGTTGTTACTTCTGGATTTAATAACTTATCCACTTCTTTTTCCCAGAGAAGTTGTCCTTCTTCATCGTCATCAGGAATCTCTTCCCAGTCTTTAACATTTAATATATTACCATTCTTATCTAAAGTAGGAATAGACCGCCCTTCTGTATTTAATATAATAAGCCGCTCTGGTATATTATTCTTAACAAGTTTCGCATCAGGATGAGTATTTGCGAAAATATATATACCATTATCTTCCACAAGATGCGAGCCGCTCATAACAACACCTCTTATATTATACAGATCCCCAATAGTGTCTGTTTCAAGAATGCCAATCACTCGTCCAGAATCTCCTGCTAACATATCCCCTATATTAATATTTGTAATAGATATTTTACTGCCATCATATAAGATAATCTTTGTAGCAGGATGTAAACAAAATGCGCCGGCCATTCCTCCAACTGCTCCACCCATACCAGCGGCAGTTAATACTGCTATGGTTGTAAAAATAACAGGCAAAAATGGAATAAGTGCAAAGAAAAGAAGAATAATCATTGCAACAATAATTGCCAAAATAATAATAACAACCTTTATTATAAAATCATAGGTATTTAAGAGTGAAGTCATAAGGGATAACCCCATAAATACAATTGACACAATAATCGCACTAACTTTCAATAATGCTGCGCGTATTAATTGTGTAATACGACTCAATTGTAAGGCAGTTCTCTTATAAGTTTCAAAGAAACTATCAAAAATTCTAGAAAAACTTCGAAACTGATTTCCGAGTTGATTTCTTATAGAATTAAATACATCACCTGTTGTATTTGCTGCGCTCATCTGTTGGGAAAATACAGCTAGCGCAGGTGCCAAAAGCATATCAAAGACTTCCTTCACATTTTTTCTCATACAATAATTGAAATTATCTGTTGCAAATGCAGAAGCACTTCTTGGGTCTGATGATGGTTTATACATAAAACCACTAAACATCACTGTAGGGTCACATCGCCGTTTAGGCCACTCGGCCTTAATATTTTGTATATCAAGAGAACCAAGAAGAACTCCTAGACCTATTATTAATAAGAATACAACCCCTATTAATAAAAGTATAATAGGCATCTGCTAAAGATGCCAGGTAAATTTAATTTAGACTGTCAACGCTAAAGATATTGAACAATTATCTCTTTTTTATAAGCATCCTCTGAATCAGGTGAATGAACCTCTACATAATCCCTTATAGATAGACCGTGGTGTGTAATTATAGTGGCTGAAGGGGTTACAACAAAACTATATGCTATATCATTCTTTTGAATAGAAATTCCTACTTTATAGGCTCTTTCCCAGGAGTTTGTTTGTGGACGCCATATGAGTGAACTCGCAGAAATGAGATCCTGACCAATTCTTACAAAATTCTTTACCTCTTTCTTAACAATCCCTACAATTCGACCACTTTGTATTTTTTGTCCAAGTTTTATATTTTTTGCTATACAGAATGCGCCTTTTGGTTCCTTGAGAGCGATCTTTGTAGTTTCGGAGACTCCTGGTGAATATTCATTTATAGTGTCATCTTCTTTGCTATCTGAATTATTTACTATATTTCTAAGAGCACGCATTGTTGCTTTGTCGCCGCGTTCTGTTTCATCATAATCAAGAAACATATAATCACCTATAGGGATTTTATGGTCATGTGTATTGAAACATATGAGTGGTCTATCTATGCCACCGGACCAAGGTGGGGCGGGCACAGCATCAGGATGAACAACTGCTGGCTCATATTGTCCTGATGGAAGCTGAACATAGTGATTTGTACTTACAAGTATTGGTTGGTATTCTTTATTGTGTTTTCGCAAGAGAGTAACCATTGGCTGTCCATCTGAATAAAAAACAAAACAAGCTGTTACTCGCGATTTTGTCTTTGAAAAGATATCTCCCATTTTAACATCCTTCACAGGAATATGCCCCTTATTATCAATCTCTACAAGGGTATCTGGATCAAAACAAAAAGTGTCAAGGAACTTGAATAAGAATGTATCTCCAAAATTGCTCACTGCAGTAATTCCTGACATTCCCATATAAATCACTGCATAGAAAGTTGCAAAGAGTCGGCCAAATAACATTTTAATTCGGACAGTTGCTACCCGAATTCGAACCATAAGACTATTAATTCGCTCACCAAACTCTTGGAACACTTTTGTAATTCCTCCGAACAGTGTAGCGAGCGCTACTCGAAGAGAGTTTGCAGTCTGAACAAGTGTTGAGATTGTTCCTATAAAGCCTGACAAAATTTGATAGATAGGACCAATTGAATCACCTGCTTGGTCTTTAATTATATTTGTCATACAATAATTGAAATTTTCAGCAGTATTATATCCGTATAGTGATGCAAAAGGCATAATTTGCGGTTTACAGCGATTTTCTGGCCAAGAAGCACTCACATTTGCAATATCCATGCCATAAAGTATAGCATATAATATAATAATCAAAAATGTCAATAGCCCTGCAAAATAGAACCACGACCCTTGTTTAGGCTGCGCATTATTTGGTAATGGTACAGCTTCTGCAATTGAATCTGATTTCCAAGGCGGTGCATTATTTGGTAATGGTACAGCTTCTGCAATTGAATCTGATTTCCAAGGCGGTGTCAGCGCATTATTTGGTAATGGTACAGCTTCTGCAATTGGGCCCTGATATGTTTTATTTATATCAGATGGTTCCATGAACTCTCTGATATAAGTAACATCATATATTATCTTGTTAATTATCCGCCGTTATTTACTTGGGCTTTACACTAATATCGTAGTGATTCCTTACCCAATTGCGGTCATGTCTAAACACAGCAGCAGAGTGTGGATGAGTCTTTACAGATAATTTCGCCACTGCATCCAACTTATGGAAGACATTATTAGCACCATACGCCTTTATTGCTTTCCGAAGTGCAGTATGTCTTTCCGGAACTGGTAAACGAGATGAATATCCAAGCTTTGTTAATTCTCCTGTTCGTAGAGGACCTATTTTCCGTGTTTGTTGACCCCTGTTTGGTATACAAGCTGCTGGCACGAATGTAGGGCTCCCCTTAGGAAATACTCTTACTACTCGACCAGATTTTGTCTTTCGTGTGTAACCTTGTTGGCGAACCGCAGTTCCAATTCTACGCACATATGGGGCTCGTAGGATCTTCCCTGCTGAGCATCTTTTTATGGATTGTTTACGCGTAAACATAGTTACTTACTATTATATAGTCTTAATTTGTATATGATCTGGGCATAGGATATTGCATAAACTGGCGCCGTATCTTATCTTCTAGTGTAATTCTAGCATCACTACTAAGAGGTGCCGCAGTTATAATACGCCATAAGGCAGGTGGTGTTATTTCACTAGGAGTTGTTACTAATCCAAATACTCCTTTCAATAAATCATTACCAATATGATACAGTGATGTTTCATAAGCATGAAGTCCGTCAAGATTTGTACCATCTGTAGTTTCATTCTGTTGTCGCACGGTTTTGTCGTATAGAGCCTCTTTTGCATTTTTAATACCATTATCAAATTCTTCTATAAGTTGCAGATCGCTATCTGTTATCGGGCCAATATCACTCATATTATCATCGCCTTCACTATCCGACATTCTAGTAGTTGTGAGGTAAAATTGGTATAATTTTGAACTCATCTCCATCTCAGAATGGCTAACCCAGAGTCAACAAACCATAGTTTTGAACTACGAAAGAATGTTGTAAATTCAATCATAAGTTTCTGTGATCTTATATTCTATGAACTTCCTGAAAAAACTCGTGGAGATATTGTATATTTTATTCATTTTTATGGATTTGGAACAATTATATTCTATACACTCTTTTTCGGGAAAAAATTTGCATTTCAGGCTATACTTCTTGTTGGGTTTGTAATCATTCTTCAGCTATTTCTACTGCGTGGTTGTGTCCTTACAAAGGTTGAACAGCATTATCTAAAAGAGAAGGGAACCACAGTGGATGTATTTTTGAATCTACTGAGCGTGGACCTTACAAATGAGAATCGTAAGTTGATAAGTTTAACAGCATATTCAATAATATTTTTGGCCTTTTTTGGAATATATTTACGAGAGATATTCTTTAAGACAACTATGGAGTAATACAAGGCCTAACACCAAGAATGATCCAGCAATAATATTATTTTCATACATTGTTGTGAATTTTTCAATGGTTGGTTGTTGCTGGACAGGCGGTGGGACCGGTGGATCATACTTAGTATCAGCCGTTGCTTGAACCTGTTGCTTAAGAGCGGCAGCAGCAATATTTTGCGGACTCAGAGGGTCCGCCTTTGCATCGCTAGAGCCAGCATTTCCTCCTAAAATGGGGACAGCAGCTACAGGGCCAAATTTCTCACTATGCTGGGACATACTTCTAAAAGTAGGCGCTAAATTAAGAGTTTATTTTCCAGAATCGTTTTCTAGAATGAGCGGTAACGGCACAACAAATGGAAGAAATAGTGATGGCGGATTCAGCCCAGATAGTGTCCGCGACGCAGCACGCATTGCTGAAAATGAACCAACCCGCTTCCCCGCACGCGAGCGAGGTATTTACCTTCAGGATTCTATTCGCGAAATTGAGCAATACCAGGCAGCTGGTCGCTCACTCGACGAGATAAAGACCCTTATGTTTGGATTTGCTGAGGCCTATCCCAAGCTTTTTGATATGGTTACACGTCCGTCTTATGATAAGGCGCAAGTGCGAACTATGTTATCAATGCTTGATAAGATGGGAACTGGTGAACTCTCCCAACACCAGGCTTCCATCATTGTTGGCCAGAAACTGTTAAATAAGTATGTAACACCAACTCTAAGATCTACTCCTCCTTCTGAGCGTTAGATATTTTTCGCTGGAATCCTAAATGTATTACACCACTTCAAAGAGCGCTCTTTTTGCTCTTTCCACAAAGTCTTTATAGACTCTTCTTCAGAAAATGATAAAACATATGAAAGCGCAGCCTTCTGCTCTTCCACATATTTTTGTGTTTGTAGATTAATAAGATCTAGCACCTCTTGGAGTTGCTCTTGAGATTCCCATATAGAAGTAATATTTGTATCCAGTTTCAGTACACTTTTCAGTAAGTCCTTAGAAGATTCCGAGAAGCCAAGGAATCCTTTTCCTAAGAAATACCGTTCTGAATTACACGGACGACTCGTAACAGGCTTGTAAATAGTCCACTCTTTGAAATGAATAGAACAAATAGCCAAAAACTGCTGCGTAGGAATACTAAACGAATCAAAAATCTTAAGAATAAAACAACCAGTTGTAGGGGCCAAACAGGAAAATGCGACAAGAGTTGACGCAACTAAAAGCGGAAATACATGCTTCTCTTGCGCGCTGAAATCAACACTAAAATCAAATCCTCCATCCGCAGTTACAAGGTGTGCTCCATGATTCAAGGTAGTTTCAAGATACTCTTGATTTGCCTCTTCTAAAATATTACCTGTGGAATTTGGTCCATATTCAATGTGAATTTCAGGATGTCTTGAAAGTAAACGAGCTGCTGCACGCCATCCAGGAATAGAGTTATTTGTCTGCTTTAAAGTCATAGCATGTGCTACTTTCACTGTTTTCTTGTATTGCTCAGCCCTATCAAGAAATGCTTCAATAAATCCACCAGGTCCCTCACAGAGATGTAGCGTTTTATATTTAAGAACTGTTGATGTATGTTCAAAAAACTTCATTACATCAAGCATCTCAATAAGCTTGAAAAAAGAGCGGCTAAGTGGCTTCAATAAAGCAACCGATGGTGGTAGCATTGGATTATTTGAATTTGTAAAAATAAGTTCATATGGATTTGTTATACGCTTTATTAAATCAAAGTTATCATTTTCTTTTGGCCCAATTGAATCTTTTAGTTCTATTAGATCTTGTGGAGTTAAGTCTTTCCAAGAGCCTTTCTTTGGATTCACATCTAACTCATCTCGAATAATAGGGGTTTTGTAGAATGTTACCCGCTTCCATGGTGGCTGTGGTGGAGGTTGGCCTAGTTCCAATGACATATATTAAATACGATACGGGCTTTTAGCCCTGCTTTACTCTGAAAGAACCATCATTTCAATATCAGGTTCATCAATAATACTAATGTCCGCAGGAGCAGTGATATTCATTCGGAGCTGAGTAGTTGCACACGCATCATTCTCATCCTCATGCATCTCCGCATCAATCATGTCTTGTGTAAGCTCCTCACCTTCTTCCTCTTCCAGCTCACCATCCTCTGTAGGGGGAAGTCCTTGTAGTAGACGGCCAATAGCATTCTCATCTAGAAGAATCTGCGCAAATGATGTGCCACCGCGAATTGGCTGGCCAGTCATGATATTCGCAGATACACCTGTAATTGGATCAACCTCTCCAAAGAGGGCAGCCTTCAGTAGAATCTTCTCTGTTTCCTCAAAGGATGCCTTCGCAAGAGGCCCATTATCTAGCTTGTTGATGCCATAGCGGTCAACTGACATAAGCTTTCCATTCTTTGTCATAACATCACACAGCAGACCCAAATGGCGATAGTTCACACCAGCCTCTTCAAAGAGACCTGTAAGTTCTGAAAGGAGGGTCGCACGAGTCGCCTCAACTCCGAGATTGCTATACACATCATGTACATGTGTGCTATACAAATGACTGCCATCAACTGCAGGGTGATTCATAACCTCTAAGAAATTACTGCCATCTGTGTCAATCACATACTGCTCAATCGGCTTATACTCACCATCCACATTCTGTAGTAGATCTGCGTGCTTGCGGAAAGTAGCTGTACGAATTCCAGGCACTCCACGAATAACAATACCATTTAGCAGGCGATTCTGGAACTTCTTCAGACCCGCCAAATCATCTGCATAGCCAAGCGCCTTCTCGTCACTTGACAGACGAATACGCATAACCATCTTCTTGGCATTGAAATCCGAATAGACCAAATGAATATTCTGCGAGAACTTATCATTCAGAATATAGGAGATGTCATCCATGCTGATATTTCTGTTAAACATCCGCTCACGGTCCAGCTCAAGGCGAAGCAGCCAGCGGCTCCAAGACGGTTCTTTCTCCTCTTCACCTTCCTGTGTGTCCACATCACCTCCTTCCTCACGATTCTCAAAGAGCTTGTAGAACTTAATGAGATCACTATCCTCCCCTACAAGTGTGGTTTCATCACTTGGATCATAGTATACACCAGCCTTCACTACAATATCGCGGAGAAGCGTGAGCTCTAAGTCCTGCGCAACTTCACGCACCTTGTCCTTGTTTTCGCGAAACTCTGGCTTGAGATATACTGTAAGGGAAATAGCCTTGGGATTCTCGGTTACTTTGAGAAGCTCCTTCAAACGAGGCACACCTCGCGTTACATTTGACTTGGCTGCTACACCTGCCAAATGGAAAGTATTGAGTGTCATCTGCGTTGAAGGCTCACCAATACTCTGAGCTGCAATAATTCCTACGAGCTCACCAGGAAGACTCCAGGCCTTCCAGTCCTTTACAATACAGAGCTCCATGAGTGCATCAAATGCGGCCTTTGTGAAACGCTCTTTCACAATCAGCTTATGAGGCGCAAAATGGAAACGCACCAGAGCACACCAGAGCTTATAGTAAGGCTGTGTGCGATCCATCATCTTCTTTAGTGTCTCAATCACATAAATCGGTGTGAGGTCAGTCTTTCCCTTGGGGTCCAGTCCGAATCGCACCTTGATATTCATAATAAGGCGCTCAGGATTGAGAGGGCCAAACACGCCGCCCTGTCGTGTGGAAAGAGCAAACACTTTCTCCACAATTAAAGTGCGATCTTCCAACACCTGTGCTACATACTCCTTAACCTCGTTGGACGCAGCGAAATCATCCGCAAGTCCATCTTGGAGCATTTGTGTGAAATCCACACCCACTAGACCATAGTCACGCTTAACATCTGCTTCAGACATCTTCACATAGGAAATACCTGTACCCTCAATCTTTGTAGAGTTGAGACCGTCCTCACCATAATGGAACTGGACAATATTCATGTTCGCATCGCGAACTGTGCCATCGTACTGGACACAGAGATCCTCCATGGCCTTGATGAGCTGGCGCTGGATATAGCCTGTATCGGCCGTCTTAACAGCAGTATCAATCAGACCTTCACGACCAGACATAGCATGAAAGAAGAACTCCTGAGGTGACAGGCCACCAATGAAAGAGCTCTCAATAAATCCACGCGCCTCCGCGCCATCATCATACTTCTTGTAGTGAGGCAGCGTTCTGTCACTGAAACCATATGGAATGCGCTTACCCTCAATATTCTGCTGGCCTACACACGCAATCATCTGCGCAATGTTAATAGGGCCGCCCTTTGATCCAGCCTTTACCATGGCTACAAGACGATTCTCCTCCGCTAGCGCCTGCTGACCAAACTCACCAGACTCTTTGGTCGCCTTATTCAGACTTGTGAACACACGCGTCTCAAACTCATCTTGATTTGTCTTACCAGTGTTATTGTCGAACAGATCCAAGTGAACCTGGAGATTGAGCTCGCTCACCTCCTTCTTGCGAGCCTGAATCACTTCGTCCATCTGCACACGAGTCTTTTCGTCGGCAATCATATCACTAATTCCCACACTAAAGCCATTTAGCACAAGGAATGACTCAACCGTCGTCTGTAGGGAATCAATCATGTTTACAGTTGTGTCAGGCCCATAGTCGTTGTAGGAAACATGGACAATACCCTTACCAGCCTTAGAGTAGATATCCTTGTCAACTGTACCCTGTAGTAGCTGACCCTCAACAATCTTGACCTTGTTCTGTGGGCTCGGATCATCATCAAAGGACTTGTTGCCCATATCCATGTTAATGGGAGGAATGAGGGAACTAATCACCTGATGTCCAGTCCAGCGGTCACCGCCTGGAACTGCTGCAGCAGAGGCGGCTGCATTTGGAAGCCCCTCAAAATTTTTGTTATACATCATCAAGTTCATGTACTCGCGGCGAGTAAACTGATTGTTGTTCTTTGTTAGGCGATAGGATCCTACAAGTGTATCCTGGACGATACCAATTGCTGGCTTTCCCTCGCGCGGACCCACAATCTGATGAGGAACCGCTGCGATCTCTGAAAGCTCGTTAGCGGCTTCATAAGACTGTGGGCAATGCATATTCATTTCATCACCATCAAAATCGGCATTGTAAGGACTCACCGCAGATACATTCAGACGAAATGTATTGTAGGGTAGCACCTTGACCTTGTGTCCCATCATGGACATTCTGTGGAGAGTCGGCTGTCGATTAAACAGTACAATATCGCCATCCATAATGTGGCGATTCACCGTATCGCCATTATAGAGCACAATCTCCTTTGTGTTCACATGCTTGAGACTAATCATCCGCCCATCAGCACGTACAATGGTCTTTGCACCAGGGAATACATCAGCACCATTCTGGATATATTTGTAGAGCTTGTCGCGATTATAGAGCGTAACCTTCTCAGGATAGGTCAAGTTCATCGCAATCTTCATAGGAACACCGAGCTCACCAATACTCAGATTTGGGTCAGGAGTGATTACAGAGCGCGCAGAGAACTCTACACGCTTGCCCTGAATATTATAGCGAATGCGACCCTCCTTAGAACCGAGACGCTGCTGAATGGACTTCACCGCACGACCTGAGCGCTGGGCCGATGGAGACACGCCAGGAATCTGATTATCAATTAGCGTGGCTACATGATACTGGAGCACATTCGTCCACTCATCAATAATTGCCTTAGATGTGTTATTGTCAATCTTCTGCTGGAGCATTTTATTGGTCTTGATGATGTCAACCATCTTGTGTGTTAGATCATCCTCTGAGCGCTGATTGTTATCCTGGACTACACTGGGACGCATCTGAGGGGGCGGCACTGAAATGACAGTTGCAATCATCCAATCAGGGCGGCACCAATGGCGTGAGAGGCCCATGAAGTCGACATCCTCATCGAGGATCTGGCGGAAAAGACGAAGAACATATTCCACCTCCAGAACCTGGCGAACTTTCTGTTCAGTTCCCTCTGGTGCAGTAGGGCCCTCCACATTGTCCCACTCAGCAATAATGCGAGCAATACCCTCCTTCACATAGCGGTCAGGCTGGCGAGCACCGCAACCGTCTTCTGTTTGCTGGCCACATCGACCAATATTGCTGCAGGCGGCGAGAACTTCACGCCAACGAGCCTCGCCGCGCCGCTTTGAGAGCCGCTTATAGAGATTCTTATCAATCAGGAGCTTCGCACAACGAACACATGCGCATCGCAAGACATTCAACACCATGGGGAGGAACTGAATATAAAATACGGGCCGAGCAAGGCGATAGTGCCCAAAATGACCCGGGCAGTGGTGATTTGTTTGGCCGCATGAGCGACATGTTTTACCATTATCTAAAATACCCATGCGCGGGTCAAAGAGGCCGCCAATCTTGGGCTCATTACCATCATATGTTGCATGAGAATTAATCTCTACAACTGACCGTCTCTCAATCTCTTCAGGAGAGAAGATTCCGAACTGGATACCAACAATTGGCTCCAATTCAGAAGAGGGTGTATAAAGTCCAGCTGGCATCTTTGTATTTCTAGAATCTACTGTCTAAATAGTTTTTCGTAATTCAATCAATTTTTATTAATAGTGGTCTTTAGACTAGTTATTTAAGAGGATGTATAAGCAGTGGAGGGCAATTATAACTTAGTAATAGTGCTTGAGCCTTATCATCATAGGCATCATTAAGTGAATTTGCTAGCCATTTTGTTGCTACTAAAGAACTCGTGCCAATCACATGAAGATTTTTCTTTGGAACCTTATATACATTAATATCTAGATATTTAATATTTTTGTATGGTTCGCACAACTCATAGAGACCAGCTCCAAACTTATTTTCATTTGGTCCAGGAACATAGAATACCTTTTCCCAGTGTGTGGAGCAATAGTTGAGAAAACTCCCATAAATACGATAATTATATACTGTTGGATCAATTATATTCCCACACAGAGCCAAATATCGAGCCTTTGGAGTTATTACAAGAGGATATACAATATTCGCATAGTTCTGAAGATTGAGATTTTTAATGTACTGTAGGGACAGCGGCGACATTCTACATATAAAGCATTTGCGCAATCTTTAATTAGTAATGTGGCATACAGAAGATATTAGTGATGGACTTCGTGTTTCCTATTCCCTTACAGGTGATGCTTTGACGCAGGTGAGCAGCAAGGCAACTCTTCAGTTGACTGAGACGACGGCTTTTGGGAAGATGTTGACGATTGATGGGGAGCTTCAGAGCACTGAGCGCGATGAGTATATTTATCATGAGATGTTGGTACACCCGTTAGCGTCTGTTATTGGAGGTCGAGGGAAGCGAGTGAAGATTTATGGCGGCGGTGAAGGGGCGACGGCTCGTGAAGTTTTGAAGTGGAGTTCTGTACAGCGTGTTGTACAGGTTGATTGGGACGGCGAACTTCTTGAGCATTTTCGTTCAGTTTGGCGTGACTGGGCTCAGGGCGCTTATGAAGACCCGCGCTTAGAGCTGCGTGTAGCGGATGCATGGACTGATTGTGTTGAGGATGAGGAGAAGTATGATTATATTATTGTGGATTTGCCTGACCCACAAGATTCTGCGGATTTCTCGGCCCTTATGTTTGGAGTTGTGAGGCAACTCGCACCAGGTGGAGCCTTTGTAATGAATGCTGGCCCAGTTCAGCCTTGGGATGGCGGCTTTGCTGCATCATTCTGTAAGGACCTTTTTGAAATGCTTCCTCAGAGCGAGTGGCAGCCTTATTCTTGGCACACAAATGTTCCATCATTTGCCGCAGCAGGTGAGTGGTGCTTCTTGGGGGCTGTGCGTTGCGATAGTGACAGTCGCAGCAGTTGGGTCGCCCCTCCTACAGGTCTTCGCCGTTTTTCTGAGCGTGTGTGGAAGTATGCGCGCTACTGGCCGGATGATTATCCTGAAGTGTTGGCATCTGTTTCGTATTAGTAGAATGAGAGTGTGACAAGAGGATAATTTATACTATAATAATTTCCAGCTCCAGCTTTTTTGAAATTATTAGTGCCAATATTAGATAATACAATAGCATAACTATCATTTTTAGTAATAGTTAATGATAGATTACTAGTACTAGTAAATATGGACCCTCCATTACTTAATATAAGAGTAAAATTACTTTGTAATATAGAATTTTTATAGAGCATTGCTGCTACTGACATACTAGCTACACTACCAGGTGTAATAGATTGACATTGAAACGCAAATTGGTCAATCATAGATATAGTTGGACATCTTATTCCATAATAACTAGCTATATCAGAATTAGCACCAGTAATTGTTCCTGGTATTAAATATGTAAAGAGATAACCATCAGGCTCTCCTGAAATACTAAAAGGAATACTCGGCTGCGCAGTAGAATTCGTAAATCCCTTTCCATTTCCTGTGCGATTCGGTAAATCTGTTCCAGCGAGTGAAATTGTTCCAAGAGTTTGCGACATATCTGCCGCATTATTTCCTGCGACATACGCGTATCCATAACTTGTTGAAGATTTTGCATTAATCAGAGCATTTACATGATTTGTCTCAATTCCATAGTATGTTCCATTAGATGTGTTTGGATATGCTGGATTATCCTTACAAAATATATTCGTATTACGTCCTCTAAATCCATTTGAGCCATCATTATATATTCCTCGCTTGGCACCTGGCCCAGAGGATGTTACATTTACAGTGGAACGTTCAATATCATCAGATGAAACTGGTAGAATAGAGGAGTTTCCAGTAGTATATATTCCATATACAGTTGTGGGTACATTACAAGTCATCGCAGAATTATCCACATTTACAACAATTCCACGCATCTTTGTTGAAGTTATAGGGTCTGATATATTTGACATAAATATACCAATAAGAGGGGTTGCGTTAGAATTTGAAGATGTTAGATCAAGTGTTACATCTTCAAGCCGATTATTTTGTGCAAATGTGACAAGTGTTGTTGGGACTGTACAGCCCAGTTGTTGAATTTTAACAGATGGAGTGTTTATTCCACGCAGACTGACATTATTTGAAAATACAATTTTCTCATTATAAGTTCCTGGAAGAACATAAATACACTCTCCTGCTTGGGCGTGGGCCATTGCTGTGCCAATTGTTTTGAAAGCAATTTGATAATGATTGCCATTTGCTACTGCGAGGGTATCATCTCCATAGAGTTGGTCTACACGGAGGACACCACCCATGAGAGGTTGTAAGGTATTTGAATTAATGATTGATGAGAGACCATAGGAAACTATGGAGGAGAGTGAGCTGACACCTGATGCGTTTCCTGTTCCAAGTACCGATGAGAGACCATATGAAACTATTGACGATAGTGAGCTGATTCCATAAGGAGAGTAGACTGTTGAGAGGCCATAAGATACTATTGACGATAAGGAACTAATCCCATAAGGAGAGTAGACTGTTGAGAGGCCATAAGATACTATTGACGATAAGGAACTAACCCCATAAGGAGAGTAGACTGTTGAGAGGCCATAAGATACTATTGAAGAGAGAGAGCTAACTCCATAAGGAGAGTAGACTGTTGAGAGGCCATATGAAACTATTGACGATAAGGAACTAATCCCATAAGGAGAGTAGACTGTTGAGAGACCATAAGATACTATTGAAGAGAGAGAGCTAACTCCATAAGGAGAGTAGACTGTTGAGAGACCATAAGATACTATTGAAGATAGAGAGCTAACTCCATAAGGAGAGTAGACTGTTGAGAGACCATAAGATACTATTGAAGAGAGAGAGCTAACTCCATAAGGAGAGTAGACTGTTGAGAGACCATAAGATACTATTGAAGATAGAGAGCTAACTCCATAAGGAGAGTAGACTGTTGATAATCCATAGGAAACTATTGAGGAGAGAGAGCTAATTCCATAAGGAGAGTAGACTGTTGATAATCCATAGGAAACTATTGAAGAGAGAGAGCTAATTCCATAAGGAGAATACACAGTAGAAAGACCATATGAAACTATTGACGATAAGGATGACACACCATTTGTAATATCAGTTCTTGTAGCAATAGGCACACCCGATATAGAAACGAACCCACCCCCTGCAGTAATAGGGATTGTATTCAAAAACAGCGAATTTGACAAATATAAATTACTTACATTATAAGTAGTTGAACCAATATTTAGTCCTACCTGTGTTGGTATTAAACTGTTTGAAAAGATCCATTCAGGTCCGCGTGGCCCTGTTTCACCACGCACAGTTCCAAAAGGAGCATTAGAACCATCAGGATACCGTTTCCAAAGATCATTACATGCTACATTATAATATACATGAATACCTGACTTTATTGACTCTGTATCATTTGGGTTACAAGAGTTTGTAAACTCAATGTAAGGGGCTGCAAGGCCTGGTTTACATAAAAGAACATTACAATTATTAACAGATATTGCCGATTGCCCAGCATCTCCCATATAGATTGTTCCTGGACCAACATATAATGAATGGAATCTGTGATTTGAGTCGCCAAGTGTATATACATTATCTGTATCGGGGATAAGGTCATTATCTTTTGTATAATATCCTGTCTTGTCTTCGCTTCTTAAATCACAGATTATCTTCTGTAGCCGTTTATAATCAGTCAATTGACTTGCGTTCATCCTGTTAGTAGATGCTTTATAAAAACTATTTTTAAATGAATCTCAGATTTATTTAAAAAAGTCAAACAATTTTTTAAGAAATCTTAGATTTATTAAAAAATTGGACGTGTTTTTGCCAACAAAAGAGGCAGATATATTATGTCAACCCCTTCGTACCGTCTTGAGCTGCTCCCTGTTGATACTGCCGCCGCCGAGTATTATAAGAATATCGTGCGTAGCCCTGAGGATGCTGGTGTTGACCTGTGTGTTGTGACTGACCATGTACTCGAGCAAGGCCAGCAGTCTATTCTAAAGCTAGGTGTTCGCGCTCGTCTTGTAGAGATTCGCGAGATGTTTGTAGAGGATCCAACTGTACAGTCTGATGCCAAGACTCCTATTCCAGTGCGTATGGAGGACTCAGTCCATTATTGGCTTGCACCTCGCTCCAGTATTTTCAAGAGCGGAGTTATTATGGCAAACTCCATGGGTGTAATTGATAAGGGTTATCGCGGAGAGCTCGGCGGCCCTGTATGGGCTATGCGCCCCACAACTATTACTGCTGGAACTCGCCTCTTTCAGATTGTAGCACCTAATATGGGATCAATCCAGGAAGTGCGAATTGTTGATGCACTCCCTGAGTCAATTCGTGGTGAGGGTGGATTTGGTTCCACCGGTTGAATCATAAATCTTCTGCCAAAGAGCAGCATCCTTAACTGGGTGAAAAAGATGATACTCTATAGCAGGATTACTAGCTTCCTCATAACTAATAGGAGGAGTAAAACGAAAATGAGGCATTAAATCTCTAAAATACTCTACTTTTAGATTGTATTCTATACAGAGCGAAGCGAAGAAAACTTCTATAAAGAATAACCGCTTTTTTGTTTTGACAAATCCTGCAAGAGTCTCCATAAATTTGCGTGAGAAACGACAAATAGGAACATATGCAGCCCAAAGACTCTTCAGCCCAGAATCTCTCATAGTAACCCAAAGTGGCCAATCACTTACTTCTTTTTCATTTATATTTGGTGGCCCTGAAATAAGGTCTGCATTTGACTCCTGGAATCGCGCGTAAAATCGTGGAAGTGTTAGAGGACCTCCAATACCAACATCATCCTCTAAAATCCATACATATTTATAAAGTTGTGTATAATTTGCGAGAAAAAAAAGGCATCTATCCCATGAAATAATTAGACGCTTTGACATTGTATCGGTATTCGCATAAAAATACCCATTATCATAACAAATATTTTCAAAAAAATAAAGAATATTTAGAGTTGGATATCCAGGAATCTTATTTTCAGGATAATAAGTATCAGTAATTATAAATACAGGGCCTGTAAGTTGAGCTGTAGCTGCAGCATATCGTTTTAATAATACATCAGTAATGTCCCTTACAAGGATTATTGTTATTTGGTCATTATTTTGAGGTAATTGTTGAATAAATGAATGCTGTTTAATGGAGAAGTTTAATAGTGATTCTTGAGTAAATGGACTCGGACTCTGAATATGTAATGGATGATTAAATCGTGAATTATGGATTTCCTGATATTGCTCATTAACACTTGGGAGCAGTTCTCTGAGAGCAGGCGGTGGGTCTTGTGGGTCTTGTGGGTCTTGTGGGTCTTGTGGGTCTTGTAACATCTCCAGATTAAGATAAATATATCTTTTAGGCACTAGAAGTCTGTAAATAAATATTTACTCGTCTAATTATACTGGATAAGTTTTAAAATAGCATGCCATTCGTCATCATTTTTTGAGTTATGGAATTCTGGATACCGAACTGGAAATCTATTAGTATTATAGATTTTTTGCCATAGTTCATTATCTTTTACAGGATGAAATAAATGATATGATACTGTGTTGGATATAGTTTCCTCATATGTAATAAGTGGTGTTGAACGAAAATGTGAATGCAAATCCATAGCAAATAATTGTATTGATAAATTATATGTGAGACAAAGTGATGCAAATAATATATTTATGTTATAAAGGCATTTTGTAATGCAAACAAAGTTATGTAAAGTTTCAATAAATTTTCTTGAGAGTCTACAAAGAGGTGTATAAGCAGCTCCAAATTCAGTTAAACTTGATTCTACTAGACCAGCATTAGTTACATCCTCTACAGTTATAGTCATATTCTGCCCGAGAAGATCAACTGTTACAGGGTCATATCTATTAAAGAATATCTTAAGAGCTTGCGGTCCTCCAATAGCAACATCATCTTCCAAAATCCATGCATATTTATAAAGATTTGTATAATTTGCTAGAAAAAAAAGGCATCTATCCCATGCAGTAACTGGCTTTATAGACCTTGAATTGCAGTATCCATTTATAGAACAGATATCATCAGTAAAATAGAGAATATTCAGAGTAGGATACTCTTGAATTTTATTTTCAGGATAATATGTATCTGTAATTATAAATATAGGAATTGTACTAGATATAGTAGCTGTTGCTGCTGTATATCGCTTCAATATTAAATCTGTAATTTCCCTTACAAGAATAACTGTAATTTGTTTATTATTTTGTGGCATTTTTTGAAGATATACATGTTGTTTTATGGTAAAGTTCTGAATAGATTCTTTTGACATCTTTGATATTATTATTGTAAAACTTTTAGACCGCTTCAAAAAATTGGTGGCTTGGGGGCGCAGCAAGAGCCCAGAAAACATGAGCCTCGAACTTCTAATTGGTCCGATGTTTGCGGGAAAAACATCCGCCTTGATGGCACGAGTTAGGCGCTATAATGCAATTGGTTATAATTGCTTTCTTATTACCCACAGCTCTGATAATCGTTATGGACACGACGCAGTCATTAATCACAATAAAGAGAAACTTTCCGCTTTCTCGGCTGAAAGGCTCCTTCCTTTACTAGAGTCAGCTGCATATAAGAGCGCCAAGATTGTTGCAATTGAAGAGGCACATTTCTTTGATGACCTTGTGGCATTTGTTATACACGCAGTAGAAACAGATGGAAAACAAGTAATTTGTGTAGGGCTTAATGGAAGTGCTGAACGAAAACCAATTGGACATATTAATGAGCTTGTTCCATTTTGCGATATTATTACAAAGATTGATGCATTCTGCGTTCATTGTACAGAGCCAACTGTGGCGCCATTTACACGACGCCTTTGTGCTTCCGACTCATCTAAAAAGTTTGTTGTAGGGAGTACTGATATATATGAGGCTGTTTGTCGGCGCCATTTTCATCACCCTAATTAGAAACTATGCAAACTCGTAGAAATCGGCTGCATGGTGGCACGAAAAGATCAAGTGTTTTCAAAAAAAAGTCTGTTACCTACAGACTTCCTGTATTATCCAAATTTAGTGCTAAGCCTAGTAAGAAAGTTGCCAAGCTTATGAGACTAAATCTTAATACTATTCTGGAAAAGCCCTCATTTATGAATGAGCATGATACAGAATATGCTAATAATGTTATTGAAAAGTTCAAGAATTTTTTGGAGCGAGTTCAGCGTGCAGATGCACGGCTTTATGCGGCTGGAGCAGCTGCGGACCAAGAGTCACTTAGCAATATGGATATGATTAAGTCTCTTATAGCTGAGAAGCTAGTAGCGGCATTTGGTAATAAAGAACGAGCCGCTCCTGTGGCTAAGGCAACCGAGAACGCATTTAATGATGATTTAGCTTCATTATTAGGAAGAGTAAGAATCTAGAAAGATGGGCTGGTTCTGTTATTTACTTCTATCAGAAGATAATAAAAGAACATATGTCGGTGCTACAGTTGACCCAGATAGAAGGCTCCGACAGCATAATGGGGAGCTAGCTGGTGGGGCTAGCGCAACACGAGGTGGAGTGTGGCAACGGGTATGTTGTATAGAAGGCTTCCCAACAGAAGGCGCCGCTCTTCAGTTTGAGTGGAAGTGGAAAAATCTTACAAAGACGCAACGAGCTTCCACAGCCTTAGAGCGCAGGAAAAAGGCGCTACAGGCGCTACTTGCGTTGGATAAATCTACCACAAAAGCAATCCCTTACAGTGAATATCCAGAGCCGCTGCTTATTCACTGGTCTGAATCCTTTGCTTAGAACAGGATGGGGGTGATTTATGATAAACCGGAAATTTACACGCTAATTCATATAGGATTTGGATTTCTTGGAGCCTGGTATCTCTGGCTCCTTTATGGAATGATTGCATATCAGTTTTTCCAGTTAATTCTAGGAAAACGGTTTTTCTTCTTTGAGGGTGTGGTCCGTGATGGAAACAGTATAGAACATACTGCTGTGAAGTTAGTAGAAGTTTTTGTTGGGTTCGCGATTGGAAAGCTTTTTCGTTTTGCTAGTAAGCACTAGATGAACGGCTCTGCTGCCTTATACCGCGGAACATTTGCTGCACCAGGCACAGTTGATTCAATTGTGCCTATTGGACAACCCCAACCATACTTAAATTACGAGCGAACCATGTTGAGTATTGATTCAATTGATAGGGACAGTGGTGTTTATACTTCTGCGAATCAATATTCACTCCATTTACAAACCCCCTTCAAGAATGTTATTGAAATTCGCCTTCTGAGTATTGAAGTTCCTGCGTCCTTCTATATCTTCTCGGCTGCGGCAGGAAATACCACTCTTTTGATTAAAGAACCTGGGTGGAGTAGTTTCAAGTCTATTGTACTTCCTGATGGGAATTATACATTAGTTGAACTTTGCGATACACTAACTGGTATTTTACAAACAGTAACAGGACGGGCGACTTATGTTGTATCTCTTAATCTGAATACTTTGAAAATAACTATCAGTAATTCAGATGCAGTTACATTCCGAATTGATACAAAAACTGGCGCGCTACCACAAGGAGTCTTCTGGGGACTTGGATACTGTCTAGGATTTAATAAAGGAATATATGCGACAAGCACAGGAACTATGACTGCTCCTCGTATTGCAAATATTAACCCATACAACTATATGATTTTAGATCTGGGTGATCTTAATATGGTTCAAGAAGGTACAGTTATGAAAGGGTATTTTGCAAAGGTCCCAATTAATGTGCAGAATTTCAATTATATATATTTAACACCTGAATGCTGCGATTATAATGTTGCTCGGTTTGAACCACCATTAGGAAAGCTAGAGAAAATCAATATAAAATGGCGGTTTCACGATGGACGCCTAATTGACTTCAATGGATTTGAGCATTCCTTCATGTTGGAAGTTATTACTGGAGAAGCTCGCTTGAAACATCCTCAGATTAATAGAATCTAGATTGTTACCCATTCAACACCAGTATAAACCGATGTTTTTGATGTGCTTATAGGTATATTATATGCTGTATTTGAAAGAACAATATTATTTGATAGTGCACTTGCACCCTTGTGATTTACAACAAAAAATGCTCCATTTGGAACAGATACTGTTGGAAATACAACAGTTACATTGCTACCAGTTCCAGCAGTAGTTGTGATAAAAACATAAGATCCTAAATTACTTGTTGTAAGGGTTAATGTTGTTCCACATGAATTTGAGGCAACTACAGTATTCCAATATACAGGAAATAATGTAGCGCCAGCAATACTTGATGTAAATATTTTAGTAGTTGATACTATTGGGGCACGAACTGTGGCTGTACCAGTAGCATTCGCAACATCAAGTGTGATTCCTGCTGGAATTGTGGCTATATTTGTATTAATACCGACTTGAGCACTTTGGGCACCACCTTGACCACTTATAAAGAAAGACTGAAATGTACCTTGAGTATTTGTTGGCCATACGCGAGACGCAACCTGCGATTCAATCAACACATTTCCTGTTGTTTGTAGACGAATATTATCTAGAGTAGTATTTCCCTTAAATAAAAGTATTTCCTGTGATGTTGCACTATTGCTCTGCTCTGTTATAACTGTGCGATCATATGTGTTTGAGAGCCCTGCAAATGCGATAACTGTATTTGAGGTTGAACCGAGTTGGAGACCATTTGCTTGAATAGAAGACGTATAGAAATTTATTGTGGAGCCTGTTGTAAAACGGAGAGGACCTGTGACATCTATGATATTTCCATAAGAGCCCATTTGTATAGAAGAAACTAAGACGCTTGGTGTAGAAATTGGAACTGGTATACTGATAGGAATATTTGATAGTGTTGTAATTGAGGATGTTGTTAACATTTGTGCACTCATTGTAAATGAATTAATGGTGGATGTATCAATATAGAATGTGCTGAATGTTGTTGCTCTGACTGGACCAGTAATATCTAATATTGAGTCCGAAGCACCAATAAGAATTGAAGAAGTAAGTATAGCATTTGTGGAGATAATATTTGTGACAAATGTGCCGGTTGAGAAGGCATTTGCATTGATGATTGCAGAAGCATTTACTGTAGCTGTGTTTAGAGTTGTGTTTGAAATTGTTGTCAATACAGCGTTAGGAGAATTAATAGACGATATTGTTATATTTGTGTTCATTGTGGAAAACCAGGATATTGCATTAATAATTCCACTGGGTGCTACAATTGATGTTTGGGTCCAATTCTTACCATCTGTACTTGTTTGAAGTATACCTGAACTACTTGATGCGCCACCAGCAATAAACTGTGTACCATTCCATATTATTGTATTTACCGAATTTGGAGCAAATCCATTGTTAGCAGAATTCCATGTGAGACCATCTGTACTCCATACTAAAGCATTTGATGCTATATTTCCAAGACCTGAACCACCGCCTACCCAAATTGATAATGGCGCTCCTGCCCACACAACAGTTTTTCCGCTAAATCCTGCTGGAACAAATGTAGTGTTAGACCAATTCTTACCATCTCCTGAATAAATAATAGCATTTGACTGATTAACGGTTGACGAACCAAGCGCTACCCAAATAGAGCCGTTCCAGCCTATACTTGTACCCTGACCACAGAATCCATTACAGAATCCACCTGATATTGCGGCATTCCAAGTTGTACCGTTGGAACTCCAGCCCATTGTATTTGAATTAGCCGCACCTGAACCAGCGACCCATAAATTACTACCATTATATGCTAAACCATTTGTAATTGCAACTGCAAATATTGGTGTAGAATTTACCGACCAATTTATACCATTTACACTTGTATATATTGCTTGCTGACCACCCGATGCTACCCATAAATTACTACCATTATATACAATTGATGTCATTGTACCTGAGGCATTAATTGATGCAACTCCAGGATAGAAATTTAGACCATCATAACTGTAAGTAAAAGGATTTACATTATTTGGTCTAGATACAATAATTATATTTCCGTTATTAGCAATAGCACTAACAGCCTGACCTCCTGCAAGATTTGCATATGATGGTAGTAAAGCACTTGATGGAGAGAAATTATAATAAAGAACATTTCCAGATTCACTGCCATATAAATACATCCCAGTTAGCGATGTAACAAGATTTGTATTAAACAAATTCTGTTGCTGCCCTTGATAGCCTAAAGCATTAAAACTCAGATATCCTGATGCGACAATACTGCTTGTGTAGACAGCAACTGCGCTCTGACCAAAGGCGTTAGAATTCATAATAATTGCGTTTGTTAGACCTGGACCATATATTATATTTGCCATCATATTTGAAGCGGCAATATTAGATGTCTGAATATTTATACTACTTATTGATGTTATTGTAGCATTTGTTGCTTGAAGCACACCCGCATTTGTCTGCATTGTGCTTGCTGCTACTGCTTGAATTGCTCCGAATGTGACGAAACCAGCACCACTTCCAAAAGTAATTGTACTTAGTGTAAGAGATGAAATTGTTCCAAGTGTTGTCTGGATATTTGAACCAATAATACTGCTTCCAATAAAAACTTGCCCAATAGATGTGGAAAATGAAGAGATTCCATAAGAAACTATTGAAGATAGAGTTGAAAGCCCAACATCTGGAATAAGAGTTAGTGATGATAAGCCATAGGAGACAATTGATGATAATGAGCTAATACCATATGGTGAATAGACTGTTGATAAACCATAAGAGACAATTGAAGATAGTGAGCTAACTCCAGCTCTATCAACGCCAACAACACTTGATAATCCATAAGAGACAATTGAAGATAATGAGCTAACACCTGGATTTGTCGCACCAGCAGCAACACTTGATAACCCATAAGAAATAATTGATGATAATGAGCTAACACCTGGATTTGTCGCACCAGCAGCAACTGTTGATAATCCATAGGAGACAATAGAGGATAAAGAACTAACACCACCTCCAATATTTGACAAAAAACTTCCATCACCAATAAAGTATCCAGCACGAATAGTTGAGGCCCCTACAATAGAACTTACTGTTAGAGTATTATATTGTGTTGCACCTAGTATCTGCCATACACGATTTTGTGTATTTCCATATAAACTGATATAAGAGAAATTATCGGAAAAGATTTTACTTGTACTTCCATCTTCAAAAGTGTCAATATCCTGTGTTGTAACTGTCAGAGAGTTGCTACCAAAACTTCCGTAAGCGTCTTTAATAATAAACACGCGATATGGAATAGTAGTTGTAAGGGGCAATTGTATTGAACCTACAGCTAGTCTCGTATCTACGAGAGCTACATCTGTAGATATATCCAGTGAGGATGCCATCGCCTCAATCTAATTATACTGATACTTGAAGTATTGCTAAATTTTCTACGAAACCGGAATATTTTTATAAGGGTGGTTTGCTGGCAATAATGAACGGAGACCCCATTTATAAGCGAGATAGCCTTCTACTTGTTGTCGTTCTTTTGTTGTTATACTCTTATTATAAATAAGGATTTCACATAAATGACCTGGCCAAGCTTCATTAAGTGACAGCCTATTACCAATTGTTATACCAGGTATGGTAAAAGTAGCTAATGAACCTGTATATACTGAACTACTATTTATACGCATTGTTGCAGAATTGTAAAACTGAGCACATCCTTGAAAAGGAGAACGAGCAGTTAGTGTAGTGCCAGTATTACCAAACTGTGTTATCAAACTACCATTATATAGATATGGGCGATTAGAGAAGGCTCCAGATGGTCCAGAATCAATAACATACCCATAATCACTTGTTGTTGTTATATCATGACCTACAAAAAAAACTGTAAATGGAACTGACACAGCAAAGGATGCATTTACACCTAATCTAGCAGTTGTTCCACTTGCAAAGCCACCATTCGGATTATAAAATGAAGGATATGAACCATTAAATAAATTAGTTCTATATGAAAATCCAGTAGCATTACTAAGAACTACATTTTGACCAGACTTATCATTTACATTTGTTATATTTGAACCAGTTAATGTAATACTTGCTCTATCTGCCGCATCCAACCATAAAGCACACCCAGAAATCTGTGTAGGGACCCATTTTACAGTATTACGCGATACTGAATGTACTAAAGGACGACTGATATCTATGGTAGAATATATAAATTTTCTCATATTTCCACTGTAAGGATTTGTAAGGGCGAGATTTGATAAGATACCCCATTTAGATGAAAGATAACCTTCAATTTGTTGTCTCTGTGAGATTGTTAATGTTCCAGTATATATTAATATTTCATAAATATTAGCATTTATAAATCCTTGACCTACAACATTTCCTATTCTACCCCCACCTGACATTGTTCCAATTACTCCAGGTTGAGGGTTACTTCCTTCTAATGACCCATTTGCATATATTATTTTACTTGAATTATTTACCCAATTAAAATTTAATAAATTTGTTTGATTTACTTTGTAATTAGCAGTAATATTAGGATACCAATCATTACCCCAGTGATTCATTCGGTATGCTGTTGAATTTGTAAAACCTATATGTAAACTATTTGCACCTAAACTCCCATTTGCAGCACCATAAATATTTGTATAGTTGAAATTTCTTAAAACAATGAAGAAATTATGTGATACACTTGCTAAAAAATCTAAATTCACATTAAAAAATTGTGTTGTTCCATTGAGAAATACAAATGAATTTGAATATAATGGCTGACTGCCAACTGTTGGTTGTGTAGCATTATTTGAATTTCCGCTCTTATCAGTCCATTGTGTAACTGCATTATTTGAGAGAGTTATGGTGCTAGCATCCGCCGCATCCAGCCATAGACGACACCCACTAATACTTCTTGGAGAAAATTCTGAATAATATGGTTTAATAACATTAATAAAAGGTGTCTGAATAGTTATAAATGGATATGTAGCTTGTTGCGAATTAAATCTGTAAGGGTGTCCCACTGGAAGATTTGATTGTAGTCCCCATTTCCACGCAAGATGGCCTTCTACTTGCTGGCGTTGGCTTGTTGTGAGGACATTTGAATATAATAGAATTTCATACATACTTCCAACAAATCCTTCACCAGGGCCAGCATCATATCCGCCAATATTAATAGTCCCTGCACCTGTAAAAGTATAAGGTCCTGTTGATGTTCCTGTTTGAGAACCATTTACATAAAGAAATGCGTTTGTTGTAGCACTAAATGTGTGATTATAGAGTAGTATTGTATTTTGTGTTAATGTAGCACCACTTACAATAGGGTTGTTTCCATATGTTGTTGTTCGTTGAAGATTATTCTCAATAATTTGTTGAATACCTGCAGTTCCGCTTGTTCTAGTTAATGAAAGTATATTAATCTTCGCAGCGCTTGAGTATTTAACTATAGCAAAACCTGATTGATTTGACATAAGTGATGGAAGTGTTGTAGAAAATGCTTGATTTCCTGTAAAAATTATTGAATTTGAAGAATATGTTGGTGAGCCTGTTCCAAATGCTGTTGCATTATATATATTCCCACTCTTATCATTCCACCGAGTGACATTTTGCGTACTTGGCGACAAAACTACAGATGTAGCGTCCGAAGCATCCAGCCACAATGCCAAACCAGGTACTTGTTTCGGCCCAAAAAATGGTAAATTAGATGTCACAAAAGACATTACACTATTCCCTTATATGTAATCTTATTATTTCAAGGCGGGATATATGCGTTTTGGTGAGTGCTTGGGAGAGAAGGCGTGAGGCCCCATTTCCATGCCAAGTAGCCTTCAACATTTTGTCTCTGTTGGGATGTGAGGACATTTGAATATACTATAACTTCATAAACAGTAGAATCCATACTATTTGTATTATAACCAATAGTCGTGTTTCCTGCTCCAGTATTAAATGGATTTGATCCGACTATTCCAGTATTTGCTGTCGCAATAATTGAACCATTCACATTTATTTGGGCATTTGATGTATTAGAATTATATATTGTCTCTAATAGTATTATTTGATTTTGTGATAATGTTGCGCTTGTATAAGATGTAAGAGATTCTACTCCTAATATACAATTTGTCGATGAATTTAAAAATATTTGTCTAGATTGTACTCCATTTCCTCTTATTATATTTTCAGCATTTCCACCAGGATTTGTATAATTGATAACAATGAAAAGATATTCTATTATTGGTTGAGCAGTATATGTTGTAACTAAGTTAGTATTATTTGCTCTTATAAAATTCACACCTTTATTTGTATATATTGGTTGTTGTATAGAAATTGCCTGAATAGCATTTCTTCCGTTTCCACTCTTATCTCTCCAGTTAGAAATATTAGCTCCGCTGCTATACTGAATTGTCGTCGCATCCGCAGCATCCAACCAGAGTGCGAGATTGCTATATACACTTGGCAAGAAACTGGATGGTACAAAGCCAGGAGCAGTTGTGGGTATGGGAGCCGCTATACCTGTTGTATTTGAGTTCTTTTGATAGTGCGACACAGGAAGATTGGAGTTGAGACCCCATTTCCACGCGAGATAGCCTTCCACTTGTGTGCGCTGGTTTGCTGTGAGAGCGTTGCTATACATTAATACTTCATTGATAAACCCATTAAGATATCGTCCATTAAAAGCAGACGAAAGTTGTATAAAAGACGGTGAAGAAGTACCACCTGCAGATGGTCCATATACTCCTGAAAAAATATTATATATATTTATTGTATTTCCAGAAGGTGTAAATCCATTTGTAAAAGTTCCATTTACATTAAATATTTGTTGTGAAAGAGTATAATTAAAATAAAAATCATTCGGATTTGCACCTGCTCCTCCATTATATCGTAAAGAAACATCTGTATTACATCCAAAATTAATTATATAAGCATAATTACCAGGATTTGAATACATAGCAACAACAAATAAATTTGTAATATTCGCAGTATATGATATGTTTGATGAGAATGATCTCATAAGATCAGTTCGTGTGCTGCTAAAAAATACACCTTGAATAGGGGATATTAATGTTGGGGTACCCTGAACTCTTTGAAAATTATTTGAATTTGCACTCTTATCATTCCATTGAACGACATTTGAGGTATTACTCAAAGTAAAGTTATTTGATGATGAAGCATCAAGCCACAGTTGAAGTCCTGGCACTTGTGTTGGTGCTGTTATAAAGTTTGAGAACGGCGCATTATATGCGGTTGTATTGCCTGTAGGGACAGTTGCTGATAATCCTGTTATATTTGAATTCAACTGAAAATGCGAAACAGGAAGATTGGAGTTCAAACCCCATTTCCACGCCAGGTAGCCTTCTACTTGTGTACGTTGGTTTGCCGTGAGCGTATTACTATAGAAGATAACTTCATTAATGAAGCCAGTAAGTGTAGAACCACCTCTTATAATACGATCTGCACTTAGTTGTATATATGAAGGTGAAGTAAAAAAAGCCTGTGCACCAACTACAAAACTAAAAATATTATAAAAAAATATTGAACTTTGAGGCATTAATGGGACAGATGTGCCATTAATATTAAATATTTGTTGTCCTGTACTATAATAAATATCATTTGCATTTGGAGCACTACCTCTAGTATAACGTAATGAATTATCAGTATTAGAACCAAAAACCAGCATTAAATTATTATTTGCATTTGAAAACATCCCAACAATAAATACATTTGTCACGCCACCTATATATGTTATATTTGATGATATTGAACGCATATAATCATTACTATCACTAATAAAAAATACACCTCTTGTACCCCCTGCATATTTTGGTATTCCCCCAACTGTCTGAAAATGAAAGCCATTTGATGATTTATCATTCCATTGAACGACATTTGAAGTATTACTCAAAGTAAAGTTATTTGATGAAGAAGCATCCAACCATAACTGTAGTCCAGGAATCTGTGTCGGTGCTGTTATATAATTTGAGAAAACGGAGAGTCCTACTATGCCTGCCGCTGTCGTTCCTACTACCGCCGACATCTAACTATAGTCATAATCTTAAAAACTAACTAAATGTAATGAATTGCGGTTGAAATTGTCGTGAGCCCGCTATTATTGTATTATTATAATACAACATATTTGAGTTTACATATATAGAATTATTTGACCCATATAATATGTCAATTAAATTTACTTTTCCATTTACTGTAAGAGCTGGATTTGAGGAATTACTATTAATTATAAGCTGTCCATTCATAGTAATAATTCCATTAACAAGGGACGATAATCCATATGATACTATTGATGAGAGTGAGCTAACACCTGGATTTATAGCACTCCCTACAACTGTATTCACTTTCCCACCAAGAATTGTTCTATTTTGATTATAATTCATAGTATATCCAAATACTTCTTTTAATATGCGGCATTAAAAATAGTCTAAAGATTACTATCGCATGTTATATAGGCGCCCTTGTAGCTCAGTTGGATAGAGCGCCCGCCTTCTAAGCGGGAGGCCGTGGGTTCGAGTCCCACCTGGGGTAATTTATTTTTCTATGTAATTTTATTATATAGAAAAATTAAATTAGAACTAAGTTTTTACTTACCACCTTTACGACTATGGGTTGCTGTTCTTGAAATAAAACGCGATCGTGTGCGTGTTCCTGTATATGTGCGGGTGCGTGATGATGTGCGGCTACTAGACTTTGATCTAGACTTTGAACGAGACTTTGATTGTGTTGAAGAGGGTGTTCTGCTAGTGGAGAATGTTAGTTTAGGTGTTAATCTTGGTGACAATATACCTGCACGCGTTGCTGTTACATTTGGAGATAATGTAAATAAATATGATGCAGATGGACTCGCAGAAGAAGTAGCCGAACTACTAGATGTTCCAGTATTTGATGGACTACCTGAAATACTAGGCACAGAAGATACACCCATAATTGCAGCCGCTCCAAGGATCATACGCAAAAGGAACATCATTCTAACTATTCTTTCTTCAAAATATTTTAAACCTTCAAATTTTAATATACTGTCAATAATAGTATGCTTGACTGGCTTTCATTAGGATTTGCTCTTGTAATGGCTACAATTGATGTAGCCATGTTATCTATAATTAAATCCTACAGCATAGGCTCTGTAAAATCTATCAAATGGATGATAATACCTACAATAGCTTACGCTATTCAACCATGGATTTTTTTGAAATCACTTAACTTCAGCTCGATGATTGCTATGAATTTACTCTGGGACCTTATAAGTGATGTGTTTGTTACTGCAAATGGGTATCTTATTTTTGGTGAAAGGTTAACACGAACAAAAATGATGGGAGTTGCTCTTTCATTTATAAGTATATATCTTCTATCTTGTAAGGATAGTGAATTATGTTAGACATATTGGACTTTTGTCCAAATCCGGTCTTTTCTTTGTTGAAATAATGTTATATTAATTACAAAAAAGTATATAATATCTACAATTAGATTCTTGCTTTCAATTGAGTTTTCCGATTTATATTTATTGAAGTTTTGCTGTATTTCAAAATATTTATTATAAGCAGTCTCGTATTCTTCATTTGTTAGTTTTGCCTTATAAAACACTTCATCAAACTGGGCGCCATATTTTTGAACCTCTGTTATAAATTTCATGTGTTCTGTTGCTTTGTTATATGGCCTGAAAAATGTGTTAACTGCTGAAATAAGGAGGACAGTTATTGAAATAATGGTATTTTGAGAATCTGATAAAAATGTAGATGAAGTAGTTGTTGATTTTGCAGCTGTCATAGCTGTTAACAATGTAATTGTGAAATTTATAGGCGTCCCCATATTATTCCAGAACACATAGCCAACATATTTTTTGTTCCATGCAACAAAAAGCGAAGAATTGAGTTCACTTTCTAAAAACTCCATTCTGTGCTTTTTAGGAAGATCCAAAGTTAGCCGCATTTCCAAAACGGCTTTTTCTTGGGCTTCAAGGATTTGCTGCCGCTGTTTTAGCCGTTGTTCTTGTGTATATTCTATTATTTCATTTTCAAAATCGTCTCTTTTTTGTTGTCGTTTATCTTCTGCTGTTAATGTTCTTTTACAACACGAGGACAACATTTATTTAATTAGAGTAAATTAACTTCAAATAACTTCATTTTTAAAATGTAGTAATTAAAAGTTTTTAATATTAAATTATCTTATAATTTTATTATTTTAACAATATTATACAAACACTATATACACTCTTATACCCAGTGTTTAGTTGGAGTAGGCGAGGCCACCCATACCGCTCATCACGCGCAGCACATTGTAGTTAGTCGCATACACACGGACCGTGGAGGAGGTCGCGTTGCCAACAGAGTTGTTGGAGACGACCAGGAGCAGGGTGGTGTTATCAATGCGAGATAAGTTGCATGTGCCGCTGGGCTGGTGCTGCTCGGGCTGGAGGGCGAACGAGTACACATTGATACCAGTTGAGGGCACATTGGTGTGGTGCTGGAAAGGCTGGACCTCGTTGAAATAGCGGCCCTCGCGCACCTGGAAGCGGTCGTGGCCGTTGAGCTGGAGGAGCGCAGTGATGACTGGGTTCTTGCCGCCCATACCCTCGAGGCGGGTGTGGGAGTAAGGGGACTCCAGGACGGCGCGGTCCCACCAATCGGAGTAGTTGAAAGGCTGCTGGCCCTTCCAGGGGTTGATGGTGGCATCATCGCAGGTCACGAAGCTGTCGCGCTGGACAACCCAGATGAGCTCCTTGCAAGGGTGGTTGAAGTTCAGCTTGAGCTTGTTGGACGCGGAGGTGATAGACTCACCGCCGGTGAACTGCAGGCACTCAATCAGGTACTCGTGGGAGACCTGGGCGAACTTGCGGCGCTCATCAGTGTCAAGGTAGATGTAGTCAACATAGAGAGACGCGGCGACCAGGCCAGTGGAGGACACACGGTCGCGGATGGAGTGGACAGTGGTGGTCGAGTTGGGAGTGGCGTCCCAGCAGAGGTTGCGGATGTCCTCGAACTCGAGGTTGATGCGGACCTCGTGGTACTGGAGCGCAATCAGTGGCAGCGCAAGGCCAGGGTTGCGGCAGAACCAGAACTGGAGGGGAATGTAGAGAGTGTACTCAGGCGCGCAGTTGCCGACCTCTGTGAGCGCGTTGGGCTCACCAGAGGAGCAGTCCGCATCGCAAGGCTCACCACCCTGCTGGATGATGTTGACCAGCTGGGGTACATTGCCAACCATCTTCGCATAACCGGCCTGCTTACCGGCCTCCTGGGTGAGCTCATTCCAAATGTGGAGCCAGTCACCGTAGTGCTTGTCAATGCGCTGGCCGCCGATCTCGAGCTCGACATTGTTGATGAGGTTGTGGCCAACCCAGTTGAGCCAGCGGAACTGGGCACCAGTACCGTCAGTCGCGGCGAGGGCAACCTGGGGGAGGGTGGCCTGGAGGTAGATGCGGCTAATTAAATCACCATTGCGCTGAATGGTGCAAGTCACGCGCTTACCGAAGTTGGGGGAACCGTTGAAGGGATTCTCAATGGACTCCATGGCGAAGTTGGTGTGGCGGCGGTACACCACCTTGAAAAAGGTAATCTGGGGATTACCGGTCAGGTAAACATCTTGGGCGCCATAAGCTACGAGCTGCATTAAACCGCCACCTGTCATTTTGTCTTATATACCCTTGTTTAAGAAAATATTTTCAGCCGGAGACGGTTTTTAAGCTTTTATAAACGCTAAAATTCCATCATTATTGAAATCCCCCGAATATCGATTCTTATGTTCTGCTTTTATATAATATATAGATTCAAATGGCGATAACAGACCCTCTAAGGCCGTCTCATACATTTGTGCAGTATTAGTACGATAAATATCTTCAATAAGAAGCATTCCTCCTGGCTTTAAAAATTGTGTCGCCTTCTTTACAAGGCGAACATGACTATCAAAAACATGGTCAGAATCATCAAGAATAATATCATATGTCAAACCAAGAGTATGAAAATTTGTTTCAATTACTTCTTCACTTGACACATCCATTAAAGCTGTAATTACATTTGGAAATCTAGCTTCTTCAACGCGTGCTATTAGATTTGGAGCATAATCCATTGCCACTATTTTAGTTTCTTTACAAAAATAATCTCGCCACATTTTAATCGAATATCCACCCGCTATCCCAATTTCACAAAAAGTAATTGGCTTATTTCTTAGAGGGCCTAATAATAGTGAATAAATCGGCGTATAAGGATGCTTATGAAAATGTGTAACAATATTATGCGGAGATTTATCAGACATATTTCCAAAGTCACAAAGCTCTGTGTGCGATTCTTCCGTGTCGATTGTGATTGTCTTAATTCGCGGCGAAGTCATTAGTATTAGTTTGTAGCCAGGATTTAAATAGAAAAAAAAACATATATAATAATATGTCTTCAACGTTCAATCTATATGGAAAAGACGATTCGTCATCAATGTTTAAACTAAAACCTGTTAGACGCTCCGCTCCAGAAGAGAGAACAACTCTTGATTTATATCACAAACATCAATTTAATTCTATAAAGCATAAAGTCCAAGATATATCTGGCCTTATTATGGAACGAAATGGGATTGAAAATCTGATTGAAAATACAAATGATGAAATCCTTGTAGGGCAATATGAACAGCGCTTAGATTTGGTTGAAAAAGAAATTTATAAGCTAAATAAGGAGCAACCAATTTACGATTATTTTCTAAAAACTGGCGGCATTTTATTCGATTATTACGATTTACAAGAACGAATTGCATCTGGAGAGATTATTGACGCTCCTAAAAATAATAAAGCAAAACCAGGAAATATCTTATCTGTCCTTACAGAGGCTGCTATTAAGGATGGGACAATCGAAGCACAGGCTCCTACTGCTAAACTACATGGGCTGCCTCCACCTGTAACACATGGACGCGAGGCACTTCTTGAGCAATATCTCCAGATTGTGGATCCAAACTATATGAAGAAGGCCCAATCTGAGATTGATGAAACAACAGGAGATTGTAAGAATTGTGGAGAAGAGATGATTTTTTCTTCAAATGAGGCAGTGTATAATTGCCCTGAATGCGGAAATCAAGAGTTTATTCTGATGGACAGTGACAGGCCATCCTATAAGGATCCCCCTCGCGAAACAAGTTATTATGCATATAAACGAATTAACCACTTCAATGAATTACTTGCGCAATTCCAAGCGAAGGAAAGTACTGAGATTCCAGCGGATGTGTTTGATAATATTCTACTGGAGCTGAAAAAGGAACGAATTACCGATATGACTGGTATCAAAATCATTAAACTTCGCGAGATTCTGCGGAAACTCAAATATAATAAGTATTATGAACATATTCCTACAATTATTTATCGCCTCAATGGAAAAAATGCGCCTATAATGAGCCGAGAGACCGAGGAAAAGCTGCGCCATATGTTCAAAGAGATTCAGCCTTCTTTCCAGCGACATTGTCCAAAAACTCGCAGTAATTTCTTATCATACCACTATGTTCTCTATAAATTCTGCGAATTGCTCGAGTTGGACGAGTTTTTACCTTGCTTTCCGCTGCTAAAAAATCGCGATAAACTCTATCAACAAGATAAGATATGGCAGCTGATCTGTCAAGACATGGCGTGGGAATTTATCCGTTCGATTTGATTTTATCCATATACAATATACCCCTTCTTTGTCTGAATACATCCAGTAACCCATCCAAATCGGTCTTTTTCTCCTGGAAATACATGAAATCCGTTCTCACCCAAGAAGTCATGAAACTCCCAAATAGGATGGCCTTCATCATCTATAAGGGCTCCATCTGCTTTATTAATTGCGTTTTTGATAAGAATTGAATAATAATCACTTGTTACACTATTAAGAACATAATCATACTCATCCGGTAAATCAGAGTTATCAATATCACGAAGAGTCTCAACTAGTGTATGTAAATCTTTCTCTCGCTCCTTATATCTTAGCGTCTGAATATCTTTCGCAATTACTCTCTTTAAAGTGTGAATCTTATTAATGAATTCTTTATTTGTATCTTTGTGTTCATCAATAATATTAAGAATATTATTGATTAATTCATATTGGGCCTCATACTGTTCCAAAGTTTTTGTCATTTTATACCTACATTATAATAAGGGGGGCCTCATTATCAATTTTTTAGAAGAGGTCAAACATATCCATTGCATCTCCTAAATCTCCCAAACCAATTATAAAACTCATCGATGATAGTAATATGATACCACCAATAATAGCTAATATAAGACCAAAATAGTATTTCATAGTTTTACCACCATTTTTATCATCCCCACTCTTCATAAGAGCTATGCCAGGTAAAAGAAATGCTATGCCAAGAGCTATAGCAATTATGCGAACCGCCATATAGCCAAGTGACGCTCCGAAACTGAATTTAAACGCATCTTTAATTGCTCCCATTTCTTATATCTACTCTTTGTATGTTTTTGTTTTTTTTTGAAAATCTATAAGCTTCTCAAAAAAGAATGAATATTAACTATCTAACTATAAGTGCGCACTATCTAACCGCGCATGGGGAAACCAACCAGGTTGGCACCTAGACCGAAGCCGGCACCCTGGCGAGCCGTAACACCAACGGAGGGGGCAAACACATCCAGGATGGCGAACACGGCCGCCGCGAGGAGCGCGAGGGACGCAACCTCATCTAGAGGGAGCGCCTTGCGAGGGATGAACACCGCCGCCGCCGCAATGGCGAGGCCCTCAATTAAATACTTGATAGCACGAGTAACCATTTCACCAAAATAACCGTCCATTTATGCTTATATTTATAAGAAAGAAAATAAGTGCGTAAAGACTTCGTATATTAATTCATATATTACAGCAAATGTCTTCCAAGCCTGTAGATGATAATGTTGATTTCCTGACAGAGGATCAGGAGATTCCTGGTCAGAAGTTTGTTCTCCTTTCATTCCTTTCACCGGAGAAGGTTCTGGCAAAGAAGGACCTCTTCTTTTTCGAAAGATTCCTTGCCGATTATGAGATTAATTGGAAGACGAAGAATCTCGAGAAGTATCTGGCGGAGACTGTTCTCGGTATCAAGAAGACTCTTGAGACAGAGGCTGTTCGCCTAGAGGCGCTCGATCTCAGTGGGGCCTCACTCCAGTGCCGCGAGTCGGCGCGTGCATTCCGTATTGAGGAGGTTCTTGATACTTACCATGCATATGTAAAGAAGAACCAGAAGGAGCTCAGCACAACTGTTTTGAAGGAGGCTTATGATGATTTCCTCTACCGCCGGCAGAAGGAGCTGGAGGACGCATTCTATACAAAGAACAACTTCCAGACTAGCATGCGCGGCCTCAAGGTTCGCGGTGTGTGGGGCAGTGCTGAAGAAGCCACTGCTCGCGCCAAGAAGCTCCAGCGTGCCGACCAGCGCCACAATATTCTTCTTGGTGAGGTTGGCAAGTGGCTCCCTTGGGACCCTTCTCCCCACGAGATTGCCGAGCAGGAGTACGCCGAGGAGCAGCTCAACACTCTCATGAAGAATTACAACAAGAATGAGGATGACCGTGATGAGTTCTATCGTCAGAACCCTCAGGCGAAGACTGCGAAGAATGAGAAGTCAGTGTTCAATATGTCTCTCCAGCCCAATGAATCTGAGTCTGCAACAACAGCGACAAACACAATCTTTGAGGGCCCAGCTGATCTTGCTCTTCAGCGCAAGATAGAAGCCGCCGCAAAGGTGACTGATCTTGCTCTTCAGCGCAAGATGGAAGCCGCCGCAAAGGTGACTTATAACGCTTAGATATGAAACATGCGCAATTCTAAATTTAGAATCATAATGATCTTAAATTTAGAATAATTGTAATCTAGGCTTATTATACGCGAGGGTAAATAGAGGTACATTTCTCCTGCTGGCAGAAGTAACCCTCTGGGCAAGGTGTAGCATAATCCTTACAGGACATATCCATGAATCCAGCTAGGCCGCTTCTGCTTGGCGCATAACGACCAAGCATCTTCTGTGTAAGGGGTAGCAGAGCAATTAATAATACAAATACACCTGCAAGACAGAGTAAACTATATTGACCTGAGCCGCGAGCCATTATTTCTTCTTAGTGAAGGGTTTTTAATACGCACGACCAGCTGGTAGAACAGGAAGATCTGTTACTGGAGGGAAACTAGGGGGCGCATTGCTATAACAGTAACCATTTATACACCGCGTCCCAGCCGGACAACTCTGAATGCCAACTCCACATTGATTTTTCATAACTTGAAATCCCTCTTCACTTTTTGGGAAAAGTGTTTCATATATAATAGCGCCAAAAATAATAAGAAGCGCTATAATAACAACTTTAGACATCTACTAATTATTTAATAGATTTTACTTTTTAATCCCATCGTTTATCACAATGACTATTGTGTCCTCCGCAACAATACGCAGCATTGTCACCTTTACAACAGTTAATATCATGCTGTTCTTTCGCTGTTGGAGCCTTTGCTCCAGTTATAGGATTGTAATAAGGACCACAAAACTTTTTTCCACATTGCCAACACCAAGAGTTGCCGCATCCAGCCCCCACTATGAAACGATCCTTTGTCAGGCCGCACGCAAAAATATAGTTACACGCATCATCTTTGAGGCACCATCTCTGGCACCAGGGGCATTGTTTTGCATCAGAAGACATAATTAGAGTCTAAATATGTAATTATATTAATTATTTAGACCAATGAATATTGAAATTCTTAAAAATACCCTTATAGAGTATGAAATTGAGGAACTCGGAATTCCATATTTAGGAAATCTTTATGATAAGATTTTTCAGATTGCTGTGTGGGCAACTCAAAGTAATCCCAAGAGGCCTAGACAGCTATGGTTTGGATATACAGACTCTGAAAAATTACAAGCTAGTTTACCAGACGAAACTCGTTGTCGCATTATACCAATGTCATCTGAACGAGTTCAGCTCTGGTTAGAACGGGGCCCATTTGATGCACTTTTGTTGGAGGCTATTCATAATCCGAATAATACACTGAATGGGTTTTGGAGCATGCGCGGTGAATACAAAGCGCTATCATTTGGAGAATGGAATCTCTGGATCTGGAAATCAAACCAGCCAGGTCTGAAACTATTTGCTCTTGACCACCATCCTTCTGTAATATTTTATGCTAAACGAATTTTGCGTCCTCTTGGTATTCGTGTTGATTTTACATGGCTTGCGGATCGGCGTCCTACTATTAATGATGCAATCCCATCACAAGAGCCGCCATTTATGAATTCTCCAACAATTTATGATATTCCTTACAATATGCCACTTGACGCTGCATTTAAGTCACGAATTCTTGCTCAGAAGTATGATGGTGTATTGACATCACATTCTCTTGTCACTGCGTATCGCTTCAAGGATCTCGGTCTTCCACATTTTCATATTAATTCTACGCGATTTGGAAATGGCTGGATTACAAATACTCCTAAACATGAATACTTAATTACAGAAATTAATAAGCTATTTAATGCAAAACGCCTGAAGGTGATTAGTAATAATCTTGGAGACCAAGCATATTTTAAATCATATTTTCCGAATATTAGTCCTGAACAGGCACACTATATTCCTTCTCTATGCGAAAGTCCATATCGCATTCGCGCAAAAAGCCCAAACTCGCCTCGATTCTTAATCTGGGACCCTCGCCAGGTTCTTATCAAAGAGGAAACGTCTATGTTTATGAAAGATCTTTACCTCCGATTATATACACAATATGGACAAATCATAGAATCACACGCAATATTAATTTCGCAAAGAGCGAATTATTTACCTGAAGGCTATCTTGATGCTTACACCGCTATTATTCATATCCCTTACAATATTAGCACAATGTCTATTTTTGAGCAAACAGGCGCAGCAATTCCTGTATGGGTTCCAAGTCCCAAACTTCTGAAAAAACTCTGGTCTGCTCCAAATGAGCCCAATGAGTTATCATGGACTGTTTTTGATGAGGATGTGCCTAATAAGATTGATTGGGAAAATGGGCGAGATCCTGCAATTATTGACAGATGGATTCAGAAAGCAGACTTCTATCAGGAAAATATGAAATCTATTATAACATTCGATAGTATTGAAGATATTGCAGGGCGTATCTTAGATGTAAATTATAATCAATTAATTAAAGAAGCACACGCAGTATCTCAAGCAATTCGTGAAGATGTTACGCAAGAATGGGAATCTGTATTTCGTTAGTATTTCCTAATTTGAATAGCAGGACCCTTCAGCTTTTTCGCAGAATTTGGGTCATATTGGTTCATTCCCTCATCTTCTCCATTTCTCAGATTTTGTTGAGAAAACTTCCATAACTCTGGTGCGCCAATCTTGAAATCAGGATGAATTTCTGCTTTATACCAATAGACTGTATCCTCTAGCTTTGAACTTTGTGTTGTGTTATCAATAATAATACAACCAAAATCTTCTGTGCATTGGTCCATCATCTGGCAGAAGAACTCAAATGATGGAAAGGCTGAGGCATAATTGTCATAAATGCGCTTTCTATTACTTATATAAGGCTCTCGTAAAATAAATACATAATCTACATTTGTTCGCAATGAAGGTTGAATACCAAGAGGATACTGCATCGTAATAATGAAGAATACCTTGAGCCAACGACCATTCATAAAAAGATAGCGAATATTCTTGTCATGTGTCCAACTATCATCATACATACAATCATCTAAAATTAAGAAAGACCTTGGATCTCTCTTCGAAACAACTCCAACAGCAATATCTTCTTGAATCTTCTTCATAATTTGCTTCTGGCGCTTCACATAGTTCTCAAGAATTACAGGAGACATCTCTCCATGAATAAAAATGGGGGGAATCATTTTTCCATAATAACTGTTACTCTCTTCTGTTCCACTAATAACTGTTCCAAGAGGCATATTCTGATGGTGAAATAGCAAGTCCCTTACAAGTGTTGATTTACCAGTGCGTCGGCGACCGATGAAAATACATACAGCATCTTGCTGAATTCGTTTCATGTCGAATTTTTTGATACCTACTTCAAGTTTTGTCGTAGCCATAATTAACTATTAACTATATACTTTCAAAAGGGCTTACGCTTACGCGTCTTTAGCCTATATATTTAGTCGTTTTGTCAAAACAGAAGTTCCATGGGACGAAACAAGAAGAAGGTTGCGCAAATGGCAACAAAGGATTCCGGGTTCCAGCGGGCTCGCGTCAATATTAATAATATGAATATCCCTTCTAAGGTTCTTGAAGAATTAAGCAAGACTTATAGTAATTTTCAAGCATATTTTCCTCTTTTGGAGAGATTTCGTGGTGGAGCGGAGGGAGGGACGGCGCCATCTAGCCCAATATCCTATAAATCTGGACTTTGTGCAACAACACCGTTTCCTGAAGGCGATGATGATAATGTATATGTAAAAGTTATTCATTTATTGAATCCATCAGATTGGATCCAAGGAAATTATTCATTTCCACAAGATGCATGTATGCCTGGCCTCCAAGATGGTTGGGGCACAGTTGTAGATAAGTTACAATGTGAAGAGAATCAAGCATATGTTGATGCGCTAACAGTAAGTCTCTTGAGCCAACTCTCTGAACAGAATTTATCGCCGCATTTTATTAAATATTATGGAGCAATATGCGCAAAAGCCGAGAAATACTGTTATAATATGAATGATGACTATCAAAGTTATAGAAATACAAAATGGTTCTGGAAGCAATATGAGAGCAATCATTTTAAGATACGCATTTTTTCCCATGAACATAAGAGATTCCTAAATGAGGATGAAGTTGCGCCATTTCTATTGAAGCCTGATGAAGCGGATCTCATTGATGATGACGATGATGACGCGGAAGAGATTCTTGAGGCTATTGATGATAATAATTCAAATGGTGACAGAGAAGTGGAATTAGAATCAGTTGGCTCTTTCAGTACAAATTCAGCTTCAGTTCAATCTATACTTCGCATAAGCCCATCTAATCAGACATTACAGAGTGGAAGTGAGGGTTCTAGCGAGATGGATGGTTACGATATTTTTGCGGAGTTCACTGGTATGCCTGTTATGTTAATTTTCATGGAAAAAATGGAGGAGTCAATTGATAGTCTTCTTGGAGAAGATCCATATGATGAATTCAAGTGGACTGCATGGATGTGGCAGATTATTTGTGCATTAATCCAGGCTTTCAGTTTTATTGAATTATATCACAATGATTTACACGGAAATAATATATTATATTCAAGCACAACTGAGGAATTCATATATTATCGCACAAAGGATAACCAAATATGGAAAGTCCCCACATTTGGTAAAATATTCCGTATTATTGATTTTGGTCGCGCTATTTTACGAGTTGAGAATCAGTCTATTATTAGTGATGACTTCCATGAAGGGAATGACGCCGCGGGTCAATACAATTTTGGCTCCATTCGTGATCCTAAAGAAGCTGCAGTGACACCAAATCAGTCGTTTGATTTAGCACGCCTAGCAGTGAGTATTTTTGATACACTCTATGAGGAGCCACCACCTGTAAAAGTTGTTACTAGTGGACCTACAACTGTGCTAAGTAAAGAAGGAGATTGGACTGTGAAAGAAACGATATCACCTCTTTATAATCTTCTATGGACATGGATGCTTGATATAAAGGGGCGAAATATATTGAAGAGTGAAAATGGAGAAGAGCGATTCCCTGGATTTGATTTATATAAGCATATTGCTGCTAATTGTAAGAATGCTGTGCCAAAAGACCAGTTACGCAAGCCAATTTTTGAGAAGTTTAAGTATACTGGTGTAGTACCTACTGGCGCAACAGTATATCCGCTATTTGTTTAGAGTCTGGATTGCGAGAGAGTTTTTCTAAATTTAGTTTTTATTAAAGTCTAAATTTAGAAATTACAAAGTGGGAACACTCTAGAATGATGGAGGCCCTACATGAAGATCTAGGTCGCCGCCACCACCTCCATTACCACCTCCTCCCATAGCCTCCATAGGTGACGCAATAGTAGAAGCAACTGACTCCATCATTTCACCAATAGAGCTGAATGACTCAGGTACAAACATCCACGCAACAGATGTTAAAATTATACCTATAAGGAAATCACGCATAACACTCTTAACATTAATTGTATTTCCTTCGGTTTTAGTAGCATAATTTGCGGCTGCACCAATGCCGGCAATAAAAGACGCGCCTAGTAAAAGGACAATTGCCGCCGTAGGTGTAAATAGATTTGACATTACTTTTGAGGCTTACAAAAAAATTGCAAAAAAAACTGCGGCTTATAGTTCCTCATATTGTAAGGGACTCGCAGCGCGGGGTGGCGCATCAAGGTCTTCAAAATCATTTGTTGATAAATTTTGTATTTCTTCTAAAATGCGGATACTATCATTTACATCATCTTCATCATCATCGTTGTTTTTGGGCTCATAAACAATCTCAGTCTTGTTTGGATTATTTGCACTATAGACAGTATCATAATCATTGAAATGAACTGATTGCTCAGTATCAACAACAATTGTTTGTGGAGGAACAGGGGTGGTTGGTTCTGTTGTAGAAACGGTTGGTTCTGGTGTAGCCACTGCAGGAACTGATGCTGGTGTAGGAATGGTTGGAGCAACAGGCTCTACAATAGTCACTGGTTCAATAACAGGAGGAGCAACAACAGGAGCAGCATCCTCAGCAGCCGCTGCAGCCTCTTCCTTTATCGCCGCAGCAACTTCCTTTTCGTCATTTTCATCCGGCTCAGCCAGATAATCTCGGAGTAGGCTCTTCACCGGTAATAAGCTCCTCACTGCTTGCTGGACACACTCATGTAGTAAAGCCTCAAGCTGGCGCAGATTCTTCTGTCTATCAAGAGATGACTGTCCATCCGCAAATAAATAGACTGAGCCCCAAATGCGGCGCGCAGACTCAGAAAGTGTGCGATGAATAAAGTGCTCAATCTTTGGAACAGTTATTTGTATAGACTTATTCTTAGATGTAAGACGAATCGCAGAAAGAACCTTTGTATGTGCAATAAATACAGCAGTTAAAAGCTCTTCCAAATAATCACAAGTACACTCATCCTGAATCTTTGTGGTTTCACGCCCAACCTTATCAATATTCCAATCCGGAATCTGGCTCAATAAATCTTGAAACGCCTTCAGATGCTTCTTCTTATCAGGCTCTTCCGTCTTAGCAGTCTCCAATAAATTTAAAAAAAACTTCTGAAGAGGGGTTGAGAGGAAAATACATAATTGCTTTGTATATTCCCCCTTAGCTTCCGCATATACTGAAATCGCACCATCTTCCATGTCGGGTTATATCTAGAAATGATTTTGATTATAGGATGCTTATTCAACCGCATTCAATATGGAGAGGTGATAGGAGACACCGTGTCTCCTTATTCAACCGCATCTAGAAGCGCAAGGGATAGAAGACACCATATTGACCGGCCTGTACCCCATGCGCGTCGATACATATCTCTCTTCAATGGATCTAATCTCTGAAGAACCTTCTCTAGCAGAATCGCAGGATCCAATGATTGTACTCTCGCGGCTTGTATTCCCCTTACAGGGTTATTCCTCGCTTCATCAAACCATTTCTCTTCCATATCGCGTGTCATAAGAATAGAATCACGCATCTTTTTCGGAAGTTTTGCAAATTGTTCATTATATTGAAGACGCCTCCAAGATTGGTTTGGAGCTGGAAGATCGAAATACACAGTTATACAGCGTGACTTAATTGGAGAACTAATTCGGGTTTCATCGCGAGTTTCCAAAACAAACTCCACATGTTTTGAACAGGTCTCAATAATTCTGCGTAGGAAAGCCTGGGCTTCTGGTGTTAGCACATCAGCTCCTTCAATCCATACAATTGTTGGCTCAGATGCTCGGTGCATTGCGAACAATAACGGTCTTCCATCTCTGAATGAACGGTCAACACGAGCATGAATTCTGAGAATTCGTGCGCCAGTCTTTTTCGCTCGTTCTTGAACCCAGTGACTCTTACCAGAGCCTGGGGGGCCGACTAACCACCAAGCAGGTTTGGGGGAAGTCTGCATATTCTATAATTTTGGCTGCCTCTTAAATTTAGGCTCTTATTTATTGTCTAAGATTTGCTTCGTCAATTAGAGCGTTCTTACGCAGGCTCTGATTGAGAGGATTATTCTCCAAAGAAGCAACCATATCAGGGCTAAACCGCTCTGCACTAACATCCAGATGTAAGGGTGCGCGATACTTCACATAACCAAGGTCACCTACACCTGGTGGTAAACCCTCCACACGATTAATTGCATTTGCACGATCATTGATATTATCAGTATCTAATCGCCGAGTTGTTTGGTTAATCTCTCCTGTAAAGATTGCACTTCCACCAGCCCCCGCAATTGGCTTGCGTCCCTTTGCAATCTGCTCCTTACCAGAGTTAGTTCTCATGTTATATGCAAACTGCTTATCCATATCACTGAGTGATGCGGATATAGGGGCGCCAGTATATGACCGACTACTGAGTTGCGACTTCTGTGTGGGCCGCGCAATATCATCAGGGTCATACACTGTTAGTCTCGCCGGCGCACCGTTTGGCCCAGCAATACCCAGCATATTCCAATTTACAGTTGACTCCTTTACTGTTGTGCGAGCAATATCATTGGGATCCCATACAGTAATAGCCGGCGCAGCAGAGCCAGCATATCCAACAGGTGTGCCACTTTGGCGAATATTGCCAATTGTCTCGCCTCTCCGTGTAGGGCGAGCAGGGTCCTCAAAGTGGATAGTTGTCGCACCTTGACCATCTTGACCTGGTGCAGCATTAAGCCCCATTGTTCGATCAGTCGTTGCTAACCGTTCATTTGGCTTATTCTCATAAGATCCGCGACCATAATCTGCTTCAGGAGCATCTACATCATTTGTGAAATACTCTGTCATATTCGCATTGCGGAATCCTGGGCCACCATACTGTTGCGCCATCGGCGACCGGTAGGCTCCACTCACATAGCTCTGACCATAATCCTGTGAGGCTCCAGAAGGGAAATATTCAGTAGATGTTTCAGGACGGCTTGTGTGAGGAAGAACTTGAACTGGGCGTGTAGTTTCCTTAAAGGTAGTTGTTCCTGTCGGCACAGAACCATATGTTACACCAGTGTCATCAATATAGAACCTATCAGGGCGATTCTTGCGAATTTCACCAAGATTATCAAGCTCGGCGGATTTACCAATATAATGTTGGCCAGGAACTGCGACACCCTCATAGGTGAGTTTGGGCTTATTTGCAACACGCAGTTCATCAGTTGTTTTCATGCCTTTTTGCATAATCTCATTCACTTCCAGCTGTTGGAAGCCACCCTTGCCTGTAGAGCCAAACTTTTCACCAACTCCTGAACTGACACGAACTGGCTCAAAGGGGCGCTCACCTGAACGATTGCGGGGCTCATTAATACGACTCTGGACAAAATCCGTAGCAGACTCTAGACCAAATGGATTTCCATAGGGTGCCTGTCCATCTTTGAACATGTTTTCCACTTCTTGCTTTTTAATCTGGTTCACACCTGAGCCTGTGAAAGAATCCAGCCGGTCTGTATTCGCACTCGCTCTTACATTCTGCTTGACGCGTCCTCCAAAGAAAGGAACCATGTTATTGTGGCGGAACTCAGAAGAGGCGACTCGCTCACCGCTAAGGGGGCTTACAATGTATCCTTGGCCTGTATATACTGGATCAGCCTCAATACCAGCAGGATTTAGTTGAACTTGTGCAGTAGAATCCTCAAGAGGAGATGGTGCAGGAGCCCTCGGTGCTACTGTTGGAGCCTTTATCGCATAACCAACAGGCATTCCATAGGGACCGGGATTAGGCTCCGAGGCATAGAGGTTGCTATGACGACCCTTATACATCATATCAAGCTCGGCAGGTGCACCTCGGGCGGAGGCACCCTTTGGGCTAGTTGCAAGGGGAGCATTTACTGGGCCACGAGGTACTGCCATATCTTGAACTTGACCATTTGTAGCAGATGAAAACCCTTCTTTGGTTGATTGATTGGGCTTTAGTTTAGAGACTGCGTATCCGAGGCCCATTAATCCTAAAAGAATACCAGCGGGCTCCATTATCTATAAAGACCGTTAGACGATTCTAAATGCCCTCAGTAAATATAAAACGAAATTATATTCCGTTTTAGACTGACATTTATGAGGCTATAAATTTATGTTAAGTCGCGACCAATATGTGTCTTACACTTCTCCTTATCAAGCTGTCGTGATGGAATGAAAAAGTCAAAGGGAGTCTCAAATGTCTGTTGAGGATCATGAGGGAGAGATACCCAACGATTCCAGCCAGTTGCGCGTAATGTGCAAGGAGGATTTGTTAACTTATTGAAGACCTGTGCCTGAGATTCGTCCTGGGCTGATGCATAGTGTGTCTTATTTAGAACATTTGTGCGAGGATCATATAATTCTGTATCACACTTCACACGAGAGCTCAGACGATTGCGGCCTTGTAAATCAGACTCAACATCTGTGCGCATTTGACCGGATACCCAACTTTGTCCCGATTTCTGTAAACGGGTGGTGGGTTCTATTACAAATGTCGTAGGGCAGTTGTGATTTGGCACATTTAAATAATAGCGTGCAGCATATGAAGTTATTCTCATATCATCAGCTTGATGAAACTCATCAAACCGAGGTCTTGTTAATGCCTGTTGTTGGGGCAGACACGACATCTCTAAAGATATATTTTACTTTCTAGAGGAGCGTCTGCGGGAACGACTCTTCTTAGAAGATCGTCTGCGTGTCTTCCTGGAGGCACGTCTGCGACTGCGTCTTCTTCTCCCACCACCTTGCACAATTTTAAGTAATTCTTCAATCTGCTCTCGTATTACATCTTCATCCATACCTTCTAAATCATCTGTATCCCCGCCAAGAGTTGTATAGTATTCTATAAGTTCCTCCCTAGACATATTGTTTATGTTGTTTACGGGCGCTTCATTATTGTTTCCTGGTTGGTTGGCTGCTGGCAGATTGTTGGCTGCTGGCGGATTGTTGGCTGCTGGTGCTGCCTGTGGCATTGTTCCATTAGCCATAGTTACATTTGTATTATATCCCGCATTTCTCTGACTATTATTAATATTCATCATATAACTCATCTTACAATATAATCTACTATATACATAGATTATAAATGAGTACACACGGACATAATGTTAATATGGTATATGAATTTCCGCAGGGAACTTCTATATCAGGCCTAAATGCGCTATTTAATAAACCGGGTGTATTATCTTATTCTGTTAAAGTTGCCCCTACCGGTGGAGTAGGCACGCGTAGAAGAGCCGCAACAGGCGGACAAGTATATGTTGAAACTATTATACATCATCCCCAACCGGTAAATGATATTGAAAGTAAGATTCAGCATTATTTTGGACCATTTGGTATCAATGTCAAAAAGGTAAACCGAACAAATTATGATAAGGAACTTCAGAATATAGGTACAAATAAACTAACATTTAATTCATCTGTAAATGATCTAGCCGGATTATTTGACAAGGTTGGAATGTTCGGCGGAAAACGCAGAAAGGCGCGGAAAACACGCAAGGCCAATAAGCGTAGACATTAGATTTCCCTTATATTATAAGAATCAATCTAAAAATAATATTGAAACAATATTATTTTTAGATAAGTGTAGCCGGCGCCTCAATACTTGTGCATATTCTGCGCGAAGCAAGGGTCCGCTTTTATTGGCTCAGGTGCCATTACTGTAGGATAGCCCCACATCTGATAGCTCGGTAAATGAACTGGTGTTGTGTCAATCTTAATGTCAGTCTTCCGATTCTTCCGTTCAATTGTGTGTGTCTTCTCACCAATCATCTGGTGCTTGAATGTATCACATCGGGTCGCATGGCGTGTAATACCCTTCAAGTCCGATTCAACATCTGTGACATTTCCACGGGCTAAACTAACTTCATTTCCTCCCACTAAACCAAGAGTATGTCTCATAGGTTTCGCAGCGACATAATTAAATTTACTCTCGTCATATGCCTGTGGATTTTCATTACGAACCCAATCGGGTTGTTGCATAACTGAATCTCCTATGTGAGTATAAGGGTCCATTAGAACTGACTGCTACATTCGGGTTAGCAATTAATATCACGAATGTATTGGCGACTGGGAATTCCACCGCGAATCCAGCCGGGCTGAGCAACCTCGGGTATAAGGTTAGAAGGCTTCTGGATATTGGCCTGCATAGAGGGGATCAACGGGTCAAATACATTCAACTGCTGCTCAGATACAGTTCCGCACTCAGCACCCATACGAACCTGCTCAGAATGTAAGAGCAGACTCTCAAGATCGGGGTTGCCGCGACCACCAGCCATATAAGGGACGGTTAAGAAGGGGCGCGACTGATTACGAGTGCTACACTTGTTAGACTTGAAAGCAGGCTGATTACGGAGAACAGAGTCCGCATCAATCTGCATATTGTTGTAACCATAGCCCTCGCGAGGGTATGTCGTAACTGCGCCAGCCGCTAAAGGATTGACCTCGCGGGCGCTGGGAACTAGATTTGTGACAGCATAACGACCAGGGCCAACAGACTGCTTGTAATATTGCTGAACTCCACAAAGATCGTCTTTGGTGCTTGATAAACGATTAATTTCCATGTCTGGTAGAAAACCTTCTAATCACCAGCAAATATAAAAGTTAGGCCTTTATTAGAAATATGAGCACATCGCTTGCGAATCTCTTTTGCCGTTGTATCAAAAAAGTTCGGCGAACAGTGCGTGTTCGTGGTAGTAATAATAGTAAAACCGCCAAAGAATCTGCCGCTATTGCTATTTGCACAAAGACTGTGCTCGGAAGTCGCCGCAAAACCTTGAAAAAGTTCTCTTGTAGTCCTCCGCGCCTTCAGACACGCCGCACTCGTAAGTAAATTTTCAATTAGGTCCCTTATAGGAGTCATGTTGAAGATTTTATTGTCTACCGGTTATTATTTAACCACGGAATTGGACCGCCATCTGTACCAGCTAAGCATGCCTCACGACCACCTTCTTTGCAGGTCTTGCCAGGAATCTTATAGAGCCAATCCTGGAAACTTCCGCGGTCACTGGGTACACTTGTAGAGGGCATTGTGTAGAATTGCCGCTGAGACTGTGACCGACCAAACACATCTGTAGGGTCGCTAAACCATTGGATGCGGAAGAAATCATCTAACTGTGTCTTCATAAGAGGATCATCGATATTTGCAGCTGGAGGGCGGGAAGGATTATACTTCAGTTCATTAATAAGAACATTCATGAACGGATTCTTCGGATTTGGTGTAGTCTCTTTGGGCTGCGCTGGGCTAGCCTGAGCTGCTGGCTCCGCAACAGGAGCAGCATTTCTTACAAGATCCGCTTGAAATCCTTCTTTCGACCAAGGTGCGCCAAGTGTTGCATATAATGACGGCCCATATAAGGCAGTAATTAGAACAATTCCAAACACAAACATATTTGTATCATATACTACTGTAAAAATACCACATAATACCATTATAAGAAGAGCCCCCCTTACAAAGGCATTAATTGCATTTGATGAGCATACTATACTGGGTGCTAAACTCGCTTTTAAAAGGGCTGTAGGTTTAACCCAAAATGGAGATTCACATTCCTCGGCATATGGCATTTTGAGGACCTCCTTACTAACTGATAGCAGCAATTTACTTTTTATTAGCACCACCCTTTTTCGCAGCAAGACGGGCCTTCAGACGGTCACGAACAATATTTCTGCGAGCATCACCCTCGCGCCCAGTCTCGCGCATTAGGTCAGGATCCTCAGCCGCTCCGAAGCCATCCTTCAGACTTGTTAATAGCTCCATGAAGGCAGGGTTACCAGTGAATTCCTTCATCATCTCTTCAGCCTCCTTCGCGATCTCTTGTGGCTTGAACTCTCCACGCCGTATCTTATCTTGTAGACGCTTCATAATTCGCTTTAGCACTCCCTGTAGGGCTTCAGGTCTCTTTGTGTAAATTTCCGTTATAACCTCAAAGGCCTTCGCAGGGTTCTTCTCACATTCCTCCATTATCTCAGGGGTAAATCCAAACTCCTCTGGCTTGAATTCTTTGACAAGCTCCTCAACAAGCTTGGCAAGCTGCCCCTTCATGAGCTTCTCAGGAATCTTTGGGAGAGCGCCAGCCATTCCTGCCATCCCAGCAAATGCACCAGCGCCAAGACCGGGTCCAGCCTTACCGAACATATCCGCAATCTTCTTCGCAATTCCATCAAAATCCATAGCGCTCATGGACTCTTTCCACTTGTTCAAGAACTCGTCACTCCAAACATCAGACTCACTCATAGAGCACACACCAAGAACACTCAGAAACTCCTGGATGGCCTTCTGCCCTGTTTCGCCAAGTGAATCCCACACATCATCTGTAAGGGTTAATGTAGGCAGAATCTTGCGAGGAACACTTGTAGGAGTTACACCAGGAAGTACTTCATCTTTAAAACGGTTGAGTCGGTCTGCTGGGGAAAGCTCCTTTGATGCTAGAATCGCAGCCTCTAGCTCGGGGAGGGCACACAAAAGGTTATCACAAAATTCGGTGTATTTTGTATCAAAAATAGATAGAATTTGTTCCATTTCTTCTGTAAGGTGTAATATAGAGTCTTTACATAGTTTTTAGCGAATTGTTAAGCGCCTTTTGCCTTCTCACATAAAACAACAAGTACCTTCAAATACTTGAAGATAGCAACACGATTATCATTATCGAGTGTCGGCCAATGTTTCTGAAAAATAGAGAGAGCCGAAAGCATTTCATTAAACTGAGTTGTAATCTTTCGTTGAGCAACAGCAATAATAGTCTGAACATCTTCATTACGAATTGCTTCCGCTAAGTCAACATAAACATGCTCAAAGAACAGATCCAAAATAAGTCGTGGATTAATCTTCTGAGCTCCCTGAAGAGCCTCAAGCGCCATTTTAATATCCCTTTCCTCTGGGAAAGTTGCACTAAGATCCTCAAAGAAGCGGATCAACTGTGTTACAAACGCTTTAAGATTTGACATCTCACTTATTATTAAGTATTAATCTATTTTTAGACCCCTATTGAGCGGCTGGTCTTCGTTGAGGCATCCCATTTTCACGGTTCTTCATATAATTTTCCATTTGCGAATCAAATAGCTGCTCTTTCTTTGTTTTCTGTGCTTCGGGCTGACGAGATGCGCCTGGTAAATCGGAGCCAGTACGAGTTCCTGGAGCACCAAGCATCTCAAAATTGCGTGCATGTGCTCCACTATCATCAATAAAACTATAGGCATCGCGTAGACCTCCGCCCATTTCATTTGTGACCCATGCCTCTGGTTCAGCAGCCCCACCAGATGCCGCTCCAGCTCCAGCATTTGTACTTCCACCACCAGATAGTAACATCTTCTTTTGATAGAGCCAATTCAAAACCTCTGCATCGGTCTTAATAGGCTCTTGATCACCTTTTATAACAAGAGTCGGGACCTTCTTCAGCCAGCCAGGTAACGGCGGTCTTTTTCCACCATTATCGGGATCTACACATATGAAGTTGAACTCTTTCTTAAAAGGAGTCTTTGCTAACTCCGTTAAAAATGCTTTACTCCAATCGCATTTATTGCTGTAGAAACAGATATGCTGGGGCGTTCCTCCGCTCATTATAGTTCCCCTCTAGATTCTCTTGGTTTGAAAAGAAAGTGAATGTTAACGCGGGTATAGATTTTTGCGATTATCTAATCGCAAAAATTGTTCAGTAGTTGCTTATTAGCAACTGCCTAATATATTTTTATGCCTCAGCATAAAAAATTGATTCCTTCTTTTATTCATTATTGAAAGATAGAATCAATATGGCGAGCTCACTATTTCAGAATATTTCCACAAATCCTGGAAACAAGAATGTCTGGAACTTCACTATTAAGCCAACTCATGTTGCCTATGCTAATACGCTACGCCGCCTAGTTCTTACAGGCGTTGAGACTGTTGCTTTTCGCGCCGATATGACTGATACAGGAACTACAACAGATGTAGCCATTACAAAGAACTCTACTCCAATGACAAACGAGATGCTTGCGCATCGTATTGGGCTTCTACCAATTTTCATTCAGGAACCTCTCAAGTATAATCCTGACCAGTATGTATTTCGTCTAGAAGAGACAAATGAAACCGATATCTCTCGTGATATTACTTGTTCAAACTTCACAGTTCTTGAGAAGCGCATTTCCGAACTAAAGGGCGATAATGGTGAGCAGGAGGAGCAGCTCATCCAGGTCCCTACAGAGAAGTTCTTTCCTACAAATCCCCTTACAAAGGATACATGTTTAATTGCAACATTCAAGCCAACAATCTATGGAGCTATGTCAGCAGAGAGCATTTCTCTCACTGCGCGCGCGTCTATTGGAACTGGTCGTGAAAATGCGCGATTCATTCCTGTGAGCCAATGCTCATATATTTATACTCGCGATGAGAATATTGAAAAGAAACGCGGCATTTATGAGAAGTGGCTTGTGCTCCACAAGAAGGTTGCGCCTGAAAGTCTAGCACAAGATCAGGATCGTGCAAAGATTCTTGAGCGTGAGTTCGAAACTTTGGAAGCTGCGAAGTGTTACCTTACAGATGAGAAGGGTGAGCCCAATTCATTTGATTTTACTGTGGAGACGGTTGGTGTTCTGAGTGTCCCGTCTATTATTCAGCGGGCTTGTGAGGTTGGTGAAGCTCAGTGCTTGAAGTATGCGAATCTAGTTGATAAACAGATTGAATCAGTGAGAATTCAGCCTGCTGAGGCGCGTATTCGCGGATTTGATATGATCTTCACTGGTGAGGACCATACATTAGGGAATCTCTTTCAAACCTGGCTCGACGCGAACATGGTTGGAAAGGGAGTTGTTACATTTGCCGGCTATAAGATTCCCCATCCTCTCCGTGATGAGATGCTTCTTCGTATTGGCGTTGATGATGGCAAGGAGACAACTGCTCGTGCGGCTATTGCAGAGACGGCGCGTGCTTGTGCTGCGATGTTCCGGACCTGGAAAAGCGAGTGGCAGACTGCTATCAATGGTCTAAAACGCAGCGGCTAATAAAATAATCTACAAAATCTTTGAATAAATGATGGTTTTTCTAACATATATTTAGAACAAGGACCATTCCATCCATATGTTTTCTCAAAATATCTCTCAAGAATACAATATATATCATGAATTGTGTATTTATTATGATTAGGCATAGTCTTATAGGGAATATCAATATATCTTCGTATATAAATCACTTCCTCTTTTTCTAAGAGAGCACTTTTACCATATAAAATTGCCTTATACATAATATTATTCCATACAGCAGACTTTGTTGCATCAACCATAAAATCGGAATTCTCAGCAAAGTCCAGAACCCTTACAAGAAATGACAATACACCTGGTAATCGCTTTTCAGGAAACCAGTCAAAGAATCGGAGTTCAATGCCATGATTTCGGAATTTATTGAAATTAATGTCAAAGCCAATACGCTCTCCCTTTTTATAATGAATCTGGCTATAAAGTCTATTATACCAAAACGATGGTGTCCATTTTTTCTGAACTATGGCCAGCTCTTCGTTCAAGAGTTTACCGGTTGTCATTGTATATGTATTATATGTTCCTGCGCCAATATAACGAGATGCAGCAATACGTTGTGAACCAGAAGGAAATCGTTTTGAATACAATGAACTCTTGGATAGAGGATCTGGGCTTCCTAGCTCTGCTATGAAAAATGGCTCTAAAAATTGTATTGCGCGAATAGCCCTCTTATGACGGACTCCAAAGTCGTGCCAGTTTGTAATATTTCCTGATATATCAAGTTGTGTTGGCAAAGTAAAATTAAAATGGTAGGTCCCATTATTAAATATTGCTAAATTGTTCATATTTGTTGTAAATCGTGCAAATCCATAATTTTCTTTAGGATATCTGAGCTGTTCACCCTTGAAGGCTGCTAAATCAAGGGCATTTATTTCTGCTAATAATGTCTTCTTATGGGTCTGAAGCTCTTTAATCACAGTTGTCGTATTTGCCTTATAAAAGTCTAGTGTCATGAATTCCAGTGTGTCTCCATCAAAGCAGAAGCTTTTTTCATATTCATTTTTAATATAGTCGCTATTGCGCGTCATATGTTCAAAAATTGTTGTACCATTAAATTTTTTGTTTGGAGTGGAACCCTTATCGTAGTTTGTTATATGTTGGCCTGATATATCACACTTTGTAAGGGCATGTGCATTTATTAATACAGGAATATCATATGTTACAGTATCATTAACAATTGTCGAAAGAGCCTTATTGAAGTAAGTAGGTAAATATCCTGCATAATAATCGACGCTGTATCGTTCCCTTTTTTGATTATTCTTTAAGAATTTACCCATTACACCTGGCTGATTTGGCAGCTCAAGATATGTTTCATTTTCGATTCCAATTCCCCAAAAAAGATCATTTGGTTTATATGATGCAAAATATTTTGTATGTTTATCTGGAATCTTAGCTTCCTTTGACATATAACCTGTAATTTACTGCTAAAATCTTTTAATGTCTTATAAAATATAACACATAAAAAGGTTTTGGACCAGACGAGGATTGAACTCGTGACCTCGGCGTTGCATAACTATAGATACTAGTCTATAAGCACCACGCTCTAACCAACTGAGCTACAGGTCCAATTGGAGGCGACCATCAGCCGCCTAATAGTAGAACGTGGGGGATTTTTAATATGCGAATTATTCATTTTTTTTTCTCCGGATTTGCAAAAATATATTTCATATATTCTTGTGAGGCCTATAAGCGTAGGAGCGTATTTTAATATCTAAGGGATTAAAACTTTTTGAAAAGTTCTGAAAAAAAAAATCGGAAAAAATATTCGCAGCCAACTTTTGGATTTTCCTGCGCGAATGTTTTTTTATTTTTTATTTTTTATTTTTTCAGATTTTGGATTTTCAGATTTTTGGAAAAACTCCTTAATCCACCTCCTCAACCTTGGGGGCCGGCGCCTCGCCCTCAGAGCTAGGCATCTTCATACCACTCATATCAGGCATTCCTGCACCGCCACCAGAGCCCTGGTACAGCTTCATCATTACAGGAGTAATCTTCTCCTCATAAGACTTCTGCTTCTCCTTCAGCTCCGAAACATATGCAGTCTCGCCATTTTCCTCCAGCCAAGTGATTCCCTCCTGGATAATTGTTAGAGTGTCCTCAACCACATTCTCACCCAGAGTCTCCTTGACCTTCTCCTCCTTTAGAGAGTTGCGTGCGTTATATAGATAACCCTCCAGACCATTCTTCGCCTCCACACGCTCCATGCGCTCCTTGTCCTCAGCCGCAAACTTCTCAGACTCCTCAACCATCCGCTCAATATCCTCCTTTGTAAGGCGACCCTTCTCATTTGTGATCGTGATCTTCTGGGACTTACCAGTACTCTTCTCAGATGCACTCACATTGAGGATACCATTCGCATCAATATCAAAGCTCACCTCAATCTGAGGAACTCCACGAGGCATGGGAGGCACGCCATCCAGCTGGAACTTACCCAGAGAACGATTGTCACGAGTCATGGCACGCTCACCCTCAAACACCTGAATCAGAACGCCAGGCTGGTTGTCTGAATAAGTGGAGAAAGTCTGAGTCTTCTTTGTAGGAATCGTCGTATTACGCTTGATAAGAGTTGTCATGACACCACCAGCCGTCTCCAGACCAAGAGACAATGGGGCTACATCAAGGAGCACAAGTGAGTCCAGCTTGCCACTCTTGTCCGCACCAGTTAGATTAGCCGCCTGAATTGCAGCGCCATAAGCAACTGCCTCATCAGGGTGTACACTGTCATTGAGCTTCTTACCATTGAAGAACTCAGTTACCAGCTGGCGAACGCGAGGAATGCGGCTGGAGCCACCAACCATTACAATCTCATCTACACTCTCCTTGCTGACCTTCGCATCACGAAGCACCTGCTCCATGGGAGCCATACAACGCTTGAATGCCGCCTCACACAGAATCTCAAACCTGGACCGAGAAATAATGAGATTAAAATCCAGACCATCTACAAGGCTATCCACATCTACAGTAGCCTGGGTAGAGGCTGAGAGAGTACGCTTCGCACGCTCGCAAGCTGTGCGGAGGCGGCGCAGAGCACGCGCATTCTTGCGGAGAGATGTTCCCTTATTCTTCTTCTCAAACTCCTGGCAGCAGTAATCTACTAGCGAGTTATCGAAATCCTCGCCACCTAGATGGGTATCACCAGCAGTCGCCTTTACCTCAAAAACACCATCATCTAGGGAGAGAAGAGAAACATCAAAAGTGCCGCCACCAAGATCAAAGATTAGCACATTCTGCTCACCCTTTGACTGCTTGTCCAGACCATACGCAATTGCAGCGGCAGTCGGCTCATTAATAATGCGGAGAACATTCAGCCCCGCAATTGTGCCAGCATCCTTTGTGGCCTGGCGCTGAGCATCGTTGAAATACGCTGGTACCGTAATAACAGCGCTCGCTACAGGGGTGCCAAGATAGGCCTCCGCAGTCTGCTTAAGCTTCGTGAGAACCATAGCAGAAATCTCCTCAGGCAGGAACTGCTTGCGCTCGCCCTTGAAATCCACCTCAATAATAGGCTTGCCGTCCTTGTCAATTACACCAAAAGGCCAGTGCTTCATATCAGCCTGGATAACAGGGTCAGCAAACTTGCGACCAATAAGACGCTTAGCATCAAACACAGTGTTTGTAGTATTTGACGCAGCTACCTGCTTTGCCGCATCGCCAATGAGGCGCTCTGTTTCACCAAAAGACACATAAGAAGGAGTTGTGCGGTTGCCCTGCTCATTTGCAATAATCTCCACATGGTCATTCTGCCATACACCAATGCACGAATAAGTGGTTCCAAGATCGATACCAATTGCTGCCATATTACTCTCTAAGAGTATTAGTCACGCACTTTTTAAATGAGTTTTATAAAGAAAAATTGAAAATACACCTCCTCGCCCCTTTAGTCTTTCATATTTTCCAAACGCAACAAATAATATAAAACGGTTATACACATATCTTTTTCGCTCTCATGATAGGCCTTCTTAGCGTGATGTATTGCCTTCTCTTCATCGGTTGCGCCATCATCCTCCTCTAATGAAGCAACAATAGCTTTTGGCGGCGCAGCACTTATTTCTAAGGTAACTTTATCAGATTTTTTAACACCTGCCTCAATAATTCCGCGCAAAAATAGCCAATAGCCAAATGATATCGAAAGTGAAGTTGACACTACACTTGCAAGGGGGTCCGAGAAAAAATAAATATTAGAATATGAATGCAATTCTTTTCCATTTCCCTTCTTAGAGCATATTTTAATTAATTTATTAGCTATATATCCTATTATAGGTGCCAAAAACAGAGCCAATGGCTGTGAAATCATAATAGCTATAACTTCACTGGCCATAAAATTAAAGAATACTTTATCTGAGCCAGACTCTGCTGCGCCAAATATAAGTATATAATTTAAACACCAAAGTAAATATCCAAGTCCAACTGCGAGCCCAGCCCAGCCAACTTTCGTATGGACAGGCAAATATTTATACCAATTGTTATAGGGATTATACGCAATCTTATAATCAACCACCTTCTTACGAAACTCTTCAACAAGATCAGAAGTTGTATCAGTAATTGCAGCCTTATGGGCCGCCACAAATCGCCAAAGGGTTCTGAATTTGCCTCCATTATATTCTAATTCATATTTAATAAGATTCTTCAATAATTGTTGACGACTTTTAATAAGTGGCCATAACTCACTTACATCTCTATTACTACATAACTCTTCAAATAAATGTCTACTTTTTAGTTCATCATATATGTAGGGATAGCGCCATTTATATTCATGCGCTCCAACAATGTTAAGTAAGTATCCAAATACTAGCACAATAGGAACATTTATTACGGATGTTAAAACCGATAATACAACCGACTCTGCTATTGTCATTGCATCTCCATTTGGATTGTGTGAATATCCATACAGTAGACATGTAACAAACAATGTATTTAAAATTGCGATAAATACAAATAGCGCACGAAGTTGTCTAGGAATACGCGGATCAAACTTGAAGAAGAATGAGAGATGTGCGTGTTCGTAGAAAATACGATTATACCATATCCAACATAATTTACCAAACCATGAATATCCCTTATAAGGATCTATAAAATGCGTGTCACTTGTTTCTTTAGGGTGAAGTTTAATAGCAGGATAATATCTATCAATAAAGAATGGTCCCTTATAAAAGTGTTGAAGGATTGTAATTTCGGGGAATTTGGCAAGGGTTTTTACATAGCGAACTGTATTATAATTATTTAGATGTGTTATATATATAAAAATAGTTAGAAGAGTTGTGAAGAAGGTACCTACAAAAATATAATAGTTCGCATATTTGCGAAGACCATCCAGTGTATATACTGAGCCAGCATTTTCGAAGATTTTTTTATTTGTCTCAGCGATTGCTTGAAAACGAGATGCGAAATCGGTGAGATGGTTACAGGCGCATTCAATAGATATAGAAGTATTAGATGTAACATAGCATCCATCAGAACTCCATTCTAGGGTTGATGTATTCCAGAAGACACATTCAGGAATAAATGTTATATTTGGAATTGGATGTGGCTTTGTAATAACATTTTGAAGTATGAGAGGAGGAGACAGATTTCTTATATGTAATGGGGCTCCTGAAGAATCTGTGAATGATATTGAGAGAACTGGCGAACTTGGTTGTGCAGTGGAGCTATTTGTAGCTTTAAAACTATTATTTCCCCAGGCGACTACTGATACTGCACCAATAGCGCGACCGCCAATAGGAGGAATTGTAATTTTAACATCCTTTGATACACTATAACTCGTTGTTACATTCTGTAAGGGAGGAGGAAGAGCAATAAAAATAAATTCAGGGGTGTTTATACGAATTTCTGTGGTTAAGTTTTGTGCAATTAATGAGGATGCTAATTGATTTAGAATATTTAGGACATTTGATGAATCTGACTTATCTGAAAATGTTGATAAACTATTAACAATATTTGTTGTTTGATTGAGTGTAATATTTTGAATACTTATCCCATTAAGTATATTATTTACTTGATTATTTGTATTATTTTGCGAATTTATTTGACTAGAAGTTTGGGTGGAAGTTTCTGTAGAAGTTTCTGTAGAAGTCTGTGTGGAAGTTTCTGTAGAAGTCTGTGTAGAAGTCTGTGTGGAAGATTGTGTAGAAGTTTTTGTAGAACTACATGTTGGGGTAGGTGTATGAAAATTACTTCCTGTGCCAGTTTGCGAGCTACTTCCTGAACTTGTGAATGATCCTGTGCCAGTTTGCGAGCTACTTCCTGTACGAGTTACAGATTCTGTTCCTGTGTTGGAGCTACTTCCTGAATTTGTAAATGATCCAGTTCCTGTTTGCGAACTACTTCCTGAACTTGTAAAAGTGTCTGTCCCTGTGTGGGTACCTGTTTCTGAACGAGTGAAAGATTCAGTTCCTGTATGTGAGTTACTCTGTGTTCCACTTGGTGTATATGTTTGAGAACTACTTGGTGTATATGTTTGAGAACTACTAGATGTACCAGTTTGTGAAATACTTGAAGTAGGTGTCTGTGTTTCTGTTTGAGAACTAGTGTGTGTAGGAGATTGAGAATTACTAGCTGTGTCAGTTTGAGAACTGCTTCCTGAACCTGTTTCTGTTTGAGAACCACTTGGTGTATGTGTTTGAGTTTGACTATATTTTTCTGAGATACTTGGAGTGGGGGTATTCGTTACACTTGATGAAGAACTACTAGTTGATGTTATTGTATTTGTCCCTGTTTGACTAGAGCTAGACGATCCACTTCCTGTGGCACTAGAGCTAGACGAGCCGCTTCCTGTTTGACTAGAGCTAGACGAGCCGCTTCCTGTGGCACTAGAGGTTTCAGATGATGAAGAAGTGCTAGTCATTGTCATTGTATTTGTCTCTGTTTCACTAGAGCTTCCAGACGATGTGACTGATATACTGGCACTAGATGTTGCGGTTCCTGTTTGACTAGAGCTCCCAGATTGTGTATCTGATATACTCGCACTAGATGTTACGGTTTCTGATATGCTCGCGCTATTACTATAACTTTCTCTTACACTCCTTGTAACAGAATTTGAAGGACGAATTGATACTGTCGCACTTACAGATGCTATAGGTGTTAAAGGCACATAATTCCATGTCAGATGATAATTTCCCCTAGAACTAGAATATCCGCCAACCAAAATATAATTTACTGGTTGTGTTACAGTAGTCTGTATTATTGAATACAAGCCATTAATTCCACAGTTACTATCATCAACACTTGCAATACACTCAAAACTCCTATAATCATAAGGACATCCGCGCCCTATATATAACATTGTATCATAATTCGTGCCACTATTACACAAAGATACTGATAATGTGCCATATGCGGTTTCACTACCCAAATTCAATAAATATTGATGCCGCTGAACATTAGATATACTATCAGTACATCCACTTGCTCCGCTCCATATATTAAATCCAGATGTTACAGTGCTTCCAGATACACTACCAGATGTTCCATGTAACTGACCTGTAAGGATTGCTGGACAAGTTTGCTGCCCTGCTACAGCCAAAAAAACTGTTTGAATAAGAACCCACAAAATTTTCATATCCTAATTAGTGTATATATTCTATAGCACAACATCTTCATTATCATGAAGTTCAGCTACAATACTCTTTGTAGTAACTTTACCCCCTACAGGTGTGATAATAAATGCTCGCTGCTTCATACTATCAAGATTATTCATGTAATATACAACCATCTCCTTTTTTACAATCTGTTGCGCTGGCTTCAACTGCGTCCTATAGATATCATGAATAATACGCATATGTTGCCTGTGAGGCCAACCTACATCATTTAGACTCTTCTTTGATGATGACTTGTTCTTATAAACTGCGCAATAATCATCAAATAGTGACTGAGTCTGCTCACGAAGTTTCAGCTCATACGCCTCATAAACTGGTGCAATTTCAGGATAATACTGCACATACGCATAAATCTGCCCAGCTTTACGCAGACGTAGGAATCGCAAAATATCATCGGATTCATTTCCACGGAGATCCCTTACAAGAGTATATAGTGGGTTACGCATACGCCATCTCTGTAGGGTCACTGTGTTCTTTACTACAAGCCCTTGCCACATCCAACCATATGTCATTGCAAGAGCTTGTGTGTTAATATTCTTGTGTTCATATGTTGGAACAGCGCAGCTACGAGCTGTCTCAGACCATGTTAGAGGATTCTCACTAATAGTGACTAGGCCATCATCACTTACAACTCCTAGATTCACCACATATAGGCGCGGCTGTGTAAGAGGCGCAACAACACGATGCTCAGGATGCTGTAGAACCAAACTCGCAAATGTATAAGGAAGTGTAGGAGATGTTGGCGGCAAAATCTTATTCAGCTCGGCATATTGAGGAGTGTCCTTAATTAGTTCGGAAAAGTTTCGCTTACTGTGGAACCGAGTATGTGCTCCGAACTTTGTGCGAGTTGCCAAACGAATCTGCTGATCTTCCGCACTTGTAAATGTCTGAATCATAGTTCCCTCCACGAACTCCTGAATAATAGTGTTAGAATCCTGTACATGCTCAACAGACGGTTCTGTCTCAATTGCCTTAAAAGGAGCAACACTTACAGGTAGATTTAGTGATGTATCCCAAACTACTGAACGAAATGCGTGAACATATGGAATTGCAAAATTGGAAACTGCCTTATCATATCGCACAATACAATAGCGAGGCTCAATAGTATTTTCTACAATAGTAAGCTTACCACCCTCATCACCTGTAAGGAATGTTTTGAGAGAAGACCAAGTGACATATTTAGTGCGAAGCTCCTTGAAAATATTAATAGATGTCATTTTCTTTCTAAGCATTTTATGGAGCATTAAAGCCTTCAAATTTTTAAGAAAAGACGATAGAGACGGCGAATGTCCTTAGAAGAAGAGGGCGTGCAAATAGCAGCTCAGACGCCAGATGAAGAGAATATAATTAATGAGGGACCATCTCTTGGTATTGGTGATAGAATACAGATTGAGAGTAAACTTCTAGGGCAAGTAACTGGGCGAATTTATTATTTGGATGAAAGTCTGTTGCGAGTGCTACCTGATGGTGTCAGTAATCGTCTTTATGATTTTCCTATTACGGCGGAAGGAATTGATCCTGAAAAACAAGTTACGGATGTTAAGTATGAGGCAACAAATGTGCCAAGTTTTATTGAGCAGAATCGTCTTCGCGTTGGCGCAGTGATTGATACATTTACAGCAGAAGGTGAAGCAGCAGGTTCTTATATTGTTGATGAAGTTAATGTTGAAAATGATAGTATTATAATTACAAACAGGGACACTGAAGAGAAGACTGAAGTTAACTTTAATTTTACAGGTATCCCTCTTGATCTTCCTTTTGCAGTTCTTCGTGTTATCCCTGAAGAACAGTTGCCCCTTCAAGAGGGCGAGGATCAAGACCAAGAAATCCAAGAAGCAGACGAAGCACAGCCCGATAACGATGAAGATGAGGATGAAGGTGCAGTAGTTGGTTTTATTGAGATACCACTCCTTGCAGAGGTAACAGATATTCCTCCTGCTCAGCGAATCTATCCCGAAAGTATTCAGAAGAATGATCTACTTGTGGATTTACTCTCTATGTTAGATACACCTTCACAGAAGAATCCCAATATTATCAAACAGCTCCGCTCATTTGTTGAAATAACGAATACTCTTATTCGTCAAGTGACAACTTATGGAGCAGATGGCACCCCATTAGGGCGAAAACCAGCATCAGTCACACAACTTGTTGAACTATTAAGTTCTGGAAAAGTTCCACTATCGCGCCCTGTATTAGATGTTCTCCGTGTGCTTTTTATTGACCATACAAATGACCATTTAGTGCGAATTGCTGGTGGAAACCCTGGGTCCGATTCCGAATTAACAACTGACTTCTTTGATATTAACTTTTTATCAGATACACTTCGTTCTGCGAATAATTTCACAGATAATATGACGAGTATCGGAGCAAATGATGTAGGAGCCCCCAGATTTTACACACAACTAAATGAGTTTACACAAGAATTCCAGCAAACAGCGCGTGATGCTGGTAGCTCAACTGCGCCTAAGTATGAGGCAAAGCGTGACGGCGAGTTTTTCCGCAAGTCAATGCCTGAAGATAGTGAGGACACCCCTACTATTCCTGGCTTACCAATGGTAGGTGGTAAAAAGAAAACCTGGAATAGTGGCGGCGGCCCAATCCCCCTTACAGTAGATGATATTAATTCGCAAGTGCATTTCTCTTTACTGAGATCACTGGCCGCAAGTCTACGTAAAAATAAAGATGGCAAATATGTTCTTGCCATTCCTGCTGATAAAGGTACATTACTCTCATACCTTCTATTTCCTATGGCTATCAGCAACTCTATAGGGTCTAACCGAACTGGCTCACTTGCTCGCGATATTGGGCGTTCGTCTATGATTCATAAAACAATGACTGAACTATTAGAGATTACTGGGTCCGCCTCTGAAATACCGAGTGCAAGCACAATCTTAAATGTAGGGCTCAATGGAAATACGCTAGGAAATATCGATATTTCAGCATATCTAATTGATGTATTGAAAGGTGTTGAAGGTCAATTCACTGGTTTCAACGATTTCCGAACAATGCTCATAGATTTGGGTCTTGATGCGTATGAACTCAACATGGAAACTACACATGTACTACATGAGCGAATTCTACAAGATATTTCGCGTGTGCGGCTCCTTATTAAGACACTTCGTGAAGAGATCCAAACTACTGAAACACCTGTTCAACTGGCGTCTTTCTTAGATGATACTTCAAAGCAGGCATTGCAGGAGAAGATTGTTGGAGAGCCAGTCCTTGGTGAAACAATTAAGGAACTCTATGAACGAACACCTGGCCTTGCGTCAAATGATATTGCTATTGTAGCATATTTACTAAAATATAAGCAGGATTTGACAATCGCTGCGCTTGGCGGACAGGCAGCTATTCTAGAAAAGGAGCGCCTCCGCACACAAGCGGACACATATCTTGATAGTCTTCATGCGGCATTGAAGAGCCGTCAATTAAATGATAATAGGGGACTGCCACCGATTCCGAATAAATGTAAGCATGTATCTGCACTAGTTTCTATAAGGAAGATTAAGGATGACTCGGAGCGAATGATATTACTTGCAAAGTTTGTAACACGCTTCCAAGGAGACAGAGATGAGAACTTCATTAATTGCACAGTATGTGAGCAGCATTTACTTTGTATGCACGAGGTCCTTCAAATCCAACAGTTTCGTCATCCACGAGAGCAAGAGGTGCTGCAGAAGGAACTCTATTTGAGTTTAGCAGGTGGAGTCTTTAATGGTCGCTATATTTGCCGCAACTGTGGGCAAAGTATAGCAGAATTGGATTTTGATAAAGGTATGGCTGCTAATGATGCTGGATATGCGCCATCGGGTCCAGTTGATGAGGATGCCTTAGCAGAAGAACAACTTCAGTTGACTCTTGGAGCAGGTGTGCCTGGAACAGAGAAAATAGAGTTTGATAATGAAGCAAAAACTCTCTGCTTCAATATTGCAAAGGAAATCTTCGGAAAAATCGGAGTAACACCTCTGGATAGCGATTATCGCTCAATTGTTGAAATGGCATTCCTTCGTATACAAACTCTAGATAGCCGCACAGATTATGAAAGGAAAAAGAAGGCGGCTGAAGTAAAAGGCGCAAAGGGTATACCTGATTATGATACCTATATTAAGGGTTTCAGTGTAACAACTGTTGCTGCTTTAATGCTTATTGATATTCAGACACATATTCCTGATTATGTAGTTCGTTATACACTTCCAGGATGTATAGCAGGTTTTGGCGGATTTCCCTTACAAAGTGGCGCAGATGCTGACAGAACCGGTATTAATTATATAAGTTGTGCTCTCGGTTCAATTGTGAAGGATGAGGACCCCTGGAATAGAACCGGTTTCCTGAAGATTCGCAGTGATGCAGAACGACAGAAGCAAATTGCGCGGTTTATGGAAGGAATTGTTCAAAAGATTCTACAAACGGAGCCCACTGTTTTACAGAAGATTGCAGCGAAACAGGAGTATAGACGCGAAACTCTTGGAGCAGAAGCTGCTGATGGCCGCCCACGTGATAAGATTTCAGGTGAATTCCGCCCATTACAGGAGATTGTTTCTGGTACTGAGGATACTGAAACTGTAGTGCCTGAAGCGATTAATACACGAAACTCTGCTGGCTTAAGAAAACTTGCTGCTGCCTGGATTCGTGATTCTCATAGACATGCACTTCGCACAGCACAACTTATAAGGGGAAATCCATTTGCAGAGACGGCATGCTGCTTTAATAATATTACAACACCTGGAGCCTATTGGGCAGAACAGAAGAATCAAGTGCCCTTACAAAGAGTGCGGCCTCCTCTTTCACCGCTGTATCGTTCATCTATGTTGTTTGTTCACTTCAAACCGAAGGCGATGCATGAACTTATTGCGGAGGCTCCATTGAATCTCGCTTTCCGAATCTTTTTAAAGATTTGTTACACGGGGCCACGAAAGGGTTATGCTCATGAACTCGGATATAACGGTGCATGTGATAACTGTGGCCTGAAGCTTTCTAGTGCCTATCTATTCCCAGATTATAGTGTTCAAACAAAATCAAAGGCCTCAGAGCCAATTATTGATACAGGCGCACTCATTTCTGATTTACAGGCCCAAGGTGTAGATGTTACACCTGAGTTTTTCCAGGATTTGCTCGATACAACACATAAAAATTATATGGTTCCTCATACAAAGTATGTGAGAGTAACTCCTGCAACGGAGCTGCTCCAAAGGCTAGGAAACTTAGTGCCTGCTCCTATGAACATGTGGCGAGAGAATCTGGGTGAGCTTATTAATCGCCTTACTAGCCTTACAAATGATGCTAGTGAAACTGAGGTGGCACTTGCGTATGGAGCATTCTCAGATATTGTAGGGGAATCTGAGGAGTTTGTGCGGCGGCGTTTGGGCCAGGCCGGTGCTGGAACTTTGAATAAGTGGCTATCAAAAGATAGTTTTACTCTCAAGGAGATTATAATATCTTATTTGATTGTGCCCTTACAACGAGTGATTAACTCGTATAATACTGACATGTTACGAGTATCCCCACTCTATCATCTTGGAGGTGAACATATGGGACACCTTCATACAATGCTAGATGCTCATGTAGCTGTAAATAAGAAGTATCAATCAAGCCTCAAGGAAGGAATTGCAGTCGCAAAGATTGAGTATTTCTTGACACAAATACAGGGATTTTTGAACTTTGCTTTGGAACTTCAGCCTGGACGCACACCTGGTGGGTTAATCGGTGTAAAATATCTGAAGTATGCGTTGTTCTTAGGTCCTTTTGCAGAGCTCTTGGATCTGAATCGTGCTCCACCAGGCTCAGGTGGAGACGTGGCAACAACAAGTCTTGTTGACAAGTCTGGAACAGTGCTAACAGCCTTTATAAATGGATGTATGGCGCAGTTTGAGGGGGAGTCGCTTTCATACTCGCCTGACGAAATTCGTCTGCGAATTGCGAAGTCTGCTGAAAAAGAGAAGATGAACTTTATTGGGGATTTAGATAAAATGGACGATGATGGTAAACAGGTAGAACTTGTTAATAAAGCTCTTGGAATAGGAAAGTGGTCAATTGGTGGATCAAAACTTATTTTTGCTTATGATGCTGATCAGTGGGAGAAAGAGCGAGATGAGCGTATACGACGAGGCGAGAACGATTTGGATGCGGGGCAAACTATGGTTCCTCCTGGTAATAATGATTTATTGAATTTACTTGGAGCTGGAGAAGGGACGGATGCATTCTATGAGGCACAAGGAGGTTATGATGTTGACCAAGAGGCATCTGATGATTTTTAGTATAATTTTTTATATCTAATATAGAAGTTAAGGGCCAAAGATGAAGATACTTCTTTATAGTGGATTATTGTATTTAGCTGGTGTGGCTATTGTATTAATCCTACAACCAAGTCTTATGTTTACGGAACAAGGCGTATGGAAGGAATTTGGTATTGGGCGGAATCCTACAACTCATACATGGCTCCCTTTTTGGTTATTTGTGATTATTTGGGCTTTACTGAGTTATATTATTATGCTACTGCTTGCGAGTAGTTTAGGACTGCCTGGTGTTGTAGAGGAGCCACTGCTGCCGCAACTACCACAACCCGAAGTACAGCCTCAGCCAAATCTATCATATCATAATTTTACAACAAAACCAAAGGGCAAAGCTAACACCCTAATACCAGGCTACTATATATTGAATCGTGAAGTAACTGAAGCCACAGGAAGTCCTAAATATATATACTTAGGCCCAGAGCCTCCTGGTGATATTAATTCCGAGTAGGGGTGACTGGCGCTGTTGTAGCAGTTCCTGCTGGTGGTGCTGCTACTGTTCCTACTGCCGTCCCTACTGCCGTCCCTACTGCCGTCCCTACCGCTGTAGAACCACATGATTGACTCAAAGATCCTCCAAGTGACTGACCATATATTGCACCCCAGAAGATGTAGAAAGATACGGCAAGACCTTTCTTCATTTCAGGTGTAAAAGTCATCGGTAAAACAACTTCAATAGGATATCTCATAATTGGTATTAATTGTGAAAGTCCACCCAGTAAAGCGACAAATCCAACAGTTGGTACACCATTAATTAATACTTGTGGCGCATTTACTGAACCACATCGAATCATTTGTATAAAAACATTAAACAAACAAGTGATAGCCCAAGAAAGAACCGGAAGAAGTAGAAGCATAATTAAATATACCGCATATGTGGGAAGAGAACTTCTATAAATTGTCGTTAATAATGGAATTAGAGCAATAAAAAGAGCAGAAACTGATGAAAATGCTAACACTACAGCTGTATCAAGTGATGCATTTGAAGATGGGGCCATTTTATTAACAGGCCATATTAAAATAACAAATTAAATACTATTCTAGGGTTAAATTTGTTAGTTATGTTAGAGGCTATAAATGGCAGAAGAGATTGCAGATACGCTATCAAATATAGTAGAGGCAATTACACCTGCAGCTGAACCAGTAGCTGTACCAAAGTCAGCTCCCAAACCAAAAAAGGTCAAAGATACTACAAAGCCAAAAAAGGAATATAGCAAAGTAAAAGTACAGCCAAAAACAATTGAAGAATTTTACATTGCGCGTGGTAAAGACCTAAAAAAGTGTATAATTACAGAGACCGGCGATCTTTTAGCTAAAGGTATTAAGGCAGGTGAACCAGACCGCATATTTACACTCCCAAAATACAGAGAAATATCTGTAGCCGAGAAGATTGAACTAGATAGCTCTCGCCGAGAACAACTTGCTATTTTGGAAATTGCAGTTCAAGAAGCTCAGGCCAATCTTCGTGAAGTATATTTAGCATACAAAAACGGAGATATATATGCTTCAGATGTTGTAATTGCTAACCAGAATGTCGCGCAAGCAGAAAAGGCCTTACAGACAGCAGCATATCCTCTCAAACAAGTAAAAACAAATGACAGTCTGGAGATTCGTAAAGTTCTTCTTGATAGTCGCTATGAAGACAGAAAAATTCCATATTCTGTACACATTTTCAAACATTTTCCCCACGAACTTCAAAGTTCTGTTTCAGAAACTCCACTACCACAACAGGAGGCGGCACAACCACAACCACAAGAGGAGGCTGCGGATGCGGCTCCTCCAGCAGAGCCAAGAGAAATGACAGCAGCAGATCGTGGGCGTCTAGGTGGAATTCTGAAGGTTAGACGCACTCGCCCCCGTCCTGGCGCTCAATAATCATTGTAAGGGAAAATCGCGCAACTTGTCTTCAAACTTGTCACAACTTACTTCTTCTGATTGAAAGGAATAACACATACCATTCTTATCACGATAAATGTCGTGTGATGCCGGTGTAGGATACCGCACAACTGGTTCATGTTCAGGAGGAAAGAGATATACAACAAAGAGTCCAATTATAAGACCTAGTAATAATGGCATTAATTGAATATTTTTAAGCATTGGCTCCGTCTATTTCTGTGATATATTTTAGATAGCACGAGATGTTAGCTGATATTGTTAAAGACCCTAAATTTCATATATTATTTAGTTTTATAATAGGATTTGGGTTAGCATCATTATGCAGACCTCTTTGCACTTCACAAGGTGGTTCCTTACAATGTCGTGACTATAAGGCCCCCGATATGAAAGAGATTCGTGAACATGTGTATAGAATTGGTCAAAAGTGTTATAAGTTTAACCCACAAACAATGGACTGCCCAGCGACAGGTGGCAAAATAATTGAGCCATTTCATGCGCTAGACTAGATATATATTTTCTTATTACAATTTTCAGATGACTTCGGCTGGCACACTCTTAAGCGACTTAGACGGACGCGCCCCATCTGGGGGTCGCGAGAATGACGATGACCTTGTAAGTAAGATTTTAAATGACATGAACTCAACAGGTTCACCACAACAAGGAGGCGGCCTTCCTCCACCACAGCTCAGTAGTTATAAGGTTCAACAGCCCAGCGCGAATGCTATGTATCAAACATCCGCTGATCCGGCTGTGCCAACTGCACATATGATTGGACGCGAGCACCCAAATCCAGCTGATTTTACACAGATGATGATGCAACAGCAACAAGGCGCCCCTTATATGCAGCAGCAATACCAACAACCTCAGCCCACACGTGTAGCTGAGCAAGCCCCATCTAAGGGATTCTCCTGGCAGAGCACTATTTTCCAAGAGCTGCGTCAGCCAATTCTAGTTGCAATAATTGTATTTATACTAAGTCTCCCAGCTGTTAATATCCTCTTTCATCATTATGCTCCTGTTCTCCTAAGAAGTGGAGGTGATCTAAATAATATCGGATTACTCGCAAGAGCCCTCATTGCTGGTGGAGTGTATTGGGTATTTCAACGAGTGATTGCTCCTCTTATGGGTTAGAAGATGCAATCAGTAAATAATATAAAAATTAATTATTCATTATGACTAACTTTTATATTTGCCGCTATTAGCTGTATACAATGAAGAGCACAAATACGACACGCATGATAGCCTTGGGTGCATTAGGCATTTTTGGATTATATGCACTTTCTGTTGTTGGAATGACCGGCTTCTTATTTAGTGTTGCGGTCGGACTAATTGTTTTTGGAGTTATGGAAAGTATTGAACTTGCAACCGCGATTGTAATTATTACAGGGCTCCTTTATAAATATTTCACTAGCCCATCTATACCTGCGTATGTAAAGAAAGAGCAGCCAGCGCCATCTACGGAGGGGTTCACAGATGGAGCTGATACAATTGTTAAGCGGGTGAACTCTATTAAACAGCCTGTAGGTGTCTACTCAAGTTCTTTTACTGAGGGTTTTGCGGATGCCGGCTCTGCTACATCAGGTCAGGCGCAAGGTAAACAGTCTACTGAGGATGTTGGCACAACTGAGAGTGCACCAGAAGAGGCCAAAAAGGAGGATAAAAAGGAGGCCTTCACAGAGTCTACTGGTGCAGAGGGGCTATTTAAGTTAGGTGAAATCCCTACAGAATCCAAGTCTGGCCCACACATTGATCAGGGTACAACTTTAATGACAGCGATCGGTTCTATGAAGCCTGATCAAATTCAAGCTATGACTGCTGATACAAGAAAGTTACTGGATACACAGAAGAGTCTCATGAGTATGCTTCAGACAATGAAACCCATGTTAAATGATGGCAAGCAACTTATGGAGACTTTCCAACAGATGTTTGGAAAGGATGGAATGCCTACTAGCGCTTAATTTAGAGAGGTCTGTTAGATGCCCTCTAGAAGAGTTGCGCGCTGTCCACCCGGTGTATTATGCCTCTCATCTGAGGTAATATATATAATTATAGCAATTGGTATTATCCTTACAAGTGTGTTCTTGATATTAGCAGGAAGGGTCTCAGAGACGCAGAAGCAGCCTATACAACTGCAACCACAACCACAACCACAACAGCAACCAAACATCTACATATCGCAAAAAGGCGGTGATGATCGTTATACCCGTGCCCCCGAGCCACTAAAAATTTGGGACGGGCTTGGCCGCGGTCTCGGATTCTCTACAACAAATCTTCCAATAAATATTCCTACACAAGGCTATCCCTCAAATTTTACATCTTATGGAGTATTCACAACAGAAGATGGTAAAATGTTACCTCTTTATGGACGCCCAACAACAAGCAGTAATAACCGCTTCAATTACTATACACGAACTGATACATATAATCCTGTACCAATTCCACTAAGTTTCAAGAAACGAGACTGTATGGACGATGTTGGGTGTGAGGAAATATTTGATAAAGATAATGTGTATATTCGTGCAAATGGACTGCAAGGAAAGGCGACAATCTATAAGTTTGATGCACCAAAATATATTCCAAATGCCTAGTTAAGCTCTATATATATATATATTCTAAATTTTATCGCTAGAAGCGTCTAAATTAAGAATATTTGTAGTAATAGATGTCATCGTGTCCACCTGACGGAAATCGCGGACTACCCATCATTATACAAGGGACTATTAGTTCTACTCAGCTTGATTCAATAAAAACAACCTCTACAATTGAATTAAAAGCTTCCGCCAGAACAACATATCCAACTTTTGATAATAAGTTTTTATTTAATGAGGACTCTATGACAACTCTCCGAGTTAAAGGCCGGTCATATAGTCTTATGTGGGCACAAATAGTGCAAACAGTAAATTCTAGTTACTATACTGGGCGAGGTATGCCAACAGTCCTTGCTGAGTTTGTATTATGGTTTCAATCATCATCTGATAAGAGTGTATATGTAGCTTTTGCTCCTATTTTACAAGGAGCATCTCTTAATAATGGAGGTGTATATATAAATGCTGCGCTAACAAGAGATACATCATATAGGGGATCTATTGGAAATATTTTAGATAAACAAAGTATTAATTATCAAACTTGTGTTGAATATATGGATACAGATGTACGATCTAGTACTGTATTAACTCTGCCTATTAATGTATTAATATTTTTGGATGGAATTATTATTGATTCACAAACAAAAACTAAATTTATTCAAGCAGGGACCCTACCAAGATTTGGCGTGCCTGTGTCGCTATTTTCAGGTAAAAATATAAAAACATTGAGTATTCCATCCCTAACTAGCAGGTCTCGCACACTAGACCAATCTACAGGGCCTACAAGACCTGTATTTTCTAGTTTAATTAGCACTGGCTCCGATTCATTCACAAAGAAGTTTGTATATTATCCTATAACATTTATAACAACTGACACTGAAACTGCAAAGAGAGCAGCTTCGGCATTCAAATGTATACCACTAGACCCTACAAAGCATGTTAAAAATGTGAATGGCGCAATGATTATTGATTTGAATGGAGATGAGATGGAAAACGCTAATTCATTACAGGATGAATTTAATACTCAAAATGCTGAAAAACCTGAAGTATCTCGTGTAAATAATGCAACCACCGTTGCTGGAGCAGTTATTGGTGGAATTATAGGGTTTTCTCTCGCAGCTGGACTCTTATATTTTGGATTTCGTATGATAACTCGTAAAACCGCCCCACAAATTACTTCATAAGAATAGTATTGTGCTAGAACAACAATGGATATTTATATGTTAATATTCGATGTTCTAGTCTTTTCGGCTACGATTGTAGTATTATATCTTTGGTGGAATTCAACATTAGATATTGCTCTTGATTCAGTTCCACCAGTAGTAAAAGAAGGATTCACAACTGCTAATGGTACAGTTAATAATATATCAATGTGCCCGTTATCATCTAAGTCTTATATTGATAAAACAGGTGATACACTATGTTGTGATGGTAATGTAAATGGAATAGAATGCGAGGGAAAAACAATCTGCACAATGTCGTCATTAAATTCTAAAGATTATGAGGCATGTTCTACATATTTAGCGAGTTATTATGCGCGAAAAGGTAAAGAGTTGTGCCCATCACACTTATCATCTTACTATGAAAATAAGGGCGTATCATTCTGTACAAATGGTTCATTAGCCCCTACAATGGACGCCCCTATGTCTCACACTCAAAGAAAATGTAAAGTTGCTGGTGGTTATACTGATGCAACCTCGTGTGAGATTGAACTAGAATTAGAGAAATTTGTATGCCCATCCCCTCAGTGCCAGAAGACTGCGCTTCCAGGAAATCCTGTATTATTAAGTGCGAGCTTTAAGGATTTAATGGGCATATATCATTCATGCTATGAGGATAAGAGCATATTTAGATATTTAGCAGCTATATTTGGCCCCGATTGGAAAGCTAAATCTTCATGGCTAAATCCTGATAGAAATGTTATATTCTGTAGTATTGCAAAGAAATACTTCATAGATAAAACCCTACAGAAGAATCAAATTGATATCTAAAATGCATTTGTAGTATTCTCAGGGCGTACATCTGTGAAGACAGTGTTTGCCGCCTGTTCACCTTCAGTTACACCTTGTAGGGTGTGCTTATAGTCTCCTACACTAGATGAGCCATTCCAACCGAATTCATCACTACCTATTTCATCATGCGGCATATAAGATAATTCATCATGACCATCAGAATGAACCGTGCGATCTACATGGGCCTGATCATCTTTAATATCACCTGTACTATCAATAATAGGGTCATTTGTACCAGCAGGAACACTTGTATTTACAAACGCCTTCGCTCTGTGTAACTTCTCATTATTTCTCTCAATAAATATTCTTGCAACTAAGAGAAATGTTACAATGCTTACAAGAGGGCTAAAATAGATAGAACCTAATAGAGACGCTAGTAGAAGAAACCTTACAATGAGGTTGTCTGTCGCATAGAGGATGCTAGTTGGAAGCATAGGAACAAATAGAAATGCGATTGCTATTAATCCAGCAACTATAGCTTGTGTGGTTTTTGAATATACCATTCTCTAATTTGATAGAGGAAAATTGATTTTTAATAGCCTTATTATAGGGTTATCAAAAATGAATAATGTCCCTACAACACCCGTAAAGGATTTGAATCGTGTTGTCACTACGAAAGGGTATGCCATCAAGAAATCATGGCTCACCAAAGAGCAGACAACAGAGCTTCGTACAGACCTTACAGTAAGTCCTATTACACATGCAAGAGCTGCGGCTGTGACATCAGCATTTCCTATTTATTTGGAGTCTGCAAGCCGATTTTATGTTCCTCGCGTGTGGGGAACAAAGCAGTTTGGAGAAGCGGAAGCGAATACACTTCCTGTTGGACAGCCGCTTCCAGCTGTTGTAAAGTTCAAAGGAGTTGCATACGATTACCAGGAAAATATTATTCAGAGCTTCTTTGCGAATAAATCGGCTGGACTTATCTGTGTTCCTTGCGGAAAGGGAAAAACATTCATGGCGCTTAACATTGCTGTGAGGCTTGGAAAAAGATTCCTTGTAGTAGTGGATAAGGAGTTCCTGCTCAATCAATGGAAAAAGGAAATTGAGGGATTCATTGATGGAGCTCGGATTGGTATTCTTCAAGGAACAAAATGTGAGGTAGATCCGAAGAAATACGATGTTACACTCTGTATGATCCAAACACTGTGTTCACGCGATTTTCCTGAAGACACTTTCAAAACATATGGTTTTACGATCTTTGATGAATGTCACCACTTGGGCGCAGCATATTTCTCCAAGACTCTCATGAAAATTCAGACAAAAGCTGTGCTGGGTCTTTCTGCTACTCCAACTAGGGATGATGGCCTTACAAAGGTGTTTGAGTGGTTTCTGGGTGAGCCCGTTTACTGGGAGAAGATCCGAGAGGCAGATGAAACAGTATCTGTAAGGGGTGTGCGGTTTACATCGTCTGATACTGGATATAGTATAGAGCCAACAGATACTAATGGGGAGATTGTTATGGCTCGGCTCTTAACGCAGGTTGTAGAATGCGCCGAGCGGACAAAAATGATTGCTGGAATCATTGTTGATTTGGCGAAGGATCCTAATAGACGGATTCTTGTGCTGAGCGAACGAATTGGGCATTTGAATAGTTTGGAGGCGCTACTTATGGAAACAAATCCTGGGCTGATTATTCGATACTATATTGGGGGAATGAAAGAGGCGAAGCGAGAAGCTGGTGCAGCGGAGGCGAATGTGTTGTTGGCATCATATTCAATGGCTTCAGAGGCGATGAATATTAAATCCTTGAATACAGTTATATTAGCTTCGCCACGAAAAAAGGTGGAGCAGAGTACAGGACGAATTTTGCGTCAAAGGAAAGAGGAGCGGAAAGTGGATCCTCTTATTGTTGATATTATTGACCAACATGGGATGTATATTAGGCAATGGGGGCTTCGTTCTCAATATTATAAACAATGTGGCTATAAGATTCAGCGTTCAGGAGGCCGTGTACAGGATAGAAAAGATGAGGAGGATACAGAAAAGGTAGAAAAGGCTATGAAGAAGTGTTTAATTGTAGATGATTAGCGTCTAGATGAGCGTCTGCTCTTACGAGTTGATCGTCTGCTCTTACGAGTTGAGCGTCGGCCCTTACGAGTTGACCTTCTGCGGCCACCTGTTTTTGCACATGCAGGATTGTTGGCGCGAGCCTCATATGGCACTTGAGCCATGAATGGAACTTGACCGGGTCCACCATTTGGAACATTTGCATATCCAGCTGTAGGCGCATAATATGCCATTGAATCTGAGCCACCACCTCTGTGGGGAAGAGTTGAGGCAGTAGCAACACCCGGATTCAGAGTATTATGAACACTTAGTTCGCAGGGAATTTGTGGGCGAAGACCAAGAGCAATTCCAGCATCTCCTACAATTTCCGCACCAAAACCGTAACGGCCTCCAGCTTGTCGCCCATTAGGGTACCGACCTCCAGCTTGTCTGCGTCTGCGGCCACCACCAACTAGTGGAGCAGCTACAGGTGACAGTGGAGCAGCTACAGGTGACAGAGGTGCAATTACTCGCTGATTTGCAGCCCTAACATTATTTGGGGGTAACACTACATAATTAGCCAGTGATAGAACCCCATTATTTTTCCGTGTCCGCTTACCACCACTCATACCGGGAAGACCTGCTCCTGGGTTTAATGTTGGGCGAGCAACAGTTCCACAGTCACTTACCTGAGTAACCGTATTGGACGAAAATCCTCCAACCTCAGGGCTAAGAGGCCCAGTAAATGAATAACTTGCTCCACCATACATGCGTCTATTACGCGCGCACCCACGCTGTCTAGATTTACGATTCCTTTCAGAGCGGTCCATTACTCTATCTGCTAATGGGTTAAGAAATAAGTGCTACTATATTCTAGCTAAATATGTCCGAAGAATGTGTTATATGTCAAGAACCGCTCCAAACTACAGATACACAAATAACTTTAGGAGACTGTCATCATACTTTTCATAATCTCTGCTTACAAAGCTGGGCTATTATGAAAACTACATGCCCATTATGTAGAGCCCCCTTTACAGAAGGTACTGATTTGAAGCGAGCCCTTCCAACCCTTATGGCGATGGCAATGTGGTTTCCTATTGAAGAGCAAATTCAGCGAATAAGCCTAGGATTTGCCTTCATTAAACATATATTATGTTATTTTAAAACAAGTGAAGAATTTATTCAATATAGAGAGACAATTGTCACATTTAGTGAACGATTTGTAATAAGCAATTACAAACTACCTCTATTATCTTATACTTCTCGTAATGATTTACATAATCAGTTAACACATTTGAAAAAGCGATTCAATGCCCTTATAGGTGATGATAACCTATCTCTTGATAAACATATTTTTGTAAGGTCTTGGAAGGATCGTCTACTTCAGGACCCTAGAGGGTATGCTCTTTTTCTTGAAAAGCGGCTAGCGGTATAGGTGCTGCATCAACAATTTCTATGACTTCATATTTATTAAAGTTAGGAGCCCACTGAACATGAACTGAGCATGAACTCTTATCCGCTAACGCAGCACGCAATGCAAGACTTACTGTTAACTTCCTTACAGATGCTGGACCAATCTGGGCGCGACCCTGTGCATATAGAATATAACTATCAGGAAGATTTGTAAGTGTGTCCTTCTCAGCAGTAGCAATAAGAGTTGTATAGCTTTGGATTGAAGGTGTTGGTTTTGGTTTTAGCTTTGTTTCCAAAGTAACAGGCCTTGGTGTATCTTTCTGTGGTGGCTGCCAGAGGAAACGTCTTGTGCGCGCGCGATCTGGAGTGAACTCCCACATAAATGCCATAGAATAATCTGTTCGCTTGAGCCATTGTTCAATTGTCTCAAACTTTACAACCTTCATTTCAAATCCGAGGATATTTGGATCCGGTCTCAGTATATCTTTATTAATATTCTTAATGAGCGCCCATCGTTCAGTAAAAGTGTGCTCGTTCCACGCATTCTTATTATTATGCCAAATTACATCCTCAATAATCATTTGCTGTTCATTCTTATATAAGGAAACCGACAATACAATTGACCCACTTCGCTCCAAATTGCGGCGATTAATTGTTAACTTTACTAAATACCCTCGTGCATTCCGCTGATCCCAATAAATAACTGGAGAGTCATTTCGCAGAATTAGAAATCCAGAAAATGCAGCACTAGGTCTCTGTGAAACAAAGAGTTTTCCTGATTGAAGTTCACTATTTTCAAGAGACCGAATAGGCTGACTCACTTTCATATCTAAAATATTTCGTCCTTCCAAGAAAAAATGAATTTCTTCTTGGAGCGACGAGGGCGCATTTCTTAATTTAACTTCTGTAAGGCCTGAGATAGCACTTGACCTAATAGAATGTTGCTGCATCTTTGCTCTATATTATTAAAGAGCTGTAACTTTAGGTCCATGCCGTTCCTTTAGAATGCAGAATAAGACATATCATCAAAAGTATCATTTGCTACAACTTCGTCGCTTACATACCCACCATTTTGTGAAAACTCTGGTGAAAATACACGTGCCGAATTCTGGGTATTTTGAACACTTCTACTAGCAATTCCACTTTCAGCTGCAATATCTGTTATTGAATTTTGTCCGGCTGGACCGAAACTTCGCTCAGGATATCTCATAGAATCTTGCATAGGAGTTTGCCCATCTGTTTGGTCATATGGATCATTTGGTGTTTCTGATTCAGCCATCATAGCAGCAATACTTTCTTTTGGTATAGCATTTGGAGATGATGGTCCTCCAGAACTTACAGCTCTTTCAGGAAGTACTTGGGGTGCTATAGTTATATCATTGAAAATGCTAGGGCGCATCTGAAATCCTTCAATGAAATAACGATATGCTAAAAAGAATAATATTGCTGTGAATAAAACTACCAAAATCTTGGAGGCCATCTGTAGCTTGTTAAAGAAAAAATGAAATCATTTAAAACATTAAAATAATATATCTATATATAGTATAAAATGAGCTGCCTTAAAATGACACTTTCTGCCGTTGATAAGAAGCTTGAACTAACACAACCCCAAGCGGTTGTAGGCTCGTCGCAGCCAGAGACAGCGGTAGATGCGAAAGTTGAGTTAAACACTTCTGTAAAGGAGACCCTTGAGGCTGTTGCTGCGGGTAAGAATGTCGTTGATGTTGTAAATGTGGGTTGCCTTGAGCGTTTTGCGAAGCTTTTCTGTTTTTTAACTGTAAAGAATGTTGTAAATGCGGTTGATCTTTCTGGATCTGTTCTTGAGGCTGTAGGGGCAGCTGTAGAGGCAACGGTAAAAGACCTTGACCTTTCTGGCTCGGTTTTGAGTAATGCTGCTTCTGTTTTAGAGTCGCAGGTTGCTGCTTTAGAGTCAGAGGTTCTTTCTGAAACTGAGGTGCCTGACCTCTCTGGGAGTTTATTGAACGTCCTTGAGAAGGTGGCTTCTGTTGACCTTTCTGGGTGTGTTTTACAGAATGTTGTAACGGCAGTTGAGACTCAGAAGGCTGCTGTGACTGTTGCGACTGTTGCAAAGGTTTCAGCCCTTCCTGCTGTTGTGCACGAGGAGGCTGTTTATTTTGTGAATAAGATGATTTCATCGTCTCAGAATGTTCCTCAGAAGAAGAGACAATAGACTCTAATTGACTTCTAGTTGGAAATTGTTCTTTATTTGGATTCCAATTAAAAGCTCGTCGCTTTGTTGTAGCTTTTTCACAATTTGTCCAAAAATCTGAATATGGAATATAGTTCATAAGTTCAACTAGTTCATATTTATCCCATTTATCAATGATTTTATAAGAAAATAATTCATCATCAATATATTCCATATAATATATACCATTTGTATAGATATTTGCAGGCGTGCCCTCTTGAGATATTTCTCTTATTTCCATACCCTACTTATAAAAGTTGAAGAACATTTAAGCGTTAAATGCCCTTCAGTAATTAGGATGTCAAAAGATATTCAGGCACTATGTCTATCCCAGAAGGGCGAAGTAAAGCAGACAAAGATTTCAACTAAACAGGAAATTACTATCGAGTCTATCAAAAAGCTACTGAAATCTAAGCAGGATGTAGATCTGTGTGCTACATATCAATATGGTAATCTATTCTTGTTCTTATTTGGCGCAATTGATGGTAAGACTGGGACAGAAAATCAGCACGAACTCCCTCCTCCACATGATTCTATTTTAGTATTTGGAGATATGCTTCTTATTGCATCAACAGATAAGAGCTGGAAAACTCCTGCACATTTCACAATTGCGCAGTATGAAAAGTTTTATCAGGCTATGTTTGAAGGTGATGATGAAAATGCCTCACAGGAAGGTAATGATGACGAGGATGTTGTTGTAGATGATGAAGAACCAGCAGTGGAGGATCAAGTGGAGCTAGACCAAGAAGAGGATGAGGAGGGTGAAGAGGAAGATGATGAGGAGGATGATGCAGGTGAAGCAGAAGGAGACGAAGGTGATGTAGAAGCACCTATTACTGTAGCAGCAGTAGCAGTGAAAGCTAAGCCAGCAAAAAAGAAGGCTGCCACATCGGTAGCAGCAAACTCGTTTCTAAATACTGGGCGAGGAAAGCAACAACTTCTTATGCAGACTCCTGGATTCAAGGAACTAACGATTGACTCTAAGGCAGATAGTAAGAAACTAAATCGTAGAATGGTTATCAACGCGATTAATACGCTTATTACAGACTCTTTTGTAAAATCAGACGAACTCGAAGTAGCACTCTATAAGGCCTCATTCCAAGAAGCGGAAAGTCTCCATGTTGTTCCTCATTGGGACAATCCTCTCTTTGTGAGTATTTATTCGACTTTGTCTCGCAGAGTTATTTCAAATCTGTGCGATAAGTCTTATATTGGAAATGTGCGATTGATTCAGCGACTGAAAGATGGCGAGTTTACTCTTGATGAAGTTGCTCGGAAGAATTGTTATGAGCTATATCCGGAGTTTTGGAAGGAACTTTCTGATAGGCGCATTATGCGCGAACAGAAGGCGCTTGAAGGAAATCGCGGTATGGCGACAGATATCTTCAAGTGCCATGGTTGTGGAAAGAGAGAGTGTACATATTATGAGATGCAGACACGATCTGCAGACGAGCCTATGACTATCTTTATTACTTGTGTAAATTGTGGAAAGCGCTGGAAGCAGTAATAATTTCAAATGGAAATAAAAAAGAAGCAGTAATAATTTCAAATGGAAATAAAAAAGAAGCAGTAATAATTTCAAATAGAAATAAAAAAGAAGTAGTAATAATTTCAAATGGAAATAAAAAAGAAGCAGTAATAATTTCAAATGCGGAAATTAATCTAAAGACAATTATTTATAACAATTATATGAATTCTGATCCTACTTCTGTAGAGCCTACGGTGGAAGAAACAGTTGATATATTCCCTGCAAATCATACAAATCAATGGCCAATTATTAAGGATATGTGGAGTTTTTTTGCTGGAAATGCTGGTAATATTAATATTCTTTCTATTCTTGCAAATCCTGATGTAGTTGTAGACCTAAAACTCGCTGAGAAGGTTGGTGCAAAAATGACAGTATGTGTTCCCAGTAATGATGCTATTGACTATTGGACAGATGTAAAAATTGTACTAAAAGAAAGAGGTAAGTCTTCTATATTAAATAAAAATGAGGTATTACCAGTTGTTGCAAAGTGTTGGGTTCTTGCAAATAGAATCACTGTTGTAAAAGGATTACCATCTATATATAATGGTACTATTGATATTCCTACCCTTTCAGACAATACATCTGATCTTTCAGGAAATACTTCTGATCTTTCAGGAAATGCACTAGACTTATCAGGAAATACAACAACTATCCCTCTTATTTCATTAAGTTCTCTTATAATAGGTGGATATTACGATATTGTTAAAGTTGATTATCCTGGTCAAGAACGATTTGTTCTGTTTAATATTATTGATGCTGGAATGCGCCCAGCAATTGTTCTTGTTCGCTGGAGTAAGAATCCTGATAAGGATAATATAACTCGTTCTGCGGCAGCTACATTCCAAAATCATGGGTATGTTTTACTATCTAAGATAGATGATAAGTATCTCTATTACTATAATGATAAGGCATTCTATACTCTATGCTCTTGGAACACACCTTCTTTCAAAAATCCAATGATTGAAAAAGTTGTATCTCTTACAAAAGGTATACTTAAAAAAAATGCTGAAGCAGCAGCAACAGCAGCAGTATCTACACCAATTTCAGAGCAACCCCCAACTGTTTCTGAATAGATGAAATATCACGCCCAGAAGGAAGGCGCCTACCCGCCTCCAACTCGCGAAAACTATTACGAGGCATACCACATAGTTGGTCAGCTTGTTCCTGCGTAAGTCCTTTACTCAATCGCATCTGAATTAAAATCTTCTTTGACTCCGGCTCAAGCTTTTTCTGAACAATTGTCTCATTGTTATCAATCCTCTTTTCAATAGCAGCTAGACGCTGGCCTTCATTATTTGGCTTTCTCTCCTGAATAGTAGGCTTCTTTGGACCAGATGAGGATAATGTATATCCACGCTTCTTCAATACAACTGTAGTCCAATCTTGGGAGTCCATTTTTATTTATACCCCCTATTTAAGCAAGTGAAATATTCAATTTTTAAATGCATAAGATACAAACACAAACACACTCAAAAAACTACATAATTGTAAAAAGAAAGTGTGGTTTAGCAAACCAGATTTTTATAGTTGCTGCTACATATTGTATTCAAAAAAATAATAAAGAACAAATCAATATATTGTTAGCACCATGTACATCCCGTGATAATATTCACTTTGCAAGTAAATATGACTATTATCACACTCTTTTTTCCCATTTTCCAAATACAACTGAATTAAATATTCATCCTCGGCTACTTGGTACGTCAGATTTTTTAATGAAATTGGCAAAGCTAAAAGGAATAAAATATCAATTTCCACAAAGTTCTGCATATTCTTCATGGGATTTATCATCAATTCAAATTCCATGTGTGTTAGAAGGTTATTTTCAATATTATTCAATTATAAAACCACATATTCAAGATATTCGCGAATTTCTTATAAAGGGCCTTACAGAAATTAGAGCTAACTGTCTGGAAAAATATCCAAATATTCGCAGCACAGCATTTTTACATGTGAGGCGCGGCGATTATGTCGGTCTTAGTCATTATCATTTCCTACAACCAATAGATTATTACGAACGAGCACTCTCTCTTTTAGCAATTGATATACCTATATTAGTATTCTCGAATGATATAGACTATTGTAAGGGAGTTGAATTATTTAAGAATCGCAATTGTATATTTATTGATGAACCTGATGAGGTAATTGCATTAGGATTAATGTCACTTTGTGAGAAGGGGGCTATTTGTGCTAATAGTACATTTAGTTATTGGGGCGCAATGCTTGGTGCACATTCTAATGGAAATACAGTTATTGTTCCTAAAGACTGGTGTAAGGATCCACCAATATCTTTATTTCCAGATGATTGGTTAATACTTTAGAATTAAACGGTATTATATTAATAGCAGCAGGCCTCGGCATGACTAAACATAAAAGCCCTATACTGTTCCCGCCACGAACATCAGTTGATCCAGGCGATGATTTTTATACACATATTAATGGAAATTGGATTCAAAAAGCTCATATGCAACCATTTATATCTTCTTATAGTGTAAGTGAAGAAATAGAAGATGGTATAGCAGAAGAGTTACAGAAAGAAATTACAAAAAGTATGGATATGGTAAAAGCGGGGCAACCATTATCAAATGAACGAGAAATTATAGGAATTTTAGCGATATCATGCCTCCAAACTTCTTACCAAAAAAATAGTGTGAAACTTCTAAAAACACTACTAACCAAATTAAATTGTATTCGCGATATTAATGATGTTGCATCCACATTGGGCGATTATACTCGTTACAGAATAAACACAATTGTATCTATTTTTGCTGGACCTGAAACAAGAAATAGTAATATAATTCGTATAAATATTGGTAGTGGAACAATTGGATTACCTGATGTATCATACTATAAGGCACAAGCTCCAGGAAAAATGAGGACCTTACTTGCATATATAAAAATGTTACGAATTCTTGGAAAAGATTTTGATATTCCGAATCTAGAATTACTCTCGAGTTTTGAATCATCAAGTGTCGAGTCGCTCATTAAGGCAGCAGGAGATAATGAAGTATTAATGAGTGGATCAGCGATAGCCTCTAAATATAAAGCAATTCCATGGAGCATTTTTTGGGAGGCATCTCTTGATTTATCAGATTCTGAGTGGAAATCAAAACAATTTCTTGTATTAACAAAATCATGGCTCTCATATATTAATAAACTTTTTAAGACACTTACTCTTGACCAATGGAAAATATGGTTTGCTGGAAATCTTATACTACATATGTTACCAATCTTACCTCCTCCATACGATGACATGTATTTTGAATTAATGAGTAAAAGACTTCGCGGTCAAACTATAAAGATCCCCCAAAAACATTTGGCTTTATTTTTATGTCAACAATGGTTATCTGTTCCTTTAGGGAAAATTTATGAAGATTGCTGTTTAGATAGAAGTGTTCTACGAGAAGCTAAGCATTTAGCACATATTATTCAAGAGGCAGCCATTAATAGAATTCAAAAGCTTGATTGGTTAGATTCTAAAACACGGAAAAAAGCTATATCAAAAGTGAAGAAAGTTCATTTTGGAATTGGTATTCCTGAAAAATGGCCAAAAGGATTTGAAGGTGATGGACTTGTAAAGGATAATCTTCTTCAGAATATATTGAAGTTAGGAGAAATGAGAACTTTACGTGATATTGAGCTTTCTAAACATAAATTAGATGTACAATCATGGGATGATCCTGTATTTGCTGTGAATGCGTATTATTACAATGAAGGAAATAGACTTCTTATACCAGCTGGAATTTTACACAAACCGTTTTTTGATTTAGAAAAGAGTGATGGGGCGCGCCTCGGAGGTTTAGGAGCAGTAATGGGGCATGAATTAACACATGCATTTGATGTTGAAGGAAAAGATTTTGATGAAAATGGAAATGCAATATCTTGGTGGAGTCCAGGTGATAACCGTGCATATAATAGTAGAAGCAAGGCGCTTGTTGAGTTATTTAATTCCGCAAAATTAAAAGGGCACAGTGTAAATGGTTCTTTAACATTAAGTGAAAATATTGCGGACTTAGGAGGACTTGCTATAGCGCTTGAAGCCTTAAACATCATTCTAAATAAAAAGAAGGCTAGTGAATCTGAAAAAAAGAGACAGTATAGAGAATTTTTCATTTCTTATGCTGTATCTTGGCGTATAAAAGAGAAAAACGCAGCAAGTTTACAGAGCCTTATAGTTGATAGGCATGCGCCTGCTATGCTGCGTGTAAATCTTGTTGTGTCCCAATTCCAAGAATGGTATGATGTTTTTGATGTTACAGAGCAGAATCATTTATATATACCACCTGAAAATCGTATTCATATTTTTTAGAGAATCATAAGATCATTGAGGCGCCAATATTCAAATGTTCCATTTGGCATAGGACGCTTCAGAATATATGGTAGACGCCGCTGTTCAAGCTCTAGCTTAGCAATATCACGAACATCCACAATATGTTCAGGAATCTGAATAAACGGCCGCGCTCCCTGGCTGAGCTGTGTAGCACGAAACCCCAGAATCTTTGTTCGTTCAAAAGTTGTTAGAAACGGTACACTCTTATGAGTATTCTTTGTAGTGGCTGGGTCAGATGTAGATAGTTTTGGAATAACCTCCTCAACATACTCTAGAATTGTTTCAGGATGGTGTGAATATAAATATGCGAGGGCGGGGTCAGGTGCATTGCTTGTATCTTGAACTTCACCTTCAACATCATTGAACTCTTCAAGAATATCTGCTACATTCTCTGTATCTAGGCCGCCGCTTTCAGTAATATCACCTGCGTCCATATTTATTCTATCTACTTATAAGCTTAGGTAAATGTTCAAATTTTCGCAAGTGCCTTCGCCACCTAAAAAATAAAGACTATTTTAATAGAGAGAGTAATAAGATGGAAAATCAAGCTTCTAGTTCTAGTACCGGTCCAGAGACCCAACCCTATGTTGTAAAGGATTATGAGACATTTGACGAAATGCCTCTTCCTGAGGGTCTACTCCGTGGTATTTACACATATGGTTTTGACAAGCCTTCTATTATTCAGAAGAAGGCCATTGTACCTATTATCCAGGGAAATGATATCCTTGCACAGGCTCAGTCTGGAACAGGAAAGACTGGAACATTCTGTATAGGATCTATTGCGCGTATTGATCCTACAATTAAGACTACCCAGGTACTGGTACTAGTCCCTACTCGTGAACTGTCACAGCAGATTCAGAAGGTAGCAAACACAATTGGTCAGTATCTTCCTATTAAGGCCTATTCTGCTACTGGTGGCACCCCTCTCCGTGAGGATATCAGTGCAATTGAAAAGGGTGCCCAGTTTGTAGTAGGCACTCCTGGTCGTATTTTTGACTTATTGCGTCGTAATGTGATTCATCGTTCCACAATCCGCGTTCTTATTATGGACGAGGCCGATCAGATGCTTGAGGACCGCTTCAAGGAACAGGTTATGTGTATTCTTCAGCTCGGTTTCCCCGAGAAGACAAAGGTTGCTCTCTTCTCAGCTACAGTCCCTGAGGATCTCATTGAAGTTGCCAATAATATTCTCCAGAACCCTGTAAAGATTCTTGTTCCTGCGGAGAAGGTTACACTTGATGGTATTAAGCAATATTATGTAGATATTGAGAATGAAGAGTGGAAGTATGATGCTTTAATTGATATCTATCAACAGCTAACCATTAACCAGGCTATTATCTACTGTAACAAGCGGCAGAAGGCTGAGTGGCTATCTGAGAAAATGACAGCTAGTGGCTTCACTCTAAACTTTATTCATGGTGAAATGGATGTAGCTGAACGAAAGAAGCGAATGGATGACTTCCGCTCAGGAAATGCACGCGTTCTTATTTCAACGGATCTTCTTGCGCGAGGTATTGATGTGCAGCAGGTATCTCTTGTTGTGAACTTTGAGCTGCCTCCTCAGCGTGAGAACTATATTCACCGCATTGGTCGCAGTGGCCGCTTTGGCCGCAAGGGTGTAGCTATTAACTTAATTAGTAAGGATGAACGCGTTGCCCTAAAGGATATTGAAAAAGCGTATTCAACTCAGATTAATGAGTTGCCAGAGGATCTAAGTAAGATTACTGTTTAGAGTTCGAACATCATGGCGACAATTTGGGCACCGAACATTTGACTGAAACCAAACATCAATACAAGAACGATGAAACATATGGCTACATCCTGTAATTTTTCGCACAGTTGCACCAGTAAGCATAGTGTCGCGACAAACAGCACATTCCTGTTCACTATCAGCTGTAAGGGTTTCAACAGTAGTATTCTGCGCCAGCTGCGCAGAATTAAGTGGAACTGGAACAGGATCCATGAAAGAATTAATACGAGGAATAGTTGTATTATAATACCATAAAGGGGCAGCTGCATTTGTTTGTGGCTGTAGTGGCTGCTGAATTAGCCTCTGTAAGGCATTTGTTATGAAAGTTTCAAGAATTTCAGAATCTGATAGAGGTTGTTCCTCATCAGATTCAGGAATTGTAGTTGGTGCAGGACGACGGACAGGTAATGGTGGAGGCTCAACAGGAGAGCGAGCGCGACGCTGCCCTACAGGAGTACGAAACTCCTGGGAACGAGGTGTATGTGATTGCTGGGAACGAGGTGTATGTTGTTGCTGGCTCTGTAAATATAGGCGTCGCTGATTTGAGTATAAATCAAACCGATTGCTTAGCTGTTCCTGGACATATGAGAACATATCCTGAACATTCTGAAAACGACCAGAATCGTAAAGGAATGCAGGAAAGTGATTATGGAGATCGTTTAGTAGGTTATTTCCGTAAATATCTTGGTCTTGCTGTGCCATTTGTATATTATAATACCTTTTATAAAGCAAATAAAAATAATCAATTTTTTGCTAGTTACACTTCCATCTAATAGCTCCAACTTGTCTTATATTCCCATGAATAAGCCTTCTCATCAACATATGGAGCCTTACACTTATACAATGCTGCATGCTTCTCAAATGACTTATTCACAATTCCCCGCAGCACTTCCAGATTATTCCACACACCCATTATGAATGCATCAACCTCGCCCTCGGGTTTCTTAGCAATCTTCTGTTCCTTATAGTCGTTAATTGAAGCCCGCAATATATCATATCCAATCGTTGTAAGGGTAACAAGGATCTGATTAATATTCTGCTTCTTTTCACGATTCTTCTCACGATTCTGGAGGATTTGCTTCCAAGACTTCTCGTCAATTGCTTTGCGTAGATACCGAATATCAACATCCTCATTTGTGCGGTCATTGAAATCATCATTATAACGATACTGATTAAGGTCATATACATGATTCAGCATCTGTAGAACGCTCATTAATCCTTTTTTGACAATATTATTGTAAATATCTTTTGAACAAACAATTGTTGTCACTAATGGAGGGGCTGCGATACCTGGTACTACTTTTGGTGTACTTACTTTTACACCAATTCGCAGCAATATTCGTGGATCAATCTCATGCCGCCCGCCAAATGCGGCACATGGATTGTCATCTGGATCACGCGGCACAGAACCCTTTGTTTGGCGCAAATATTCATAATAGTGCGGATTATGAACCTTTACATTTACAAGCTTTTTGCCAGTTTTCCAGTCAAATGTTGTTTGGCACTTTGTACACCACATCTGATCACAACCAATCTCTTTATAGATTTCCGCAGCACATTCGGGACAATTCCTGCACTCCTTCTTCTTTAGTTTTACAGACTCTACATTGTCGGCCTTACATGTGTGTTCTGCCTCACGGTCTGGTCCCTTAATCTCATGACAATCAGGGCACACCCAAATAGAGCATAGGCCACATTTATACTGTGTGCTCAGGAATCCGCGGCAATCATCTGCGGGACATGCCTTGTGGAATTCACGAATATTTGCCTCTTTCTTAGATTCATCTGTATTTGTGCTATTTGGCTCAATTCCACCTTTCAAAAGCCCCATGTTACGAATTTTTTTATAAAGAATAGCCTGCTTTTTATTAAGTTCTATTGCTAACGTCTGAATCTCATCCTGTAAGGGTTTAATCTTCTCAGCCATCTTCTCTCCGCGAATTATTCGGTCTAGAATAACCATTCGCTGTGGAAGCATAGAACGCTCACGAGCCATGAGAATATCCTCACGGTGTTTCTTATAGGTTTCAGTCATGAATACATTTGTGAAATAACCGGCCATAAATTCACGATTCCAAGACTTCTTACAGTTCATACAGTGAGCATCCTGGACAGATCCCAACAGATATGTCTCCTGGCACTCTACACACGCACGATAGTTACAGAAGATACACTCAACAGGCTTCTTACGCGGCTTCTTCTGGAAATTATCAGTACAGATACCACATGATTCATCTTTCTCAATAATGAGAGCAACTTTTGGCATCCTCACAATACGATTCTTTGATTTTATGTCAGCAGTTGGTAAAATTGAAGCCATTTTATTCTTGCTTCTTTAGGTATCAAAGTGAACCTTCAATTTTTAGAATCTTCCCAGGTCTAAAAAAATGAAACGCCAGTCTAATATGGAGACTAGTGAACAACCAAAGAAAGATAAAGGTGTAATCGGTATTGCAAATGTGGGAAATACATGTTATGCAAACGCAGCAATTCAGCTCTTGCGCCATTGTTCCGAGTGGTCATCATTCTGCCTCCAAGGTCTTGCCGAGAAAGAGATTACAGATCTATCAGGGAATCCTGCAAAGGTTCTTCTCGGATATTTGGATCTGTTGAAGCCTCTCTGGTCTGGCTCTCATCCTGCTTATATTCATCCAGCTGGATTCTGGCAGATGATGACCAATGTGTTGAAAGGAACAATTTATGAAGAGTTTCTCCAGCGAATCCCTCATGATGCTCACGAGTTTCTGACTTGGCTTCTGGACCAACAGTTTATGGCTACACAGAAAGAGCGGAACTTTGCTATAACGAGTCCAGATGGAACCATGGCAAATGAGGCGGTTAATGCTTGGGTACAAAGTTTCAAGAAGACTTATTCTCCCCTCACAGATTTGTGTTTTGGGCTCATGCGTGTTACTACATGCTGCGAGAAATGTGGGCACAAGTCAAACAGTTGGGAAACCTTCAACATGCTAAAGGTGCAGCCTGCGCGCGAGGGCGAGAATACTCTTGACGCAATGCTGAAGCGGGAGCTGGAGCCTGAACGGATTGATGAGTATGCATGTGATAAGTGCGCACCGACACGAGGCCCTGCGACACGCACTCCTATGATTTGGCGCTTGCCGAGGAATCTGTTTGTCGTATTGAAGCGGTTTAATCCGAATGGAAGCAAGAATCAGGCGGCTGTGTCATATGGTGGCGAGCAGCAGTCATTTGACTATGCATTTGCTCCTGAATCACCGGAAGTGAGCAAGGGCTACAAATACAATCTATATGGTACAGTGGATCATCATGGACATCATATGGGAGGACATTATACATGCCAGGCGAAGAACCCACTTGGCGAAGTCCGCAATTGGTGGCTTTATGATGATGAATCCGTATATAAGTTGGAGCAGGGACCGAAGTTCGGTTCTTCAACATACATATTGGGATTTCAGATTACTGATGTTTAGTGGCGGACTCTACGAGACTTCTTCGCCTTGCGGGACTTTTTTCCCTTCCGCTTACCGCCACTTTGACCATTGTTCGCAGCCTCTTTTTTGTTTAAATTATTGGCGGCCTTATTTAATTCATTCGCAGTTGATGTTGCTGCTTTAACAGCTGCATTAGTAGCCGTAACACCATTATTTGCCGCATTAACAGCATTTACAACCTTATTTGCTGTATGAACACCGTTATTTACTACAGCTAAAGGAACCGGCTCACCATTATTAACAGCATTTACAACTGCCTCTTGAGCTGCATTTGCAGCCTGTACATTTTCATTGGCGACAGCAACAGCGGCCTTTCCAGCATTAATAGCGCGATTATTTGCCACTTGAACAGCTGGTGTTTTCATAATAGCAGGTGCAGCATTAGCAGCCGGCCCCGCATTATTTGCAGCTCTATAATTTGCAGCTGGAGCAGCCGAAGGTGTAGACATCCAACCTCCCATTCTATTAATTACTTTAGAAATACTGTTTGAATTCTACCAACCATTCCACGATTTCCACATACACGATAGTGTACATGGGGGTCAAGATACCCCTTCATTGAAACGCTATATCCTTGTGGTTTACGCACCGTAAGTGTTGCTACACCATGCGAATCCGCCGTTGTAACACCCGCATTCTCAAAATCTAAATACGCTTTGCTCCAGTCATTTATCTCTTTCAAATGTTCCGATGCTGGCTCCGCAGCCCAATACAATACCTTCGCGTGCGGACTAACAGTTACAGTCATATCATATGTACCTCCAGGTGGAATACGATTTTGTAGCAAAGAGCATGGCATTACAGCCTCACCTAAAAAAGGTAGGTATGTATCACGGTGAAATATAAGAGACATTGCCGCTAAACCATAAAGAATACAGAGAGCTCTTGCGCTAAGGGTGTTCTTTCCTAAGAATCTTGTTATAAGGTCTACTTTGAAAATACCGGTTACACCATAGTTTAATCCTCCAATTATGAGCAGAGCTATAGCAACCATATGAACTTTTTTCTGAATACCTTGCATACTTATACTAATACCACATATTTTTCCAGGCCTAAAATATGACTTCCTATTAATATTATGGCGCAGCATCGCGTATTTCTCCTTAATGGATGGTCTAAATCAGGAAAGGATACATGCGCCGACTACCTTGTAGAAAGCTACAAATTTTGTAAATTTTCATTTGCAGAGGCAGCCAAAATTCAAGCCTCAAATGAATATAATTTCTCCTATGAATTTACTCAGACACAAGAAGGAAAAGATACATTTTTACCTGAACATAATAAAACAGTTCGCCAACTTATTATTGAATATGCTAACACAATGCGTGCAAAAACTCCTGATATATGGGCACAAATTATTGCAAAAGAAATAATTGCTCATAAACAATCCGCCACAGAACCTATTAATTTTATCATATCGGATTGGCGACTTCTAGATGAACTCTTGAGTCTACAACGAGAATTTTATAATCAAAATATTATGATAATTCCAATACATATTGTAAGGCCTTCTCAATTAATTAGTCCTGTGCCAGATGCTACAGAATATTCATTATTAGGATTTCCTTTCAAGTATATAATAATGAATCCTGGCACATCAGAATATCTTTATAAAATTCAGATTATGAAAATTTTTTATCCACTTCTTAAAGATGAGCTGTCGCCTTCTACGAACACAACAATGTACTATTCCTGATAAACCAAATAATCCGAGCCTTGCAAAGGATAATGACTCTAAACTTCAAAATATGCTTGCTGAAAGAGCAAAGCAGGATGCAATGCTAACATCCTCTATACCATTGTCTGTTGTAAAACAGCCAGTAGATAAAAAATAATTTTGTAAACAGTTTAGACAATTAATCTACATATACATTCCCTGTGGTGGCTTATGCGCATCCTCACGCTTCTTCAGAAAGAGCTTTACATGCTCCTTCTTGAGAACAAAAGGTAGCTTGAAATCAGGAATATGGAATGGTAGTTCCTTCGTGTTAAACATACGCAGCATGTTAATCTTCTGTGTAATCTGTGACAAACACCGCTTGAGTTCACGCACACCAGATTCATCATTTGCATAATCCTCAATAATCATATCCAACACATCCTTTGTAAGGGCTACTTTTTCAGCGAGATTTACCTCTGCAAGAGCTTCAGGCCAAAGGAACTTTTCTGCAATGGCCATCTTCTCAGGCTTCTTGTAACCCTCTAGCTGAATAACTACAAACCGGTCTAATAGAACCTTATCTAGTTTGTTGATGTCATTTGCACTAAATACAAACATTACCTTGGAAAGATCAACTGGGATTCCAGCCAGATACTTATCTTCAAAGCCATCATTCTGAACAGGATCCGTTAGATGGATAAGCAGATGTTGAACTTCTTCACCCTTGGGTGTGTTTGAAATCTTGTCAACTTCATCAAACATGAGAACTGTTGAGAGCGACTTCGCAGAGATAAGACTATTTACAATCTTTCCTGTGTGGCTACTTTCATATACGAGCTGATGACCAGTATAAGTGCTCGCATCAGAATCGCCGCCAAGACTAATGAACTGGAATGGCCACTCAAGAGCCTTTGCGATTCCATTCTTAATAAGCGATGTCTTACCAATACCTGGGGGCCCTACAAGGAGTAGTGATAAGCCGCGTGAGTTATTATTTGTTACCTTGGATGCAATAAACTGAAGAATCTGGAGTTTGGATTCATTCTGTCCATAAATAGCAGTATCTAGGCACGAAATTGCTTTCTTCATAAACTCACCGCATTTGTCAGTTCCATCCTCAAGCTTTACAGGCATTTCCTTATAGTCGCCAATAGGGAGAGAGGTCGCCTTCTCAAGCCAATTTCGCATCTTGAAATACTCACTCGTACTGGGGTCTAGGGTCTGGAGCGCATTGTATTTGGAAAGTATTAGTGTTTGAATCTCGGGAGTTGTCTTCATTGTAAGAATTCGGAGCATCATAGACTGGCCATTTGAACTTGCGTCCGTTTTAGGGCGGCGCTCTAGAGCCTCGATCATATTATGCTGAATAGGGCTGGGTAGACTTTTGAACTGGTCAATTTGATCATCAATCGTGCTCTCTGTAGGGGGATTTGTAACAAGCTCAACAAACTTCTTTACAAGGAGCGGCTCTTTCTTCATGTTGTGGCGCTTTGGCACCATCTTTTCCATGAAGGAGTCCTCTCCAAATGAACCAAAACTAATGGAAATGCCGGCAGGGGCTTGCTTTTTTGCAGGTTCCTCATCTTCCTCTTCGTCGTCCTCTACCTCCGCTTCCTCCTCGTCCTCATCCTCATCCTCATCCTCATCGTCTTCCTCTTCCTCATCCTCATCCTCATCCTCATCCTCATCGTCATCGTCATCCTCATCCTCTGATTCAAGAACAGCTGGGGCCTTTTTAGGTAATGCTACAACACGCTTCTTTGGATGTGCTAGCTTCTTCTTAATAATTTTGTCGGCCTTCTTTGCTGCGGCACGCTTTGGAGGTCTTGTGCGTCTGGGAGACTCCTCTTCAGAGTCATTCTCCTCATCTGTATATGCAATCAATCCACGAATATTTCCCCTGCTGTCAACACTATCGTCATCATCGTCATTCTGAGGAGCTTTTCCTTTCTTAACAAGCCGATTCTTACGTCTTGGGGAATCTTCTGGATTTCCACCGGGATTGCTGCCGCGTAGTTTCTTTCTTCCGGACATTCTAGCTTCCTGGTAGACTTTATCCATATTTTTTGGCCGATTAATATAGCGTAAATATAATCAATTTTTTAAAATTTTTACATATCTTGGTCAATAATATTGATACAGATATGTAAAATGTTAGTATTATTTAATAAATATTAGCTTAGTTGCGTCTGTTTCTGCGGCTGCGGCGGTTCTTGCGGCTGCGGCGGTTCTTGCGACTTCTGCGACCACCGCGGCGCTTGCGGCTGAATACACCCTTGATGGCTGCATCAGTGTGGCCTGTAACAGAGCTTCCAACACGGTTGACGCCACGGATGCCTAACTTAGCAACACCCTTCGCGGTGTTGGCTACAGCATTAACAGCCTCCTCACCAGCCATAAAGGCGTGGTGGAAAGGGCTGTATAAGGCAGTTGCTAGGCCACGGTTCTTGCGACTACGATTTCTGCGAGTGTTTGGCATTTCTTCTATATTGCCGTAACATTTTTACGCAACCTCTCACCGTAAAATATCTATTACATCCATCAATGAAAACTTCGCTTTTTTAGAAATGCTGGGATATTCATTTGTGGAAAAAGAAGTAACCTCCGTAATATTTGCCAAAGTTGCAGCTACAACCTTTTGCTTTAGTTCAATAATATATACTCCATTACAATCTTTGAATACTTTACTCATTCGTAGAATGCAATCACAAAATTCCTCAATAATTTTATTACATCCATCTTTTTTACCATGAATACGAATCTGCTCCAAAAGTGTAGCCAAAGTATGAATAATAGTATCTGAATCAAGAATTTCTCTGTGGGCTAACTCTGCTATAAACTGGCTATAACCTAGGCGATATTGCTTCTGCTTATTCCGCTCCACAAATGCATCATAGTCGCTGCATTCACTTTCTTCAACCTCCTCAAAAATCTCTAGAAATGCCTTATGTAAAATAGCCATTTCTGTTTTTAAAGACTCATATGACTTTGCTAGCTCCGCGATAAGCCGCGCATAATGGGGGCAGAAAATCTCCTCTGCTGCAGCTTTCTTAAAGACAAGGCTCATAAAATCCTTGACAAAACTAGTTTCACCTGAATCCAATATCTGCTCTAAAAATCCCTTAATTTCATTATAATTTGCTGGACTGAATTTATTGAGTTTGCCGTTAATAATTGTATTTAGGATCTTATCATCAACTTTTGTTTCAGAGTTTTTGAAGCGGCTTGCATATTTTTTAGGAGGTCCAGATTGGGTATTATTTAGTGTACTACCGCTACTGCTACCACTACTGCTACCACTAGCAGAATAGTTATTTGGTCTAAATCCACCCCCACTCCCACCACCACTATTAGTTGAATTGATACTATTAAGAGATGTTCCACTATTTCTCCAACTCTGTGAACCAGGGCGGACCATTCCTCCAGACTGCGCAACCCGCTTCCAACCTTCGTTATTAGTTCGCACCTTGATGGAGTTTACACATTGTAAAATTTCATCAGGGACTTTGCTGCGATTAACCCCTGCGCGAAGCGACAAAATACTTGAGAGAAGTGAAGGGAGAATCACTCCTTCTCCGGACATACTAGTCTTCTCAAGCTTTTTTATTGCGCTCATCTTATCTATTCTTGCGTTTAAACATTAAACCCTTTTCTCACAAATGCTAGTATGAGTTTTGATCCTGCTCATATTCTACATGAGTGCCAATTTAATCCGAGCCTAGTTCTCGGAATAAAAACAAATGTCGGCGCAGGGAGCGTTCAAAGGGGTCTCTCACGGATTTCCACGCAGCCTCAAGTATTAACTGAAAAAGCAAATCATGTTCTCCTTATAAGGGATTATTTGTCTAAAGAGCCAACCGCAGAAGCAATGTTGGAAGCAGCATTTACAGATATACATTCTGCGGAAGATATTTTTGAAGATTCCCAAGATGGCTGGAAGGAGAAGACATCCGAGCAAATATTTTTTGAGAAAGATAGCAATTTTGCATTCCTTAACCAGATTCCAGGAATTGTCGCACTTCTTGTGTTTTTGAAGGTATGGTTAGCCCCTATATTTGCAGTGCTTTCTCCTGTTCTTATTGTTATTCTCCCCTTTTTAATGATTAAATATGTCTACAAGATGGATATACCCTGGTTTCGTTATCAAGGTATGCTCTTACAAATGCTCCTCGGGTCTGATAATACTGCTGCACTTTTCTCCATTAATGGCATCGGTAAAATACTCTATTTTATAATTTCCCTTTCTCAAACAATTGTTCAACCATTCTTAACAGCCTTCGCAGTAAATCGCCTAGACATACTTGTAAGGGAAAAAGGCCATAAGATACAAAAATGTATTCATGCTGGACAGCGCATTCTAGATATCTATAAGGCTGCTGGATTTGATAAAGTGCCTGAAATACCATATGAAGATTGGTCTGTATTAAATGCGGGGCCTCACAGTCTATTTGCAAAAGATAAGGATGAAGGCTGGACTACAAAATATCTGGGAATAATTCTTGGAGACTGTGAAGTAATGTTTCGTTTAGCGCAAGATAAACGATTCCGCGCCCCTGTATGGCTTGATAAAAACTCGGAGAACTTATTGAGTCTTTCAAACTTCTATGATATTTCTCTGAAGAATCCTAAAAAGAGTTCAGTTGTTTTTAGTTCTAAGACTGGGCATGCGTGCTTAACTGGGCCTAACAGGGGTGGTAAGAGTTCTTCTTTGCGAGGCATTTTACAGAATATCTTGTGGGCGCAAACATATGGACTCGTCCCATGCGATCGCTATGAGGGCCGCATATTTTTGTGGATTGTTTCAAGTCTGCGTGCGGAGGACAGACCAGGAGAGTCGTCACTTTTTGAGCGAGAAGTGGAAATCGCAGTAGATATTTTGAAAAAGGCGCAGAGTTCCCACCTTGGGGTTGGGCTTGTATTAATTGATGAACTTTTCCATTCAACAAATCCACCTGATGGTGAGAAATCTGCGCATATATTCTTATCTCGTTTATGGCCCAATAGAAATCTTGTAAGTTGTATCAGCACACATGTATATAGTTTAGTTGAAGAAGCGGATGATTCTATACAAAAGCTCTGTTGTTTAGCAAAAATAAATGAAAAGGATAATTCTATTGAGTATACATATACTTTACAACCCGGTATTTGTAAAGTAAGTAGTGTTGATGAAGTCCTCCGAGAGAATGGGCTACGCGGATAAAGTTGAATGCTTAAAAAGTATTAATCATTCAGAATTATCAGAATGCCAGCCGCCGTCAGTGATGCTATTATAATTGGGTCAGTTCTTGTTATGGTGTTTGGTGCTCTATTCTATTATCTCTACAGCAGGGTTCTTCACAATGAGAAGCGCATGAGCGTAATGGAGAACATACTTCTTGATATCAAAATGGCCACTGACACTGTGTTTGCATCTCCGCCATCAGACCACACACATGATGAGCCCTTACAAGAAGCACATGATGATTTTGTTCCTCTAGGAGAAGCTTCTGTTGCTTCTCAGGAAGTTGTCGAATCTACTGAGCTTCCTCCGCTGGAGCAGACCCAAGAAGAGCAGAAGACAGTTGTTAGCATGAACTATGAGTCTATGAACATTAAGGAGCTACAGCATGAGGCTCGTACTCGTAGTATTCCCGGTGTAAGTGGGCTGCGCAGAAAGGAACTAATTGAGCAGCTTCGTAAGAGCGATGGTTCTAGTGATAATACGGTTCAGGGCTCATCACTATCTCTTGATACATTTGTTGAATCTGCTGCTGAAGTTCCCCAGTAAATTTAATAGCATAAGCTAGTAATATGGATAGCCAACAGTTTCAGAGAGTATCGTCTCCAAATCTATATCCAGCTGTCCAGCCAAATAATAGATTAGTTGAGAGTCAGATATTTCAACAGGCACATGCTCTTAACTCTCGTTATTCCGGGTCAGTTGCTATTGCGGAAGATGCGAATGTATTTACAGACTATAGACCCAAGTGCACAAAGAACATACCATCTGGACAGCAGTATGCGTCTAGACAATGGCTCCAACATAATGCTGAAAATATGATAAAGCTTTCTCGTGAAAGACAGGCAAAATCAGTTGGTGCTGGATATATGCATGCAGCTACAGTTCCTCAAGGTATTGCATCAGTGAAATGCGATGTAAATAAGTGTGCATATTATCCTGGGGGTGAGCACCAGAATAGTATTGGAATTGATAGAATGGATGCAGCACCAGATCTATTTGGGACATTTACATTTAACATGCAAATGCCTGCGCAAAATCCTAAAAATACGATCACAACTCGCTATGAAGGTGGGCGCAATAGTGTACGAGGCTAGACTAAACTAGACCTTCACTATAATATTATGTAACCTAGGAGATGCCATTGATGAATGAGTTATTTCACTCATATCATCCTGATTTGTTATTTTATTAATTTCTTTTCTACATATTTTCTGTATCTTATCATCTAAATCATCAAGCACTAATTGCTTCAAGATACCCTTCTTCTGCTGAATTGCTAATGCAGCTTCAACCGCAACTTTTTTCAGGCGACTATTAGAGTCTGTAAAAACTTTCGTATGCTCCATCACTCCAAGAATATCAGGTAAATGTACATCTGAATCTTCAAAGAGAATCTTAAACTCATTAATCACACTGTTAGGGATAGAAGGTGCTTGCTCAATAAGTCTATCAAGTTCAATACGAAACATCTTCAAAAATGATTTTGAATCCATTCGCTCATCAGGATGGAGACGTAGTTCGATACTAATGAAACGGTTGAACTTGCCCCATGATACTCCAGATGTTCTATGTGTTTCAGCGCACTTAGAATATCCATAATAGTTTGCAAGTGTTGTTAATACACCAGCTATAATGGATATACCTCCTACACCCAATTGAGCAATTCTTTGACCATTTGCATCATCTCCAAAAAAACTTCCCATCCCAAAATTGGCAGTTCCAGTAAGAGTACTCAATACAATAACTGGTATCATAAGACCCTGATCATTATTTTTGAAAAGTAGTGAGGTCCTCTCATGTAACCAGCGATATACTAGGGCCTTATCGCCCCAATCAGCAATCAATTCCTCTAGTTCCTGGGTCCATCCATTCTGAAACTTTTTAGTAGTTATAGACTCATCATCAGAGATAAAATCTGTTTTCGGTTGACCAGTTTGTACTGCTGGTGTCTGCGTTTGAGGGGTAGGTGGTTGTTCCATATTTATCTAATTTAGTCTAAAGATAATAGCGCACATAAACTTAGGAATATGTCTGTAATAAGTTTTGATGTTGGTATCAAAAACTTAGCATTCTGTGTTCTCAAAAAGTTACCTAATGAAAAATACGAGCTTCTTGGATGGGATAATGTAAATTTACTAAATGATTCCTCTACAGGTCTTCCTACTAAAAATATATGTTATAGTTGTAAATCAAAAGCCACACACCAATCCGGAGAAGTAAATAGCTGCGCTCGTCACTCTGTAAGGCCTATACTTACAGATCTATCAGGAAACAAACTTCTTAAGATCCCTTCAACAAAAGAACTTTATTCAATTCTTCTTGCAAAAGAATCAACCACTAAGAAATCTGCTAAAAAGGAGGCACTAGTTGAAGCTCTCAAGAAGTATTATGCATTTCCATTAGAAGTTATTAAGCCTCTGAAGGTAGCCAACTTTGATTTGAGTTATTTTCATGATTCAATTCGTTTTCTCGTATTGAAACACAAGGAATCTTGGCTCCAGCTGGATGAAATTTGTATTGAAAATCAACCGGCTTTTAAAAATCCTCAAATGAAGTCTGTACAAATGTTATTATTTGCGACTCTTCGGGATATACTTCGAACTGAAACTCAAGGGCCACCACCTATTCGCCTTGTGCATGCGAGCCAAAAAGTAAAGGGGAAGACTGCAGGAGACGACGGCTATAAGGAGCGAAAGAAGGGTTCCGAGGACAGAGTTACATCTGCCATAAATGCGAAGAAGATTATTGATACTCATAACCTTATAGGAAAGTTTCAAGGAGCCGCCAAGAAGAACGATTTAGCAGATGCATTTTGTATGTGTTTAGACGCGATTGCGAAAATGTGCGCTAAAGAGTCTTAAAAGGTTTGAAAGACAAACAAATAGAATATGTCTGGAGTTACAATCCGCGATATGGAAAATCTGGCGACGTCTCTTCCCGACATAAATATCGGAAATGATATGGGAAATGTAATTGAAATTTCTGATTTAGGTGGCGATGATTTTGGAATGGGTCTGCTCGCAAATACAAAATTGATGAGCAACCAGAGTTCTCAACAGCAGGCACCTCCGCCTCAGCAACAGACCTATCAGGTCTCTCCTCAGCCTATGAGTGGTATGCAGGAGGTAGATATCACTCGGATTGACCCTCTTGAGCCGATACAGTTTAATATTCCTGATAATGGAGGGGGCGGTGGATTCTCTATTCCTTCTATCAATGTTCAGCACGAGCAGTCACAACCTTTCAGTGGCCCCCAGTCTAGTACTGGTCCAAGTGTGACAATGACAGCAGCGCCTATGAGAGATCTTGAAGCAGAGAAGAAGGAGAAGTCTGATTTTATTAATAAGCTAGCACGCCTTGAGCAGAAGGGGTTCCCTGTAAGTCGCCGCTATACACAGGACAATACCTTAGATGAGATTAAGTCTGAGTATTTCCGTCTAGTGGATGCGCGTCAACTAGAGACATCTATCCGTTTCCAGCGCAATATGATGATGGGCTTCGTGACTGGTATGGAATGGATGAACAACAAGTTTGATCCCTTTGACCTGAAGCTGGATGGTTGGTCTGAGTCGGTACACGAGAATGTTGATGATTATGATGAGATCTTTGAGGAGCTCTATGACAAGTATAAGGAGAAGGGTAAGATGCCACCAGAGGCTCGTCTTCTGTTCACAGTTGCTGGTTCTGGTTTCATGTGCCATATCACAAACTCTTTCTTCAGAAGCAAGATGCCTTCGAAGGAAGATATTTTCAAGAATAATCCGGAGCTAGCGCGTCAGTTTGCAGCAGCCGCGGCTCAGCAGGCGAGCCCTGGATTCGGTAATTTTATGAGTATGGCGATGGGCGTCCCTCCTGGCGGCCAGCCGCAAGCTCCAGCAGGAGCCCCACCTCAGTATAATCCCAATATTGCAGATCCTGGCCCAGGCCCAGGTCAGTTCTATGGCTCCTCGCAGCAGCAGATGCCAAACTCCCCAATGTCACAAATGCAGGGTCCGCCACCAACAATTCCTATAAGGCGCCGTGAAATGAAGGGTCCTTCTGGAGTAGATGATATTCTCAAGACTTTTGATGAGGTTCGCCGCGCAGAAGAAAGTCAGAGCGTATTCACGCCTCCATCTCCATTAAATGGCAATGATCGCCCTGCAGTTGTAGCAGCCAGCGAAATTCAGAGCCTACACTCGGAGGATATGGGCTCCGTCGCAACTGGTAAGACAAATAATGGTAGACGCGGCGGCAACAGACGCCGAGCCCCTGTTGAGAATACCATTATGCTGAATGTGTAAACAGTGCGACTCTTGCTTGAAGTGCCTTATATACAGCAGTGTGTATATTGGTCACCTGGGGATACCAGTGTATAAGTTTAGAAGTATTTAACTCATTGTTTGAGCGCTTTGATTTTAGTAATAGTGATTGTTCCTCATAGCTCATAGTTTGCCACGACTTTGTAGGGTCAACAAGAGTCTTATACATTTGTAGAATCTCTTCGTGGCTAATTGTTCCAGGATTTGTAAGATTTATTGTGCCGGTTCGCCGCTGCAAAGCCATGTCCAGCATAATTGGTAGCAATTCATCAAGAACTGTCATAGAATTTGGCATACTGCATATTTTTTCATACTTCGCGATTTTTGTTATAAAATCACGAGGGCTTGGCGCAGCAGTAATTGGCATACGAATGCGGACATTTAACACAGACTCCTCATATAAACACATAAGTTGATCAGTGAAGCCTTTTATAATAGAATAAGAAGATCCAAAGAAATTGGGCGCAGCCTCTTCATCAAATCCATTGATATGCGCAGAATCATATTCAAAAATACAGCCGGTTCCTAAATATGTTAGATGGATCCCTCTGTCAGTACAAAGTTTCGCAAGAATCATTGGAGAGTATAGATTATCGCGCACATTCTCAGTTAGTTTTCCAGGATATTCTAAATAATCAATTGTGTGTATAATAGTGCTATCTATTGTACCATGCGTACGCCCTATACAACTAATTACATGTGTAGGGTGTAAAGTATCCAGTTCAGTTGTTAACATTTTTATATTATCTGCTCGCACATTAGATTCATAACATATTTCTATATTTAAATGTTTTTGTATTAGATGCAATAGCTGCCCACCAATCCAACCTTTTGAACCTAATAAAAGTATTTTGGCCATATATATCTATATATCTACATATATGTAGTCAATTATATTTAGACCCAAACAGTCTAAAACATTTTGAAATATATTAATTAAATGGACTATGTCCCTAAAGTTATCCTTATAACAGGGGCATGCGGTTTTATAGGATCAAATGTTTTAAACTATCTGTGTGTAAAATACAAAAATTTACACTTTATAAATATTGACCGCCTTGATTATTGTGCGTCAATGAGAAATGTTACAGTTAATTGTAAAGATTATAAATATGACTTTCATAATTGTGATATTCGTGATTCTAAAACAATACTATATTTTCTAAAATACTATAGTGTTGATACCATTATTCATTTTGCCGCGCAGACCCATGTTGACAATTCATTTGGAAATTCCATACAGTTCACAATTGATAATGTTCTTGGAACACATACACTTTTAGAGTGCTGCAAAGAATATGGGCGCATTAAGCGTTTTATACATATTAGCACTGATGAGGTCTATGGAGAGGTTGAACTAGATGGCGATGAGTGCCATGAAACCAAAATACTAAAACCGACAAATCCTTATGCTGCGACAAAAGCGAGTGCTGAACATCTCGTGTTTTCTTATTATCATTCATTTAAGTTGCCAATTATCATCACTCGCGGAAACAATGTATATGGCCCCAGACAATTCCCAGAGAAACTTATACCAAAGTGTATTGAGTCCATTAAAAATAATAGGCGTTTCACAGTCCATGGAAAAGGGACCACTGTGCGAAATTTTATCCATGTGGACGATGTTTCTAGTGCAATTGAAACTATTTTATTTAAGGGAGTTGTGGGTGAAATATACAACATTGGGTCAAAAAATGAGTTTAATGTTATGGACATTGTAAAGAAAATTGTATATCATATGAAAGACTCTGAACATATAGAACCGTACATTGAGTATGTGGAAGACCGCGCTTTCAATGATTTACGTTATAGTGTTTCTAATAAAAAACTTACACAGCTAGGTTGGTCTGAACAGGTTAACTTTGAAGATGGGCTCCTTGCAACAATTAATTGGTATATGGAGTGCCCTTCAACTCATTGGGAAATAAAGTAACTATATAACTTTTCCCAAATTTTTACATCAATTTCCATACGATTCTCCGGATTTAATATTCTAAAGAAAATATGATGTGTCTCGAAGTTAAGTTGAGATGGAACTTCAGTATTATATACAAAGAATTTATATAATGGTCTTAAATCAATAAAATGGTCACAGTATTGTCTTGCAATGATTGATAATGATACATCATCCGGATAATCAGTTATATACTTATTCTCAGAAGTGGCAGTTCGAAGTAAATACTCAATAATATCCTTGCTAATAATCATAGTAGTTCCGTGTATAAATTCTATTATCTTAGTCTCTACTTCTGTATGCATAATATGTCCTGCAAAACAGAACCGACGAGGTAACGGATCTAATAAGCGAGCTAAATTGGCAAAATCTACAAATGTAGATGAATTTACACGAATAATATAATCTGGAAGCCCACTCTCTGCTAGACGGCGACAACCGTGCATAAACTTCAAAGCCATTGTAGGAGTCATTGGCTCCTCAGGCGTATATTCTTCGTCGTCTTGAAGTATATAACCTTCAGGGAGAAACCCATTTAATAGAATCTTATAAGGTATGCCAAGAGCCTGTAACTGTTTTCTCCGCATATTATCAAATACTTCGTAACATTGCTCATTTCTGCTTGATACTACAAATACATAATAACTCATTTAATAATTTAGTATGTATTTTTATTTAGACCCGTTAGCGACCCTGTAAAATTTTCAGATTTACATCATATACTTTTGCACTCACATCCTCCATATTTTCTTCAGTGGTTTCCTTTGCCGCTGCAAACTTCTGTGCTTTTCCTTGTAAACGCCCAAGAATTTCCATCTCTTCTACAGTTAAGCTATCCCCTTGAGGCTTTCCTTGCATACCTTCTGCTTTGACCCCCTTTCCAAATAAGCATAAACTACTATTTTCATTCAACAAATACCCTAAAAATAATACAATAACAAATGTCATCAAGAGAGCAACCATTAAATTACGAGTCGCTACAAATAATACTGTGAAAATTAGAAATCGTCGCACCCATGGATTCTGGAAAAACTTCTCTTGTCCTTTTGTAACCTCAAGAGATATAAACCGTCCCCCTAAATTGAGAATTAACATCATTAATCCAATAAAATATGGATTTGCATTGAATGCATTTGCAAATGTATCTAATGGAGTCGGAACCGGCAATGCTGCCGCAGTAATACCACCTGCCATTCCTATAAGGGAATATTCTAACAGTAGATGGGAATTTAGCCAGAGGCCGCCTTAGGCACAATGGGAACAAAGGGAGTTGTCAGCTTCTCCAAGTCAGCTAAATAGAAGAAAACAGCAAGTCCCGTATAGAGTCCAACTCTTGGACACCAATTCGCAGCAACAAGAACAAGAATTACTAACACTAGTCGCCATAATGGTAACGCATGTAGTTCAACCAGCTGTTTAGGATATGGTGCCTCAAATACTGTACCGTAGAGCATTAACCATACAAAGATGAGAAAGAGTGCTACAATTTGCATAGTAGCCTCTATTTTAGAAACCATGAGTTACCTCTTCTATCTTGAGGAAAGAGAGTTCTGACCAGATGAATTGTCTTGAATTGCCTGAGTTTTTACAGTCTCTTCTTCAATAATAAATGGATTCTCTCCTAAGATTCGCTCAATATACCACTTTTTAGAATTTGAAATAACTCGTATATCAATCCCAGGTTCAAATCCATCAATTTCATATAATATACCGGAATTAATGGTTAATATAAAAAGAATAGCTCCCATAAATGCAGGCAGCCATCCAAAAGTGAAGTATATGCCTGTTATTAAAGTTAACCCTACAAGGCCGCCAATAGATGTATTCGCCCCTTTTCGGATATATAAAGGAATCACTCCAACAAATGCTATCCCTACAACAATGAACAATAATATCACATTATTGAGAACTTCTTTATTTACCCATGATATGCTCACAGATTGTGCTTGAGCACCGCCACTTGTTGCTGTAAGGGCACTCATTCTCTAACGCAATATACTAATTTATTGTTAGCGCTGAGATGATACATATCAATTAATAATTCTCTAAATTAGAGAGCAGGTCCCTTGCCGTAATGGAGTACTGTTCAATAGAAGATGCATATGGGCCTCCAAACCAGGAGGCCAGAAAACAAGAACGCAAAAAAGCAAAACGGTGTAAAGGTCCGCCGCTAACATTTCTTTCATCCGAGTTGGAAGCAGTAGCTGTTGACCCGGATAGACCTGCGGCTGTTAAGAAACCGGTGCCACCGGCTCTTGGACGGAACCCCGAAACAGGTCTTCAGGAACACACACCGGTAGATGCAGATGTTGGAACATATGAGCCATTCCGTGATTCATCTGGTGCTGTGCCAACACAGGCCTACTTTGGACAAGATAGCCAGGCCGATTTCAGTAATGTTATCGGTAATGCAAATGAATATAAGCTTGGCCCTGATTTTATGGATGCATTTCGTGAAATAGGGACTCTAAATGGAGCAGGTGCTACAGCAACACTTCCGACACCATCTGTAAGGGATATATGGAAACCATTAACACCAGGAGGTGTTAGCAGTCGCTCTTCATTCTTTGAACGGCTGCCGCCACCTGGTGGAGAGTATTACCAGCCACCAGCGGCAGTATCATCATCTGCTATGAAAGATGTTCATGCTAAGCTAGATAAGATTTTTTCAAGACTTGATACTATTGACCAAACTAAAAGTGCGAATGATGGATCTGCACAAACAGAGGTGCTACTATTTATCATGAGTGGCATCTTTGTTTTGTTTTTAACAGATCTTGCTGTTCGCAAGGGTGGAAATGGCAGATACTATTGAGGATCCTCGTCATCATCTAACTTAAATCGCTCTTTGAGAAGAGATATTTCATCTGGTTCATTTGTGGAGCCTTCATCTTTTTCAGTAATGCTGCCAAGACATGTATATAATTCGGTCTCACATAATGGAGCACTAGGTTGAGGTTTTTCTTCTGGTCCTCCTGGTCCTCCTTGTGGTCCTCCTTGTGGTCCTCCTAGTCCTTGCCCCTCTCCCTTGTCACCCTTGTCTCCCTTGTCACCCTTGTCTCCATTGTCACCCTTGTCACCCTTGTCTCCCTTGTCACCCTTGTCACCCTTGTCACCATCATCGCCCTTTGGCCCACGAGGTCCTACAACTGCTCCAGGAACTAAATCGAGTATATCAGCCTTAAAATCTTCATTTAGTAATGCTTTCAATACAGCACGAACCGGTTCACATTGAGGATTTAATAATATACCTGGTTCTGCATCACAATTGTAATTTGCCAAAGCATGTAGAAAAGACCGAATTAAGGTATCTCCTAAACTATCGCGTATTTCACCAGTTATTTGAAAAGCAGCAAGTAATCTTTCATCTTCTGAATCAAATGCTGCACTACCAATATCTTTACGAATCCGATAAGATTCGCCAAGAATTGTTACAGTTGATTTATCACTCCCCCCACCTTTTTTAGTCCCCCCACCCATCATTGGTTTTATAGTGCCACCTCCATCCGGAAGAAGGCTTACTGATGGGTCATATGACATACTAGTGCTAATATCTACTTCTAAAATTAAACACTGCCTAAAACCCCAGTAAATTAATTATTAAATGACAGATATAACAACCCTAGTTCTTGCTGGTCCCGATCCTCAAACACGCAGGAAGAAAATCCCCTGTAAACAGGAACTGTTAGTTCTTTCCTTACAGAAGTTTTACACAAATTGCGCAAATATTGATGATATTATACAAACCTTACAAGGTGAGGGCACAATGAGTCTCCGTTTAATTGATTGGTTTGTTACAAACTATTCTAAGAAGAATAACATTGGATATGTTTGGAGCAATCAAGAGTTTCTTGTGTATATTAACTATAAGAGTCAACTGAAGGCGTATAGTAAGAAGATGTTTGACCCTTTCTGCCGTCGCGAACGAATTCTCTTTCAGATTGGGGATAAGCCTGCATTCTTAACAACTGTTGGAAAGCTGAATTTCTTCCGGTGGGCAATTGAAAAGGGGGTGCTTGACTATATTCGTCTGAATCAAGAAACGGTTGAAAAGGAGATGAATATCTGCCTGAAGGAAGAGCGGAAGCTTCGTAATACAGCGTCAACAACATCAACATCTTCAACCGGTTCTTCCACTCAGCGGAAACGACTTGTGAAAGATAGCACTCCTGCCGCCAAGCAGATGCACAAGAATGACATGGAGATTCTCCTTACTTTTGACTAGAGCTAGTTCCTAAAATCCCGTTTCATATCATTAATCTGGGGCTTCATAAGTTTCTCGTAAGCAGTCAATGTGTTTAATCCAGCACCTTCTACATGTCCTTGTGGGATCCACCGGTTATCCAGTTGGCGAGATAACATATGTTGCGACTCTTTTATCCCTCGGTCAGTCTTATCTTCTGAAACAGCTGCACGGAGTTCACGCACAACATTTCGTGGGTCCTGTGTTACATCGTATTTCTGAAAATATGGATTATCGCCAAAAGATCCCTGGACATCTGCAACATATGGCTGAGCCTGTAAATAACTCTTGAAGTTTGTGCGACTTGCTTCAGGATTCATATCCATATAATCACGAACACCCTTCATTCCAGCTTTTGGTCTATCCATTGTAAGGTGTGGAACATCCGTTCTCCAATGCTCAAACATACGAGCATTTGCAGTATCCATTGTAGGGGTTTCTCGCCGGGCTCGTAAGCTAAAATTCGGAGGTGGCATAAGTTGCGTTTCATTGGCTTTTGGCCAAACAGGGGTCGTCATTTCAGGGCTAAACCCCTATAGCATTTTTAATTAGAATGGCAACGCGCTTCATACCTTTCATGGTGTCAAAACCTTACAGTGTAAGGATGTTTGATAATAACATTAATATATATAGAATTGCTCTACTTCTTGATAATGGTACAAGTGTATGGACCGAAGATACAAAAACAGATAGGCTTATTCAGGAGAATCATTTGATACCAAATGATATTATATCATTTCCTCTTATAAAATGGCAAAATACTGAAGGGCTAACTTATATTCCTGTGGATCCAACAAGAACAAATATTAAAGACTTCCTACAATATGAGGAGACTCAACAGGTCAGTTCAGATGCGGGGCTATTATGGCGAACTTTTTACTATTTTCATGAACCAATTGCAAATAAGAACTTCCTAGAATCATGGAATTATCCCAAAGAGTTTATTCCATATTTAGACAACGCCCTAAAGGTTTGGAACGTAATAAATACATAAGTGATTAAATGCAGAATACATGGCGGAGTAGAACTCAAAAACGCCAGCAAGATATAAGCGGAAATGCTCCAATAGCCTGGAAGGGACCCACCTCTGACGCATTAGAAACCTTTCTAAATGCTGGCGCAAGTGAAGCATTCAAGCGTCCATGGCATCGGTTAGAGCGAGGCCTTCGTCTAAATCGGATTCATCTGTTTGCGGAAGAGGAGAAGACTCGCCTTGGACTTAATGGTCTTGAAGCGGGGGATTTATACACACTTCTTGTGAAGAGTCTTGATGATAAACTGCTCAATAGTAAATCGACTGTAATATATGACCATGAAACTATGCGTATTTTGGAGATTAAGGGGCTTGTTATGCATCGTAACGCTGATGGGCGACTACTATTTCAGATTCCGAAGCCAAAGGCTAATGGAAAAACAAATAGTATTACATTTCGTAAGCCACGCACTGCTCCACCAACAGCAACACCTACAACCACAGCCACACCAACAGAATAAATTATCACATTGCCTAATAGAAAATTGATTTCCTCTTTCATTATGGCAATAATGCAACACAAGAATATGTTTCAGAATATTTCAGAATGGGTTGAAACATCTTCTAGTATAGTGCCAAATGAACGGTTTGCCACTGAAAACTGGCGAAATAATATCGAAGATCTCTGGGAAACCTGCATGGAGTTTGACGATGATGCTTCCGCTGCAAAGGCCGCTGATATCAAAGGTCTCTTTCTAGAAACAGTCCCCAGTTTCTATACAAAAGCGCAAAATCATATAATCGCACATAATCTTGATAAAAGACGCGCCAAAATAGAATCACTACTTGTAAGGCCTAATACAGAACAGCGTTCCGACTTATGGTATAAACAAGCACAGGAATTAGTTACCGCAAGCCAGTTTACTGATATATTATCAGCACAAACATCACGCGTTCGTGGAAAACTAGTCCTTTCAAAAGTCGAAGTACTAGACCAACAAACTACTAAACGGCTTGCTACATGGTCTCACGAAATGAACCCATTTGATTGGGGTATTCGGTTTGAACCTGTAGCGCGAATGATCTATGAGAGAATTACTCAGACAAAAGTGAAAGAGATTGGGCGCTTAGTTCATCCTGATGCTGAGCTGAAACTTGCCGCTTCACCAGATGGTATTATTGTTGAGGATTTCAGTGTATCAGGTGAACGCCTTGGAGGATTAGTAGAATTCAAGGCTCCCATTTCACGGAGTATTGGTGTAGGTTCGGCGGATGATATTCCAAAGGGGTATCTCCATCAAATGCAAATTCAAATGGAGGTTACAGATAGTGAATTCTGTGATTATTTTGAGATTCAGATTCGTTCTGCGAATAAAAAGGAGAATATTGTTGAAGGACCTGCATGTATGAATGGTATTATCCTAACAATTGGTCGGCATCAGCCTCCTTATGATGATCCTCAACCGTCTCGTTATATTTATAGTGAAATTGGATGTTGCGCATTGGATGCGGTAATTCAATTAGAAGAAGGTGAAACAATTTTGGAAATTGTTCCATGGGATTTACTTGGATATAATTTGGTGAAAGTGTCTCGCTCAAAAGTATGGTTTGAATCTGTGAAACCTGCGTTGAAAACATTCTGGGAAGATGTTGAAAAGGCGAAACGAAATGAGTTTTATCTTACTCCGTCTAAGAGACCTGCGAAGGTGGAAACGTGTTTAATTCAAGAAGATCTTGAATTACCACCGCAACCTCAATTATAGAAAGTCCCTACAAAATCATGGTTTGGGGCGCTGCAAGACTCACACATTTTCCGCTTATAATTATTAGTTCTTTGCGCAAAACTGGGCTCCACCTCAATTGTTCGTGAATAATCCGCGGCATAGCAAGCTTCACTTGTAGGGCCTGATGCAACCTGTTTTTCTTTTACTGTAGCGCCGGCGTTTACAAGAAGATTATAGGGATTGCGAATATTTAATTCCGCATCTGCTGGGCTATAATTAGTGAATTTTTCACCGAGAAACTTCTGAATAGGCGTTTTATATATGCTTATGACCGCCACGATTATAATTGATACTATGATAATTGTGGCGCTTTTTGCCGGTGTCATCTATCTATTGTTAAGTCTAACTATTTCTACCTAAAATAAAAAAGATATATTTAAATAGAAATGGGACGAACACAGAAAAATAGTTATCCTCCTGTAGTGCAGAAACCTGCTGTACTAGCTGTTAATAGTCAAAGACCTACTTTTGGACAGACTATGAAAGAAGGTTTCGGCTTGGGTGTGGGCGTCTCTGTAGCACAGCATGCAGTGAATGGTGTAATGAATTTCTTAACTCCTCCAAAATCTTCAAATCCGGTTGAGATTTCTAAACTAGCAGAGTATGAAAAATGTATGAAATATACTTCAAATGATAATGATACTTGTAAAGCTCTACTATCTAATTAGTATCTAGAGGATCTTTTTGGAGATACTTTAAGAAATACTTAAAAATTGTTCAGCATATATGTTATGCCTAACTATTTTTATTTAATTGTTTAAGCATTAAATAAAAATTGTTCAGTATTGTGACACAATGCCTAACTATTTTTTAGTATTGTATTACAATACTAAAAAATTGATAGAACTTTTGGCATACGGCGAAGGCAGAAAGATGGCATTCTCTACCAATAACAGTATGCAAGTTGTAAAGCGCGATGGGCGAATTGAGGATGTGAGTTTTGATAAGGTTCTAGAGCGCATTCGCAAGGCAGCGGATGGTCTTGAGGTCAACTCTACGCGAATTGCTCAGCGAGTTATTGACCAGATTTACAACGGTGTGAAAACCACCGAGCTAGATGATCTTGCCTGCCAGCTTGCAATTAGCTTAACAACTCTTCATCCTGATTATGGGACACTTGCCGCACAGATTGCAGTGAGCAATCACCAGAAAAATACGGATGCTTCCTTTACAAAGGTCATCACAATCCTTGCCAATCAGGTAATGCCTGGAACTGGTGAGCCAATCTGTTATGTTTCACAAGAGCTTGTTGATTGTGTTGCGAAACATGGCGCAGAGATTGACGCATATATTAAACACGAGCGCGACTATCTCCTTGATTACTTCGGTTTCAAGACCCTTGAGAAATCCTACTTGCTTCGTGATGCACGCAAGAGAATTCTAGAGCGCCCTCAGCATCTCTGGATGCGAACATCTCTTGCGCTCTGGGCAAATGACCTGCCTCGTGCCTTTGAGACCTATGATCTCATGAGCAAAAAGATGTTTACTCATGCGACCCCTACACTGTTCAATGCTGGTACACCCAGGCAGCAGCTATCGTCATGCTTTCTACTAGCAGCACATGATGACAGTATCGCTGGAATCTACAAGAGTCTAGCAGATTGTGCACAGATTAGTAAGCATGCAGGTGGAATTGGCCTCCATGTCCACAATATTCGTGCGCGTGGGTCGCTGATCCGCGGGACAAATGGAACGAGTAATGGCTTGATTCCGATGTTGCGTGTATTCAATAATACTGCGCGCTATGTTGACCAAGGTGGCGGCCGTCGCAATGGTTCCTTTGCGATCTACCTGGAGCCATGGCATGCGGATGTAGAAGACTTCCTCAAACTCAAGCTCAATACTGGCTCAGAGGAAGAGCGTGCGCGTGACCTATTCTATGCTCTCTGGATTTCTGATCTCTTCATGGAGCGTGTAGAGGCCGATGGCGAATGGTCGCTGTTCTGCCCCAATGAGGCCCCAGGCCTAGCGGATGTATGGGGTGACGAGTTCAATGCGCTTTATACGCGTTACGAAGCAGAAGGTCGTGCTCGCAAGGTTGTCTCAGCTCAGAAGCTCTGGTTCCAGATTCTTGACACTCAGATGGAAACAGGCACTCCCTATCTTCTCTATAAGGACGCAGCAAACCGCAAGAGTAATCAGCAGAATCTCGGAACTATTAAGTGCTCAAATCTTTGCACAGAGATTATTGAGTATACCTCTCCTGAGGAGCAGGCAGTATGCAATCTTGCATCCATCGGTCTTCCTGCCTTTGTGAAAGAATCCCTAGTAACCCATAATGATGGAATCACATATCCAGAGAAAGTATTTGACTTTGATGAGCTACGCCGAGTTGTTCGGATTGCTGTGCGAAATCTGAACCGTGTAATTGATATTAACTACTACCCCACACCTGAGACTAAGCGTTCAAATATGCGGCATCGCCCTATTGGGCTTGGTGTTCAGGGTCTAGCAGATGTATTTGCACTCCTCCGTGTACCTTGGGAGAGTCCAGAAGCAGCTACTCTCAATCAGCTGATCTTTGAGCATATGTATTATGCGGCACTAGACGCATCAGTAGAAGTAGCCAAGGTAGAAGGTCCATATGAGACATTTGAGGGTTCACCGGTGAGTAAGAATATTCTACAACCTGATATGTGGAATGTAACACCTATTACTGAAACTGATAAGACTCTAGACTGGGACACTCTTCGCGCAAATATTGGAGTGTATGGTATTCGCAATTCACTCCTCATGGCGCCCATGCCAACCGCATCTACAAGCCAGATTCTTGGTTATAATGAGTGCTTTGAGCCTTTCACAAGCAATATCTATGCTCGGCGCACTCTTGCCGGCGAGTTTGCAGTGATTAACAAGTATCTATTGCGCGACCTCATTAAGGCTGGTCTCTGGAGTGAGAACCTCAAACAGAAGATTATTTCGCAGAACGGTTCAGTTCAGGGCATTCCTGAGATTCCTGAGACACTACAGAATCTCTATAAGACAACTTGGGAGATTAAGATGCGAACACTTATTGACCTAGCAGCGGCGCGTGGTGCTTTCATTTGCCAGAGCCAGAGTCTCAATCTGTTTGTAGCAGACGCGACTTATTCGAAGCTAACATCAATGCACTTCTATGCGTGGAGGAAGGGTCTCAAGACAGGTCTCTATTATCTGCGAACAAAAGCCCCTGTTATGGCGCAGAAGTTTACTGTTGACCCACGCCTTCTTGTATCTACGACCCCTGATGTAGCAGCCCCTGTGTCTGTAGAGGAGACAACCGCAGATGCTAAGAAGCGCCAGCGCAAGGAGCTTCTTGACCGTCTAGCAGACGAGGCCGCTAAAGCCCAGTGCACAACTGATAATGGCGAGGGTTGCCTACTGTGTTCATCTTAGAACTAATTTAACAAATACCAAATAGATATGGCGTCAGATGTGTCAAGAAAACAGCTACAGGATGCTATTAAAAACACAAAAAATAGTTTTTTAAAGGCAGACCCAAATCAACTACAAGATTATCTTTATAAATCCTATGAAGGAATCAGTAAAATTTTACTAAATTATAAACAAGGCGGAGGAGCTGCTGGTTGGTCGGCTTCCTTAGATGGGTATACTCCTGAAGAGCACGCGCAATTAGAAACCGCTATGAAACAACTCGGCGGCTTTATAGATCCGATTTTTTTACAGAACCAAGTGCAATTACAACAAGGCGGTAGCGATTTCAAGCCAGGAGTTAGTCCAGATTCTATGGTATCATATAGTGAGCCATTTGGAACAATAAATCCAGATGATATCAGCATTGATAAGACCTATAATAAATTAAAAGCATATATAGCTAATCTTGACGAACAGAACCGAATTCTTGCGAAGACCCTCGGCCCTTTCCGTTTTATTGATGAATTGAAAGTAGATCCAATACTTCCTCTACCTCCACCACTTATACCCTTAAAAATTCCAGCAAAGGCAATTATTCCAGCAATTATGACATTTCTAGAGCTTCTCCGCGTATTTGTAAGTTTTGGTCCTATGTCAAACGATTTTTTGCGTAAGACATTATCACTTGTTCTTGCTTTTGGAGATATATCAACTGGAAGCTGGAAAAACGCAGTACTTAGTGCTCTAGGTGCATTTGGTCAATACCCACTGCTATTAGGAATTATAGGAAAACTCCTAAATAATACTTTTCAGCTAATGTCTCCTGAAATACAAACTCAGTTATCGGATAGTATTTTCAAAGGAGCAAAATCCATATTTGTTGGATTCTGGTTATATCTATTTAGTATATTATCACCAGATGCTATAAGGGCATCTGTAAATAACGCACTTGAACAACTCAAAACTCCACTAGAAGAATTCAATAAAAAAATAGGAGATTTACAAGCAAAAGTTGAGAGTGAACTCGCACCAAAAGGACTAAGTGTTACTTTCCCTACAGTTCCTATGAACATGGTACCATCTTTGGAAGATATTCAGAATATTCAAGTACTTGCCGCAAGACCTGAAATATATTGTTCCCCCGAGTTTCAAAATGCAATTGATCCTCTTATGAAGGAAGTGCCTACGCGACTTGTGTTAGAACTCATGGGGGTACCTACACAATCCGATGAAATGGCCGCAAAATGTAAAGGGGTCCCTACAGATGTAGCAGAGGCTGCAACTGAGAAACTACAACCAGTACCACAAATTATACCTGGTGGACCATTAAATCTAACAGCTAAAATGCCAAATAGAAAGAAAATTGCATTTGCTCCCACACCAGTGCGAAGAGGTGGAGGTAGCAGGAAATACAAAAAAACGCGCCGTTCTAAGCAGTCTCGTCGCTCTCGACGCTAATCCCTGCAAGGCCATGAACAAACTCCAGATATTCGCGAGGAAATCCCCAGAAACACGCAGGCTTCGCATCCGAAGGTGGGATGCGACGGCTGCTTGAATTAGATCCGTGGCAGAAACTTACAATGATATGCTGTGGGTGCATTTCAATAACTTCACTCTCACGCCCTTTAATAAACTCTTCACCCTCTGCCATATTAATCTTGAGAAACTTCCTATCCTCAAAGAATGAGCGGCGAAATGTAAGTGTCGCCTCACTAATGCGCTGTCCAAGAGGGATGTCATAAGGAGGCACATTAACAGCGCTAATACCGGATCGCAGATCATAGAGCGCAATCGTTGTGCATACAGCCGCCTTTTTTTCAGGATACTTCTCTAGCCACGCAACACGACGACGGAAAGATGACTCAGGATAATGGTCATCGTCGTCCATCATTAACAGAATATCATGGGTCGCCCGCTTCACACCCGCATTACGCTTTGCACCAATTGCACGCTTATCTGAGAATGGTACATAGACAACATTGAGCCCAGGCAACACATCATTAATCTTCACAATCTTGTGGCTAATACTCTCGTCCATGTTGTCGCTATCATCCACAATAACCCACTCAAGCTTATCACGAGGATAATCAGTGACCATCATATTATGTAAGGCCAGCTCCCAGAACTTCTTGCGATTATAAATAAGTGTAATAACACTAATCTTAGGGCAATCTGCCACTGCAAGAGGTGGAGGAACACGCCAAGTAGGTACCGCCTTAGTGCTATCTTCAATCTTGGAAGCAATAATATCTACAAGGGATCCGACCCCTTCCTGAAATGCGACACGGCGAGCAATAGCAGACTTCTTTTGGGATGTCATACAAGCCTTCACATCCATTTCTAGAAACTTTGTGATAGCGGCTCCTAGAGCTACTCCAGCTGTTTCCATATTCAGAGTATATTTACTACTACGCGTCTTCTCATTTGCAATCTGAGTAGATGGAAGAAATGCCACATAGGGATTCTCACTATAAGCACTAGAATACGCATCACACTCATTTAATATACAGAAAGCGCCCACAGTTTCAGCCTCCGCAGCAGAATAACCGAACCCTTCAGCATCACTGCACGCAACATGTCCAGCATACTTCTTTTGTAAATTAACCTTCTGCTCAACAGACAGCGGTCCTGTATGAAGATATACATTCATAGGCGCATCATCAGGTAGCACTGCAGCACTACTTGATGTATATATACGAAGAGCAGGATATTCGGGCTTCCAGAGCTTCACAAACTCATTGGCCGCCGCCACCTTGTTGGGAGAACCGCCAAGAAGATAGAGAAATTCACGCACAGGCTCAGCAGAAAGTGTAGCCATATCATCGCAACACCAAGGCAGAATCATAGTGTTCTCTTCCTTGAGACCAAGTACTACCTTGAAAGTGTCACGAACAATGTCATTCTTGAAAATACATAAATCAAACTGCTTAGCATACGCATCATAAGCATCAGAGACCCACCACTCAGGATTTACAACCATTACATTGTAACGCGCATATGGTAGCCACGCATAATAAGGAATCTCCAAGTGAATTAATACATCGCACATTACGGGTGCCTCACGAGGATCAATATGACGAATCTTAGCCACACCAGCATGTCCCCCACGACGACCAACAGCCTGTAGGGTCTTTTCCAGAATCTGCGAATCCTTCAATATGCCAAATTCATTTGAACGATTCCACAGTAAACCGATATCAAGCACTTTAGGAGACATTCTACAAAAAAACGAACTATTGTTTTAGGCTCTGCTATAGTTTAGTAGTAAATACTTAACGGTATAGTAGTTGGGCCACAAATGACTGGCCAAGAAATCCGAGATATAGGATATCTCGCATGGAGAGATCCTGACGCATGGATGGAAAAAATGTCAGGACCGCGGTGGGATTCCCTAGTAAAAGAAGAGAATCGCTACTTCAAAGATCTCCTACATAAAACAACAGACGCAAAAACAATAACAAAATTTAAATCGGAACTAATTGATGCTGGCCGCCATTATGATTTAGAATGTTTTCAAGCAGGTCCAATAAAAATAACCCCACTTTCAGCATTTGCCTTACAATGGAGATTTGAGACTGAGCCGCTAGCCAAGAGACGCTCAGTAGGAGATATATATGTTACGCCAAAATATATATACACAGTGGCGGATATTGGCCATGGCTCCGAAAAGTTTCAGCTCACTTGTATTGATGCCACCACACATCATGAACTCTATAAGCGCACAACGGTTGGTCCCTCCATTGCATCCGCGGCCAACCACCTCTATTTTCTAGGCGTCAACCATCGTCTTTGGTCAAATACTCTCTATATGTGCGACGCTGCGACAGGAGCGCACAAGGTTCTCATTTATGAAGAGAAAGACCCCCATTATAATCTGACTCTTGAACGTGGGGCCAACAACACAATCTTCCTTGTAAGGGAAGATTCAGGGAAGACCGACGCATTTTTAGTAGAAGGAAAGACCCTGAAACCAATAGCGAAAGGGTCTGCAAAACAGATTCCAGTATCGAAAGACTTCTACTTCTCTAGGGATGTTAATAGTGATATATATAGCAGCTCAAAAGGACAACAGATAAAAGATGGAACTCCATATTGGGGCTGGATTAGCCGCGATGGAAAAGATACATTATACCTTACAAGAAGGCTAGGTGATTTAATATTATGGCATAATGGTGAGAAAATATATGCTCAACATTGTGGCTCAATTACAACAGGAAACTATGGTTCAGAAGTGGAAGACCCTGTATTTCGTTGTGATAATGGAACTGGTCCACCATTCAGTTTGCATTGGGATATAAAAACTAAGAAACTTCATAAGGGCGCCAAAAAACATGGATTTCAACTGCAGACACATTATGTAGGGGCTGCGTCATCAGATGGAGTAAAAGTGAGAGGGACTATATTATCAAAAGATGGTAATCCAAAAGGCCTTGTGGGGGTTGGATATGGCGCTTATGGTATGCCAGTATCTTGTGCAAATGCTTACAAGAGTTGGGCTCCATTGCTAAACCGTGGATGGGGTGTACTATTCACATATATTCGTGGAGGTGGTGATGATAGTGACACATGGGCGCAAGCGGGGCGGCTTCATGGACGGGTCCATACTCGCGACGATTTCTTGGCGCTTGTGAAGGCTGCTCAACAGAAACATAATATTGGTGCAGAAAACACTGTTATTTATGGGCGGTCTGCTGGTGGGCTTTTAATGGGAGCTTCTCTTAATGCTGTGCCAGATGGTTCTTTATTCCAAACAGTTTATACGGAAGTTCCATATGTAGATATTTTACGAACAACTACGAACCCGGATTTACCCCTTACACGAATGGAATATAATGAGTTCGGAGACCCGCTACATCATGTAGAAGATTTTGCATTTTATGTAGATTTTTCGCCGGCTGATTTGGCGATAACATTGAAGGCTCCAAATATTTGTGTGATTGTACGGACTGGATTAAATGATTCGCAGGTATATGCGTATGAACCAGCGAAGTGGATTCGGCGGCTGAGAAAGGGTGGTGGTAAAGAGAAGGTTATCGGCATTGCAGAAGACGAAGGGCATTTTTATTCGCCTCATGTGGCGGCTCAGGCGAAGGCAGAGGATTTAGCGATTATTTATAATGTGGCGTTTGGAGCAAAGACAGAATAGGGATGGATGTGTTTTTAAAAACACCTCCAACGCGTCCCGTCAAAGACAGAATAGGGTTGGATGTGTTTTTAAAAATGGCTCCAACGCGTATAAAAATATTGGCCTCTAATATAGAACAAATGCCCACCCGCAAGAACCGTGTCAATCGCAAGAACCGCACCAGCCGCAAGAACCGCGCCAGCCGCAAGAACATGCCCCCCCTAATGGGTGGCAAGCGCCGCCGTGGAAGCCGCAAGGGCTCTCGCCGTGGCCGCCGCGGCACTCGTCGCCACTAAACCTTTGGTTTAGAAGGGCCACTAAACTACTAGTCGTCCTGAATAAGGCACGAACTCTTCAGTTTAGCAACACCCGGTAGTGTATTCTTCAGAAAGAGCCGTCTATGATCTTCCAAGAGACCATACTCTTTAATAGCAGTCCTATGCTTTAATGTTCCGTATCCCATACACGACATTAAGTTATATCGTTCAGCCTCCATCTCATGTCCAGCGCACCAACCTTCAATATATTTATCATGTGCCACCTTCGCAACAATGCTCGCCGCCGCAATTGAAGTATAGAGCGCATCTCCATCAATAATTGTCTCTACTTCAGCCCCATCCACAACAGACCCCAACGGTAAAATACCATCTATAAGGATCCTTTCAACAGGTGTATTCAGACTACCCACCGCTCGCTGAAATGCTGCTTGATTTGCTGCCGTCATTCCAATAGTATCAATCTCTTGCGCACTAACATATCCAACAGCTGAATCAATTGCGAGTTGCTGAATCTGCTCTGCAATCAGTTTTCGTGGCTTAGGACGAATCAGTTTACTATCTTTGATTTTTGGGAGAAGTTCTCTATGTTCTTCTGTGAAATCATCTTCGTAAGGCCATATGACTGCGCCGGCAACAAGAGGCCCCCAAAAGCACCCTCGTCCGGCTTCATCTACACCAACCTCAAGCTTTGTATCAGTAGTTGAGAATCTTAGTTTGAGAGCCATTATATTTCTATAGACTACTATATAGTCTAATATAAATCAATTTTTATAGTAGCTAAATAATAGAATGAAGCGCATATATTTTCTAATAAGTATGTTTATAGTTGCGATTGCTATAAGTGCGTATTTTATAAAAGAAAGATTTTTTTCACCACCAAGAATGAATTCTTGTTTTGATAGCTATGATAGACGCATTGACTGTACTACACGACAATTAATTGAAGGTAATCCTACAGATACTGGTGGTGGAGCAAGAACATATGAAGGTGAAAATGGTCTACTTGCTACGCGAGGTCTATTAGGTACCAACACACCATCCTGGGATAGTGGATATGATTCTGTTAGGGGCCAGATAAATATAGGTGATTGGAACAATGGACAAAAATATACTGGAGCATATACAAATGAGATAATGTATCATGGTGGTGATTATGGCAATTTGTTTGAAGGAGAAACACAAAATAATAGTGGTAGTGGTAGAACTACTAGTGGTTCTACCACAGGCTCTGGTAGTGGCAGGAATGGCAGCGGGTCTGGCAGTGGTAGCGGCACAGGAACAGGCTCTGGCTCTGGTACAGGCTCAGGGACAGGCACAGGAACAGGCTCTAGCAGTGGTCAAATAGTTGCACCAACATTAACACTTTCTACAACCACAAAGGTGAGTGATATTATTGCATATGGAAACGCCCTTCTAAATGTAGCAAATACTATTAAAACTCGCCTAAATTCCACTCCAAATAGAGTTCCTACATTAACTACACAGGATATAAGTACATTAGGTGCGATGTATGTAGGAGAAACTCCTTCTACTGTTACATTTAGTAAATTATTAATAGCAGTAGAAAAAGATATTGAGACTTTAAACAGTGGAAAAATAATTGCAACAAATATGTTAAGAGAAGGCAAAATTACTAATAATGATACATTTTTTACAGCTATACCAAAATTATTTCCTGAAACTGGAACTAATGTAAATACACTGGCACAATCATATATCTCTGGTGGAAATAATATCATACAAAGAATTACAAATATCATTAATATATTTAACAGAATTACACAGGCACTGCCTCGTCCTAACCAACCACCAGGTAGAGTCAATCCTAACCCTGGTGGCAGTCAAGCAGAAGCGGATGTAGACTCAAGTAGAAACTATGTTGATGGAAGTGGTAATAATGTACGTGTAAGTTTAAATGCGCTCTTAAGTGCAATGAGTATTCCTTCATTCTCAAATGATGAACGCCGTCGCCCTCGTAGAGAGGATGATGACGATATGAGAACACCTCAACCAGTAAAGCCAGTTGACACCGTATCTCTTGACCAATACTATTCAACACTGAAGCCTCAGATACAAAAGGATATTTCTACAGCGGTTCATGATGAATTTGCTCGTGTTACGGCTCCTCCTAATAGCGTCCCTATTACAACTCCAGCCACACAACAGGGATGCTCCATGCAAGAGGTACAGCAACAAATGCAACCTGATATGTCCCAATATATTCGTAAAGATTCTATCCCTTGTTGGGGCTGCTCCGGATTATAAGGATTGTTTATTTAGAACTCACTTGTAGAAATGAGTGTATCTCCAAGCGCAGCCATATTTTGGACTCTGTTAGCTGGATTATCAGTCATCGCAATGTTATATAAAAAAGAGCAAAAGAAGGAGGGTTTTGCTCCAAATAACAATATTAATGAAGGTTCCACTCGTCAAACTACAACTGATGTGTTAACATCAAAGGGTAAGATACTTATAAATCAACCCCTACAGCCTGCTCAAGCCTCCCTGAATGGTGCTAATGCTCACCCATCATTTCTTCCTGGACTACTACCATCGGCTCCTTTTGGTGAAGTATCGCAAACAGCCCCTCTTCCTTACAAGAATCCTGTTATGCAAAAAGCTAGTATGATCCAATTAAATAGCACATTAGAGGATTTACGAGGTTTCTTAGGATTTGAGGCAAAGGGACTCGAAGATAGAAGTGATCCTGCGATTCAACTTCCATTGCAGCGCCTGAAGGGTGATTTCCAGCGCCTTTCCGATGAGTTCCGTGTATTATCTCAGAGCCCTGGCATAGATAGCCAGCTAACTGTGGATGATATAAACTCAATTCGTAGTAATCTGCGGTTCTTACAAAATACGGCTCGTGCATTTGATGCAAATAAAGATAGCCAAGAGGGATTCGTTGATATCCAAGGGAGCAACCAAGGTCCTCGCGCAACAAAGGATGAGTTAGCAGAGCTCGCACTTAAGCTGTTTGTTGAAGTAAAGCGCCTTAGTTCAAGTGCTACAACTGACCCAGTTACACAGGCTCGCATCAATATATTGAATAATATGCGCCAAGATACAATGGGTATTTTAGCAAAACTGAACTCGGGCGCAATGGCTGCAACAGATGTTCCTATATACCAATCGGATATTAAGAATATCCTTCCTCAGTTACAAAATGCCAATCAGCCATTACCACAACTCATCAAGAAGGCTGGTCTACACCCTGCTCTCATGAATCTTCTCCCTGTAAATCCTAACTCAAAAGAAGCTGAATATATGGCAGAGAACCAAGAAGTTGTTAAGCAGTATATGGATAAACTAATGCAAGGTCTCTCTTGGAACATTAATCTTGGTGTGGAATATACTTCTGAGAATAAGCGCTATGCTGGTCCTGGTTCAGGTGCTGGATCTAGCTCTCAGCTAGGAACACACAGCACTTCAACTGTGGATGATGGATTCCAGACATTATTTAATACTGGATTCCCAAGTATATCTGAATTACAAAATACAACAAATCCTAATGCGAAGTTTGCACCAGGAGGTCAACAAGGTGCACGAGACTTCGGTCTTACACTACAAGACCAACAACAACAAGCAATTGCGGCAGCAGCTCCAGTTAACACCGATCCTGGACACTTTGAGTGGAAGACTCGTGCAAAACAGATTCGCGAGGCGATTCGTATGCGCGGCTTAGATCCAACTGACTTTGGAGCCTTAACACCGGAGCAAGAGAATCAGGTATCGCCTTCATTCTCTTGGCGTGGCTATTCTAAAATGATTTGTTCTCGGCTCGCTAATACCATGGACCCCGGACTTCCTGAAACATGCGGTTGCCCTCCAGAAGGATGGAGAGGCTGGTCGGCGCCCCAATAACCTAGCTCCTAGAATTATAACCTTCTCTAGCCATTAGAGAGGACTTCATGAAGTTCACAAGGATACACATTGGTATAGCGCTAGTTCTTGGCTTGTTGCTAGGAATAGTATTCTCAAAAGTCTTAACAAAGAAACAGGAAGGATTTAGTAATTTAATAGCAACACCTACGCCTAATACACAATGCAAGGTATGTAATAAATTACCACCATGTGCCCATGCCACTGCTCCTGCTCCTGCTCCTGTGCCTTCATGCCCTCCATCAACCAAAGGTGTATCATCGCAAAACAACCCATGCAGAGAGCCTGACTTAAGCAAGTATGTACTAAAGAGCACAGTCCCTCCTCCCATTGTATGCCCGGATATGAGCAATTATATGCTTAAGACGGAATGCCCTCCAGTTCCTGACTTAAGTAAGTATGTGCTCAAGAGCTCTATACAAAAACCTCAGCCAGTTATACTTGACTGTAGCAAGTGCCAGAAGCCCAAGGGTGAATGCCCTCCATGCCCTCGTCCCCGTTGCCCTGAAGTAATGTGCCCTGAGCCTACTAAGTGCCCTCCTCCGGCCCCATGCCCTCGCCCTGTATGCCCTGCACCAGTTGTTAAGTGCCGCACTGAGGAGCCAGTCCAGAACATTCGCCCATTCTTAGCACCTCTCAGCACTATTGGGTTTGGTCTGGCGTAAACGCTTGAGGTCTATAATAGTCTAACGAATCACAAAAATTTATATTATTAGTTATGTTATAATTAACAACATAAATCAGAATACGCGTCATGGACACGCGTTTTTGGGGCCCACCTGCTTGGAAACTACTTCATATGGCCTCCTTTCAATATAACCCAAAAACACAAAAGGAAGATATGTTAACTTTTCTCTCTCTTCTTCCTTTTGTTCTTCCTTGTAAATTCTGTCGCAAATCCCTTACAGAGTATTATGCTACTGATCCACCATCTGCTGCAATGGGCTCGGCGGCCACTCTTTCGCGTTGGCTCTGGCGTATTCACAACTGTGTAAATGATAAGCTGCGAAGTCAAGGACAGAAAGTTGCGGCGAATCCATCTTATAAGGATGTAGAGGCCCAATATAGTGCTTATTTACGCGAAGGCTGTTCGCGTACACAGTTTCCAGGATGGGAGCTACTTTTCTGTATTCTTGATAATCATCCTCTTAGTAAGGAAGGGCGTTCATCAAAGCCATTCTCTGATGAGGCTCCTACTACTCCAGATGACCTTGAGAAGAATCGGCTAAATCTACTGAAACCAGAAGAGCGTCTTACATATATTGAGCACTTTTTTGAAGTGTTACCGCAAATACTTCCATATAAGGAATGGACTCAGAGTTGGTTGCGTCATGCTGGTCCTGTAGGAGCCAAGTCTATAGAAAAAGGGCGGCGCAAGGCTGTAGCTTGGCTCTATAATATTCGGAAACATATGGAAGACGACTTTGATTTACAAAATAAGGATACTTATCTTGGAGTATGTTCAACTGTTGCCGCTCATAGAAGTGGATGCTCTAAGTCAACACGCGCACGAACTTGTAGACGCAACCGAACACGCAGTAATTGATTAAGAACTTTGGGGAGCATTTGTAGATGCTAGACGGATTCCAAACATTTTTACTAGTCGTCCTGGTTCTTCTAGGAGTCAATTATTTGACAGCAGTCTTTATTGATAGAATGATTATGCCAGGAAAGGAGAACCCGGTGAAAAGCTTAACAACAGAGGGGTTCGAAGACGGCTCAGAAGCAAGTGCTGCACAAGGAACTATACTAGCAAATGATGATCTTTATGATGATTTCTACGCATCAGTTTATGATAAACTTGCGCAAGGAATTGAGCGGAGTGCAGGGAAAGTTGCACTTGTCATGACACAATGGAAAAACTGGGGAATGGAGCCAGCAAATCTCAGAGTGCTAGATGCTGGATGTGGAACAGGAGTTGCTTCGGTAGCTTTCACAAAGCTAGGGGCTGGGCGTGTAATCGGTCTTGACCGTTCTGAATCCATGTTGCGCCAAGCCAGAAATGTCACTTTACCAGCTACAACCTTAAAACAAGAGCAGATAGATTCTATTGAATGGCGAAAGGGAGACCTATTAAATCCATCTGCTTTGGCTGGCTCTGAAGTGAATGCTGCGATTGTATTCTATTTTACAATTTACTATATGAAGGATATTGACGCCTTTTTCCGCAATATGGGCGTCTGGGTTGCGCCTGGTGGCTTCATGGTTGTGGAAGTAGTAAATAAATATAAGTTTGACCCCATTCTTGATTCAGCGAGTCCTTTTGCCGGTTTCTCAATCCAGAAATATGCAGACAAACGAATGACAAAGAGCAAAGTCCATTTTGATAAGTTTGATTATGAAGCAGAGTTTATATTACAAGAAGGAGCATCTACAGCAGAGTTTCGTGAAGCATTTGAATTCAAAGACGGGTCCAAAAGAAAGCAGAAGCATCATTTTGTTATGCCAGATATTAAGAATATTGTAAATTCAGCTACATATGCTGGCTGGACTTATAAGGCCTCACTTGATACAACTGCGCTCGGATTTGAGTATGGGTTTCTGCTCTTTTTCACACACTAGTATAGCCATAGGTAGATGCCATTGTTAGATGTTTTTGAACCAGGTCTGACACGGGGCGCAGCGCGTCTTCCTTTTATGCCTGAAAAGAGATATTTCTATGTGGAGTCACCTGACTGGCGTGTATATATGCGTGCTGTTGTATTCCTCTATGAAGAAGGTGTACCCTTTGACAAACAGCGCTTCCTAGTTGTGAAGAAGAATGGAACCCATGAAGGGGGCAAAAATTGGGAGCCAATCAAAGGGCAAATGGAAGGGCGCGATGGACTTCCTAAAGGAGAAACATTATTGCGTTTAATGGCGAATAATGTTCGCAGAGAAGCAGATGAAGAGGGCAAAATAAAAAAGATTAGTAATCTCAAGTATACTGGCCTTGCGTATCAGGGACAAGAAAACGATTATCCTAAAAACCATTTTTTCCAATACCATATATTCACTGCGACAATCTCTTCCAAAGAGCTAGAACAAGCAGCTGAAAAACTAGCATGGTATAGGGAGCACCCCAAAGCGTTTGCTCGTTTAGAAAAAGTAAAGCGAGAAAAAGATGAAATTGCCTGGTTTAATCCTAAGACAACAAAGTTAATGGGGCGGTGGGCTCCTGGAATTGTAGCTCTCTATTTATCAAATTAGATAGATTCTATTTTTTTTGCACTAACAACATGCATTGTTGTTGATAGCATCTGTTTAGCACTCAAATGATAATCAAAAGCACATGAATGTGCTTCTGCATATCTATGTGTTGAACAGAACTTCTTAGTACACTTACAAGGGAAGTCTGAAAGTGACAACTTCTTCTTGCAGCACTCCAGGGCGCAGCGATTTGATGGGAGTTTTGTTGGGATATCCATTGTAGTTCTGGAGATTTTTGCTCTATAATATATGGTCAATTTTTATGTGTGATTACAATCACACATAAAAATAGTTTGGCATGGGCTGCTTAACAATTTTTATCTATGGTTACAATCACATATAAAAATAGTTTGGCATGGTTTAATGGTCTAAGAAATATAGACTATAATACTTAATGAGTTTTTGGACACTAACACCAAATGTTAGCCAGTGGACCCTTATAGAAAATATATGGAAAGATCCGCAACCACCGCAACTTCTAGATGATAAGCCAATAGATATTGCAATAACTCTCTCTGAAGGTATTAAACTTCAGCCAACCAAATCTGCGTGTGCCACAGAATATTCAGTTTTCCTTGAAAAACAATTTTCAAAATATTCCGAGTGGAGACTTCAACTTCCACCAGTATTAATATCAGACGGAATTAGTTTCCAAAAATGGATTGGAGTAGAGGCGCGAACAAAAGAAGGGCATCTTATAGGGATTATTTTTAGTATACCATTTGACAAATTCTATGCGCCAGGATTTCAGAACGATCCGCTTACAAATCTCGGACTTGTAGACTATTTTTGTATTCATCCAAGCTGGAGAAAGAAAGGGCTCGGTACAGCTATTCTTCATAGTCTCTTCGCCGCGACAAAACTTGTTGACAGAAAGGCCCATGTTTTTGCGAGTGAAGGAGGTCTATTCAATTTATTTCATAAAGTTCCATCATTTGTTAAGAATACATATATATGGCGTGAAAGGATCGCTATTGGCGCCTTTAAGAAAAATATTAGTATCAGTAAATTCAATGGGCAACTCCCTTTTAAAATACAAGATTCTTCCAAAGTATTTATCGGACTCGGAACAGGATCAACTGATATTAAAATTCTCAGTTATAATACAAATGCAATCGCTCATATAGTGGTGAAACCAACATATGAGCGAAAAGGCAATAAATCTGTAGGGGAGGTTATAGCTTGGTATGAAGAAGAAACAGGACTCTGTGATTTTATTCTTGATTCATTGGAGCTATTTGATATATATCTTGCGCCATCCAACTTTCAACAAATGAAGAAATGGAATAGAGGAGCAACTTATGCGTATTATCCCTTTCACTTCAACCCTGAACAGTTTAGTGGACGGCAATTTTTGAGGTTGTTTTAGAATAAAAATATTAGACTAAAGTATATAATATGGAGTCTAGTGTAAAAGAGTATGTAGGAAATGTATATAATGCTGTCGCAGGAGTAAAGCCAAAGGAAAAGGAGCCCTTTGCTACATCGGCTGCTACACCAACCTCTAATATGCCTCTAGGAGGCGCAATAATAATTTTGATATTATTCTTACTTTTATGGTTCCTTGGAAATTATGGTGCTGCTAGACTTTCATATTGTTATAATATATCGATAGGAAATTCTACTGGAACTGCAACTGCTTGGTCTATTTTAAGTTTCTGTTTTAGTGGTCTCTATTATCCAATTTACGGCCTATTCTTGAACCCCCTCTGTTCTAAGACAGGTAATTCCGCAGCTGTATTAACTGGTGGTCGCCGTCGTTAAATGGCAGAACCAGCTGCGCCTAATGGCCCCGCGCCAAATCTGAATGCCGTCTCGCAGTTCTTATAATATTGAACAAGAAGTTCACGAGCCTCTTTAGCAACAATATTAACACCAGGCACTCCTGTTTGTAAGATTAGTGGATTGAGCGCAATTTTTATGCTCCCATCTCCTAATTTGCTAACAATTACAAGTTTAGAAAGTATTGCTATAGCCTTCGTATCATGCTCTATCTGAAGTTTCCACAATGTTTGAACAGCTTGTTGAGCACGCCCAATGGCACTTTGGTCTTTTACAATAAGGACTTTATCTCTCTTACTAGGTACCCCACTTCCACATGATTTATCCATTTTGTTAATAACACTTGGTAAATGGACTGTAGGCGCAGAAGGGTTCTCAGCAAACTGCCCTGCCAGTTCTTTCACAAATATTTGATACGATGCTGCTGATTCTTCTCCCATAGAAGGTTTACCTTGAGAAATATTATCATAGAAAAGCTGTGAAAGAGCAGCAATTCCTGGAGAACGTGTAACTTCCGCCCCTATATCTGGAAGACCTCCATGAGCAGGGTCAAACTTTATTTTACAAATACTGGTTCTTACTTCCGCAGGTAATTTACTTGTAGAAAGTGCATCAAAATTCAGCAACTGGAGGGAGCGCGCCACGCAATGTGCGAGTGGCTTTGGAACCTGTTTGAGTTTCGCCAAAAGTGCCTGTGTTCTTAACCCTTCAGGATATCCTACATTAAAAGATCGTCCATCTGTGGCGCCAACTCCTCTTATAGGATTCACACCTCCTGGAGCAAATATCTCTATTGTTTCATCAATTTTAGTAGGTTCTGAACGATTCATAGCAACATCTATTGATTCTGACATTATTTGATAAATATACCTATCAAGTTCTGTGTTAGTTTTCTTAATAAACCAGTAATCATTCCGTTTCTTAATAAGTATAATAAAAGGGCCGTGTTTATTGAGGTTACTAATGTATTGTCTCCTATTAGATTGGAAACTCTTAATAGTAAGAATATTCACATTTGGTTCTCTACTATTTTTAATAGTAATATTAGCTGTTATTTGATTTGGTTCATCTGATGATGCACTGGGATTCATCAAAGTTAATGTTCCACTGCCAGTTTTTAAATTAAAATATAATATATCTGGATATGTATCAAAATAGAATTGGCTACGTGAGTCACGTGAGTTATTATCGTGTGAAATAAAAGGTTTTAAAGGTGCATATGATCCGATACTTTCATTAATTGAAAGCGCGCCACCATAATGGACTGCAGCCTCCAAACCGGGAGCAGCTAGTGGCCCACGAGGTCCTTGAACACCTTGTAAGGCAATACCAGAACCATATGATATATCATCTTGAACTGACAATGCAAGGGACGCATATATTTGAAAAATACGAATATAGAAGAATGCTAAACTTAGACATAACACCTTCCTCTGCTGACCTTCTGCCGACTCTGGATCTATTTTAGCAAGTTCAGATGCTTTGCGAAAGAGAATTACACCTTTTTTATCTTTTCCTGGCTCAATACGAAGTTCATAAAAAAGACGATCCAGCGCATCCGTCATAACAAATACATATTCGGAACAACGAATAGGATTTGCAAGAGCAAGAATATCTTTTTGAGCCAATTTATCAACAAAATATGTAAAAAGTCTATTAACTAAGAGGCGGGGCTGCTCTGTAGATTTTAGTAGATCTGCCCTGCTTATAGTCCCTCCAAGGCTTTTACTCTGTGAGCCGCCCATATCTAACTAAGAGCCGCGATTTTTCGCTTAAGAATTTCTGAGGTTTCTAGACGCTTGAGGCACTTTTGAACTGTTGCAAGTGATACACCACATACTGCCGCAATACGAGTCAGCGTGAAATCTCCGGGCTTCCAATACTCAAGAGAGTATGCCAAGCAGCCAGCAGCAAGAGATGGCGGCATATTTTCTGGACTAATATTATTTGCTTCAGCCAAATCGGAAATGTCGCGTGCTAAATCCAGAATCTTTTGGTAGTCCGCGCGAGTACATAACAGCTTTGAAAGAGGAAACTCAATATAATCTGAGCCACGAGTGCTCGCCATGCGACTAGGCGCAAAGGCCTCAGGGAGCATCCCTTTCTGTTGGGCCTGCGCAAGAACCTCTTGAAAGAACTTGAATGCCTTTGTGAAAGCACCATTTCCAAGATTAAACATCTCTGCGACTTCATTCGGTCTGCGAGGGGAGTTTGCCCTTTTAAGAGATGTATATACACAGCATGCAAGAACCGAATCACGAGAGAATCCTCTGCGAACACAATGTTGAACAAGGCGTGAATAGAGTTCTTTGCTGTCATCAATAACAGATACACTTAAGCCATGATTAGAAGCAATAAGACCCAGCCGATTAAATGAAATCATCAGTGTGCGTTCCTTATAAGGTTGAATGTTCCACTGATGATAGCGGCGGATGCGAGCCATAATCTTGCCGCCTCCGCCTGAGTTTAGAATGATTGTTCCGAGTGATGATTCAGGGAGTCGCTCATCGGTGGGTGCACCAATGCGACTGGGATCTCCATTGCGATCCTCTGAACCAAAATAACGAAACTCTGAAGTAGAATCCAGCCCTCTTTGTTGAATATCTCCACATTTTGTGCATATAGTCAAGTCATCTTTGATGAAGGCCTCTTCATCTTCTCCACATAGGGAGCACATCATAAATTGCGTTGTTGTAGGAGCATCTTCATTATCATCTTCACAATCCTTCCATAGTGGCTCCAATAGATCTCTTGGAGCAATCTTTCTCATTCCAGGAAAGAAATATTCCATTGACGCTCCCTCCATTGTCGATGTAATTGATTCTTCTTAAAAAATACGAGGTAGTTCAATTTTTTAGCAACTAGTTGCTAAAAAATAGTTTCGCAAGAAAGTGCATAACAATTTTTGGTAGCTAGTTGGCCTAAATAATTTACACGATTTTTATATATGGTTCTTATTGCCACTTTAGCAAATAAAAATGCGCTCCAAGATTTAGACATATTTCTATTTTCACTGAATCTTTGGAACAATTTGTTAACTACAAAAATCTATATTTTTTGTGATACTTATGTTTCTCAATGGGTAAAGTCAGCATATCCTCTCCTTTGTATTGAAACAATAGTTACACTTGATAAATATGATGGACTCAATAGAAAACAAATGGAGCGCATGAAAGGCCACCCTTTTTTAACTGTATGGTGTGACCTCATGGCAGAAAAGATATCACTTCTTGAGTATATTTTTCAGAATGAGGAAATAACTGATGGAATATTTCTAATGGATGCAGATATATGTTTTCTTGGGCCTCTTCCTACAATTCCAGTTGGTACAAAACTGGCTCTATCACCCCATGAGATTCGTGCGCAAGATACTGCTAAATTTGGCCACTATAATGGAGGATTCCTTTGGACCTGTGATCCAGCAGTCCCACCAGCATGGGTTAAAGCCACCACAACTTCGCGTTATTTTGAACAAGCTGCTCTTGAAGACATAGCTATACCTTATAAGGAGAATAATACACTTTATGAGTTTCCAACAACAACAAATTATGGATGGTGGCGCTTACTTCAAGGTGAACAGCCGGCTAGTACCTTACAGGATAGTTGGGGTATTCGTATAGGAGGTCTCTGTATTGAAGGGAAACCGCTTGAGTCAATTCACACACATTGGTATGAGGCAACTGATAGGGCTACATTAACATTTAACCAGTTCGTGTTACGATTTCTGCGGACTGTAGCTAAAAAAAATAGGAAGATGGAAAAACTCGTGAGACATCTAGAACAAAATATTGCAATTCTGAGACGGTTTTAACGAGTCTCTAGACGGTTTTAACAGAAAAGACCTGTAGCCATTCCTCTATTTCTATGTTCAAATTGTCCTAAATGAAATATCTTACCGTCTGATAAAAATTCACCCCATGCTTTTGTGGGGCCAATTGTATATGGAGCATGAGAAACAATCTGTGCTTCAGGTAAGAAGCGAATTACATCATCTAATATAACACATGCTGCTCCACCGCGTTTTGCAATAGCATGACAATTTTCTAGATCTTTGAATGCCGTCTCATATTGGTGACCACCATCAATAAAAAAAATATCAAATACTTGTTCGGTTAATTTAGGTAACACTTCTAGACTATTGCCTATAATTAATGTATGTTGTCCAGGAAATAAGTTAGAAATATATTCATTACAAGGCTTAGTATAACCGTGCTCACCAAGATCTACACTTACAATCTGTATATTTGGGCATAACTTTAGCATTCCTAATGTGCTATGTCCTGCATTGAAACCTATTTGTAATACTCTAGGAGCTTGAGACAAAGGTAACATATTAATTGTTTCACTTAATATATTACAAAAATATGGAGATTGTGCAATATGCCCCTCTTCATCTGATTTATCTTTTTGATTATTTAAAATTATCTTACTTAAATCAGTAAATAATTTATTTAATGACATATTAAATGACATATTTTATATTAATATTAATATTGTAATGTTTAGACCTTTCATTATTCATAATATTTATCATAAATCTAATTAGCTATGGCTGCATCTCAACCACAACCACAACAAATAGGAACAGAGACCCGGTCTCAGATTCTACCAGTTGCTGACCCAGCTGGCCCAGGTTTCTTAGGTCCAAAATACGACCCATCAGATTTTGTCCCCTTGCCTGGAGATATCGGTGTTCGTCGCGGAGGCAATCTGAGTGATGTTACTAATGCAATTAGCGGTGTTGCCTATTATGCTGACACTATTGGGTTCGGTGAATCAACAAATCCCCTTACAAGGGGTATGGATTTTCAACATTTTGGAGTGAACTATTTCATGAAGACTGGCGCAAAATGCAGCAATGGCGCCGACATGTGGATGTATGTAGAGACAATTCCACGAGGAGATGCTCTAGGAAAGAAAGTCCAGAAAGGACTTGAATCAGCTGGCTTACCTGCTATGCGCGGCCTAGCACCCGGTATGCTAGAAGATGTTCAAAGTGCATTGGATCCGCGCCCTGTTATTGGTGCTATGTTTGGTGGAGCGTATCCCTCTTGTAAACAGGTAACGAAGCCTGTTGGTGACGAGAAAGGCCGTATTAGTGACCCGGAATCAGGTGATATGTGGGTAGAAGGCCCTGTAACAATGGTAGGTGGTCGTCCGCATCAGATAAAATGGATTCAAGACAAGGATATTTCTCGCGATGACTGGGAAAAGGCTCCCAAAACAATGAAACCTGATGGGACCCCTATAGCGACGGCCGCGCCAGCACGCGAAGGCTTCACAACAGAGGCACAAACAGCCGAAATTGCTCTTGTAACATCGCTTTTGCTTGCTACAACAGCAGTTTTATGGTTCCGCTTTAGGAAGTAACCACCTTATATATGAAATACGCCGTTATACCGCCAAGAGTTTGTGCAACAGCGTAACCAGCAAAGCCTGCAGCTGATATACTTCCGGAAAGGTACATCGCTAATGACACAACTGGGTTTACATGGCCTCCACTCACACCAGCTGTAAGGAAAATAATGAGAGCAAGCACAGCACCAGTCATCACAGACGAACCACCACTAGCAACAATTGTAAGGATAAGAAGCAAAGTTCCTAAAAACTCAGATATTAACTGTATCGCGAAGTTAATCATTCAGAACTAATTATATGTGATATAATTAGTTTTGGAGTAAATGGACGGGTGTCCATCATTAAATATGTGTATGGGCTTTGATCCTACAAAACAATTAGCAAAAACTCGTGTTAAACATACATTATCAGATATTGTTCATGATTTTTCGTCCAGCTTTAAAAATATACTTGGTGAATATAAATTTTTAAATAGTGAGTCCATTCTACATGAGGTATATTCTGCACCTCCTTATAATCTTACTGATGCTGAATTTAGTACAATAGCAAGTGAGCATAATCCTCTATCCGATTTTTCTTCTAAATCAATGTTTCGAAAGCAACTAGATTTAATCTCATTTACCTTTGGTAAAGAAAGTGGTAAACCTTGTCTAGGTGAATTTGAAGAATATAAAAAAAAATATATTGCCGACTTTGAAAATGATAATGTTGGTGTTACAGAACTATTAAATATACTTACTAAGAATGGTGCAAGTCCCAATTTAGCTGTGTATTTAGATGCGCAATTTGGAAATCCATGCAAGAAGCTTGGAGAGGTATATAAACAATTATATCCTGGTTTGAAAGCAAATTGGATTATTAATTTAGCATATCAGATAGACCCTGGAAGTAAATGGGATAGGCATACTACTATTTATAATACTATTCCTGATACAAATGAAATAATTTTTAGAGGTGATCAAACTGGCCTACAAACATGTAAATTATCGTATCAAGATAGGTATATTTATCGTACATGGAATGGTCAGTCTCAAGAAAAAGTAGAAAAAAATAGCACAAGTATAGCAGAAACTGTTTCAGCTATAGAGGCATTATTACATATTAGCCCAGTTAAAAAACAATTTAAGATAATTGAAAAAACAGCAGGCGATCGTTTTCAAACAGTTCAAATAAAATACTATCCTTATCCTTTAGAAAATAGTTCTCATGTTTTCGTAACAAATGATATATTAGAATTATATGATTGTTGGTGGCATAAGGTTCCAAATGTCCTTTTTACAGCATCTGATGGAATATATTTATATAAGTTCGATGAAAATGATATTTCTGAAATATCAGAAGCCGATATTATAAGAATTGTAGAATTTATAGGTATTACTGCAAATATAGATATAATTCAAAATATACTTCAGAATATTATTATAAAAATTCGTGAAGAAGCCGATAAATATATTGTAAATCCAAGAGATAATATATTTATAATATTATCTAAAATAATGAGCCATTTTAATATTACTAAATATCTTAAAAAAGCTTATTCAGTTTTATTACTGAAATTTGAGATAATAAGAAATATAGCAGCACTTAAAGTACAATATATATCTGAAAGTAATTTAACTACACGACAGGATATATATAATAAAATAATTGGGGATGTTAGAAAAAATTATAAGTTTCTGAATACTTTAATAAATACACCAGATAATATTTTTAATTTCTTTGGATTAAATGGATATAATCATGAACGATTTACAGAGCGGGATATTAAAGAATATTTTAGAGAGTCAGACTACGAAATATTAAATAAGAGAGTTTTTGTGTATGGAATACACCAATATATTCAAGATCATATAGATTCAGATATGAATGCAGCTGAAATTACATGCGCTATTATAATAAAATTTTATAATCCAACTAGTAGAGGAATCCAACAATTAATTGATATTCTTGTAGAAATGTATGGAAGTGAGAATCTTAAGATAATCAGAGATAAATATATGGCTATACCTGCAATAGATTTGATTAATGATATTATGAATAGGATTATAGGAAATAAAATATTTGTGGGGGGCAGTGGCAGTAGAAGCAGTAGAATCAGTGCCAATGCCAACTTTTCTTCTAATGATTTACCCAGATGTTTTGAATTATTTGAAACTTATGATACTGTTATGAATAGAGATTATTCTAATACATTACTAGATTCTATAGTATCTGAGAAATATTATGAAGACTTATATAAAACGCAACAAGAAAAATTAACTTTAGAAATATTCAAAAGGGGAGGAAAAATACTTGATATAGAGCGCGAATTATTATGTTTGAAATTGTTATATTCATCACGAAAAAGAAGTGACCAAATTTTAGATATTTTATTTAATATTTATAATGAGAAAGATTCATTGCGCGATAATTATTTTGTAAGTTCAATATATTCAGATGATATAAGTACAATTATAGATACTATTAGTAATAATAAAGAATTATCACAAAAATTAGGAAGTATAAAGTATACACGAAAACAAAATGTATTACATAATAGTAAGAAGTCAAGTTTGAAAGGACCTTCTCCTATGATAAATACATATCAGAAACAATCACTTGGTATACCTGTTGGTGTTGGTGGTGGTACAAAACGAAGACGGAATAGATTCAAGAAGACTCGCAGGCACCAGAGGAAGCGTTCTTAAGAGCTGGCCGCCTGTGGCGAATGAGTTTTCCTTCTGTGATGAACCTACTGCTGATACTCATCGTCTCTAGCTCCTGGAAAAGCAGCTTAGAAGCATAAGGAATCTGAATCGGGCTGAAATGCGTTGTGTTACCACATCCGCGGCAGAGCCACAATCCATCCACCGGATTCGCAATCGCGAGTAGACCACACTCCCTACAGGTGAAACAGCGGAATGCATCCGAGCACTCATTGAAGCGCTCTTTTGTGAAGTCCATGATACCGTGCGCAGCCACACAATCTCGCTCCATTTCACCAAAACGCAAGCCGCCTTCACGCGCTCGCCCTTCTGCCGGCTGGCGTGTGAGCATCACCAAAGGTCCTGACGCACGGCTGTGTAGCTTATCCGCCGAGCAGTGGCGCAACCTCTGATAGAAACAAGGACCAATAAAGATACTTGTTTCCATCATGCGCCCATTATAGCCATTGTAGAGAATCTCGTTACCATAAGGATTCATTCCGCACTTGTCACGCAGGATTGACGCAATCCCTTCCACCGTTGTCGCATTGAATGGAGTGCCATCTCCCAGACATCCGAGCATACACGCTGCCTTTCCGAGCAAGGTTTCCAAAAGCTGAGCAATAGTCATGCGCGATGGAATACAATGTGGGTTAATGATGATATCAGGGACAATCCCATCCGCTGTCTGGGGCATATCCTCAGGATCCAGAATCATTCCACAAGTACCCTTCTGACCATGGCGCGATGAGAACTTGTCTCCAATCTCTGGCACACGGTCAATTCGCATACGAATCTTCACAAATGAATAGCCCTCTCCATTCCTATTCCGGAAAATCTTATCTACATAACCGGTCTCATTGTTGCGCAAAGTCCGCGACACATCCTTGAATTTCTTTGAACCAGCAGGCACAACCATCCCTGTAGGGACCCTCAGAGGAACAACCTTTCCAATAAGAATATCTTCGTTGTTCACATATGTGTTCTCCTTGATAAAACCATCTGACTCCACCTTGTCATAATTGCCATGGCGCATGGACTTTGTCATAGCGGGATCAGGACGGCAGAATCGCTCTTCCTCACCACTGTTCTGATTCTTCTTCTCTTCATCCTTATAAGTTCGGTAGAATACTGAACGAAATAGGCCGCGCTCAATAGCGCCGCGATTGATCATAATGGAATCCTCCTGATTGTAGCCAGTATAGGTCGCAATAGCTACAACAATATTCTGACCAGAAGGCATTGACTGTAGCCCATAGAACTTGGACGCAAACGGAGATACGAACGGCTCTTGAGGATAACAGAGCACATGGGACATAGCATCAAATCGCTCGCGGTAGTTGAGTGCATAGATACCCATTGCCTGCTTACCCATGGCGCACTGATACGCATTTCGTGGCGACTGATTGTGGTCAGGAAACGGAATATTGGAAGCCAGTGTTCCTAGAATGGTGCTCGGATGAATCTCCGTGTGAGTGAATGCTGGGTCCTTCAGAGCCTCTTCTGGAAACATTCCAAGATATGCTCCCTCCGTCTCACCAGGGTCCAGATACTCAAAGAGCTGCTTTCCGCTTGGAGTTGTCCAGAGCAACAGGCCATCCCATGTAGGAATTCGGTTAATCTCCACAAGCAATTCAGGTGACTTCGCAATCTCACGCAATGCCGGCGCAAAGTATAGTGGCCTCAGCATTCGTCCAGCTTCCGTTGTAATCCAGAGCTCACGCAAATGTCGCTTCCAGATAATCCCTGTATGAATATGAATCAAGCCACTCCGCTTTGCCTTTCGCAGTGTATCCACAACTTCCTGCGTCTCAGCTGGGCGAATAATACCCATCCACACACCATTCAGAAAGAGACGAGTGCCAGTATGCTTCTCTACAAGACTACTCTCGCGGAGCGGGACAAACTGCTCCAGACCCCGAATGAACTCTTTCGGAGTCTCCACATCACTGCCAATTGCAACAATCGCAGTTGTTGACAGATTCTTCACTACACCTACACTGTGTCCCTCTGGTGTCTCTGATGGGCAAATATAGCCCCACTGCGTGTTATGGAGCTTACGCGGAGCCACCAAACGACCAGTCTTCTCAATTGGTGTGGAAACACGGCGCAAATGCGAGATGCCGGCCACATAGTTCAATCGATTAAGAACCTGTGCTACACCAATCTTTGTAGGGCCACCAATCTTCGCAGAGCCGAAATTTCCTGTTGCAAGAGATGACTTCATTCCTACATCAATAATGGTTGACTTAATAATCTTATAGATGTTGCTGACATTCACAATGTCCTCAAAATTTCCTGTAGAGCGCCAGGCGCCACTATGGATCTCTTTTCCGAGACTCGCGCGAATATCCTTTACCATCTTTGTAGTGTAGTAGGTTCGGAACAGATTTGACAATAGGAATCCAGGTAGATCTACACGCTTGTTCGGATAAGCATCGCGGTCATCAATAGGAATACGCTGTGTAGTAATCCAGAGAACCTTGCGTGTCATATGCGCAAGGAGACACGCCTTTTCATAGTTGGACTCCAAGCCACCAACATGGGGGAAGAGTTCATCTGCAAGGATATCCTCCACAGAAATGGGTCGTCCGCTCTTACCGGACCAAGTGTTAATATTCTGAGGGCGACCAAGATAGGTTAGCGCATCATCACGAGTTTGAATATCAGCTGCCTCCATCATTGATTCATTCAATATAGAATTATAATTCGTATCTCCATCTGCGCCGAGAATAAGATCCACAATGTCCTTATCGGTCTCCATGCCGAGTGCGCGGAACAAGACAAACAGAGGAATCTCAGTCTTCATGCGAGGAACCGTTGCGCGCAGCAAATGAAGCTGAGGATTCTTTGGATTATACACAATCTTCACCGCATTGCTCTTTGGGACCTGATCATTCAGAGGGCCAATACTCTTAATCTCTACAACTTCCACTTCCTTTGCAGTGTTGCGATTGTTGCGGAACACAAAGGGGCGATTCTCAGACATTCGCTCTTGACTGATAATTGCTCGCTCGCCGCCTTGGATAATGAAGTAGCCACCGAGATCTTCCGCGCACTCACCGAGGGTGCTAGGGTGGAGATAGTTCTGGTCACGCAGGAGACAATAATCACTGCCAACCATCACTGGGACCTTTCCAAGGTGAACATTTGGGAATACACGCTGGCGGATCTCCTTGATACCTCCACGAGTGTGGTCAATCATTGTTGTAGTCGCACGAACATCCACAAAGAGAGGCGCAGCATATGTAAGGTTTCGGAGACGAGCATCATTTGGCATCATTGGCTGAACAGAGCCATTGTTTTCGAAGATAGTAGGTTTGCGAATGGTTACATTCTCAAATTCAAGGTTCACTTCATATTCAAACTGAACGCTTGTACCAAATGCAGAGACGCCTGTTGTCGCAGCAGCATGTGTCTCTGCAGCACCAATACCCATCAGAGCATTCGCAGCTGTGGTTGAGAGACCTGTTGCGGAAGCTAGAGCAGATCTGGGACCAGATAGTGCCAACTCGGGGCTGCCACGCACAATGATAGGAGATGCCTGCTTGATAATTAGAGGAATCTGAATTGTAAGGAAATCATTATAGGATTCAATCTGGTGAGAAATAATCTGCTTACCATCTTTCTGTGCGAAATGGACTCCGAGAATATGTCTGAACGAAGGGAGATCTGGATGGCTTCCTTTTGTATAAGAAGAGTCCATTTTTATGTTTAACTGTATCCTATATTTCTAGGTTTTTGAAATCAATTTTTTAGAAATATTCCTTACATATGTATTTAGATACTTATGTAAGGAATATGAAAAAACTAGACAATTAATGCTTGCGTCTACGAGATACACGTCTTCTGCGCATAGTTTTTCTGCGTCTACCGCCTGACGAAGGAACAGAGCCCTCTTGCGCATTAGTCATGTCAGGGGGGGTCATTAACATTTTGACACCTACACTAGCATAATCTCTTAATATCACGGAAGGATCATTAGTAAAATGACTATAGGCCCCATTTTTATTTATATATGCAGTATTTGTGTTATTGGAAGCATTCTTTGTAAATTTCAGAGCAGAAAGTTCAGCTGGTGTAAGTAGGCGAGTTGTTCCTGCCACGTAATCTCTTTTAAATATATAATTATGTAAAGGCTTGTTTGGATTACTCTCTCTTACTACAGATTCTTCAAGTTTTGTAGGAGAAATGTGTAGTGGTAAAAATACATAACGCATTAATGATTGAATGACATAAACATTAACTTTAACACCCTTTGTTTTCCCTGCAGCTGTTAATTTGGCAATATTCATAGCAGTATCCTTACAACAGAAGTCGCCGGCTAGACCGACAATAAATACATTATGTTCGGTTGAACCAGCTGCTATTAAATCGTTTATACTAAATTTGTTACCTAGTTGGCTCTCAATTTGAGCATATGTATTTGCTTCACTAGGAGTAAATGGAACATCATCAAACCCCTTGCTAGGATCTGCTAGATAGCGCCCACCAGTTGCATCAGAACATGAACTTAATGTACCATCTGCTTTCCCAGCGCAACATTCTGGGCCCATCTGGCGTGACACAGAATACGAATCATTAGGATATTCTTCTGCGCCAAATGAATCTACATCTGGGTGCATGCCTTTGAAAATTACACTCGCATTTGGCAGAGCTTTGTATTTTTGTAAATCAGGCATAATAGTAGCGCCTGTAGAGTTTATAATACAATGAGGTGGGAAAGGTCCCTTGCGACCTGTATCTGGTCCACCTGCTCCAAAAAAAGAACAGTGATTTACATCATGAATATCACGAGAAAATACAATTTTTGTAAATTTAGTAGAGTTAGCATCAATAAATGCATTAAGATCCGGGATTAATTTTAAGCCATCTGCAACAGAAAATGCACCATCTGGATTTGCAAAATCAGGTTGCATATCAATTATAAGGAGACTATTTGTAATTCCTGGACCCTGTGGAACTTGCTCACTTGTTGCAAGGACTCCAGGAACAGCGTCCAATGCTCTTTGCATATACCGATTATGAAATTCAATAAGATCTGTCTTACCAGCATTTGCACTACCTTCTACCCATCCTCCTCTCTTTCTTGTATATCTTGGCATACTCTATACTATTAGTATCGAATTTTTGTGGAAAATTTAAAGATAATCAAATAAGTAGATGGCAGACCCTTCTGTTAAAACAATTTCAATAACAGGTAATGCTGCGCAACTAGGTGGAGATGGAGCCCGACGGAGAAACACCAGAAAATCTAGAAAAGAGGAAACAAAAATTACATATTTTCCTACAAGGGTTACAAATTTAATTGCTGGAGGGTCTTTAGCACCTCCAGTGCCTCCTGTTCCTGTTCAGCAAACAAATATTCCCCCACCAGCTCCGATATATCCTCCTAAAATGGGTGGTGCATCAACCTCCCACCTTAACACAAAGCTTATCTTATCACCTCCAAAAAAGAAGGAGACAAGACTTCTATTGAAGGGCCCTAAGCAAGCCGCAGCAGCAGCCACTGCTGTGCCTGATAAAACGCGCAAAGCGGTTCGGAAGATAAAACTGGGACTACGAGGCCTTACAACGAAGATTCACCGGGCCACTCGACTCCACAAGAAGGTGAAGGAGATGAAGAAGGAAGATATTGAACAACTTCTCAAGGAAAAGGGTCTACTGAAAGCAGGAAAGAAGGCTCCACCAGAAGCGCTCATGCGGCAAATGTATGCTGACTATTTAATGTTAACAAGTAGAGGTCTTTAAAAATGGAGCAAAGAGAGCTAATACTTTTAACTGTAATAAACGCATGGAAAAAAATAATTGAGACCAAGCTTATTCCGGTAATAAAGAAAACGATTGAAAATACTGATGAGTGGTTAGAAGGTAATATCTATAATTACAAGCCAGATATGATATATGAAGAAGGCTATTATGCAAAACAGCAAAATATAATATTATGTGCTGCAAATCCAAATATTAAAAAGGTATTAGAAATTGGCTTTAATAGTGGATTTTCTACATTATTAATGTTATTATCAAATCCAAATATATATGTAACATGTGTAGATATTAATATACATCCATATACTGTGCCATGTTATAATATAATTAAACAATATTTTGGAGACAGAATAAATTTATTGATTGGAGATAGTACAGTAGTTGTACCAACTATAAAGGATACATTTGATTTAATACATATTGATGGGGCGCATCACCCACTAATAGCCGAGAGAGATATTGTAAATTCTATAAGATTATGTAATAATAATTGTGTACTAATTATGGATGACACAGATATGTTTGAACTAAATACATTATGGAATCATTATATTTTCACATATAACTTGACTGATTACCCTTATGATCTAGTTGATACTTTTAAACATTCTATTAAACAATATGTTAAAACCTAGAAAACTAAATCATATGAATTTCTAATTCTTAGAATTTATTTTTGTCAACGACCCATTACTTCTGCTTTCCCATACGATACATCACATATATTACCCCCAAAACAAATATGAGCTCTTCCACTTTATAGGTATTAAGACGCCATCGCGGCACAATTTCACTATCCTTTTCAAAATCCGACATGACATCACATATCTGGCATTCCGTTCCCTTGTGAATATCAGTTACAGTATTCTTGTATTTGAAAAGCGCCTTTCCAGGTCCACACAAGTTAATAATATTCATCTGGCTACAAATGGAAAGAACCCAATCAATATGTCCCTGCACTGGATATATGTGGGGCATCGCTTTACGAACACCCTTCTTTGTTATAAGATACGCTAACATACAAGTGAATCTTTCAAGGCGGAAACACGTAGGATCGCCATTATATAAGGGTCCGGAGCGCTTTGTGTCAAGATGGGGAAGTGTTAAATATTGGTGGGGCGATAATATACAGAAATCCCACATTTCATGGTTCTGCATTACAGGTGATCCTTTGAGCCAGGTTTTCAATATGCGAGCAGAATCCTTTGTAAGGATAATGTCATCCTCAAATACAAGTGCAACTTCTGATGAACCATTCAAGAAATCTTCCCATACATTTACATGGCTCATATAGCAACCAACTCCACCCTTTGTGTTTAATTCTGCGTGCGATCTACGCTGACCTTTTACAATATTAGACCGAGTAAATAGAGATACTCGTGTATCATTCTCAATATTTAGTGATTTTCCATCTACACCTGACCATCGCCGTATATTGGGGAAGTCAGCTAGTCCAGGCTGTGCTTCAAAATGTTGCCATCTGTCACGCCGCCTGTCAAGGTTTATAACATATTTTGGTATTTTATCAAGATCCCAAGACATAGTAGCCCCTACTAATATAAAAGCACTAAAAGAAATAACACGTATTTAATTTGATAAGATGGCAGCTACAACAACCGCTACATATGATGACTATGCTCGCATCTATAAAAAATACAAAGAACTCTATGGTGAACAAACAGCAGTATTCTACCAAGTAGGCTCGTTCTTTGAACTATACGATGTATTAACAACTGCTTCAGGCGCCACGCGATGTAATGTTAAAGATATTGTAGATATATTAGGAATTCAACTCTCTATTAAATCTGGTGATACACATGATCTTCTATTTGCTGGATTCCCTGATTATACATTACATAGGTGGGCTGCTAAGCTCACTCAACTAGGCTGGACAGTGGTCGTTGTTGAACAGAAGAAAGACGAGAAGGGCAAAGTGGAAATTCGCGAAGTAACAAAGGTTCTCTCTCCAGGAACCCATAGTGAATCTATACAATCAGCCGATGCTCCTTATATTGCTTCCATTTGGCTTGATGAATCTACAATAACACCAACTCCAACCTATGGCATCTCTGTGCTGGACCTAACAACCGGTTTCTCAACATCTTATGAAGGCTCCACACGCGGAAAAAATAATGTCTGGTCAGCTGACGAAGCCGTCCATTTCTTCCAAATCTATTCGCCTCGTGAAGTAATTTTCCATTGGCGCGGCGACTCCTTTTCACAGCCAAATGAACCCACTATTCGCCGCGTCTTCGGTCTCCCTCAAACAACACGCAGTATTCACTGTCGTCATGCACTTCCTGAGCAACAGGGATTTCTGGAGAAGCCTCTCATGAGGGAAGAATTCCTAAGAAAACACTTCCAACCGCAGACACTACTTCCTGTAAGGGAGTATCTTCATATTCAATCATGGCCAAAGGTTGAACGCGCTCTATGTGCACTTCTTCAGTTTATGGAAGACCATTTTACTATGACAAATGGTCTCCAGGAACATACACCTTGGTCAAATGTAAATGCGTTACATTGTGGTAACAACGCATTAGCACAACTGAACTTCCTAACAGAACAGACCAACGATTCCATTTTAGGGATCTTCCAAAAATGTATTACACCGATGGGTAAGCGTGCAGTTAAGCGGCGACTGTTGTCTCCACTCACACAGCGCACTTCTATTGAGACGCGTCTTCAGCGTACAGCTTGGTTCCATGAAAACAAGGAAATTTATGACACAGTAGAGCGATCTCTACGATTTATGTTTGATTTGCCGCGAATTCATCAGAAGTTTATGAATTTCCGTATTCAAAGTGGGGATGTTCTCGGTCTTTACCAGAGCTATAAGGAGGCGACAACTCTCTATGAATTTCTAGAACATCAGCCATCAGCAAAACAAATTTATAAAGATATTACCCCGCAGAGGGCCAGCTTCACAAAACTTCTGGATACATGGTTGCTCCTCTTTTCAAAGGAAAAGGCTGAATCAGCTACAGATAATAATACATTTATTCAAAATGGTCTTTATCCAGAATTAGACACATGTGAAAATAATATTCGCGCCCTCTATGCGAAAGTTCAGGAATGGATGGACAATATCTGTAAAATTATGAATCTATCCACTGATTCGCTCCGAATTGAAGAAAAAGAGAAGTCGTTATTCTGCGTGAAAGGAACTAAACAGGTTATTCAACATTGCGAGAAGTATTTCAAGGCTCATAGCACAGAGGCAGCCTATGCAGGAATTGAGTTTAAGGTGACAAAATCTGTAGGACATAGTATTGAAGCTCCATTCTTGGAGCAGGCAGGCCATAAACTTATTGGTCTTCGCGCACAGCTAGCTTCGATTCTTGCAAGAGTTCTTCCAAAGGTGTGTATTACATTCTACGAATCTACTGGGTCTCTCTGGCAACCTATTGAAGAGTGGATTGAAGAGCTAGATATGAATCTCTGCTTCGCTAAAGTAGCACACGAACAAAACTATTGTAAACCAAATCTCACAGATAATCAAGGTGGTTCTTCGTTGAATATTAAAAATCTGAGGCATCCCCTTATAGAAAATCTTCAGAATCGGTCAAAGTATGTGACGCATAATGTGAACCTTGGGTCAGCGACAGCGACAGGAACAGAAGGCTCAATAGGCTGGCTCCTTTATGGGATGAATGCTTCAGGGAAATCATCACTCATGAAAGCAATTGGTATTGCTGTCCTTCTTGCACAATGTGGCTCCTATGTTCCCGCCAGTGAAATGACCCTTGCGCCATTTGAGCGACTTCTCACACGCATATTAAATGTAGACAATCTCTGGGCAGGTCTCTCATCTTTTGCAGTAGAAATCTCCGAGCTGCGCGACATTTTCATGCGAGCTGATGCGCACACTCTTGTTCTTGGAGATGAACTCTGCTCAGGAACGGAATCTGTAAGCGCTACTGCACTTGTTGCAGCAGGCATCCAGTTTCTCGCTAAAAAGTCCAGTAGGTTCGTATTTGCTACACATTATCATGATCTCTTCAAGATTCCAGAAATTGTTGCATTGAAGGGGCTCGCAGTCTGGCATCTTCGTGTGAGACATGACCAAGTAGCCGATATTTTAATATATGATCGAACACTCAGCCCTGGTCCAGGCTCTACGCTTTATGGAATTGAAGTCGCACGGGCCCTCAATATTCCAGACGAAATTCTGGAAGATGCGCTCAGATTCAGGAAGACTCTTCAGGGGTCAGCTACAACAACATCCGCATGGAACCCAAATATTTCTGTAAGGGAATGTGAAATGTGTGGTTCTCAAATTAAAAAAGAATTAGAAGTTCACCATATTCGTCCTCGTGCGGAAGCTTCATCTGAAACACGGAGCTTCTCAAATGGATTGGCGCGTGACTCTGTAAGGAACCTTATAGTTGTATGTGAGGGCTGCCATGATGCGCACCATAATGGAACGAAGCCTATTTCTCCGCTAAGTGATACATCTGTTGGGCCACGCCGATTATTAGAAAATGTGATTGTGAATCCTAAAAAGTCACAATTGTCTCCTGAAGAACTTGAAATTGTTCAGAGCACAATTAGTGGATTTTCACATTTGACTGCAAAGATGTTACAGTTTAAGTTAAAATCGGAGTTTAATATTATTGTTACGGATTCATTTATTCGGAAGTATAAGTGATTTAGCGGTCACTTATTTGCATAACAGTTACATATTTATCTTTATTGTTATTATCTATGTACACATTATCAGATACATTTGCCATAGCTCTTAATGCTTCTGGGGTATCTTCATCTGTTAATGGTCTTGCTTGTAAATAATAATCGCGGTGCCCGATAAGTCTAAATACAAAATTACCTATTGCTATTGGATTTGGATTTGTCTTTGTCTTATTGAGCATATTCATAAAGAAATCATATTTACTTATATTGTGTTCTTTTACATAACTTGTCAGTGCAGAATCAGCATCTTCTCTTAGCCCTCCTCCACGTTTCATGCGATATGATTTTCTTCTTGTTAAACGATGTTTTCTAGATTTGCGTGTATTACGCCGTATATGAGGCATTATTCTATAGAATCTTTATAATTTAAGCGCCATTAACATCCTGTATAACTTACGCCCTTACACGATTCACACCAGGATTCACCACATTCCGAGGAGGCGGTGTAGGGGTTGGTGCAGGAGGAGCAGGTGCTGCCGTTGAATCAACATTAACAAAGAGAGCCTCAATCTCCTCCTTCTTTTCAGGAGGCTGGATTGTAATGAGAAAATCCTTTACAGATTTGAGTGTAGTTGCTAGCTGGTCAATACGATTCTGAAGAGTACGCAGCTCATTACGCACCTGATTGCCTGAATTAAAACCGTAGCCGCTTCCTAAAACTGATGACATTTCTTACTACACCGGGATAATAGAGTTAGTTAGTTGAAAAAGACGCACTAGGTTTATACCTAATAATTTTATGGTGTAAGCATAAAATTGAACACAATTTACACATATTATTGATTAGTAGAAACAGAATGATTATTCCTATTCGCTGTATGAATTGTGGAAATATCCTCGCCGATAAGTGGCGTTATTATGAAAAGAAGGTCCGTGAGCTCAAAGGCGGAGGTGAAGGCGCCGCAAAGCCTTATTTCATGGATGCAACAACAGTTCCGGATACAGCTGAGAAGAAGGTTCTAGATGAACTTAATCTAAAGCGTTATTGCTGTAGAAAGCATTTCCTAACACAGCGGGATTTGATTGAGAAGCTATAGAATTCTTAATAAAAGATGGAACCTAATATAGAAGGTTCGCCCCAGGAAATGCAAATTGTATTACCATCAATAATTGCCCTTGTAATAGGCGGCGCAATAGTATTTGCGGTGCTTCCCCGGCTAGCAGCACCAATGTTAGTTGGTTTATCATTAGTGATCCTTGCTTTTGCGCTGTGGCAACATGTGACACTTTTTAAGTCTGAATATCAACTCAGCACATGGCAAGAACAACTCAAGTTTTATGCGCCATTTGTCATGGTAGGTGGACTCCTTTTATCTATTTTTAGCTATTTCGGTTTCTTATTCTCAATTGGTTCCACCGCACCAGAGCCAATTATGCCCAATATTCCATTGTTGCCATCCCCTAATACTGCAACAAACCCTGTGACAGCAGCTATTAATAATGGTATTAGAAATGTTGGTAATATGATTGCGCCAACAAATACCACAGGCACTAACTCAATTCTTCCTACTATGAATATTCTTGGCAATGCCAATAAGAATAAGAATAAGTCATTTTTTTCGCCAATCTAGATTTGGACACATCTATTAGAAGATGGCAGTAGGAAAAAAAACTAGAAAAGCAGGCCACGATAGAGCGGTGCTCTCTATCCCGGAACTGCGCAAGTCGTTTCATCATGTTGAAAAATATTTACAAAATGAGGTAACAAAAAATAAGAATATGTCGGCAGTTCTGAGCGGTTTCCGCAAAGAATGGAAAAATGTCTTTCATAAGGATCTGAGTGTTGGCGCGGCAAAATCATATGTGTCAAATATGATGAAGAAAACGAAGATGTGGCCTAAACACTCTGGGGGTTCTATGCAGCCTTTGTCAGGAGCTCCCTTAGATTATACTACAGGACCAGGTGTCAATGGTGTATATGGAAACTTTCCGGATTATGTTAATAAGGGCTTTGTGAATCCCGAACCCGGCATACTACAAGAATGTGGCACCAAAAATTTTACTCCTATACTATCTGTAGATATGGGCTCAAATCAAGTAGGAGGCCGCAGACGCAGAAGCAGATCCAGAAAATCCAGAGCGACTCGTAAAACAAGACGTGCTACACTGCGTAAACGCAACACTCGCAGAAGACTTTATCGTGGTGGTGCCAACTTCTTAACTGGTGCGCCTTATGCTGCGGAGATGCGCCCTTTTGTAGCACAGAACCCTGCTACAATGCAACATAATGCTATGTCGGCATACAAGGGTCTCCCTACATCTGCACCAGGAGAGACTTCAACCCATACAATCTCATATAGAATGTCACCTCACATTTCACCTTTGGGCGGCCAAAATATTGCTGGATTCGATCGTGATTTGCTAAAGGATATTAATGTATTATAATTTTACTAGCATATGTTAGAAGAAATGAACCCTGCAGCCAAGTCTTGGAATGAACATGTGATGTCTGTATATCGCCAGATGAAGGCGCGCAAGCCTAGCACTCGCCTTGGTGATGCGATGAAGGCGGCCAAGAAGACTTGGAAGAAGTCTGGCGGTGGCAACAATATGGTAACGCGTAAGAATCGCAAGTCCCGGTCACGCAAGAATACTCGCCGCAACTAAACAACCTCGCAAAACAGTGTAATTGTTATGTATAGACTATTGCTTGGAAGGGCCACTAAACGGAATGTTAGACGGGCCATATAACCACTAAATTATTAGCTTAGCGCTTAAGACAATACACACAAACCTAACAGAAAGGTAGGTCTGTGAGTATGGAGCTACAAAATGCAACCCCTCTTGGGGACGATGCCAGACAGTTATCAATGTATTTAATTGATACATATTTCAAGACACAGGCATATCCATTTACGAAGCATCATATTGATTCATATGACCAGTTTCTCGGAAAGGACTTACCTGCCTTAATCCGTGCTGCAAATCCGATTCTCATCTTGAAAGATAAAATCCCCAATACGGATGAATATCGCTATAAGGTTGAAATCTTCGTTGGCGGCGAAGACGGTTCGGCAATTGAAATAGGAAGCCCTACAATTGCGCTCCAGAATACTGAAGAGGTTCGTCTTCTGTTCCCGAATGAAGCTCGCCTACGAAACTTGACATATTCAAGTCTGGTTATGGCAGACATCGTATGTCGAATTAGTATTAGCACTACTGATCCTAAACAGCCAGGCTTAATTGATGTTCAGAAGCATGACCGCACATTTGCAAAGTTCCCACTATTTCGAATTCCTATCATGCTTCACAGCCGCTATTGTAATCTTCACGGAAAGGCAGCCGAGTTCCTGGAAGAGGCTGGCGAGTGTCCCCAAGATTATGGCGGCTATTTCATTGTTGGAGGGTCCGAGAAAGTCCTTATAACAAAGCAAGAACAGGCTTTCAATACTCTATATGTTAACACACAGGACCATGATAAGAAGATCTCCTTTTTTGCCTCTATTAGTTGTCTATCTCCTTCTACTCGCCAGGTAAAGCGGATTTCTTTCTACTTCATGCGTGAATTCCAAGTAAAGCGCATTATTGGAGATAGACCAGATCGCCAATATGCTACACTCCAAGTTGGATTACCTTATGTAAGGAAACCGGTGCCAGTCTTTATTCTGTTCCGCGCTCTTGGCTATCAGACTGATAAGGAGATTATGCGCCTTATTTTACCCGATGAGACTTCCGCTGAAACAAAGCTTCTAGAGCCATATTTAATTGCAAGTATGAATGAGGCATTCCCTTTCCTTGATACTTATAGTGCTGTTCAATATATTAAGAGCCTTACAAAGGGATTTAGTGAGGCGCATGTGCTTGATGTACTCAATAATCAGTTCTTTATTCATATTGATGTGAACCAGCCTGGAGCTCGCGCGGCATTCCTCGGTGATTGTGTGCGACGAATTCTGCGTGTAGTTGCTGGATTAGAGCCCAAAACTGATAAGGATGACACACGAAACCAGAGGCTCCTTGTGAGCGGCTTCTCAACACAGATGCTCTTTTCCAGTATTTATGATATGTGGAAGAAGGCTGTGGCACTATCAATTGATAAGCAATACAATTATAATGAGAAGCTCTATAGTGGCCTGAATTTCTTGAATATCTTCTCTGCGGGAAATACAAGTCTCATATTTCAGCCAATTATGATTACTGAAGGAATTATGCGGGGCTTCAAAGGTCGTTGGGGGTCAGGTCTCGGTGAAGACAAGGCCGGTCTAATTCAGCAGTTGTCTCGTCTTTCATATTTGGATTTCTTGAGTCATTGCCGCCGAGTTGTCCTTGATTTTGACACAGGTATGAAACTCACTGGGCCGCGTCATCTACACCCGAGCCAGTTCGGTTATTTCTGCACAAGTGAAGTGCCTAGTGGAGCTGCCATCGGTATTACAAAGAATTTAACAATTCTCACTTCAATCAGCACATCTTCTGACCCACTACCTATTGCAATCTTCTTATACAAGAGAGGATGGGTCTTACCATGTGCCGCTGCAACAGATGAACAGCGTGCAGCCTATGTACCATTTTTCCTAAATGGTGGAATTCTGGGCTATTGCTTGGAGCCAGTCAAAGTGACTCGCGCTCTCAGTCTCATGAAACGGACAGCATGCCTTCCACCATATGCGTCAGTTGGATTTAGTATGCGAGATCGCAGAGTATTCCTCTATGTAGATGAAGGTCGCCCATTAAGACCACTCATTTATGTAAATAAGCAAGTATTCCCCTTACAGAAGTTCAAAGAGCTGAAGACATGGAGAGAACTTGTGTGTGGATCTTTGCGTGAAGTGGACACATCTTCCACTGAGTTTTTTGACCCACTTGCAGAAAAAGTGAGGGCAACACCTGATGATTATATTGCTGCCCTAGAGTCGTACTGCGGTGCTATTGAGTATGTGGACCCCTATGAGCAGAATGAGACACTCATTGCGACATTCCCTGAATATATTATTGAAGAAACAACCCATGTAGAGATTCATCCATCCACAATCCTTTCTGTCCTCACAGGTGTTATTCCTTTCCCAAATCATAATCAGTCGCCGCGTAATCAGCTCGGTGACAGCCAGTCTAAGCAGGGCCTCTCTATGTATGCGACAAACTGGCAGAACCGCTATGATAATGCGTCACATGTCTTGTGCTATGGCGAAGCACCACTTGTAAGGACCCTGTATTATGATTATATTGGTGGTGGCAAAATGTCATATGGCCATAATATTATTCTTGCTATTGCAGCGTTTACTGGATATAACCAAGAGGACGGTATTGTCATGAATCATGATTCTATTCAGCGCGGCCTCTTCCGCAGTATAGCATACAAATCCTATGAGGCGTTTGAAGAGGATGACCCTATTAGCAAGGCGAAGACTCGCATCGGAAATCCAGCAAAGATTGCATCATGGACAGATATGAAGCCAGGAGTGGACTATGGTAAACTAGATGATAGTGGTATTGTAAAAGTAGGCGAATATGTTGATGAGCACACAGTTATATGTGGCAGATATATTCAATTACCAACTGGCACAATGAAGGACGCATCAGTTACTGGACAGGTATGGACTCGTGGACGTGTTGAAAAGATCGCAATTACCGTATCTCCTATGGGGCTGCGACTCATTAAGATTCGCGTAGTTCAGGATAGAACTCCTGAATTGGGGGATAAATTTTCTAACAGACATGGTCAGAAAGGCACAATTGGTATGTTAATTCGAGCCCATGATATGCCTCGCTCAGCTTCAGGAATTGTTCCGGATTTCATTATGAATCCTCATGCGATTCCCAGCCGAATGACGATTGGGCAGCTACTAGAGAATCTGTTTGGAAAAGCGGCGGCAAATGTTGGCGCAGTTGGAAATGGGACACCATTCATGAACCAGGGATCACCACACGAAGAGGCTGGTGCTGCTCTGGAACGGCTCGGATTTGAGAAATATGGTAATGAAATTCTCTATAATGGCCAAACAGGTGAGCAGATACCTAGTGCTATTTTTATGGCACCGGTCTTTGGTATGCGACTGAAGCATATGACAGAAGATAAGTGGAATGCTCGAGGTGAAGGCAGAAAAGAACAGCTCACGCATCAGCCGACTGGTGGTCGCGGCAACCAGGGTGGACTCCGCATTGGTGAAATGGAACGCGATGCAATCTCTGGCCATGGCATCAGCGCATTTGTAAGGGAAAGTTTCATGAAGCGCTCAGATGGAACCGGTTTTATTATATGTAATAGTTGCGGAACAATACCGATTTATAATGAGCGTCAGGGTCTATATATATGCCCATTATGTGATGGGCCTCTTCAGTATGCTGGAGAAAATTCCAGAAATCTGGAGCTGATTCCACCTGTTAAGCGCACAAAGGCATCTTTCAGTAGAATTGAGGAGCCTTATGCAATGAAGGTACTGGGCCAAGAACTAGAGACTTATATGAACATTTCTATGAGGTATTTAACAGAAGGTTCTCTACGCACATTAAGACCTATTAAGGGAGCTCCTGGAGAAGATGTAGATATTACGATTTTACAAACTGCATTACCAACACGGATAATTCCCACAATGACAGAGGCTCCTGAGCCAGTAGTAACTACACCAGCAGCTACAACAACAACACTACCTACTTTAGAATCTGTAGCTAGTTCTATCGGGTTAACAGCAACAGCACAAACACAAGCAGTTGCAACTCCAGTTGTAGTAATCAAGGAAAATCCCTTAGAGAATATGAGTGCATTACCGAAGATTCCACAAGTGTTTGCGTCTATTAGGCCACTTCAGGAAGTTGTAGAAACACAGCAGCAACAGCAGCAACAGCAGCAACAGCAACAACAGCAACAACAAGAAGTTGCGTTAGTAGAGCCACAGCAATTTCAGCAGCAGCCACCCACATTAACTCAAGGATTAATTGCAAATCAAATAGGAATTACTCCATCGGGTCAACAAGTCGCATATGCTATTCCTACACAGGCTCCTCCAGCACAGATGTTAATATCTCCTACCGCGGTAACTCCAGTTATAATGGTTGATACAACACAGCCGGCTATGACTGCGGAAGGTCTCTCACAACAGCAGCCTCAGCTATCACAACAGACATTTCGTGTAAAACGGCCTCAAGTCAGATTCCAAGAGCCAGCTCAACAAGGTGGGGGTGAAGGCGAAGGAAATTCTAGAGGATATTCGCAGCAGATTCAAATTATGAAACTAGGTTAAGCGCTCCCACAAAGTGGGACCAACCAAACTGTTTTTTAACCTCTAAGGTTAAAAAATTGTTAAGCGCAAAGCGCAAAACTATTTTTGAAGTTTATAACTCCAAAAAATTGTTAAGTTGTCCCACAAAGTGGGACTCACCAAACTGTTTTTAGCGGCAACCGCTAAAAATTGACCACTTTAATATTCCCTATAAGGTTTATTAGAAAGATGCAAGACTATGAACTAACAGATGCGATTTATCGCTCCAGGAAAACAGTCCTAGATATGGTGGAAAAGCGAGGATTTACAACAACTGCGTATCGTAACTACAGTTCTCGTGAAATTACATATATGATGTCCTCTCCAAATGGCGATGCTCTCCGAATGGATCTCCCTCATAGGAGCGGAACCGGTACTTGTGTTGTGTTATATTATCTCACAAAACTCAAGCAAAAGCTGAAGACATTCCTGGAAACACTGAATGATCCTGAGAAGCCTGAATATCTGGATCCAGCTACAAATGAGATTATCATTCTAGTTGCTGAGCCAGTTGTCGACACATTTCATCAGAATGTGTTAGAAAACTATCTAAATAAGAAAAGTCGCGCATTTATCTTCCAGATTCAGACAATTGTAAATGATCCAAGCAAGCATTTCCTTGTTCCAAAGCACGAGAAAGTTCCGGCAGAAGAGCATGCTGCGCTCTTGGAATCACTATATCTTAAACATAAAGCCCAGTTTCCTCTTATTAGGTTTCACGCAGATATGCAGGCTCGGTATCTCGGTCTAGTGCCTGGAGATCTTGTAAAGATTACAAGACCCTCTCCATCAGCTGGGGAATATATCCTTTACAGAGTATGTACACCTTAGATAAATTTAGTTATGAGTTAGAATAAGAAGATGCCGCGTTGGGATGATAATGTTCTAGCAGAGAAAACTCGTCTAGAAACTTATCGTACTACAACACTACCAATTGATATAACACGATCAAGAGATGGAGATCAACAAACAAAGGGTCCTGCATTAGATAGGATTAACCGCAATTTTTTAGCATATCAAAATCTTAATAAAGATTTATCACAAATTGTTCGTCAGGCAACTCCACAAGATATAGGCTCATCACTTGCAAGTGTTGGGCAACTTCAGCAAGATATTCTACAACTCAAGGATGATCTCAAAATGGCAACCGCAGACGCAGAAGTAGCAGCAGATAGAGAATCGCAGATTCAGCAAGATCCAGTAGTTGTAAGTAATTATGAGGGAATTGGCGCGAAAGTAGGGCTTGCTAAACCTCTAAATCGTATTTCAGTAGCATTATTAATTGGTTCTGGTCTTTTTCTAATAATAGTATCAGTTCTATTATTCAAAGAAAATATATTAGCTGGCATCCCGCCACTTCCAGCAATGCAACAAGGGTCCTCGTCCTCCATAGTAACATTCTTTAAGGATCCGCGGGTTTGGGGAACCTTATTCGGATCGGCCTGTATTGTTATTCTTTTCCTAACTCTCAAGATTGCTGGAAAACTTCCAATTCTTCCTTAGATATTATACTATCTTGTTAATAGATAAATGGCCTCAGGAATTTGTCCTACGGCGCCGACTACCTATACCACAAGTGAATTACAAGCAACATTTCCAGGATCAGTGTTGCCTTCTGGTGCTTCACGCACATCAGAGGGGCTTATGACAGACGCAGCCCTTAATGCGCATATTGCGAGCCTGAAAAGCGCAGGTGTAATCCCTACAAGGCCTATTATGGAACAGCTTCCATCTGGAACCGATGCAAATGACCCAAACACACCTCTTGCCAGATATATTCAAGCTGATAATGTATTTCTTAATAAGATTAAAACAGAATTCTGTTTTTATGAGGGAAGATACCGAGTGGCCCTTACTACATTGTTAAATAATGTAGCATCTGCGTCATTACCATCTGCTTCTACAGCAGCAACTAACAGCCAAAGACAATTTGAAATTTATCTTCCTATTACAAAGAAGTTAAATGAAAAATTAAATGATGTTACACAAATTGCAAATGCTGTTGCAATTGAAAGATATAGATTAAGTCGCAGTGATAATACTGATATCAATAAAATTAATGCGGACCTTGCTTCTCGCGCAGATGAACTGAAAGCCCAACAGAAAATATTATCATCGGATGTATCTAAGGCTGAGTTACATAAGCGGATGGTAGACTATACAAAGGAAAAGAACAATGCTACAACCAATTTACTTACCTTATATGCGGTATTAAATATTGTAGCAATTGGTGCGCTTGTTATCTTAGCACGGACTAGTTAGTGCGTTAACTATATAAATTCTAAAATTAAGAACTACTATTCATAATTTTAGAATCTAGTTTTGTTCTAGCTTCTTATTATTAGAAGAGCAGTAATGGCTACTACGGCCGCTGAAAGTTTGAAAAATGCGCAAGAAATTGAGTTACAGCAGGTTATAACTGAATTAAGAGGTGATCCCACTGCGTTATCTGGCTATATTGGAACAAAGCGTGATGGACTTGTGGATAGTGTAATGGGTAATCGCGATGACACCTTTAGCAAGACTTTTGGTGATATGGTTCGCAGTTCTAATACGCAAAACAACATTTATTACTACTATGTGCGTAATAAGGACTTAGACAATATGCAAAAGGAGATGCTGGATCGCAATAAGTATGATGTTGGCTCAGTTACTCATGATAAGGATGTTGCAAAAAGACAATACCAGATTAATGAATGGGCTTATAACAATAAGCTTGACACACTCTTTGTTCTTCAGATGATTCTTATTGCAGCTGTGTTACTTACACCATTACTCTATTTGTCCCGACAAGGCACAGTACCATCATCAGTATTAACTGGTGTTGGTATCTTATTTGCTATAATTATTGTATTAACAACATTTGTTCGTGCTAGATACACAATAAATGACCGCGACCAGAAGTTCTGGAATCGTCGCCAGTTTAGCAAGGCTGGGCGTGCACCACCGCCACTAAATTGCCAAAGCTTGGAGCAGGCATATTCATCAGCAACTGAGGGCGCAAATCAGGCTATGGCTGCCGGTTATGCGGTAGGTAGTAAAATAGAAAATACAGGTGACATGTTCGGTAACAGTTTTACGAGTTTTTTTTCAAGCACTTAGATAAGTAGATGGCATCAACTGTTGCATTAAATATAAATGTAACAGAGGCATTTGAAAAAGAATCAATTGAAGCCGATAATCTATATCAAACAGCACGCAGTTTAAAAGATATTGGAACTTCAAATTCGTTAGCAAATACTGTAAATAGTCAAACAAAAGAACTACAAAATGAAAAGGCAAGTATTCAAAGCAAAATTAATGAATTAAAGAAAAAAACTCGTGCACATGAGCGAGATTTTTTGGATCAACGAGAAGAAAAAGGGCCAATAGTTCCAGCATCACTGTTTCCCCACTCCTTACAAGATGGTGCTTTATCTTTTTTCATAATTTCTTGGATTTTATTTGGAATGATTTTGATTGGATTTGGATTTATGCCACCGCTTGGTAATTTTAATAGTGGAATGGGTATGATTGTAGGGTATCTTCTTGCGAGTTTTTGTGTGTATGGATTGATACATGGTTTTGCTTAAGCTGACCCAGCCTCCAGTGGAACGGATTGGTTGGGGGAAACTTTAGTTTGACCCAGCCTCCAGTGGAACGGATTGGTTGGGGGGAAACTTTAGTTTGACCCAGCCTCCAGTGGAACGGATAGGTGAGTTCTAAGCAGAACCTGCCTCCGATTCCTTATCCCATTGCTCAGCCTCCTCCTCGGTTGAGAACAGATGAATACCACGAACATGTCTCGTGATTGTGATATTCAGCTTCTCCTCTAGGCGCGTCTTGAACTCCGCCTCCTTAAGGCAAGTCTCCCTTGAACCACTATACCAGGTCTTATAGGTCTTGAAGATCTTTGTAAATGTGATATCCTCTGCCTCAGGCTCTTTGCGCACACAAGAGTCAAAGAACTTTCCGAAACTATCATACGCATTCTTATATTCGTTTGACTGTTGCAATACAATTGGCGGAGGATTGAGCCCTACAGTGAGATACTTCGTCTCGTAATAGTGCACGAGCAGCGAAAGGAACGACTGCCGCCACTTCTTCAGCTTCCCATCAAGAGCATAATCCTTCGGATGAATATTCTTCTTAGGATCAATACTGGAATCACCAGGGTCAACAAACTTCGCCTCAAATGGAAGCACGCGGATTCGCCGCCAAGTACCTACATCCATCGTGTTAATTGGCGGCAGCTTGTTACAGGACATGAAGAGCTTACCCGTAATCTTGAAGGTGTCCTGGTCCTGAAAGAGACCACGCGCCTCCACATCATCCTCGCCACTAAACTGCTTCATGCGCGAAGTATTAATGGGCTCATTCGGGTCAGGCTCCTGCATGATAATCATACGCTTGTTCTTAATCTTGATAATATCCGGATTCGCTGAACCACTATCAGGCCTCTTGCGAGTAATCGCAGTCGTGCTCAACGAAGTCAGATAGTCGCCGAGGGTATACCGCATCAACTCCACCAGCTTAGACTTACCATTACCACCAACACCAGTCATAATATAATAACACTGCTCACGATTCGCACCTTCCAAACATGATGCCAAGAGAATCAGCACATACTCGCGCAAGTCGTCACGAGGAAAGATCTTCTTAAAGAAATCCATAATCTCAGACTGATTCGGATCATCAGCACTATAAGGGATATACTCAAGCGGCTCAAACTCTGGGGGATTGTTGCCAGCCATGAAACTCACATAGTCCTCTGGCTTTCCTGGATTGAGAATAACATACTCTTCTTCTGCGCCATCTGGCCCGAGACGCTTTGCACGAAGATCCAATACACCGTTCGCACAACCGAGAGTAGTGGTAATACTATTCAGCTTCTTCTCAAAGTCTTCCTCATAGAAGATGGATGCCGCCTCTTTCATTACACTGTCCTTGAATCCGCAGGAATAGAGATTCTTCTCAATAGCAAGGAGCTCCTTGAAGATTAGATCGTTACCTGCCTCTTGTGTTCCATCACCCTGTTGGGCCAGCCACTGTCGCCGTTCCTTGCGACCTTCTGCGATCATATCCGCAACCTCATTACTGAGTTTAATTCGGAGCTCAACACCTTGTACCATCTTCTGCCACATATTCTTCCGATAGCGATACCACTCTGTGTTCTTGCTGTTCATCCCAACACGGTAATCACCATCATAGAGTAGGTTCATTAGCTGTGCAACATGATTGTGTGTATTCTTGCAGCGACCCTGTGAAATCCACTCAACTAGATCCGCCTTCAGAATCTCATTATACTTCTCAGGATTATCCTCTCGTGCCCAATAGTGTAGGCTCCGCTTCGTTAGCTTTTTTCCATGTGAAGATCCACCGCGCTTCCAGTCACGATACTCGCGATCAATATTCAGATTGCCAGACTTATCGGACTTCCTACTGAAGTCAATCCAGAGTTTGAACATATCCTCGGACTCATTGATATTTCGCAGACACCACTCAGTTTCACGCCAGGTCGCATAGTTGTCGGCTCGCTCTGTTTTCAGGCACTCTAGAACTAGGCGACGGATGAGAGCGAAGTCACGTTCAGACTGTGGCGGACTCAGATAATTCGCAACTAGTGGCTCCAAATCTACAACATCATTCAAGGGACCTGGTTTCGGACCAAGAGAAGGAGATCGTACGCGAGGAGGTGGGGGCGAAGTCCCCATTAACTGCCTGAACTCCTCGCGACTATCATCACATAGATGGCGGTCCTCAATAGTTTCACGAAGATTATAACGAATACTTAGAATCTCCATCAGCTGGCGATTGGTGTAAGTGCTCGTCGGCTCCTCATCAATCTCTCCAGTTTCCGTATCCATTACATACACCTTATGTAAGGTATATGAAGGGATTGTATGTTTTGACTCGCCATAGATAAACCAGCCATTCTTCTTTACAAGCGCCTCATCAAATACATCTTCATCAGCGTTAATATATCCAGTGGACTTGCGCTCAAATGTCTGCTGGATTACATTATTCTGAAGAGTCCAGGCGCGTAGTGCTCGCTGCTTATCAGAGGTCATCACAAGGTCAGGACTCTCAATGTGAACACCATCCTTTAGTTCATCATCCTTTCCTGAGCGAGGATTCCTGTAAGGCTGCGGACGAAGACACACAAAGAACCGAACATGCTGGCCGTTTGGAAACTCGCTTACAAATTTACGAACACCTTCAGAGTAAGTCTTCACAAACTCACGAATATGCCCATCATTGAACACGCGAGTTAGCGATTTATCAGGAGAATACTTAAAATCCAGATCAACAAGAACAGGATATGGCTTCTCAGGATTTCGCTGCTCTACAAGACTAATAGGCACAAGACGATGAGTGAAGAGATAATCATGAAGAACATCTAGAAATGTGGGATAATCCTTATCTGGAATGAAGAATGACCCTTTTGCAGAACCCATCCCTGTAAGGGAGAACTCGTTGCCATTCTTGGCATCAACAGCCCTCTCACGGATAAATTTGGAAATAGGGTGCTTGGCATATACTTCTGCCATTTTTGTGCTGGATTTGGCGACGAAGATGGCTATCAATTTTTATTACTTCGTAATAAAAACAGTTTGGATATTCCACTTTGTGGAATATCCAAACAATTTTTAGCGCATATCACTAAAAACAGTTTGATTGGCTCACTTTATGAGCCAACTTAACAATTTTTTGACCCGCACCCAAAAGACTTATTGTTATATATTTCCATACATAACAAAAAATCATTTATCGGCCAAAATAAACTCTAAAAATTCTCTCAGAATTTTTAACTACTAAATTAATTTATAATTATTATTATTGCTGTATGTATTCTCATAAATTATATAAGAAATATACTTGCCCTAGAAACAAATACAAATCTTATACAAAATTATTGCCAGAATACTTATTCCCAAAATTTAAATATTCTTATTTTTGCTGTATGCTTTCTTAATTTAACAGAAAGCTTAATAACAGGTTCCCTTTATAAATAAGTTATTATAATTTTTTGCTGCATGGAACCTTTTATCGCTTAGAGGCTGCGATCATGCCTAACGAGGGGGCGCCATTCCGAAAACGGAACCAGCTTATTCCCCTAATAGATACTGCTAGTATCTCTTTAGACTCTATCACACTATCAAGTTGTTAGCTTGTGCATTAAGTTATACTCCGCAATACGTTCTCGTACAAGATCGTACATGGAATCATCCAACTGAGCTCGCAGTGCGCCAAGTGGCGTCTGAACCTCTGGACCCTTTGCCATCAGTACCTTGAAATTGCTTGGCGACCACCCACTCAACATCATAACACCCTCTTCATCCGCCTTTGCGTGCATATCCTGACAGTTTGGAGATAGATTCCAAATAACAATCCGTGGCGGCGTCCAGCCATTCCCCTCTCCAAACATATCCTCACCAGCACGCTTGAACGCCTCGCGAATCATCTGAATGTGTGTCTGCCACGGCGCAGTTTTCACAACATGGCGATACGATGCCCCAGTATACTTAGAATTCTGCGACGAACCACACGCCTGGTCCCACGCCATATCTGTAAGGACAATAAGATTCTCAGGTTCCTGCCCAGGAGCCACTCGCTTTCGCTTCAGAGTCGCAAGCACCATATCCATTGCTGCCTGAAAGTCTGTGCTAAGTCCCTGCCCATAACCAGAAGCATTCACCGCCTTAATTCGCCCAACAATTCCATCCGCTTCAGAGAACTGGATCCACTTTGGTGTCGAATCAAATGTTAGCATCCGCCCCTTGAAAGCATCGGTCGTCACTTCCGAAATTAGCAATCCAAGTGCCAAACTCACCTGTAGTGGTAGACCATTCATTGAGCCGCTAAAATCGCACATGGGAATGGAGCGACCGAGACCACCGCCCTCTTTTGTACGAGTTACAAATGCATTCCAGGAGCCAATCAAACTATGTTCTTCATCCAATGAGATTGGCTTACCACCATATACATGTGCTACACGCAACTGCTCTACAATTTCGTGGGGATACAATGTATCGGCTCCCTTTGCAACAATCTCACCCTTTGCACTAGCCCTGAAATAGTTCTGGAAATGTTCGCGACATGCCATACGATCCGCATCTGTAGGGTGCCTCAGACTGCCTTTAGTAGAGCCTTTCCTGCTGATAATCTCATTCAGAAATGCCTTCTTGTGTTGCTGTATACAGCGCGCCGGCACAACTTCAGGCTTAATCTCGGCCCACTTGCCGGCGCACATAGCAATCTCAGTTGTTTTGAGGTAGCGATTCACAGAGGCCACACGCTTACGATAGGATGCTAGACGGCCAACTCGTGACTGCGTCTTATAGCCAAGATAGTCAGCAAGCTCACCTGCGAGTGGCTTCCCCTCACGAGGTAGCCACTTACAAAGTAGCGACGCCTTTGTTCCAGCAAGAACCGCTTTCTCATCTGCGATAAGCTGTCGCTCAACAAGGTCATAGAGTGGTCTGCGAGACGGCCATGATGGTGCCATTTCAAATAGATCAAACCATCCACCATAATGAGGAATAAGATCTAATAGAAAGATCGCCAGACGAGGCCTTAGTTCCATGATAATTTCCCACATCTGGTAGAAGAGTTTGCGTTCACCTTTTCCCCCACGAATCGCACGAGTCATGAAGGTCAACACAAACGGATCATCTACTGAACCAGCCGCCAATACTTTGCGCAGAGAATCCTGAATAGTCTTCTTGTCAGCACCCCTTACAAGAAGTGTTGACAACACAAGGAGATCATCGCCCACCTGGTCGGCACTATAAACATCGGATCCCTTTTGCCCACTCATTTTTGAAACTGATCTAGTTATTTCCAAAAATATTTCTTCAAATTTTTGCGGCGAGGGTCTAAATTCAACACAAATATTCCTTATAAGGGACGATGTCAAAGCGCATCTTGGCTGATATTAAAAATGTTAATGAACAGGAAACAAAAAGTCTCCGAATCCATTACTCTCCAAATGGGGAAAATATAACAAAAGGGCGAGCACTTATTTTTGGCCCTGGAGGCAGCCCCTATGAGGACCTTCCAATCTTTCTTGATATTCAGTATCCGCCAGATTATCCTTTCAGTTCTCCGAAAGTGAAATTTATTACATATGATGGTGTGACCCGCTTTCACCCGAATCTATATATTGAAGGGAAGGTTTGCCTGAGCATCTTGGGCACATGGCAGGGACCTGGTTGGACAAGCGTAATGAATTTACGAACGGTGCTATTATCTATTTTAGGGCTCCTCGATAATGAACCGCTTCTTCACGAACCTGGGTATGCAACATCTAAGGGGGCAGTTGTAAGTAAAACTTATACTGAATTTATACAGTTTAGGAGCCTTCAATATATTGTCAGTTGCCTTCATGGATGGCTAAATAAGATCCCATCTTATATGAATCTTCTTAATGATTTTGAAGAAGAATGGGCTGAAGCGCTTCCACAAATATGGAAAAATACAAAGCAGCGTTTGGAATTACTAGCAACAAAACCACAAGTATCTTGGCCTAGCATCGTATATAGTATGTCTGGTCAATCAAATTATCCTGAATTATTGGCGAAGCTAAATGAGATGAAGCCAAAATTTGAAGAGAAAGGTTTTAAATTATAAGCGTATAGAGAAAGAAGAATGGCTACAACTCTGAGGTATTGCCCCAAATGTAATAACCATCTAGTGTTTGATATTACAGAGAAGAGCCTTGTGCGAATTTGCCGCAAATGCGCATATAAGGAGGAAGAGACTGAAGGAGGTCTTGTGCTAGAGACAGTTGTTCAAGAGAAGGCGTCTGAAGCGTATAAGGTTCTTCTGAATGAGTTTACCCGACAAGATCCGACCTTGCCGCATGTTCAGAATATCCCTTGCCCAAATGAAGCTTGTATGTCACGGAAGGGAGTTGATAGACCTGATGTAATTATTATTAAGTCTGACCCAGTGAACCTCAAATATATTTATATTTGCAATGTGTGTTCGACACAATGGAGAAGCCGGTCTTAGTGAAGACGCTTCTAAAAGCCGGTCTTAGTGAAGACGCTTCTAAAAGCCGGTCTTAGTGAAGACGCTTCTAAAAGCCGGTCTTAGTGAAGACGCTTCTAAAAGCCGGTCTTAGTGAAGACGCTTCTCGCCAAATATAAAGAGGATGAAATTCTTGAAGATTATGAACTTTGGCTGCGTCTTCGCTATAAGGAAACGAATATACAGTTCTTCAATGTGTCTGAAATTCTTGTTGGTCATCGTATTCATAAGCAAAGTGCTTTTAATAATATGAACATTGATTATGTTCCTGGTCTCTTAGCTAGATACCAAAATTAGGGCAAAGAGCCACCAATTTTGCCTAGAATATTCCGAACTTGGGGACGTGCTATACGATTAGGGATTACTGCGTTTTTTTGTATGTTCCACATTGGAATTACAGTAAGTTTATCATCAACTTTCACTCTAGATATCTGATTATAATAACGAGGAGTTGAACTCAAACGATCATTATGTTCTAATAATAAAAACTCAGCTGGTTTGGAGCGCCAACCAAATGCACGACTCATTCCAATATCAACAAAAGCTAAATGGGGTCCTTCATCAGGCTTATCATCACAGCCAAGAAGGACACACCCTCCTTTATTACAGTTCTTATCTTTATTAGTGTTCTTATATGTTCTTATTATTTCATTATGGTGCTTAAAACTATCATCATTTGCTGTTGGACAGTGCCCAACAACTGTTAAATCATACTTTAATTCATTAATTTTATCACATACATCTTTGGAGGAGAATTTTTTTGAGGAGTCACCTTGTGAGTAAAAACGGGTCCATAAAGGTCCATTGTCATTTTTAAATATTAATTCGTCATCAATTAAACTCTTATCAAAGTTTTTAATATCGTCTTGAATATCAGTTTGTATTTTAATTGTAGTTGTGTTTAACATATTACCAATTTTAGGATCATGTAATCCAGCATGAACGCATATAATTTCATCTCCAATAGATAATAAAAAGTATGGACAACATTCATAAAATGGTTTAAGACACTCTTTTCTAATATTAAGAGACCGTTCTTCCTTTTCTTTTTTTGATTTTCCAATATAAAACTCATCGTGAAAAAATCCATCATCAGAATTAATTGCTGTTTTATGTATATAATGAGTTAAATGATTCCTATTAGAAAGTGTTTCAATATCATGATTACCAAGTGTAAAACGAACTTCAGACCCACGCATTCGTGCTTTTATACGAAGGTTATATAAAAAGACATGAAGTAATAGTTCAATATTACCATTTTTATCTTGCACTTCATTATAACTTTCCTCATCATCAGGATCCATACGCCTACCATCTACTAAATCTCCAATAATAACTATAAGGGTTGGTGTATCAGGAATCCATTCCATATCTGTGATAAGACCATATGGTATGAAATCTTTATATAAAATGTCCTTAATAATCGATTCATCTGTATATTTAATTATATTTGCATTTACTAAAAGTTGTGCAAATTTTCTTAAATCTGCATGGATATCACTTGTAATATATATATTTTTATATTTTTTTTTGTCAATTACCCATGATTCTTTTGATAATATGTCGCGGGTTTGTGTAAGTTTATCTGTAATTTGTTTAGGCAATTCTGTTATATTTGGTACACCTCCTCCATGTATTAGTTTAAGATCCTCTTCATCTAATAGTTCAAGATTTTTTACAGAAGGAGCAGGAGGAACAGCAGGAGCAGGAGGAACAACAGGAGGAGCAGGACTATCACTTCCTAGACATAAATCCCTATTTTCTTCACACGATGTATCAGAAATATCACTTCCTACACATAAATCCCTATTTTCTTCACATGATGTATGAGAAATATCACTTGTTAAACACAAATCCCTGTCAGTTTCACATGATGAATTTTCAGTAGAAGGAGCAGGGGTGCCACCATTTTCCTCTAAGAAATTGTGTAGATTTTCTACATTTTCAGGCTTCAAATTATTATTATCAGGTTTGTTGGCTATATCAGATATTATTTTTGCAGATAATTCACGCAGACTTGTGAAACGAACTGGTGATATAGTAATTGAATATAATATATCGTTATATAATACATCTTCCGCCTTTTTATCTTTCAGCCCTTCTCTTAATCCTGCCTTGAAATATTTCAGAACATCTGAATTCTCTTCACCTATATAAATTTTGAGAAGTTTGTCTGATATATCTGAATTTATAATTTCTTCTTCTATTTCTATAAAAGTCTGTAATACAGTAGCGTATGCATTCTGTTCAAGTATCTCTAACCGAATAAATTCCTTTTTATGACTTAATGTACCGAATAAATCCATAGCCAACTGTTCAATATTCGTAATTGAAAATAGAGAAGTAATATGGGTCTTTATAATTGCTTCAGGTGTTTCCCCAGAAAAGTAGTGTTCTATAATAGTATCAGTCTTTGTGTTAGGCTTAATATTATTATTTGTATTGGGGGAAAAATTATCAGTTGAGTTGGAAAATGTATCGTGCTTAACCATATCATTATTGTCATCACCGCATAATAATGCATAATATGCAAAGCAATGTATCAAAACACGTACAGTTGTTTCTCGTAAAATTATAATTTTACTAATCTTCTTATCATTTGGAATATTAGATTCCAAGATGGCGTTAAATTTATCCTTATAATTTAATAAATATATGTATATTGCAGCTTCAGCTTTATTATTTAGCTGAATTATGCTTAATTCATGGAATTTTAATAAGAATCCAGAAGGATTACATAATTTTGTATCATTTCCTTCAAGCATGAAACATCCATATAAGGATAAGAAATTTGTGCCTAAATGGGTCTGTGTTTTGAAGTCATTTGCATCAATAATTGGACATGTGTCTGTATTATAATTTGTCATAACAGTGTTACCATTATTACTGCTATTATTACTGCTATTATTACTGCCATTATTACTGCCACTATTATTAAAAACCAAAGGTCTTACACTATTATTATTTTCATCTTCAACAGGAGCCGTCTCCTCAGCAGCAGCATCTTTAGCAGCAATAACCTTAGCTTTAATATTTTGTGTGTCAATATCAGTTTCAACCTTTTCTATTTCACGCATAAGATCATCATATTCAGTTTCAAGAGCTCCAGCATCAAATACAGCATCTTTAGCGTTATTCTCTAGTATCTTATTTGTAGGATCAGCCTCATATGCAGTTAAAGCCTCTGTAGCTTCCTTAGATGCAGCTTCAAGAGTTGATATAATTTTAATATACTCATTATATACTTTACGTACTGTTTTATACTTATTACTAACATTAGCTTTATTATTTCCCTTAAATAAACTATTAATATTTACTGATGAATTTGTAAAGGGCCTTATTTCATCCATTATCGATTCAGAACCCTTCATTAGTTTATCGCCAAATTCACGCCAATATTTACTTGTCATTTTAACATCAACAGGAGCAGATTCAGGAGCAGATTCAGGAGCAGAAGCAGGAGCAGGTTCAGAAGCAGGAGCAGATTCAGAAGCAGGAGCAGGAGCAGGAGCAGATTCAGGAGCAGATTCAGGAGCAGATGCAGGAGCAGGAGCAGATGCAGGAGCAGGAGCAGGGGTATCAGCAGCTTCTTCTTTATTTAGAGCATTCGCAGCAGCATTTAATTCATTAGGAGATGATACAGCCTTTTTCATCATTTTTGCAGCTCTTTCAGCAGCTCGTGTTTCGGATCTATTAAGATATTTTTTCTGAGCCTGAAGATCCCGAATCATGGCTTTTAATAAAGCTGTAGGAGCTCCTCGTTCTGTTGCATTTTTTTCTTCCTCTGTAAACGTAGCCAACTGTTTATTAAGAGCGGCGCGCCTTTCTTCTAGGTTTTTTTTATCTCCTCCTTTTAATCTGCGTGTATGCTGCCGTTTTTTACCTGGCATCTTCTAAAAAGACCTTATAAATATTATTCCAACTAAAACGACGACGCTAGAAACGCATAGAATCGTTTCGCCGCATCACAATCTGCGTATTTCTCATAATCAGCCCCATAACATGCTGATAATTCATTCGGATGTTCAGCTTGTGATACATCACCAAAGAACTCTTTCCATGCTGGGGGCATAGTTTTGAGAAGCACTCCTCCTTTTGGATTATACCAAACTGTAGAGCAGTCGCGCATATTTGGTCTATCTTCGCGCTCAAACACCGAGAATGGAATCCATGTATCACGCCAAATATAAACCGGTCCCTTAATTGTATCTGGATTCAAGCGTATAATCTTCTGGATCTTCTCAGGAATTGGATACATATTCGGAGTAAAGCCCCACTGTGACTTGTAAAAGGCTCCATATTTCTCCGAAAACTGCTTCTGGTGCAAGTGAATCCGTTCATGTACTAAGAGCTGCGCCAGCTTCGTTGGAGGAAAATAAGCAGGAATACAGATAACTGAATCCCCTCGTGTATGAGGAAATCCCGCATCCGCTGAAGGCATCATATAGACAATCTGACCTCGTGGAAATGGCGGCGAATCTGTCACATATGTTTCTAAAGCCTTACTCTCAGCAAATGGGTAATAAGCAAATTCACTACGCGCACGAACATTAATGGAGCTCTCAGCTATCTTTGTAAGGTATTTGTCCTGTGTTTCAGCTTTTGCAAGAGCATCAGAAGCCTCAGCATCATGTAAAAAATACGGGGCGGCAATGTCAGCCTCTATTTTAGATTCACTCTGTCCCATTCTTATTAGTATCACTTAGCTTTTTTTTAATATTGTTAATACGATTACATGTCTTCACAATGTTTGTATCAGCCCAAAATGTGTCGATTGTTGTTTGTACTGTTTGAGATGGTGCTGCTACTCGCTTTCTTGGTGCTTTTATCTGATGTGGTTGCGTTGGCATATCATTTTGCGTAGACCCACCCGTTTTTCCACCAAGTTTTTCAAGAAACTCTCGCGTTTTTCCTTTATTAACAATTACTATAGCATCATTATACTCTTTATTCAAAATCGCTATTTTACTATTATATTCTTTATCCATAATCGTAATTGCATCCTTGAATAATATGTTAAAAGCCGCTGATTCACGTTCAGCTTCTTTCTCAGGTAAAGGCCGACCTAGTCCATATTCAGGAATCTTATCTAGCAATAGTCCAAACATCTGACAAATTGGGTTCGCAATCTGGTGTTCAATGTAGAACCGATAATCAGGTAACAACCCTTTCTGTTTGATATATGCCGGCGTTTCAATGCGTTCACCTTGTAGCTTTGGAGCCTCTTTCCCTACATCCGTGGCGACATATACATAAGAGATGCGATCACCAACTGCCGGCGCATTTCCTGGATCTCGCGCAGTAATCCTATCTGCGAGAACCTTGTGCGCAACTCCGAGTGGGTTCGCATAATCTGCGCGGAGCGACTTGGAAATAAGTAACTGTCCAAATCCATATTGACCGTTCACCAGATCTACTGCGCACTTCTTTACAAAATCCACAGCCTCAGGAATATTTTTCTTATTCAATAGAATCTTAATAGCTCCTCCATAAATGGTCTTTACAATCTGAGCGTAATCTCGCCGCTTCAGCGCAACACCCATAAATGCCTGCTTGAAATTATCCGCGTTTTCCTCATACATGTTGCCAATATACCGCTTTTTGCTGAAAATCAGGAACGGCCAATACACCTTATCGAACTCAAAGTCATGCGGTGCTTTCAATGCACCAGACACAAACTTACCAGCCTCTTCTGTAAGGTGAATTGTTGCTTCTACTGCTGCGCGACCCTCCAACCGCTGTCCAGTTGCAGGATCTCTCGGATTGAACGCAATGAAGAGAGAATCCGTATCACCATAAACCGTCTCCGCCGAACAGCGCGGATCCGCCGCATCAGGTCCATAAAACTGCTCAATTGCTGCCTTAGCGAATAGAATCTGCTTTCGTCCATACGCTGTTACCGATGCTGCCAGACTTTGTAGGCGAACTTTGAATGTTCCTGAACCAAGCTGACCATATAGGGAATTCGCAGTAATCTTGTATGCATTCTGTTCAGCATCAAGAAGCGCCTTCTTGAACGGATCAGTCTCTTTCTCCGCCTGCTTGCGTGTTGCTTTGCGCTTTGCAAGGAGCCCTTGGAGAATCTCCGGAATTGTACCCTTCACATTCTGTGCGTAGCGGCATACTCGTGTGCCAACCTTCAGTTTTGTAGGGATTTTGCGTGTGTCGGTCGGATCAGGACGCAATAAGTCAAATTCAATATCGGTATAGTCTACACCGGCCAGCCCATCAAATTGGTCAGAGCCGAAAATCTGTTCAATAAGTGAACCATCATCCTTATAATCGCGAATCCACACAAGTGAATCGTGGCTAATATTCTCCGAAATGATTGTGCTCGGATAAAGCGACGCGAAATCACACACACCTACTGGCGATTCCGTATAGAACCCCGCTTTCGGGTCAAGAACAATCGCGCCCTCGTAGGAATCCTCTGGTCCAGAGTCATCCTCAATAACCGCATCTCCCTCATCGCCGGTTTTTGCAAATGGGTTTGACCCATTATTCTTAGGAGCCGGCAACACAACAATCGCCTGGTTCTTTGCATGACAGAATTTGAAGATGAGCGACTCGCACTTAATACCTTGACCCCTAGAGAAGATATAATTCACAGGCACAGAGCATACATTTGCCATCGACATCGCATTATTGAACACATCGAGTTTCTTGAACAAATCCAGCACCAGTTCACAATCTTGAATACAATAGCGCCCAATTGTCGCACGATCCGCCGCCGAACCCAGATGGAGTTTGAATAGCTCCTGCGGAGACACATCGTCCTTCACAACGACCCACTTTACCGCATCCTCCGAATCAAACTCCAATTCATCCGCAGCGCTCAGAACGAGTGTGTCACCATCCACTCCAACTACAGCCATCTTATCTGTAAGGCTCTCACCAAGTTCATCCAAGAGAACAATGCTTCGCCCAAGACCGACCTCTGTTGCGGCGGATTTGCCAACCTCCAAGCGGATCTGCCCCGCCTCTTTATCAATTACCAAACCCTTCCGTTTTCCTGACATGAAGTTCTTTGTTACTTCGTCCAGCTTGTAAGACGGCAAATTATAGCTGCGCTTTACATAATTATAGAGATCAATCTGGAGTCGGCCATCGGTGGACCAGACATACATGAAATTGTCTCCGAGTGCTGAACTACTGAGAAACTTCTCCTCCAGGCGAATATGGGATCCAAATGAACATAGCCGAGAAAGGGCCTCAAGCTCTGACGCAGGTGTTGAGGAGCCTCCCTTCCATGTGGGAGCGACCTCAGTCGTTAGTCCAAGTTCTACAGCGCGCTCCCACACATAGCGCTCGTCAAAACCGAACACATTATACCCTGTAAGGATATCTGGATTTCGCGCGGCGATCCATTTACACCAGCCACGAATCATCTCTTTTTCATTTGGAAACACATGAACCTTTGCTCCAGGAATAGGGTCGCAGCTCGGAAACACAAAGATGTGCTGCTCAGATTCTGACGAGCCTAGACGGCGAAGGACTGTTCCGATCTGAATTGCAGGATCACCACCAGGCATCTGGTGTTTTCCAAACACTCGGTCCAGTTCTGCGCCAAGTTTCTGGATCTCCTCTTGGCGCACATCATATTTCATTCCTGAACGAGCTGTGAGAAATGTATTGACAGCCGCCTCAAACGGCCCAGACATTAGAAAGCTCTCAATGTCTGAACGCTTGAGAGGCTTCTTTCCTTGGAGTGTCTTCAGCTTAATCTCAGAGCGCAAACTCTTAGAATCAAATACTGCTGCGGAGAAGCGGCGACCGAACTCGTCTGCGGTTGTGATCGCAGGATTCTCCAAGAATGATTTGATAACATTCGCATATTTCTTCTGAGCAAGAGGGAAATCACCTGTTTGGGAGAAACACTCAATATCCCAAGATGCGATTAAGAATGGCGCAGTAGGTCTCGGAGGAGGTCCAGCCAATGGGAGAATATCTGTATAATCGGAGCATTCAAGCACATCATTCTCCTCCAGCTCAGACTCTTCAATCCCATCCAGAGTAGCCCAGCCACATGCGGTCAGATTCTGAATATGTAGGAACCGAAGCATGGGATCCAGATTTGCCTCAAAAATTTCTGGGTTGACCCCAGGGATAAAGGGCGCGCCTAGTTGGTGATATTCTGGATTATGAGGCTCATGTTTACTTTGTGCTTGTACTCGGCGGATTTTAGAGGCGTCTGTCTCAGAGAGGCAGGGCTTCTGGGTCTTCACATCCAGAAACATGTTCTTGACAAGACGAAACATATTCAAAGAATTAAAAGTCAACTTCAAGAAAGGATATTTAGCACCACCAGTATACTCAAAGAGAACCTCTTTTTCAACATAGTCACAATCTATTTCATTAGCTCCATTTCCTAGAAAGATTGTAAGATAATCTCTGATTTCTTGAATAGCTGCCTTAATATCCGCAGGAGAGCCAGATGGTAGCCGAATATAGAAGAATGGAGTAAATCCACCAACATCTATGCGAATACTCTTACCAGACGCAGTAGAAGCAAAGATGTGTAGAATCATCTTTTGCGAACGGTCATCCTGATACCGATCTTTAGCGATGATATCTAGTATGTGGAATTGTATGGGCATTTTATATGTGTGGTGCTCTTAATACTGCATAAAAAACAGATCAAATTTTTGTCTCCTTACTATAAAGTATCATATACCCCGTAGTAAGCATCTTAGAAGATAATTTATCGTCTGTGTGTAGACTTTCGTCTCTGTGTGGATGTTCGTCTCTTAGTAGGTTTTCTGCGTGTAGACCGCTTTTTTTGAGAGTATGCTGCAGCTGCTAAGAGAACCGCAGGTGGACCAACTCTTGTAGCAATTGTTTTAAGAGTCTCAAAAAGAGAGCCACCTTTCATCTTTTCTGTTGAAACAACATCCGCCGCAATATTGGGAACAGAAATAGTTGGTCCAAATTTAGCAACTGTTTGTGGCAAAGTGTGTTTCGCTTCCGGTTCAGGAATTGAAGCTGGCAATGAAGTCATAGGCTGAGACGCAACTGTTAAAATATTATTACGATTATTATTACGAGTGTTATTGACGCTGTTATTCACACTCTTAGTAAAAGCAGCAGGCTCAATAACCGACGAATTCAGAATACTCTTTCCCTCAGGTGTTCCAGCATTTCGCACAATTGAGCGCATGGTATCCATATCACCATGATTTGGTACTGCTTGGCTTACTGCAGCAGCATCTCCCTTAAAGTTCACAGCCTTTCCGTCTTCACCGATTAAGAGAACAGTTGGATAACTTGAAATAGGCTCAGCCCGCTTTGTAAGACTTGTCGATGATAACATATCATCCCTCACGCGAGCCATGTTTATAGAACGGTTTGTGTCATTCTCAAGCTCTTCCCACATAGGCTTATATTTTGTGCAATGTCCGCACCAAGGAGCATATACAAATACAAGGATTGGCGCCTGCAGCCCTTCAAAATTCTTAATCTTCTTTGTGCTATCTACATCTACGGGCGCAGAAAGACGCCCTGAGCTTCTTTTCTTCTGCGAAGACGGCATCTTCAACTACTAATAGATATCAAAGAATTTTAAAAACTATCATTAGAGTTGGTATCATCCAAATGAAACTTACAAAATTCTTATACGGACTAGCTGGCATATTTCTAGCCGTATTGGTATATTACGCAATCTGGAAGCTAGTTATGGGCGCTAGACGTAAATCTGAAGGCTTTGATGATGGCCCCGCATCAGCACGCACAGAAGTCGCCCCTGCTGGCAAAAAACAAGATACAAAACATCTATTTGATAAAGGCGATCTACCAAATATGGTATTAGACACGAGCGCCCAAGTTGAGCGCCCCTATTTAACAAATCCCATTAATTCACTTGATGATTATGAATACAATCTTGTTTTCCAAAATGAAGGGGAGCGCGACCTTTCTGATACACAGAAAAATGTATTAACAGCACAATATCCGTTTGATTGGTCTAAGTATCCCCCATCCGCCGCCCAATTCCAGGCCGGCGCCAGTCAAATGTATCAAGCAAAACCCACAGACCCAATCCCAACAGACACCTATAAGGCAATTGAAGGGGCTTCACTGGCACCTCCAGATATGGAAGCAACAGAAGCGGAAGAACGGAAGATTCTATCAACATATGCTCCAAAACATGCAGGAGACCTTACAACATATAATGTGGAAGATGCAAGAGAGCTGATTCATAAAGTATATGATTCTCGTGGACTTATACCTGAAATTGTAGAAAAGCCCAATAATGTATATGAAGTCAATTATACAAGAGAGAAAGATGAAAAAATAGTATACGAAGATGACCCACCGGCTTTGGGTGCAATGGGACAAACATATTCAAACCCGAACTCATTTGAGGCCAATGTGCGTGTACCGTCAGCAGCGACAGATACCGCAGCTGGCCTTGACCCTTTCTATGAACCTCGCACATCTATGCGGACATCGAAGAATGATTACACAAAGTGGACACCAGGTCTGGAGAGGATGTTTGCTCCAACATATGAGAAAACTACATGGAACTAATTATATGCGCTAATATATAGAAATGCCGCGATCGCGTAAAACAATGAAAAGGCGCGGCTCTTTACGACAAAGAGGGGGAGTTACTGCAGAGGATCAAGACGCAGCGCGTGAAGCTGAGCTGGCTGCTGAGCTAGATGAGCCAAATTCTGCTAATAATAAACTTCCAAATGGATGGTCATCTGCAAAGAATGAAGATGGTGATATATATTATTATAATAATTCTACTCCTTCATTTACAACTAGAAATAAACCAACAATGAGTTCTGTTAATGCGCGTGCTGCGCGCAATGCTGCCCCTGCTAATGAGCCCCTTCCAGCTGGATGGTCATCTGCAAAGAATGAAGATGGTGATCCATATTATTATAATAATTCATCCCCTCCATTTACAACTCGGAATAAACCAACAATGAGTTCTGTTAATGCGCGTGCAGCGCGCAATGCTGCCCCTGCTAATGAGCCCCTTCCAGCTGGATGGTCATCTGCAAAGAATGAAGATGGTGATCCATATTATTATAATAATTCATCCCCTCCATTTACAACTCGGAATAAACCAACAATGAGTTCTGTTAATGCGCGTGCTCTCGCACAAAATCCAGCTGCTCCTGTTACTCTCGTACGAAATGTAGATGCTGTTCCTGTTATTCTCGCACGAAATGCTGCTAGCGCGGCTCCTCCTGTTGTTGCTGTTGCTGCTGCTGCTGCAAATGCTGCTGTTAATGCAGGCGCTACTAATACAAATGCGGAGGTTGTTGCTAATGTTGTAGCTGGTGTTGTTAATAACGCTGTTGAGGCAGCGAATGAAAAAGGCACCCCTCCTGCTGCTGCCGCTAATGCTGCTAAATCTGCTGCTGTTAAGGCAGCTGTAAATTCTGGAGCTTCTAAAACAGTTGCGAAAGCTGCTGCCTCTGCTGCCGTCAATGCAGTTCAGCGCCCTACTCTCACTGTGCGGTCATTGGGCTCCAGGGCTACAGCGAAAAGACCACCTCCTCCACCCCTATCTAATTTTGCACAATCCAGGATTACTAGAGAACGCGGTGCAAAAATATATGAAGAAATACAAGCAGGTACTAAAACAGCAACTCCTGCTCAACAAGCTTGTATAACAAAATATGAGGCTTGTAAAACACGCAAACAAGCTGGTGGAACCCGCAAAAATGTAAACAGAAATACTCGTCGTTAATTAGAATGGCCACTCATAGAAGACACCGACAAACGCGAAAATTGCGTAAATATTCTGGTGGCACTCCTAATCAAAATGCAGAGTTATTAAAAATAAAGAACAAACTTACACGTGTAAACAAATCCGCAATTAGACCCAACAAACAAGGCAAAAATCTATATAATATATCGCACCATCCTTGGAATAACGGATTTAAATAATTTTCCGCACCCAAAAAAACTTATCTAAACAATTACCTAATTATTTAGATAAGTTTAATATATATGAACCCCTCAAATACAGTAATCGTAATTTCAACATATAAGACCCCTATTCCATATGCAGACCGACTTCGCCAAAAGGGATTTGAAGTCAGAGCCTATACAAAAGAAAACCCAGATTCCCCTTATAATGTTCCTAAAAATGTTGGCCAGGATGCAACCGCTTATCTGAAATATATAATTGATAATTATGAAAATCTTCCAGAATATTCTATAATGACACATGACCATGAATATTCACACCACCAAGAAGGAAATATAGTGGATTCTATAATTGGTCAAATTGGGAGTGAGGCAACATATTATAATTTTAATATTGTAAATAGGGGGGCTGAATTCTATATGGGGGAGACAACCCAATATATAAAATGGTATGATGAATTTTTGGAGCCCTATTTGGGTCCTCTTAAACAATATGGAGAATTTGTTCTAAATCAGAAATTAAATGGGCAATTCTTAGTACATAAGTCACTTATCACAGCAAATCCGAAAAAAATGTATGAAAATATATATAATTGGTTTATGAATAGCAATATAGATTGGTTCATTTCATCAATAATAATAGAAATATATTGGATTCTTATTTGGAGACAAATTCCTCCTCTTTCAAATCTTCCTAAGATTGCGGTGTTCACAAAGTATTCTGATGAGCTCGATAATGAAGTTTCCTTAAAATACACAGATTCTATATTTGATTTCTTTTGTTTTACTGGCTCTGACACACAACTACCAACACAAACACCAACAACCAGATGGAAAATAATTCAAGAGCCGCTTCCTGAAGATACGAAACCCTATTTTAAAAATTACGATTGGATTATGTATATTGACCCATTAATTAAAGGGATCTGTTATGACCATTTATTTACAGAATTATACTATAAACAATTATTAGATCAACCATTTTTTATAACAATCGCAAATGATTCCAATAAATCTTTCTTTTTCATGAAAAACACACATATTTCATTAATAAATGTTCAATTTGCAGATTATCCAATTGAACATAGCCCTGTATTAGGTCTACATCCTAATAATAAATTACACCAGCTTAAAATATTTAAACTATATAATGATTAATGGTTCTAGCTTCTATCACTCTTGATAATCGAGAGCATGGACTTATTTCCCTCATGCCAACACGTGAAGTTAAACAACTTCCTGTAGGAGATGCTTGGATCGGTATTGGTGATTTAGAATGCCAAACTTGTGGTGTAGTAGTTGAGAGGAAAACAATTGCGGATCTTGAATCGTCACTTTCAGATGGTCGCTATAGAGAACAGCGCACTCGTCTTCTCACATTTTGCGTAGAGAAAAATGCACGACCGCTCTATATTCTTGAAGGGGCTCTGCAAAACTCTTTCAAAAAGAAGATTCTTTGGCAGGTATTAACTCGTCTTTGTCTTCGCTATGGAGTAGGTCTCATGCAAACAACTTCCACAAAGGAGACCGCTGAGCTCTTAGAGACAATAGCTCACCAAATCACAGAAGATAAGGAGTGTTTCAAAGCAACAACACTATCTTATTCAGATGTAACATCTTTTATCAAGAAGACCAATAAAGACGACCCAGAAAACTTCGCTCTTGCGGTTTTACAGCAATGTTCAGGAGTTAGCGCAGATAAGGCGAAAGCTCTCATGGCAAAATTCAAGAGCCTTGAAGGAGTCATGGCGGCAACTGAAAAAGACCTGGAATCATGTGTTACTCCGAATGGGCGGAAGCTTGGGCCTGTCCTGGCAAAAAGACTTTCAAGTAGTCTCCATTTCTCAAAGGAATAAAATGCCGCCGATTCTCAGGCCCGATAATTTTTCTAGAAATTAAATACTCAATAAAAAAATTAAATTCTTCGCGTTTATGTTCAATATCATCCTCTTGATTCTCACTGTTATTCGCCATAAGATTGAAAATCAAGAAGTTATTCTCAAATACATGTGCGATATTATGGCAATTTAAGACATGCTCTGCTGGAAAAATCTTCCATGCATCTGGAGGATATCCTAAAATCGCTTCCTTAATAATAGTTTGGTCCATCATTTGCGGATTTTCTATACATTTCTCAAGAACTCGCTCCCAGAATGCTAATACTCGTGCCCCTGGACGCAGAAACATAGAACCAATCTGTAGGGACCCACCTTCAGGGGAAAATATCATCTCAAGTTCTGGAAAACTATTATATAATTCCATTACATGGACTGCATTACACTTATCACGAATATATATATCAACATCTGTAAATAGGAATCCTTCGCCATAAGGACTTTCCTTCAAAATCTTAATAATCTCCAAAACTTTTATATTACAACCAGCCCAGGGAGAATCTGGAAATTGTTGGTATAGTTCTTTTGAGAACCGCTCTTGAGATATGTAAATAGGACATGCCTCAAAACCAGCTTCTGTAATCGCCTCTTGTAAATATTTATGAAACTGGCTATATTTTTCGCTCCAGATGTAATACCACTTCATTGGGTCTTTCTGACCCCCCTATGAAAAGTATTTCTTGCGAAAAACCTCCATATTTTGAGCTCCCATAGATAAATTACATTTGCGACAAATTGGCCTCAAATTATCAATATGGGTTGTGCCACCATTTATCTCAGCAATAACATGGCCGGTATCAAACTCACGTTGTGTTATCTGCGTCTGTTTACACACTGTACAAGGAGCCGACCCTTTCTCGGCGCCAATATAGCGATTCCAAACACCAGTTTTAAGGGCCTCATGGATAAGTTTCTTAGGAATCTTCGTTTTTTGGTGAATTATGATCTTCTTTTCCGTTATAATCTTAATATCTGACAGTGGTGGTAGTGATGGTGTAGGTGGTGTAGGTGGTGTAGGGGGTGTAGGTGGTGTAGGGGGTGAAGTAGGAGGAGCACCAACAAACCCAGCAAACAAACCATGAAAACTTCTTCGTAAAATTTTGAAGTCAGCATCCGGTACTGTTCCATATATAATATAGACATGCATTAGCGTGCCTTCTAATGCTGTTTTGGAAGCAGCATTCATATAATTTTCCAAACCACCCAACATGAAGTCACAAATTATATTGATACGATTACAGCCATCTATTAATTCATAGCGGTCATCATCCGTTTTATTAATAACAATAGGAGGAAGAGGTAGTCCCCGCTTTATAAAGTTCAAATACTCTAATTTCTGATGTAAGGACCAAGTACCATTGATATATTTACAATTAACACTGATATTTTTCAGAAGTTTATTATAAAGCTCTGGAAGATAATAATCTGTATGCGTATAACGAGTGTCCATTACTAGAACTGAAGTAAATCATTCACCGTATTTTGTCGCTGAGGATTACCGGTCCCAGTAATCGCTGTTAAAAATGAGTTGGGAGGGTTATATTCTCCTGCAGAACGAGCCTGCGCTTGTTGCGGTGGTAGGAAAGATGTGCCAATACTGGCCGGATCTTGGAATCGAATCGTCTTTTTGGGAGGCTCTTGGCCTCGTTGCGGACCTTGTGCAGTAGAGGGCTTTGGTGGCGGAGGAAGCATAGCCTTCATTATAGGGGACTCTTGTAAAATGTAGTTGCGTTCGTGGTGTTTCCATGACACATACAACATATTTGGATATGTATAACGAACCTCGTAGCCAGCCTGACGTAACTGAAATACCAAATACACAACGCAGTCCTCTAAGTCTATTTTTGGAAGTCCTAATACAAATGGTGGAACCGTATATATAATCCAATTATTCGCAGCAACACGAGATGCGCTCTTGATTTTTGTATAAATCTGTTCAAGTAACTGATTATATGCTCGTAGGCGAGCCTTATCACGCGATGTCCGTTGTTCAAATAGTTGACCAGGTCTTAAAACAGGAGTAGCCCCCTCAGGACCTGACATTCTCGCTAAACTAAATAAATACTAAAGAGTCTAAGTTTTTTGTTCACTTGTAATTAGTATGGTTGACCTAGCCGAATTTAGACCTAAACCTAGACGGCTCGTTTTTAGCGGCGGAGGTATTCGTGTCATATCTTTTGTAGGGGCTGTTGAAGAGCTACATAAGGCAAATCAATTAACACATATCCAAGAATATGTTGGCGTTAGCGCTGGAGCATTTCTAGCATTTATTCTTGTGCTTGGATACAATTTTGAGGACATTAAAAATATTATAAGGAAGTTCGATTTTGGTAATATTCGGAGTATTGATGACCCAATGCAACTTTTCTTGTTTAATCAAAATTTAGGTATTGATAATGGAGATAATTTAGTGAAATTGCTACACTCTCTATTAAAACACAAAGGATTCACGCAAGATGCTACACTTAAACAAATAGCTGCTGCTACAAAAAAACACTTCAGGTTTTATGCAACAGACCTCAATTGCATTAAATCATACGAATTTAGCGATAAAGCCACGCCTGACGCGAAAGTTACCATTGCACTTCGTGCTTCAATGGCCATACCATTTTACTTTGTACCTGTAAGAGACCCTCTTACAAATAATATATTAACAGATGGAGCATGTATTGCAAATTACCCAATAGGGCAATTGTCATCATTTGAAATACAGGAAAGTATTGGATTTACTTTTGATGATTATAAAAATGAACATCAAACAATAAATGGGGCTTTTGAATTTTTGAATCAGATTATGTCTTGTTATTGGGTTCCCAGAAATAAACAACTATATACAAAATATAGCGCAAATACTATTATTGTGCCTTGTAGTAAGTTTCCTTCGTGGAACTTTGAAGCAACTGAGGAAGACAAGACAAAACTAATGGAACTAGGTGGAATCGCCGCGAGGAATTTTCTGAAAAGCGTTTCCAAGAAGCAGCAACGAAGGCGGTCTGTTTCTTAGACTCTAAACATTTGTCTTCCTGGAAACTCCAAATGTTTTTCAAACATTTTCGTTTAAAAACTGAAGGAAGCCAGCCTTATTTCTCTCACCTGAATACTCTACTATGTTACCCCCTGGTTTCTCAAATAAGATAGTAGGGTAGCCCTTCACAGGCTTGCCAGCTGCCGCAGCAGGATCCTTTTCAGGATTCACCATCGCAACATCCACCGTCTTGCCATTAATTGTGGCTGTGCCATTCCCCATAACACTCTGGAAATCAGGTTTCGCGCTCGTGCAGTGAGGGCACCAGTCAACATAGTACATTGTTAGTTTAGGATTGTTTCCACTACCTCCATCAGTGAAACCATCTACCTTAAAACTCCAATTACTGGGGAGCCCTACAAAGTATATTATCACCAGAGCAGCCACAATTAAACCAATAACAATGTGTAAGGGCTTCACTGGGTATTTCATTCTAAGTAGTTTATAGACTTTTTTATTCTATTATATAGATTAAAAATGTCTAGTGAGGATAATTTATATGCTGATTTTATATATAATCTTGCATTAAAGGATGGTATATCTGCGAGTGATTCTCAGATTCTATCTGAAATAGCCGTTTTCCAGAAGAGATATGTTGGAATTCGTTATCCAGAATTATATGAGAAGAAATTATCAACCCTCATGCGGAAACATCATAAGCCCCCACATAACTAGGAAAAAGAGTGCCGTATGAAGAAAGAAGCCACCTGCAGTAGGGCAGCCACCTACAGGATCAGCGATTGAGAAGACACCGCCAAGAGCTCGCTGCATAACTTTATAGGTCTCTGGGTTTGCTATTAGGAAGAATACCAGTGTGGAATAGAAACTGTATTTTGCTTTTAATATTGTTCGGTCTGAAGTGAAAATCTGACGCTTCACAGAGTTGGATTCAGACGGCTCTGGCATTTTAATCTATTGGGAGACTCCTCTATAATAGTATAAATATACCGATGTGCAACTTTCATTAATAATAAATAGAGCGGCCCCATTTGTAATACAGAGCACTCTTGTTCTGGGGCTTTCTGAAGTTTCCAGGCGCCATTTTCTCTGAGCGCAAATACACGAGATTGTGGTAAGAATATATCTACCTGGTCGTATATATTCTCTAATAAATAGGGTTCATCATTCTTTTTGTGCATGTCTAATTTATCTAAAAGGGCTTTCATATCAGAAGTAAGAACTGCAACCTTCTCATTTGCAATAGAGCGCATCTTGTGAATAATCTTCGCAATAAGAATAATTGTTGGCCAGTACTCATCACGTTTCATGTCAGGAAAATAGTGTTTATCAAAATTATCTAAATATTCTTTTTCTGTGTCTTTTTCTAGATTATCGCGCACCGACTTCCAAAAATACGAGATAAAATAATATAACAAACAGAAGCGTTCATCATCCTTTTCTATAAGGGCTGTTTGAAATAGAAAATTTTCTAATACAGAGTCTATATTTTTTGTATTAGTGTTTTTTTGTTCTTGCTCTTTATTACCACCTGTTTGAGTACTTGCTTCCGCTAAAGACTTACTCGTAAGAACTGCTTTAAGTTTTTCTAACTCACCGCCTATATCAGTATCATTTGTCGTTGTATGGGCAGCCTCTAAGGCATCTATACGAAGACGCAAACTCTCTTTTTCTACAAGTTCTGTATTTACTTCCACCTCTTTCATTATTGGACCTGATATAATCATTTGAACTTCACTTTCCATTTTTGTGACCCCTTCTTTGAAAGTAGCCACATCTTTCTCTAAAACAGTGCGTTCTGATTCTGTCTTTTTTATTTCTTCCTCTGTATTCTTAGTTGGCGCTTTTTTTGCTGAGAGTTCTTCTAATAATTTCTTTTGAGCTGTAAGCTGTTCATCTTTCTGGCGAATTTTTGTTTCTAATTCACTTTCTATTTTTGCAGAAATTTCTTTTATAACTTTTACGCTGGCAACTATTTTATCTTGTAGTGTCTGAACTTTTTCTTTAGTTGTCTCTATTGTTTTCGTTAATGTTTCTATTTCAGAAGTAAGTTTTATGAGATTTTCGTGTATTGCGGAAATCTTTTCATGAAATATTTTAATAAGAGATGTCTTCGTATTTATAGAAATCTGTAATTCTTCCTTTTTACCATTATCTGCTGATGCGTTGTGCCGACCCTGTAAATCTTTAAGAGCTGCCTCCTGTGTTTCAAGTAACTTTTTAATGAAGGTTTTTGCGTGCTCAGCACCAGCCTTTTCTTCTTCTTTCGCAACCTTATCATGTATAAATTCGTCAAGCTGTTTTGTTACAAGAATAGTATAGTCATTTACTATTTTATCAAATTCTTGTATATATTGCGCATCTTTTGCGGCCTCTGAATTGTTTAAACTCTGATTATTCCCTGTAGGAGTATTTACGCTTGTAACAGCTTGTTCTGCTGTTGGACCAGGAGCAGCAACAGGTCCAAGTTTCTCAAGAATCCCTAATATCTTTGAGCTTGTAGAATCAATATTCTCAGATGTCAATGTCTTTGATTTAAGTTTAGTCAACAAGGAATCAATAGACTGGTCACCTAGAATATCCTTTACATTTTTTGCTTTAATCTTCTCAGATGATATACCAATTAGTAATAAAAACAGAGAAATAAGTAATTCTTCTGTTGATTTATTCTTCCCCTTCATCCAGTTTGGCATAGAAGGCATAGATACTGTTGGTATTGGCGGCATAGAGACACCTACACCAACACCAACACCAACACCTACACCAGGCATAGAAGAGCTCATACCAGTGCTAGGTGAAGGCAAGCATTCCCTTTTATTATCAAATCCTTCATTAATCCTCAATAATAATAGCTTCAACCGCGAAATCTTCATACGCGTCGTATCTGCCAATACACCTCTTGTAAGGGATAAGCCTTCTTCAAGAGTTTTCTTACGCTTTTCAAGTATTCGTGTGACAACTTTCTTTTCATCATCAGTTAGAGTACAGCCTTCTTCACTAAGAATACTAGGTGTATTACGCAAACTACGAATCCCAAATACTTTTATTAAAATTTTAATTTCATTTTCATCTTTTGTAAAATTATCCATAAATTCTATGTAATTCATTCGCCCAGAATTACCAGATTTTACCGAAATACCCAGATTTACGATTTCTCCTGCTATATTTAATAAAGTAGGAACAGTTGTATCCGCTTTTGCAGCCTCATCTCTGGCATCTTTGGCAGCCTCTTCTGTTGCAACTTTTTCTGCTGCCTCAGTTTCTTTTACTTCTTCAGCAACCTCTAGTGCTGTTTTTGTTATAAGATCCCGTTGTTTTAAAGTATCATTATAATCCGCTATTAATGCAGCACCATTATTCTTATTATAATTATGATATTTTGGAATATATGCTTTAATCTTGTCAAGTGTAATAGATATATCTAATATTTTATTGAGGCGTGTTATTAATCCATCAAACTTTTTATTACTATAACCTATCTTATTAGCACTTTCTATAATATTTAGAATATTTTTTGCGAGACCAAGTAATACCTCAATATCACTGCCATTTGTCCATGGAAGTGCACTGATTTCTTTATCAATGGCTTCTTTTGTATCCATTAATGGTGATAAATTTTCATTATTAGATGTTGTCAATTCTGTATTAGATGGTGGCAATGTTTCTACCTTAGGAACAGCAGCCATTCTGTTTTTATAATAGAAACAAAAATTTGAACTTAAAATTCCGATAATATATACACCAGATAATATGGAACCTTCTGCTCGCATTTTCAATCCATGGAACTCAAATAATAAGCTTATGCCTACAAAGGCAATTTCCGATATCCTTAAAAAATATGGATATAAGATGCATTCAGCTGACCTATTTCGTCAAGCATCTATTCACAAATCTTATGTAAATCGCCCAGACTTGTGGCTAGAGCAATCCCAAGGCGGAGAGCCTATGGTTATGGCTGAGCGCCCACCTAATTGTCTACCACTTCAAGAGGCAGACAATGAGGAACTTGAGTTTGTAGGAGATTCTATTCTAGGATGTATTGTAGCACTATATCTATATCAGCGCTATCCGGGGCAGGGTGAAGGATTCTTGACACGCCTCAGAACACAAATTGTTAATAACAAGATGCTTGGAATTATAGCTCTTAAACTCGGATTTGCGCAATGGATTGTTATTAGCCGTCATGTTGAGGAGTTCTGTGACGGGCGCAAAAATCTTCGGATTCTTGGCTCTATGCTTGAGTCCTGGATTGGAGCACTCTTCATGTCTGAAAATGCTATTAATCCTGGAAAAGGCTTCGAAGCAACGCAGTCATGGCTCGTAAATGTAATTGAAGAACATATTGATATTGTGTCTCTTATTCAAGATAATACTAACTATAAGGATCAGTTGTTGCGATGGTTTCAGGCGAAGTTCCATCAAACCCCTCGTTATAAGGAGGTAAGTGTGGAAGGCCCTCCTCATGATAGAATCTTTACAATGGGTGTTCTTGATATTAATGATAAGGTTGTTGCAACGGCATCAGCAAGAAATAAGAAACTAGCAGAGCAAGAAGCAAGTCGACTGGCTCTTGAAGTTCTTGCTCCGCAGGGTGAAACAACTCCAGTTCTTTCTCCATTAGCGCCACCGTTTCAAATCTGACAAGAGAATCGTAGTATATGATAGATGTTGCCTTCAAAACCAAAGGGGAAAAGGATTAGCTTTTCTTCTATACCTATAACATCAGTTGCTCCCGGTGCTCTTGCAGCACCAGCAGAACTTGTATCAGGAGACTTACAAATTGTACCAACTATGTTTCAAAAAAGGAAAGCGCCTGCACCAAAACCAGCTCCAGCACCAACCATTCAGCCGGCTCCTTTGGCACCAAAAAAAACAGTAGCTTTTAAAAATACTCCTGAAGTCAAAATTTTTTCTAGAAACACTGGTTCTGAAAAGTCGCAACCACAAGAACCCGCTGTTCAACCACTACCGATCCTAACAGAGGAAGCCCCACTATTAGTAGCCGAGGAAGCCCCACCATTAGCAGAGCCAACACCACTAAAAGCCCTCAAGGTTCGCCGCCCCAAGACGCCCAAATATTCTCCACAGCTTGAGCTAGTCAAGAAAGAATTGAAAGCCATCGAGAATAACGATCCTTATGCTGAACCACCAGAAGCCTTTGTGCCCCAGGATCGTCGCGGCTTTGTGTCATTCATTGTGAAAACATACGGTGACTTCGCTCTTCCCCCAAAGCTCGGCGAAACAGATCTAGAAGCCTGCCAAAAACTCGGCGCACCAGGCGAAGATTCAGCCAAGATGTATCTATACCAACAGTTTGTTCGAGAATATGTTCGTCAACAATCACCTTATAGGGGTGTATTAGTGTATCATGGTCTGGGCTCAGGAAAGACCTGTTCTGCTATTGCCGCATCAGAAGCAATCTATAGCACAACACGGAAGAAGATTATTGTAATGACCCCTTTCAGTCTTCAAAACAATTTCATAACAGAAATTACTTTTTGCGGTTTCAAGCATTTCCGCCTACAGAATCACTGGGTAAAAGTCCCCTTAGCAGATGACCCAACTGCGCGCCTTTTTGCGCAAGAGGTAATGAGTATTCCTGAGTCCCATTTTGCTGCGCAAAAGCGCGCCAAAAAGCAAGAGGTCATTTATGTTCAGGATTTTGCCCAGCCATCCAATTTTGATTCGCTCCCTGATGAGGACAAGACCGCTATTCGCGACCAGATTTTTGCAATTATTCGCTCACGCATCACCTTTATTGCGTATAATGGAACACGCGCCTCACAACTGAAGATCTGGGCATGCTCAGAACCCGATTTCTTTGATAATGCAGTAATTATTATTGATGAGGTCCACAACTTAACTCGTCTCATGCAAGGAACGATTGAACCATACCTTACAGATAGTGGTAGATTAAAGCGCAAAATTGCAGCCGAGCCGGTCACACCAGGCAAGTGGAAACCCAAGCTCTGTAATGTAAGTGCCAATTATAAACGAGCCTACCTCTTCTATCGCCTTCTATGTGGAGCCAAGAACAGTAAAATTATTGCGCTTTCAGGCACACCTCTTGTAAACTTCCCAGAAGAACTAGGAATTCTCGCAAATGTTCTTCATGGATATATTGATGGCGCCACTGCAATTATTCCTGTAAGGGCAGGCGTTCCAAGTTCGCGAGTTGAAGCAATTAGTACAGAAATTTGTAGGGCACATCCTCGTGTTGATTTCTATAAACTAACATCACAACAAACATCTCAAGAACTATTCTTCACTATTGTTCCAGAAGGATATAAGAAGGTATTCGATGAAACCAATAAATTCAAAGGCCTTGAATATGTTGGCACAGAAGGCTCAGCTCCCAATACAATTCAAGAACTCTTTGAAGAAGTGCGAGCACAACTCGCAGCAAAAGGTATCCAAGTATCTCCACAAGCACAATTTGCTTCTTATCCAGTTCTTCCCCCAGAGAGTGAAGCCTTCCAAGAACGTTTTATTGACCCAGTCAATATGACAATTCAAAATGAGATTGTGCTTTCTAAGCGATTAAGTGGACTAATATCTTACTATAGGGGGTCAAAGGAGGAGTTAATGCCTCGTATTAGTAAGGATGAATTTGTTCCTATTCCATTTACTGAGTATTCTATTATGGGCTACTTAGCAGCAAGAAGATATGAACAAGCACAAGAAGATGAAAAAATAGCACCCAAGGTTTCTGAGAAGGTAATTGCTGCGTGGTCAGAGGTATTACTAGTTTCTAAAATGCCGAATCCGTCATCGTATCGTTTCCGCAGTCGTGCAGCCTGTAATTTTGTGTTTCCAGAAAATGTGCCGCGCCCATATCCAGATGGCGAGGTTGATTTAGAAGAAGAGCTTGGACGACAGGTAGATGTTATAGCTGGCCAAGAAGCGGATGTAGCAGAAGATGATGCCGCGTCTGTTGCGGCAGAAGAGGAAGATGCTGCTATTGATGAAGGAGAAAGTGAACAAAAGCCAGACCCTAAAACGCGTCAGTCAGTCATTCCTTATAAGCAGCGAATTGCAAGTGTTTTAGCCACTCTGCGAACCATGGCAAAAGATATATTTGTATTGAATCCGTCCGAACCAGGCAAACATCATCTCGCAGAGTTCAGTCCTAAATATGCAGCAATCCTCCAGAAGATACAAGAATCATCTGGAAGTGCGCTTGTGTATAGTCAGTTCAGAACATTAGAAGGTATTGGTCTATTTGGTGTTGCCTTAGAGGGCAATGGATATATTCCTATTGAGATTATTGGATCAGAAGCCGACCCAATATTTAGCCCAACTACTGAGGAAAGTTTGAGACGCCATTTCCAAGAAGGCTCCAAAACAGCCAAAAATCGCTATATTCTCTATAGTGGCGAAGAGACTCGCGAACGCCGCAATCTTCTCATCAATCTGTTCAACGCTCGTCTGGATCGTCTTCCACCAAAGATTGTGGAAGTGCTCCGCGAATCGGGCTTTGAGGCCATTGGAAATAAACGAGGCGATATCTGTAAGATTATATCTATTACTGGAGCTGGAGCTGAAGGTCTTTCCCTTAAAAATGTGCGGCAAGTTCATATTATGGAGCCTTTCTGGAATCCTGTGCGAACAGACCAGGTAAAGGGACGAGCAGTTCGTATCTGTTCCCATTCTGACCTCCCTTCTGATGAGCGCACAGTTGAAGTATATACTTATTGCGCAGTTGTAAGCCAAGAGATGATCGATAAACGCTTAGTGGATCAGACATTTTTGATAAAGGATGGTGGAATTACATCTGACCAATTTATTGGCGGAATTAGTGAACGAAAGAAGAAAATTACAGAGAGTCTTCTTCGTATTATGAAACAATCTGCAGTAGATTGTAATCTGAACACAACTGAAAACAATACCTTAGAGGAAACAATCAAGTGTTTTAGAATTAAGGGAACCGACGACGAGTTCCTCTATGATCCGCGATTAGATGAGGACATTAAGGAAACTGCGCGTTCAACACGGTTTGCTGAGCCAGCTCCTGCAGAAGCAACAGTAGCCCCTATTGCAACACCTGCTTCTGTTGCCCCAGCTCCTGCGAGTGTCCAGCGCACAGTTCGTGAAATCAAAGGCAAACAATATATTGAAGATCCGAGACCTGATGGTTCAAGAGTCCTCTATGATATTAAGAATCGTCTACTTGAACGACCTGTTGGAAAACGCTCTATTAATCCTGAAACAGGAAAATTCAAGACAGAACTTTATCCTCCTGTTAGCTAGGAAGCGTAGAGACGCATTTATTTTTTTCTGATTCTTGTTCGACAAGGTGCGGCTCCGCCCAAAGCCCCCTTCCTCCATGAATAAGAAACTGGTAATTTAACTCCCAGTCCATACAATCTCTAAATGGTAAAATTGTATTAACAATCTTATTAAAAATTTCGGTGCGAAATAACATAGAATCTGTGCAACGAAACACATATTGGTGTGGTGGATTACATAGTGTCTGCGCCATATAATTTCCAGTATATTCAGGCGCATGCGTTCCTACTCCATCGCTTAATGATACATAATCCCATGGTTCCGTCCGTGCCTCAAGTTTCTCCAAAATAATCGTCAGTCTTTCTGCGAAATCATTTCGCAGACATACATCCGATTCCAAAATAAGAACCTGTTTATAATTATTTTCCATCGCATTTTTCATAGCATTATAGAAATTTAAAATTAATGATATCTCACCCTTAATCATACAACGATTCTTCCAAGTAAAACTTGGCCATCCAGGACGAGGTAACCAAGGATCATATACCTTAAAACATAACTCATCTGTAAGGGTGGATCCCCAAGTTGGCGCACAAATATTTATTTTATTTACTGGATATTCTGGAAGTCGCTCTTCTATTTGTTTTACCAATTTGCGAGTCCTATCAGGCTCGTAAGTAGGATGAACTATACAATATATACAGTCTATCTTATCCATATTATATTATGGAATATAAATTTCTTTAGACATCTGTCTGATAAATAAAAGCACGCTGCCATTTACGAGTAATATCTGTTTGTACTTGAGTACTATTTAATACATAATCAAACAAATGTAGGCAGCCAATCTGTAATGTAATATCATTTGTCTGTGTTTTTGGTGCACCAAAAGACATATATCCAGCCATTGATGTTGATTGAATATAACGATTAAAAAGAATGGAATTTCTCATTACAATTTGATTAGCATCAGCCTCAATCTTACTATAATCCGGATTACCCATTGGAATTGTAGAAATCCGTATAGTATTTGGTAATAAAGATGCTGTTGTCTCAAAGGTGATTCGGGTGTAATACACCCCTCTTGCAGTAAGATAGCTTGTTGCAGCACCATTCAGAGAAATATTGGGACTCTGGAGTGTCCACGAGGCCTTTAGACGAACACCGCCCGATTCTGTTTGAGCAAATACTGTTAAACCATTTCCTGTAGTGGGATCTACCCATGCAAAAACAGTTGCAGCGCTATTTGATGGAAGTGTTTCAGGTTGCCATATAAAAGAAATTGTTCGTAGGCTCTGGAAGGCTATACGATTTGTTATCTGCCAACTGTGATTTGCTGAAAGGCGGTAAGGTATGAAGCCGCCAGGAAGAACTGTTGATAAAACAGTTGCCTGTCCATTTCCAAATGTGCGTCCAGTAAATAGTCCACGACCTAAACGGAATTCCTCAAAAAATGTTCCATCCTCACGCGTCATTACCTCAAAAGATGCGAAAGGTGCGGCCGGCTCTTGTGAAAGAGTAAAGGTATCAGGAGGAATTGCAGTCGATTGACCAGATGCGCAATTCTTATATTTGAAGTTAAAAGCTCCACTAGATCCAGCATCGTAATAGCGAATAGTTACATAGTTAGGCCCATTTGCTGTGAGCCTGGAACACACATTCTCATATGTAGTTGGACTCTGATCAAAGAACATACTAAAATAGCTGGATGACTTAACGACCCCAGTCTTAACAGGGTCAATGTCAACATTAATCGCAACAGCGGTGCCATCTTGAGTAGTCACTTGGAATGCGACATTTGTAGCATCATCCCTAGGGCGTATATTTGTTATAACCGCAAAGTGCATTTGCGCAAAACCAGTATTAAATTTGGAACCCATCGCATTATTCGGAATAACAGGGAAATCTGCTCCAGTTAAAATACGCCGTCCCAGAAATGTAATATTATTCTTATCTCCATTTCCAGGATAAGGGAAAAAGAACAGCTCAAATCCATTATTAGGAGGAATCTGATTTAATGCAGGAGTCTCACGAATAATTCCCAAGAGTTGCTTCAGAGCTAATGCCTGCACGGTCTTATTAGAATCCTTAGTCCGTGCAACAAGAGCCCCAATAGCAGTTTTCACTGAACCCCAAGTATTATAGTTCGTGTTCCAAAACATGAAAGTATTTCCAGCGTTCACCTGTTTTGTTAGCTGCTGTTGGAGCGCATAATTGGTATCAAATGCAACATTACCACTTCCTGAATTTAGACCAAGTCCAGTCAAATAATTCATAGTAGAATTTACTTGGTCTAATTCCTTCTGCAAGGGATTATCCTTCGTAGTATCAATAGGATATAACAGACCAGCTGGCTGACCGCCTTGTTTGCGAAACTCTTTCTGTAAACATTCAAGTGCAAACGGGGCTCGTGTTGTATCCTCCAATTCTACACAGAAATCGTAGTTATCATATGTCCCCCTTTGTAAGCATAAGTCGCGTGATGATGCGCCCACAGCACTAGTTTCATCCATAGATGTTGCATTATTCGCAAGTTTCTGGAATTCTCTTAAAGCGAGTTGTGCACCTCCTATTCCTTGCCGCAAGATATCAGTATTTAGAGGTGGCGCCGCAAATGCCTGATATTTCATAAAAGATGGAAGAGTTTCAAGCCCTTTTCCATAATTATCAGGTGTTGCCTCATTAATAAGAGCATAAGATAAAGCACCTTTATCAGAACAACCTGCTGCTGTTAAACGATTTATTAAACAATTGCGTGATACTTGACCGGAGCCATCCATATAGCATACATCATTTCTAGCCGCCTCAGCAGCAGGTGAGCCAGGTGGTGGTGGAGGAGGGCAGCTACCTGATTCACGAACCAAATTTGTAGGAGAACAATTTAACCGAGGATCAGTTGTATATTTTGCTGAACCATCTCGGTTTACAGGCACGCCTTGTCCTGTTGTTTTGCAAAAAGCACACTTTCCAGCGAAATCTGTGCCGCCAACATCAGAACACACTTTAAGGCATTCACAACGATCCTTATCCATTGCCTTTTGGGCGTCCATTAAATTCCAATACCATGTTCCACCTTTTGGGTGATCTATGAAAGAAAGAGGCCCATCTCTTGAACCAAGAGCGCCAGCAGATATACTCGGATTAGGATTTCCAGGTTGACCCTTTTTGTAAATCCAGCCACAACGAACTTTAGCAGCATAGTTCACTGTGCCAGCAAGGTCTCCTGGGGATGTCGCACTAGAACATACTTGTGCCTTATTAAGAAGGTCTTGATCAACTTGTACACTTTTTAAATATGTGCCCCATTCATCATTCTTGGATGATAATTTCTTTGTATGAGGATCATATACTTTTACAGTATCACTATACACATCTGGCGCAGAGCCACTCGCAGCACTTACACCAGTCGGAGATAGTATAAGATTCGGTAATACCTTTCCATAATATCTATTCTCCTCGTCTGCTAGTCTGGCAAACATTCTAACAATAATTAGGATATATAATTCACGATTTAATACTTTCTTATGCCAAATTTGGCCAAGGTACATTCATAGTATCAAGCTTTGTCATATTCAGTGTAATAACTGGCGCACTTCCAATTATCTTCTTGATAGCAACAACATTCATAGATGAATCAAGAAGTTCAACAGGCATACCATCCGCGCGATTTCCACAGCAATCCTTACGATTATAATATACTATTTTCTTAATATCTTGCTCACTTTGTAAGTCCACCATCCAGAATTGATTCATACCATTTGTATTACATGCATCGTGGAACATTGCAGGGAAAATGCGAGCAGCTGTGGTACCATCCACTGCATTTGCTGGACTTGAGTTTTGTTGCCAAGTGCTTGACCCAGTGGTTGGCTTTCCTTTTGCTACTTCAACCCCATCCTTATTAAATACCTCTAGCTGAGATATCTGAATACAGCGCTCATAGGGCGCGGCATCCATAGATGGCTTCACGCGAACATATCGAGCCTTTACAGATTGTGCGATACTTGTTTCAATTCGTGTCTTATCTGCACTAACATTATTCGTTGTTACATTGGTGCCTCCTTCAAAGAGACCATACCCATTGAGATAGCGGATATTTTGATATATACCATCTAACTCTCTTTTAGTTCTCATTAAAGCATCATCTGTTGCCGCGGCAGCAGGGGGCGTTGGAGTAGCCATATTAAGTCCTATTCCATAACAATCTTCAATAGCAGATCTTCTATCATTATCAGATAAGGAATTATCATTTGCTCGTTTATGGGTTAAATCATATAGTTTCTTAACATCACCAATACTTCCACCAGCAGCATTTGCGCGTGTAATAGCCTCTTGATGTATAGATCCATCTGGAGCATATGGTGATAAAAGTCCCCCAGATGTACAGAATTGATCCTTAGAACCAGTTAAACTTGTTCGGCTAATAGGACTTGTATATGTAGCACCGGTTCTTTTGCCGGCTCCTTTATTTTGCCATAAATCCTTCAGACATTCATTTGTCATTGTTCCTGTAATCTGTACAGCGTCACATGGGCTTGTTACCTGAATACCAAGAGTAAACATTGATGCGTCATTCCATTGAGGTAATGTTAAAGTTCTGCCAGCAACCGATACACCTGTGGTTGCTTCAACCGCCTTATCATAAATAATTCCCGCAATTTCACCTAATTGGCGAGCTCTACCGGTTGAATCCTTATTTAGTGCAGCAAGAGTTGCCGCATCACGAGGATAGGCTGTTCCATTTGTTGTTCCGCCTAACTCGGTAAACTTCTCTTGTAAGCACGCCATTGAGTAATTACCAGCACCTTGACCACCCCCAAAGCAAGTGCCACTCTTTAACATTGCGGCTGATGACTCCTTTGTTAAATAGGGGCCTCCTGTACATTCTTGCGCGGCCTCTTCTCGTACATCAACGAATGTGAGAGGAATATTCACACGAAGAGACATCGCATTCTGTCCGCGCGCAGGGCCAATTAATATAGCAGGGTCTCCACCAACTGTTATTTCTCCTATAAATCTGGGTTTAGTGCCCATCTTTAAATCCGTATCAGCCAGCTGACCTATATCAAGACGGAATACACCTGTTACAGTTGTCCCCTGCACGAAGCCTCCCAATGAAGGTGGACTAGGTCTAGATCCAGATCCAGAGCCAGATTCAAGAGCCTCAACATTCAAAATAACCGTAGCACCTTCATTTACACCTCGAAGCGTAATTGATGTATTGGTTAAACTACTGCTTGTTTCCGTAGAAATTGGCGTAGCATTTCCAGGCACCATAACACTAAGACGACCTATAAACTGAATCATCAATACAGGGTCAGCCTTTGTTACATCATTATCAACTAAAGTGAAATTACCATTTGTATAACATTGAGAGCATCCGGGTAAGTTAAATGTCTTCTTTTCCTCACACTCTTGTTTCCGTTTTTGCCTTTCACAGCCGGCCTTATTTATTGTGAAATAGCCAGGAGGGCATGAACCAATTGTGGGACTGTAATTAGGGCGCATCTCGCCCATTGCTTGGGCCGCCTGCTCTGCGCCATCAGCGTTCGTGTGATCAAAAAATAATCCTCCTCTGTGACCTGCGGAACTAGAATCTGTGCCGACCTTGTGACACATACCACAGTTTTCTGCAAATGTGCGATCTTCAAAAGCAGAGCAATCATCTGTCTTAACAGCCTCACATTTCTGAATATTATAGGTTCTCATACCCTTTGTATCACTGGGCATCTTATAAGGCATATTAGCACCAGGCCCAGTTAACACAACAGGAGTTGTTCCAGTCTTATATCCAGCCTCTGGCCCAGCAAGTGAGCCACGAATATCTTGTCTTGCGCCATCAATTTCTGCTGGTTTAGGGTCGGCTCCAACAAAAGGATTCTGGAAAACATTAATTAGATTCATAAGTGGATTATAACGTTCTTGTCCCAGCTGTATAATGTTCTCATGTTCAGTCATTACATCAGTAAAACCTTCACGTCTATATTTTGTATCTTTTGCTAGTCGGGCACTCATTAAAACTGCCACAGCGAGAACAACCAAAATTAACAGTGGAACTGTAAAGTTGTCGGCTCCCATCTAATTCACTCATCTAAATATTCTCGGAGCGAATTAGAGAAGTATTTGTATACTCTTTAGTTATAATCTTCAAATGGGTAGCTGTTTGGTGATTCATATTAATTGCCTTACACCCTGTAAGACTATTACTTCGCATTGCGTTGAAGAAAGCTGTATCTTGAGAAGCATTTGTGAAATAAGAAGGTGGTATAGAACCGCCAACCACATTTGAATTATATGCACTTATCATAAAAGTATTTGCATATCCCTGGCTATTAGGACTTTGCGTAAATATATCAGTATTACTTTCTGCCCAATTTAACCCATCATAACTAAATTGTATACTTGTTATATTCCTTGTTGGATCTGGAGCGCCAATTGCAATCCAATAAGAGCCATTATATCTAACAGCATATCCAGCATTACTAAAGCCACCAGTCGCAATATTACTCCAATTAGATAGATTTGATGAATATTTAATTGTTGCAAGTGGTGAAGAGGTATCATAACCCACAGCAATATACATATTACTGCCATAACCAATATTTATAGCACCTCCCCAAGCACCCCCTGAAGATGTATCCTCAGAAAATGGCGTATTAATATTCCACGTTATTAAGTCAGATGAATATGCGATATTTCCGTATGTAGTGCCATATACAAACCTATTATTTATATATGTCAAAAATTCTGGGTATTCTCCGCTACCATACGGTGCAGCATTTGACATGTTCCAAACTGATAACGCAGGATTTGAAGAGGATAATATTTGAGTATATATACTAGTATTTCTATTACCAATAATATAAAAATTAGAATTTGCGAAAGTTACATCATATACACGTAAATTGCTATAACTAGGAGTCAATGTATCAGAAACTGAATCAAACCAATTATAACCATTTGAACTATATTTTATTTGTCTATGTCCAACAGCCACAAACATATTATTTCCAAAAGTTACACCTGCTCCCAAACTAGGATCAGAATTACTAAAAAAGTTAGATGTATAATTCCAATTAATACCATTAGAACTATACATAATATTATTTGATGTGCCATATGTAGAGTCTTTTCCAACAGCTACATATAAATTACTTCCATTCCATGCTATAGCTCGTCCACCAGCTGCAAAACCATTTGATGCAATACTATTCCATATATATCCATTAGAACTATATTCAACTGAGTCAGTAATTGTTGCACCTGTACCGGTCCCTATCCATAATGAGCCATTCCAAAGTAAACTATTTTTATTAACTTGTCCAAATGGACTATTAAAATCAGCTGACGTTACTATAAAGTTTGCATTTGTAATATGGTCATTTGATCTACTATTATCAAAATAACCAACATCTGTTACAATCTGCCCTTGATCTTGTGTAATATAGTTTGTAAATGCAGCAGCATACTGGCTAGATGGTACATTAGATATATTAAGACCTCGTATAACAAGTCTATCACCGATTGTTAACATTGCGCGTGGAAACCATGATACTGTCTGAAAAATATAATAATTACTTCCATAATTAGAATTATTATTATTATAGATTTTTTGAATCTGAAATACATCAGATACATCACTTACTGATGTGCCATCTGGCCGCATATACTGAAAAGATAACTTCTGAATACCTGACAGTGGTGTAGGAGCATAGCGCTTCTCAGCTTTTAGAAATTTGGGAACCATACTAACATAGCCGCGAGTGCTTTTCATTTCACCTTCTGAAAATGAATAACAATCCTCTTGCCAGAACCTGTCATATTGCATAACACTGAATGCGTTATCAAGATAATTGTTTGTTCCATAATTGTTGGCATCCAATTCTTTGATACGAAGACTTACATAAGGAAGTGTAAGAATATTTAGACATACATCACTATTTGTATTAGACCCCTTTTTCCGAATCAGTGTATCAATCCCTTCCGCAGGAAATACGGTTTTTACATGTTCTACGCGACTAATATTCTTGAACGACTTTGCGACTGTTGGGCTAAGAGGCTGACGACCACCATTATTTGCCACACGGAAATTTACACTGAAGTTATACCGAGTTTCTGTTGTATTATTAAGCCAATCTCTATCAGCGCTATTTATAATGAGATTCTCTTCCTTATAAGTAGCATTTTGTTCTGGAGTTTTAATGAGAAACTCTGCCATTCTTGCTCTAGTCTAATTTAGCTATTACAATTTGTTTAGATGTTATCTGGTCGTATACCACTTGTTGGGTCCAGCTCGCGTGTAATTACACGGAATACAAGTTGGGTCTGGTGGTTCTTGTTGATAACACGCGCACCAGTGAGACCAAGCAGCTTATTTGTAGCAGAAGGTGTTGTTGTGGTTCCTACAAGAGCTCTGCCGAGTGCTACATTCACAGCAGTTGTGCCACCAAATGGAGATACAGTTGTAAGACCCGTTGTAGGATCTGCGTAACGAGCACGCACAATAATACAGTTCGCATAGCCGGCTGAATTAGCACAAGTTGTAACGCCAGAGCTGATATAACCACCAGATTGGAATGTACTTCCATTATAAAACCCTACAGATGAAACAAGAAGGCCGCCAGACTGTGTAAAGTATGATGTCATATCGTCAACAGCTCCTTGTGTAATAGTTACAGAACCGGTTGTAATAGTGCCGACAAGGCTCTGAAGATTGAGGCCGCCAATATTAATCCGGTCACCTTCATTAAATAAATGGCGAGGAAACCAAGTAGATGTTACAATCCAATAATATTCACTATCAGCACCAGAGGTTGTTGTATAGACGGCATTTGTGTTTGTAACAGTCGCTCCAAAAATACTAGTTCCTGTTGCAAGCTCCTCACTTGGAATAATTCCAGCCACGCTGAGCGCATCACCCACAGAACTTAGCGCTGTGCCATCGGGGCGCTGGAATGAAATCGTCATCTTCTGGAGTGAAGCTAGTGGAGTTGGCGCATATACCTTCTGACACTTCATAAACTTCGGAATCATCGCCAAATAGCCACGCGACAACTGCAAATCATTACGAATATCAACACTCTCGCTGATCCAGTTTGCATCATATTGTAAAACACCAAAGGTATTATCAATTGTATTATTGGTGCCATAGTTATTATTATCTAGCTCAGCCACACGAACACTTATGTAAGGGAAAGAAAGAGCGTTGACAACCACATCACTATTTGCAGCATCTGCAACCCCAGTCGCCTTCTTGCGAACTAACACATCAAGTCCTTCAGCAGGAATAATAGACTTCACTAGTTCAATACGCGAAATATTCTTAAAGCGCACCTGTGCAGCTGGTGATAAACCGAATCCTTGCCGATTATTCGCAGGGTTGAAGTTTACTGTGAATTCGTAGCGAGTATCAGTTGTGTTATTTACCCAATCACGATCCCCAGAATTGATAAATAAGTTATACTCTTGTTCCTTATAGGAAAGCACATCTTGCTGTTTAATAATGAAATCCTGAGGAAGGGTTTCACGAGTGCGAACAGCTTCTGGGAGAGAAGTTGTGAAGTTCGCATTTGGTTGCCGCGGTTGCAGTTGTTGTTCCGCAGTCTGTCCAGCTAAAGGGAAACTAGGGAGCCCATTTACTACACGGTTTGCACTGCGTTCTATAAGGGTCTGTTCAACATTGTCAGCTTGTTTCTGGAAACCTAGCGCAAAATTATCAGTCGCATTTATGAAGCGATTCATCGCAATGTTTCCATTCTTTGCACTAGTTGCGGAGGCAATAAGAGCCGCTTCCGATTCGCGCTGCTTCTGAACCATTTCAAAGGCTGCGAGTGGCGACTCATTATCATCATCAAGTGATACGCGGAAATCTGGTATATTCTTGGGCATGGGGCGACCACTGTTCTGGCGTTCTGCTTGCAAGCGTTCATATGCGGAGTTTGTATCATCAGTCAGCTGACGAGGCTGCGCTACCACTGCGCCACCAGGAAGAGCAGGTGCAACAGTTTGCGCAATATTTACACTCGGTGCCTCATTTCTGCGTAAATAACTGGCTAAATCAACAACTGTAACTCCAATAACTTCTTTATTAAGAAATACAATTGGCTGAGAACCATTTACTTCATATACTTCCTCCATATAGTGCTGTAGTGTGTTATCCACTCGTTGAAGTTGAGTGCCATTGAACTGAACTCCACGCCTCTGAAAATCATCAGTGAGTGTTCTTTTCAGCAGTTCTTTATTCCGCTGACTAAAGAACTGCGACTCTATTGGGTCAATTCGTGAAGCCATTATCACTCTACCAGTATTAATTAAAGTTAAGAAACCCCTTAGGCCAACGCACAATTAGCCGAATTATGAAAATATCCAATGGCGAAGGCGGAGCATTTCTCCATCAGGAATAGCCCTTTTACAGAATTTATTGAATGGAACTCCTTCTAACATAGATATTATGAAGTACAGCGAATACATTCCACATTCGCTATTGTGATACTGGAAACGGCGAGCATTATATTCAAGTTCAAGGGCTGGGTCTTGTAACTTCAGGGATCTCATAAACTTCGCAATTTGTGGCGGCGCCTTCATTCCATATGAATCAAAATAATAGACCTTCTTTTTGTTAAAATCGGCAAAACTTGCCACCCAATGCGAACCGTCCTTATTGTGCGGATCCAAGTTATACACAACGCCAAGCCGAGTTATCCCCGATTGTTTCAACGATTTAATACTCAAATGGCAAATAGTATCAACAAGACATTTCCCTGGAACCTTACTATAAGGGTCTTGTGATGCAAAATCAATAGGTAATACACCTAGAAATTTAAAATTACTATATGCTTCTTCATATTGCTCCATTACGTCACTTATATTATTACTATCAAGCCATTGATCTGGATCTTTCTCCCATTCTTTTGGTCTAGCAGGTCGTAAATATTGTTTACCAATTTGCTCTTTCTCTTGTGAAGTAAGTTCACTTGATTCTAAGAGACATCTATCATCATCTCTTTTACATGAAGATTGCTTTCTACTTTTTAAGAGCTTTGAACGCACAGACGCAGGAAAACAACCACTTGCTGGCCTGATCTTTCCAATACGAGGATGACATGTCTTTGGTCCAGCAATTAGTGGTGATATTTTTCTAGTAGCACGTCGCCCGCCTTTCATATTATTGGGACCGGGCTTATACCCGGCTTCAGAGCCACTAAGCGTGCTCATATCTATTTTTAATAATATAAAAACACAGAGGGCTAATGGTGAATAAAGAACGCAAAGTATCCGCAACTCGCTTTTGGAGATTTATATTTCCTTTTATAGTTCTTGTTGTATTATTATCCTCGCTGTTTTTTGTGTTATCTATGGATGATACTCTCTTATTAGGAAATACAGCTACAGCACTAACAAAAACAGCGGCAGTAGTTGTAAATACAGTAGCGCCCAATATAAGGCCTACTTTAATTGTGAATAGTCCATAAATAATCAGACTAACTAGTAGACAATGCCTCTAAATTCTAATACAGTTGCAGTAGGCCTTCTATCCTTTGTTCTTGCAGGACTTATTGGTATATATATATATATTGGTGTTATGGCCGGTAAACTTGATAATGCAAATGAAGTAAGTAAACATATTGGAATTATTGCTGGAACAACAGGGTTTCTTCTAATAATTTTTACTATACTTTCATATTACTATTTTACAACAAATATTACATACGCAACTCATTATTTACTAATAATGAATGGTGTAAATATTTTCCTAAGTTTGTTAGCTGTTTCGGTAGCTTCCGTTCAAGTCTATACTGCTTAGTTCATAAGAGCAGAAATAACCTGATGCTGAATCCGAAAACGAGACACCGCGTCACCCTTGTTATTCACTAAACATAGCCCATGAAGCCTTACACAAATGCGCGCCTCTTTTCCAATTACAAATGATGAAACCTTGCTTCCGCGACTCCATTTGCCCTTATTCCATAGCCATGCTCGCCCCGCGATTTTCAAACTAGGATTCGGTCCATGGAGAAATAAAGTAAGTGTGTTATGACTAATAAGAGGCTGTAGCAGCAATCTTACAGTATCATGATCGAGGTCACTACGACCCAACCATGATGCTTGCTGCATATAGACTGTACTAATAATATACTCTTGTAAGGTATTCAATTTTGTATATACATACTGAAAATTGCTCAAATCAAGATCCAAACGACCTGTTGCAGGATCCCATCGTGTAATCTTCAAGCTAGGAAGAAGAATTGATAAACAAGGCAAAGTTACCCCAGAATCAACATATGAAAGAGGTGCAATAGGGCGGTTTTCAACTCCTGGCTTCGGATTCCGCTCTGGAAGAATTTGTAGTGATGACAAGTGAACTTTGCCAATCTCCAAGGCTTGTATAGGAATAGATAGTTCTACATTTCCTGGTGGTCCTGAAAGTATATGTGTATTTGTTGTTGTGGCCATTTTATATTTATACAAAAGCAATAGCTTTCCGCTAAATTAAATAACCAACAATCATTTAAGCGTCTACATCCTCTTAATAGTAATGGACGAATTATCGCTATGTTTTAGAGGGCCGCGAGGCGCAGGAAAACGAACATATTTACTAGATTGTCTGGAAACAATCTGTAAAAAGCGAGGACTTCCTTGGAATATTCAGTATAAACTTTGGACTCTTGAAACTCCTCGTGAAAGCGATCTTCCGTCTGGCGAAGAAGATGATGATTCTGATATTACTCACGCAAAGGGCACTGTCCTCCCTTATGAATCATCCCCAGTACATATTGGATTTGATGTAGCACGTATGAGTATGCAAGATAAGATTTATCTTCAAACAATTATTCAGAAGCTCGGAAGTGGAACAGAGGTACTGTTAGGAAAACAGAAAAAGGCATGTGCTCGTATTTTTGTTCTTTATCACGGACAATATCTCTCTCAGGAAAGTATTCTACTTCTTCATTCTGCCTTAGAGAAGAGTTCAGGAAATCTTTTGCTTTGGATAACAACTGAAGAATCACCACCATATGATTTACAGGATCTCTTTCTTGTAGTCCCTGTTGCAGGGCACGACAGAAAGTTGGAGGAGTTTATGCGAGAACATCCAAATATTCCTGAAGGTTCTGATTGTCAGGCGTGGTTTGATTCTGTGACGCGGCGTTGGATGGGAGCACATTGGAATCTTGATCGTGTGGATGAAATTCGTGAGTTTGTATATGCATGTCTCTTGCGAAATATTCGGTGGCAAGATATGGTTTCTTATTGGGTTGATTCGTTTCTGAAATATGCTGATACTATGGGTATGGACCGGTATCGTGCTGCTCTAAGAGCGGTTGCTAGCGCGGAGGCTACAGGGTCAGGACAAACACTTCCATCGTATCGGCTCCCTCTTGCATGGGAGAATATTTTTATGAATATCGCAAAGGCTATTGCTGCGACCGCATCAACCGCATCAACCGCATCAACCTAATAATAAGTACTTGATTTAGATGATTCAGGAGCTCCTTACAACTATTAAAGCAGAATATGCCACACATAAAGTCCAGCCCATATGGATTCAAGATACAATTATACCGTCAGATATTAATGCTGTTCGTGAAGAGACAGCGATCGGCTCCTCGGAGCCTCCATTCCTAAAACAAACAGCTGAAATCCGGCGCGACCTCTGGAATAAGTGGCTACAAAAGGAAGCGACAATTCAAGCATATACTTGTAAGGAAGGAAGAGTTATTATTCTTAGCACGGCGGCTATCCATCCCCCATGTTCTTGGATACGAATAATGCGTCTTTTGAGTCCTATGCAGAAGGCACAAGTTATATGGTTTGCCTCCGATGAAGAGCGTATTGCGCCGCAAGAAGGAGACCCAATCGAAGCACTTCATATAAATGGCGGTTATGCGCAAAAGTGTAATCCGCGGTCTATTGTAATTTATCGCAAAGAAGAGGCAACTCGCGTTCTTATTCATGAACTTCTCCATGCTTCTTGTTCAGACCCTGATGGGTCAGTTTCCCATATAGAAGGTGACACTGAAGGTTGGGCGGAGGTTATTCTTGTTGCGCTCAATGCAAAAGGTAGCCAAAAAGCATTTGCGTCACTATGGAAAGAACACTCATATTATGCAATGAAGCAAGCAGTTAGTGCGGAGCAGTTCCATAATGTTAAAAGCAAGGAAGATTATTCTTATAGATATTTAATTGGTCGCCTTGCAACATTCAAGCGATTAGGGCTCTCAGTCCCTAAAATAGAAGCCCTGTCGCGGCAAATAAAATCATTGAGGCTCACTGATAAAAAATTGGAGTTAAATGCGACCGATTAATTTAGCTAGAAAAAACAATGGCATGGGCGTCAAAGGTCTGTATTCGTTCATTAAATCATCAGGGAAACCCTTAAATATTAAGTGTGCACGCGATCTTCGCATTGGAGTTGATATTTCCTTCTTCCTGTACCGATGGGGATTCGCGCAAGAACTCTACTTTAGTTTCATTAGAACCTTACAAGAAAATGGTAATAAGGTGCTCTTTGTATTTGATGGGAAACCAGGTGCAAAGAAGGAACCCGAATTAGAGGAACGAAGAAGAAAAATGGAGAAAGCCGAAAAATATGTATTGGCGCTTGAAGAAAATATGGCGGCTTCTTTATTTGATACACAACAAACAGAGATCCTACAAAAAACAATAGAAGTAGAAAAACGAAAAATAAGACGGCCCACAAAGTTGGAGCGCCATACACTCAAGGAGGCATTCTATAGGGAAGGAATTCCAATGTTAAAAAGTAGTGAAGAGGCAGATGAATTACTAGTAGCACTTATAAGGGAAAATGATATTGATGTAATTATTACAGGGGATACAGATATAATTCGTCTAGGGGCTTCACGTGTTTGGATGCCGACAAATGACAGTGCAACACAGTTTCTGGAATTTAATAGCGCGAAGCTCTTCAAATCTCTTGGTATTACTTGGACGCAATTTCAAGAGGTTTGTATATTATGTGGGGGAAATAGTATGGGATTTGATGATACACGAAAGATTGATATAAGAAAAGCATATAATTGGATACGAGTATATGGAAGTATTGCAACTATTATAAAAAAACATTTTGAATGGTGGCCATGTGATTTTAAGGATATTCATAAACGAATTGCAGAATCTATTGCGTTTACAAAGGGAATTTGTGTTGAACAATGGCTAAGAGAAGATGAAAAAGACCGGCTTGTTGCGTGGCGACAGGATGAGCGAATGCCTTATACAACATAATTAGAAAGTATTCTTGTTTCTATTAGGAAGATTTGCAAATGTGTTATTAAATGTATTACTTCTTTCATTAAATGGATTATGTACATTATTCCAATTATTTGTTAAAGATGTTAATGTTGTTGATGTATTTTTATTTGGCTGAATCCAAACTGATTCAGCATTTTTATTTCGTATATTAATTCCTGTTATTGGATTTCTACTATACAGTGCAGCATCACTAACATCAAATATATTGGGATTATCATCTATTACTTTTGTTAAAAATTCTTTCATTTGTTCCTTATCTTTGAATAAGCTTGGATTTACTTCATAATTAATTTTAATATCGTCGATTTTAATTAATCTATCTAGCAGATGAAGTATATCATCAGATGACATTCTTATTTTATTATTATTCATAATATTAGAATGTTTAACAGCATTTGTCTTCTTATATTTATATTCTTTTATTGGCTTATATTCTTTTATTGGATATTGTCGCAAAGGTACAAAATTGCCTATACCTCCCATAAGACTTAGAGACGAGTATACAGCAATGATTAGCGGTAGGATGGATGCTCCTCCTGTTCCTATTGAAGCAGCAATGCCCAATATCGAAAGAGGAAGCGAAATGAATATAGTAATTTTTATCCTCTTGGCCCTTGCTCTAATATTTATTAATTGATATAATTCATTTCTTAATAATTTTAATTTCTCTTTTACTTCTTTTCTTTCCATTTCATTACCATAAATTAAAATATTAATATATGTCTCTAATTCTAGGGTTCCTGATTTCTTAAACTCATCCATTATATCCTTTACTGAGCTCTTTAATGAGTTTTTCATGTTTCTAGATATATTTTCATTAAACATATATTTTGGAGATAGTGCTTTCTTAGCTTTACCTCTATTCCAATAATTAGGAACCCCTTTACGAGTATTATTATTATTATTGTTGGTATTTGTTCTCATAGGATTATTTACCACAAAGGTATTATTACGCACCGGAGCTGTTTTTTTTCGTGTGAATCTATTCCAAAAAGACATATTCTAACTACTTATACAACATAATCTACATTATTATAATTAGGTGTTAGAACCTCTTGTTTTTTTGCGGCGATTAATTTATGGAAAACTGCGATCTTTTTCAAGAGTGCATCTACTTCAATATTATAAAGATCTATATTTTCAACAGGATTCAGCATAATTTTTGTGAATTCTATATGAATATTTGACAATACAATTTGAGCGTTTGTATCCATCTTATAGTATACTGTTTATTGTTTTTTAAACACTAAAAAGAATATATTGCGGTCCATGTTGGGTTCGAACCAACGACCTTTCGGTTAACAGCCAAACGCTCTACCAACTGAGCTAAAAGACCTGTGCGTTCGCACATATATTAATCTTGCCCAGCCTTTAGATGCTTTTTTTTCGTATTTTAGAAAAAATTACTAAAATAAGAAAAAAATTAGCTGGAAATGGTTTCGATCCATTGTCCTCCTGGTTATGGGCCAGGCGCGCTGCCTCTGCGCCATCCAGCTATGGTGCGCAGGTATTTTATCGGAAGAGATTAAATCGTTGGAATTTACGCAGATTAAACTGAATTATGTTTATAAGAATCGTCCCAATTGTTTTCACCCATATAAATATAACCATTTGCTAAAAGTAATTCTCGTATTTGACTTCTTATTGGTTCTATATAGTTATGTTCCACATCTATAAGGCCAAATGTATATTTGTCAAAATTAAAATTTTTAAGTATTTCGTACTCACTTCCTTCTGTATCTAAGGATAAATATTCAATAAAATTAGGAGCATTATTTTTATCTAATAATTCAGTTAATAATAAAGTCTCTACTTGGATAGTTGATTTATTTGCATCTACAACTGATTTTAAATGTGTTACATTATTAATTCCACTAATACCTGATAGTAGTGGGTTAATATGGGCGATATCAAAATTTAGAATTAATCCTGTTTCATTATATATAGCTTTATCACAGCATATAGCAGTGGGTCTATTAACAATTAATTTATTATAATTATTTGGATTTGGTTCAACACATATACCTTTCCAATTAGCGCCTAATTCTAATAAATATGTATTTGATAGCTCTATACCATCAGCAGCTCCAATATCAACAAAAAATCCGTTTGTTTTTATTTTATAAAATTCTAATACTCTTAAATCTTGCGCTAATTGAGAATAGCTTTGCATATTTTATAATAATGTATCAATAATTTAAATGGTAGTAATTAATAACAAAATTAAGACATACAGAGTCTTAATTTTGGTATTAAAAGCCACCCTCGGTGGGACTCGAACCCACAACATTCGGCTTAAAAGGCCGACACTCTAACCAATTGAGTTACGAAGGTAAAAAATGCAGTGCAAGTTGCACTATATACATATGTAGTTATGCCTTTAGGTTTATTTATTGTTTAAGTAAACATTACATAAGCAATAAAAAAATTTCCGATACGGGGAATCGAACCCCGACTTCTTGGGTGAAAGCCAAGTATCCTAGCCGTTAGACGATATCGGAATGTGCACAGTGTGGGGATCGAACCCACGCAACTTGCGTTAGCAGATCTTAAGCCTGCCGCCTTAACCACTCGGCCAACTGTGCAATATGTGCTATTACCATATCACATATTGCAGGGTTATTATTTTTCTTTTTTATTTATTTATGTATTTTGTATTTGTATTTGATATTTACGCGGTCGCAGACGCAGACGCAGCAGCCGCCGCGGCCGCAGCCACCGACTTGGGGTAGTGGTGGCGCAGGAAGCGCTGGAGGTTGAAGATGGTGAGCTGCTCGCCGGCAGGGAGGTTGGCGGCGAGGTTGAGGAGCTTGGCCAGACGCGCATCCGCATTGATGTTGTGGCCCTTCATGAGGGAGTGCTCCTTGGCATAGCCAGTGATCTTCTTGGTAACCTCCGCGCGGCTCATTTTGGAGTCGGCGGCGTTGCCAAAGAACACATTCAGCTCGGCGGTGACCTCCTGGGGCACATTGAATACCGTGGGGCGCTTGGGGGCGGACTCATCAGCAACACCATCAGTCTTGCGGTTCTTGCGGCGCTTGCCGGCATCCTTGATGGTGCGGTGAACCTTCTTCTCCAGGCGCTTGACCTCAGTGAAGAGGCTGGAGATGGTGTCGCGCATGGTGGACAGATGGCGAACCAGGCCACTCAGGTCATCATTCCAGCTGGACTCGGCGACGGCATCCGCAGTGGTGGACGCCTCAGGGACGGCCGCAGCGGATACAGGGGCAGGCACGGAAGCAGGCGCGGAAGCAGTGGCTACAGGCGCGGTCTCAGCAGTTGATGCAGAGCGCTTGGCCGCACGCTTAGGGGCAGCGGCAGCGGCAGGGGCAGCAGCAGGGGCAGCGACAGGGGCAGGGGTCGCAACTACAACAGGGGCCACAACAGCAGCAGAAGAGGAGGAGGCAACCTTCTTGGTAACAGTCTTAGTACTCTTGGATACGGAGGCAGAGGAGCTCATGTTTGTATTAGTTGCTGGGATAGAATTCATTTGTCTTAAACGCACTGACTATCATAGTGGCGGCCAAAACCAATCAATTTTTATAAAAATAGTTTCAAAAAATGTTCAATTTCAAGAAAAAAACCTTTTTTTTTTGAAAACAGGTCATATTTATGATTTATTCTAACACATTTTCATTTTGCCGATTCACCTAGAAACCCCAACAGAATGTAGAGGGGGATGAGCGGCTCTATTCAGCCCTTTCGCCAATGCTTGAATATAAAGTCAAAAAAGCACAAAGATATTCAATGTAAGTCAGTTGTAAGCCAGGGAGATTTCTGCGCAAGACACTATAAAAATCCCATTCGGTATAAGGCCCCAAGTGTTCAGAAATATCTGGATAGTATTACTTATCCATACAATGCGAGCGCAAACGCAACAAAGATACAGCACTGGGCTCGCAAATCCCTTGCACACCTCCGTTATAAACAACAAGGTCCAGCCGCAAATTGCCTTGAAGTATCAAATAACCAAACAGAACTTCAAAGTATGGACCAAATACAGACTATACCGCAGCTCTATATTTGGTCCTATGCGGATGCCAATAAAATGATCTGGTGCTTTGATATTCGCTCCTTTTCGCACATGATGGCTTCAGGATTCAAGAATCCATATACACAGATACAACTTACTGAGTCTGCAAGAAATTCCTTGGAGCGTAGGCTCATTTGGCTAAAACAAAAAGGCTATACAACAATATTTACAAATGACACAGAGTTAACAGCAGAACAGACTTTTAATCTTAGAATTCTGGATGTGTTCATGAAATTGGATTTTCTCGGATATCATTCCAATACGGAGTGGTTCTCCGATTTATCACTTGAAGATCATATAAAACTATACCGAGAATTATATGAGCTATGGAATTATAGACTTCAATTAACTTCAGAACTGAAGAAAACAATTTGCCCTGGCCTTGATGGAATTATGAAGCACGACCCTTTTAAATTTTCCCTCAGAACTCAAAGAGAACTTCGCTGGTGGCAGAAGTTAAATATTAATATATTTGATAGTCTCGTATCAACTGCAGCCGAAAAGACAAACAGAGCTCTCGGTGCAATGTATTGCTTAACAGCACTTTGTAAGGTAAGTTCTAAAACACGAGATTCTTATAATTGGCTTAATGTGTGATTTAGCAACACTTGGGATCGGCTACACCCCACTTAGGATTCTGAGCCGCATTATTCGGTGGACACGATCCTTGTAAGGCTTGTACAAGAGTTCCAGAAGTGGATGTGACCCAGCGGAGACCTTGTGTGGGATTTGGCGCCTGATAGAGTATATTGGAAGTTTCCTGTGTTGTCTTGAGTGTTATACCGCCTGGAGCGCCCCAAGTTGTGTCCGAACAAACTGCACACGCAGCATTAGCATTCTGAACACCTGTAAATGAGAAATCTTTAGGAGCGCCATTTCCTGGACCAATAGCAGTATCACATTTACTGCGCCCTATTCCGTTTGCAGTTACAACAGATGAACCGCCAGCCGGTACATCAGGGTGGTAGTTTGTCCGTACTACTGTATTATTTGCCTTATACATATTGCGACTGGTAACTTCGCTAGCATCGCGTGGTTGCCAATATGATTTATATTGATTCGCTGCTTGCTGTCTTTTGCGGAGAAGTTCACTGGAGTTCATCTACTAGCACTATAGAAAGCAGTGGCGACTTCTAAGAAAAAAGCAAAAAAAAAATTTTTTTTGCCATCGATACCAGAAAATTGAAGGGTATTTTTGGCCTATTAGTCAGTCAGTTTACCGAACTAAAATGTCTAGCACTGTAGTCCTCTCCCGCACTTTCGCCACGAGCAATGTTACTTTCAGCCAGATCAAGGTGATGGACAGTGGTGCCAAGCAGGCATATGTCAATTACGAGGGTGGCAAGTTTCTCTTCCAGACGCCTGCGCTTACTATTCCTTATGGCATGAGCACCTTTGACAAGGCTGGCCCTGTTAAGTATAGCATTGACCTCTCTCTGCGCGGCTATGATGAGGCTGGCAACAAGACTAAGGAGTTCTATGATGCGGTCCATGCTCTGGATGAGTATATGATTGAGCAGGGTGTCAAGCACAGTAAGGCGTGGTTCAAGTCTGAGCTGAAGCCTGATATTGTCCGTGCGTTCTATACGCCTATTGTCCGCTGGGGCAAGGACAAGGATGGCAATGTCAAGCCCTACCCTCCTACTGTCAAGCTCAGCCTGAAGAAGAATGGTGAGAGCTTTGATGTGAAGATGTTTGACGGTCAGGTCAAGCCTCCCACTGAGTATGAGGGTGTCCCTGTTGAGGATCTCCTCGTTAAGGGCGCTATTCTGCGCGCGGTGATGCAGTGCACTGGTATCTGGTTTGCTGGTGGCAAGTTCGGTCTTTCCTGGAAGGCTGCGCAGATTGTCATGGACAAGGTACCTGAGGGCGTCCGCGGCTACGCATTTGTGGATGATGCTGAGGATGTTGAGTCTGCGCCTGCGTCTATTCGCTCCAGTGCCCTCGCCTCTGTGATGCCCCTGCCCCCTACTGCTGCGGCCATTGTAGAGGATGATGAGGACATGGATGATGCTCCTGAGGATGCTGAGCCTATTCCTCTGCCTAAGAAGATTGTAGCTCCTGCTGGAGCCGGCCCTGCGAAGCTTGTGAAGCGTGTTATCCCCCCTAAGCGTGCGTAAATAACTAGCGAACAAATCCAAAGATACAAAATGCAAATAAAAAATAACTAAAACATTAAAAAAAACAAATACAATATTTTTTCGTTGTTACTACACATAATTACACACACTCCTGCAAATAGGGCACTTCGTGCTAATTTGTCGCCAGCGTTCAAATGCTCCCCTTATAAATATATGCCCACATGATGTGACAATAGAGTTCTCCATAGTTATTAACTCCAAAGAAATACCACATTTATCATTTTCTGCTACAGCCTTCAACTTCAATTCCTGAACATTATTTACAGGGATCTGTATCTGACTTCTAAGATTCGTAAATAAGTCTCCAGGCAAAATGTTGTTAGGTGAATTTTTCAGATATGTTGAAGATGGGAAACTATATATATTAAATACAGAGTGTGTATTATAACATATTACTTCTCCTAACTTTTTAACACGAATCCATCGCCCTGCAATTTCTGTTGTAAATTCTTCATTATAAGGGCGAACATTAATGTGTTCTTGCTGGAAAGTGTGTATTAGAGGACGAATACCTTCCTTATTCTTATATGCCCTATAGAGATTGTCTATAGGATTGTAGGAAATAAAATACTTTGATATAGGTCGAGCCATAGTTGCTACTTCTCTAGTATGAAGTGTTTTTTATCAATTTTTCAATAGTTAAACAGATGCAGCGATTACTCCCTCCGCTTAATAAGATTCCTGAGATAGTGGTAAGTATATATATTGAAGAATCCTATACATTACACAATATTTCTGAATATTTGTATAAAATTCAGAATCCATTTCTGAGTATAAAGATTCTACCAAATAAACCATATAATATAAATGCGCAACTACGATTACCTTATAGTTGGTGCAGGATTTAGCGGCGCCACACTTGCAGAGAGAATCGCAACAGAGTTTCCAGATAAGACAGTCCTTATAATTGATAAGCGCGATCATATTGGCGGTAACTGTTACGACGAGATCGACCTAGAAACAGGGATCCTTGTATCGAAATACGGCCCCCATTTTTTCCACACAAATTCATCAAGAGTTTGGACATATGTTAACCGGTTCTCGCGATGGGTCCGTTATGACCACAAAGTTCTTGCGCAGGTTGAAGGCACACTTGTGCCAGTCCCAGTAAACCAAGAGACAATTAATAAGGTCTTCAATGAAAATCTTCAGACATCTGAGGAAGTGTGTGCCTGGCTATCCACAAAGCAAGTACCGGCCACTAACCCAACAAACTCTGAAGAGACTGCACTTTCACGAGTCGGCCCAGAACTTTATGAACTTCTCTTCAAGCCTTACACAATCAAACAATGGGCAAAAGAACCTGCAGATCTAGCTCCATCTGTTCTTGCACGAATCCCTGTGCGAGACAACAATGATGGGCGCTATTTCACAGATAAATACCAAGGTCTCCCTGCTCTCGGCTACACACGCATTTTTGAACGCATGCTAGATCATCCAAACATTACTATAAGGCTCTCTACAGATTTTGAAGATATCAAAGGTGAAGTTTCTTGGGGTTCTCTTATATTTACTGGGCGGATTGACCAGTATTTTAAGGAAGCAGGTCTTCCAGCTTTAGAGTATCGGTCGCTCAATTTTGAAGTGCGAAGATTTTACGATTGCCCTGGATTTATTCAACAAGGACCAGTAATAAATTATCCATCACCTGATATTCCTTATACACGGTCTGTTGAATATAAGTGGATGCCATATGATTATAACACACAGCTGCGCACATCAACAAGTATTGTTGTATATGAAACTTCTTGTAGCTGCGGTGATCCATATTATCCTGTACCAAATCCAGCAAATGAAGCACTTTATGAACAATATCGCACACTTGCAGCAACAGAAAAAAATGTGCATTTTATTGGGCGTTTAGCGAGTTATAAGTATTTTAATATGGACCAGGCGATTGAAGCTGCGCTCAATTATTTTGAGGATAATATAGCACACGCTTCCTAGGGCGAAGCTTATAGTAGTGCTGAGGGTGCTCCCTGGAGGGTGGCACATAGTCTGGACGCTTTTTGATGAGTGTTAGAAACTCGCGAAACTCATCTACAATCGTACTAGGAAGGAGGCCAAGTTTATCAATTTGCGAATTGAACTCCTTGTACTTCCGTTGAGAGGTGGCATAGAATCTCGGATAGCGAGCAGCTAGCTCAGGGTTAAGCATAATCCTCATAAGGAAGAACTCAACGCCACCCACGCCATAGGGAGGATCATTGTTTTTTAGCCAATTGTTAAGAGATGCGACAATAGATCGGTCAATTGTGCTAATAGTGCGCATCCTATTACGCCAATCTTCAACACAAATTATATCTGTGAGGATAAAATCATTGTTAACTAAAGCTGCCATATGCTTAGACTTATTACCCACTTTACAGATGTTCTTAATCTTACCCTCTTTAATAATTACACAATAAGTCCTATTGTTAGGACTATCAGTTGAGTGTTTGAGGATAGTCTTAATCTCATTACACATTAATGTGTTTGCGACAGACCATGCGTCACTAAGCGCACTCATGTGCTCATCATACGGAATTGTGGAGGACATTTTGTATCTTGTCAGGCTGGAAATAGGGGCTTCAATTTTTCTATTGGAGCTAGACAATTTTTTCATCATAGTGATGAAAAAATTTGATTAAATAAAACCACCTTATATAGTTCACAACAAAAATGGAAACAAAGACGCGCAAAGAACTGCTTCTATTATGTAGCCAGCGAGGCGTCAAGGACTACGCAGGAGCCTCCAAAGAGCGTCTCGCATCGCTCATCCATTTACAGGATCTAGTCAATACAATTACACTTGGTGAATGTATTGAACAGATGCGCCGCATCCCAAGCAATTCCATTGATATGATCTGTACCGATCCTCCCTATTTCCTAGATGGTCTCGGAGACGACTGGAACAAAGAGACCATTGACACAAAAGGCGCATCATCTCTTGTAGGGAATCTACCAAAAGGAATGAAGTTTGACAGGAATCAGTCTAAGAAGTTCTTTGAATTCTATGCAAAGGTCTCAGTAGAAATCTTCCGCATTTTGAAGCCTGGTGGCGCTTTCCTTTCATTTAGTAGTCCTCGTCTTTATCACTCAATGGCTATGGCAATTGAGGAAGCCGGTTTTGAAATTCGAGATATGCTTGGTTGGATTTATACTCAGTCACAAGTGAAGGCATTCTCGCAAGACCACATTATTGAGAAAGACAAGACACTCAGCGCAGAAGAGAAGGTAGCCCTGAAGGAATTGTGCGCTGGTTGGAAGACTCCACAGTTGAAGCCAGCAATTGAACCAATCTGTTTGGCTGTGAAACCAATTGAAGGCCGCTATATTGATAACTTTCAGAAGTATAGCACTGGATTAATGAATACTAATGTAAAAGTTGGTGAGGACGGAACCTACTTTCCTGCAAATATTATTGTCACAGAAAACTCCTCTCAACAAGAAGAACTTGAGAAGGTATTCCTTGTATCAAAGCCCACAAAAAAAGAGAAGGGTGATTATAACACACATCTGTCTGTGAAGCCAGTTGAACTTATTAGTCATCTTATGAAACTATATACAAAAGAGGGAGCAATTGTATTGGACCCTTTTATGGGAAGTGGAACAACTGCTGTGGCTTGTATCCAGTCAAATAGAAAATATATTGGGTTTGATATTAATAAGGAGTATATTAAGATTTGCGAGAAACGGATCACTTTCGCCCAACAGTGAGTGGTGCTGCAGGGGTACGCTTTAGTGGACGATTCTCAATATCAAGCTCTACAAATTGAGTCGTTGAATAGAACACACGACTAAGTCCATACTTCTTAATACATTTTTCCAAGAACAAGTGGCAATCATGGCATGGTTCCGAATTCTGAACCTTATCATTACCGTGCGCATCCTTTGAACGAGAGATGCGGATAACATACATTGTCGCATCTCGTAGCTGCGCATAGTCTCCAAGTTCGCGAACAACATTCTTCTCTGCGTGGATTGTGCGATCTGACCACCCTACACCCCGAGAGCGAGTACCCACCTTATTTGTTGCCATTGCGATAACCTTGTTGCGCTTTACAATAATTGCGACATGAATACTCATCTTATGCGCATGAATAAGATTCATAATTGCCTTATCTTCAAGTATGTTTGGGACAAATGAGTTCATCTTGTATGTCCGTATGTGTAGGTTACCTTATTTTATATGTAGAATAAACTTCAATTTTTTGCTTTGCAAAAAAACAGTTTGGCACTATGTGCTTAACAATTTTTTGGGACCCTAGTATCAGATGAAATCTTACCACATATTTTTCGCAATCCTCAAAATAGGAATTTTAGTACAATTTGCCCTCATTTTGATGAATAAACAAACTGTTAATTCAAAAATATATATTATTACAAAGATTTTATTTAAAATATCAATTGGTATATTCATAGATGTATTAATGTTTCATCAAAAAATAGATGGACTGTTATTAGAAGATAAAGTTGTTATTTCATTTGCTGGTGCTCTATTAGTATTCGACGCATGTGCGAATGATATACCTGACCTCTTGAGACTGTATGGTATACATGTATTTGATTCCACCAAAACAAAAAGTCTTATACATGCGTAAAAAAATGTTTAGGGTTTTTAGATTTTGCTTCTATTTCTCTTTAGAGCCAACGCCACAGAAGAACCATAACTAGAATCACAAAGCAAACACGCAGAAGCATCAACATATTAGGTACATATTTCTTCATGTGATCCCACATAAGCTGTGAATGGAAATCATTGCGCGCATCCACCTCACAGTTGTTAAGACTCTTATACTTGTTCAAGAGAAGCTCTGATACATGGCTCGGCAGACCCTTCGTCAAATCGGGCTCACAATGATTCACGATGAGGAAGCGCTCATCTGCCAACATCTGAGACAGACCAGTCTTACCAACACACTTTATAAGGCTCACATAATTAACTAGATTCTTCTGAATAGTTGTAAATGACTTGTTGTAGTTCTGAATAGACTGTTCAATAAGCTCCAACTCGGCTACTCGCTTCTTCAGCTCAATAATCTCCAGCTCCTTATTGGCGAGGTCAAGCTTTGCATAATGAAACTGGCTCTCTGCAACATCAGATGACGGCTTCATTTCGCGAATCTGCCTCAGATTATCTACAAACAGTGCATCTGCGTCAACATTCTTAGAACGAGTTGCGTAGCGGCGCGTGCGCTTTAAGTTACGAACAGGCGTCTCATCGGAATCGGTCATAACCTCAGGTGCGAACTCCTCATGAAAATCGGACATCTTTGCTTGTTGTGGTGTGCTATTGGGTAAAAAATGGGCTTCAATTTTTGCGAAGCAAAAATTATTAGGCGCGAAGCCCTGAACAATTTTATTTTTCTTTTAGAGATCCTTTACCATATAAGTTCCATCCAGTCTATACCCACACTTATTCTTATAATACTCGCGCGTCCCAACACCCGCAATAACAGCTACCTTTTTCCAACCATTCTCCGCAGCAATAGTCTCAGCAGTTTTCATCAATAGCTTACCAAATCCACGGTGCTGGCTTCCTGCAGACGCTGCACCAACACCAATAGATGTACCATACACATGAACCTCGCGCACCAGCGCACATTCATTAATCTCAGAAATAAAGTTACCCCCTGGCGCAGGGTCAAACCGCAAACGCAAGAATCCATAGAGCCCAATATAAGTATCCAAGTTTCCGGACCAATATTCGTGCTTCCCTAGAAACACAAATGAGAGCCAATTCATTACAAGGATCAACCAATACAGACCCGTTTGCCACATATTCATCTTATGCGCCTCCACAGAGATATGATACTCGGTTCCCTCAGATGCCTCATACTTCCGAACAACTAGAATCGGCTCCAGCACATCGTGCTCTTGATCACCAATCTCCATACAGCGAATGCAGTTACACCTCAGTCCCTCCTTTTTCATTTGCTGGTGAATGAGCTGGCGAAGATTAGACATGCCGCCATAGCCAGCAGCAATATCTGTCTTAGGAATATCACGAATCAGACGCTGGATGCGCACCCACGGATTCAGCCGCGTCTTGTAGTAAATACACACATCAATAAGATCACGCACATTCTTCTCACTATAAGGAGTAAACTCCCCCGCATTATACATATCGAGAATCTTGCTCTTCACAATATGCTTGTCATCAAAAGTCTTCACTACTGCTGTTGGGTAAATCTTGACATCGTCAAACTGGAGCTCTGGTCGCTGAATCGCCTGGTCAAACATCCAGCGGTCCTGCTCTGGTGACGAACCGGGCAAATCAGGCATGAGATGAACGACTACCTTGAGCCCAGCCTGCTTCAACAGACGAATTGCTCGGACAGTATCCTTTGTGTAGCACTTGCGGTTCATCTTTTTGAGAATAGTATCGTCATAATGCTGCACGCCAATCTGAATACGAGTGATGCCCCACTTGCGATATTGGATAATGGTCTCCTCGGTAATATTATCTGGGCGAGTCTCAAGAGTGAAACCAATAATGCGAAGAGTGGCAGTCTCATTCTCAGTAATCTCAGCCTCTAGTGTATTTGAGGGGCGCTCCGCAGATACGGTATTTGCGGCCCAATAGAGCTCACGGATAACCTGCTCGCGATACTCAAGAGGGTAGCTCTCCCAAGTACCACCAGAGAAGATCACCTCGATCTTTGAACTGTTATCCGCAGCAATATTACCGGTCCGCTTATAGCTCCGAATACGATTGTTGAACTGTCCCTTGATATCAAACTCTGACTCTAGAGCACGGAGCATTGCAGGCTCATTGGAAAGATATGAGCGAGGCTGAGTAGGAGCGCCAGATAGATCGGTCTCTTGAGGGCAGTAGGCGCAATCATACTTACAACTGAACTTATTCGGAGCAAGCACAATCGTCACAACAAGAACACCAGAGTTAGAGCGCACTTGGCTCTTAATCATCCACTTCTTGAGCTTGGGTCCAATAGTGACATCCGAAAAATGTGCGTTATATACACGATAAATCTGCTGCTTTGGAGGATTCAGCTGATACTGCCGCTTCAGCTTTCGCGAGATAAGATCATAGTCGGCATCAGCAGGGCTCTGAATGAGATCGCTCACAAAATCAAGAAGCTCACTAGAGTCACTCTCGGTCACACTGGACGCAATGCTCTCAATTTCAGATGACATTTTGTAAGGGATTACGCTGGTTGGTGCTGATTAGCTTGAGCATTAAAGGGTTCAATTTTATTTTGCTTTGTAAAATAAAACAGTTTGGCTGCTTTGCTGCTTAACAATTTTTCTAGAGACTTTGTCTCTAGAAAAACAGTCAGCAACTTCGTTGCTAGACAATTTTATTTTGCTCTTCCGCTTAAAAAAATTAATAATTATACACATACCACAAATGAACAATACATCTACATATGGTATAGAGCAACCGAACGGTTCAGTTCTCTATAATATATTTCGCGAGTCTGTATTTCATAATGATATTCTCTATAAGTTTAGATTGGGGCAAACAGTTCAAATCTATGAGTCACCACATATAAAGGCCGCCCAATCAATTGACGACTACTTCAATGAATCACGCTTTCTAAATGAAAGTTCAAATGTCCGCGGAGTATTAAAACTCGATGGAACAATTGAATATCGCTATCTTGGTGATAAGGGTATATATGTCTTCAAAAATACTGGACATCCTTGAAGCATGTTAAATCATCTCCACCTCCGTAGGAGATCGCACTTTGTAAGCATTCCTTAATATACATCATCTCTTCCAAAATTGTGCGATGCTTGAGCGGTAATAGTTTTTTGGTGCCTTCAATGCGATTCTTCTTACCTGACTGAAAAGCCGATGCGCTCCCCCAGAATTCCTTATAGAGTTGTCCATCAGGGCCTTTCACTGTTGCACCAGGTGAATCCTGGAGCGCGGAAAACATGCCACCAATCATAACCATATCAGCACCAAGTGTAAGGGCCTTTGCAATATCACCTGGCTCCTTGATACCGCCGTCAGCAATAATCTTCGTAGCAGGATTCGTGCGAGCCTCTGCGCACTCTGCAACTACTGACGCCTGAGCTCCACGACTACCGAACCCAGTTGCGACATAGGTTGTACAAGCAGAACCTGGTCCAATACCAACCTTGATTGCGTTGGCACCCCACTCTTCAAGATCATATACTGCTGATCCAGTGGATACATTACCAGCAATAATGTAAGGTTGTTCTGCAGTAAAGTGCGTGCGAATCCACTTAATAATAGCCTCCATTTTCACGCTATGTCCATGAGCAATATCAATTGTAATGAATTCTGGGTAGAGGCCTTCTGCGAGAAGTGCTTTCAAAGTATGATAAGCATCATCGTTAACTCCAATAGATATACTTGCTGGTAAATATAGAGTTTTCATGCGGCGTGTGAAAGTGACAGCATCTGTATTAAAGCGATGGTGGACATAGAAAAAACCAGAGGCTCCGAGCCGCTCGGCAATTTCATCATTTATTACACATTCCATATTTGCTGGAACAACTGGAAGCTCAAATGTATGGGTGCCAAGCATAGTCAAAGTTGAACATTCACTGCGTGATTCCACCACACACTTGCGCGGAACAAGGTTAATATCAGAAAAATCAATTCTCTTGTTGGGCATTGTGCGTCTCTATATTATTATTGCTCTTGATATTTAGACTCTGCTACATATTCATCGTGAAGTATAATTTACTTTCTTTTTAATTCCGAAGAAAGATGACACTAAATTGAATCGCCGCTGCCATGCTTCACGCTTGAGACGAATCTGCTCCTGCTTTTTCTCCCATAGTGCAATCTCACTCTGAATTTTTGGATTAATATCCTTTGTATTATACACAGTTGTTAGCCACTGATCATCTTTATAAATATGGAAAGCAGGAAGATGGCGAATATTATCGCAATCCTCGCTGTAAACTATTGAGGAGTATTCGCGCCCAGTAAAGATGATTTTGTGGATTTCACAATACACCTTCACTTCCTTATAGGTATCCTCTGAAAGGACGGCAAGATCTTTCACAACAAGTGTAATGCGAAAGCCAGAAAGCTTTGAAGGCCTGCTGCCGCTACCGCTGTGAACTGGATTCGCAAACATCCTGTAAGGGAATAGTCTTGATGGTATGTATTAAAAAAGAGTTTGTGGTTTCAATTTTTAGTGTATTTAATTCCTGCCATTATAAGGCTCCTGACCGCAGCATGTACGATCTGCCTTACACCCACAATCACGAACCATACAGTGCCAGCACTGATAAAACTTAGTCATATCTACAGTATCACATTTACATATATTCGTGTAATAATAGATTTCATTGTAAAGATCGCATTTTATTGTATCTATCAATTCAACATCCTCCTCGCATGTGGGATCACCGAAACCAAACTCAACATCTAGAATCTTTTCTTTAAGAATCCAAGGCTGAATAACTCCTTGCAATTGATACTTATACTCTACATCAAGATGTTCAAGATAGTATCGGATGTAGCTCTTCATTGTGTCAGACCTTCGTTCAGCACGATCAATCTCATCGGTGTCCATCTGTGCGTCAATATAGCGCAAGAGACGAATGTAGTTCTCACGCATTGTGCTCGTTTGAAACTTAGTCCATTCAGTCATTTTGGGGGGTGCTTTAAAAAAGGTGTAGGTTGGAGGCTTCAATTTTTTCGCTTTGCGAAAAAATAGTTTGGCTACTTTGTTGCTTAACAATTTTTTCTCTTTATGAAAAACAATCACACCATTCGTTCTTACTCTTAATATATGCGGCTAACTGCTGTTCACACCTCTGAAGTTGTTTTCTAACAAATGCCAAGCGCTCTGTATCAGATCCCATCTGTTCCATATAAGGCACATATCCTGAAAATAATATATAGTCCATGCGATTATTCATACAAAAATCTTTAAAAGAGGTATTTGTTGTTTTAACCAAATCAATCCAATTAATCATATGTTTCCATCCATCAACTTTAATAGTATAATAAGGATCTATCATTTCTATAGTTTATATGTACTTAATATTTAAATCATATTTTATAATATATAAGTAGAAATGTATAATTTACTAGAACTTCCAGAAGAATGGAGAGAACCACTTTATGGAAATGATCCGAATTTTTTTTAGCGTTTGAAAAAGATAACAAAGGTATGTTTGATAAAAATAGCGAAAGGTTTTATACTAAAGGACGATATATTAAAGGGTTAGGCAATCGTTGGTTAAAACCGAATAAGATATATGTTGTAACAGATGAAAAGAATAATAAATTCAAAATAAAAAAACTGGAAATAATGCAAGAGTGGCCTGAATTAGGTATTGCGGAAATCAAATATCTTCGCAATAAAAAACTTGGAATATGATGGCTTTAAGACCAATTTACATGAATGTATGGTTCATTATATTGATACATAACATTAATATCTACATCCACAAACATTTCATTTAGAATTTCCTTACAGGTATTCAGTAGAGTATTTAGTTCATCTTGTTGTAAAATAGTATTGTCATTATGATTGCGTCGTCTCATAAGAGCCTTTCCTAATGTAACCCAGTTAGTTACATATATATTTGTACATCTTTGGCCAAAACTCGCCGCCAACAATACATCATGATGTACCTCATTCCTAAAACGTTGAAGTTCACCATCTCGTATTTGTTCAATCGCACGTTGTTCCATTCCCTGTAGGGCAGCACGATTCATAGGTCCTGCCATCTTTTCTATGCTAATAAAATTGGATTTTTACGATTCAATTTTATTACATTGCTACTACAAATGCGACAATAACAATAAATACAATACACATAAAGAGGTTCATTTGATATAACTAAAAATATGGGAGTTTTTACTTTCAATTTTATTTTGGTTAGCAAAACTCCTTTGGAACAGATATCTTATACCTCTTTTCAACAGCATCATAATTTACCAAAATAGTAAATGAAGATTCTGCAGGAAACATACAAATCTCAATATTTACATCATTTTTAGACCTATTAATCCTGCAAAAGAAGGAGTGCGCATTTTTAATAAGATGCCTCCGATAATCTTCATTTATTTGCTGAAGATATGATTTGTATTGAATATAAGAATTCCAGAAAACTTCACCATCTACAATAAAAGCCCTACAATCAGCTTCAATAATTTCAGTAATATGTTCCAGAAAGTCATAATAATTATTCGTTCCAGTCTCGTCGCAAGAGTAAACAAACTCCTTGATCTCTGATTCAGTCATTTTTTGGTATAACTAAAAATAGAGTTTTTAGTTAATCAATTTTTTATTATATAAATACAGATATGGACGATAGAGTCATCTTTTTTTCGGATACAGGTGACAATATTCGTTTACCTAGTCGTTTCAAAAATGAAAACCCTAAATGGATGATATATGCTGCTGGAGATGCTTGGGGAGCATATTTTAGTTATAATTCTCGCAATGCCAGTTTAGGAAAATCAAATATAGAAATATTTTCTGAAAAAGGATATAATATTTTCTGTTGCGTTGAACTTAGCGATATAAATTTAAACTACCTTGCGGAACATCCCGAATTAAATGTCGTTCTTTGTATACTTACTGGCGATAAGACACAAGATTACGAAATATTAAAACAACTATTTTACAATTCTATTGATTTAATAGACACAGATGATACAAGGTTTTATCCATCTTCAGATGTTGCTTATAATATATTAGTTAAAGGTGGTATATGTATACGAGTACCAAAACAACTTAGAACTGGTTCAAAAGCAAAACGAATATTTTATGGAAAAAATAATTCAGGAGAAGATTTGTTTGCAATTACTGGTCGCAATGTTATTGCAGATTTAGGTTGGGCATCTCCAAGATTTAGAGAAATATCTACTGATACATTTGAAAAAATTATGAACACAGGTGGGAGACGCAAAAAGTCAAAAACGAGAAAATCTAAGAGGAAATATAATTTCTACTAAGGCCTATATACAAGAAGAGTCTCCCTTACAACTTCAACTATCATGAATATCACAGAAGTAGCACTGAACTTGTTTAGTTTTATCTATATATCCACACTCACATATTGTTTCATAATATTTTACTTCCGTATGGATATTGAATGCTATTGTATTGCCGAGTTCAAGATCTCTTTCGCATGTAGAATTACCAAAGCCAAACTCAACATCTAACACTTTTTCTTTCAGAATCTCAAGCGGAATAATCTTAAAGAGTTTTTCTTTATATCTGCTCTCCATATGCTCAAGATAGTAATGGATGTAGGTTTTCATCGTATCAACCCTTCTTTCAGCACGATCAATCTCATCAGTGGCCATCTGGGATTCGATATAAGTCAAGAGTCGCTTATAGTTCTGAAGCATCGTGCTGTTCTGAAACTTAGTTGCCTCTGTCATTTTGTGGGGATGCTTAAAAAATGGTGTGGGGGACTTCAATTTTTGCTTTGTAAGTTAATCATAGAGCGAATCAATCCACATAGTACAATCCTTGCAGGTATTATTCTTATGATGGTCTTTTGATAATATACGAAGATGCGTCTTCAAACCCTCTAGACCATCCTTTTCATACACTGGTTCCCAACAATCACCCATCACATCTGAGCAGTGTCCAAAGTGGTAGCACAAATCCTCACAGCCAGAGTTCCAAAGAGACATTAATGCTGCGCCTTTCGCCTTTTCCTTAGACGCAGTAAGTTGTGTGGTCATCTCAGTAATCTTCTTCTGGAGCTGGTCAATTCTCTCATATGCGGCCTCAAGTGTTTCAGGGCGATCAGGATTGGGTGGAGTTGGCTCAGGCATACTCTTATGTATCATTGTCAGTTTATTCATCAGAGTGTTCAGCTGCGCGTCTTTGCCAGTCCAGGTGGCTCTATCTTCTGGCATTCCAGCAAGACGACTGCTGAGAATATGGTCAAATGTGTCATTAACAGCATATGCCCAGTGTCGTTTCTTCTCAGAACTAGGAGCTAGCTTATATAAACCCTCAGTAAAAGTCTTATGCGTCTTAGCCAAGCTAGAGAGGTAGAACCTTGCAATATGATCTTTGCCAACAATCTTCATCATCTCAGAAAGGACAGAATCGAAAGTATCACTTGGTTGCGTGCTCGGCCGGTCCTTACATGATGGGCAGTAATAATAATGGCGAGACACCAATTCAGCATCAGCAAGATTTGTATTGACATATGCCACATAGCCTTCGTGTTGAATGGGTCTCGTATCACTGCACTCACAGCACTTCTCGTGCGTTAGGTCGCATGTGCTCTTATGGGTGCAAGGCTGCGATACAGGAGTAGACACAACAGGAGCAGGGGCGACAGAAGGCAGAGGTCCCATGATTCTAAGATGCGTAGCACACATAATCAGTAGGCCATCATTCTCCACACCATTTCCCTTACAGCGAGTGCCATTAGTGGTCTTTTGAGAACAACGAGGCATCTTTGGATTATGCTTTAAAAAATGTAGGATTGATGGCTTCAATTTTTCTAGCTTTGCTAGAAAAATAGTTAGGTGCTTTGCACGGAACAATTTTTCTAGCTTTGCTAGAAAAATAGTTAGATGCTTTGCACAGAACAATTTTTTCTTGCTCTTGAAACTCTTGTTGTGTTTAACTCATTAAGATTTATTCTGATAAAACCGTCTTATTTCCTCCATTAGATATGGCCAATTACGAGGTATCCATCGTTGCGTCTCGTTAGACCAGTCACATTCATCACGACAATAGCACCAACAAGAGCAAGTAGAACCACATCTGTGGCAAGACCAATTATGATTACAGTCTGAATCACAGCCCATCTTTACTATTTATTGATTGAATATTAAAGCGTGCCTGGTTTGAGGCTGCCGGCGGTCTTCAATTTTTCGCAAAGCGAAAAATAATCAGCTCTATGAGCTAGACAATTTTTCTAGCTTTGCAAAATAAAATAGTTAGGAACTAAATTCTGAACAATTTTTCGCAAAGCACATGAGAAAAGGCTCTTTTCTTTGTTTATTAATTTATATGAACGAATCATACATCTCTAAGGCGTATAGACGAGGTGCATGTTATTCATGTACTCAATAATAGTATCTATGTTGAACTTTCGCGAAGCACCATCCAGCGGTTGACCAAGATTCTTGAACTGGAAGTGCTTGGGATCAAGCTGAAGCTCCTTCAATAGGCGAGCACAGAAGTCTGTGTGGCGATATAGGACCCACAAGCTCACTGAGGTCATGTCATCAGTAAACACACGAGTCTCATCACCAAGAACAAGCTCATTATAAGTCAGACCAGCCTGACCAGGCGCCCATTGGACAGTGTTACCGCCCATAGGGAGCTTGCGGAAATCATACGAATACCACTCAAACACCTGAGCCCAGAACTGGCGCTTCTCTGAACCAGCAGGCGCTGTCATGGTGATCATATCAGCCCTGAGACGCTCCAGAATTTGCGTCTTCTTCCCACGAATGATAGAGGCATAGTACGCAACAGCCTCCTTCACATAAGGCTCTAGCTTATTAGCACGCATCTGCTTGCGCGCCATGTGATGGGTCGCATTGAGATGAGACATGTCGGCGGTGGTAAAGAAAGAGGACGACATCTTGTATGCGATTATGATGTGGATTGGTGCCTGACTTAATACGGAAGGAGGCCTTCAATTTTATTTTGCTTCGTAAAATAAAATAGTTATGCGCTTCGCCGTTCTCGTTCGGCTGCCACATTAAAAAATGCTCTTTTGTTTGTATTTGGTTGTTTGTTCGGTTATGTGTTACGCGTTCCGCAGAATATCGTTCAGCTTGACCCACTGGCCGCCGCGCTCGAGCCAAATGTGTGCACCGCCCTGCCAAGTTTTGCTGACGCCATGCCGAGTAAGCAGGGTCGCACAGGCGGCAGTGGGGGAGCGGAACAAGGTGTGCGAGCGTTTGTGATAGAAGCCGCGGAACTCGGTAGCCTCCCGCTTGATGATGAGCTGTTCGGCCTGCTCGATATCCTGTGCTGTGAGCTTATTCTTGGCGGTGCGAGTGGCGAGGGCCTTCTCGCCGTTCAGGATGTTCGAGAGCTCATACATCGGCCGCTGGCTCTTGTTGATTGGTGAACCGATCACCTTTGGGGGAACACGGATGCGGCGCTGTGTAGCGGTGGTCCAGGGCTCCTCAGGCTCAGCGGCAGGCACAGCGACAGGCACAGCAACAGGCTCAGGCTCAGGCACAGGCTCAGGCTCAGCGGCAGGCTCAGGGACGGCAGCAACAGGCTCAGCGACAGGCTCAGCGACAGGCTCAGGGACGGCAGCAATAGGCTCAGGGACGGCAGCGGCAGGCTCGGCAAGCACAGCCTCGGCGACGGCAGTAGCGAGGGCCTCGGTAGCTGCCTCAACCTCGGACACAGGCTCCGCAGGCACGGAAGCAGGCACGGAAGCAGGCACGGAAGCAGGCACGGAAGCAGGCACGGAAGCCTGGACAGCGGCGACCGCCTGGACCGTGATGAGCTCGGTGACGGACCTGGTGAGGGCGGTGCGGTAGATGACCAGCATCTGCTCAAGGCCACGGATCTGCTCTCGGAGGAGGTACTCGGCGTAAGGGGCGAGGGGCTCGGTAGACATGATAATACTTTAGAGGGGTTAGACTGTAAAGCGTGCCTGATTTGGGGGGCTTCTTTAGTTCAATTTTTTTCCTAAATTGAACGGTTTTTCAGGCAGGGGACCCCCCACCCCAGGGGGTTTAGAGGGGTTTACAGGGGGCTCTCAGGCATGGCCCAGGCGGGGGGGGGCAGCCCCCAAAAATGCTTCAATTTGAAAAAAAAATTGAAGGCTGCCGGCAGCCTCAAACCAGGCACGCTTTAAAGTCTAATCCACTCTAAAGTATTCCCACCTCCCCACCAATCCACAAGATGTCCACCACCGTCTCCCTCTCTCTCTCCCCCGAGGCCCTCCGCGCTGCTATCACGCACACGGAGGCCATCCTGGCTGCCTACAAGGCCGCTCTGGCTGGCGCGCCCGCTCCGAAGAAGGTCAGCAAGAAGGCGGCCGCTGCCACCCCGCTCCCCGAGTCGGAGGTGGAGGCTGCCTCCGAGACCGGCTCTCGCAAGCCGAACAAGAACAAGGGTGTCAAGCGCGGCTCCAGCGGCTGGAACCTGTTCACTGCACATGTCCGTGCGGAGATGATCGCCGCCAGCCCTGATACCAAGTTCAAGGTCCCCGAGGTCACCGCCGAGGCCAAGCGCCGCAAGGATGCCGGCGAGTATGACGAGGAGCACTGGAAGACCCTCGCTCTCGCCAAGAAGGAGTCCGCCAACTCATCTGATGCGGAGGAGGCCGCGCCTGTAGCCGAGCCGGCCGCTAAGAAGAAGTCTGCTGGCCGCCCCAAGAAGGACGCGACTGCTGAGGCGCCTGCAACGCCGGCGAAGTCTACCAAGGCCGCTAAGACCGACGCGCCTAAGAAGGCCGCCGCGCCTAAGAAGGCCGCCGCACCTCCGCCCCCCCCTGCTGACGAGGAGGAGGATGATGACGAGGCCACTGTGTCTGAGTGGATCTTCAACGGCAACAAGGTGTTCAAGAGCTCGGACAACGAGATCTGGGCGTCTGAGAAGGGCGCACCTGGCGTCTTCCTGGGCATCTATGACCCGCTGACGAACCGCATCAACCCGCCTGATGAGGATGATGAGTAAACCAATAAACACAAAGAAAACATGAATAAACAACCAAATACAAAGAAAAGAGCCTTTTTTCATGTGATATGAATGAGCCGACTGTGCGAAGCGCCTAACTATTTTATTTTGCAGAACAAAATAAAATTGAAGCCCTGCCGCCGCCCCAAGCCAGGCACCCTCTAACATGTCTACCACTACCAGTTTCCGCACTAGTCTCCCTCGTGCGGCAAAGCTGGCTGCCCAGGCTGCGCATGTTCGTTCAATTCTGACCTCTGCAAAGATCACGACTGGTGTCATTGTCCGTCATTCCCGTCCATCTGACTCTGACAGCCCTGTGCAGAAGGCCCTCCGCCAAACCATCTGGCGCAGCGGTCGCAGCTATTTAGTGAACCGCTCCACCTCGCGCCATTACTATAATGAGCTCCAGCGTGCAAAGGTTCGCTACCTGAGCAATGAGCACTATGAGGTCTCACCCCAGGAGCAAATGGCCAACGCATACAAGTCTTATATGAAGTATAAGGCGAAGACCGAGGACGATTACTGTGAGTGTAAGGGAGCTCTCCACGAGCTCATGATATCTGAGCACTGCTCTGCTTCCGTTCCTGCTTCCGTTCCTGTCATTAGCGCTTACAAGCAGAGCCTCTTGGCCGAGGCTAAAGCGGACTACAAGGCCAAGATCAAAGCTATTATTAGGGGGCCTGAGCCAGTAGCTCCTTGTGGAGCTCCCAACTGGGATGATTACTATGAGCCACTGACATTGTAATTCTGAACATACTATATAAAACCAAACAAAAGAGCATTTTTCATAGATCAAAATAAAATTGAAGGCCACCGCCACCCTCAAACCAGGCACCCTTTAAAGTCTAATCCACTCTACTCTACCCCCTCACAAAGATGCGCGACCACAACATCATTCTGATCGGCGATGGCGGCGTTGGTAAGACAAGCCTTATTCACACTCTGAATACTGGCGAGTTCAATAAGCGCTATTGTGCGACAGTTGGCGCAGAGGTTCACCCTGACGAGTTTAACGAGACATGCGTTAACATCTGGGATGTCGGCGGTAACAACAAATATACTACCCCTCGCGAGCCATACTATGCGGAGGCTGATGCAGCTGTTATTATGTATGATGTTGCGCACAAGACCAGCTACATTAATGTGGCAAAGTGGCTTGCTGAGATTCGTAGGGCGAAGCCCACTATTCCCATCGTGCTGGTCGCGAACAAGTGCGAAGGCGACCGCCTCATTGCGCGCAGCGTCGCATGCAACACATATAACCTGCCATACTTTGAGACCTCTGTGAAGAACCGTACAAATCTAACAGCTCCGTTTAACTATCTCGCAACTCAGCTGGATATGTAAATATCATATGTAGCCAAATAAAGATAATAAATACAAAAGAGCTTTTTTATATGGTCATAATAAATGCTGAACTATTTTTCTTTGCCAAGCAAAATAAAATTGAACCCAAGTCCCCCATACTAACCAAGCCATACAATATGTCTGCAGCAACAGCCAAGCGCATCGCTATTGCAAGCTACAATACAAAGTATGCCGCATATCCAGCAGACCTGCTCACCTTCTGCGAGAATCACAAGGTCGTGCCGCCGAGCATTACTTCTCTCCGAGGTCAGGCATTAGCTCTCATGGCACAGCCAGAGGTGCGCGGCCAGCTCTACATTGAGCGAGATGACGCCACACAGTTCTTCAAGAATATTGCGATGACAACAGGTGACGCTATCCAGCAATTCAATAAGGCCACCGGACTAAAGCGAATCAAGAAGCGCGGTGCCTACTGCCTCACATACCCATATGAGGCAGATACAACCGACCTGGACAAGCGTAAGGGCGCAGCTATTTCTGGAGACCGCGATACAGCTATTGAGCATATCAAATCTTGGTGGCGCACGAATCTAGTGGATGTTCCTAACAGTGAGTGGCAGGTGGGCCACTTGGATCCCACGGTGGGTGATGCATCCGATGCGAACCTTGCATATCAGCCACCTATTCAGGCAAAGTATCGCAACCGGTTCAAGTGGAATGCTTATTTCCAGAAGATGTGGCCGACGGCAGATGAGTGGATTAGCAAGATGAATGAATACCACACAGAGGCTGAACAGAGAGCAATGCTGGCCGCACTAAAGGCGAAGTTTGAGTAATTAGAGCGCAGACCAGTAACTAGAAAAATTGTTCAGCATGTTATGCCTAACTATTTTTCTAGCTTTGCTAGAAAAATTGTTCAGCATGTTATGCCTAACTATTTTTCTAGCTTTGCTAGAAAAATTGAAGACTTTTTTCACCCTAAACCACGCACACATCCAAACAAAAGATGCCTGCCATGACTCGTTCTAAGCGCAAGGCCACTACCACTACCACTACCACTGCCACTACTGTTACCCCTACACCTGCAATGTCTGACTTCAAGAAGCTAGCCGCTGAGCGTAGGGAGGCGCACCGTCAGAAGATGATGGTAGATACAGCTCCTAAGCTCGCCTATATGAAGAGTATGCTCGCTCTCATTGAGGCCGCCCCTGCACCCCCTGATGTGTCCACCTGCCGCGATGAGATTCTCGCCGATTTCAACACAAAGATTGAAAAGCTTGAGCTGGACGCAGCTGGTCTGCCTCGCTACATCTATACTCTCTCGTGTGAGATGGATAATGGTGATGAGACTACACGCGACCAGAAGCATTTCAACACTTCTCAGAAGGTGCACGAGTTTATTCACAATTGGGTTCTCTCAGATGATGGTAAGGATGAGTTCGACTTTTGCGAGAAGGGCTACACAGTTCCCTCCGCAGCTGAGATTGATTCTATTATGGAGGCTAATAAGTACAACAATCCTAAGCAGATCCTCTTCATTGGTGAGGAGTTTCTCAATAGTGTAGACTTCAAGCTGACGCGCACACAGGTCAACTACTAATCTGCCCTATAAGAAGTAGGTATGGCATATCTCGGCGGCAAAGCCACCGCATCAGAACATATATTAAAAATCCTAAATAATCCATTTTTTAATGACTACGCCTATATTGAGCCCTTCTGCGGTTATTGCCATATTCTGCGGCGAGTTACACATAAGCGTTCCTATACAGCGAGCGACAATAACGAGCTCCTCATTGTACTCTTAAAGCACATACAGAAGACCATTCACCAGCATCTTCACATAACCCAATCTGAATATACTTCTCTAAGGAAGAATCCCAAAGCCAGCCCACTTCGTGCAGCCTATGCCGCCTTTTGCTACAGCTACAACGGTAAGTATTTCGGAGGCTATGTGAATAAATACAAAGGCCGCAATTATCCGCAAGAGCGGAAGCGCTATTATGACCAGCTCCATGAGAACCCAATCTTCCACAAAACGAAGCTCGCATTTACTAGCTATAAGAAATACCTACCAACAAAAGGCGCGTTAATATACTGCGACCCACCCTATCAGGGAACAACCGAGTATCACTCGGCTTTTAATAGTACAGAGTTCTGGGAAGATATGCGCAAACTCAGTAAAGACAATTATGTATTTATCAGTGAATACTCTGCACCAAAAGACTTCGTATGTATCTCAAAGAAAGTGAAACAAAGTTCTGTATCAGGAGAGGGAGCCACACGAAAGCGAATAGAGAAGGTCTTTGTCCATGAGTCTACAGCCGCTGATTCAAAATTGATGGTGGCTCTTGGAGCGCACAAGCGCAGCCAAACACGCAAGGTAAAACGGCAGACAAATTAATCGGCGACTACCGCAGAAACTCTCATGGAAAGTATCTCATATCGCTATGAAAAAGCACCTAATATAGAACAAACATTTACATATCCCGACTTCATGAATTGTTACGACATGATGATAACCATATATAGTGCATCACAGGCTTTAGATGTATGGAGACGAATCCGTTCGGAGTTACACAATGCTCTTCTAGAATCATTCGCAGATTTCAATCATGCGGTTTTGCGTTCAATTGAGTCACATAAAGCTGAGTGGCAACCACATATACAATCACAAACACAGCAACAAACACAAACACAACCCACTAAAAGAGGCAGGTCAAGTTCACCATGTGAGGAACCTACAGCAAAGCGTGTTAGAATTGAGATTATTCCTCAAATGCGTAGATTATCACTCACTGAAGGGATACAACCACCAGCAAAGAGAGCAAAGATATTTACATCACATACAATAAGATGAATAATCCGCAGCTGATTAAAATACTCGGTATTATAACTCTCCTACAGCTTTGGTGGGTATGTGTGTGGGGCATTTGTTATATAGGAATTGAGAATGTTGCAGGTAAGTGTAAATACACAGAACTATTTTTATATTTAGGGACAATGATTTTAATATATCTTTTTCTCTATATGAATCCAGACCTGATGAAGCATCTGGTTTAGGGGGAGCAAAATAAAATTGTTACGCACAGAGTGCTGAATTATTTTTATCAGTGACAAAGTCACTAGAAAAATTGTCTAGTTCCAAAGGAACTGATTATTTTATTTTGCGAAGCAAAATAAAATTGTTACGCACAGAGTGCTGAACTATTTTTGCCACATAGTGGCAAAAATTGAACTTCGCTCCCTCTACTAGCATCCAGCACACAATTCATATGGATCCGCCAATCAAGCGCGCCAAGAAGTCAGACAAGGCTAAGCGCACATACGAACTGAACGGAGCATATACTGCAAAGCATCTTCGTATTGCGGAAGCACTTTCAGAGAAGAAAACCCTAAAGCCAACCAAACCACGATGAATATTCTAGCACCTCTCCGCCGAGCAGAGCATCTTCCATTCTACTTCATCTCTTTCCACGGAATATACTACGCTCCCAACCAGCTCTCCCAAATTGTTCCAAAAGACTCATATCTTCTGGAAACATGTGACCCAGGTGAAATCAGTTATAATACAATTGACAATTATATATGGCAACTCTGTAACTTCCCTCATAGGGAGCAATTCCTCCATTGTCTCTCCAAGCATAGCTCGGAACCATGTCTGAATAAATACGAGGCCGCTGTGCGCTCTCTTATTATTCATCTTCCAAACACGCCATATGCTACGAGACATCACACTACACAAGTTGGCCCAGGTGGCCGCGGATTCTTCCAGGGAATCTACAAGTTCTCAAATACAACACAATATAGTGAAGCCCATCCGCCAACAAACGCCAATACACATTATAAGGATTTCGTAAATAGGCTCATTCAAACTAGGGCTCCAACAACAAACACTGAAATAATGGAGATGATTCGCATAAATGATCCAGATGCTTCGAACGGAGCAGTATTTATCTTTGTATCATGTGGAGCATGTAGTTCAAAGATGAGCAAACCTGATATTAATACTTTGCAAACATTTATACAACAGAAAAAACTCTCTATGATGGCCTTACATGATGGTATTGCTCGTTATTCTCCAGGAGCAGCGGCAGAAGGAGATACAAGTCATGAGGAATTTATTGAAGAGGATTCTCTTTATGAACGGAAGAAAGGGCGATTCAAGCGACTAAAGAAAGAGGTGAAGCAGTTGAAGAAGATTTGTAGGCAGCGGCGTTTTTAGTATTGAGATCTTCCACCGCTTTTTCAAAGGCCTCTTCAATACTATTACTTCCAGGAGAGAGCCAGCGCTCAGCTTCCTCGTTTGTTGTACACTGCTTCAAGCAGAACATATCCATGTCAGGTCCAGTCCAGACACCTACATGCCATCGCTCATTAAAATCAGGTCTATAGAGGACTGTTCCAACTGCGTAGGTGTTTGCAAACCAGATATCTGAGAAGCCATAGAAGACCATTCTCTTATAGAGTGTCTCATAGAAATCTGCGGACTCCATTATGTGTTGGTGTCTGCCTAAGGTGAGCAATTTATTTTTCAATTTTTGCAATTTTTCAACTAATTTCTACTTATAAAAAAAGTGCGTTTATTTTCCTATTTAAAAACACCCCAACAAGTTATATTAGAACAAGTAAAATGTCTTCTTCATCTTCTGCCCCTGTTGTTGATTCCGCCGCCACTAGCACCGATGTCACCACTGTCGTTTCCCTCACCGAGCGTATCACGAAGGTTGAGGAGCTCCTCAAGGAGCTGAAGCGCGCCGCCAAGCAGCTTGAGAAGCAGGTTGGCCGCCGCCGTCGCCGCGTACCCCGTGGCCAGAAGGGCGAGACCCCTCAGCAGCTGCGTGCGTGGCACGAGGAGGTCCACCGTGTGTGGGAGGACATGAAGAAGGTGGACAAGACGACGCTCTACAAGAAGGCGGTTGCTGAGGCCGCTCGCCGCCGCGGTGCGACAGGGACGGCTGCTACGCCTGTTGTTGCTGCGCCTGTGGTTGTTGCGGCCCCTGTGGCGACTGCGACCAAGGGCAAGCGCGCTGCGAAGGCGACTGCATAAATATATTGATATATAAAATTCTAAACTTAATATTATTCAATAATAATTTTAGAAGTTTCTGATGAAAATAAAATTGTTCAGTGTTTCGCACATAACAATTTTTGCTATCGCAAAAATTGTTCAGCACTTTATGCCTAATAATTTTTGCTATCGCAAAAATTGAAATATTCTCCACGTCTTATAAGGACCTACACCAAAAATGACAGATGCGAGACCAGCAATCATAGATGCTCTTGACACACTGCGGAAGCGTGATGTTGCAGAGAAACACCATTTCCAGGCTCGCGCCTACACAAAGGTAATCAGCCAACTGAAGACAATGGAAAAGCCAATTATAACATCAGCAGATGCTGATGGCCTTGAAGGGATCGGCGCAAAAATCAAAGATAAGATTCGCGAGATTATTGAAACTGGAAGTCTTCGTGCAGCTGAGAAGGCAAAAGCCGAATATCCAATTGAGTTATATGATTCCTTACAGAAGATTTATGGGGTGGGGCCAGTGAAGGCAAAGGATTTGGTGGAAAAGGAGAAGATCAAGAGTATTGCGGACTTACGCACTAGGCTCGCAAAGAATCCCAAGCTTCTGAACGAGAACCAGATGATTGGTCTACAATATTATGAGGACATTAATGAACGAATTCCACGGAAAGAGATGACGGCTCATGCGAAACTCTTAATGGCTGCTCTACCACCGACCCTTGAAGGAACAATTGTAGGGTCTTATAGGCGTCAGGCGGAAACATCAGGAGATATTGACATGTTGCTCAAAGGGTCTGATGGCTTCAAGGAGTATATCGCCACGCTCAAGCAGAAGCATTATATATTGGAGACTCTTGCGGAAGGTGATAAGAAGTGTTTGGCAGTAGCTAAATTGCCTAGCACATCCAAGGGGCGGCGTCTGGATCTTCTGGTTACTCCGAAGGAGGAATATGCGTATGCAATTCTCTATTTCACTGGATCAGATGTATTTAATGTCGCAATGCGGCGTTATGCTCTCACTCTTGGCTACAGTTTGAATGAGCATACTATGACGCCAACAAAACCTGATGTAGGGCTACCACCAGATATGGAGACGGAGCAAGATATCTTCCAGTTTCTGGGACTCCAGTATATTGAACCGCAAGATAGGAAAGGAGAGGCTAATATTATTCATTTGCCTGTGAAGGTATATACAAAAGTTCGCGTAAAGAAGTGTGGAACACGGAAGGCAAAAAATTGAATATTCGCTTTGCGAATAAATAGCCACGCAACCAACCAACCAAAATGACTGACGCCGAGAGTTATCTCAGGAGTCTCCCTGAAGATCAAGCAGTACAATTCCTAAAGACTCAGCATGCGAATGAGCTGCTATATCGCCCACTCCGTGCGCCAGCTCGTATTGCCCTACTCCAGCGCATATGGAGTGTAGATATTGTCTATACACAGCGCATCTGGGTAGAAGACCAAGTCCGTCCATTAATAATTATTGACACAATGATTATTAATGAGCGTAAGAGGCGAGCTCGTCGAACATGGGGTCTCATCCTCTGTATAGCAAAGCTACTAGCACGCCGCCCCAGACAACGCCTCCTCCAGTTTGAAAATATCCCCACATCCCAAAGGGTCTATACAATTGTCGCAGGAACTCGCCAAGGACTTATGGAAACGCTCTTTGAGCGAGGGATACTTTCGCCTAAACTTCATATTATTAAATGTCTGCTAAAGTCACAAGTGTCAAATCTACCAATTGGAAGTATAGGACGCAAGTCCCTACAAGGCCAGAATATCCCCAAGTCATGGTATGCTCTCTATATCCGTGGCCGCACAGAATATCAAGATTCTAATGAACTTGATATGCTCACCAAATTCACAGCACTCAGGATTCAGACATAGCTCGCTGCTCATCAAATAGCTGAAACATTGAATCAGTTAGTCCCGCAAAATTCTCAAACTTCCGTGCAAACAAATACTCCCCAAATACAATTTTTTTCAGTTCTTTCGTGTCAATTTCCTTATAGAGTTTTGGGTGCCCCCCTATATCTGCTGCATGCCAATTTGTATAAGTGGATTGATAATGTGTATTAATCTCATTGTCTAATCCACAAATCTGAAGAAAAGTCAACGCCCAACTTTCATCTGATATTCTTATGCCAGTATATAGTTCTTTAATAACATGAAAATTAGCATGCATCAATTCTATATGCTGCCGTCCAAGAATAATCCATTGATGATGTTTCGATATTTTAGCATGCGGTACAACTCGTAGCAGCTCCTTATATCTCGGCCATCGCTCAGTCTTTTTCGATTCAAAAATATAACTTAAATTATTACATGTAAGGAACTTCCATATATAATTTACAGGTTTCACAGGAATACATGTATTTGATAATAAAACGCATTTATAATTGTTGGAGTCAGCCATAGCAGCCACGAATAACAGTTGTGTCGCTTCCACCAGTGAAAATCCAGCCCACTCAGTTGGAACTGGATCGGCTAACACATTCATACGAGCGCGTAAAAATTCGGACTCCATTTGAAAATCAAACTTGGAATGCACATATAGTGTAAATTTATTTCCGTCTGGATGCGACTTCAACCAGCGTTCCCATAATGCCTCGCATTCTATGCGATCATATACAAGGAAACAAAGGGCGATTTTCTTTATTTCGCCGCTCATACCTCCTTTGCCTGTTTAATATTATTTTTAAACTGTTTAGACCGAGCCTTAGATTGTAGCCCCGCTTGGAATAACGCCGTTGCCGCCGCGACTGTCAAGGCTCCTACATCAACACCCTCAGGAACAGACACAAAGTTCTTCTTAATAGCATCCTTCTTGAACATATAGAGCCCATAAGGCCCGCTGCGAATCTCAAAAGGCCCCACAGAGTGACCACCAGCTACTGCTTTTTCTTTGGCCTCAATACGCCCAACAATATCTGCCACAGTAATCGCCTCACCAACCTTATAAGGGATTTTGAGTTCTTTCCATTCAATATATGGGCCATAAGGACCACTCCGCTTTTTCATGGGGGCGCCTTCATGATAACCGAATGCTTCTGCCTCCGCTTTTGCGCCAATGAACTGTTTGGCGTCTTCAAGAGTAAGCACACTTAGACTGACGCCGGCTGGCCAACCGAAGAACTGGGTCGCATCTTTGTCGCCGTTTGGATCTTCACGGAGAAGTAGCGGACCCTTCTTTGTTTGAATAGCAATGAGCCCTTCGCCGAGCTCTCTGCGCCTATCGTTGGCTTCACCACTACCTCCACCACCAGAGGAGGCTACAATCTTCAACTTCTCATAGCGTTCTTTGTACGATGACCATGTATCTTTAAGAACCAGCTTCCAAGGCTCCTGTCCAGCTGCAATCTTATCTAGACGAGATTCCATGGAAGCCGTGAAGGAATAATCGAAGAGATCCGGAAAATGTTTGAGAGCAAATTCAATAACAGAAGAACCGAGACCTGTGGGTGTAAGTTTCCCCTTTTCTTCACCGGTCTTCATTTGTTTCTCTTCAGACTTGGGTGGCCACGAGTGAGTTTCTAGCCAATAGCGCTTCACTGTCGCAGTTACACCTGGAATATCCTTTTTTTCCACATAGTTCTTATCCAGAATTGTCGCAATAAGGCTCGCAAATGTGGATGGGCGGCCGATTCCTTGACTCTCAAGTTCCCTTACAAGTGTTGCTTCATTGAATCGTGGCTGGGATTTGGTTTTGTGAGGATTTGCTTCCAGCGCAGTCCAAGTAAGTTTTGTGCCTGGTGCGAGTTGGGCGGCTGCACTCCAGGAAGCTTCCGCTGCGTCATCCGCGGACCCCTCAGCGTCGTCTTCCACAACAACAGTCTCTTTTGTGTCTGCCTTGTGCCAGCCCTCAAAGGTTGTGCGACGCCAAGTAGCTTCCCATTTAAATTCTGCGTCTTCATCGCCGGCTAGCTGGAACTGAACTGTGCGCTTCTCGCCAAGTGCCGCTGCCATTACACTTTGCATCGCACGGAGCCAAATGAGTTTATAGATGCGACGATCATAGGAATTCCAATCTTCTGTTGTTGGCAATTCAACAATCTCAAAGTGTGTAGGGCGAATGGCTTCGTGCGCCTCCTGGGCCTTTGGTTTAGCATCAGCAGCAGCTTCAGCCTTCTTTGGCCGACCAGCTCCCTTTTTCTTCTCTTTTGCTTGCAACGCTGTGCCAGATCCTACAAAGGCCTCGCCATACTTCTTTTTCACCTCTTCTTTAGCAGCAGCAACTGCTTCCTCAGATAGCACAGCTGAATCAGTTCGCATATAGGTAATATGACCACCTTCATAGAGCCTCTGCGCAGACTGCATTGTATTTTTCGGATTTGAGCGAAACAACGCCGATGCCTGCTGTTGGAGTGTGCTGGTAATCAATGGCGCAGGAGGAGACTCGCTCCATGGCCTAGTCACAGCTGTAAGGACTATACCGGAATCGTCGGAGGCGCTGTGATTCTCCAAATAGTTGAGCGCCGACTCTTCATCTTCCAGCTCGTCTAAGAGTGCTGCTGGGAATGGCACGGACCCACTACCTGAAGACCAGGAGCCAGCAATACGCCAAGAACTCGCCGCCTTAAAGTGTCGAATAGCCTCCTCGCGTTCCCATACAAGTCGCAACGCAGGTGTCTGGCATCGTCCAGCAGATAAGCCGCTCGTCACATGCTTCCACAGCAGCGGCGAAATTGTGAAACCGACCATCATATCCAGCATAGCACGCCCTTGCTGAGCATAGACCTTGTTCATATCTAAGAGCCTCGGCTCAGCAACGGCTTTACACACAGCATCCTTTGTGATTTCGTGGAAAACAGCGCGAGGTGTGACAGATGGATTCAGCTTCAACAATGCACACACCGAATAAGCAATAGCTTCTCCTTCGCGGTCATCATCCGCCGCCAAATAAACAGCTTTCGCCGAACTCGCGGCATCCTTAATCTCCTTGATTGCTCGTGCCTTTTCCTTTGTAAGGAACCTGTATTTGGGCTCAAAGTCACGACTCAAACCAATTGCGTCCAGCTCTTCCTCAAGTGCGCGGATATGCCCCATTGTCGCGATGACCTTGTAGCCAGCGCCGAGGAATCCAGCGATTTTTGAGCATTTTGCTGGAGATTCTACAATTACTAGATTGTAGGCCATTTCTGTAGCTTATATATGTAGGGGATTAAACTCCAATTTTTATATGCTACATAGTCACAAATATTTAAAGTATCTTTAACTCCTTATATTATTCAAATACATGCGCATATATTCTAACAAGACACTAACTCCAGCCCTATGCGATGCATTGTCACGAATGGTTGAGTTTCCTAGAATGGGATTCACTAAAGGTGATATGGTATATAAAGTCGATGTAAATACTACTTGTATTTCATTTTTTCGGACAAATATGTATACAAAAGCACCTATTGGCTTTAGTCCTGAATTTGTATCAGACTATAATGACAACAGACAAGTTAAAGTATCTGCATTAGATCTCAAAACATATGACATGTGCGGATTTGGTAAGATCTATAAAAATGCCATTCAGCTTCCTACAGATTTAAGTCATGGAGATTTAGTATATGTAGATACGAAAAAATTGTCATAAGAGCTTTACAGTTTACCGAAAACTTCTCTTTTCTTTTTACTTTTGTTATTTTTGTTATTAAGTGTCTTTCTAAGAAACCTCATAACAAAAACAAGACATCTAAACCCGATTTTTTACATATAACAACAAGCTAGAATGGCCGCCGCAGCAGACAGGCGCCCAGGTACAAGTATAGAAGGCGCCCTCTACGATCTTGTCGCACGAGGCAAAAAGGATACATTCTTTATAAGGGACTCCAAAGAATCAGAAAATCTATTTGATGCCCGGTATGAAACTGTCCCAGCCTATATTCCAGAGCTCCGCAAAATCGTACCACGAAATCGTATTCAATGGGGCACCACATGTGAGTTTGAAATTGAGAAGGCCGGCGATATTCTTATTGAGCCTACTCTCTTGATTGACCTTCCATCATGGCTTCCAACTGCCGCCGCGAAGGCAAACAATAACAGTGTAATACAAGAGCTTGGTACTAACAATCGCTATGGCTATACAAATGGAATCGCCTACTTCCTTTTTGAGAAGATTCAATTCTACCAAGACAATATCCTCTTACAGGAATTTAGTGGAGACTCTCTCTTTGCACAACGACATTTGAAAGGAACCTATAATTCTTCTTTTCTTGAAGATGCCCTTACAGGTGTCCATGATGGCTCACCGTTCGCAATACAGCGCAATGCAACCCCTGGTCGTTTGCGCCTTCGCCTTCCACTTCCGTTTTGTCAACACGCAGATGAAGGAGGTCTTCCATTGTGTGCGACCCTTACACAACAGTTTCGCTTGCGTCTCACTCTTCGCCGCCTTGAAGACCTTGTGGAAGCTGCGTTACCTTGTAGCCCTGTAAAGCCGGCACCTTGGGGCAAAACATTTTCCTTTGGAGTTTCCCTTCAGCGAGAATCCATAGCACATCCAACAATTCTCTTAGAGAATCGCCAACTTTATATTGGGCCCAATGCGCAGTCAGCCTTCCAACAGATGAATGAAGAATATGTAATACCATATAGCCGACTCTATGAGAACTCGTTCACCTTTGGTCCTACCGATTATGCTGCCTTACAAAGTGGTTTACCGATGACAAAACGGCTCATTGATGGGCGGCACCCTGCTGAACAGATATTCTGGTTTGTGCGGTCGCGTGATGATATTGCGGCAAATCGTCTGTGGCACTTTGAGGCTTCCAACACGAGCGGACAGTACTACAATACAATTAATCTGACGGTCGCAGGAAAATCGCGAGAGACAGACTGGACACCGCTCGTGTGGACAGATATTGAAACCCATGCGAAGCTGGAGAGAGATTCTGGGCGTTCAATTGGAGTGATGAACTGGTCGTATGGAATGAGCCATTCTATGAGGGGACCGATTGAAATGCAGCCAACAGGGACTTTGAACTTTACGAGCGCGGACAGGCCAACATTGTATGTGGCTCTCACTGCGGCGAATACAAGTAATACTATTATGAATCTGTTGGTTGACGGCTACGCAACTTATGAGATTAAGAAGGGCGGACGAGGGGGGTTACTGTACGCTTCTTAGGAAGCCTAGTGGTTAATGCTTCGCATTAACCGGTACGCTTCTTAGGAAGCCTAGCATAAACACATTTTATGTATATAATATAACAATATGCCTTCAATAATCTATGGAGGTGTGAGATATACCCAAACAAGACACGCCATACAATGTAGGAAATGTTCAGAAACAATAGAAAGCAAACATAGACACGATTTCAAATATTGTTCATGTGGTGCAGTAGCCATAGACGGAGGAATATCTGCTGGAAATCGTATTTTAGGGGATCCATCAGATATTGAAGATAGAAGTGTATATTGTGCAGTTATTGAGAAAAAGAAAATATTTATAACGCGTCCGCCTAAAAATGAATAAATATATATAGACAATGAATACCCACATTACAAATCACATAATATCAAGAGTCGTTCCTAGTGGAGTACTAAGCAGTTTCATATCAGGGGCTGCATTATGTTATTCTATTCAAACTGAGAAATATTCACACATTCCTTTTACAATATTTTGTCCAGTATCTTATTCGGGTTATCATCTTTTTAAAAATAAAGAGATTATAATACCATACTTCCTAACACAAATCCCCCAACTAAAGAAATACAACACACCATAATAGACAAATGGACTTCTTCAGGCCTCGCGGAGATATAACAACGGTTCTTGACCAAGTCACGCGAGACGAACAAGACAATACACTTTTTCCACTTAGTGCGGAAACAACCTTATTTGCGCGGAATCCTGAGCGAAGAACCCACCCATTTTCCACAGTAATCCGCGAGTTCACTTGCCGCGGTGCACCCAACTTCGGAAACCGCTTCACATTTGATATTGGATCACTCGCAGCCGGCGATCTTCTCATGTCAGTTCTTATTCAGGTTCAGCTTGGCCATTGGCTCCCAGACTATATTGTTGCCGGTCTACAAAACGGAGCAATCACCTATGACAACCCGTCCCAAGACGCATATACTTGGTGTAACTCTCTCGGAACAGCTCTCATTGAGAAAGCTGAACTAGAGATTGGCGACCATATATTGGAAACCGTTGATGGAGACTTTGCAAATGTCTTTTCACTACTCTTCCCCGATATCAATAGCCAGTTTGGAATCGCAGCCGATGCTCTTGGACGAACACCACAACAACAAATTGCGACTCCACAACCCTTCCCAACAGGCACAAATGGAATTGTCACATGTATTCTCCCATTCTTCTTCCAGCGTACACGGCTCAAGGAGGCCTTCCCACTTGCTAGCTGTCACGAAGGAACTGTCCGTCTCAACATTACATTCAAGCCATTCGTTCAGCTTATTCAGAAATGGGACCAGACCAATCCGAGAACCGCGTGTGATGAGACACCATTAAACCGCACCATACCGTTCACAGGGCTCCCTGACGACTTATCCGGAAATCCAATCCTAACCTATACAACACCCAACTATGTGCCTGAACCGCAAGATGTCCTAATGGTGACCTACTCTGCTGTTGTAAGTGGCACACTCCGCGACAACTATTTGCGCCAGGCCCACGATCTCCTTTTCAGAGAAACCCAAACCTTCCGCTTTTCTGAACCACTCACCTACACCCTCCGAACAACTGGTGAGTCTGTGACTATTCAGCTCCCATTGGAAGCAAATGGCCCAATAGAAGAAGTAATCTGGTTCGTCAGACGCAAAGGCACAGCCGCACAAAATGAATGGACCAACTACTCCTCAACACTCGCATCCGAGCATAACCCTACAACTAATCCATATAAGGGTCTTGTAATGTGGGCGAAGATTCAGGTAAATGGGTTTGATTTAGTGGAAGCGGAGGGTGATTATTTCAGGGCGCATATTGCGGAGAAACACCGAGGGGGTATCACACCGTTTAAGAACTTCCTGTATGGATATTCACTGGCGAGGCATCCTGGAGAGCATCAACCGAGTGGAGCGCTAAATGCGAGCCGCATGAACACTTTCAGATTGATTTTGGAGATTGCTTCACCACAAACCCCTACAGGTGGAACAGATGAGTGGGAAGTAGTCGTCTATTGTATGGGTCTCAACTGGGTGCGGTTTGAAAATGGTATTGTGAATCGGATCTTCTCGGACTAATGCAACAATACATAACTTTTTAATAAGTAACTATGCTACTTATTAAAAAAATTGATTAATATTTTCCTTTAACAAAAGAACAAATAGAATGACTGCTGCTCCAAAACTTATCAAATGGCAGCAGAAGGCCTGCGATGTCATTTTAGGTGATATCGCAAAACTACAAAACAAGGAGTCAGCAAGTATAGGCACAATTATGGTTGGGCCTCCTGGTACTGGTAAAACCTTTTGTATTACAGAAATTGTAAATAATATTCGGAAGCAATACCCGCATCTTAAAGTTCATTTAACCGCGACAACAGGTGCCGCTGCAAGTCGTATGTCAGATGGTAAAACACTTGCATCATGGCTACGACTTGGATCTGATGCGATGAAACTTGATAAAGATATACATATTCTGTCAGCAGCAAGAGCCTCCAATCCGCAAACTATTCGAGAAACTGATGTATTAATTATTGATGAGGTAAGTATGATGAGTCAGAGACAATTTGAGAATTTGAATAAGTTATGCCAAGATATTCGCGAAAATCCAGTTGATTTTGGAGGAATGTATATCATTCTTATTGGTGATCCTATGCAGCTTCCACCAATTCCACATGATGCTGGCCCTGGTCTTCATAGAAATACAACAGAGTTTGTACCATCTCTCCTAGAGCGTTATTATTCAGGTTATAATTATATAGTTGCAGATGAAATGATGCGATCAAAAGGTGATGTTGAACTTCAACGTGTACTTCTCCAACTTATTTCTCCAGATAAAATAATTCGTTCTGAGGCTGTTGTAACTTTACGCAATATGTGTTATAATGGTGAGATGGATATGGAGGCTGTCATAGAATTTCAGAAGCAAATGGGCCCCATTATCTTAACAACTGTTAAGGAAGGACCATATTCTGTTTCTGGGTATAATAATGCATATAGGGATAACGAAGATATTCAGGAGATTGAGATTCTTGGAGCCGAAAAAATGCACCCTGATGAGGATGAGAATCTAATCAAACTGCTAGGTGGATATAAGGGATTGCAGCGTGAAGAGAATGAGATTGAAAAACGCGATTGTTGGTCAAAAGATAACAAGGTCCGAACAAATGTTCCATTTATGATTCGTATGAATCATAAAACCCCTGAAGGGACACAGGTATATAATGGTCAACTCGGAAATGTTCTTTCATATTCAAGTGAGAAACAGGAAATTAAATTTCAACTGCTAAGCACAAAGGAGGTTGTTACTATTAAACGCATTGAGTTTAAGAGCGAATGGTATCCTCAACTTGGATTTGTAGCATATCCTCTTATTGAAGCAACAGCTATGACTATCCACAAGGCGCAGGGTGCAACAATTAAATCTGGAATTGTATTTGAGAATAGGCGTTCATGGACAGATCCTTATTGTGCTCACATGTTATACACAGTATTCTCTCGTGTTGAAAGAATTCAGGATATTCGTATTCCATCATTTATTGTCAGTGATATTTTAGACCATCCTCTTATTGACAAAAAACTTGCTATGATTTGGAAGCTACCTTATATGGCTAGTTATCTGCGGCCTCATATGATCTAAATAGCAGACATAGTTGTATAGATTATTTTTTCAATATATACGATAGATGCCACCACAGCTATCAATTGCACAACTTCAAACACGTATTGCAAATGCAAGCCGCTTATTAAAAACGAATTTATCTCGTAAAAATCACACATCATTATATACGCGCCGCTATAGAAATCTTAAGCGGCTTTCTACATTGCTGCCAGAAGCAACACCGAAAATTGATGCACCATCTGCTGTATTATTACCCACAAGACCAACCACTGCACCAAACATGACAAGTAATACACCCCTTAAAATAGTTATGCCTGAATTTATTGATAGTGTTTTGCTACAGCCAGAGCAGATTTCTACACTTATTGAGAGTCTACGAAAGACCCACCCTGTATATGCACCTGTTGCGGATCTTGCAAAAATGACATTGTCGTCAAGCTCTACAAACGATTATCTTGAAAAAATCGCAGTAGAATCTATTGGGTTTCGCCATATTGATGACAAACTTGGCGCAGACGGAGTAAATCCTATAAATGATACAGATAAATTAGAGGCCAAGCCATCAAAAGGTACATTTAAGGCAGTTATCAACGATGATACACCTATGAAGTTGCTAAAATCATTTAAGGAAATTCCTCGTATTGTCTTCCTAAATTCGAATAATTCTGGAAGCAAAGTAAATTTTGCCATTCTTGCGCCATTTTCAGCATGGGATAATTCAAGATATAAAAATATTTGCGAACATCTAAAACTGTCAACAGATGATAAGTGGACTCATAGTTGTGAGTCACTACCAACTGATTTAAATGAAAAGGAAGCTGTATTGCGCGAACTATTGACAAAGCATGTAAAAAAGCAATATGTAAGGTCAAGCTCCCTAAATCTTGATGTTCTTAGTACAATTCCTAAAAGTCAAATCCGACTATGGAAACATCCTGATTTCCCTAAGAATAAGTTGCCACGTACCCTTCAGAGTTTCTTCTGAAAGCAGAAAGTCTCCTCCTCAGAGCTCCGAGCTTCTTTCCCGTTTTTGATCCGCTTTCCTCCTGGGCGCCCAGATCCACTCATAGTTACAGTTTTGACTAAATTCCACCCAGCATCTTTGTGAATTTTTTTGACTTCGTCTGCAAGTGCATATGCCTTATCACTCTTGAAGTTCTTCACACTCCAACAACTCGTGCCACCTTCCCTTAGAAGCGCAATAGATCCAAGAATAACAGGAGCAAGCCATTGTTTGAGCCATTCATCCCATGTAGGGTATGTTTGAATAGACTGATCACCGCTTGTATATACTTCCAGATTGAAGTAAGGAGGACTCGTTAGGATCATATCAAATGGTTGTTCTCCCTGCGTCTTGAGAACATCTAGGACCTTTTCAACAGGCGATTCAATAATGCGCACACGAGAACGAGCCCCTACAGGAATCGCCTTATCTGTCATCATTTGTCTTAGACCACGAGCGGTCTTCTTATCGGGTTCACAGCCAACATATTCCGCACCAGCAGAAAGTGCCCCAAGCATTCTGCCGCCCCAGCCAATACACGGATCAAATACACGCTTTGCACCAAAATATTGCACAATTGCTTTTGAGGTAACTGTACGAAACTTTGTTACATTTCCAAGGCCTCCAAACATAATGATCATGCGACGAATTTCTGACTTATATGGAGTGCTATGCATCATTATATTAGATAAGAGCGCCTTTTCAATATTTTCCTGTGTAAATAGCCCTCTAACAGAAATTCCCTTATGGTTTTTAGTATCCCAGAAATGAGGGTGGTAGTGATCAAGTATCTTGTGTCCTGGGCGAGAGCGCGTATCAATAGGGAGGATGCTACCATCATCCTTATGTAATACAATCTTCTCCTCTAGACTCAACCAGTCTCGTTCACGCACATCATCCTCATATACATCTGTAAGGATAGACCCAGAATTATCTACAATTTGTTTTGCAATTTGCGACAATTTACCGCGAAGTTCAGGCTCCTTTTCTGGAGTAAGTTCATCTTTAGGAATGGCAGTATCACTTGCATGATACTTCTTGTTTGTAAGAAGTTTTCTTAATGCGGATCGTTTGTTCAAAATATCGGCGAGTTGTATGGTTGCCATTGTTGTCGGTATGTTCTAATATCTATCGAAGATTTTCGAGGAGTTCAAATTTTATAAAGAGCAAATAAAAATTGTTAAGCAACAAATTTGCCAAACTATTTTTCTACTTTCATTGGAAGCAGAAAAATTGAAGCATATTATTATTTACAGAAAATGTATAGAGTTCTGTTGTTATCAAAGAGAGTTTTAAGAGAATGGAGGCTCTTATCATTCAGAACATGGCATCACTTTCTGTACAAGAGTCAACACCATTACCAACAGCACGCACAAGGGATAATGCAGGCGCAAATGAGGCGAAGGATATTTCTATAATTGTGGAAGCACTTCATTTAATGAATCCCTGCGGTATTAAGATTGCAACTGCTTTCAAAGAAGAATTTGGTATTGCAATCCTAGATGCGCGTCCTCGTAAGGGCGCATCAAGAGGGAAGCATTATGATTTTGAGGTGCTAATTGGTCAAGTAGATTCTCCTGAAACTAGCGGCAATTGGATGCGAGTTGAGCACAAGGGTAGTAAGAATTATATTCCGATTAACCCAAGCGATACTCCTTGGCAAGCAGGTGTGCAGTTTCACAATGGCGGTTGTGAGAAATATTCTCTTGCAAAGTATTATGCAAAAACTTGGTATGATATACTCATTGGTTCAAGCACACTTACAAATGAATTTAATATTAAGGCAGATATTCCCACCTACGAGGAATGGTTTCAGAAGGATTGTAAGGCTCAAGACGACTCTCGTACAAAGTATGGAATGGAATTAAAGAAGACTGTGATCATCTCTAATGGAAGTCTGAGAAATAAACGAGCAATGGTCTTCGCTGCACTTGATATTACTGAGGAGTATAAAACACAGCTTATTAAGGAGGTGCTCCCTATTGCAAATGAAGCTCTGGAACAGAAAGACTATTGGATGGCCATTCACGGAGACCTTACAGGTGATTTCTATGTTAAGTGGTATCCAAAGTTCACTATTGCGGAGATTAATGAGGTTATTATTACTAAAGATTTGGATATCAATATGGTATTTCATTGTAATGATGGGTTTACTTTTAAAGGGATTCTTCGCTGGGGTAAAGGCGCAGGGTTTAGTAATCTTCGGATTGATTTGAAGTAATTAGTCTGAATAAAACAAAAGAAAAGAATAAAAAATTTTTTACTCCAACCGCCACCAAAAAATTGACTGCACCGGCAACTGCACTTCTCCAACCATATTAGAATGACCACCCACAAAGCGATCTCACTATTTTCCGGATGTGGCGGCGATACGCTAGGACTTGAGCGAGCTGGATTCAAAGTTGTGGCGTTCAACGAATTCAAAAAACCAGCAATCGATACTCACACACTGAATTTCCCTGATTCAGTTCTTCTTGCGAACCCTAAAGGAAATGTGTCCGATATTACGAAAGTCCCTGATTCGGTGTTTGAAGCGCACCGTGGCACAATTGACATTGTATTTGCTGGATTCCCTTGCCAGGGCTTCAGTAGCGCCGGCAAACGAAAGGCGGCAGATCCTCGAAATCAGATGTATCAGCAGTTTGTGCGTGTAGTAAAGGCCACTAAACCCAAATTCTTTATTGGGGAGAATGTAACTGGTCTTGTATCAATGAAGAGTGGTCCAAAGGAAGACGATCCTCTTGTGTTGACACTCATTAAGAAGGCGTTCGCAGATATTGGCTATGACCTTACCTATCAGGTTCTCGAAGCAACGGATTTCGGTGTTCCACAGAAGCGCAAGCGAATTGTTCTAGTTGGCTGGGATAAGAGCAAATTCCCCAATTTCTCAACAGAAAGTTTCTGGGCAGGTCTCTCGTCACCAGGTCAGGGACCAAAGCTCCGCGATTTTGTCACAACCTCAATGGAAGGTGCTTTTGAAGTTCCAGCTGCGAATGTCCCAGTTAACTTTCCAAACTATGCGCTTTCTATTCCACAGGACGCGCAACCAGAGGGGGCCCCACACCCATATGTAAAACTCAAGGCGTCGGCATCTGATGAAACCTATGGTGGCAAGGACTTCGATTCTCTCCTCAGCTGCGCAAAGCGTGACAGCCCAGTTCATTCGGAAATTGTAGATCTGGATGCGCCATCCAAGACAATTATTTGTACTTATGACCATCAGCCACGACTTCTTGTAGGGCTCAGGAAACCAGATGGAACTGCTTATGTACGAACTCTTCTACCAGATGAACTCAAACAGATTCAGGGATTCCCTGCGGATTTCAAGCTGAGTGGCAACAAGAAGGACCAAGTTGTTCAGGTAGGTAACGCAGTTCCGCCGCCAATGATTCAGGCTGTGGCAAACCAGTTGAAAACATTGCTTGATGAGCCGGCGCCTAAGCCAAAGAGGAAGGTGCGTAAGCCAGTTGTTAAGGAGATGGTATAGAGCAGAAAAATTCTTAAGCAACAAAGTTGCCAAACTATTTTGCGAAGCAAAATAAAATTGAACCCCCTGACCCACCCAATAAATCCAAGCACACAAAGCAGAAATGTCACAGAATCGTATCGGCCCCCACACTGCACTCAAGCCGACTCTACTCGCAACAGCCCAATCTGTTGGCTCCTGCACTTGTTTCCAAACATTTCTCGGTGGCCCACTCCAGTTCAATACACGAACTCTTACACCTGAAGACGCCGCCGCAACACGAGCATATCTCACAGCAAATGACATGAAGTGCTATGTCCATGCCCCCTATGTTATTAATCTCGCAAATCCAGAGACTCGTGAAAAGGGCGTTCCAGCCCTCCAGAAGCTACTCAATAGTCTCGCGTCCGTGTCACCAGACCATACAGGCACTATTCTCCATATTGGTGCTAAGGGTACACTCGCCTCCGTTGCTGATGCACTCAATTCAATAAATATTACATCCCCTCTTCTCCTGGAGAACTGCGCAGGAGAGGGCACCAAGCTCGGTAAATCTATGACGGAACTCCATAAACTTATTGAACTCACCGATAGTCATCGTGTTGGGCTCTGTATTGATACTTGCCACGCACACTCAGCAGGAATGACTGATATGCGACTTGAATCCGAGGTGGTCGCACTCTTTAATGACCTAGACGAGGTGGGTGACCGCCCTTCTATGTTTCATTTGAATGATTCTAAGACAGAGTATAACACCAAAGTGGATAGGCATCTACCTGTAGGGCATGGTACCATTTGGGGAGAGGGTCATAGTCGCAATAGTCTCCGAGAGTTCTCACGACTTGCTACACTATCAGGTCGTGATATTGTCCTTGAAACACCAACAGCATCTCTTAAGGAGCTGGCTTATTTGATGCCTGATCCTTTTGGGGTTAGAGTCTAAATACTAGTAAAAAGCTCCAACCACATCCGTTCTAAAATATATCCAACCATCATGTTTTTCTCAGATAATTCTTTCAATCGAATATAATACTCCTTTGGTCTTTTCAAAATTAACTCCTTTTTCACATGGAACATAGCTCCATAGAAAAAGTTAGTAGGCGTATTCTTAATATATGGCAACTCAAGAAATTTATATATTTTTTCACGAAGAGAAATATCTGTATTGGGATATACTGTATCAATATAAGTATTTAACATTGGAAGTAGCCAATTAATAAGACCCCCATCATTCCACTTAGGGTTTATATCATATAAATTTTCTCCAAACCCTCCAGTATATATAGGTATATTATAATACCTTTTGCAATATCGAAATTTTATATGTGGTGGTGGCACATCTATACTATATTGTATGGTTAGAGGGAGAAAATCAGGCATATCAGCTACAGATATAGGTGATAGTAGCCGAATAATCTGAGGTTGGTGATCAAATGGATTACCTTGTAGAAATATTAACTTATCAGGAAGAGAATCGTAGTGCTCGATAATATACCATAACATTGTATGCGCTTCTCGCCCGTTTACACTATTTTCCATGTTAATTATATGTGGTACTAAATCTGAGTCTGTAATTGCGGCACCTTTATTTACAATTAAATATGGTATTTTTAGTTCCTTTACCCAATTAATATCTTCTTTATACCGTGCAATTATTGCGAGTGTACTCATGTATTTATATGAGTATATATATATATAATAAATTAAGCGAAGCAAAAGGTCTAAGAACCAAAAACTCCCTTACAAGAAGTAATGGTGGCTGCTCTTTTACAAGTTCTCCACTCGGGGCCACAAAATGAACGGCTCCAGGAGCCGACCGCTAAACAACAGCAACAACAACAACAGCCAAATCTCAGTTTTTTCAAGAAGATCTTTAGAAAGTCAGGGCGTTTTACGACACAATGGGTGCGTCTTGACTTCAATACATTACCCGCATTTGGCGCCCCATCAGTTGTGAGCCTACCTCGTAAAGGCCATCTTATTACTCGCCTTTATCTTGTTGTGAATTATCCAGTTTTTCCAAACCTTGCGCAGCCAACATCCTGGACAAACTCCATTGGTCACGCACTTATCCAAGAGGCCACGCTGGAAATTGGCGGCACACGGATTGAGCGCCTTGACGGACAACTCATGGAAATCATAGATGAATTCAATACGCCTATGGAAAAAGTAACAGTGGTGAACAGACTTATAGGGCGCAAAGACAATGGCTATACACCTGGCACCACACAGCCACTCACTGCTCCGCTTGTTACAGCCACACCTCTCCCTTTCTGGTTTGCAAGAGGCGACCCAGGTGTCGCACTCCCTGTTGACGCTATTCAAGCGGATGAAATCCGAATACGATTCGCATTTCGCCCCTTGTCGGCTCTTATCACTATGCAATATGACGCAAGCGGTAACCAAATACCAGATGGTGCAGTAGAAGGCTCTGCTTTCGCGCCTCTAGCCACTCCAATACCACAACTGGGCGATACCTACATCCTCGCAGAATATGTATACCTGGACGCCCCAGAAGCAAACCGCTTCCGTATCGCCGACATAAGCGTCCCCATTACACAGCACTATGCACTTCCAACAACAGATACATTCACAAATCCCCAAGTACAGATTCCACTAACAATACCCAACCCTGTAAGGAATATCTTCTTTTACGCACAACCATATTTGGCTCCAGCATATAATGCACACTTCTTAGCTACTCGGTACCTAGGTGGAGCCGACAGACAAGCAACCACACCTGCGTGGCCAGATGCAACAGGTCTCAATCCACTGGTACCACTTCCCCTCAAGCCAGCATATTATCCTGACATATCTGGCTCAGAGCCCATTACAAGTATTGCGCTCACTTACGAGACGCAGCTCACCAAATTCTCCACAGGAAATCCTGCTTTATTTCGCTCTATTCTACCGAGCCTAGAGCAGAAAAAGAGCCCTTGGGTCAATCGCTATTATTATAATATCCCTTATGGGGTTCAACACGGATTCAATCCAGGATCATATCCAACAGGAGAAGCAAACTTTGATAAGATTCAACGGCGAGATTTGCGTTTGACTTTTCCGCGTGTGTCATCAACAACTGTAGGGTCACCGAGGTTCTGGATTCATGTGTGGGCTGAGACTTATAATGTGCTGCGGATATATGGAGGACGAGCCGGCCTCCTGTTTGGATATTAAGCAAGTAAAAATAGCACAACCTTCTCCGTGTAAATCACCTGCTTTATGTATATGGAACCCATGAAGGCATTTCCCTTTTGTTATGCCCCAAATAATTTTCTATTTTGTTTTTAATTGGGATACTATATGTTCCAAATGGCGCACCATATGTTTTATTTGTGGCTTCATTAAATGCGTGTTGTGCGTATATACTACCGAGTTTTTCAGGGTATTGTTTTGCACTCTTAATCAAACTACGTAATTGGTCTGCGAATGCTTTACGGTTTGGATTTATTTCATAGTCGCCATTATAATTTTCAGGTACTCCTCCGCGTTCTATTAAATTTATATAGTAATCTACACCGCGTCCTCTTGAATCTTTAGCATTTATATTTGCCCCATATTTCAATAAAAGCCTAACAAACTTTATATTTACCGTATAACCACCTCCATAACGGTCAAGGGCCATTAATAAAGGTGTTGTTCCACGAAATGGTGCTTCGATATTTGCACCATTCTCAAGTAGTACAGTTGCAAGATTAATATTTGTATTAGAACATGCCCAATGAATTGGCGTCCTACCATCATTTGATTTTGTATTTACATCTGCTCCTTTCGCAATTAATAATTTAGTAACCTCTGCAGTAGCATCATGTATGGGAGCAAATCCCATTAGATTTTTTATATTTATATCTGCACCACTTGCTATAAGTGCTTCTATAACACGGATATTCTTATAGTGGCCTGCTGTTAGTTTTCTAAGCATTGTATCTCCATATTTGTCAGTTATGTTTGGGTCAGCACCGTGCGCTAATAACAACTTAACACCATCTTCATCTGCACCATCTGGCATTTTTGTATATGTATAACTTCCTCCAATACTATTCATCAATACAGTCTTTTTAAGTTCAGAGTCTTTTTTGTTGACATCAGCGCCCATATCAATAAGTTTTTCAGCAACATCAAGCATATATTCTCTTATAGCTATAACTAATAACAACTTATGATGGTTGTTGTATGTAAAAACCCATTCTTCATTTGGGTTTAATGTAGGATGTGCAGTCAAAAATGCCAACGCTTTTTCTCGTCTTTCTTCAATAGGTTTATTTGACATTAAAATATCCCCCAAGGCTTGAACTTCAGGGGATCCGCCGTGTTGCGTCCTGCGTTTCCTTTGCTTCCTTGTATTCCTATTTTTATGTTTCCGTCTTTTAGACTGTAACATACCTATTATTAGGGGGGTATTTTTATTAACACAACACTCGTCCAATAACAGCACAACCAATACGAGCCCCAGAGTGGCCTGTAGTATGCGAATCTTCTTTATCACCGAGCCCATAATCATCTTCATCTGCGTGAATAATGACAGAGCGACCCAATACATCACTCACAGTAACATCATGTAAGGTATAAGTATAGCGACCGAGTGTCACATTTCCTAAATCTCCTGTATGTCTTTCGTTGCGCCCTTTAAAACCTGGAGGACCGCCATGATTACATGGTGGTCCTTTGTGATAATGGTCACACGCTAATTTACATCCTTCACCACGTAAATCACCTGCTTTATGTATGTGAAACCCGTGAAGGCCTTTCGATAGTTGCGTGAACTCTGCTTCAATATATAATCCATTTTTACGATTTGTAAAAAGCACCGTTCCTTTTACTGAACGACTATTAAATACTGCTACTGCTTTTTCCATACTAGTATAAATCCTTATTTTTATCATTATTCTTCTTTTTTCTAGTAAGACGTTCTCGCCAACGACTACGTACTCGTGCTGCGTCTTTATTTGCATTAAACTCTATTTCAAATGGTTTCAAAGATTTGTTTTTATTATTATCTGGATAAATTCTTTCCATATTCTCTGGACTCATAAAATTTGCTATATTTTTCATAGCAATAGGGTTCAAATGCTTCATTGGATCTGTTCCAATATTTAGAGCTAACTTTTCACGTTTTGGCTTTGTTATATGGTATTTTAACTCATCAACTACTGAAATTTTCCTTAATCTTGTTATATATCTCAAAGAGTAGACTGAATCGAAATCCTCATCATCTAGAGCAATATTTCTAGAATATTCTTTTGGTAATTTATTATCCTCACAATCTAAATATAGTAAACTCATTGGTAACTTTGGAAGTCTTGTTAATTTATTATTAGTACATGATAATCCTCTTAATTTTTTAGGTAAAGTTGGTAGTTTCGTTAAATTATTATTAATACAAGCAAGTGTGTCTAAGTTTGCCGGTAGAGTAGGGAGGCTTGTTAATTTATTATTAGCACAAAAAAGATCTATTAAAGTATCTGGTAAGTCAGGCAGCTCTGTTAAATTATTATTTTCGCAAAATAAAATTTTTAAATTTTCAGGTAATGGTGGAAGGCTCGTTAAATTTAAGTTGTTAATAAGTAATTCTTTATTTACATCACCTTCAGCAACCCACTCATCAATTATTCTTTGGGCTTCAGCTATATTGCCTCCTTTTTGTTTTCTTGTATTACGCATATCTACTATAAAATCTTATATATAATTATAAATGGCCTCGCCTTATAAATATCACATTACCGCTCACGCAGTAATGGAATGGGCAAAGTCCGAATTAGAGCATGTTGGTCGTATTGTTGCGTGTGAAGACCCCAATATTCAATACTCTTATGCTTTATCTACGGTTAATGGAATGGCACATCTCAAAGATGCGTTATATGAACTCGTAAATGATCCCAATTATGCTGACAAAAAAGAAGATTTACTGCGCGTGCATTCATCGGTAATACGTGTTATGAAGAATTTAATAAAAGATTTTAATATTGATATGAACACTATTAAGGCTTTTAATACCAAGGGAGTATTAAGTAATTTATCTTATTTGAAAGAAAGAAAGACTCGTAAATCAAGAAAAATGTATCGTAAATAAGTTTGATTTATTTAAACACCGAAATGTAGAATGATAGGAAATATCATACGAGTGCTACATAATATTATTATATCCATAACGGTTATAATACCTTTTATTCCTAATATCAATAGCACAGTATTAGAGCTTAATACATTGCTATTAATAATTATTTTACTAATGTTTGTTAAATATGATGGCTGTATAATATCACGGTTGGAACGAAAATATCTAAAAGATACATGGACTCCGATAGATATTGTGTGTTATTTATTACATATTACACCAACATCTAAGTCAAGAAAAACAGTGACATTTTGGTTTCTTTTATTATTGATTATGTTCTCATTAGTTCGATTATACTTTTTTTTAGAATAAATGGCCGCGTTAATTTTCCTTAATGTTATAACATTCAGTGCAAAGTGGCTCTTCAACATCATGACACGACTCAATCTCTTCATAACATTTGGAACATAGTTCTATAAACTCACATCCAAGCTTGCGGAACACAACTCTCAATTCGCATCGTGAAGTATTATTCCATTCCATAAGTTTATATGCCATATCGTTAAACACTTTATGTTTATCCTCTTCGCTAATACACATGGTAGAATGTGATAAATATAGAAAGAGTGTATCAAGAGTCCAGTCTAGTTTAGAAGTCATTTTTGATACTTCTATTGTAAAGTTTATGTTTTTCAATTTTTAAATGAAATATGGTTTACCAATTAAAAATTGAAATTATATTCATCAGTGTAAAAGTGTAACAATAATCATATATAAAAATGGAGCAGCTTTATGTATTACAATGCTCAAATAACAAATATTATGTAGGAAAGACGACCAATGTTATGCGCCGCTATGAAGAGCATAAGTCTGGTAAAGGCTCCGCATGGACTTCAAAATATAAGCCGACACGGATTGTTCTCTGTAGGGCTCTTGAGGGTGTTCACGATGAAAACAATACCACAAAGGATTATATGAAGAAGTATGGTGTTGAACATGTGCGTGGAGGAGTCTACACTCAACTTACGCTACCAGCAGATGTGGTTTCTGTACTCCAGCGAGAGTTTGTTGGAACAGATGATAAGTGTTATAAGTGCAATTTAGCTGGCCATTTTGGTGGGCAGTGCACTTCTGCGGCGATGCCAAAAAAGATATCACCTACACAAAAGAAGTCTGCTAAGGCAGACGAATGGGGCTGCGAATATTGTGATAGGACTTTTACAACAAAGTATGGCTGCTCAGTTCATGAGCGAAGTTGTAAGGAGGTGTATGAATCAGATGATTCTGATACAGTTATATGCTATAAGTGTGGGCGTGAGGGGCATTATTCACCAGATTGCTACGCTAAGAAGCATGTGAATGGGCACTGGATTGGTTAGTTGTCATCCCTAAGTAAACATTCTGAAATATCTGTAATTATAGGAATTACTTTATCATCAATATTTTTTAATTCATTAGGAGGACCTTTCATATTTACTACGCACCAGGACCCTCCACGAACATTCTCCCAACCATAAAGTTTCATATACTCAATAGTTTTTTTATTCTCAACTTCTTTATTTCCTAAACAAATTTCAATTATCTTTACTGGTTTATATTTTTGTGTCCATTTAGCCCCATTATTTGATGAATGCTGTTTTAGTCTTTGAAGAATATTACCAGAGGTTCCAACATAATATTTCTGTTCTTCAAGTTCCCAAACATAAATGTAATCAGTTCCAAAAGGAAAATATGGAAGTTGTTCATAATTATAACGAATACTATTGAATTGTTTTAGAGTTTCATTGGCAACATCCTCATTATCTGTTAGCTCTAGAATACGTTTCATATAATTTAGTTGATTTTTTGTATTAGAAATATTATTTAGATATGTATTGATTTCATCAAGAATATTTGACATTGTTATATATGTTTAAAGTTATATAATCTTTATATATAGAAATGTATATTCTTGGGGCTCTAAATAAACAAACAAATAAATATGTTTTACCCAATAAAGCAGAAAAGAATGTAGAATATATTTGTATTGATTGTAAACAAAAAGTGATATTTCGTAAAGGTGAAAAAAGAATAGCACATTTTGCCCATTATTCTCCAACAAATACTTGTTCATACTATGAACATCCAAATGAAAGCCAACTTCATAAGGAAGCTAAACATAAAGTAGCAGATTGGTTAAAAAATAAAGTTAAGATAGAAATATTTTTTTCATGCCCAGACTGCGGTGGAGGTCCATCGCAAGATGAAGTTATTGTAGAGTATAAAGATAATGATGAAGTTATTGTAGAATATAGAGGACCTGATGGAAAATATATAGCAGATGTTGCTTTAATTAATGATAATAAAGTAAGATATATATTTGAGATTAAACATACTCATGCTACTCTTACTGAATGTCGTCCAGAACCTTGGTTTGAATTTTCAACAGAACAAATATTTGAAACTGAAAAAGATGTAAATTCTGAAGATTTAACATATTATATGTTATATTGTGAAAGAAAGTCTAAAAACAGATATTGCGATGGGTGTAGGGCAAAAACTGAACCATGGGTAGAAAATCTTCCAAGATTAAATAAAAAAGGGGGTATGGAAGTTCAATGGAAACAAGATAAACCCTGTATCCAATGTGGAAGAAATCAATATAGTCCAGTATTTGCTAAAGGGTTTAGACAAATCTGTAAAATATGTCTAAATGAAGATTATGATACAGTAAAACAAAAATATGATATAAGTTCTAAATGTATGATTACAGATGACGATTAAGAATTTATCCTATATGCTATTTTATTTCCTGGATTTTCGCGTCTTTCTAGATTTTCTAGATTTATGTCTTGTTCTTTTACCGCCACTAACAGGGTTGTTTAATTTAGAATTTACTGCATCCTTTCCACCTTGTGAATAAATACTTACAAAATCAGCTAATATTATATCTGAGTTTTTGTTTCTTAATTCGTTTCTTAATTCAATAAATGCATTCTTTGCATCCTCTCCACATTTTCTATAAACCTCATAATTTGTTTCTTTGTTAGAGGCATTTCTTACTCTCTTCTCTTCATTTATTTGCATTTGTTTCTTCAAGTTAGCGCGTTGTTTCTCCTTTTCAACTTCCGCTTCTTTAAAAGTCTTATACAAATTCTCTTCATCTGGTGTAAGGGCTCTATTATATGGGTATATGCCTGGGTCATTGCCTACTAATATCCATTCATCAACAGTGTAGTTTTCATAATCATTCTGACGACCAATTACGCGTGAATGGCGAGATATCTCATGATAGTAATCTCCTTTTATAGGCTGTGCCCCAGGTCCAGCCCAGACCCATTTCATTTCATATGCTGGAGGTGTTGGAGTTGGCTTTTTACTAAACCATCCTCTGGAAGGTGCTACTGTGACTGGTTTAGTAACTGCTTGATAATTATAACCATTTAGTACATGATCTTTCCATTGTTTTGAGAGGAAAAAACTATCGTCTTTTGGTAACTGCATCTATTTATACGCGTTAAAATTTTTCTCGGCGTAAACTCAAAACACCAAGCATTCCTTAATCCACGGCAGCTTCGCATCAAAGGCAAGAATGAACTTCTTCTCAATACACGAATCCAGTATGCTCTTCTCCTTTGTCTGGATGAGTGCCGAGCCAATTTCGTATTCCGCAAGCTTCTTCTTGTTCCACGCATCAACCTTTTCAATAAACCGCGCAATAAACTCCGAGCTCTGGCGCAGCATGCCAGCATTCTCTATCAATACAGCACGAAGGATATCATTCGAAAGGAATGGCCGCTTTGTAGCCTTCCCTTCAGGACGAATGAGCTTCCCTTTCTTGTAGTGGGTCTCCAGAGCAACAATATACTTGTTTGCCAGCATTTTCGGATCGCTGTCTTGCTGCGGCTTCACATTGTTGATGGCATTGAAATACTCAATAGCCTCTGATTCAGATTCTACAGTCTTCTCATGCACGAGCACATCAAAACTAGTAGCAAACAGAACCTCCCTTTCATAATATTTTTTAATAACATGCTGTCTATGCTGGCCATCTACAAGGAAGAGCTGAGGTTCTCCTGATACAGAGTCCTTATACTTCACAACACGGAAGACGGTTGAATCCAGGGTCGCAATATTGTTCCCAATTGCGTCCTTGATAGCTGCAGCATGCGTCATATCAATGAAGCGATTCCCCTTCCATACAGAGATTCCTACCAACTCCCTCGCCTTTATCTTCTTGAGCACAGACTTATCGGAAAAGGTGTGAAGCATTATGTGTATTGTGCCCTTATAGTGTAAAATATTTGCTTCAAATTTTTCTGATGAAAGAAAAATTGAATTTTTACAACTACCGCAAATAACCACCAACAACCCAACAAACACAATGGACCCACTATATAGCCTCCCCAAGGCTCTCATAAAGGCAACAGTAATTGCTCGTCCATCCAAAAAGATCAAGTCGCCATATTTAGCAGACATCAACATTGATGGAAAGGAATATTTGTGTCATTCTGGAGCGCTCGGATGTAGCGGTCATATTGGGCCAGGAGCAACAGTATGGGTACTAGAAAAAACGCCATCCGCATCTACAACAACGAAATCTACACATGAAATCTATCTTATTGAAGAGGCCGGCACTCTTATTGGGTGCCATCCGCTTGTAGCAAATAAGATGGCACAACAATATCTAAAAACACACTTATCCATGAAAGATGTGTGCGCAGAGAAAAAGATCAATGACTGTCGGTTTGATTTTACTGCAAAATGTGATGAAAAGCCAACAATTATTGAAGTGAAGACAGTGCCTATTGCTGACTATTATGATGGCACAACAAAGGAGACTCAAGAATATTTTAAGGCAAACCCAGGCACCAAAAGCAATGAAAAGATCGCAATCTTCCCATATTGCACTGTTGCTGGAAAGCGCTCAGTGTCAAAAGAGCCACTATCAGAGCGCGCACTAAAACATGTACACTCCCTTACACAATTAGTAACAACATATAAGTGTATGTTGTTATTTATTGTTCAACGAAACGATGTATCAAAATTCTGTATTACAAAGTTGGACCTTCAGTATAAGGAGGCCTGTGCGAAAGCACTCGCAGCTGGTGTAATTATCAAGGCAATTTCCGTGCGCTGGGATAATCAGCATGTGTATTACGAAAAAGAACTAGATATTGTGTGGTAGACGCTTACTTGTCCTTGGTAAAATTATACACACCCCTTTTGCTATAAGACCATCTATCTAATTTATAAGATATAATAATAGATAGCATGACTGAATTAAGCTTTTCTCGTGCGATTGCGCGATCTGTAAAAATTTTTAGTAAGATACCAGATTTTGCTAGCCACGAACCCAGAGAGTTGATTGATGGGCTCAAACTAGTCAATGCTGCTGGACTTCTTACATATGTGTCGAGCGCAGGTCGTAATAAGGAACCACTTGTCACAAGAAGAAATATGAATGTACCAGATATTATGAGTGAAAGAGCAATGCTTGGCGGATTTATGTTGAGAGATGTAGCACTCAGTTTCATAGATTGGATAAATACTCACACCGACAAAGTTGCGATTATACCTGTATATGTTAAAGGAAGACGTAGCATCAATATAGAGAATGATGTACCAATTGCTATAGCAATGATTCACAAAGGTAGTGAAAAAGAAGCATTCTTTTATATAAATGGCTATATGACACCTGAAATAGAATCTAGTAATCGTGAAGAGGTTCATCTTTCACCTGATGTAGATGTTTTATCAGTGACGATTTTTGATCCTAAGTGGGGGCGTTATGCTTGGGTAAAAGATGGTTTAATCAATGATGTTCTTGCTGGACTTAAGGCTAGCCATTAGTCTTGGTAAAACTAAAGAATCCCTGATCTCCCCATTGCCGCCACTCGAGAATACCATTAAGTCGCAGAAGCCCACGCACAACAGAATCCTCTTCTTCAAACCGCGCCTCACTGTAGTAGTCTTCTACAGAAGTAGCAAGAGAATACTCATCAGAATAAACCTCTACCGACCTTCCTCTCTGAAACTCATGAAGAATAGAATCATGAAAGACAGTATCTCTATAAATATTGTAAACTACAGAGCCATCTGCTTGTTCAACACCATACGTACTAGAGCCACCCATTTTTGTTTTACTTACTCTATAAGATAGGAGAGATGGGCCTTCAATTTTTTTTTTGCTTCCAAAGTCTAAACCTTCCAACCATTATATACTTAGAGCCAACACCCACAAACAAAAATGGAAGAAGAGTTCCAATCATTTTTCACTGAACTCGGCCCCAATGCGACAGCAGGATTCAAGTTCTTCAATGCCTTCAGAGTTAAGCTGGATGAAAACTCCATACATTTCTGTAAGGATTTCCAAGGCACAGCCACGCCAGAGATTCTGAAAGAGCTGCGCACCTATATCAAAGACGAGAAAATCCGTTTAACAGAAGGCAAGCATACTATTACAGTCCGCTCTGTAAGGCAGCGCGTCATTTTCTTCTTAACCAAACTGACCGAGCATGGTATATTCTCTTTGAATGATCGCAAGTATCTTTTTTTTTATTGGCAGACATTGGATGATTTATTAATTTAGGACCAATATAAGTAGAATGCCTTATAAAGCCACACGCCGCAATAAGAAGTATCTGCGCCTCTACAAACAAGGTAAGTCCATCGGATTTACAATGCGTTCATCGCTGAAAGCGAAGGGTCTAATTCCACGAGCCAACGGAACCTATAAGGTGTCAAATAAATACCAGGGTGGTGCATGGCCATGGTCGTCTTCTCCGACAAAGCTACAACAAGCTCAAACAGCTGCATCTAATGCTACACAGCGCGCAGTATATAATACTGCAAGATCAAAGTCACGAGTTGCAAATGTATTAGGGCAAAAGGCTCTAAATAAGGGTAATGTTATTTATACAAATAAAGAACGAATTGCGTCAGAATTAGAAACAAAACTCGTCAATATTGGTGCTCAATATAAGGTTGATATCAATACTCTTAAAAATGATGTTAAACACGCGGCTCTTTCTCCTAAGAGTGTTATTGATACATTAAAAGGCCTTATAGCACAACTTAAACCACAGGTAGGCGATGGGCGTGATGCAGAACAGAAGCCAATTATTATAAAAATTTCATTCGGGTTTGCAAAATTAACACTGAATGTGTTAAGATATGCTCTCTATATTGCTATAACTTTTACATTAGTAGCGGCATCTGCGCAGGACATAGTACGCTTTAATCCTTTTGCAGCATATGGAATCCTACCAGAAGGAAGGTTAAAACGTACTATGAATAATTGGGACGTGGATGGAGAGATAACGGAAGAGATAGAGCGTCTAAATGAATTTCTTAGTAATGGGACAATGACTGAGGAAGAATATAAGGAACGACTAGCAGAATTGTGGGCGAGGGTGGAAGCGCGTGTACAGAGGCGTAGGGATAAGGGATTATTGACCGAAGAACAATATAAGGAACGACTAGCAAAATTGATGAAGCGTGAGAGAATGCAAGAGAAAGTGGATCTATATAGGCGTAGGGATAAGGGATCATTGACCGAAGAACAATATAAGGAACAACTAGCAAAATTGTGGGTGAGGGCGAAAGCGGATCTACAGAGGCGTAGGGATGAGGGATTATTGACTGAAGAACAATATAAGGAACGAGTAGCAATACTAGTAATATTGTCGAAGGAAGGAACCAAAGTACCATATGTGAATAATCCTATGCTCTAATAACTAGTTGTTTCAAATAAATATGGCACATTAATTAGAATGGTAAATCGTACTCGAAAGGCTCGGAAAGGCGGTGCTTGGCCATGGTCGTCTTCTCCGACAAAGCTACAACAAGCTCAAACAGCTGCATCTAATGCTACACAGCGTGCAGCATATAACACTGCAAGGTCAAAGTCAAAAGTCGCAAATTTCTTAGGAAGACAAGCCTTAAATCAAGGCAAAGTCATTTATACAAATAAAGAGCGAATCGCTGAAGAATTAGACGCAAAACTAGATACTATTGCACAAGAATATGGCGTTGAGCTCAGTGCTCTTGAAAGAGATGTTAAACAAGCAGCTCTTTCTCCTAAGACGGTTGTTGATACATTAAAAGGCCTTATAGCGCAACTAGAAACACAGACACCACAAGCTGGAGGCGGTCTTAATGCAGAACAAAAAGCCATTATTATAACAATTCCATATGGGCTTGGTCAATTAACACTGAAAGTGTTCAGAGTTGCCCTCTATATGGCTCTAACTTTTGTGGCACTTTTGGCAACTGTGGGTTCAGGCGGAATGATTTTGGGCGCAGGTTTTAATCCTTTTGGAGCAACAGGGATCCTTCCAAATAGTGGATTCGAGTCAACAGGCCAATTCCGTAATATTATGCGTAACAGATTTGCTGGAGTAAAGCCAAACAACAATAACACAATTACTACAAATAATCCTATGATGGAGACGCTAACCTATTAGGGGCTTCTAACAAGTGAAAAATCAAGATTTATTATTTGTAATTCAAAAATTGAATTACAAATAATAGTATATGTACATTAATTAGTAATGCCCGGTCTCAAATGTATACATAATAGACAAGAATATTATTGTAAAGACTGTAAAGGTGGTGGTATTTGTGAACATAGTAAAAGACGACAATGTTGTATTGATTGTAAGGGCGTTGGAATTTGTGAACATAATAAAAGAAAATATAGATGTTTAGATTGTAAAGGTAATGGTATTTGTGAACATAATAAACAAAAAGATTGCTGTGCTGATTGCAATGGGTCTTCATTATGTACACATAAAAGACGAAAAGATAAATGTATTGAATGTGAAGGTTCTGGAATTTGTGAACATAAAAAAAGAAAAACAGAATGTATTGATTGTGGAGGTTCTCAAATATGTATTCATAAAAGAATAAAACAAACTTGTAAAGATTGTAAAGGAAAATGTATTTGTGAACATGATAGAATTAAATCACATTGTAGAGATTGTAAAGGTGGTGCTATATGTGAACACGATAAAAGGCGGTCAAGATGTAAAGACTGTGAAGGTGGAAGTATATGTGAGCATAAAAAAGAAAGAAATTATTGTTATCAATGTAATGGCAAATATATTTGTAAAACTGAAGGATGTATAACAATTGCTAATAGAAAATATGAAGGATATTGTTTGAGATGCTGTATTCATTTACATCCTAATATACCTATAAGTAAAAATTATAAAACAAAAGAAAGAACAATAGTTGATTTAATAATAAAAAAATTTAATAATTATTCATGGATTAGTGATAAAATAATTAAAGATGGTTGTTCAAAAAGAAGACCAGATTTATTATTAGATTTAGGAGAACAAGTAATTGTGGTTGAAATCGATGAAAATCAACATCAAGATTATGATTGTTCTTGTGAAAATAAAAGACTTATGGAAATATCACAAGATATCAATCATAGACCTTTAGTATTTATTAGATTTAATCCTGATGAATATATGACAAAAAATAATGAATTATATAAATCATGTTGGAGTAATTCAAAGGATGGATATATAAGAATAGATAAGAAAAAAGAAAAAGAATGGAATGAAAGAATTAATATATTATTTGAACAAATCACATATTGGATTAATAATAAAACAAATAAAACAGTTGAAATTATTCAATTATATTATGACGCCTTTTGTTAAATGAATTTAAACTATCCCACCATTTTTTAGCAGATTTAGATTCTGCTTTTGCTTTTTTAACTAAATCCGAATCGGCTGTATGATAAGTTTTTCCTTTTAATAAAAAACTTGATGTTCTGGCATATCCCCATTGCTGTTGTGTAGCCGAAGGCCTATGACCTGTTCTCCAAGCAGCCATACCGCGATTATATGACTCTTTTATATATTTAAGAGGGACTCCAGTCGCTTTTGCTTTTTCTTCTAATGATTTTGCGTTTGGAAATAGTTTATTCCAAGATTTTGTATAACTTGATTTCCGCGTCTTAACTCCCACATCAGTCTTGAACCCAACATAAGCCGATGGATCCTTCCAGCCTTTTGACCCGAATTTTTTAATTTCTTTCATTCGTCGGGTCTGCTGTTTTTTAGAGAGCCCCTTATAATATTTTGCTGGTGTTGGTGGCATCATTTCTAATTAATACTATAGGGTTTTTAGCGACGATACTCTTCATGTCCTGAAAAGCAGCGACCAGTAGCTAAGCGTTTACATATACCACATGAGAGTAAATCATGCTCTAGGCAAGTTCCATCAAACCCGAAGTAGCGATCCCATTCTGTGTTGTTATATATAGCCTGTGTTTATACTCGCGGCTATTAATAGAAATGCCATCGCGAAAAAATAACAGCTACGGAGCAACCGCGGCAAGTGTAATGCCCTTTAATAGTAATCTTGAGGCTCCACCAACCCTTGATGGAGCAACTGCAAAGAATTTAAATGTTGTTGTCGTCAATAATGGTGAGGATCCGCCAAACTTTCAGGGAGCAACTGCACCTAACAACAAATTAAATGGTATTCTTAATAATCTTGAGGCCCAGTCAAATGGCAACATTTCAAATGCAAACACAGTAATGACTGCAGCCAATAATGGAGCAACTGCACCGAGACTAAATATGAACACAACCAACACACTTGTAGGGGGCCGCCGCAGAAAGAACCGTAACCGCAAGTCTAAGAAAACACGCAAGCACCGCCGATAAATGCCTAGAATTTATCTAGTATATAAAGTATATTAATAAATAATATTAGATGTCTGAAACAAAAGAACAACAACACACGCCACAAGTGGTATTTATAACAGCAATTTATGGAACATATGAAGCATCTGCTAAAGAATACATTCCTCAATCGCTCAATAGTGACTTCATATGTTTTACAAATAATCCAAATATTATTCCAAATAATTGGATTATTGATATGACCCCATACCATCTAACACATCCCTCTCCCCAAGATAATGGAACATATAATAATTCCTTAAAAAATAATCAACATACTTTTAATATTGCTAAATACTACAAAGAGCAGTGGCATTTAATTCCTCGTCTAAGTAAATATGATTATGTTATATGGCTCGATGGAACAATTTCTATAATACATCCCAGATTTGCAGAGTATATTTCAACAATCTTCTCTAAGGGAGAAAAGGTAATTACACTAGATCATGATTGGAGGAGCGGATCTCTTGAGAATGAAACATTAGATTCTTCAACAAATGGAAAATATTGTGTTCATTGGTGGAATAATCAAGTACAGCCATATCAAGATGTTGTGAAACAATATAATAAATATTTAGAAAATGGATATAGAGACTCTTATTGGAAAGCAAAATATCCTGAAAAAATACATTATGGAATATTTGTAACATGTATAGTTGCCTGGCCATATAATGAAGAAACTAAGAATTTTTTGAATATGTGGTATTTACAAAACTTAGAATTTACAACACAAGACCAAATAGCATTTCCATATTGTTGTCAAAAACTTGATATATGGCCTTATACTTTTCCTGACAGGGAATCAGGTGGTGATCAATTTAGATCTTTATTTTTTGAGAAATTGGGTCATGGACTTTAGTTCTAGAATAGGTCTCTTGTAATATGAATTCTATAGTTTCGCAGCAATGAATCGTCGCCCCCCAAAATATTCTGCGTAATATCCTCTTTTGTCCGATTACTTGTAAGGACTGTAATAATCTGAAGTTTATCAATTGGTCGCGCAAAATCATCCATCAAGCGATTCCACTCGCATTTTCCACCACCAATTGTGAAATGAGACCCTGTTTTATTCTGTTGAGCAGCATGATTAACAGAATAGAGTTTCTCAAGGATACAATCAATTTCATCCAATATAAATACAATGACTTTCACTTTTTCATCAATATTCTCTTTCATAATGGCAAAATGGCTATTGGAAGTATCTGAACCAAACGGATTAAATTCATATACATTTACATGCGTCTTAGTCAAATAAGAAGCACCGATAATCTCTGCTAAACTTGATTTACCGCATCCTGGAGGACCAGTAAGTAATACAATTCGTGAATTAGTTTGAATCTCATCAATAATATTTTGTTGCCATGCATATGGCTTACAGGCTCTTGAAGAAGGAACTGGCATACAATAATGTCTATCATTATAACTACCGGTTTTACTGATAGATGGAGGAGTTCCAATGATAAATCGTTTTAAGATGTGTTTTGCGTTTGATAGTGTATCAATGAATGACAATTCGTCGTCATCATTGTCCTTGTAAATATCAATATTAGGGGGAGTTCCTAAAAACCATACATTATGCTCACTATGTGGCCTATCATCATCAAGCCATACATAAAACCATTTGCCAAATACAGGTCCATAAAGCATGCATTCATTTGTTCCGAGTTGGAAATAGATCTTTAGAGATTTAATATGGCCTAGTGTTAGTTTTTTTGGTGTAAGATATCCAAAAGATAAAAGCCTTATAAGAATAATAAATATCAAGGATGAATATGTTTCATATATACTATATACGATTGGTAGAATCAAGAGGGATTTATCAAACATTTGTGCTACACATGTATGTGGGCGGTCTTGTTATCAATTTTCTAATTCTAAAGGAATTAGAAAATAGTTTAGTGCTGTGCACTTAACAATTTTCTAATTCCTTTAGTAGGGTCCATTAACAGATGACTACGCCGCGTATTAATTTTGTTAACACATTAATATTTATTATCGGAGGTTTATTCATTACATGGATTATCTTTGGTGAGGCCGCATTTTCTCTTAAATATAAAAGAATACTTATAGTGTCAGTATTTATTTTCATATTCGGTGGTGCTATTACAATTAACCTTTTCAATGGGCTAAGTTTAATAATGAATACTTGTAAAACTAAGTATGAGGACCCTAAATATAGACATCCTAGAGGAAATTCTAAAGGTTTACGCTGTAATGATTGGAATATTATTAGTTATACATAGAAGAATTTCTTACAAATTAATAGATGTCTACGCCGCGTATTAATTTTATTAACGTATTAATATTTATTCTCGGAGGTTTATGCGCAACAAAGTTTGTTAATGGTAAAGACGCATTTTCTTTTAAAAAGAATGATATACTTAAGTTTTCACTATTTATTTTCTTATTTGGAGGTGCTGTTCTTCTTGTAGTTCTTAATAGCATCAGCATATTAATGAAGACCTGTAAAACTCAACACACAGGTACTTGCTATCGTCGCCGCGGAGTAGGGAATTATGAATGTGAAAAATGTAATGATTGGGATATTATTACTTATAAATAAGTAGATGTCTGGATTACGACCTCCGACGAATAATAGATTTAATTTGAGAAACTTTAGGAGACCTTTAAATGAAATGACACGAGAACAACCAGTCCCAGACTTTAGAGGAATCCGCAATCCAGATAATGCATGTTTTATGAATTGTGTTATGCAATTATTATTTAGTATTCCAGAATTACTAACCATAACAGAATATTATCATACAAGATGGACATGTCCTGCATGTTCAACAGACAATCTCTTAAGAATTAAATTATGTATAGCTTGTAGTAACCCTCGTTCAGCTAATTTACTTCCACCAGCACGATTTAGTAATATGACAAATATTGATAAATTATATTACTTTTATAAGGGATACAAAGATGTATCGAAAGGCAAGGTGTTTGATCCAGAAACTATTTTCCAGAGATCAACTTGCCCATATTTTTCATGTCCTGAAGATTTAATTGAAATTCGTAATAAATCTGGGAGTCTTCGCCAACAAACAGCAATGGATATGTTAAGATGTATATTTGATTTAAAAGGTCTCGTAGGTAGAACAAATTCAATAATACAACGCGATGAAAATATTAAGAGGTCTATAAGTGAATTATTTGGACATACTAAAACTACGCAAAGAACCTGTATACACAGCACTACAGGAAGAAAACTACAAACTGAATTAGACCCCAACTTTGATGGATTATATTTACAATTTTCTACAGAAGAAATTGATTCTGGAAACAGTATTTTATCTATATTAAATGCATATACTAGCATAAATAATTTACAGGAATCATCATATACAATTGAGACAAATAACAAGTATCCGTGTAAAGATGGGCGGTATACAATGCAAAATATAATAAGTGCACCTCAAATATTATTTATTACAATTGAACGTGTATATGGTGCGGATCCTGTTAATCCAGGTTTGTCTCAAAGAAAAATTAGTAAATCAATTGATATTAATAAAAATGTAGTTATAAATGAATCTCAATATAGTTTAATAGGATTTGTAGTACACTCAGGCGTTGCTGCTGGCGGACATTATATATATTATTATTATGATAGTAAGACAAATACATTAATATTGTGTAATGATAGTGTAATAACTAGAGATATACCCAATAGAGGCACAGAAGAATATGTAGATGTATCTTATAATAGCAATCCAGTAAGTAAAAATGCAGTTATACTTGCTTACCGAAGGAACTAGAAAAATTGTTCAGTAGCTCTGCTACCTAATAATTTTTTTGCTAACGCAAAAAAATTGATAACAACCTTAGCCGCCAACCCAGCCACTAATACATACAAGATGTCCTATTTTATAGATCATCTTGAATTTATTCAAGCAAAGAACCCTGATGCTTACACAGAGCAAATCAGGAATATCCACACACTTAATGAGCTCCTCACAAAGGCTCTAAATAAAACAGCAACACCACAAAGCAAAAAGAAGCCAGCAGAGGGCTGCCGCGATATGCTCAAGTGTTTCAGCCATGGTCAAAAGATTCGCCATCGGACACGCACGAGCACATGGATTGGAACATATAATAAAGTGGAAAACATAATTCAGCACGAAAATATTAAATATGACAGCCTTGGAAAATTCGCAGTAGCCCATCTCACTGCGCTCAAAACCCCTACAGGTGCTAGGCATGCAGTGAATGGTTGGAAGGCATGTGAGTGTGAAGATCCTGATGGACAATGGGTCTCTACATTTAACCTACAATCACAACCACAACCACAACCACAACCGCAACCGCAACAACCTACGATGCTCTCCATATCGTTCCCTTTGTAGACACAACCTCATTTGTAAGGCAATCGGACCAACTATTATTATCTCGGTAGATATGTCGCACAGCAACATAAGTAAACTTCTGAAGCAATCGCTGAACTGTATCCCAAAGCTGTGTTAACCCAGCATTTTTTACTTGCCAGCGCCTACTAACTTGCATTACTACTAGCATAGAATCGCCTTCAATTAGAATCTCTGTTATCCCAGCTGCAGAAGCCTCTGTAAGTCCAACAATAAGTCCTCTGTATTCTGCCTGATTATTTGTCGCATAATCCAGGTATTCTCCAATCTCGCGCATAATTCGCCTATGAGGGGATTTGAGTTGTATGTCTTCCCTAGTAAGAATAGGATAAAATATAGCCGCGGCTCCTGAAGCATGCCCAGGATTTGGCTCAGCTTTACCGTCAAACTGAAGCAAATGGTATGATTCATTTGATTTTGTAGAGACACCCTTTATTGTAAAAAAGTCGCTCGCCATTTATCTGCCTTATTATATTTTAATTTGTTTATCAATTTTTATCAGTTCCTTTGAACTGATAAAAATAGTTTGGCACTCTGTGCTTAACAATTTTCTAATTCTAAAAGAATTAGAACTTCATTGTCTTAAACCATGCTGGCACAAAAGGACTTGCACTATTAACAGGAATTAGACCAGGCATGTCAGAATAATCCTCGTCATTCTCGTTCTGCTCTTCATCTTGGTTTAGATCCTCGTCCTCGTCTAGCTCCTGATCCTCGTCATCCTGGTCTAGCTCCGCTTGATCATCCTCGTCTAGCTCCGCTTGATCCTCATCTTCATCCTCATCCTCATCCTCATCCTCATCCTCATCATCATACCAGTGAGCCATCATACTCGCATGGAGAGCCATTGCATTTTCATGGGTATCCATGTGTACACACATTGTAGGATACTGGCTATTCTGCTTGTAGGAGTTGATACAGACCTTGCGACCCTTCACGCGAAACTCATTAATGATACCACAATCTAGAACCCGAGTGCGATACGAAATATAGCTGCTACCAACAGTGACAGTCTCATTGAAACGAGTGGTGAAAGTGGATACCATTCTATAATATATAGCTCTGACTTTTTAAGAGGTTGAAAAAAGGCTTCAATTTTTCTAGTTCTTTAAGAACCTTCTAACTATAAGAATCATACCCCTCATCTATTTCCGATGAATCAAAGCAGCTATCATCAGAATCATATTCAATAACAGCATTATCATCACCATCGCAATCATCAATAATCTCGTGCCCGTTCACATCATGAGTATCAAGACACTGAATCTCTTCATGCTCCTCTCCTCCACAGCGCCCACATAGATTATTAATACGCCACATCTCTGCCTGGATAAGATTATAATGCAATTCAGGAATCTCTAGTGCAGAATATGAGCCGCCGCGCACATTATCAATACCATATTTAAGCATATACTCTATCACAGCCACATCTAGATCAGAATAATCTGTGCTTGCTACACTACTCACAACCTGCAATGGAATGTACCGAGTTGTCCACTCATTTATGCCACCATGCATATGCTTTATCAGATAATCATATGGGCTCCGAGTGCTGCGCCCAACATAATACTTATCATCTGTAAGGCGTAGGAGATGGATGGACGGCATTCTCTTTTTGGTGTACCTTATAGGTGTGTAGAAGGGAACTTCAATTTTTCGCTTCCTTATCCCTCAATCGCGATCACCTCCGCATTCTTAATTTTTGTCCCAATAATCGCATAAATCCAATCACAATGCGTAACAATCGCAATTGCCTCTAAATCGTCCCTCTGCGCCTCAGCAGAAATTGCCTCAAAACATCGCTTTGCTCTCTTTTTTAAGGCAATCAATCCCTCAGTTCCATCACGCCAATCTTCAACAGGCTCTAGATTATTCCAGTCATAACTCACATTATCTAGATTTACTCGTGGATCAGAAGAGCGAATCTCTTCTACTGGCGGACGATGGTTACAAGGATATAGCCCTTTCGTTTCAACGAGTCCATCCCATAGATATAGAATCTTCTTCACGCCAAAAATATTCCGCGCAGTCTCCACACATCGCTTCAATGGTGAGCAATAAATACGGTCCACAGGTATTCGCCCTTGGAACTTTTCTCCCACTGAAATTGTCTGTGTATGTCCTAGCTCTGTAAGGGCTGAATTATAATAATCGCTAGAACTATATGCCTCTTCACCGCGAGTCTGAAACCCTAAATTGTGGGCCGCATGGCCATGGCGAATTAGGTAAATCTTCATCTATAAATAATATTTAAAAAATGTTTAGATGATTAGAAAAATGTCCACCCGTTCTTGCCCATACGCAAATATTCTAGGCACCCCAGGTCAAGGAGTCCATGCAAAACGCATAATGGGCCTCTCTCTAAATGATATACTACTTACAATTCTAGCCGCCGCCTTAACGAGTTACTTTGCGCAAATAAATTTCTGGGTATCCCTCACAGCATGGTTTGTAGCCGGCGAAGTTCTCCACTATTTGTTTGGAACAAATACAGCATTCTTAAGGATGATTGGTCTTACACCTAAGTGCCAATAAACACTAGCTTTTATTTCAGACAACTTGTCATCCCAAAATTATGTAAAATAACCAAAACCCATGCTATATTAGCAACCCAACACCACATACTTCCAAAAGTCTTATCTTTCGCATAAAGATAATAACTTACAAAGAATGACACAATTACTCCAACAAATACAATATAGTTCTTTTCAAGTAAAAATGGAATAGCAATAAATAAAGTCCATATAAGGCATATTGGAAAAGAGAAATCTAACCAATTCCATGCAAGATGTTTATTTGGCCCAACTGTTGTTGTAAAGTTTATTACTGGGTGTGTATAAATTGTTATCAATAGAAATAATGTGTATATAAGAAACAATACATTTCTTAAAGTATATTTTTCTACTATATTTATAGCAATATAAGGCTGTAAAAAAATTGCTGCAAATCCAACTTTAGACCAGAATTCATTTGCCGATTTGTCTGAAATATTTTTCCATATTTCATATTCTATAAATTGCATTGAAGAATATAAATAAAAATATAGTATTACTTTCCAATTTGTATTATTTATTAATCCAAAAAATGCTCCAAATGTTGAAAATAAAAATGTATTTAATGATACAGTTTCATTCCAACACATTTACTTATCTACAAGACAGTTAGTAAATAAACTTATCCAAGATCCATCCAAACATTTTAGGCATAATAAATGTGGTTCCGTCATATTCCACATATATTGAATCCTTTGTATGAAGAATTTTACAGAATTCATTATATTTATATGGTGGATGCTCGGCTGCAAAGTCATTATTGAAATATGATGCCAAGAATTTTCCTTGTTGGACTGCATTCTGCGCAGTAGGAGGACCATGGCCTTTTCCAGGAGGACCAGCAACAATATCCCCAATAGCAAATACAGAGTTCATATTTGCAACTTGTAGTTGCGGTCCAACTTTGTTGAATCCGCCACGACTCACAAAATCAGGAGCCTTCACCCCACTTGTCCAAATAGTGTTATTCCGCACCAAAGACCCAGTGCTCGTATAAATTACATCCGCACCAATCTCTTTCACTGCGCAACCAACCAGTAGTTCTATACCAGCCTCTTTCAACTCTTTGCGAATACATTGCCGCGTCACTTCACTCCAGCCGCCTAAAATATCAGCCCCTGCTTCCACAAGTTTCACACGAGACCCAGACTCCGCCAGCTCAAACGCCACCTCTACACCTGTAGGGCCGGCTCCAATAACTTCAAATGATTTCTTCTCGTTACCACCAATTCGCATAAGTTGTTTCAGTTCTCCAAAATCATGTAATGTCTTCAGAAAGTGACATGTTTCTGCGCCCTTAATTCCAAATGTATTGGGCACAGAACCAACTGCTAGAACCAAATAATCATATGGTCTATAGATACCTGTTTTCATTAGAATCTTCTTTTCTATAGGGACCACTTCAGTAAGCATACCAGTAACTGGCACTACATTATAGGCCAACAGGTTACGTGGATATCCAATTCTAGGGAACTGTACAAGTTTAGGAGTATTCAGAAAATTTGGTGTGGGTGATATAACATTCACATCATATTTACTTTTATCAATATTTTCGCAAAAGGCGCGACCAGCCCATCCATATCCTACAACAAGAACATTAGGCTTCTTCTCTGATGGAGGCGCAGCTCTATTGTAACCCCAAAGTCTCTCAAACTCAGTTGCAAGAGGAATCAATGCACGGAACATTCTTTGTGTCTAATAAGACTATGAGCTTAAAAATCAATTTTTATTAGTGTGTATATATAATATGGCAGAATATACAAATATTGTATTTGGCGACGAAGATAAAACCATTAATTTTTATGATGATGAAGATGAAAAGCCACAGCCTCCGCAGCTGCTACCGCAATCAAAAGAGAGCTTCTGTAAATGGATTTTAAAATGGATTTTTGGAGGTCTAAACTGTAAAGAATAATATTATATTATGCTCAATAAAAATATTTTTTTATTATGGTTGCAAGGATGGGACAATGCAAAATGGATTAATAAACAGGTAGCTGAATCATGGAAAATAAATAATCCTGAATGGACTATTCATTATATTGATTTAGAAAATTTAAAAACATATGTTAATGATATTAATTATATTTATGATAGTACAAAAAATATATCTCCACAAGCAAAAAGTGATATTATAAGATTAAGCTTACTGAAAAAATATGGCGGTGTATGGGCTGACGCAACATTATTATGTATGCAACCACTTGACCATTGGGTTCATGAAGCAGTAGAACAAGGAGGTATATGGATGTATCATGGGCATGGTGGCCAAGTTATTAAAGAAATAGGTATAGCATCTTGGTTTATTATATCTAAGAAAAATCAGTATATAATAAATAAATGGAAAGACGCATGCGATAAATATTGGACTACAAATAACTCAACTGATAATTATTTTTGGATGGATAGTTTATTTATTAATTTGTTTAATGAAGATATAAATTTTAGAAATACTTGGTTAAAAGTTCCATATTTATATTGTGAATTAGATGGACAATGTCATACACTTGCACATCATAAAATGGAATCTGATACTCCATTTATAAAACAATTATTTTTAGAAAAACCACCATATGCTTTAAAATTATGGAAAAGTTGGAATGATATTTTTCCAGATATAAATACTGATGAATGTAAAAAATCAAATGGATATTATGCAATTGAATTATCAAAGCGGCGTTTTTCTTATAAACATCATATGAATTTAGTTATAGTTAACTACGAGTAACAGCCTAAGCAGTCCCAACATAATTCCTAATAGAAATGTCTTGTAGCCTGTGTAATCAACAGAATCATCGCGCTTCTCGCTGCCCTCATCTTCATGACGTTCTGAATGATGGATTCTTCACTGGAGGCGGTAGTGGCGGCCATAGCCACAGCAACAGCGACGATGAGGACGATGAAAAAGCGGCCCTCAGTTTAGGTATATATCCCATAAATGAAAGCCGCAGGAGCTTTTCGCTATTACGCTGGCAAAATCAAGCATACAAAATGCTACTTACTTCAGTTTGATGGCAATGCGAAACCAAATCCAGGAATTGCGTCCTGCGGCGGCCTCATCCTATCCCCTTTTACCAAAGGACAAAGAACTCCACTCGTAGAAATTGGCACATATATGAATACAGATCGCCCCTATGACAATAATCAGTCAGAATTCATAGCCCTCAAAGCTGGCCTAGAAACTGCCCTCAAATATCATATGTATGACCTTGTTGTAGAAGGCGACTCCAAGTATGTAATAGACTGTGTTACATATGACATCACAACTTGGCCCAAGAAAAAATTCCAGGAATTCTTCGAAGCAGTGGAAGAATATCTACCTATGTTCGATACTCTTGCATTTCGCCATATTCCACGGAAAGAGAACAAAGCCGCCGACGCACTTGCTCGCGAATCATTTGAAACATGCACATCCTTTATAAGGGAACTAGAGCTAATACCAAAAAAACGCAAAATAACCCCTTCTATAGATGGAACCAGCCCAGCCAAAAAACGGAAGCGTGACATTCAAAGTGAAACGACCGACAAAAAAATTGAATGCCAAACTTACACAGAAAGCTAGTACCAATATGGTTAAACCAATGAATAGTAAAGCAGCCACAGCCACAGCCAATATGTTTACCCAACTTACAGCGAATCCAAAGGCCTTCTTGAAGACGCAGAATCCGACTCAAGTCGCAGCACTTCTCAGAGAGGCTTCAGCACTTTACTATAAGGGAACTCCAGCTATTGCAGATGACATCTTTGATATTACACGCGACTATCTCCAAACACAGGATCCCCATAATCCTGTATTAAAAGAGATTGGAGCAGAGATCGCGCCAGGTGAGAAGAAGGTGCCCCTCCCTTATTGGATGGGTTCATTGGATAAAATCCGTGAAGATGAGAAGTCTCTATTAAAGTGGAAAGCATCGTACCCAGGCTCCGTTGTAATTTCCGATAAACTGGATGGAAACTCTGCGCTTCTTGTATATTCTGAGACAAAGCCACACATTAAGATGTATTCTCGTGGTGACGGTTTTATTGGCCAGGATATCTCTCACATTATTCCATTGATTCAGGGCATTCCTACCTATAAGGATATTCCTTATACAACTCTTGCTGTACGCGGTGAACTTATTATCTCTAAAGCTGCTTGGGGGCCGCTATTTGCCGCAGGAAAAGGAGCCAATGCACGAAATGCTGTCGCAGGTGTGATGCATTCTAAGCATCCGAATCCAGAGCTCGCTGCTGCAGTGGAGTTTGTTGCATATGAGCAACTGAATCCAGCCGCAGCCGCTTCAGAGGGTCTATCTACCCTTGAAGGCATTGGCTTCCATGTAGTTCACCATGTTATACAGCCCACCGCCTCGCTCACAATGGAGAGTCTCTCAGCACTACTGATGGACCGACGCGCCCATTCACCGTATGAGGCAGATGGCATTGTGATCTTTCATGATGCAGACCATCCTCAGGTTCCAGGGAAGAATCCAGCCTACGCTTTCGCATTCAAATCTATTCTTACACATGAGGAGGCTGAAGTTATTGTAACGGAGGTCACATGGAATGCTAGCAAGGACGGATATCTGAAGCCTCTTCTCCATTTCCCTGCGGTAACACTTGCCGGCGCGAAACTTCAGAAGGCTACCGGATTTAATGCGGCGTTCATTGAAACAAACAAGATTGGTCCAGGGAGCCGCATTATTATTATTCGTTCAGGTGATGTGATTCCCCATGTACATAAAATCCTGAGCGCCTCTGCGAATGGTCTACCGTCTTTCCCAGATGTACCTTGGGACTGGAACGACACACATGTGGATATTGTTCTGAAGGACAAGGCAGCGGCGGCAGATGTCCAACTGAAGCGAATGGAATACTTCGCAGCAACATTGGAAATGAAAGGTGTTGGGCCAGGAGTTATTGCGCGACTCTACGAGAATGGGGTCAATACAATCAAGAAGATGCTGAACGCGACAGAAGCAGACCTCTTGAAGATGGACGGATTCCAGAAGAAGTCCGCTGAAAAGACCGTTGCTGAAATCCGAGCAGCTGTAGCCAAAGCTGACTGCCTCACATTTATGCACGCATCCAATCTCTTTGGCCGCAGTCTCGGAAGCACAAAGCTGAAGCTCATTGTTGACCGCTTTCCTACGATTCTGGAAGGAGTTCAACCAACAGAGGCAGAGCTTTCAGCCATACCAGGAGTTGGTCCTACGACTGCAAAACAGTTCCTTGCAGGTCTCCCAGAGTTCTTTACTTTCATGGATGATATTGGAGTCCCTTGCAAAAGCGCACCAGCCCCTAAACCAATATCAGCCCAAAAATCTCTTGTAGGGATCTCTGTATTATTTACCGGTTTCCGCAATAAGGAGCTGGAAGCCGAGATTGAAGCTCGTGGAGGAAAGGTGGCCTCCGCAATTAGCGGAAAGACATCAGTAGTAGTCGCCAAGAATCCAGATGACTCTTCTGGCAAAGTGAAGACTGCAAAAGAACTTAATATTCCAGTTATGGATGAGATGGCTTTCAGAGCTAAATATCTATAAATATATATAGATAGTCGCGATGTCTGCGCCTGGAGACCCACCACCGCCTTCTAATTTGAGAACCTTTTTTCAGCCAATCATGAGCACAAATCCCCTTAGTAGTATAACCATTAAAAATAGATTGGACGAATTTGTAACACAAGGAGGAGATATTAATAAGCAAACAGGCGATGATAATGACACTTATCTTATGATATATTTAGATACAGGAAAGCACAATATTTCAACAGCAATTGCAGAACATCCTTCAACTGATGTAAATATAAAAAATAACTATGAGGCCACTGCTTTACATAAAGCAGTGGAAACTGGCTGGCTTTCCATAGTTAATATACTTATATCAAGAGGTGCAAATGTTAATGCTAAAAATGATGACGGAAACACGCCATTACATCTTGCAGCGAGTCATGATGCACCAATCTTCAGGTCAATTATAAAATCTTTATTAATTGCTGGCGCCGATAAATCTTTACAAAATAATGATGACTTTACTCCATATAATATGGCAGAAATACATAATTCTGGGAATGATTCTGTCTTGAACCTTCTGAGGTTTGAAGGAGGTGCAACTTTAGAAAATGTTGCACGCGGGTGGGGCTCAAATAATAATTCAAATGGTAATTCAAAAAGTAATTCAATAAACCTTCTAAATACAATAGAACGGCGTAGAAATCCTTATCCAACAAAGACGAAAGATCGTTATTTTGTAATTAAAGAACCAATTGATGTATACGACTTCGGGGAAGTAGATACGGTGAAAGTTACTTATCAGGATACTCTTGCAGATCGCGAAAATATTTATTTTAAGGCATCTAACAATTTTTTCCGACTTCCACGCATATCTTTACAGAATAGTATAGATGATCATTCTGGCATTCAATATGAATGTAAAAAAGAGCTTTTGAGTGCTCCAACACGCAATAATGTTACTCTTACTGAGCCATATTTTCTTATAAGGGGGCTTGCTAATTTTTTGGTTCCCTTAGATGAAGTCCTAGGAATGCTTTATGCTACTGAGGAAAACTCGTATGAATTAAAGGATGCTGAAAAAGAACCTTTAAAGTATGTATCATCATATAAGTCAATTATTCGTGATTATACTGGTATTGGTCTTAATGGTGGGGAAGTAAATATAATGAGCGCAGATCATTGTCAAGAGGAAAGCACACGAAAATTATATAAACTAATTCCGTTTTATTTTATTAATACAGAGCAGCTCAACTATTCTTCAAACAATAATAGTGGCTTAAACAATAATAGTGGCTCAAACACTAATGCTCCAACCACTGGTGGAAGAAGGAGGAAAAGAGCCACCAAAAAACTGAAGAGGTCAAAGCGCCCCACAAGACGCAGAAGCAGAAGATGAAGATATTCAGAAAGACATTTCCTGAGACTACAGACCCTAGTGATGTACAGAGAGAAGTAGAGATACAGCGTGCTGCAGCACAAGTAGGATTTTCACCCAAAGTATTCTCAACGGATTATCAGACTTTTATTGAAATGGAAGATCTGGAAGAGATGTGTGTAGCGGATAAGTATGGTGAGGCCATTGAAGGGATTCCAAGTTTCATTCTAGAAGATATATATAAGATACTCAGTGACCTATATTATATATACAATATTCAATATATTGATGTAACACCATATAATTTTATCGAGCGCGACGGCCGCGTATGGATTATTGATTTTGGGCATGCGACTATGCGCAGACCAGGTCAAAATACAAATTGGTATTTGCTTGAGAGTCTCGATCAGGGCGAAATCTCTTATTGGAATCCGGATTTTAAGTAATTATCCACAATCATCTGAAGCTTTTTCTTACTATTAAAAAATTGAAGGCATTTTTCCTAGAGGATTAAGCTAGATAATAAGAAAAATGACAGGTTTTAATCCACCTTTCCGCGGCATATATAAGATTCTTCTAGCAAATGGATATGATTTTAGATCAAGTATGTTAGAATTAATTGATAACTCTCTTAGTAAGAATGCTAAGAATATTCGTATTATAATTGCTAGAGAGAATGAGGCAGATGAGAATTCTCCAATTACGCGTATTATTATTTATGATAATGGTACTGCTATGGATTCTAATACTCTAGTAAATGCCTTTACAATTGGTCATGAGAAACTAAATCGTGATAGTAATGATATTGGTGAATTTAGCACAGGTATGAAAGCTGGATTCTTTAATATGGGGCTTGATATTACAGTTATTAGCAAAGTATCTGGGGGAGATCTAGTTGGTCTATATGCAAATGTAGAAGCAATGAAAGAGTCAAATTCATATGCTCCAACAGAGATTGTCAATAAGATGTATCCTGAATTTCTAAATACTCATTTTGTACAAAATGATATCTCTAGTTTTATGGAACAGTCATCTGGAACATTTATTCAGATTAAAAATCTAATTCCTAAGTGTCAGATGATCTTTAGTGATGCTATTGAGAAGATTACTAAAACTATTATGAATTCATATACAGTAATGCCAAATAACTGTAAGATTATTGTTACTGATCAGGGTAACTTTACAAAAGATATTATTCCATCAAATTTGTTCTATATTGACCAGGATAATAAGCTTGAATTTCCACCGATTACTACTACACTTCTTATTTATAAGGGTGATAGTATTAGTAAGCCATATAGAGTTATTGAGAAAAATACTACAGTAAGAGTAATTAAAAATAATAAGAATAAACCTGTGAAAACAGGAGGTTCTCTTACATCACCAGTATATTATGAATATACAGCATATACTCGTGGTCAACAATTCCATACTAATATGGAGAAAATTACGAAAGTTCCTACAACCGAGTGTTTGGGTGAAATTGATATTCGTTTAATTCAAGTAAAAGATCTATTCTTTCAGCAGGAAAAAGAATATTTCATTGAGTCTTCTGTTATGGTGGGCGATCGCAAGGGATTTTACTTTAATCGTGGAATTCGCACAGTAGGATCTGCTTTGAATCTAGGAAAACCAATGCATGATCGTTCAACTGATAATTGCGAACGACAGAGAATGCAAGTAACATTTCCAGCAAAACTTGATAGTATTATTGGAAGTAAATTTAATAAGCAAATGGAGAATAATGCTTTGCCCTGCATAGTATTAAATGATGCTCTTTGGAGTATTTGGAAGCAAGTAATAATAAAGTGGGAAGCTGATTCACCTGTTAAAGTTAAGAGTGAAACTGAGACAACTGCCGCTGTACCAGCAGGACCAGCTCCAGCAGCACCAGCAGCACCAGCAGCACCAGCATTAGGGCCAAGAGCAGAAGCGGTTGCATGGCTAGTAGCGCAACTGCCAGACGAAGCACCAGCACCAGCTCCAGCTCCAGCACCAGCTCCAGCACTAGCAGCTCCAGCTCCAGCACCAGCACTAGCACCAGCACCAGCACCAGCAGCTCCAGCTCCAGCTCCAGCTCCAGCTCCACCTCCACCTCCTGCTCCAGCTCCAGCACCAGCACCAGCTCCAGCTCCAGCTCCAGCACTAGCAGCACCAGCTCCAGTATTAACAACTCATAGTATTGCAGCTCATGAGCGCACAACCTCTAAGAGCGATTATGATCTTCTTGTTCAACTGCGCAATATTGTGACAATTGCAAATACTCGCGATTTCAACATTCTGCTCGCATCAGCAAATACATCTATTCAACCAGGAAACACAGATATATATAAGGCTCTTATGAAAATTAGCTCTCTCCTTGGTGAATAAATACCAAACATATCATTATATGATAAAAATGTTGCCATTTTTACTGGACCTCAGATTCTAAGTAAATATGTATATAAGGCTGCATATAATATACAAATTAATAATGCTCCTATCAATATTAATTTGTACAGTGCCACAACGGAAAGAATTTCTGCGGCGTCTTTGTGAAAGTCTTTATACGCAGCTTGCCACTTCTAAATATAAAGACATTGTTGAAATTATCGTTGCTGAAGACGATTTTAAGATAACAACCGGCCAGAAGCGAAATATTCTTATTGAGAAATCTATTGGTAAATATGTGTGTTTCATTGATGATGATGATACAATATCAGATAATTATATATCAGCTCTACTCCCTATTCTCGAAAAAGACACTTATGACTGTGTTGGCTGGAAATATAGGTTTGTTTTTTATGGAGAACCAATAGGCCCTCTTGGTACAATTAGTCTACAAAATACTGAATGGCTTGACACGATTGAACGGCTTTGTAAACCTATATGCCATTTGAGTCAAGTTAGAGCACATATTGCCTCATCAGTAAAGTTTCCTGATAGGTCTCACGGAGAAGATGCATTGTGGTCAAAAGAAATCTGTAAATTACTGAAAAACGAGTATTTCTTGGACGAACTCATGTATAATTATCAAGCCTGTCCAAATTTTAGTATAGCCGAGAAGAAAGAAAATGTGGAAAACTTTAAGAGTTTTCTTTTCACAGATTTTGATTTTGAAAAGATGGAGACACTAAATTTTAGACACCTTAAATTCGAATAAGTGCCAGTATAAGGCCTTCTAATAAATACAAATTAATAATGCTGCTATCAATATTAATCTGTACTGTTCCACAACGAAAAGAATTCTTGCGGCGTCTCTGCGAAAGTCTTTATACACAGCTTGCTGGCTCTAAATATAAAGACCTTGTTGAAATTATTGTTGCGGAAGACGATTTTAAGATAACTGTAGGGGAAAAAAGAAACTATCTGTTATCCGCAGCAATTGGAAAATATATATGTTTTATTGACGATGATGACACTATATCGGATAATTATATTAAAGCTGTGCTACCAATTCTCGAAACACATATGTATGATTGTATTGGATGGAAGTTCAGATTTCTTTATAATGGTCTTCCTACTGGTCCTATTGGAACAATTAGTTTGCAAAATCACGAATGGCGCGACACTGTTGAACAGCTATGTAAACCAATTTGCCATTTGAGCCAAGTCAGAAGAGATGTTGCATTATCTGTTGGATTTTTGAATAAAACTCATGGAGAGGACGCAATGTATGCAAGTGCTATATGTCCATTATTAAAATCAGAGTATTTTCTTGATGAGATTATGTATGATTATCAAGCATATCCTAATTTTAGTATTTGTCTAAATAAAGAAAACATTAAGAATACAATGCACTTATTGTTTAGTGATTTTGATTTTGAAGAAATGAAGGCGCTACATTTCAGGCATGAGAAACTATAGAGTCCTGAACAATTTTTTCTATGAAAAATTACTTTTCATAGAAAAATTGATAAATATTTTTAACTTCATTAAAAAGCACGACACAAAATGTTGAAAGCCATACTTTTGATATGTTCACTAATCCGAGTAATGAGTCAAACAGAAACTATTACTGTTACTGTAACTTATTCTACATCTCCGTCTGCATCTGCATCTGCTTCATTGTCTCCTAGTATGCCTATGTCTTATAGCCAGTCAGTATCAGTATCATCTAGTGCTTCTTCAACAAATACATATTCTGGATCAGCGAGTCTTTCCTCAACAAATACTCCATCAGTATCATCTAGCATCTCTACAACAAATAGTCCATCTGTATCATCTACTGATACTCCATCAGTATCATCTAGCATCTCTACAACAAACAGTCAATCTGTATCATCTACTGATACTCCATCTATATCTTCTACAAATAGTCCATCTATATCTATATCATATAGTATGTCTACAACAAATAGTCCTTCTATATCAACAACATCTAGTCAGTCTATAACAGCTACTAACACTTTATCAGATTCATCCAGCATTTCTTATACCCCATCATATACAACTACTAAGACATCAACATATACACAGACTATTACTATTACACCATTAATACTAACCCCAACGCAAACTCAAATGCAAACGCAAATGCAAACGCAAACTCAAATGCAAACGCAAACGCAAACATCTATAGCAACACCAAGTCAAATAGAAAGCACAACTCCAATAAAAATTCTACCTATTTCTGTACCGAATCAGGAACATACTAATAACGCAAATATGATTATAATGGCAGCAATGATAGCGCTTGTTGTATCTATTATTGTAATTATTATCATAATTGCAATAAAGTTTAAAACACAGAAACCCCAGAATCGCGACACACTTGTTATAATGGATACAACAAGCCCTGTATGGATTACAACAAACCCTCTCCGCACAGATATTGTCCAGCTAAATGTGTAGAGCACCCCCTCTATTCACGCCCATGAGCAGCCCACTCAAGTTGTTTCCGTGTCTCCTCATCCACAATCTTGAACGCCGCCGTCGCCGCATGCGTCTTTTTCTTCGGAAGAACCATATCTAATCGCCGCCCATAACGCGGAAATTCAATAGATTCCTTCATTGTTTCTCCTTCCTTAATCCACGTGTTGATAACATTCTTCGCCGCGATTAAATAAGGATCCTCCATTGATACACCAAGATCCCTCAGTTTCCGAATAATCTCAACACCTTCTGTCGCTCTCTCCGCGCGCGTCTTGTACAAATTATTCATCCCTATAAGAGTATATTAAGATAATTTAGGTTGTTTTTGGAGTTCGCCTAAACCAACTGTTCTTTTTCGGTACAGGGTATCTCTCATGAAGAATTCTATCTAGTCTTTCAAATGTCTCATCATAGTCTCCTTTGTGAAACTTTATTCCATCTCGCCCATCACTATGGACCTCTGCGCTTATTTTCATAATCACTGCAGAATCATCAGGAATCTCTATATGATATTCTTCGCGGATAAATGTTTGAAATTCTTCAATACATCTTCTAAAATCTTCGCCGTCATAATCAAGTCTATATGCTCTTACGCGTTCCCATGAATTAAGTGTCTTTTTATTAGCTGCAATAGAATTAGCCTCTACCATTTTAGGTGTTGCATTATCATCTACAAAAATCATGTGGCGAATATCTTTCGGTTTCCATGGATAGAGATTCAATACACGGTCAAATGATTTCTGTGTCCAGCCACCGGGTAAACTGACTCTATGTTCTTTTGGCGGAAATGTTAGTATATGATCAAATAGTGGCTGGCGAAGTTTTCTGTAACCTCTCTTGTGAAATACAATATGCCCCATAAGGACAGATAGAAATGCTGGAATAGACCAATCTTCCCAAGTAAAATCTGCGTTCTGGTGAGTATACATAATAATGGCATCTAGACGACCAGATTCACGAAATTGGACAGCTTTTTCCAGGAATTCAAAAAGCCCTTGCCGAAAAATAAGGGCAGTTTCGCTATATTCTATCCAAAAGTTAATGATCATAGGAAATTCTACACGTTTTCCCAACTTTGATTTATTAAGGAACTCCCAAAAGTCAAATAGAATAGCATAATAGCCGGAAGCCTCATCGTTATCTAAAATTATAGCTCTCAAAGGTTCGGACGATGACTCCATCTATTACTATTTGCCATTTACAGATGGAAAGCACGCAATAAGACCACAGTTTGAAGTACAGTTTCCATATACATCATTTGCTCTAAGACATTCGTAGCGTCCAATACGTGCCTGATCGCGCATTTCATATGTAGCAAAATTTACCTTGCAGTTTGAGTTGAATGTTCCAGCTGCGCTCACAGAGGCGCCTGGTTTCTGTGCTGTGACAGTAGCAGCATAAGTAGAATAGACGGCTTTGGCCTGATTTCTGCGTATGATATCACTGAAATCCATAGTGTTTCTAATGATGGCCCTCATTTTCATCTAGGCCTAAACTCAGATCCCATTAGTATTATAAGGAAGATATCCAACAATGTGTGGCATTTTTGCGTCTTATGGAGAAGCTACATGCCAATGTGAATGTCAGCCACTGCCGGCAGATGTAAACCATGCTCTAGAACAGCTCAAAGCTCGTGGACCAGAGGGCACCCATCACATCCGCCCAGCCCCCCATGTAAATCTCGGATTTACTCGTCTGGCTATTAATGGTCTCAGTGATTGCGGTATGCAGCCGTTCATTTCTCTCCAAGGACGTCTCCATGTAGTATGTAATGGAGAAATCTATAACCATGTAGAACTATCAGCCAAATATGATATTCCGAACACTTCAGGCTCAGACTGTGAGGTGCTGGGCCCACTTTTCCATAAGCTGAAGAATCCTGTAGTGTGGGCTCAGGCTCTTGATGGTGTATTCGCAATTGCCTTATATGACAAGGCGACTGATCGTATTTATGTTGCTCGCGACCCTTATGGTGTTCGCCCACTCTATTATGGCTATTACTACTCAGAGACATCCTCAGAAACGCCAAAAAAGACCATTGTCTTCGCCTCTGAGATCAAGGCTCTTACACCTTACTGCGAAAATATTGAGCCGTTCCCTCCAGGTTATGTGGGATATTACCATGAAAATACACTCAGAATCCGCAGGTTCCATCGTGTACCCACACAGAAGAACCTCAGCCTTGTTGACAACCCTACTGCCGCAATGGCAACTCTCAAGACCGCCCTAGAGTCCGCTGTTCAGAAGCGCCTAATGACCGAGCGCCCTGTCGCGGCACTGTTGAGCGGCGGAGTAGATTCCAGTCTAATTGCTGCCTTGGTTCAGAAGAATCTGAAGGCTCTCGGAAAGCCGCCGCTTGAGACTTTCAGTATCGGGTTCGCAGGCTCCCCAGACTTACACTATGCGCGCCTTGTTGCAGACCACATTGGCTCCAAGCACCACGAGATTATCGCCACACCTGACGATTTCTTCCAAGCAATACCAGAAGTTATTCACAGCATCGAGTCATTTGACATCACTACTGTAAGGGCATCTGTAGGAAACTGGCTAGTGGCGAAGGCTATAAGAACACAGACTGATTGTAAGGTTGTGTTTAATGGTGATGGAGCTGACGAGGTATTTGGATCATATCTCTATTTTTATAATGCGCCATCAGACGAGGCGTTTGAGGATGATTGCACGCGGCTGCTAGAAACTATTCACCACTTTGATGTGCTTCGTTCAGACCGGTGTATTAGTAGCCATGGTCTTGAGCCACGGACCCCATTCCTTGATAAGAACTTCGTAGCAGTGGCGCGTTCTATTCCAACTGTATGGCGGCGGCCAGTTATGGGAGTGCGGCCTGAGAAGGGTATTCTTCGTAAGGCTTTTGAGGACGATGGGCTGCTTCCAACAGAAGTATTGTGGAGACGAAAGGAGGCGTTTAGTGATGGTGTAAGCCAGCAGACAAAGAGCTGGTATCAAGAAGCTCAGGAGCGTATTCAGGGGCTGATTAGTATGCCACCAATTGGATTCCTTGCAGATAGGTTTCCTGACATGACACCGCAGACTCTGGAGGCGTATTATTATCGTGTTATTTATACAAATTTCTATGGTGAAGAGACAGTTACACAGCCTTACTTCTGGCTGCCGCGATGGTGCGGTGATGCAACGGATCCTAGCGCGAGGACATTGGCGATTTACTAGTAAGAATCTAACAAAAATTGTCTAGTTACTTCGTAACTGATTATTTTTTATCAGTCTTTAACTGATAAAAAATTGTTAAGCAGCTTCGCTGCCAAACTATTTTTGTTAGATTCATTATGAATCTAACAAAAATTGTTAAGCAACTTCTTTGCCAAACTATTTTTTATCAGTCTTTAACTGATAAAAAATTGAATACACCCCCTATCATAAATCCAGTCACTAACCCTACATAATGCAATGCAAAGGTCGCAATGCCAAAAAAGAGCCACTCTTCTTTGGCGATGGAGTTACTATATTTTACGCAGAAGGGCGATGTCCCAATACAGCGACAGAAGAGAACCCAATATGTAATAAATGCTGCTTCAAGAATCCAACCGCTACAGACCAGTTTAGCCGCAGATTTAATCATGGCCTTGTTACAGAGCTTATACCTGAAACAAGTCACATCTTTGGCCCAACAACCTGGTTCTTGAACTCAGTTAAGTTATACGGAATGCCCTCAATAGATACGCTTAAAACTGTATTAGAGGCTCATAGAGTAGCAATAGGAGCAGAGATGCCGCCAAAAAAGGAACAACAACAACAACCAAAACAACAACCACCAAAACAATCACAAGCCCTCAAATATATTGAAGAGCCGGCACCAAATCCACAGTTACTTGAAGTCAAAGAAGTGAAAAAATTCAAGTTAGAGCTTTTCAAACATGAAAAGAAGTATTATTATAAGGATACTCTTCATAATTTAGTGTTTGAACGCAATAAAGATAATACTGTAGGATCTTTAGTAGTATTAAGTCCCACTTAACCCCAGTTGAGTTCGTATCATACTAGCCATAGAGTCCATAGAATTCATCGGTCCACTTTCATTAAAGATCGGCTCCGAAATAATTTCACGATACAGCTCTTCATTTTGCGAAATATTAATCATTCGTCTTATAAGGTTAACATATGCTTCTTCTGTGTTATCCTCAAGTACAAGTATTCTTCGCATATTAAAATATTTATGAATATTTTTACATCCATAATATACTGGAATAACATTATTATTAAGAGCATCCAAAATTTTTTCACTTAAGTATGCATCATGGCTCGAATTTTCAAAACATATATAGAATTTATATTGTGAAATAAGGGAGTTCTTATCACCATTGAATCCTTCGCCAGTTGGGCTCATATTATTAAACAGTTTTCCCCATGAATGTAACAACCCAAGTTGTAATAACATTTGCATTATTTTATTTCGCTCTATACTCATAGGATTTCCAACAAGAGCGCATGCAAATTTTGGAGGAATTGGTAGCCCTTTTGAAAAAGTAGGTATATCTTTTCCGAAATTTGTGAATCTATCTGTCTGATAAAAGGGTATCAGTTTACTTGGCGGACCCTGTTCTAAATTTCCACATAGAATAAAATCATATGGTGTATGTTTATGATGATACGGTTCATAACTAATAAGTCCAGTATATTTCCATTTTTTCATATATACATATTCCATATGATCATTTACTGTTTCAAATAATATTTCGGACTCCTCCATAGTTCCCAGAGTAATATCTTCGCAAAAAACTTTAGATAAGAGCTGACATGTCCAGTCAATATCATTTATTGTAAATACCTTCATTAATTATAAAATTTATAATCCTTTAGACGCTATCATTAGTGCTAACAAGCCAGGGCCAAGAGTGAGGGAACATAGGTGCAATAAGCTCCGAAACAGCGGCTGCATACTCTCGAATCTCTTTTTGTGCGTGTGGGTCCAAACGGAGACGGCAGAGACGAGCATAAGCATACAATGACGCAGTCTCTACAAATTCAGTATACATATTCTGAGGTAGAATACCACGAGCTACCTCTGGTGCAACACCCTTACTCAATAGTACATTATAACTCTCAATGGCTGAATCCTGGAATTTTTTTACATAGTCCGCAACATCATCGTTTTCCACAATGACATTTGCCTTAGAGCCCTGCTTCAGCTTAGGGTCTCGCTCACGGAGCTCCTGGGGATTGAAGCACTCTGGCTCAGTATCTACATATCGCCGAGACACCTCATTGCGAGCAAAACCAATTGTATGGCGGTACCACTCACGCGCGACAAAGATAGGCATCTTCAGGCGAAGACGAACCTGAGGATGGAAGAATGGCGAAATATGTCCATGGGTAGCCAGATATTTAATAAGCTTCTTGTCTGCCTCTGTTACCTCCTTGGATTCTTTCGCAAATGACACACGAGCAGCATTAACTACTGTAAGGTCATCGCCAAAAGAGCCAAGTAGCTCAACAAAGCCAGTGCCATCAAGGAGAAGGTGGATAGTTTTAGCCATATTGATTCTGTTTTAGTTGTTGGAAAAAAAGGGATCAATTTTTATCTTTTCAACTTTAACAAATACTCAACCTATGTAAAATATGATATATTATCTACAGGATCCGCTGCAACAGTCTGTGACATCCGCGCATTCTGAATACCAGTTGTAATTGACCTCTGCACCCTATTACTAAAAGGGCTCATAACAGTATCATTACCGTCACTCCGTTGTGAGGAAACGCCACGTCCAGTTGCAATAAATGCACTCCTTTGAATAAACTGTGTATCATTCAATTGGCTATCCATATGATTCACAACTGACAAGTCCTCTCGCATCTGCGCAATCTCTCCACGCAGGAGCTCAAGAACCGCTTCCTGTCCCACTATATCTCCAGAAATTAGATTAATCATATGTTCCACTACATTAATCTCCTCACGAATAGCATCGCGCCTATTATCTCCGCTCTCATCATGAATCCACATACGAATCGCATCTAGTAGCTCAGAAATACGGAAACGGATATAGCATACCCTATAAGGGGCCTGATTTGCCACCATGCCATCTACAGGCCATCTAGCTGTTTCATTATTATCCTTCATATCTAGGCAAGAGAACCACTTAATCTTCGCTTCACCTGCTCCACGAAACAGAAGAACAGTCTCTGTCTCGGAATAGATATCTCCAACAAACATCTTCTTAAAATTGCCATCTACCTTGACATTGTATGGTGTAAAATGCTCCCAGTCAGAAGGAATCGTGATCTCAACATTCTGTGCCACACAAGATACTAGCCCTCCGAGAATACTTCCAAATACTGTAGCAACATGTTCCTCAGAATGAACAATACTGTAAGCACCACCACCCTCTAGAGCCATGCTCCGCAGGAGGTGTCCATTATGATCGGTGCCATAACCAATTGTGTTTACTGATAGCATAGAATGCTGAATCTTCATATTGTGAACAATAGTATTAAGCTGCTCTTGACTATTCATTCCTATATTCGCGTGACCATCTGTAAGGATAACTAAGCCAGTCTTCATCGCATTCGTGCCGGCTACTGTATCGCGTAGAATATCGCGGACATTTAATAGTCCTGCACTCAAGTTTGTGGAACCTGTTGCATTAATATTTGAAATATGATGTAGAAGAATCAGGCGGTTCTCAATTGTAACTGCCTGGTTAACTAGAATATTCTCTGCATTATTGCTGAAAGTAACAATACTAATGCGATCAGCAGGTGTAAGGAAATTCATGAGATATTCAATACTATTTTTTACAGATCGAAGCCGGCTATCTATTTGCATAGAACCACTTGTATCAACAAGAAGGATAAAGTGAGTTGGGAGACGGTTTTGTGTAACAGCCCCCTTCAGCTTTAGCCCAATGAGTTGGCGCACATTTGTCACATTAACAGATGTTGTTTCGAACTCCATTTGTTTTTCTGACTATTGTATGGGAGGAAAAGGATTCAATTTTTTTACAACTATGTCGCAAAAATAATCAGTTCCTTTGTAACTAGACAATTTGTCTATTACACTCTATATTATAATTAATTATCTTTGGAATAATTCCGTATGTATTTAAAATTTTTCCAATCATCAAGTCCTCATATATTTCTACTTTATAAAGATCTTCCATATTTGTTATATTATATGTCTTATTAATTAAAGTCATAGCATTTCTGCTTAAAATATAAGTATCCCCCCCTCCACAATATTCAACAATAGTGCCTCTATATGGTCTTCGACGCCAATAACTCGAATTACGTACTTTTAAAATATGATATATTCTACTTATATTACCATACTTTCCCCCATGAGCATGTTGACCAATATAATCATGTGTATTTAATTCATCAATAGAATATAAATTATCTATATGAGATTTATCCCATATTGTATCGCCATCATCTATTTTAATTATATGTGTTACATCTGAAAAACATTCTAAATTAAGAACTTGGTCAATCATACATATTATTTTTTCAGGTAAACCATCATATAAATCATTGCATTTTAAATGTAACATTTTTGTGGGTTCATCAAAATAAGATATATCTGCTCCTCCAACAAAAATAAGCATATCTTTATCCATTTTTGAGCGTAGTCTTTCCCATAGATGCTCGTTTTTTCTACATGATAAAATAACAGCAAGAATTCTCATCTATATATTAGATTTCTTTAGATTTTACACTTTGTTTCAAGTGCATATTCTGCGCCTTTTACCCAGTTAAGAATCGGCGAGCAAGTGTTTATCCAGTTCGCATGGTCCGGTATGTGTTTATTAGTAGAATATATTACAGGTGGTTTTGGAAATCCATTGAACTCCGAACTAGTTACAGTTGTATAAGCTCCCATCCAAGGAAAATAGAGCCAATCACCGATTTCCAGTTCTTCAATCTCTGAACCATATGAAATAACATCCATGCTATCGCATGTGCGACCAAATATAATAGCCTTCGTCTTTTTCCTTGACTTCTTTTCCTCACCTTCCATCACTATACGAGCAAAAGGTGGCTTCTGTCCATCAAAAGGAATACAAGAGAACTGTCCATATACAGACTCATCAATTGTATAGCGCCAGCCAACACCTCCAAGACCAGGCTTCTTGCCAACAACTTTCACAAATAAATCATGTGACGGAGCCGCAAAAAATCGACCAGGTTCAGCAATTACTTCACAACCCTTTGAAGAATCAAGAGCCTCTAGACCGGAACGAATACCTTTTGCAGCAGCAGCAAAAAAGTGTTCACTAGAGCGGAAGCCGCCACCTATATCAATTGTGCGCAGATCCTTCGCACCTCGCCCTTTCAGTAGAGACCAATAATGATCTACAAGTTTAATAGCACGAGTATATTGTCCCATATCATGACAACCACTCCCTACATGGAATGAGAAGCCACGAACAGAAAACCCTAAACCCAATGCAGCAGAATAGAGTCCAAGAACACTTTCTGTGGAATCAACTCCGAATTTATTACTAAAAGGAAGATCACTTCCCTTATCATCAACCGCCACACGGATTAAAAGTTCCGGTGTATAGGCACGACTTTTCATTTTCTCTAGCTCTTCAACACAGTCCACTGTTGTCCATGGAACAGTATGATCACGAGCTATCTCAATATCATTTGAGGTCTTGCATGGATTTGCAAATACAATGTTATGAGAATTATCCATGGTCGCAAAGCGACACATGTCCATTTCCCTTGCACTCGCACAATCAAAACCGGCTCCAGCGTAGTATAACCATCGGAGAAGTAATGGCTCTGGATTACACTTTACTGCATAATGAGGTTTGATGTCCGGAAGATACTTTTGCCAGAGAGCCCATTGTCTCTGTACGCGTCCTTGTGAAATGATGTAAAATGAACCAGTCGTTGCACTGCGAGTTGAGAGGATTGACCGTAAGTTGTTCAGTGCGAGGGTAATATAGATATAATAGACAAAAAGTTTTTAGGCTTTTACGCTAAAATAACTTAGGCCTAAAAAATGAAGACACTTATATAATAAATGGAGAACGCTCTTTTTGAACTTCGTCAAGAAGAGATTCGCACACAAACTCGTAATATTGAGCGAAAGATTGCGAATGTAACTATTAATAAGCCTATACAGGAACAGCAGCAGCAGCCACAGCCTCTAAACAATGCTGAACTCCCCACTAATTGAATCCTCTGTATGAACTCTAGTCCGATTCCTTCGTAGACAATCATTATAAATATGATATGTACATTCTGATAATTGATACATAATACACCAATTAGACATAAGATATAAAGAACTAATAAACCCCTCAATAAACATTTTTTGGTGAATGCAAGTGTTACTTTCACCAAAGAAAAAAGTTTTTTCAATTTTTATAATTACTTACCGCCTGTCGCAATATACTTACGAAACAGATGGCTCTTTTCAACAAAATAAGAAGATCCGAGCCGTTCTACTGCTAGCCGATGAAGCTCCAACTCTTTCTTAGAAAGTTCTGCTAGAAACTTCTGGCCCTCAGGGCCCACAGGATGAGGCGGTAAAAGCTGGCGATGTTCCATTTGTTATGACTAGTCTTATAAGGGATTATAAAGAAATCAATTTTTTCACCAAATAATAACTCACCGCAAACAGCAACCCTCCATATAAACTATCACGCACTGCAAACCATAAAGGGTAATTTGTAAGGCTCGCGTAGTTAGTAAAATCGTAGACTAAATATGCAGTTAAGCCTATTAAAAACGCCTCTGTCATACTATTTGCACGCAGTAGGAGGTACCCCATAGCTGGGTATACAAGTAGAGCAGCCTCTGGGCGAAACTTCAAAGGCGAGCCCTGAATGCCCTTGACAACAGCAGCAGTAGATTCCGAAGTCCATGTTAGCCAAGGTATATCAATGATAAGCATCATAAGGCTGACCAATAACCATGTTATAACTGTGTTCATTCTATCTAGTTCTTATAAAATATAGTCAACACAATGAGAATTAAATCACAAATAGCAATAGCACAGTAAACAACTGCGTTCATTCTAAATTAGCATTATAAATCTGCGAATTAGATGCAGCAACATCAACAGCAGCAAACCATCGCGTTAGAAGCCTTCGAAGCATCACTACGAGGCACCAATATGCTTTGGTATCTTCTTGATCAGCGAACCATATATCCACCAGGGTTTACAGACCAGATCTTCGCTGACGGAGTCCCTTTCTCACGAAGAATCCTAATAATAGGTCCTCAAACACCACCAGGTTGGAAACTCGCAGACGATTTTGACCTCATTTTCCGCTGCCAAACTGGCGTTGAATGGTCAGTCCTACTTACATATATTACAAATGCCCCCAAACCAATACTTGCTATATGCGCCCCATTTTGCACACCCCCTTCAAACTTCCTACAACGAGTCCCTATAACAACAACGCTTGTAGCATTTGCATATATGAATCAGACCGCCTCGCAACTCAGTATTCAGAACTACTCCTCCATATTACTACCGCCTCTATCTCTTGACAACATCTCCTCAATCTCATTTCCAAACCATCTCGGAATTCCGAACCCATCTTGGAATCAGAACTCTGTTCTCAGAGATCTTCATGGAGCTGGCGCATCACTTGTTGTATCATCTGTAGGGGATAGAACATTACAAAAGCAATATTATTGGTATTATACAAGTAAGAATCAACATGGCGCATGGACCTTACAACAAATACAATCTATTCTTGGAACTCTGAGTTCACAAGTCTAAAGTATATTTTCCATAATATTTTTAGAAATGTTAGTTCTATTAATTCCTTATAGGGATAGGATAGAGCATAAGAAGATATTTATTGATTATATGACGGAGTTTTTCAAACAACAAAATACAGAGTTTGTAATATATATAATTGAGCAAAGCGGCTCGAGGCCTTTCAATCGTGGGGCACTCATTAATGCTGGCTTTTTAGAAGCGAGAACAAAATACATAGGTGTGGATGTAACATATGCCGCACATGATATTGATATGTTACCTATGGATTTATCTATATCATATAAGATAAATGATAATTGTATTAAACATCTTTATGGGCCAGCTCATACAGTGGGCGGAATCTGCCTTTTTAATGCGGAAACCTTTACACAAATCAACGGATTTCCGAATAATTATTGGGGATGGGGGCGTGAGGATGGATGTTTAATGATGAGGGCTGAAGTAGCAGGTATTCCAATTGATAGATATAGTTTTTGTGAAAGAGGCAAAACAATGAAGTTTAGAGAATTGCCGACCGATAAACAAAAACAGTCTAGGTGGCCTAAGGGAGACTATGATGAAAAGGCTCAACTTTGTCAGGATGAAAAAGAAAATCCAGAATATTCAAAATATAATGGATTATCCACTTTACAATATATTGTAAAAGATAGAACTCTTGATAATGAAGTTATTCATATGATGGTATATTTATTTTAAACAGTTTCGCCATCAAGAGCAGGGAAGGCGCCGCCGCGCTTTGCCTTGCGGAAGAGCTTGAATGTGCCCTTCTTTGCTACATAGCCCTTGCGGCGGAGAGTCTTAATACGCTTGAGGCCAATGGCGTGCTTGCGCTTGCTTACAATGCGACCCTTGCGTGTCTTCATAAGATCCTTCTTGGTGAGTCCACCGGAAGTGTGCTTCGCAGTTCCGTGATATACTTGGGCCTTGGAGCCGACAGTTAGTTGGGGCATTTCTATACTTTATATTGAGATTTTTTACAACGACACCCTCTAAAACATACTTAACCGAGGAGTCTTTCCTTCCTTAATTTCCTGAATAAGGCCGTGCATTTTTGTAGGGTTATACACACCAGCAAAATGAACAAGGAAATCGCCTTGTTCCCAAAGACGCTCACCAGGATATCCCATTAGATACGCATTAAATCGATGGTGTTCACCTGTAACTTCCAAATGAGCCTTATCGCTCTCATGTTCCTCAAAGAGCTTACACATAGCAGCGTTCTCCCACCAAATATGGTAGAGAACATCGGTCTGCTGATAAGTTCGTTCTAGGAAATCAATAGCCCAATCACAAGGACGGAAAATAATGTTACCAGAATTCAAATGGTGGCAAGAATCAAATGTCATTAAGAGATCCTTATTTGTAGGGAATAATGGAAGAATAGCATCTTCTATACGCGTCTCCATATTTGTAATAAGGACATCAGCATCACTCATCCAGATATAATCATATTTACCGCTAGCCTTTGCTAGGCGCATATGATGAAGGAGGAATGGCACTTTGGACCAAGCACAAGGACGGTCACGGTCCCACCACTCTTCACCTCCAAGAACATAATCATATCCGTGTTTCTTCATGTAAATCTCCTTACTTTCAAGGCATGCCTCAAGCTTCTTGCGATAATCCGCGCCAATACACAGTGTTAATACAAGAATACGCGAAGGCTTTATCTCTGTCATTTTATATATTATAATGTACTATCGATTTAGGTCTTTTAATTACGAATAAAAGGATACCAATATATTGCAATTTCAGGCTTATCATTTCCATTTGGCATATCAATATCTGGATTTGGTATTGGGTCTGAATTTGGCACTACTTCTGAATCATGATCTTTTCTTATATAAGTACACTCATATACATAAGGAACACCATTTGGTGCTATACCACAACAATTATTTGGATGAAAATGTACAAGCCAATGAGTTTTGGCGAGTCTTGATGGAACAGTTACTAAATATGGATTATGAAATTCAATAACAAGTTGACTTATTTTTGATAGTTGGTCGTCTCTTATTGAAGCAAATAAATAATCTTCCCATCCTTCAATATCCATTTTCATAAAAATATTATTATATTTTTCAAAATATTCCTGTAAATTAGTATAATTTTCATCATTTATTGATGAAAGATTTTTCTTATGAAACTGTATTTTTGGATGTGCGCCAGAAGGAAGTTCAGATATAGTTCCATCATAAGCAACACAATCTAAATCAGGATATTTTTCTAGGAATGCATTTTCAAATGATATATCTGATTCAATACCGCCAGATATAAATATATCATATTTTATATTAGGAATATCACAAATAATATATCCACCATCAAAATCGTTACCAATACGAATTTTTTTATGCTGTGATTTATAAACTTCTAAATGTGATAGGTCCATTTATATATCCTACTCAACTTTATTCTTTAGCCTTAAAATACTTGTTAAGCTACTTCGTAGCCAAACTATTTTTCGCTTCCGCGAAAAATTGTTCCGCAGCGGAGCTGCTTAACTATTTTTTAATCTCGGAGAGATTAAAAAATTGAAACCCCTTCCCTCCAAGAAAAGAGTCACAAAGAATGCCACCATTTACATATACTCGGAATGAGAATGGCGATTTTGTCTGCCCCCATTGCCACGAAACTAAGAAGAATCAGAATACAATGCATTATCATCTAAAGAAGCATTCAGGAGATCTCCCTCATAAGTGTAAGCATTGTGATCAAAAGTTTAATCAGCTCCGTATTCTAGAGCTTCATATTGCTGCACGCCATCCTGATACTGAAATCGCAAAAAATGCTGAAATGTTTGAGTGTCCACACAAAGACTGTGATTATTCGTCACTCACAAAAGCTAATCGCAGAATTCACTATTTCCGTGTGCACATGAAAGATATTATTGATAAGAATGTAACAAAGCTTGATGAAGGGGCTAGATATTACTGCAAATCCTGTGAGAAGACCCTCAAAAGTCAGACATCACTATATTATCATATTGGTGACTGCCTTCAGCTTCCAGCCACTGATAAACGTATTGCTGATCTAAAAATTATTGTTTAGAACTCTATAATCTAAATCTTTATGATTTAGACGAGCCACCTACATCTTCCGCAAGCTCCTTGAGATGATAGCCAAGCGCTGCAAAGGTCAATAGGAATAACCCCTCATAGGCTGCACGCGGCGCCTCTTTTTGCTTGACACCAATGTAAATTAAAAGAGGCCCAACTATAAGGGCATGTATAAGATTTACCCACCAGTAATTGGACCCTCCCATATAACGAACAACTGCCTTATATCCGTGATATACTACTAACACAATACCAAGTGCAATAAGACTATAGAATACTGCTGTAGGCATAGAAGACCGCGTAAGAGCCACATATAAAAAGAATGGAACTACTGCAAATAAATGGAACGCGTGTAAAACAAACATAGACATCTTTTATTATATATTATATATAATATTTTATACATTTTCATCTCGCACAGTAACCGGTTCAAATATCTGTTTATTAGATGTATCCATCATATTTTTTGTATAACGAAACGCTGTAGGAGATAGCGTTGTAGGCTCAGGCTCCTCTACAATGCTAGGTAAGCTTCGCGATGACATCGGATTCTCAGATGCATATTTACCTTGATCGCCCATATAAATAATATTTCGCATAGATAATGGCTTCGGTGTCTTCTTATTATTTTTATGGGCTACATAATATGCTCCAATAATTATGAATGATGCAATAACACCGAAACCTACACCAAAGCCAATCATTACATAGTTAGGTCCACTTGACACATCTGCTTGCGGATTAATAGGCATTACAATATAACGAATTGTAGAAGTTGGTGTAGTTGTAAGAGTTCCTTCCGATGTTTGACTAATAGTTGACACAGATGTCTTGCTACTAGTCGGCATAGATGAGACTGTCATTGTACTAGATATTGACAAGCTAGGAGTATCTGTCTCAATTGGACTATGACTGCTGCTCTCTGTAGAAGTTACACTTCGTGATGGAGAAGGAGGCATAGATTTAGAGCTAGTCTCCATACCAGTAACACTCATTGTAGGGGTTTGGGTCACAGTGTGCGAAGAAGAATCAGAAAATGTCTGAGAGTCTGATGGAGTTTGGGTGACAGATGAAGATACACTTGGCATCATGGAGGCTGTGCCAGTGCTTGTATCAGAAGGCTGTATACCTATTGATATACTTGCAGTAGGTGAGTGCGTAACAGAGCCTGACATAGTAGGTGTCCGCGAGCCACGAGGTGTGCCAGATGCGGATGTAGCAGTTGTCGCTGTCGCTATATTTGTGCCAGTTGATACAATTGTGATAGTTGATACACTCGGAGGAGTTGCACCGCCATACCACCAGCGCAAACCAGACGACGCGGTAGTGGTCGAACCATAGTTGCCAACAACAGCCCACACATAGCGAGAGCTCACATTAATGCTTATTCTGCTCGCAACGCTATCACTAGGGCATAGTGCAGCGCCCATATCATCATTTGCAGTAAGACACCCAAATGTCGCAGAAGAACTGGGACAACCGGTCCCCACATATAACACTGTATCACCCACAGCTGTAAGGCATGTATCAACTGTGAGCTGAGACCCAAGGACTGTATCAACACCCAGATCAATCATAAAAGCCAGCTTCGCACCAGATGATACACCAGTACCACTCACACAAGTGGGAGAGACCCCACCAAGAACGGATGTACTGCCAACTGTAGAAATAACATAGGATGGTGTCACACCAGATACACCTGTAAGGGTAGTATAAGGAATAGAGCAAATTCCAACCGGTTGTCTAGTCGCAGTAGCAGTTGGGCTTGTATTTGTTAATTCATTAAGACGGAGAGAAACCACATAATTTACGCTTGTAGCACTTGTTACAATAACACTCTTGAATGTAACAACCCCAGTTCCAGCAGGCGGAGATAGCCATGTAAATCTAGCCAGATCTTTATTATTATTGTTTACATGTGTTAACCCATTGGAACATTGTAACATACGCCGGACATTTATATCAGATGGGCTAATTGTCAAGTTTCCAGCACCAGAATATGCAGCGGAAATAGTAGCAAAATTTCCATTCATGTTGCCGCGACCCACATTAAATAGAAATCCCTTGAAACTAGTGCCATTTGTTGATTGAAGTCTCATATTATAAGAAGTATTAGGTATATAAGAGCGTGTAGGAATATTGTTGCTATCAACTATATTGATAGCGAAAGGTAATAATGTTGTCGCGCCACCAGCAGACATACATGTATTTGGACTACAACCTGGAGCCCATGAACCGTGTTGCGGTGCTGATTCACATGTATCGACGCCAGTTGGATAACCAGATATAAAAGCGGCAAATGCTAAGACTGATGTCAGAAAGCGTAAGAACATCCTAATTTAATAACTACATTTCTTTTTATATAAGTTTATAGCAATTTCAGCAAACTCTCTGCATGTTCCAGCGCACCTTCCATCCACGCTTGACGCAAAGAGAAGCTCTCTCCACAAATCCAAATTGGTTTTCCAGGAAACGGTGTATGAGCAGCAACAGATGCCTCTTTTACATCATAATCTCCAGGAAGCCAATAAGAACAGCCACTTTTCCATGGATGAGTCTTAAAAAATAATGGATCAGGCAAAGAATCTTTCCCTAAAAGTGCGCGTAAGTCTTCCATAATAAGATCGCGAAGCTCCACTTCTTCTTTCTCCATTAATTTTTCGGCATACGCTCCATCTGTATATGAAATCATCGCAACTGATTCGCTCATAGGTATAAAATATCTAATACGTGAATCCGTTACAAATCGTGGGACTCCTTTAAACGGAGCTCCTTTGAATACTCCATATACACGGAGTAATGGACGCATACTTACACGCTTCAATAAGCTCCAGCCACGAATCGCAGGAAGTTCCAAGAGAGCATCATAATGAAGTGCAAGTATCACCCCTTTTGTCGCAGCCATCTTAGTTGAATCCTTTAAAATAACACTATTCTGGTCAACAACCAGGTCAACTACGCGCGAGCCAGTCTGTATTATTCCACCGCCGTTTTTGAAATCAGCGACCATTCCTGCAATCAACGAAGATAGCCCCTCTTTACACACACCGAATCCTTCTCCAGAGCCCATCTCTTTCTCAAAAACTTCAAGAGCAATATCTGCGCGCAAAGTATCTACCTCGGAATTATAACCAAATTCACGGAGAAACTCTATGCGTTTTCCGCTACCTACAATTAAATCCAAGACTTCTACAAGTGTATGCGTCTTTAGAGTGTTCTCATCGCAGTCGCGAAGAATCCCCTGAATCATTGGCAAATATGTTGTTTCAAACATATTCGCTCTTACTTCTCCGCTGCCACTCTCAATAAAAGCACTAAATCCACCTATAGGGAAAAAGGTTAGATTGTAGTGTTTCATATATTTCATAACAAGTGGGTGCATATGTTTGTGTATTCTTCCAGCTCCATTCTCCCATTGATTCTTATTATGCTTATAAGTTACAACACGCCCACCGGTATAGTTGAAACGCTCAAGAATAATAATTTTTGAGGTTTTATCTCTTTTTTGTAGTTCTAAACCAGTGTGTAAGCCGGCGAGGCCAGCTCCCACAATGATATAATCATAGGAGACCATCTATTTGTATATGGTCTTTCTTTTTTTTGCGCTAACTCCGCTGCTTTGAAAAGCAACGATCGTTCTTCTCTAACTCCGCTGCTTTGAAAAGCAACGATCGTTCTTCTCTAACTCCGTTGCTTTGAAAAGCAACGATCGTTAACCCAGTCAATCACTGAATCAATATTCGCCACATTTGAAAGCATATTTGTATTAACATGTCCATCTTGAATTAATACAAAACTAGGAATAGATTTAAGACCACAGTATCCAAGTGTATAATTATTTACGTCTACATCACAATAATACCATTTTATAAATGGGGTCTTAGATGCCAGAAGATCTTTATCAATACGTCTACAAGGTCCACACCATGATGCTCCAAATGCAATTCCCACACATGGCGCATACTTCTTTTCTTCTTGCATTTGAATTGTATTACGATTGTTTGTTCTAGGTCGGAGTAGTTCCTCAAATTGTTCTTGTGTTTCAAGAGGAATCATATTCTTTGGTGGCGCCATATATATCTATGCTTACACTAACAAATTTAAACCCTGAATAATATCTAGAGACATGGCATCAAGTTATCGCACACTTAATCTTGATGTTCTTACTGTAAAAACTATATTGGTAAAAAGTGCCACCAATAGTAATATTCCTATAAACACGGTATTAGCTTCAGATGGGCGTGGTGGAACTAGTTGGAGAAATCCTAATATATTGTTTGCATCATCACTTAGCACAATTTCTAGTATAACCTATCAGTTAACCTACGGTTTATCTACTATTACATATCCAGGATATGGACTAAGTTCACTTTCATCAATTGTTTCTTATGGATTATCATCTATATTAGGCGGACCAATAGACAATGTGCCTAATTCAGGAGTGAGTTCCCTATCATCAATTATATCATATGGTTTATCAAGTGTTAGCGCAGGAGCGCAAAATCCAGGAGTTAGCTCCTTATCATCCATTATATCATATGGTTTATCAAGTGTTAGCGCAGGAGCGCAAAATCCAGGAGTGAGTTCCCTATCATCAATTATATCATATGGTTTATCAAGTGTTAGCGCAGGAGCACAAAATCCAGGTGTCAGCTCCTTATCATCAATTATTTCTTATGGATTATCATCTGTACAAACTATTAATATAACATGTAATATAAGTAATATTCAAGTAGGAGGTACTCAATGTAATATAACTAATAATTATATTAATAGCAATGGTACTGGCATATCATCACTTTCATCAATAGTATCATATGGGCTTTCAACAGTTTATTCTCCATATGGAATTAGCTCTCTTTCATCAATAGTATCTTATGGATTATCATCTCTCGGAGGTGCTGCTGGTGAAGGAGTAAGCTCTCTTTCATCAATAGTATCTTATGGATTATCATCTCTCGGCGCAGGTGGTGCTACAGGAATAAGTTCTCTTTCATCAATCGTATCTTATGGATTATCATCTCTCGGAGCAGGTGGTGCTACAGGAATAAGTTCTCTTTCATCAATCGTATCTTATGGATTATCATCTCTTGGAGGAGCAGCTGGTACAGGAGTAAGCTCTCTTTCATCAATAGTATCTTATGGTCTTTCATCATTTTCTTTAAATTCAATTCCTTTTAAGAGTATTATATATAATTCAGGAACAAATATAAATTTTACAAATGGTCAAATTAATCCATCTGTAAATACTGTATATGGATTTAGCGTTTATTCGTGTGCATATGGCAATAATTTATGGGTTATAGGGGGGGCTGTTAATCAAAGCACTCCATATGGATTAATGTATTCATTAAATGGAATAAATTGGAATAATTCTTCATTTGCAACACCATTTACTATGACAGCTACAACTGATTATACAAATAATATAAAATATATAGAAAGTAATTTTGTGGCAACAGTAAAATTTTCGAATAACTGGTATTTTATATGGAGTTCTAATGGAATTAATTGGAATCGTAATACCACAAATATTACAAGACAGGTATTTGATTATGCATATAATAATAGTAACAATACATGGCAGCTTGTTGTATTTCCTCAAACAGGTCCAACTAAAACATCTATATTAATAACTAGTAATATATTTGTAACTAGTGGAAATACTTTCACAAATATTATATCAGGTGGATTTACAACAAATGGATGTGGTATAAGTTATAATAATAATATATGGGTTGCAGTTGGGATAAATTCAAATGGATTTTCAAATGTTCAATATAGTATTAATGGGACTAATTGGAGCAATGCGTCAAATGTCACTTACAAAAGCTCAAGTAATATTTTGAGAACTACCGCTGGTTTTGGAGCTACATCTGTAGTATATGTTGCTCCCAATTGGTATGTAGCTGGCGCAGGTGGTACATCAAATAATCCTATATATAGAAGTTCTGATGGCAGAAATTATACCGCAATAGCTACATCTAATACAAGCAATATTAATATTGTATTAAGTCTTATTTATGATAGCAACTCGTCACAATTTTATTCATTAGCAAATATTGATAATTTATCAGGATATACTGGAAATTATTTAATTTCATCTGTAAATAATTGCTCAAATTGGTCAGTAATATCACCTTTTACTTATTCAGACGCAAAACAAATTGGTTTGGCAGCAGGAGTAATTACACCGCCTGTTCAAACAACTGCTGTTTTTGCAAGTAATATATATGCAAATACAGTTAATACTGCATATATAACAGGTAATGGAAGTGGTTTAGTAAATGTAAATCTTGGCGCATTTAGTCTAGATATTCCACTAGGAGCTAACCCTGTAGATCAAACTACCACAACTGTTACTGCTATAAGTAATGGTTTAATATTTTCTAATATATTTAGTAATAGTCAACTAATTTATCCAGGAAAATATTTAGTAAATATTAAATTTTATTTACAAACTGTCTCTGGAAATTGGGCAACTGCCACTCCATATATATATATATCTCATTTTAATGAATCTTTAGAAGATGATACTTATAGTCATTACGCGTATTTATCCCGAAAAGCAATCTATCCAATAAATACAGCATTTAAGTGGCATACACTAACTGACACAATTGTAACAACTACAAATGCTTCCCCTACAAATCAATATAATTTATATTATTCAGAACAAAGCTCTCCAGGTGCCTATAGTATGAACCTATATTTTACTGATATTATTGTAGTAAGAATTGCCTAGACCTTAGGAGGCTTATCATCACGAGCCTTATCTTCTGCTGTGGCAGCGCTGCGTAAATATGTAAGCACCCCTCCACCAATTACAAGAACCCCTATAGTGAATAAGAGGCCACCATCTGAGATTAATTCCCAACCAGCTATGATGCCTTCACTACCACTGCCGCTACTGCCACCATGCTGGTATTGATTATATGGTGCATAACCAGGAGGATATGTCACAGGATCACGATATTCCAAAGGAGAATATTCAACCCTTTTAGGAGCAGCTTTCGCCATAAGTACAGCTGGGTCTGCCGCTGCAGTAATACTATTTCCTACTTGGGTAGCCATAGCAGGAACCGCCGCAATAGCTTTTGGAATTTGCTGGCCTGCTTGTAAGCCAGCTGTGACAGATGGTGCAAGCCCCTTTTCAACTGCGGTCTGAAGAGGGCCAATAGTTGCCCCCCACGCTTGACCAGGAACTGCTGCCAAGTCTTTTGCAGGCTGCAGAGCAATATCTGCCGCTAAGCCAACAACTGTATTTACAGGCTTCATAATAGCCCCAAGAATACCGATTGGTTCACACACAGGAGGCCCCTCTCCAGGAAGATCTGGGCCCAATACAGTGTTTACCATATGATATTTTCCAAGTATCATATCAAGAGGCCACAATCGCTGCACACCTCGCCGCATTACATCCGCAGGTGTTATCCATGCGCGATACATATTATAGCAGCCCCATACAAATCCAAAAGGCCACAAGAAGATAATAAGGCTTGTCATTAATCTGAAAATTCCACCAACAGTATCCCCTGCAATAAAGAAATCAAGTCCAAATGGTAAAAGGGTGAACAATGTATATAAAACAAATAACCATGGAGCCTTTCCGCCTTTATCAGGTTCCCCTGGCTGGGTAAACATTCCTGCTCCAATACCAGCAGGGCCATATAAGGGTATTGATAATCCATTCTTTTGTGCAGATTCTCTATCAACTGTTACTTGTATCACATCATATATATACCATAATCCAAAAGTAAAGATATTAACAACTGCTTTCGCAGCAGCCGTAACTGGTGAGCGTAAGAACAGATGGTCTGCGCCAAAAAATCCAAGACATATTGTCATTACTTGCACAAGCCAAAGAGGATACCACGGTTTATTTTTCCAGAATGTGCCTTTTGTATGAAAAAAAGGATCTTCTGTTACTGCCGCCATTCTAATAGCCATAAGGTTCTAAAATTAAGAGGAACTACCCCATAATTTTAGAAACAGCCGACTAAACCCAACTAAACCGTGAAAAGGACCCCACCAAAGCCATCAATTACACGGAATACATTATGATTCAGAGCATACACTACACAATGCGCATTACCTCGTGGTGGCCCATCAGATGCCGAATCAGGTGTCAAATCTAGTTGGAATACTAAGCTGTCAATCCGACTCGCATTTGCAGAGCCAGTCGGCTGCGACTCCTCTGGTCTCAAAGCAAAAGAATAACTATAAATAAATGATTCAATTGGGATATTTGTATGATGCTTATAAGGCTGCGTTAAACGGAAATATCCAGCATCCCGCTTGTAAAACCGGTCAAATCCATCAAACTGAATAACAGCATGGCGCAGTAAATCACTACGAATACCACTCTCATTAATAGATAAGCTACTAAAATTAAACCATTCTTTTGTAAGGTCCATCGCGTCACGGCGAATATACCAAAAGAATTCTTTGATAGGATGATTAAACTCAACCGGTAATGTTACAGTAGTAGCTGTTGCATTAATTGATATAGGGGATGTATACTGCACCTGTTCAATTAGATACTCATGTGCGGTAGTAACAAACCGCCGCCGTTCTTCCGTATCCAGATAGATATAGTCTCCATATAACATTAAATCAAATGTATCAGCCGGATTTATAATAGGAATACATGGATTTCCAGGAGTTGCATTTGGGTCCGGTAATATACAATCAGTATAAGGGCGAATAGTAATATTAATACGGAGCTGATGATACTGAAGAGCAATCAATGGTAGATAACTTCCAGGATTCTTACAAAACCAGAACTGTAAAGGAATATAGAGCTTGTTAAAATTCACAGAAGGGTTATAGTTATCAACCTTGCCAATCATATTGTAAAATCCTTGCATCTTACCTTCAGGAACTGTATAACGAGTCCAAATCTCCATCCACTCACCTGTTTGGCGGTCAATCTCCTTTTCACCTACCTCAAAGCTGATCTCTTGGATAAGTGCATGTCCAATACTATTTACCCAATTAACTGGTGTTACTCCATCAGAATATGTAAGAGCCGGTAATGTAACTTCAAGAAATACTGGGCCAAGCAGATCTCCGCGACGAGGAATATTACAAGTAATCTTTTTACCAAAATTAGGGGTGCCGTCAAAATACATAGGCTGTGATTCAATAGCGAAGTTTGTATACCGACGATACACCATTTTGAACCATGAGACTTGTGGATTACCTGTAAGAAATAAATCTTGTTTGCCTTTTGCAACAACTTCTAATAATCCACCGCCTCCTGGCATATCTATTTACAAGTAATAAACATTCTTCTTAGGCGGTAACACGCAAATAAACCCCTATTATTATTCGCTGACAAATTAACAGGAATGAGCTCGTGTCAGCAAGCTAAAAATAAAAATGCTTCAAGTCAACGCTCTCTTGATTTAGATATTATCACATTACGGCGTATAAATATTCGTGGCCCAAATAATAGCATTGTTAATTCTAATTCGGCCCTTATATCTGATGGAAATGGCTTAGCCTTTTGGAGCACAATTACTGTAGGGGCAACTTCAACAAGTAATACAATTGCTACAATCAGGTCCTTAAATATAGCATCAAATAGTGCTCTACTTTCTGATGGATATGGTGGAAGCTATTGGGGAGTAGGACAAGGAGGAGCTGCTACATCACTGGCAAATATTTCATCGCTGTTAATGTCAACTATATGGGTATCTTCCCTTGCAGTGAATACTTCTTATATAAACCCTCTTTATTCTGTTGATATAAATGGCTCATTAAGAGCATCAAATATTCTTGTAGGGCAGGCATTAACATTTGCTGGAGCATCGAATCTATATAATAAAACTGCTATTGCGGATGTTCCATCCTATTTGGGGTCAAATGGTCGAGATCTTCTTATATATAAATCTGGTGAAAATCCTGGGTCTGTACGTGTCCAAACAACTGGTTCTTTTCAGATTGAGATATTGAACTCTAATCTGAGTTGGCCAACCTATAGCAATGTTCCAGCAAATATTCCATTTCGTGTAGATTCTACAGGTGTACAATTAAGTGGTCTTCGTATACCTGCTCTTGCAACATGTAATGTATATATACCTGATAATTATTATGTTGGAAACCTTTCTACATATGCGCCTAAACTATCTAATTTGGACTATTATTTGGATAGCACGGATATGGGCTCATATCTTTTCTTCAGTTCGCCAAGTAATATTAATATATATCCTCCAGGTGTTAATCTGAATACAGCGCCACAACCAATCCAAGGAAACTTCTTTGTATTGAGAAATCTAGGCTCAAATTATGTAAATGTGTATACTGATAGTAACACAAATTTTCCTATTATTACAAGGACAACGGCCACATTCTTTTATGTAGGAGCACCGCAGAATTTTTGGACACCTATGTAGAAAGCTCGACAGAATTTTTGAACACTAATATAAGATGGCTGCTGTCCCTGGTATATTAAGACAGTGGAATCCTGGAATTGTTCCAAACTTACAATTATGGATTGATGGGTCCGATAAATCAACATTTACTTTTACAAATAGTAGTAATATTAATACAATTCGTGATAAATCTGGCAAAAATATTACTCTTATACAAAATACACTATCAAATCAACCTATTCTAGCATCAAATATAAATGGGCGACAAACTGTATCATTTCCAACAAATGTATATATATCAACAACAACAACAGCTCTCACATCACAATTTAATAGTAATAATACACAATCACAATTTGGAGTATATAAATTATTAGATTTAACTACATCTCATATTATATCATATATGGGCAATATAAATGGTAATGCATTTCAGCAAATTGAATATGACATTGGGCCTAATAAAATCGGGCTAAGAGCTAAAAGGTTAGATGATCCAAATGATATTTTTCCAATTAATCAACCTGTATCATGTAATGTATTATTGTTACAAGCATATTATGATACTACAGATTTTACAATTAAAACTAATATAGATAGTAATAACAAACCTAGTGACAGCACACTTCAACCTGGCGGATATAATATTAATAGTTATAATAATTATTATATAGGCAAATCATTTAATATCGGAACATTAACACAATCATTTAACGGTGATATAGGTGAAATTATAATGTTTACTAGTAATTATAATTTTGATATAAGATATACTTCACTATTAGAAGGCTACTTAGCTTGGAAATGGGGTTTAACCGATCTTTTAGCAGGAACGCACCCATATAGAAACAGAAATCCTACTTAGTTTCCAGTCTAAAACATCTTCAATCTATAAATATAGATAGACTATGTCTGCAAAACATCCAATTACAGGTGCTCCAATTCGCATTATGCGAACTGGAACTCAATTATGGAAAGATGGAAAGACATTATGTTGGGTACAGAACACTCATAAGAAACACAATCAACTAACACAACAGATCATAACAGTTGGCTTAGAAGATGCAAAAACCTTCTCACCTGAGCTCTGTATTTTCATTAATCTCGAGCCAGGTCTCAAAGAGTTCTTAACTTCATCTTCTGCGAAGACAAAAAATATGATTCTTCTTACAAAAGCAACTCTTGAAGAACTCACACTGGATTTTATAAAGGAAAACACACTTCATAATATCCTATGTCTAGATGAAATTGAACAGCTTTATCCGCATGCATTTGATGGAACTCCCTACACATCTTGGAATGGAACCCCAGAACACGCAGTATTTCTTGTAGGGGTCATTCTTCGATTTGCCTATTTAGCAGGTATCCCAACAGACCTTCAGATTTCAAATAAATATATTAAATATACTACAGAACCAAGAAAACTCTGGCTAATTCAGCAATATTATGAACCAGAACAGTCTCGCAGAGCGAAGGAAATTAACTTTTGTCTTCAGAAAAATATTGAGAATCCATACATTGATAAAATTCTTCTGTTAAATGAAAAAAATCTTAGCTCTAGACTTCCAGAGTCAGATAAGATTGAACAAATTATTCTAGGTAGTCGTCTACATTATTCAGATGTGTTACGGACTATTTATGAAACAGTTCCTCCAGATACACTTGTAGCCTTTGCAAATAGTGATATATATTTTGATGATAGTATCAAAACTCTCTGGTCTATTAAAATGGAAAATAAGTTTCTCGCATTGCTACGATATGATGTTGATCCATCAAGCCAAGAGATAAAACTCTTTGGGCCACGTCCTGACAGTCAGGACAGTTGGATAGTATTATCTGATTCTGTGAAAGCCCACAACGCAGAGACCTTACAAGATTTTGATTTTCCATTTGGTAAAAGCGGCTGCGATAATGCTATTGCATACGAGATGTTGCGTAAAAAATTTCTCGTAGCAAATCCATCCCTCTCAATCCGAACAATTCATGTTCATAATTCTGGAGTTCGTAACTATGTGCCCCAAGATGTTGTGGAGAAACCGGTATTTCTCTATTTGGATCCGACAGTTATTCAGGAGTTTCAAACTCAAACAGATTTGAAACCATTCAAGATCCCAAACGAGCAACTCTATAAGATTCCAGACTCATTCCAAACAAAAGATGGACTTGTATATGGATATAACAGCCTTTATATAGAAAACAATGAAGCAGTAAAAACCATCTGGTCTGCGAAGTCCTCAAAAATTAGCACTCTAACACCCTACTTGAAGTTTGAGAAAAGTATTGCAATTCCAATTGATGAGACCCTGGAAGGCAGATTTACAAAACCTGAAGAATATGTTCTCTTCTACCTTTCAAGGATTCTTGCCATTCGCCAGAATGTAACTGGTCCTAATACAGCTTTTTGGGGCCCAGATGGCAGCACCTCTGCCTTAGATTGGCTTCGTCTCTTCAGTTGGTCTGAAGGCCAGAATCCGATCCCAGTTATTTCTCGCGAGAAGATTTCACAGATTTCTTGTAAGGAATGTTATTATGAGCCTTTTCGCACAGAAGTGACAACCCCTAAGAAAGCAGATATAGCAGCTCTTCGTTCAGCATTTTTGTATGAGATTGATCCACGAAATACAGACAAGAAGATTGTTATTGTTCAGAGTGGTATTCTTACACCAACACTTATTGCCGAGCTGGAAGAAGGGCTCATTAAGTTAGGATATGATACTTATGTATATTATTTAGGAACAACCGATGTACAATATATTCCAAATGTATTCAAGAATGGAACTATATTAATTGGGTCAACAACCACAAGCAATCACTATAAGGTATTTGGCAATATGTGGATGATGCCCCCAGGGGGCAAGGTAATTGAATTTACAAACAATATCTCCAATACAGAGGTTGAAAGCCTTTCTGTGGCATGTGAGCATACTTACATTCACTCAACTGCTTCATCTACGCATGATGTTATTTCCGCAATTTCTAAAATAATTGTGCAGCCAAGAATAAATGAACTCCTTCCTAGTAAACCTATTTTCAAACTCCCTACAAATCAACAAGGACTCCATACGCACACGAATGATTCTTTCCGTGAATTGGCACAACTCTGGCAAGAAGCTGGATTCGTGACAATTGAACCGACAATTGTCCCTTTCTGTTCACTAAATGGTACAATTCTATATGATAGACCCACTTATAAGTGGCTGGATTCTCTTCCTGCGCAACTTCAACCGCCTCCACAACAAAGAATCCTTGTAGGGAACCCTGCACCAAAGCCAGATACCGCCATGCAGCCCTGGATATTCTGGGCACGGAGCCCAAGGAAATTACAAGAAGCAGTGAAGGCGCACCTCCCTGAAACATTATATAAACATAGGAGTACAAATTGTATATTTATTGGTAATGTTGAGAATCAGTTTCAGGCGGCAACAAGAGATATAAGTTGGGAGGCTGCATGTGATAAATGGCATCTTACAAAGGGCTCAACATATGTCTTCTCTCAAGATGAGTATTTCCAGGCCCTCGCCACCTCTAAATTTGGATTATGCCTAGCAGGATATGGAAAGAAGTGCCATCGTGAAGTAGAATGTATGGCAATGGGGACAGTTCTTGTATGTAGCCCAGATGTGGATACAGATAATTATGCTGAACCATTACAGGAAGGAACACACTTCCTCAGAGCAATGAATCCAATGGAAGCCAAAGAGAAGATGGCAGCAGTGTCAGAATCTACTTGGGAGACGATGTCGGCGGCTTGCAAACAATGGTGGGCAAGGAACGCAAGTGTAGAAGGATCCTTTAAAGTTACAATGGCAAATTTGTGAAGTAAAAAATTGAATTAGCAATTATAGCTAATTCGCCTACCATAACCCAAGAAAATGCCTTTCTTACAAACGAAAGACTATAAAAACTTCACTATTAATGAAGAAAATGTCCCTCTTTCAAAGATTATTCGTGGACTCCCTGATGATGAAATGAGGCTCAATGCACTTGGTGAGTGGCATGTTGAGACACGCTCAGCAAATTATAAGGACCCAATTGTAGGGACCCTTACACTTAACTCCAAGTATAAGTATGGTCTCACAAGTAGAGGTGTACCACTTTATCTATTCACTCCTTACAATGAATCATATCCGTGCTTCATTGTAGGAAGTTCCGAGCGAGACACTAGTAAAAATCGTATTGCTCTTGTACAGTTTGATTCTTGGCCAGAGACCTCCAAGTTTCCTCGCGCAAACATTCAGAGGATTCTTGGTAACTCAGGAGATCTGAAAGTAGAAGCAGAGGCTCTCTATTGGCTCTATTCACCACAGACTCTCAATTTGAAGACTCTTGTAATGCCAACAACTACTGGAATGAACCAGGATCATCGCAAAGATATCTCTAAGCTACCAACAATTAGTATAGATCCACCAGGCTGTAAGGATATTGATGATATTATCTCTTATGAAAATATTGGCTCTCTATACACAATTATTGTTACTATTGCGGATGTAGCAGAGACAATTGATGAAGGGAGCCCTCTTGATATTCATGCACGCAAAGTAGGCCAGAGCCTCTATAGTGGATTTCTCCCACCAAGAAATATGCTACCTGCAGCTCTTTCGGAAGATGCACTTTCCCTTTTGCCAGATCAGAAGAGATTTGGTGTTTCGCTCTTTATTTACTGGGATTCCGAAAATAATGTAATTATATCAAGCATATTTCAGGAAACAATTGTGATGAATAAGAAAGCTCATACATATGACTCTGTGTATAGTGACACTGAATTTCCAATTGATGTGCTAAAAAATATGGCGCAGGCTCTGGGTTCAAAAGATGTAAATGATAGTCATACTTGGATTGAGCAGCTAATGGTATATTATAATAAGAATGTTGCAAACTATCTATCCATGTTCTCTTGTGGAATCTTCCGAGGGCAGCCAGAAGCTACCTTCCATCTATTGGAAAAGTATAAGCGTATATGCCCCCATCTAGCACATGAAGCTGCAATTTTCACAAGTGCTGAGGACATTATTCCTCATCATTCTCTTGGGGCAGATAGATATTGTTATGCGTCTTCCCCAATTCGCCGCTATGTAGATATTGTAAATCAGCGCTATCTAAAGAAGATTATAGAGAAGAGATGTGGATTGCTGGAGGAGCCAGAACTCATTGAAGAAATGACTCAGCTACAGAAACAGGCCAAGCGGCATGGGCGAGACGATTTCTTCTTACAGCAACTAGCAACAGCAGCCCCCACCCCTCCAGAGCTGGACGGAATTCTCTTTGATTGCGAGAAATCCAAGACGGCTGCAGACACCTGGAAGCTGAAGGTATATATTCCGCAATGGCGTAGGTTCATTAAACTATACTATGAGGGTTATAAAACAGAGCACAACACTTATGTGTTTCAGAAGAAAAATACATCAGATACATTTGAAATTAAGGAAGAAGATCCGATTCGGTTGACATATTATTATAATCCTAATAAGATTGGCTGGAAACGGAAGTTTGTGTTTCAGCCGATTTAGAGGCGCAAATAGAGACTCTCAGACCAAGGGAGCGAATTGAGGGGCATGAGGAGTTCCTTGATTCCTTCTAGCTTTTCTAATAGAGCGGTTTTTTCACAGAGTGTTGCTACGCTTGTGAGCTCCTCAAGCATATTGGACATACTCATTACATACTTGTATAGATTACCCTCAAAGATTCCAAACTGGGAGCAGATTGCGGCGACGCCGCCTCCTTTTACACTACCGCTTAACCAAGCAATACCGATCTCCACCCAAAATGTGCTGAGGTCCCAGTAGATGTTCGGTGGAATCCCACAAACCTTCTCAATATTCCAGAACCTATCAGTCATCGCTCCTAACTCTCGGAGGACTGTTCGCAGCCGCTCAGAGATTCGCAGCGATGCAATAGATGGCGACCCTTCTCCGCCTTTCTCGCCCTCTTTAATAAATACACTCAAGAACCCAATAATCTCCTCTTGACTCAAGTCATCCACTACACCACTAATGACAGCCTCCGCAAGAAGAATCGGATGCGCCTCATTAATCTCCGTTGCACATACCCCTTTCTGTGTAAGGGTATCTCCCAGAAGAAATCCCCCCTTTTTCAAGAACTCCACATAAGGCGCCACAAACCGGTCTTCATATCCCTCAGTTTCAAACTCAGCAATCTCAGCCTCAAGTGCAGCAATCTCCTTGGAAAGCTTCGGATATTCCTCCAAAATCCTCTTCCAGCGAGGACCCATATGCATATTGATCCATGCCTCTTGCTCTCGCAGCAACCGCTTACGATAATCCTTGACAGCGTACTCAAGAAGCCCCTTTGTTTCATTATACTTCTTAATATCTTCAATATCGCTATCAGTCAACCCAAGTAAATTCATCTTAGCCACAGCCGCCGCCAGCTGCGCCTTGCTCACCTCAATCTGTCCAACAAGCTGCTTATACCAATAAGAATTCCGCATAACATCCTTCCAACTCACACTGCTACCGCTATCACTGCCGCTGTTACTGCCTCTACTACTTCCCTGTAAGGCCTTCAATAGGAAATCATATCCAAAATCCATACGAGAAGAGATATGTGCTTTGGACCCGGTCATCATCTTCCGAACCTCCTCCAATGATGACGGCTCTCCACGAGGAAGATACAATACAGTGCCTAGCTTATCCTTACCGCGCCGACCAGCTCGCCCAGCCATTTGAATATATTCATCCGTCTGGAGCATGCGAAGCCCCTTCGCCTCATCACAATACTTCCTATAGTCCAAGAACACAACCGTCTTTGTTGGCATGTTAATACCTACTGCAAATGTCTCAGTACAGAACATCGCCCTCACAAGTCCCTTAGAGAATAGAATCTCAATTACCTCTTTCAATAGTGGCAGAAGACCGCTATGGTGAAAAGCAATGCCGCGTGCGAGAAGATCGCGGAGAATGAAATACTGTGGTGAGCCGAGCAGCATATCCTTATAGCGACTCAAGTGGAAGTCAAAGATGTGAGTTGCCGCTGCCGCGTCTGATGTATCTAGCAATGCCCCCTCAATCTGTTGCGCATATCTCTCACAATCCTTGCGACTGAATACAAAGAAGATAGCAGGGAGTAGCTCCTTTGAGAACAAATTCCGAACACATAGATTCAGTTGATGGGTGAAACTCTTCAGCTTCACCTTCCCTTGTTGCGCACCAATTACCTGTCCTGCCTCGCGCCCAGCCACACGCCGCTTATGATCTGCGTGATCATCCAGAACCTTGTCACGACCGAGGAGCCACTGCCTATAGGTGCTATCAACGAACTTCTCCTTTTCGTCCATAACAATACGGAACTTACCGTCATTCTCGATAATGTAGTGGGTCAAAGGAACAACTCGGTGAGTAGTTGAAATCAAATGCATGCGCACCTGCTTGAGGGCACCGAGCCAGCCGGCGAACCCTTCTGGGGCAGCAATCGTCGCTGACAATAGCACAAGCTGAATCTCACGAGGCAATAGCACAAGGGTCTCCTCCCAGACCTTTCCGCGCTCTTTGTTATTAATATAGTGGACCTCATCAAAGACAACCGCATCTAGGCCATCTAGCGACATACCAGCAGTCAGACCAAGAGTCTCTGTGCTGGTCCCCTTTTTATAGAGCAAGTTCCGCAGAATCTCGGTGGTCATAACAATAATAGCCGCGTCTGGCATGAACTTGATATCTCCTGTAAGGATTCCCACACGACCAGGATACATTTCCTTCAAATCATGGAACTTCTGATTGGAAAGGGACTTAATGGGAGTTGTATAAAATACACGACGGCCTTTTGCGAGTGAATGTGCGATCTGGTATTCACCCACAAGGGTCTTACCGGATCCAGTTTTAGCTGTTACGAGGACATTCTCACCCTTTGCAATAGCGGCAATCGCATGTCGCTGGAAGTTATCAAGTGGATAACTATATGTTGTAGCAGGATCTGAAGGATAGTCTAAACATTCTGCTGATGGGTCCACGATATTTAGAAATGGTTGCGTCATGGTTGTTGTATCTACTGTAAGGGATAGAAGAGAGGGTTCAATTTTTTTGTCAAAGACAAAAAAATAGTTAGCTCCTTCGGAGCAGAACAATTTTTCTATTGGCTCTGCCAATGACAAAAATATTAATTTATATATGTAAATACACCATTATTTTGTAAAGGGTCTGTATTATATTTATGTTGTAAATATGTATTTATTTCTGATATATTTGTAGAGCTTAATAGTCTATTATATATTATTAATTCATATATTGGATTATCAAAAGTATTATGTAATTCTCCATTTTTCGTAGACCCATCATCACCCATTGTAATATTAAATGTATTAATATTAGTATTTATTGTAACAATTGATGGACTTCCATTATCATCACTTATAAGCACTCCATCTTGATATATGGCCATTGAAAATGCGCCATCATAATTTGAATTAAAACATAATGCATTTACAATTGATACTTTGTTTGTAGATAATGTATTCTCATTTGTTGGTAATTTATTATTTTGTGTATTTATACTTAAATAGCTCATATCATTATCAGAATACGTTCCAATTTGTATAGGGCTACTATTACTATTAGTAAATATAGATAAGAAATTTTGAAAATTGGTGGAAGGAAATATAAATGCTACTAAAAATACAGTTAACCCAGTAGATGTCGCCGCAAATTCAAGAGGAACTGTATTTATAAATGTATTATTATTAAATTGTAAATATCCATTATCAGCCCCACTACTATATCCATTAGAAGCAACTAAAGTATTTGCATTAGGACTTAAATCGTGTAGACCTATAACATCAAAAGAATCATTTAAAATTGCAGAACTAGCATTATACCATGCAACAATTCCAGGATAATTCAGCGGCGAAAAACTTGGTGGATCTGTAAAACATGCGTTGCCGGTTGACATCTAACAATTATATCTTTTTAATAATACTACTAGAATAGCAATATCAATCCTAGAAGGCCTTTTTGCTAGATGCCTAATAGCCTCTTTGCTAGATGCCTAACAGCATCTTGCCCCAAGAAACTGTATCAGTAATCTTCTTCTCCCCCATAATTGTCTTATAGGCTCTCAAATCAAACAGCCGCCCCTTGAAGAGTTCATCACGCCCTTCATATTGTGTGACATTATCAGCCCAGTTACTCTTTCCAATATAGTTCTTCGTTGTAGAACTATTTTGTGGAAGCCACCCAGATGGTTGTGTGAAGGTTTTCACACCATTAATCCAGACTGTAATATCAGGACGGAAAGCATCATTAGAAGCAGCAGTAATAGCAACATGAACCCACTTCTTCAATGGTATAGCTCCTTTCACAACAATTCTCATTTTCCGTTGCTTAGAATCCCAAATTTCATAATATAAATCCGCAACTGAAGCTATTCCTGGTGGCGCAATACCACCCCTATTCTTTGGAAAATCCCTCGGTGTAACAGCAGGACCAGGGCAATCAAACTCCTCCACATTTGCCGCGCTAGTCACGAGAAGTCTTTGAGGAGTTGTCTCAACAACACGCTGAGCTCCAGAAGGGCGATCAGGCAATGTGCTCTCAGCAGAATCCACACAACCCACAGGCCTCAATCCAGCACCACCACTTATAAGGGGGTTTCCCTTTCCTAAGATACCTACAACAATATTGTCAATACCTGCTCCGTTACCAAAATCAATAATGTGCGCATTATTCGTGAATTCATCAAAATAGACCCAGAAGCATACAGCTCTCATTGTTCGCAGTAGAATCTTGTCACCAAATTCAAGAGCCTTATTGTCTCCTATACGCAAGAACTGGTCTATACCATTGAATACAAGAGTATGAGTCTCCACTCCTGGGTTTGTTTCATCTATTGATAACCCATTTGCCTTATATACATCCACATTCTGCGCATAATCTAGCATATCATCGCGCAATCTAAACCAGAATAGCACACCATCATAGAAACTCAAGAGCATCTCAATAGCAGGAGGGGGTGCAGTGTCTTGTTGTAAGACTCTTCCAAATTTGAAGTCTCCTGCTATACTGCACTGCACAGCAAATGTCTCACTATCTTCTTTAAGGATTCGGCAATAATCGGCTCGCCCTGATCCGGTTGTATCACGCATATAGTCATCACGGCTAAATGTGCTAGCATCAGTGCCAGTTCTAAATGCGAGACTATTAAGGTTCTCTGTACCGGCAAGAGCACATGCAAAGAACATATCTTTAGGGTCACTCTTGCTTACAACCATGCGACACCAATCATGGTCAACCCCTACACGCTGGACATCACTGTAGCCATGAAAATATCTGTTATCTGTGATATAGGCACCCTCTTCTGAAGAAGGTCCTATATCCCCTCGTCGAGGAATAAATTTAGAAAAATAACCCTTTTCTGTTACAGGTATAAGCATAGTTTCAAATCCTTCTTTTATCTTATTAGGGGCTATTAACTCTAAAGCAGCCGTTAAGAGTATAAATACAATTCCTATGATAAGAGCTGTACGACTCCAATCGCCCATTCTAATTGTAATGCTGGTAAATCCTTAGTAAATATACCATTCACACAAATAGAGAATGCGAAGGACAAAACAGCCAAAACAAGAAGGGGGTGATTTACTCGGCCAAGGTGTATATGGCTGTGCATTTACACCACCCCTCAAGTGCCGAGGAAAAGCAAAAAATCCAACTAATATTGTTCAAAAGCGTGTTGGAAAGATAACAAGCCTCCAAGATGCCACATTTGAGTATAATATTTCACAGCGCCTAAGAGCAATCCCATTAGCAACCAACTATTTTGTTCTGTCCGATGATATTTGTACACCTGATATAAGGACCGCGCAAGATGAAAAAGATATTGCAAAGTGTATACCATTGAAGCAGCGCAGACTTCCTGATTTTAAACAACTATCAATGCCTTTTGGAGGAACTCCGCTGTATAATGCGAAGTTCATTGTTGCGAAGTTTGATATATTTGAATTTGCAAAACATATTCTTGAAGCAGGAAGTCTTCTTTTATTATCAGGGATTGTCCATACAGATCTTCATATGGGGAATATTTTGGTGGATAGTTTCAATGTTCCACGTGTTATTGATTTTGGTATGGCAATTGTGCCTTCGCTGTTAACATCTGAAATTGTTGATAGTGTTCAGCATCCACCTGATTTTAAGTTTTACCAGGAGCCTCCAGAAGTGTCACTCATGTGGGCTATCAAGGCGGAAATAGCAGATAGAGATACGCCAGCCGAGATAATTAAACAAAAGACTATCTTTAATGACATACAGGTATTTTTTGGAAAGAGTCCCCAAGAAATGGCGGCAGAGCTTGAAGCATTTTGGATTGTGTCAAAGAGTCTTCAAGCTAGGAACTATATGGATTTTTTAAAAACATATTGGCCACAATACGATGCTTGGACAATAGGTTCAAATCTGGTATATTTATTAAAAATGTTATCATTTTATCCGTCATTTCAACAGAATCCTACATATTCAAAGAACAAACAGTTACTTGAAGGTGTAATTAAAAAGTTAGTGGAAATAAATCCTCAAAAACGATACGATGCTATTCAGGCACTTAATGAGCTTGACGCCGAGTCTTATGTCTTGAAGACTTACGCTTCCGAGTGGCTTTCTGCGCGGAAGAACCACCAGATGCAATAGTAAGCTTCTTATTTCGCGGAATACAGTAATACCCACAGAATCCTGTATAATCTAATTCATGATTATGATTCTTATCTACAGGGTATCGCCGTCCAGCAATTGCTGGATCATAAATAGGATTTCCATTACTATCTAAATCAGTAACCGGTGTTGCTCCAGGCTTATGAGACCAGCGCGACACCTTTTCACCAGGTCTAGGCTTATCTTGACGATAATAATGAAAATCTGCGTCAGGATCCACAACTGTTGCAATCTTAGAAAAGCCGCGGCGGCAGCGCCCAGTAAACCCAATAGCATACCCTCCATCCGAATCGGCTAGAGTGCGCGCCATTGTATCAGCACATGTTTTTCCATCTTCACCTTTGAGGCGCCTATAACCACTTTTAATACCAGGGCCATGAAATGCGACATTACAATCATCTGTTTTGGCGCATTTATCTATTTGAGACTTATCAAGGACTCCAAATGCGTAGGCAAAACAGTTGTGTGAATGTCGTATTGTCTTATCGGTATTGTATATGTCAGGATTATATGTTGGTTCATAGCCACTTAGTGGTGACTTACGAGGACATCCGTGTGCATTATGAAACTCACAAAAGGGGGTGCCAGGTTTAATAGGCTTTTTACAGTATATACTACATTGACACTGGGCCATCACAGGCAACCAAACTATTATAGTCAGAGTTTAAAAATTGAAATATGTTAGTGATTAGAAAAAGTAATCAAAAAGAATGGTTACATGTTCGCGATGTGGGCAAGAAGGTCATAATCGTAGAAGTGTGAATTGTCCTAATAGAGATCTACCGACCCAGGAACCACAACAACTGCAACCGCAACCGCAAGAAGCCATAGTTCAAGGAACTATTTATCCATTTGTCTTTATCTGTGAAACACCAATGCAAGGCTATTCAGAAAATTACGATCAGGTTCTTATTCATAATTCTCATTTTATCCGTTTATTTATTGACCCACAAGAAGCTAATAGTCCTGATAAAGTATTTCTTGTAAGGCTTAGTAGTTCTTTAGGGAGTAGTATTGTTGTAAATGTTGGAGGACCTCACAGAGAGTATGATGTAAACAGTGTATATGCTCCAGCATGGATTATGAATGCGCTTATCATTTCAGATTCAGTTCCATCCCCTATCTTTTGGGAAAAAGTTACTGAAACTCTTCCGAGAGCAACAGAGATTTCATTGAAACCGATTGATGAGGCAATTCTAGAATCGGGACTAGATGTGCGTGATGAGATTGAAGCTCATTTGAAAAACTTCAATGTACTTCAGCAAGGAACAACAATTCCATTGCCGCTGTCATCAGGACTAAAAGTAGATATCTATGTTGAAAAAGTTTTACCTGAGCCAGTTGCTCTTCTAAGGGATGAAGTTATTCTTGATCTCTTAGGAGCAGTTATTGCGCCTCCACCTCCTCCACCCATGCTACCGCAGCGCCCTCCAACACCAATTCCTGAGCTACCTGCTCTTCTGATACCAGAGCCTATAGCTATTCAACAGCCAGATCTAGCAACTCGCAGAGCTCTTATGGCTGCTGCAGCTCTTAAACGTACAATTACTAATCAGATAATATAATATTTAAGATATAGATATAGATATATATATATGGAATCATTTTCTCAGATTGGCCAGGATGTGTGGGTTAATTCGGTATTAAATGGTAAACGCGATGGTTTTTTGTAGAACTAGGAGCATATGATGGACTATTTATAAGTAATACATTATTTTTTGAAAAATATTTAAATTGGAATGGTATTTGTATCGAACCTTTGGATACTAGATTCATTGAATTAAAAAATAATAGGAAATGTTATGTAGATAATGGCCTTGTTTCTTCTTATGAAGGAATGGAGAGAGAGTTTGTATGCGATGATACTGTAAGTGGTATTATTGATGAGATATCTTGTAATTATTTATCTCATAAAAACATAATAAAGAAAACAACTACAACTCTAGAAGCTATTTTAGATAAATTTAACGCACCTAGTATTATTGATTATTTATCTCTTGATGTTGAAGGTCATGAATTTGATATTCTCAGTACCTTCCCTTTTGATAAGTATAAATTTAGATGTATAACAGTGGAACATAATTTACCAACATGTGGCCCATTTAATAGAATGCGCATTCGAAGAATTTTAGAAGATAATGGATACACATTTATTAAAGGCAATGATAATGTTCAGAATTGGACACATGTTAATGGTCAACCAATTGATGATTTTTATGTATTATCAGATCGTATTTGATAACAAAAGTACTCTATAAACTTCTAACATCCACAATAATTTTCCCATCCTTTTGCCAATCGTTCATTAAAATGGCGAGTATCATCCTCACAATTTCCAATATCGCGGACATTTAACATATCACCTGTACCATATCCCCAATATTGATGCATATGTTTAATAATTACTTGAGGAATATATGTTTGTTTTTTCAAAAGCTCCCCTACTGCTTGAAATTCCTTATCACATATTAGACTTTTATAACATGGAGCATATATATAATTGAATCGTTTATAATATTTATAACCGCAACATACAAGTGTATTTAGATTATCAGCTTGAAATCCATCATTAAACCATAATATTCCATCTGTATCAGGATATAATTCTTGCATTTTATTTCGGATAATAGTATCATATCCTTTTATCTGTGGAATCATATCATCTGACGCAAGTAAAAGAATATCAAATTGTTCGTCTTCCATATTAGCATTTATGGCCTCTACTTTCGATTTGCTGGTTCCAATACATAGCTTAATTCTAGGAAACATTTTTGTTATTTCTTCAATAACATGAATAACTTCAGAATTATTCATTGTATGGTCATCTTCATCTATAGTTATTATAAAACGAGCATTTTCTGGTGAATCAAGATATTCAATATATCTTATAAGGGTATTAAGAAATTTATGGGGACGACTGCGGGTTGGAAATTTAATTAATAGTTCATAACTTTTAGGATCTGAATTTGTTGCAGCTTTCATAGTTGCTAAATTAACATCAATTGGAGGTGCTTCCGATGCGCGTTCTCCCCAATTATAATAACATAGTATTTTATTAATTATATATTCTGTTTTAGCTTCTGCCCATATTTGATTGAGAAAAAATATATCTTCCGCATAATTTGTATCTCCAAACGCATATTTAATAGCAAGAGAACGTTTCCACGTACACCACATAAATGGAGGGCGATATGTATATTCAGATACACATAGATGAACTGGGAATTTAGAATGATTTAGACTGCTTACTATAATATACTCTTTACCGTCTTCTAAAAAACATTTTTGATTATAACAAATTACATCTACATTATTTGATACTAATATAGCATTATATATTTCTTCAACAAAATTAGGTGCGATAAAGTCATCATCATCTATCATTGTCACATATCGCCCACATGCATTTTTAAATAACATTGTTCGTTTTTTTCCGATAGACATTCGTTTATTATCAATAATAGATATAATTTCAATATCTTTTCTATCACCTATTTGGGTTTCCAATTCCTTATACAGAGGAGCAAGTCTATTAAATCTTGATGGAATTGATGGAATACATATAGATAAAAGCATTATAATATATATATATATAATACATATTTAAACCTATTTTTCAATAAATAGTATATAAATGATATTTGTAAATGAATATGGTCAAATAATACCCCATCAACAACTAGAAATAACAGAACAGAGGCAAGCAGACACTTATATTAATAATGAACATATTGTTTTAGAACTTGGTGCAAGATACGGAACTGTATCATGTATTATTAATAAGAAAACATCTAAATTAGTATCAGTAGAACCTGATGAACGAGTGCATGCTGCGTTGGAATATAATATGGTTTCTAATGGATGTTATTTTAATATTATAAAAGGTGTAATATCTAGAACCATTATGAATTTAGTAGCTAAAGATAGCTATGCAGGGTATGGTACAATATCTGTAAAGTCTGATTCAAGTACTATAAAGTCTTTTACACTTGAAGAAATTGAAGAAACATATAGTTTACACTTTAATGCTCTTGTTGCAGATTGTGAAGGATTTTTAGAACAATTTTTTGATAAAAACCCTAAATTATATTGTCAATTAAAGTTAGTAATATTTGAAAAAGATAATTGTAATACTTGTAACTATGATAAAATTATTAATAATCTTAGGAATAATAATTTTGAACAAATAGAAGATGGCACCCATCAGGTATGGCATAAACTTCCTACGAAATATACTGAACCCCTGCAATAGATCCAGTAATTAGAAGTGCCCCTAAGCAAGCTTCAAGTGAAGGCACTTCACCAACAAAGAGATTCCCCCAACCATATGCAGTCACGACGCCAATGAAGGATAATATGCTGAAAACAGCAGTAGGCAACAAAGGGATCGCATAGAATCGCATAGCATAACCGACAAAGCCAATAAATGTGTTGAATAGCACTAGCGGTCCAGCTGCAGACCAATCAGGCATTTGCCCTTTTGCTCCAAGAACTCCTAGCCATAATAAGAATGCACCTACATATAGTTGGAGCATAGGATAGAATGCATTCGATGCACTAGGTGCAGTCTTTGCAACAATGAAGATAAGAGTCTCTGTAAGGGCAGCAATGAAGATAGCAATAAGTCCACGAGTCCAACTTTTATCCAAGAATCCCTCCTTCTTTTCATTTTTATCTTTTTTCTCTTCTTCTTTTGAGAGTAGATATACTCCTACAAGAGCAAGTGCAAAGAATGGAAGTGTTGCCATCTTGAAGTCTTCCCCAAGTAAGAGAACACCTGCAATAATATTGAAGAATGGATATGTATAGAAAAGTGCCATTGCAGTGCCAGCAGGCAGCTCTGCAAACCCAATATAGCTTGAGCCGATATGGATTAAGTTCATGAAGCCATATGTAAAACTTGATAATGCTGAAGGTAAAGAACCCCATGTAGATATTATATCTTTCTTATCAGCAAGTCCAGCACTAAGTGCACTATATGTTCCGAGACGAAAGAACAGTTGTGTTGCTAGATCAGTATGTATATTCTTTATAAGGATTGGATACAGAGATAAGGTTGCCTCACTAAGTAATACAGCAATGCTCTCAGTATTCATCTATTAGAAATTTGTATTTATAACAGTTTAAATAAAATTAATATTATTAAATATATTAAAATAATGACTGATATAATAATTAATTATAATCCATATGTCGAATGTATTGCAGATAATCTAAAAGTATATCCATTAGAGTGGAGTTTTAAATCTGACCAAAAATATACTTATATGTTAGAGCATGTCTCTGGAGAACAAGGATATACATATTTGAATTATATTAAGACAGAATTTAGTGAATTTTATTTGCTTAATAAAAATAAATTAATTGAATTTTCTCGTACAAATGATTTTATTGGTAAGCCAAACAAAGTAATATTTGAAGATTTTTGCGAGTGTTCACCTACAAATATTCGTTACATTTATCATGCTTTACTCGCATTAAAAAACACATCAAATAAATATGAAAATGGTATTGATATTGTAGAAATTGGTGGAGGATATGGAGGACTTTGTTATTTTATATATAAGTTGGCAGAATTACAAAATATCAAAATTAACTCATATGTTATGTTTGATTTACCGATTATTATAAATCTTCAAAAATTATATTTATCTTATTTAGGGATTCGTATTAATACATATTTATTATCAGATAAATTTATTTTGAATAATAATTCATATTTTATTAGTACTTATGCTTTTACAGAGTTACCTTATATGCTTCGTAAAGAATATGAAGATAAAGTAATTTCATATTGTAATCATGGATTTGTGCTATGGAATTTTATTGGAAATGTATATAATTTTACAAAAAATGGAATACTTACTATAGAAGAAGAACGTCCTCAAACAGGCCAAAATAACTTATTTGTAAGTTATTAAAAAACTAAAATCTAATTGATGATTCGTAAAAATAATTATTAGACTTTATAAATGTTTGGATACAATACCTTTTAATTATTTACATATTTAGAACCATAATAATAATTATAGAGACTATGTAGAATTATTGTATCATAATATAATCTATTTTCATGAACTTTAACACGATAATAATATACATTATGAATATCTGTATCTATTATAATATTTTTAAGGTTATTAATATATTCACTACTTTCAAAATCATATCTTTTTCCAGATTGCATCGGAAGTATATTATACATATGTAGACATCTCCCTATTAAAATATCATCTGGTATATCTGGTATATCTCTTATAAGTGCAAAATTATCAATATTATCTATTAATATTTTAACACAATCTTTAGAATATAATGTTCCTGAACCAGATACAAATAATTGTCCAATATTATATTTAGATGTTGGGAAATCAGATGGACCATAATATAACCTAGTTTTTGGTAAATCTAATAATAGTTTTTTAAATTTTGGTAAAATCCAAAAACAACTTGATGTTGTTGTGAGAAGAAAGTCGTATGTATAATATGAATCAAGTGCTTTCATAGATTTAATTACATTATCAACTTCTCCATATTTATGATGCCCTTGAATAGTTAATGTATTTATAGAGATATTCAAAATATGTTCACCCTTTTTAAGATTTTTATCAGTATTTCTAAATAAACACAATATATCCTTATGAGAATTTATATATTTTTTCCAAACTTCTTTATGTTGTATAAATACCTGAGGATCAAATAGCCATTCAACATCTGGATTTCCAATATTATTTGTAGGGTCTTCTATTAAAATAATACACGGATAATGTTTCTTAGTAAAGTTAGAAATATTGACATTAATATAGGGAATCTTATTCATAGCTTCAAATGAAGTTGTTAAGACGCAAGTATGATTTAAAGCCTTTTTATAATTCTTTTCAATAATATTTGCATATTTATTGTAATAATTTTCATTTAATAAAGCTAATTTTTCATATAATTCTTGAACAATATCATCTGAACTAAGAATAATCCAGCCATCTGTATTAAAATACTCTGATATATTTTCACATCCATAATAAATTGGAATTGTTTTTGTAATTAAACAATCAATTAGTTTTTCGCTAAAATAACCAGCCTCTCTACTATTTTCAATTATAATACTATATTGAAAATCTTTGAATAAACTAATTTTAGCTTTATGGTCAGCATCAATTATAGGGTTATTATCTAAATCAGGAAGCATTGTTCCGCTAACACTTCCATGCCCATTAGGAGGACATCGAAAGAAAGTTATTGGATACCTATTAAACAAGTGTTGATTCATATATAAATAAATGCGTAAATTATGAGCATGAGTATATTGTTTTGTTCCACATAAGTTTGATATCTTAAATTTTTTAAGACTTATATCAATATTCAAATAATCAGATTTATCAATCCATGTCCCTCCACAAGCCATCCCAATTGTATTGGGTGATTGTATTTTTAATGGATTATAACATATAATATAATCAAATAAATTAGAGTTTTCCTTTAAAAAATCATAGCATGGGCTAATTGAATCTGGCTCCATTTGTAAAAATATTTTACGAATATTATTTGTAGAATCAATCTTAACATTTTGAACAGAATGATATAATTCTATATTATAGTCTGTATTTATAATACTATAATCAGTATCATGGTGAGCTCCAATTAAATGAACTTTTCCCATATATATATATATAATACTCTTTTTAGACTCACTATTATGGGTCTAAAACAATGAAGAAATCTATATATTAGATGAAGAAAATCTGGTATGCGCCAAATGGGTTTGAGGCATATGGTGAGGAGGAAATAAAAGCAGTTGAAAAATGCCTTCGTGATAGTATTCTAGCAGGGTTTGGGAAGTATTCTATTGAGTTTGAAGAGAAGGTTGCGGCATATTTTGGAAAGAAACATGGATTATTTGTTAATTCAGGTTCATCAGCATGTATGTTAGCTCTTGAAGCTCTTGATTTAGAGAAGGGGTCTGAAGTAGTGACACCTGCTTGCACATTTTCCACAACAGTAGCACCAATTATTCAGCTTGGCTTCAAGCCTGTATTCTGTGATGTAGAACTTGATGCGTATGTCCCATCGGTTGAGCAGATTTTTGAGAAGGTTACTTCAAAAACAAAGGTTCTTATGTTACCGAATTTAGTTGGAAATGTATTAGACTGGAAGGGAATTCGCACAAAGCTAAAGGAGATTAATAGAGAAGATATATATCTGATTGAAGATTCAGCTGATACTCTTACTTATACAGAAGAGTCTGATATTTCTACAACAAGTTTCTACGCAAGTCATGTAATTACTGCGTGTGGCACTGGTGGTATGGTTATGTTTAATAATATTAAACATCATAAGCGCGCGACAATGTTTCGTGATTGGGGACGAATTGGCACAAATGTTGAGGATATGACACAGCGTTTTAATTATAATGTAGATGATATTCCATATGATTTCAAGTTTCTATATGGATGCCATGGATATAACTTCAAGTCTTCAGAAGTAAATGCTGCTTTTGGTCTAGTTCAATTTGAGCGCCTTCCTAAGTTTCTAGAGATTCGGCGGCAAAATGTTAAACGATATCTAGAAAATCTGAAGGGGGTTCCTGGAATTATTTTACCGAATGATTCAAGGACGCCTAATTGGTTAGCGTTCCCTATTCAAGTAAAGAACCGGCTAGCACTTGCTACATATTTAGAAAATAATGATATACAGACTCGTGTTATTTTTTCAGGAAATATTACAAGACATCCTGCATATCGCGAATATCTTGAAGAGTATACTAATTCTGATATTATTATGAGAGATGGTATTCTCTTAGGGGCTCATCATGGAATGACACTTGAAGATGTAGATAGAGTATGCTCACTTATTAAGGACTTCTTAAACTTGTCTACATAATAATAATCATATAATTTATTTAATATAAGAGTATCCATTAAAAGACGATCATTTGTGTTTTTAACACGATAATGTATTATATTATCTAAATCCGTTCGTTTTATGCGCTCATCCACATCAGATATAACATTATTTTCAAATGAATAATACCAGTTTGCTTCTTCTGGGCCTATTCCATGATAGCTAAGATATATACTAATTGCAACATCATCATGATGCTGCCGTGCAAATAGGTATTCTAAAATATTTCCAGTTGTTAATATTTTAGCAATATCTTTGCTAAAACATATACACGATCCATTAATAAATGGAATTGGATCTCCGCCAAATTGATAATGTATATATAAATATCCCATATAAATATGTAATTTAGGGGTTAATAATAATCTCTTTTTTAATTTTGGTAACACTAAAAAAGAGCTTGATGTTGTTGTAATAAGAAAATCATATGTATAATATGAATCAAGTGCTTTCATAGAATTAAGAGGGTTAACAAGTGCTCCATATACATGATAGCCTTGAACAGTTAATGTATTTGCAGAAATATCCAAAATATGTTCTCCTTCTTTAAGGTTTTTATCAGTATTTCTAAATAAACATAAAATATCTCTATCAGTATTCATATATTTTTTCCAAACTTCTTTATTCTGCACAAATACTTCAGGATCACATTGCCATTCCACATCTGGATTTCCAATATTATTTGTAGGGTCTTCTATCAAAATAATACATAAATAATGGTGTAAAGATGTCATCTTAGTAATTGGTATTAATGACTGCTTTAAATAAAGATGATTGTACATTTATATTACGCATAATAGCAGTAACATACATCCCACTCACTCCAGATAATATATAATCACATTCGCTTGCAATACATATATCTAGTAAAGCATATTTGATTTCATTTTCAAATTGATCATCTGTAACATCTTTTAACCAATCAGTATTACATGGAAGACGTTTTCTCTCTATTTGTATACACTTCTCTTTAAAATGATTACATATTATATCATAAAATATATCAATTTGGGTTATAGGTAATATATAATCATATTCAATCATTTTTTCATCTATTTCTATAATTAATTTATCTAGAAAACTAATAGGGTCATCTCCATCATATATATGCATTCGTATCATTACACATAATATCTTTTTTCCTTGCTTTTGGAGACTTTTAATATATTTTAATTCATTCTGTAAGGTAACTTCAAATTCATCTGTTAATTTAAGATATTTATCACAGAGATCATTATATATTTTGCGTATTTCTAAAAATTCAGGGGTATTTATTTTTTTAAGAATATTTAAACATCCAATATGAGAACCTTTTTCTAACTCACATACAGATTTAATTATATCTGGATAATGTGCTATAATATTAGGATCGCTCCATGGAAATGCTGTTATTTTAACATTATTATTATCAATTAGATTATCTATTGTTTTATTTTCAGGAAATTTAAAAAATTTATAAAATATGTTTTTATGTATATCTGTACTTATATTATCAAATGGAAATACAGCTAGACTATCATTATTGATACCTTTATTACCATAAAACATATAAAATGTATTACTATCATTTTTAAAAATATGCCATTCAATATATTTATACAATGAACATCCTAACCCTCCACTATTACAAATTAATAAATTTGGTATCATTTTCTTTAGGATAAAATGAATGACTTCTTAAACTCTTCATACTGCGCAGCAAGTCCTTCTTGAATAGTATATTTTGGAAAAAATTTGTATTTATTATTCAACAAAGTGGGGTCACATACCCAACTATTTGAATCATATGCCTTCCCTTTTGTTTTATCTATTATACAATTAAATTTATAATTTATGAGCTTTTCGACTTCTTCAACTATAAATATATTAGAATATTGTTTACCATAACCAATATTTACTATATTGAATATTTCTTCTTCCTCATAATTCATCACTGCAAGGGTTCCTTGAATAAAATCATCAATATATATCCAGTCATGGTATGCTTCATTAAGATACTTCAGCTTCTTTGAAAATAAAAGTGTAATAAATTTATTTGGTTTTTCAAGAGGACCATATACAGACATAGGGCGAATAACAGTAGTGGGTATATTATATGTATATGCATAACAGCGCGAAAGAAGTGTAGCGCAAGCCTTTGTTCCTTCATACATAGTTTGAGGCTCGAGTAAATCTGTCTCTTTTATTGGAGTATTTTTTCTTCCATATTCACTTGAAGACCCAAATACTAATAGTTTTTTAATTGGATTCATCCGACAATATTCTAGAATTGTATGTGTTAATAATATATTTGATTCTACCATTTTATGAGGATCATGACCCTCCATTGCTAAATGACAGATAATATCTGGCTGAAATTCTTCTAATTTTACTTTCAAATCATCGCATTGGGATGATCCTCCAATAATATGTCCCTCATTTAATAAATGTTTTATTAAATGTTGAGCAATAAATCCATTTTTACCAGTTATAAATATTTTCATTCTATATATTAATAATAATATTATTTAAATGTAATAATTATTTTGTTATCCATCCTGATTGTAGAATTGGTGGTATAATATCTACAATCATATATTTATGTAATTCTGGAAGATGTGGTGCCATATTTTCTAAAGAATTTCCAAATTCTAATTTAGGATAAATTTTTTGTTCTGGATCAATAATTATATCATATAAAATAGGACCGCTTCTTGATATTTTAATATTTTTACTTATACGATATGATTTAATATTATATGCTTCTCCTATACAAACAAAATCAATTCCGAGATGATTAGTTCCATATAGATCTTTTGAATCTGTAGCGGTATATCGTGATTCAAAATATGAGTCTTGAAATTGACGAATAATTCCATATCCAGAATTATTAATAACCAGAATTGTTATTGGAAGATTAAGTGCTGAAACAGTAATTAGTTCTTGAATATTCATTTGAATACCTCCATCACCTGCTATACATATAATAGGGATTGTATTATTTGTTGCAATAGCAGCTCCAATTGATGCAGGTAAAGAGTATCCCATTGAAGAATTTCCTAAATTAGAAAATAGGCGGTGTCCATTTTTAATAGGAATACTTTGCATAGACCACACTAAATTTGCTCCTGTATCAGCAACAATTATACATTTTTCAGGTAAATCTAACTCCTTCATAATTTTATATATATCTCCTTTGCGGGTAGATTCAATACCAAACGCAGTTTTCCACTGTTCCAATATAGTAATCCATGTAGGGCAATCTGATTTTATAGGATTATTATGTAAAATAAATTCTTCTATTGAACTAATAATTGGTATATCAATATTAAATCCTCGCTGATTTAATTTTTTTATTTCTTCTTCGTCTATATCAACCATAATTTTAATTGACTTTGTAGAACATAAATGGGGGTTTCCTCCAGTTTGACGCGTATCCATACGAGAACCTAATATAATAAGTAAATCAGCATTTTGAATAGAATAATTTGCAATTCTATCGCCATATACTCCAATTGAACCTATACGAAGAGGATGAGTATGTTCAATAAGATCTATGCCACCCCAAGAGGTTACAAAAGGTATATTTACAGATTCAATCCACTTTTGAATCGAGCTTCCAGCTGAACGAGCGCCATTACCTAGAATTATAAGAGGGCGTTTAGAATTAGATATTGCATCATTCATTGAAATATTTACAGGTGTTCTGTTATATTGTGCTTGTATAGTTAAATTAAACTTCTCAAAGTTTGAAGTCATTTGAATATTTACTGGAAAATCAATAAGTGCTGGACCAAGACGGCCAGTTGTTATTGCATGTAAGGCATCTGTAAAAATAGTTGATACATCAGATATATTCATAATTTTTTTAGAATATTTTGTACATGATGAAAACATATCTGCAACAGGTGTTTCTTGAAACCCTAATTGGCGAGGCTTAGCTGTTATAAAATCAAGAGACTCCTTAACATTTACTTGACCACTAATAAAAAGACATGGTATAGAATCATACCAACAGCCACAAACACCATTTAAAATATTTTGTACACCTGGACCACTTGTTACAAGAACTACTGCAATTTTTCCAGAAGCTCTATAATATCCTTCTGCTGCCATAGCGGCAGCTTGTTCATGTTGAAAACAATAATATTTAGCTCTTTTTGAGCGGCCAACAGCGTCAACAAATGGTGCTATTGCGCCACCTGTTACAAGGAAATATGTTGTAATATCATTATTTGCTAATTCATTTATAATATGATCTACAATATATACTGTCATTAAGTATAATATATATATAATCTTTAGATTACTAACTATGAATTCTATATAGAAATTGATGGAAGTATAAGTCTGATATTGAAATAATTAATACTGAATCAAGATTATAGTTAGTTGATAATATTTCAATGGTTAATTCTTATGAATAATTTAAAGATAATATAATATAATATAATATAATATAATATACTATTATAATTATGAATAGTTTAATTTTATATCAATCGCCATTTAACAAAAAACGGATAGGTAAACTAAATGATGGTGGCTATGTTATTACCGACCTTCCAGGTAATTATGATATATTTTTATCAGGTGGAATATCAAATGATATTAGTTTTGAAGAAGCACTATTAAATATTTACCCAGATTTAATATGTTATGCATTTGACGGAACAATTAATTATATACCAGATACTAATAAAAATATAAAATTTTATAATAAAAATTTAGGCAATGTAAATAATGAAACAACAACTGATTTAGAAGAATTTATGATAAATTATAGTAATATTTTTATGAAAATAGATATAGAAGGTCATGAATTTAGAATTATGCCTAATATTATAGAAAAAAATTTAATTTCCAAAGTAAAACAATTAATTATTGAAATACATAGTCCAGCTGATATATCTTTATATCCAAATTATTTTAAAGGCCTTCAAGATATTAAAAATGAACATATGTTTAGTTTATTAAATAAATTAAATAATACACACACACTTATTCATTTTCATGCAAATAATGGGTGTTTGATACAAACTATAGATGGAATTAAATTACCACATGTATTTGAATTAACTTACATTCGGAATGATTTTATAGTAGATAAAATAAGAAATATACAGCCATTACCTACACCAATAGATATGATTAATGTACTAAATAAGCCAGATTATTTTTTGGAAGGACATCCATATACAATTTAACATTAATATTATATAAGTAAAGAAATTGATTGGAGTATAACTCCGATATTGAAACTATGTTTCAATCAATTTCTACTGAGGTTTCCGAAAGTAAATTTAGAATCTGGAAAAAGCAAATAAAAAAAAATTTAATAGAATTATTTA